TATTGAAATAAGAAACAACGGTCTTTATGTTAGCGGTTCTGGAAACACAGCAGCACAGTGTGTAAGCGGTAGAACAGACGCTATCTATAAGGCATTGTTCGGAGGCGTTGCTCCTGGTGGATGCGGAGAAGGAATACAATACATACCAGACCCATTATCTTGTGTGATAAGCGCAGCCACCTCATTTATGGAGGCTGATAAAATGATGGCTTATCAGATTTGTGAAATACTTGAAATGTGGGTTAGTGGTATGACTTGCACAACAACGTCAAATTGGGTTGACGATGGCGCAAACAAGAAGATGCTTGTTGATGTTAGACCTTCATATGGTAAGACAGCAGCCATGACAATTGATGACCTTTACATCACAGACTTAACTGGAAAGACCATTGAGCATGGCGTTAATGAGTTCACTGATACTAATGCACTTAGGATAGTATGCCTCGAAGATGGTGGAGGTGTGTTGCCTGATATCGCAGCAAAGCAGAATGGTGTATACCTTAGCAATGCTTGGAATTGCGGTAAATACTATCAAGAGTCAACCGAGGAAGATGAAATGGCTGAGGTAGAAGCAAATGGCTATAATGTAAATTACTTTACCGATGAGACAGAAAGTGGTGAAACTACTGATTACAGCAACTACTTGAGAAGCTAAATATAATAATGAAAAAGAGGTTAGATTGGTTTCTAACCTCTTTTTTTCATTATATCGTGATATTTATATTAAAATTATTTTAATCATGAGCAAAGATATTAAAAATATTGTAGAGGAATTGAAAAGTTTGAAAGCACAACTTTCAGAAGATTATTTATTCAATGGTGATGAGGGTGTGATGGAAGACCCTCAAGGAATGGGACAGCAAATGCCGCCACAAGACCCAACAATGATGCAGCAGCCACAACAAATGATGGGTAATGGTGACTCTGAGGAAGAGATTGCAATGCATGCTCAAGAGGTTATCCAACATGAACCAATTATTGGTAAAATAAGGGAAACTGCTATTGAAGGACTAAAAAAATACGCAGACCATCCAACAAGTTCCTTATATGAGTTTTTTAAGAAAGTGTTCTTAGAATCAGATAAGGTATTAACTGATACTGGAAATAAAAAATAATTATGGCAGTATATACAAAAATTATAAAGAAAATACTCAAATGGGAGGGTGGTTATGCTGGTAACATTGACGGGGCTACTTGCACCATGAAAGGTGTTACTCTTGCGACTTATAGAAGATTTTTCGGTAAGGAAAAAACTTGTAAGGATTTGAAGGAAATCACTCAAGCTGAATGGGACTACATCTTCAAAAAGGGGTTTTGGGACAGATGTAAAGCCGATGATATCGAGAATCAATCTATCGCTGAACTGCTTGTTGACTGGTGCTGGACTAGTGGCGTGTGGGGAATAAAATTTCCTCAAAGAGTATTAGGTGTAAAGGATGATGGAATAGTTGGACCAAAAACCCTTGCAGCAATAAATGACTACGAAGACCAAGAGGAACTGTTCAACAAGTTATGGAACAGGAGGAAGAAGCATTTCCAAGACATTGCAAAGGGTGGAAAGGCTAAGTTCTTGGGTGGATGGCTCAACAGACTAAATGACTTTAAATATAGGGAGGAATAAATATGAGTAATAGTGAAGTAACATGGTCATCTACTGAGATGAACTATAGGGAATACAATACTGTGTGGCATACGGATAAGAATGGCATACCAAGATATGAATTTGTGATATAATGTTAAAAACAATTAAAAGATTGGGTTGATATTTTGTCAATCCAATCTTTTTTCGTATATTTGCAGTGAAAAAAAAAAATGTTATTATGAAAAAGGTATTATTTATATTTGTTTTGTGTGCTTGCTTATCATCTTGCAACACAATTAAGTTAGAGTGCTCCAACGAAGAGCCAGTTTATCGTGTTGAGGATAAGAAGCATTACAATGGTAACTATTACATTAGGGTGTCAAAACTTTATAATCCAGATAGTTTAGATACCAAACAGTTTGGCTATTACACTTGGAAAGAGTTGGATAAGGGGGATAAACTTGATAAAAATTATCGTTTTGTGAAATGACATATAATGATTTTGTTAGATGGCTTGGTGATTTGGATTTGAGTATCATTAGTAGTAATCCAATCACATTTAATCTCACAGACTTTGAGAATAAAATTGATTTCGCAAAGTCAATGTTCTTGGTTGGAAAGTATTTCTCAACACAAGAAGATATCGTTGTGCGTTATTCAAAGCCTTACAATGAGGAAAAGAGTAATGTGATTGTATGTTTCCAAATTGTTAGAAGCAAGGCTAAGATGTTCTTTAATTTCTTTAAGAAAAACGATTATGCAAAACTTGGTTGTTTTCTCACTTCCAATAAGGATTATAAAGAATTCATAAAATTCTTCAATTCCATTGGTGTTAAGGATAATGATGGAAACAGCATTTCATCTAAGGATTTGGATTATGTATCAACATTCAAGGATATAGTAGAAGAAACTAAAAAGGTTGTTGGAGAAGGACAAGATGTATATGTTTTTGTTTGGCTTGACCTTAAGCGAGACATGGATGATAATGAATATATTGCAATGACATATGCGCCAATCCTAAAGGACAACATTAGTAAATATGAGGAACAATACCATGTTGCATTTGGGGACAGAAATCATTGCGGAATGTTTCTAGACGTAAAGGAATATATCAAAAAAGAAATTCTAAATATTGAAGAATAAATGGAAAAGTTAATTTTGTACCTTTGTTTGTCGTGGGCAATAATAGCAGTCGTGAACTATGGGTATCTATATATAGCGACTAAGTTTGGATTTTGGAAGGAATTTACAGAATGGATGATAAAAGATGATGACATATGGGATAATAAAGTAAAATATACTCCGTTAAGGATGTTTCTTCTGCCGCCATATTGTATATTTCCGTTTATTGCCATAATAGTAGTTTCGATGTATAAGTTTATATTCAAACCATTTTACATCATACTTATACGTCCACTAATTAGATTAGTAGATTTATTGGGTGATATCCTTTATAAACCAATTAAAAGGAATGTCTTTTACGAGGAATTAGAAAATAATCATTGAAGAATAATATGCTTGTATTATATATAGTAATTTCACTAATTAATGTCTTTCTTCATATTGTAAGAAGCATTCTTGTTATTAAATCAAGCAAGATGGTAGCATCATTGGCAAACTGCATATGTTATACGTTTTCAGCAGTTGTGGTCAAGTTTATCGCTGAGACAGACTTGATGATTGCAATACTTGTGCAAGCAACCACCAATTTCATAGGATGCTACCTTGCAATGGTGTTTTGTGATTATATGTTAAAAAATGGATATAAAGAAAGACAACCACATAGAAGTTGACCCATAATTATGAAATGCACAGCAAAAAAAAGAAAACCAAGGAAGATTAAAGACAAATTTGGTAACGGCTATTATGAATGGATATTAGTTAAAGTTGTATCATTTGAAAAAGAACTTGTATTTAGAACCCAATGGAAATACCGTGTTGCAGCTATTGTATCTGATAATAGTTATTATTTTGGCAAATTATCTGAAACTTGGTGGTTTGGTTCTGATAATAAATTAAAAACAAGTGAAGAACTTAAATTACGAGTTCATTTTTCTTAGGTCAACATCTATGCTATTGCCTAAAGAAATAATGGAATAAAGTTAAGGAATGATTTTTAAAATTCAATAATTATTGCCATAATTATTTATGAAATTGAACGAGAAAAATTTTAACAGAGAATCATTAATGCACATTCTAGCTCATACAAAAGATGTGACTATCGTAGGAACTGATAACAGTCATATATTAGTTAAAGCTGAATCAGCACTTCCATTCCAAGAATTATTTACACTTGGAGAAACTACTGCTTGGTGTTTTTCCAAAATATTTGAATCAGAAACTAAGTCATCTGGTAAAGATTATTTTTATCAATATGTACAACAGTATAACGGACACAATCAATATATTTTGTTTGATTTAACAAAGCCATTCGGAAGCGTTAAGCATATCCTTTCTAGCGTGTGCCCATTTAGAATTAAGGATGGTTATACCTTATCTAATAGTGACATACGGTTATGTGATTCTGTAATTGCCTTTACTACTAAAGCGCATGATAAATGGTATGGCCATTCGGTAACAAGAGAAGAATATGGGTATTTTAATACCAATGAGCTATTTTGGTGGTGTTATGACATATGTAACAATAACTTATTAGCAAGTGCAAATAAAGACAGATTCGAAAGAATGAAAAGCATTTTATCTGATTTGCGCTATTGTAAATAAACCTCATCAATTTGCTGGGCATTCATAAGATGTCTAGCAATTTCTTTATATCCACCTTTCTCATAAAGTGATGATGGGTCTTCATCACCCTCTACTGGTATCCATCTTACTTTTCCATATAGTTTCCCATGATTTAAAAACTTGTATATCTGTTTCACTGTCTCATGTGCGTCCGCATCAAGAAAGATATTAATTGAACTTCCATTAAATTTATCACTAATCAAGTCCCAATATAATCTATAATCCTTATCCAATGCCTTTCCAAGCAATGGTATTGAGTTTGGAACTACAATATGGTCAAATGCGCCTTCAACCAATGTGATATCAGCATCCCATTGTATTTTTTCCTCATTAAATATTATTTCCTTTTTCTCTGATTCTGGGTTTGCATATTTTGTCCTAGAAGGGAATTTATCTGACTTGGGTAGATAATCCCTACCTACCCAATAATTAAGGTCTCCAAAGCCATTAAAAGAGGGAATTATAACCCTATATGAATACTTTTTCATTTTAATATCCTCTTCCTTCTCAGTATACCCTATTTTATACTTTTCTATTATGTCCCAACCTATTCCCCTGTTTTTCAAATATTTGAATGCTCCATAGTTGTATTTTTCTCCTTTTTTGAAAAATTTGAATGATGACGGAAACTTTAAATCCTCTTTTTCAACAACTGATGTATCAAAGTCATCGAAATGCAATTTATATAATTCACTGCTCCTTATTGAACGCAATGTTTCCATATATTCATTAAGAAGTGATTCGTTTCCGAATGCTTTGATGAGTTTCTTTAATGAGCCATGCATCAAATCATCACCCTCAGAACTACATTTCCAACATTGATATTTATTTTTGGATATGGATATGGATAAATTGTATTTACGAGCTTCTTGCCAGCCATATTTCTCGATGCAATGTGGGCAAGGGAACTCGTACTGCATATTATGCTCATCAAATCCATTTTTTGCTTCACCTAAAAATACCGTCAAAATATTGTATAGTTTCTCTATTTCTTGCATGTTATTCTTTTTTTATTTGCAAAGATATGTTAAATATTTGAAAAAAACAAATTTTTGTTTGGCTATTTCAAAAATATTTCGTACATTTGCACCAACAAAAAATATTTTTCTATGGCAATAAGTAAATTTTACAATCAGATTAAAACTGCGGTAATTGAGAGAGAAGTTGAGGATGTATATAATAAAGGTATCTCCCTTTATTTCACTGAGGATATAAAGCATCCATTCGCTTGTGATGGCCTCATCGAAACAACTACTGAGAATGGTAAGATGTTAAAACTTATCATCGAGTATAAGTTAAATGAAACAATGACATCAAAGGTTAATCGTGCAAAGGTTATTGCCCAAGTTCTTTTCTATCTTAAAAGATTCGAGAATGATGGATTGATTTTGCCTAATGTTTGTCTTATTGGCGATATTGACGAGTGTTTCTGTTTCCATATAAACGATATTCTTCCATATTTGGATGAAAATGTGGACTGGTCTCTTGCCCCATCATCTGCTGGAAACTGCATCGACCTTGTAATGAAGATTGCAGAGGATGAAAAGATTAATCCATATATTTTTGAGATTGACGAGAATTTCTCATTCAAAGAAGTTGCCGAGAAAATCAAGTCACTTGCAGATAATGTTCAGCGTTATGTACGTGTGACAGAGCACAATATTTCAAATATCTTTGACTATTTCTGCAAAAAGGTTGTCAAGGATGCAAAGAAGATTCAGCCAAATGACCTTGTGGCTATCTTTATGGGTGTTATCACTGATGCAGATGAATACTATCAGCATCCCACAAAGAAAAATGTGCTTGTATGCAAGGGTGGAAAGCAAATTGCAATCAAGGGTGATGGTTTCCAGTCATTCTTCTCTTATTTTAATCGTAACTATACACCACAAGAGAAAAATAAGTTCGCTGAGATTAGCGACAGACTTATTGAGGACACAAACAGACGTAATAAGGGTGAGTTCTATACACCAACTCTTTTTGTGGACTATGCACATAAGATGATTGCAGAACAATTCGGAGAGGATTGGAAAGAAAAGTATGTCGTATGGGATAATTGTAGTGGTACAAAAAACCTTACAAGAGATTACTATTTCAAAGAGTTGTATTGCAGCACTTTGGAAAATGCTGAATTGGCAATCAGTGACAGATACAATAGAGAGGGGGTATCATTCCAATTCGATTTCCTTAACGATTCACTTGATAAACTGCCACAAGGACTTAAATCAGCATTGGAAGAGAATAAACCAATTATCTTTTTCTTAAATCCTCCGTATGCAACCGCAAATAATTTTGGGGAAACAAGCAAAGAAGGTGTGGCAAAGACAATGATAAACGAGCAAATGATTAAGGATAAAATTGGAAAATCAGCCCAAAATTTATACGCTCAATTCCTTTATAGAATTTTACTTATCAAAAAAGAATATAATCTTACCAATGTGCATATTGCATTGTTTAGCCCAACACTTTATCTTAGCGGTGGAAGTTGGAATGGGTTCAGAAATGTATGGTTAAATGAATTTGAATTTAGTAAAGGATGTACGTTCAACGCTGGACATTTTGCTAATGTTGCATCAAATTGGGGTATCGCATTTTCAATCTGGAACCCCAAATCCGTGGGCAGTAAAATCACCAATGATTTTGAACACATTCTTATTAATGAAAGCAACGGAGATATTGTCAACGTTGGCAGCAAAATCATCTATAACATTGATGGTTTAGAAAGCGGTAGAGATTGGGCTATAAACCCAGTTAAAAAACTACCCACAAAAGATGTTGTCAATGTCACAAGTGGCATTCAAGTAAAGAATGATGACAAAACAAGAGGAATGCTTTTTGATAATGCATTAGGTTATTTTTATTGCAATTCAAATAATGTGAATAAGAATGGGCAAAATGTTGGTATGTTCTCTTCCGCTTTCGGTGCTGCCAACGGATTTGGGGTTAACGAAGATAATTTCACTCGTTGTACTGCGTTATTTAGCGCAAGAAGATTAGTAGATGGAAATTGGATTAATTGGGCAGATGAATATCTTGCACCAAATGAGGGGCATGAGAAGTATCAAGAATTTGTAAACGATAGCATTGTCTATTCACTCTTTGAGAGTAAGAGTAACCAATCTTCGCTCCGTCAAGTTGAGTATAAGGATAAGTTATGGGACATTAAGAATGAGTTTTTCTTTATGTCAAAGGCTGACATTATGCAGTTGGCAAATGACTATGGTTTTGATTTCACATTTAACGATGCAAACGTATCAAATGAGCGTTATGTATATACCAAATTGCAAGGCATTGAGTTATCAGAAGAAGCAAAGGCAGTGTTGGATAAGGCTATCGAACTGACAAAGGCATCATTCAAGTATAGAGAAATGTTCGATGAAGAACACCAAGAGTATCAGATAATGAATTGGGATTGCGGTTGGTATCAGATTAAGGTTATGCTAAAGGAGTATATGCCAGAAGCACTAAAGGAGTTTAATGAACTCTATAAGAAGTTGGCTGATAAGATGAGACCAATGGTATATGAATTAGGCTTTCTAAAATAAGTCAAATGCAGTCAGAGATGGCTGCATTTTTTTGTTCATAACAATATTTATAGTAAATATATTACGATTATGGCAAAGAAAATTAAAGACAGTGATATTTTAAAGGCTATGGCAATGCATCTTGATGAAGATTCAGTTGTATTCGGTGCTAATGGTCATTATGCAGTAGGGGCATACTACGACATCACAAAGGTTAGTAGTGTGTTTGGTGATAAGGATTATAACTCTCAAGAGGCTATAGATGGCGCAGATTCCACTGAGGCTGCTGAGAAATATAGAACAGATAATGGCGAAATGAATGAAAGCTTACAAAAGGCTGAATGGCTTAAAAATTGGTAAAAGTATGGAAAAGGAAATTGTAAGATTGACTGAGGATGATTTGCATAAAATGATTATGGAATCAGCAAAGGGCGTGTTAAAAGAAATGGGCAGATATGAGAATAAAAAGTCAAAGAAAACCATTAAGGAGGCTTGGGAATTACCGCCTTCGCAACAATACGACCCAGTTGAGGATAGAGACGAAATGAGAATTATGAATAAGAATATGCCTAAAGCTCAAGAAGAGGGTGAATCTTTTAAAAACAATCAAGGATATTCTCATTTTGCTGTTAATAAAGCAACTAATAAAATAGTAAATGGTTGGGATTACAGTGAATATGACCCAAGCGAACTTAGACAATTTAAGAAGGACTATTTTGATGTTGATATGGCTGATTATGGTTTCAATCCAAGGGATTATAAAATTGTAACTGGCAAATACCTTCTTCGTCAAGGAATTGACCCAGATGACAATAATAATTGGGCAAATAGTTAAACATGAAAAAAAATATTGTTATAATACATTATAATACTCCCTACCTTACTGAGTGTTTGGTAAGGAGTATTAATTTGTTTGTTAAGGATGCTGTTATTTATATATTCGATAACAGTGATAAATCACCATTTGTTGCAAAGTTCGATAATGTGTCTATCATAGATAACACAAAGGGCCAGATTATTAACTTCGATGAATGGTTGAAGAACTATCCAAATAGAATGAGTTCTGGTGGTAAAAGAAATTATTGGGGTAGTGCAAAACATTGCATCAGTGTTGAGAAATGTATGGAGATATTAAATGAGCCTTTCATGCTAATGGATTCAGACATATTATTGAAAAGGGATTGCTCTGATATGTTCCAAGAAGATTGTGTATACGTAGGAGAACTTCAGAATCAGCCTACATCTAAGATAAATCGAATACTTCCATTCATATGTTTCATAAACACAGAGATGTGCAAGAAATACGGAATACATTATTTCGATGACAATTATATGCATGGTTTAAGGAAGACTCCTTCTGGAGACATGTATGATACTGGTGCTGTTCTATGTAAGGATTCGGAGGGTTTAAAATCTGAACAGATAAAAGTCTCTGATTATATAGTGCATTACAACAATGCATCTTGGATGGATACAACGCTTAAAAGGCATAGTACGACTATTGACGAATGGTTAAGGGTGCATAAAAGGCTATGGTCATCAGAGAGAAATAAAAACGTTGTATATACTTGCATAACTGGTGGGTATGACCAACTCATAGAGCCTTCATACATAGATGAGAATTTCGATTATATATGTTTTACTGATAACATGGATTTGAAGAGTGAGATATGGGACATAAAGCCGTTACCAAATGAAACAGAAGGGCTTACTCAGATTAAAAAACAGAGATATGTTAAGATTAATCCACATAAATTACTGTCTGAGTACGAAATATCAATATGGGTTGATGGTAATGTTGATGTGAAAGGCAATATGTCTGAACTTATTAAGAAAATACTAGTTGATGATTGTTCAATATATGTTCCAAAACACCCGCAAAGAGGGTGTATATATGATGAAGTTAGACCAGTTATCAGTATGAAAAAAGACACTGCTGAGAACGTTAACCCACAGATTGAAAGATATAAAAAAGAAGGGTTTCCGAAAGGTTATGGCTTGTTGCAAAGTAATATATTGATAAGGAAACATAACAATAAGGATTGTATAAGGCTTATGGAGGCTTGGAGCAATGAGGTTATGAATGGTTCTCATAGAGACCAATTATCATTCAATTATTGTTGCTGGAAGAACCAAGATATAAAAGTAAAGTATCTTGACAAGGGGATATGTAATTCTAGTTGGTTCAAATGGTATATGAATCATAAAAGGATAAGACACATATCAAAGGTTCAAAGAACTTCTAGCAAGCCACTAGTACTACCGAAAAACACTCCAAGGAACGATAGACTTTCGGCTGCAAGGGAGAAACTTAGTAAAATCCTAAACAATAGGAGAATTATACATAGTTATGATGTGAGAATCTATTGATATCTTAATCCTATATTTTTATTCTTTAATAAAAAAAATGATTACAATTAAAAATTTAATGACACTTGAGAGGATTCTCTTGGAAATAAATGTGAAACACAAGTTTGAACTTTCTTTTAATTCTGCTTATAAGTTATATAAGCATCTTATTGAAATAGGCAGAATAACGAATTATTCTTTTCAAGTTCAAGACGAATTTTCGCAAATAGCAAATGATAAAGATGAAATGAAATCATTTCATGAGAAGATAATAAATGATGAAGTTGATTATGATTGGGAAAATACTGTATCATTTATTGGTGAATTAATGGAAGAACTTAAGAATAATGAGGTCAATGAAATGGTTAATAAACTAAAGTTTTGGTAAAAAGAATTAAAGCGAGGAATACTACTTTTCCTCGCTTTTTTCATGTTCTATATAAGTAGTTCTATGTTCTACTTTATTCCAATATAATATGTCATACTTAACAGCTATTGCTGTATCTGGGTCATTTTGCGCTCCAATTTCTTGAACCTTGAAATCAAGTTCTCCGTATCGTTTTTTGTTTAAAAACCCTAGAAATGCTACATATGAGTCGCAAGCATCAAAGTTCTCTTTTTTAAGTTCACCGTTTTTATTATATAACCATTCAATTTCTGGAAATATATCAGCAACCTTCCCTTGAAGAACAGTTTTCTTGTCAATAGTCCAAGGATAGCTACCAAATAGAACTAATTTACAGTCCTTTATTTCCTTCATAATCTTATTGTAGGTATATTGTTTCTCATCCTTCCCATATTTTCTTATAGCCATTAGTTCTGGAAATGCATATTCTCTCGCCTCATATGATGAGATATAATTTGGTACAATTCCCAATATATTGTACACACAATCTGAAACCATGCCATTGAATCGCAACAATGTCGATACAGTATTAACATTGTTGCTTCTTAGAAGTGGCTCTTCAATAACAACATAGTCAATTCCGAAGTCTCTATATTTGATAAGGAATTCTTCAAATATTTTTTTCTTTAAGAATAATTGTTCTATACCTTTAATTTTACTCGATACCTTTGGGCTGATGTGAGTTAATTCCACAATCTTACCATAATCAGAACCATCATCTATGACAATGCTTATACCAATACAAGCAGTTGAAACATCTAAAGACAAATATACTTCTTTTCCCTCTTTGTTCATAATATAATAAAATATTTTTAAATAAAAAATATAATATTATATTAATATATTAAATAAATAAAATAATATAATATTAAAAAAAATTAAAAAAATATTTATTAAAATTTGTTAATTAAAAAAAATTTATATATCTTTGCAGTATGAGCAGATTGTATGTGAACCAGACACTTGAGAAGCAAATTCGTCAATATTGTGAGTTGAACGAGATAGATGATATCAATGCATTTGCAAATCGTTGCTTATCTCAAGGATTCAGCATTGTCAAGTTTGGTACTTCACCAAAAGATAATGCTGAAAGGGAAAATAAGGGAATAAAAGACATTAAGAAAACCAATGGTAGAAAAGAAAATAACGTTAAACCAATGGAAAAAGAACCCTCAATTGAAGAAGGAAAACCAGCCACAAAAGAAAAAGAAGAAATCAAACCAACTGAAGAAAGAAAAGAAGGTATAACTGTTAGAAAAATTCAAATAATTAAGAAAAAATGATTGAAGTTAAAGAGAAGTCAAAGATAAATATACATTGGAATGTATCACCATATGACTACAGTAAGGATAAGGAAAAATCTGTTATTGCTAAATTCAGTAAGAAATACAATCTTCCAAAGGAAAGAATTAAAGTTATTCCAGAGTTCTTAATGGTGGATGAGAATGGTGAGAAAATGTCTCTTAATACTGATATAATACAGAACATTCAAGACCCACAGTTCCAACTGAAATTGTTTGAATCATATATCAAAAATAAAAAAATTGATAATTATGATTTTGAACTTATAAAGAAGATTGATGCTGAAATAAACAGTTGTATTGACTACAAGGTATATGACAAGTATAGAAGATATTCAATAAAATGGGTTAAATGGAATAATTTCTTAAGTTATGGTTCTAATAACTATTTTGATTTTACCAATATTCATGGTCTTACATCATTAAGCGGAGAGAACCAATCTGGAAAAACAACTCTTTCGATTGACCTAATACATTTCCTATTATTTGGTAAAACTGAGAAAGTAGCAACTCAAGATAAGATATTCAACAAACATCTACCGAAGGAAACAAATGTAACAGTGGAAGGATGTATTACTATTGATGGTATTGATTATATAATTAAAAGAACGTTGACAAGACCATCATTAGATAGGAGGAGCGATAAGAGCAAAACAACGCAAAGGGTCGAATACTATAAGGTTGCTGGTGATTCAATGCAAGAACTTGAGGAATATGATATTGAGAATCAGCAAGAAGAGAATGGTATACAAACCAATAAAGCAATCAAAGAGGCCATTGGTATTGAAAGTGACTTTGACTTAATAATGTCTGTTACGGAATCTACATTAGATGACCTTGTGAATAAAAAGGAGGCTGATAGGGGAAGACTTTTGTCAAGATGGATAGGATTATTACCAATTGAGGAAAAAGATAAATTGGCAAGGGAAAGATTCAATACTAGTGTTAAGCCTATGCTTCTTTCCAATAGGTTTAATGAAGAAACAATGCTACAAGAAGTAGATTCGTTTGAGATACAGAAGAAAACGTTGGCCAAAGAAATAGAAAAACTTACTAATGAGAACAAATCATTAGACAAGGAAATCGAAGGGCTTGAGAAAACCAAGGAGACATTATTGTCATCAAAATCCACTGTTGATGATTCAGTACTTAAGATAGATATAACAACGCTTAAGAAAAAGATTGAGGATAGCATTTTCAATGGAAAGAAGAAAAAAGAGGACATAAAAGAAATCGATAAAGAACTCAACGAAATAGGCAATGTTGATTTTTCAATTGAAGAGTATGATACCTTGCAAGCTGAATTAACAAAGCTCACAAGTGAAATTTCCGTTATGAGAGAGAGGTATAGGAACATTGAGCATAACATACAGCATCTTAAATCAAGTGAGGTTTGCCCTACTTGCGGAAGAAAACTTGACAATGTGGATAATTCTAAGAAAATAGATGAATTTAAGAAGGAACTAGATAAAATTACTAGAGAAGGCAAGGAAAAAGGGATACTTAAAGAGAATCTTACTTTAAAGATTGAAAAACTTAAAACAAACAGGGAAAAATATAATAAAAAATCAAATTTAACTGTTAAGAAGGCTGCATTAGAAGTTAATGTAGAAAAACTTAGAAACGAATACCAAGAGTATAATACATTAAAAAAAGAATATGATAAAAATAGTGAGGCGATTGATAAAAATAATTCAATAGATATTCAAATTCGCAATAACGATGTATTTATACGAGATAAACGAAATACAAAGGAGACAAATGCTACTATCATTGCAAGGCATGAGACTGATATAAAGAATTATAATAGGCAAATTGAGGACAGACGAGAGGTAATTAAGAAATTACAAGAGGAGGAAAAACTTGTTAGAAACTGGAAGATTTATCTTGAACTTGTTGGCAAAGACGGTATTTCCAAAATGGTACTTAGGAAAACATTACCAATTATAAATGCAAAATTGTCAAAATTGTTAAGTGATGTTTGTGATTTTGACGTTGAAGTTGCAATAAACCAGAAGAATGACGTAATGTTCTATTTGATTAAAGATGGCATTTATTCAGATTTGAGCAGTGGAAGTGGATTTGAACTTACTGCTAGTGGAATAGCATTGAGAGCAGTATTGTCAGAATTATCAACAATTCCGAAGGCTTCGATTTGTACGTTGGATGAGGTATTTGGGAGAGTCTCAAAGAATAACTATGAAAATATGAAGAGTCTTTTGGAGAAGGTATCAAAACAATATGATGCATTGTTTTTGATAAGTCATTCTAGCGAAGTTTATGACTGGTGTGATTGCCATGTTTCAGTAGTGAAAGAAAATAATATTTCAAAGGTAGTTTTGAAATAAAGTGTTTAATCAATCAATATGAACCAATATGTTAACGATTTTAATAGAACCACGCAATTATATTACGATGATTTAAAGAAATATAAGCCTCTTACAAAGGCAAAAGAAAAGAGATTATTAAAACTTACTAGGAAAGGCAACTTAAGGGCTAAGAACGAATTATTGGAGGCTAATCTTAAGTTCGTTTTCGACATTGCTAAACATTACAGTGGACGTGGACTTTCTATGTCAGAATTAATATCCGAAGGAAACATGGGTTTGATTCGAGCAGTTGATAAATTTGATGAAGAAAAGGATGTTAAATTTATTTCATATGCTGTATGGTGGATAAAACAAGGAATTTTGGAGGCCATAAAAAAGAAGAATGCAATATCGTTTGTTGACATTAGTGAGAATGACACAAATGATAAATTTATAGAAAGAAACGTTTCAGATGAGGAAGATGAAAAGATTAATAACCCTAGTGAAAAGAGATTTTCAAATGAGGCAGATGAACACAAGAGGGAATTATTTAATGACCAAAAGGAGGTAATAGGCAAATTATTAAATTCCCTTGGTAATAGGGAAAGAGAAATAATAGAGCATTATTATGGAATAAACGGAAAGATGGAACTTACATTATATGAAATAGGAAAAAAATATGATTTAAGTTCTGAAAGAGTTAGACAAGTTAAATTAAAAGCAATCAGAAAACTTCGTTCATCAATGATGATGTATGAAAATATGGAAGAATTACTAAGTTAGAAATATTTATATTATATGGCAAAGAAAGAAACTACAAAGAAAAGTACAACTAAAAAACCTACTACTAAGAAGACAATTAGCAAGGAAAGGGAAACGGAAATCCAAAAAGAAGCACCCAAAGAAATTTCTGAGGATACAGATACAATTGATACACAAGTTATGAATGGTGACCCAAGTGTAATAGTACCAGTTGAGGAAGATGCAACAAATATAGTGTTGGACGCAATTGGAGAGACAATTGAAAAGGTTGTAGTGGCACCAGTTGAGTTGGCAAAAGAGATTGCAAATGAAACTAAAAAAATTGAAAATAAAATCGCAAGAAAAATCAATAATGAATTTGGTTATTCTTGGAATGGACAAGAAATTGACTTTTAATTATGGCTAGTGAGAACAGTATAACAAGAAAGATGCTTGACACCTTAAGAAAGGGTAGAGTTGAGCAAGCAAGAAAGGCAGCAGAACAGTTTGTTACTGAAGAAAAGGAAAATGACAATTTCCTTACAAGGACAAAAATTCTTATGCAAGAGGCAATTGACGAGAATAAAAAAAAAATCTTAACTGAAGAAGAGGTTGATGATGACCATAAGGATTCATTTGAGATTACAAAAAATACGCCTCAATTTGGCGATGTGAGAACTTCACAAGAAGATGCAATAAGAAAGACTATTAATGGCAATGTTCAGTTTTCCGAAAATGCTTTAAAGTATTATCCAAAGGCCGATGACATGACTTTGGATGGCAAGATACCTTCATTGAATCTTGATTTCCAGTTTAGATATTCAGACCCAAGTGGCGATGGATGCTATGTATGGACGGATGCAATGCAACTTACAGATACAAATGCAAGGTTATTGGGTAAGATTAGGGATGCTTTCTCGAATTGGAAGGATTCAATTACTCAAGATGGCGATTTAATGGAAAAACTCAAAAAAGCGGCAGAGAATAAGGACTAATATAAATATGAAAGTAGAGTTAAAGGAAATTATTAATCAGTTATCGGAGGCCATACAATTGGAGGATGGGACAAAGGTATCTGCCTTAATTGATGACCATAATATTGTAGGATGGACAATTGTAACCGTGTTTGATGATGGGACAATAAAACCTATAAATGACAAGGTTTACAAAAATTTAAAAGAATTGCTAAATGATAAAATGTAATAAATGTTAAAAATTGGATTGATTCTTGGTCAGTCCAATTTTTTTTTGTATCTTTACACCACAAAAAATAAGTTATATGAGTTTAAGATTACATATAGAGGATTATTTCACAGCTAGGAGAGAAGACATTTCTCTGCCACCTTATAGAAAGCATGATAATGTGTTTCGTAAGCAAGAGGTAGGCAAGCCATTCACTGTGTACGTAGTGTTCGAGGGTATCGGTGGTTTAATTCGAGATTATCATTGTGTCATAACACCACACAAGATTTTTGGAATAACCATTAAGGATGCTTTTAGAATTAGACTTTATCGTGGTGAAGATAATGGTGGCTCTCATTATTTTGAACTTTATAATAAGGTTCATTATAATTGTAGCTGCATGTTCGATTATTCAACATTATTCCTCAAGGGTGATGGCAGTGGTGAGCGTTACACTCTTGGTTCATACAAGTATGTGTGTCTTGACAAGAAAGACGCAATCGCACAAGCCAAGAGTTATAATTCAGCAATATTTGATACTGCGAGATACAGCAAGGGTGAGATAACAAGATTCCAGATAAAGGAAAGAATGGGTGATATAATGCTTGAAATTGATAATGAGAATTATACGATTCAACTTGAGCAGAATTCATTTACAGTTGAGGAAATCCCAAATGTGACGTTTAGTTATGATGACTGCAAGTCTCGTAATGGGGTTGTATGTGAATATTTGATGGAAGAATTAATTAGAAAACATTTGAAAGAAAATGGAAGAGAAAGTTAATGAACAAAAAATGGTTTTAGATAATCATTAAAGGATGCTAGGAAATAGCATCCTTTTTTGTTGTTTATGATATTTATATGTAAAATAGATATATTATATGATTTCAGAGAATAGAATAAGAGAGATAATCAATGAGGAGATAAATAAAACTGAGGTTGAATCGATTGTATCCAACCGTATTTCATCTGCATATAACTCAAGGGACTTTAAGAAAGCAGTTAAAGAGGTCACAGCAGAGGTTATTGAAGACTTGTTCCGTACTTTGTGGAATCGTAGCAGTACATGGAAAGGAGGAATCACTAGATGAAGTTAATACATATAAATGAATCTGTTTTTAACAGACTTCTAGAAGATAATAGGAGACCACCTTTTCAAGATTTTTATGAAAGTGTTGTGTCATTTGTAGATGGGATACGCAGAGACCCGATAGGAGCAGTGCCAAATGATATTTTAAAGGGCTGTGGGCTTCATAATGGTGAACTTAGGAAGAAACTATATGACTATGGCATAATCACCAAGGAGGAGAGAATTGACGAACCTTATGATGAGACAACTGGGCGCAAACAATCTCGTTATTATGTCAAATATGACTGGAATGATAAGATTGGAAAGGAAATGAGGGATAAAGAAAGAATAGGTAATCCAATCAAAAAGTCTTTTATAAGGAAATTATACAATGATTTTTTTGGAATTAATGAGGCTTATCATACATCAAAGGGTGTAATGCTTCATGACAACGACCTAGGGAATGACATAAACATGAGAGGAGAGATAGATACAATGCTCAATTCTCCATTAACGATGGGTGTGATAAGTGATGAGAGAGCACCTGAATATGTAAAGCAAGCTACTGATATTTACAATAACAAAATAAATAAAAAAAGGAAAAAAATATGAAAGATAAGATAAGAACATTGGATTTTTATGGCTTTGATGGCGATAACACCATGATAAAGGATAACGAGAATTACAAGGATGAATGCTTCAGCATATCAAAGCTGAAAGAAATAAGAAACGAAAAATATATCAAGGAAGATGATTAGTTTTGAGTTTGATTATTACGGAGAACCACAAATATTAATTAAGAAGGAAGAGGAAGCTAAGAGTCCTTTAGATATTAATCCAAAGAAAAGAAAAATTAAGAAAAATAAAGCATAAAATTAAAAAACGCATAAACAAATGAAAAATAAACCAATTGAGCTAACAGAACAAGACCTTCACATGCTTGTTGAGGATGCAGTGAGGGTATACCTTAAGGAAAATGGGATGGAAGAAGGATTATGGGGCGGTTTGAGCGCATTAGGCTCAAAGTTCGGTAATCGTATGTCTACAGCTGGTCAGAACATGGCTAATACAGCTAGTCAGAAATGGAATCAAGCTAAGAATGCTATGGGACAAGCAGCAAACGCTGTAGGACAGAAAATGAATCAAGCTGGGCAAGCAATGGGCCAAGCTTATAACAATGCAAAGAACACTTACCAAACTGGTTCAGCAAACCAAGAGGCACAGAAAGCTATCCAGAATGCAGTTCAAGCACTTAATAACCTTAAGGCTGCTGACCAAAAGCTTCAGAGCATGGGTCAATACAGCGTTATCGGTAAGCAGATGGGTATGATTGACAACTTGATTAAGATGTTAAGCCAAGGTGGTGCTACTAGTTTAAGTGGTAGATTCCAGAACAGAAGAAACGCTTTTACTAACTAAATAAAAAACTAAACAAACCCTTAACTTTAGGTGCATTCTCAGTCTTTTTGAATGAGGATGCATCTTTCGTTTTTGTTATATTCAATCCATACTTCTCATTAAGTTCGTTGGCAATCTCCATGAATTTCTTTCCATGAGCACTATTGTCCTTAATGTTATTCCAAGCGATGTAATAGTGTACCATTTCGTGTACCATGATTTCAATAAAATCTTTCTCATCGAAATCAAAGCAATCTGAAAACATGAGCATCTTGTACTCAAGAGGCTTCTTTTCCTTGTTCTTACCCTTATTCTTTCTGTACTCGAATCTAGCAAGAATGTTAGTTTTGTTGATAGTATTGAACTTTGGGGTTGGGAGTGAATTGTTGAAATACTTTTTGTTACACTCACTGAACACCATCGGCATTGTATTAAAATCTGCAATCATATTTTTTTAATTTAACAATGCAAAGATACGAAATTTACAATAAATAGCCAAGTAAATTAACAATTTTAACATTAAAAGTATATTTATATGTAAATAATTGTCTACATATATGAAACAAATTATAAGATTGACAGAGAGTGAATTAAAAAACATCGTAAAGGAATCTGTATATAGGATACTTAAAGAAGATGGTGAGATTGGTGGAGGTGGCGCTACGAACTGTGTTGGTATTAACGTAGGAGGTGCTGCTGGGCAAGCCAAGAATCATATTGATGCTCCTGCGTTTGGAGGCAAGAATAAAAAAAAAGTAGGAGGAAACGCATTCAGTGAACCTATCATGCGTCAAGCACATAATCTTGGTGATGTGACTCAAGCAAAGACAAATCAAGTTGATATGAAACCAGCATTAGATAGAACACCTGGTTTCTCTATGGGTAATAGAAAAAAGTAAAGTACAAGTTATGATAGATTACGAAGGAAATGAGGAAACCATCAAGAAGATTCGTGAAATAGATGATAAACTTCATGATGAGAATGTATCTAGAGAGAATAGGACAAGACTTATGTTTGAACAGATGCTAAGAGGATTATACATAAATCAATTTAAATAATAAAAATATGGGAATTAAAAAGATTAACGTAGGCGAATTGAGGAAATACATCAAGGAAAGTCAAAACGAATTCAAACCAGTAGTTTTTGGAACTGATGAAACCAAGAAGACAAACGAAAAGGCTTACAGTGACATCAAAAAGGAAACTGAAAAATACGATGGTGGTCTCACCAAGGATAAAAAGTCGCTTGGTGGAGGCATTTCTGCCACTGATAACAAAGGTATGCATGACTTAACTTATGATAGTATCAATAAGCCTTTTCAAGAGAGGGTTAAATCCCAAATGAAGGGATATGTTTCAAAGGATGCAGAGGATAAATATAAGAACGATGAGTTTGGAAACGCAACATTCGATAATGATGGAAACATTTATAAAGCAGCAAAAGACCATGCTGAAATGGTTAAGAAGGGTAAGGATGCTGCCGTAGAAATTGGCCTAACAGGTCGTGAACTTAATAAAACTGAAGTAGAAAAACAAAGAGAAACAATGGGAGAATCAAAGAAAATCAAGATGCTTACCTTTAAGAACACACAGTTTATTTCTGAGAATCACATGATGACAAAAATTCCAGATGAATATAAGACAGAAGGTAACAGATTTGTAATGAAAGACAGTGCTGACAATCAGTATCTTGTTGAATGGCATGCAAAAGAGCCAATGGTAACTAAGAAGCCTAATATGACACTTGTTAATGAACAGAAGGAGAGGATGAAACAATTATGGGGCTATAAGAGTTCGGAGGCAAAGATTTCAACCCCTTCATTTAGGGTTCAAGAAGATAAAGAATTCTCAGATATGGTCAATAAGGCTAGAAAGTTAATGGATTAATAACGATTTAAATTAAAATATATAGAAATGAAAAACAATGACATAAACATTAATTTAAATCAACCTAGTGGCGAAAAAGCATCTTCAGTCGTTAAGGCTATAAAAAGTGTTACGGATGCTATTTCAAATGCAAAATGGACAAGGATTGTTAAAGTTTATTTAGTTATGTTTTTCTTTCTAGCCACACTATTAGGGGGATTTTTCGTTTACGAGTTCATAAGTGACAAGGAAGCGATGCACGAGACATCAATGCACTTGGCGAGGAGCCAGAAGGAGGAGAATATAAGGGATTTCGTGGTGACTCCTAAGATACAGAATGACCTTAAGCTTCTGACATATACGCTTAACGCCGACAGAGCATTTCTGTTTGAATTACACAATGGTAAAAAGAATACTAGTGGACTTCCATTCAGATTTGCAGATATGTCATACGAAGAGGTTAATGAGGAAAAAAAGGTTGACAGAATTGCAATGCAGTTTCAAGACATTCCTCTTACGCTCTACAAGTATCCGCACTACCTTCAAAAACAGAAAATGATAATAGGTACAATAGATGAGATTGACAAGATTGACCACGAATTTGCCAATCACATTAAGAGCGTTGGGGGTGTATATCTTGGAATGATTTACATAAGCAGCGAAGGTACTCCGCTTGGCTTCTTGTGTGTGTCATATCACGAGTACGAGGATGTTCCAGACCGAGCTTTAATAGAGAAGAAACTGACTGAACACGACAAGACGTTGACGCAATTGCTTGACCTAGATATAGTTATGAAAAACAATTAATTATGAAAGAATTTTTTAAGAATCATTCATCGTGGATAGTTACTATCCTTATTGGCATTATAGTGTTTCTTGCAGTATACTTCAATCAGAAGCTTAAAGAGAAGCAGAAGAAGATTGATGAGATAGAATACGTTGATACAAGCGGAACTTATCATAAAATATATTACGAGAAGAAATACAAAGAACTTAAGGAAGAAAATAAGGCACTGTATGATTCACTGAAGCAATATAAAAACAAGCTAGATTATATAGTGCAGTTCTATCACGAGAAGGAATATAACACAGGGCAAGTTACTACGAAGCCTAATATAAAGGATAGTATAGTGTATGACACCATTCCTGTTACAATACCACAGATAGCAAGGACATATGAATATACAAGCGAACCGAATGACACGTTCCAATATAAATTGAACGTAAATTCATTCACAGAACCGAATTGGTATTCAATACAAGCGAAGGTGAAGAATAAGTTTACTATTGTAAACAAGGAGGAAGGAGGTATTAACCATATTACCATAAATCCTGAGAACGGAGGTACTATTACAAATCCTACTGTATGGAAAAAGAGTGATAAGAGGACGTTTTGGAACAGATTCTCTTTTGGTCCTGGTGTTACGGCAGGATATGACCCGATAAATAAGCAGTTTGGAGTCGTAGTTGGCGCATCTGCAACATTTGATTTGAAATAAAGAATGAAAAAGATAATTAGATTAACAGAGAGTGACCTTCACAAGATTATTATGGGGTCAGTGAAAAGGATTATAAAAGAAGACTTTGACCAATTCTCCGATGGCGATTTTGCTAGTGAAGGCAATCCGTATGAGATGGACACATATAATCCAATAAGTGAAGTTGAACATATAACACCTCAAGATTTAAGAAATGTATATGTTTGGGAAACTGGAGATTCATATTATGAATTCGAAGCTGATTATGGCGAAGGAATGAGTGAAGCGGTATCTATAAGAGGTAGTTTTGATGGGGATTTCACTATAGATGATGTTGTATTGGGACATAGTGGTTTTGGAAGACAAATGAATCAGAGCGATGTTCAATCATCACAATTTGATGAATGGTTCAATACAACACTTGGAGACCATCTTGCAAGGGTGATATACAACAAGATTGATAATGGCGATTTTGCCAATGATGCTGAAAGTGGATATTAAGATATTAAATGCTCAACAACTGTTTAATTGTTGGGCATTTATTTTTATTTTTTAATAAAAATAATTATGTTGAAAATATTGAAGAACCATGATTGCAAGTTTATTATTACAATTAAAGGTATTTTTGTTTATAATGGCAATATTGACAGTGCTTGTTGATATTTTTCATGTTATAAGCGTATTTAGATTAAAGAGTGGAAAACTAGCCACACAAAACGAATTGCTAGTGTTTGGCATGGCTGTTTCGTATATACTAACAATGTTAATATGTGGGTTTTGATTAATGAAAAGTTTACAAGAAAGAATGAATGACATGAAGCCTTATTTTCGTGGTATAGAAATGTATAATGAGGCTTTGATGGTTAAAGTTGTGTATCCAAGAAACTGGAAAGCATATCCTTCTTCTGATGGTAGAATAAAGGTTACCCCGTCAGATGATGGTGCTTTGACATATTACTATGCAGATTCAAAAGATACGAGTTATGAAGACATGTTTGATTTGGTTGAGGAGACAATCAAGGCAAATAACGATATTGTGCTTAAACTTAAGTTGCTTAAAGATAAAGTTAATGAATTAAAGGAATTGTTTTCAGAACTATCATATGATGAACTGACAACGCTTAGGTTTGTCACTAATAAGAGTAAAAGTGACAAGGCTAAGAGAAAGTATACCAAAAAGAAGAAAGAGGCTGAGAAACCACAAGAAGAGCCAATCGAAACTTCTGAGGAAGAGATTGCTACAAGTGAAAATAATGATGAAATAACTGAAGTTAAGAATGATGAATAGTTGGATAGTTATTTTTGTTTTTTCGATTGTTTCGTATGCAATATCAAATCATTTTGTCTATGCTCATGGACCAGCTCATATTTATGATAAAATTAGAGATATAGCCAATAAAATTCATCCTAATCTTGGAGAATTATTTTCATGTATGATATGTTTTCCAACTTGGACTGGGTTCATATTAAGCTTATCCAATTCGTTGTTCTATCCAACATTGGCGTTGACACCATTTATGCTATTGCTTGGTACAGTAGCTCCTTGGTGGGTGATAATGATTTTAGATGGCTTCTTTTCAAGTGGCATTGTATGGCTAATACACACACTACAAGAAGCATTGGAAAGGAGTGGTTCTAATAATGGATGAGATAAGTAGGGAAATCACTACAATGAATAGTGAAAAACGTATGGATAAGTTAGCGCTTAAAGGACATCAATGGAATATAGCAGAACAATTAAATGGAAGCATGGGCAAAGATATGAACGATGTTTTAAGCGGAAACAAGAAAGTTGAGTTTACTTTCTGGAGAAAAGTTAAAAATCATATTAATAAATTCTTAAGTTTTTTCAATTGACATGGAATTTAAGTTTGGAAGTAATAGTATTATTGAACTTGGTGGAATAATATCAAACGCTCTCAAAGAAAACGGTGTAGTAAATAAGGCAGAATTAACCATATGTTTGAATGCTGATGAGTTTAGGAAAGTGGATGAAGATTTGTTTTATAGGAATAAAAAAGATAGTGAGCAAGAATTTATCCCATCTGATGAGGAAATAGACGTTAACTTTGAATTAGTAAAGATTATTATAAAGCAAGAAAAATAATTATGAATGTAATAAAAACTAATATTAATGGCGTATATATTATAGAACCTAGGATATTTGAGGATTCAAGGGGATATTTCTTCGAATCATACAATGACCTTGAGTTCGTGGACAAGGTAGGGTTTGTTGACTTCGTTCAAGACAATGAATCAAAATCCTCATATGGAGTTATGAGAGGGCTTCATTTTCAGAAACCACCATATACCCAAGCAAAACTTGTTAGATGTGTCAGAGGGGCTGTATTAGACGTTGCAGTAGATTTGAGGAAGGATAGTCCTACATATGGAAATCACGTATCAGTAGAACTTACAGAAGATAACCATAGACAATTATTCATACCGAAGGGATTTGCGCACGGTTTCTCAGTATTGAGTGATATTGCTATATTTCAGTATAAGTGTGATAACTTCTACCATCCTGAATGTGATGGGGGTATAAATATACTTGATGAATCACTTGGAATAGACTGGAAAATACCTACGGATAAAGCAGTATTATCTGAGAAAGATACGAAACATCCATTATTTAAGGATTTTGAAACGCCATTTAATTAAAAAGAGTGAGGTTCGACACACCACTCTTTTTGTTTTATGGCCTTGTATTGTCCCTCATAACTTTCTCCCTAGTCCAATTAGTCATTTGTTGTATTCTGTCAATCCATTGTTTATTATATTTGCTTTTACTTACATCTCCCATAAAAGCAATATACTTATATTTCTTCTTTATAGATTCTGATTCAACTTTATTGTATAGCCTAATACCATCTTGTTTATTTTTACATATTACCATTTCAAGTTTACCGTTGCAATCTATTAATAATTTGTTTTTATATATATGTACGGTTTTGAACATATATTTGTTTTTAGCATCTTTGGTGATAAATGTATCGAATATCCATTTAAAATTTTTTCTCTGTATTCTTGGGTGATAACCATATACCCAAAATGTTTCTTCAATATCGTATGGTGCACGGTCAATAACAATCCAATCTTCATCTGTTGTAATATAATCAGCGAATTCCCCAGTATTAGTTCTTACTTTATTAACCATACTTTCAAATTCATCCCTACATTTGATGATAACAAGTTCATATTCAGATTCAATCATAACATGCTTATGGTTATTATATTTAATTGGAAACATTACTTTTTTGTTTTCTTCCAATAATTTTTTAAATTTTTTATATATTTTTTCCTCTGTTGTATCTGAATATATTGTTTGAAGCTGTTTTCCGTGATTAATCAATATGATGCTGTATATTCTTTTCTTGTTCCTACGTGACATTTAAAACCAAAATTGAACTTCTTTATTGTTATTATCCGTATCTTCATAAATGCTGATGTCAGTACAATAACCATTATTAGCACCGTATCCCATTCCATCATCTTGCAATATGCGTAATTTAACATTGTCATCTAATGCACAATTATCTCTAACGAATTTTCTAAGTTCTTTCATTGTGAGTTTTTCAAGTGGCCAACCTTGAAAATCTGTTTGTTCATTATTGTTATATTCTAATTGTGATATATAACTGCAAGCTTCGTTAATTGCATATCTTTCATCTGTTGTCAATTTATCATTTACGAGTAAATGATTTAATATATTCATTGTTTCCTTTGTATTCATATTTTTCCTTTAAAAATTAACTTTTTTTTTAATTTAAATAAATAAATATTTGGAATTTTAACTTTTTTTACATATCTTTGCATTATGAAAGACTTAATTGTTGGAAGCATAGTACAATATAAAGGAAAAGAGTATTACTTGTATAGTATAGAGAAAGGAGATATATGTACCATTGTACGAATACGTGACGGTGACATATATAACAATAAGGGAGGAGAAAAGAGGCTTAATGCAAGTATAGTTAATTTACCAATTAAAGAGTTATTATGAGTAAAAAATATAGAGTTGAAATGACGTATATATATGACCCATACGAGCCAGGACGTGGCAGTAAATGTGGTGAGTTTGATACGTTGGAAGAAGCCAAAACTTTTGTTGATGAAAATAAATCCTACGAAGATTATAGGACTATATTCAAACCAGGTGGCACTAGTGATACCATCACCACCAAATACTTTTTGGACTCCTATAAGATAAGCGAAGTTATTGAAGAAAAAGAACATTTATATAGGTAATTATGAAGTACGTTTTGAAGAGAATTGAAAACGGAAGTGAAGTAACTATTGCGGAAGGCAATGACTTGCTTGGAATGAAAAATATAGTTATTAACAGCCCTAGTTTGTTCAAGGATGGATATACAATCTATGAAATGAAACTTGTGGAAAGGATAAAATGAATAACATAACAAAAAATATAATAGAGAAATATGGCAAAATTTTTTGAAACATCAGCAGACATTGCTGAATTAGCCCAAGTTAAATGGGAAGAAACTGGTTTAGCACAAATGGGTATTGACTTAAAACTATTGTCAGTAACAAAAGCGAGAAACGTTTTAAAAGCATCAAAGGCAGGGGCTACTATTAATTATCTCACTAAAAAAGATGCATTCCTAATCATTTATGAAGAGGCATTTGATAGACTATCTGATGAGTACAAAGAAAAACTCATGGAGGGTGCTATCAGTAATATTTCTTATGATACTGAAAAGGATAAGCTCAATGTTGAAGGTGATATTGCAAAAGAAATATTCAGAATGCGCAGAAAGTATGATAACTATACTGACATTATGGAAGCCTCATATGTCGTAATGGAACAAATTGAGGATGAGGAACGCAGACGTAAGGAAGAGGAGAAACTAAGGAAGGCTGAGGAAAGAGCTGCTAAGAAGAGGAATAATGGATAGGAGACAGAAAGAAGAGTTCATTGATGAATATGTAGCTTTATGCAAGAGGAGTGGAATGTACCTATGGAGTGGAGAACCTTGGTACGGTCTTGACCTCATAGTGGGTGATATAGATGAGAAGAAAATAAGGGATTGGATAGCAATTTACGATGACTAAAAGTTCTTACGCAAGACAAATGAGGAAGAAGAGCGAGCAGCTCAGGCTGAAAGCCAAACAAACGATGCTCAAGGAGTATCCTAAACTCATGGCAGATGAGGAAATGAGAAAAAAGACATTTGCAGCTATTGACAATGCTAATATCGCAGTTGATAGCAATGGAGAAATGCAAATCATATATGAACCTAATAATGAATTAAAAAATTTGAAATAAAATGAGCAATCTTAACAAAAATTGGATTAATCTTGTATTTGTCATCGACAAATCTGGAAGTATGTACTCTTCAAGAGAAGATGTTGTAGGTGGTTTTGATAAGACCATCGAGGAGCAAAAGAAAGATAAGGATGGTAAGGTTACAGTATCACTTTTCACATTCAATGAAAAGGTAAACCAAGAATACCTTGGAGTAGACATTAACGATATTGCAAAATTCCATTATTCGCCAGATGGCATGACTGCCATGAATGATGGTATTGGTACTGCAATTGACAAAGTTGGGGAGTGGCTTTATGAAAAGGATAAGAGTGGTGCAGAACTTCCAGGTAAGACGCTTGTAGTTGTCATGACCGATGGCATGGAGAATGCATCAAAGGAATATACTCTTAAGCAAGTTCAAGATAAGATTAAGGAGCAGACTGACAAGTATTCTTGGGAGTTTATTTACATGGGTACTGACATTACCACATCAAAGGCAGCAGATGACCTTGGATTCAAGTTCAAGACTTATGGCTCTAGAAAGAAGTTCGCTAATAATTACGACATTATTAGTTGTGCAACTACAGCATATAGGTCAATGGCTAAGACTAGTGCGTCACTAGCAGATACTAGCGCATTGTTCTGCGCAACCCTTGATGAAGCAGCTACTAAGAACACAGCCGACTATGAGGCCGAGATTGGTAAGAAGATTACCAATGATTAAATAACAAGGGGATTCAAACAATCCCCCTTTAATAATTTTGAATTAGTATGAACAAAGAAGAAAAAGAGAAAGCCCTTCAAGAAATTGTAAAGGATATTAAACCAATTATTAAATCATTATACGGTGAAAAAAGTAAAATCACAGTGTTAGAGAGTGAAGTTGACGAATATGGAACTAAGACAGTTACATTGTGTGGCGGCTTAAATGGAGCTGGAGAATGGTATAATTATTTTACCGATTTAGCAAAGTTATTTGAAGAGTTAGATAAGAATGGTTTCAATGTATGGGTAATCAAATTGGATAATGATTGCCTAGATGATATATTCTATTGTAGAATTGGTATAGCTAGGAAGAAAAATGAGTGATATTAAATTACTTGATAAAATAAAAAATTATGACAAACCTTGGTGTTACCAATATCAGAAGAGATTGGATACATTACAAGAGGATATGGAGAAATACGGATGGTCTCAAGAAGATATTGATAGTATCTCATTAGACGATTTCGTATTTGATAACATCACTACAAAGGAAGAAAAGCGTGAGGCAATAGATTTCATAAAGAGATACGAGTGGCTTGAGGAAGTTAATGGTTTCCCTATGCAGTGGTTTACAGCTAGATATAAAGGCATTCTTGGTGGGGTTGTGATTATGAGTCCACCAAATGCCTTTTCCAAACTCTTAGGGGAAGGTACAGAAAACATTGAAGCGTTGATTACAAGAGGCGCATCTGCCTCATGGTGTCCCTTCAATCTTGGAAGCAAGTTCGTAATGTGGTGTATCAAGTGGATGGTGAACAACACACCGTATCGTATATTCACTTGCTACAGTGACCCACAAGCAAAGGAAATGGGTAGCATATACCAAGCACTTAATTTCTATTATCTAGGACAAAAGAGTGGTGGTACAATAAAATGTATCAATCCATATAAACCCAATTCATTGATTTCTGACAGGACATTCCGTTCTCGTAGCTTCTATAAGCTTTATGCGAAAGACCTTGGCATTGAATGGCATAAGGATTGGAACGATAGAAGTAGGATGGAATGGAAGAATGTACCAGATGATGTTGAGCAGAAACTTAGGGAATACTCTAGGGAAATGTTCAAGAAAGCTGAGAAGATTATATTTCCAAACAAGCATAAATATGCATTTGTATTGGGAAGAGATAAGAGAGAAACAAAGTATCTTAGGAAAAAGTTCTTGGAGCTGAATAAAGTTTACGAATATCCAAAGGAAAGGGGAAAATAAATGGCAAGACTAAAAATACCTAGAAAAAATAATATTAATATTGTATTTGGTAAATATATGCCAATGAATGAGCCACAAACATTAAACGAGGTATTAAGCCAGTTTGAAGGAGAGGTTGACAATGCTATAACGAGGCAAAGAATAGAGTTTGCTTTGGAAAATTGGTATATGCGTACTGGTGAGCACGTTAGATTTGACGAATTAAATTTAAATTAATATATGGCAATAGTAATTAATTTATTTGCAGGACCAGGTGTTGGTAAAAGCACCACAGCAGCACGTATATTTGCTGAACTTAAACTAATGGGAGTCAACTGTGAAATGGCTCTTGAATTTGCAAAGGATAAGGTATGGGAAGAATCATTTAAGACAATGGATGACCAGATTTATATCTTCGGCAAACAGTTTCATAAGATATGGAGATTGAAAGATAAGGTTGATGTAATCATAACAGATTCACCTCTACCAATATCAATCGTCTATGACAAGGAGAATTCACAAGCATTCCACACATTGATAATGGAGCAATTTAACAAATTTGCCAACTTTAATTTCCTACTTGAGAGAGGTAGTGAGTACCAAATTGAAGGTAGAATGCAAACCGAAGAGGAAGCAAAGGAGGTAGATAAAACTGTCAAAAGAGTTCTAGATGACAATGGAATCAATTACACAACATTACCTATTGATGGCGCATATAGTGTGATAACTGATTTCATAATGAGAGAACTTAAGTACCACAAAAGACAAGATTTAACTATTGTAAACGATGGAGTGGATTAATATAAAAGATTTCAAGTTTGATAGAACTGGTGATGTTCTTGTTGTTATGAACAATGCTAAGAAGAAGAGCGAACTTGTTGTAAGGAGTGATAACTTGCACAAAAGTGTATATGAGAAAGCACCTTGGATAGATAAATATGTTAAAAGCGGAGATAGTATTGCAATCGAGATAGATGACACACATATAGAATTTTGGGGTTTCACTAGAGCTAGCTTCAAAAATGTGAAAGCTATAGTGTTTACAGAAGATTTACTTAATGAATATCTAACAAATACAAAATAATGGAAAATATTACAAAAGATTTTAGGCACTTTGCTATTGATAAAGTGAATGCATCACCATCAGTTATTGATGATAAGATTAATAAGGTAAATAACATGATGACACCATTCATCCTTGAGGAAAGACAACTTAATGTAACACAAATGGATGTGTTTTCAAGATTAATGTATGATAGAATCATTTATTTCGCAGGAACAGTTAATGATGATACATGCAATACAGCAATTGCACAGATGCTTTATCTATCTTCAATAGATGATAGAGATATTAATATGTATGTGAATAGTCCTGGAGGAAGTGTAATCTCTGGACTTGGTTTAATTGATACTATGAATTATATTAATTGTCCAATTTCAACCACTTGCATTGGTATGGCAGCATCTATGGGCGCAGTACTATTAAGTTGTGGTGATAATGGTAAAAGGTTTGTATTGCCTCATAGTAGAGTTATGATACATTCTGTTTCTAGCGGTTTCCAAGGACATACTGCTGATATTAAGATAGAAATGGAACAAACATTGAGATGTCAAGAGGATATTTATAAGATTCTTTCGGAAAACACTAACCATTCATTTGAGGAAATCGAGAAACTTTGTGATAGAGATAGATGGTTTATAGGGCAAGAGGCTGTAGATTTGGGTATTGCAGATAAAGTGTTAATTTCCGCTAAAAAAGAAGAATAAATTTGGTTATTTTAATTTTTTTCTATATATTTGCGTAGTATGGATAAAATTAAAGTTTTCACACCCAATGACTGCAATGGCAAAGATACAACATATGATATTATGCCATTAAGAGTGTTTTTAGGAGGCACTATAGACAATGGGGAAAGTATAAATTGGCAAGATGAATTGATAGGTGAACTGAGTTCTTGTGACACAGTTCATCCTATCGTAGTTTTTAACCCAAGACGTTCTGAGTGGCCATCATCTGATGACCATAGTGAGATTGATAAACAGATTAATTGGGAACTATCTCATTTGGAAGATGCTAGTTTGATTATAATGAATATATTGGCTAACTCAAAATCACCAATATCATTAATGGAGATTGGATTATTTGCAAAAGACCATAAATTAATAGTATTTTGTGAACCAAATTTCTATAGGTTTGATAACGTTAGAGTTGTATGCGAGAGATACAATATTCCGTTATATCAGACTAATGAGATTTCAGCAATTAAAAACAAGATTTTGAAGTTTGCCAATATGCATAAGAATATACGTTATATAACTCCTAATCGTTATGTTTAAAGATATAAAAAAAATTAAATACAGAAATTTAAAAATTTGGCTAGTTGACCAAATTAAAAGAAAAAGGTGGTTTACGAATTTTTTTATCACTAGAAACGCTTGGGGAGCATTTTCCATAAACTCACACGTTAATCAGCATACTAGGAAAGAAAAGGTTACGTACAACACTATTGAGAGTGCTAAAAAAGCAGCAGAGGCGATGTCAAAGAAACGTGGGGCACATTTCTCGTTCTACAAGTGCCTTTTCTGCGATGGCTATCACATTGGTAAGAACAAGGACAATAAAATTGAAGGATATGATAAAGTTTAGAAAATTCGACAAAAAGGACAGAAGTACGTTTCCTTATTGGTGGAATCATTACTTGGCATATAACTGGGTAGCTTGGAATCTTGGTGTATGGAAGCCAAAGTACTTGTTACATGATATTGAGAAGCCTTGGCTGAAACTATTCTGGGGAGAGTATAAGAAGGTTCAGAAGTGGCATAAGCACCATAATAAACACCATATATTTTCTGGACGACATTATGGTTTGAATAAAGTGGATTGGCTTGCAGCAGTCATTGATTGGGAATGCGGCAGATACACTAAAAACGCTTGCCCAAGGAATGCAAGGGAAGAGGTTGACTATCTATTAACCCAGACTGATAAGTATACTGATGACGAGAGAGAAGAGATAAGAAAGAATTGTTATCCAATTTTAGATTATTTAGGATTATGAGTAATAAATGTTGTTCACATTATGGGGAATGTTACACTTGTGTACATTTCGAGAATATGGGAATAGTGAATTTTCATATTGGAACTGGATATGATGGTCGATGCAAAGTTGATGGGCATGATACTGATAGTTATGTCCGTTGTAAAATAGGACAATATAAACAAAAATGAGCATTTGGAAAACGTTGAAAGAGGAGAAACCAAACAGCAAAATTGATAGAATATTGATTCTAACAACAAGCGGCAAAATAGCCCATGTTTGGTTCAATGAAGAAGATAATAAATTCTATAGTAGGTATGGATTGGTTAAACCAATAACCAATTATAAACGCTGGTGTTATGAAAAAGACCTAACCAAGCAAATTTTGAAAGAAATTAATGTTAATTATTGATTATTTTCTAACTTTATTGTATATTTATATTAGAAAATTACATTTAAAATGAAGAAAATAATTAGATTAACTGAGTCAGATTTGCATAATCTCATTCAACGTAGTGTGCTGAGAGTATTGCGTGAACAAGATGAAAATTTCCTCTTGCAATCAATTGCGCAAAGTCTTGTGCAGCAACAACTGATTGCTAATCAAGGGAAAAACGATATAGAGGTTAGTTTGCAAGGTGATGCAATAGCGCAAATAGAATTTGTCGTTGAAACTAATCCATATATGCGACAAGATATGAGAACTAGTTCTTATGATGTGCCAGATGGCTCAGATGAAATTGTAGATAATCCAACGATTGAAGTTGTTGAGATTGTTATTTGTAAAGATGGTGAATGTCTACCAATCCAAGATAATGGAATCATTCAACAGACTTTAGAGAAGAATGTTGAGATTGATTATAGCGGAGATGACATACCAAGTGAGCAAGATTATTTTTCTGAGTATTAATAACGTTATTAAAAATATATAATATCATGGCATGCGGTTGTAAGAATAAACAAAATCAAGCTACTGTAAGTAAACAAGCAGTACAGAGACCAAGTAACCCACTTAATAACGGAAGTGTTGGTGGTAGAAGAATTGAGAAAAGAATTATTCGTTAATTTTTATTAATAAATTTGGTTATTTCAATTTTTTTTCATATCTTTGCATTATGAGTTGATAATTTTAATTCATAATGCAATTTTATTTTTTATGGCTTTATGCTGGAATTGGTAGACAGGCTTGACTCAAAATCAAGTGTCAGCGATGGCGTGAGGGTTCGAGTCCCTCTAGAGCTACATGGAAAAGTACATCCCATTTAAAACCATTATGCATGAGCCAATGATTATTGATGGGATAGGAAATATTGATAAACTGTCAGAAGTCATTGGTGAAAATAACGTTGAAAGACTTGCTAATCTTGGCGTTATTAAGGAAAATAATGGCTCATTTGAATTAACAGATTTGGGAAAGAAATTCGTTGAGATTTTTAATATATAATGATATGCCCTCGTACTCGAATTGGTATAGAGGCCACACTAAGGATGTGGTGTTGAAATATACGTGAGGGTTCGAGTCCCTCCGAGGGTACTTTGTTTGGCGAGTTGTTTAAATCACGTTACTAACTGCTATAATTGGAACAAACGGATGCTATATGGGTATTATGGTATTGCCCAAATGCCCATTACATTGGGGTATGGTGTAATGGTAGCACAACAGTTTTTGGAGCTGTTTGAGTAGGTTCGAATCCTACTACCCCAACTGTTTATATACGCATATATAATAGCAATATGTCAAAAGGTAAGAAATACAATACCCCCAAAAGGTTTTGGCATAAGATGCCGCATAAGAAGAGTTGGAGGGCACATGTAATGAGCAGTGACCATAAGAAGTTTAAGTGGTTTTTCCGTAAGAAGAAGTGGTTCACGGATGAACTGTTGAAACGTATGTCTATGAGATTTCCAATGTCTCACGAGATTTGGGGTTGGGATTAAGATTTTTTTTTGGATAAGAAATAAAATTTAAAAGGTTGTTTTAGTGGTTTATATGCCACAAAAGATGCTGATTATCTGTGAAGATGGTCAGCATTTTTCTTTTTGGGATTATGGTTATATTTATTCTAAAAATTAAGTAATATGGATATAATTAGTAATGATAAAATCGAGTTGAAGTACGATAAGTACGAGAGAAATTATACGCTTACAGTGTATGATAAGTATGGGCATTATATTGATGATATTATGTTAACTAGGGAAGATGTTAAAGAATTATATGAAAGTTTAGAAGAAAATAAAAATTTATTCTAAAATTTGTTATTTATGTTTTTTTTATATATCTTTGCTTAAAAAGTAATATTAATGACAGCTACACAAGTATTATTTCTTTTCTTTAAGGAATGTTGTACCATTGAGGAAATGAGGTTTTTCAAACACATTATATTGAAGGACAATGGCAATAAATATTTTAGGAAAAGACCACTGTACACTTCAACGTTTGTTGAAGATTATCTATCTAGGAATGGAAGGGCTTTAAACAACTACATGACTAGGTTATTCATACTTGCGCCTAACTTAACTCTAAAACGTTATGAAAACCCTAGATGGAAATCTATCAAGATTGATTTTAATAAACGTAATGAAGGGAGGAGATATTTGGTGTATGATGAGTATGAACCTTTTTATAGACCATGTATTTTCAAAAGTTGGAATAGTGGCATGTATGTAAACTACTATAAAAGAAAATGGAAACAGTTCTTAAAAGAAAATATAGAAAGCAATAAAAAATTCAACAGTCCTTTTAAAAAGGGAGAAAACTATAAATTTAAATTAAAAATTAAATGACACCTACTGAAGTATTTAAATTATTCCTAAAAAACGGAGTTACACCAAATGAGAGATTAGCTTTGATGACTGAAATACGTATCAATGTACGAAATAAGCAAAATGAATATTTGTGGAGAAAGCGAATTGATGAAAAGAAAGAAGTGCATGAAATTGAGAATACTTTTGCTGAAAGAATCATGCATAACACCGTTTATACAGCCAATCATCTTGGTAAGTATGGGGAATCATCATATTGTACTTCTCTTTCATCTTTTATGAGATACCTTTTGTATTACATGCCATCAATTATAGGTACGACAAAAAAGAAAAATAGATACCTTGAGAGAGAGAATGCCGAGATTCCAAGTAAAATTGGATATAAACGATATTGGACTTTAAGACTTATAAAAAAATGGCATGAATTTATTAAGGGAAATATCTCAAACTATAACAAGTATCTTTCTCCTTGGGATGCTTTATCATATAATAAGTGGAAATTAACAAAGACAAAGGAATGATATACGTTTATAATAGTCATCAAGAAGATTTTACAAATAAGCCTAACAATTTCTATATAGGCAGAGGTAGTCCATTAGGCAATCCATTTTCCCATAATGGGGTTAGAAGCGTATTCAAAACACTTACTTTTAAAACAAGGGAAGAAGCCATTGAAGCCTATGATAAATACTTCGATAAGATGTATGGAAATAATGAAGAATTCACAAAGGCATTTGATGAAATATATAAGCATTATAAGAATGGAGAGGATGTTTACTTGCAATGCTTTTGCAAACCAAAACCTTGTCATGGGGATATAATTGCAAAGAAATTACAGAGAAGATTGATTAAGGAAAAAATGGAGCACATAAAAAATGGAACTACTTGATGAAATTAAGAGAATAGCAAATTCTTATGGGATAGATTCTGATGAGTGGTGTAAAGGAGAATTACAGAAATGGGAATATTATAATTCTTGGTCAGATAATTTCAAGTTTGAAAACTTTATCAGAGAAGATTGTAGAGCAGAACGAGAATTTACACGGCATTATGGAATGAGTCATGATGAAGTAATACGTAAAATAAGGGCAAATCATAGATTAAGGTATGAAAAGGTTTCCAATGAAAAGAAAAACTAAATATGCGTTTAGGTCTTATTCATTTCTAGGTGAAAGGGATTATAAGTCTGATAGACAGCATATGTGGAGCAAATGGAGAAAAAAATATATGAGGCTTTTCATAAAACGAGAAGCTGAAGAAGAAATAAACGAAGAAACATAAAAGCAGCAATAGAAATCTTGCTGCTTTTTTTATTTGGTAAATATTTATAGTAAATATTAAAAAAAAAACTATGGTATTAACTGAAGACTTAAAACATTTGTTTAAATTGGTTAGAACAACAATGGGTGCTCCAATACGTCCTGTTCAACTTGAAGATGAACAATTGTGTGATTTACTAGATATTGCAATAGGTGATTATGCTGAAAAGGTGCAGAATTGGGTTCTTGAGACACAATGGCTTAATTTACAAAGTAAAAACCAAATACAGTTCCAAAACGCAAACGAATTAGCATATGCTATGACAGTCCGTACAATGGATTGGTCACGTGATTATTCATATTGGTTTAGTAGAGAAGTTGGGTTACAACAACGTGGGAATTATGAACTTAAAAAAGATTTCTTCCAAGTAGAAAGAGGGAAACAAGTATATGTAATACCTGCAGGAAGAGAAATTAATAAAGTAATGTATGTTACACCTTCTACTACTAAGGCAGCATTGTATGGTAATCTAGGTACGCTTGATACAGGAATCGGTGGTGGTTTTGGTCAATATGGAAATATGGGAAATGGCATGGGCATAACAGGCTTCTATGTAGGTTCTGCATATGATACAGCTCTCATGTCAGTTGACTTGAAATTTAAGAACTCATTACTTAGAGGCGATTTGGCTTACAAAGTAACAGCGGGACCAGAAGGTACGCATTTAGTACACTTAATGTCCGTTCCTGGTTCTCCAAATATGGTTGGCGGTATTGCTGCTGATGATACTTGGGGGTGGAATAAGTATGCTAATTGCTATGTTTGGTATACATACTATGATGTGAGTGGCAGTGCTGAAGACGCAGACCTTTGTATGATAGAGAACAAGGACGATGTAATTATAACCCCAGACCAAGTTCCGTTGGATAAGATGAAATATGAATTGATGAACTATCCAACACAGCAGATTATAAGACGTTTGCTTGTTGCAGAGGCTAAGATACTGCTTGGAAATATTCGTGGTTATGCTAGTGGTGAGGTTAAAATACCGCAAGCTGAGATGAAATTGGACTATTCTATTTTCCTTGAGCAAGGAAAGTCTGAGAAGGAGGCTGTTCTTAATGACTTAAAGGAGAGGTTGGAAAGGATGCTTCCTTGGAATCTAATGAAGAACCAAGGAGACCTAAACGAACAACTTATTAGGGTTTTGAAGAATAAACCTTTAGGGATGTATTGGAGATAATAAATGTTAAAAGTTGGATTAGAATTTTGTTAATCCAACTTTTTTTCGTACATTTGCAATGCAAAAAATTAAAAAAAATGGAAAAGATATTATGTTTATTGCCTCTATGTCATGGTATTAGACTTGACAGTGGCAGTGTAGGAGTTAATTTATCTGAGTTTTTTTCTGCATTGAATACAGACGTGCAGTATCGTCCTATTGTTTTTCCTCCAATGGATGCACAGAAGTGTAATGACAATATTGTTGTGAAGCTTACAAACACAAATCCTAAGAATGAGAGGATAAAGTTTGTTGACTTAAGAAAAAAGAAATAATATGGCATTATTTAGAGAACAGTTAGAGCCTTATATGTACTCTGAGAAGAGACGTAAGCGCAAGTCCTACAAATGGGCTAAAAAGCAGATGAATAAGTGGCTTCGCATCAAGAACAAAAAGATTGGTGATGATGAGGTTGGCGGTCATGGTAAAAAGCAATGGCTTGGCTGGGAGTTTTAAAATTTGATGAAAAATATAAAGGCTAAGATTATTTCTTAGCCTTTTTTCTTTTTGTCTTTACCTTTTGATTTCGTTGTTTTTCTATGTTTGCTGATATTTTGTTCAAGAAGTTTTGTTGTTTTGGAGAATTGTATGATTTATATTCTTCTTCTGTTATCCAACCATTTTGATAAAGTTTCTCTATTACATTTTCTATTTCATCTTTTTTGAATAAGTTTTTAAAACCATTTGCAGCAATTAATCCATGATATTTGACATATATTGTATATGGCTTTCCTGTTTGATTTTTTGCGAAGCATACACCACATTGGTCACAGTGTGTTTCACCTCTGCTGCAAGGGCACTTATAGAAGAATTTACCGTTAATTTCACCTAGTATAGGTTGTCTGTTTTTAACTTGGTCTCCACCTTGTAAACTATTGTAGAATTTTTCCCCAACTGCTTTGAACATTCTAGGCTGTACATTTCCTAGATTAATTCCTTCGTGTGAAGGGTTTATTGCCATATTTCCAACTGCTTTTGAAAAATCTAGGTTTCTAGCTGTATATGCATGTGTGTTTATACCATATTTTTTCTTTATTTTTGCAGCAAATTTACTCCATAGGTCAACTGCAAGTTGGCATTGGAAATCACCTGTTTCATTGATACGTACATCAGTTATCTTATTTTCTGATTGTTGTATTCTTAGAAAATTTTTTTCTTGTTGTGTCAATTCTCTTCCTAATCTTAGTTGCATTCGTTGAAGTTCTTTTTTGTAAAGGTTTTCTGAATATGCATTACCAAGTTGTATATATGTTTCAATCAGATTAAAATAATCTTTCATTGGTTTTTTGTTTCCGTGCTGATATTGTTGCAACATTTGTGTGTGCATTAAGTCAGTTTTCCATCTATTGGTCAACACACTAGATTTACCTTTTGCTGAATATTGATTTTCTGCTCTTTGCGCATAACAAGCGCCATTTGTGATTGTACATATGCCTAAATAATATGAAGGACACATTAATGATGATGACATATTTATTATAAGCACACTAGATGGTAATTTGTCATTACCAGCATTACAAATGTTATTGGGTATTTGCATATATTCCTCGCCCATTGACTTAGCCTTTTCCATAGTGATGTCATATATTTTCTCACTAAGTTCACCAAATACTTCTTGTTGAAGCATTTTTTGTTTTGAATCAATTGCAGCCCAAATAGCTTTTAAATTAGGTTCTTTAGCATTACTTCTGTTATATGCAACGTTTTCTGCTTCATTTATTATAAGATTGTTATATTGGTTTTCTGTAATATTTATGTTCATTTTAAAAAAATATTTTTAACAATAAATATTAATTTTATTTGGAAATTTAACATTTTTTGTATATCTTTGCATTAAATTATAATAGATGAATGGATAATTTTAAAGTGATTATCGCAGGCTCTCGTGGTTTTAGTAATTATAAACTACTTAAAGAGCAGTGTAATAAGTACTTACGTGATAAGAGAAAGACTTGCGATATTATCATCGTAAGTGGTCATGCACGTGGAGCAGACCTATTGGGAGAGAAGTATGCTCAAGATGAGGGATTCTCAATGGAGATTTATCCAGCACAATGGGATAAGTATGGAAAACGAGCAGGATATAGACGTAATGAACAAATGGCAGAGGTTGCCGATGGCCTCATTGCATTTTGGGATGGGCAATCTAAAGGAACAAAACATATGATTGATATAATGACTGAAAAAAACTTACCAACAAGAGTAGTTAGATATGATACAACCAATTAGAAAACGAGTAGCTGAAGCAAATAAAATTGATACAAAGAAGTATAAATATACATTACTAATAGATGGAAACAATATCTTGAAGATTGCATCTGTTGACCATAAGATGAACAATGACGGAAAGGAATACGGCATAATATTAACATCATTGAGACTAATAGGCGATATACTTAGAAAGAAAGATTTTGACTATTGCATAGTTGCATATGATGATGAAGGTAGTGGTGTTCTTAGGTATCAATATTATAAAGATTATAAGGCAAATAGGGATAAGAACTATGAATTACATAACCCAAATAAGAGTGATTATGACAAATACATAGAGAACTATACGAGGAATGTGCTGAAATATTCTAGGGAGAAATGTGACAAGGAAAGTGAAGAAGAGAGTTTTGCAAGACAGAAGGAAATACTCCAGAGAATATTGGACGAACTTTGTATAAGACAATATGAGTTTGAGAATGTGGAGGGCGATGATATTATAAGCTATTATGTACATTCCAAGAAAGAAGATGAAAAAATAGTTATTGTTTCATCAGATAAAGACCTTACACAACTTATTTCTGATACTGTAATCATATATAACCCAAGGAAAAGAAAGTTTATCACAAAGGAAAACGCAAAAGAAGAAATAGGCATCTTATCGGAAAATGTCGTGTTAGAGAAAATAATATGTGGTGATGTATCCGACAACATTAAAGGTGTTAAGGGTGTTGGTAGTGAAACATTGAGGAAGTTATTTCCAGAGATAGAGAAAGAAAAAATCGATTTGGAGTTCATTATGAGGCGTTCTAGGGAGTTGCTTGATGAGAGGAAGGCAGAGAAGAAAAAACCCCTCAAATCGCTTGAAAATATCATTAATGGGGTTACAGATGGATGCCAAGGAAATAGATTATATGAGATTAATGAGAAGATAATAGATTTATCTGAGCCTCTATTGACCGATGAAGCGAAACAAACAATGGATGATGAATTCCATGCTCCAATGGATACATCTGATAGGAGTATAAAGAATATTTACAAAATAGTAAGTGAGAACAAAGTGAATGATATTCTTGATGAGGATAAGTTCGGTAGTATTTTAGAACCGTTTGATAGAATACAGATGATGGAAAACAAAAGATTTAGAGATTATGCAGCTAGAGAAAAGAATTGAGATTAATAAATGTGAATGGCTAAGGAATTATCTGAAAAGGCTATTAAAGAATAAGGATTTTAAGAAGTACAATAGGACTAAAATATTGGTATATTATTTCCCCAATATATTATATGGCATATCATTAGATGATTTCGAAACTGCAATGGAGTATGCAGACGAAACATACATATACCTAAGAAATGAAGACCCAAGATGTAAGATTTTTGACAAAGTGTATGAAAAAATTAATGGCAGAGAATTTGTTCCCAATTCATGGGATGAGACTAGATATATTTCAATTGACGATATTTTTAAGCATTTTAATCTATGATTGAAGAGTTAAGTAAGTTCTTAAAGAAAAATATAAAATCCAATTACATGTTATATAGGAAAGTAACATTGATTCTTTATTATTTTCCAAATGTTAGAAATGACAAGACACGAGTAAAGAAATTAATAAAATTGGCAGATGAAGGAAGAATTAATGATATTACAATAATATTGGATAAATACGAAACTATACCAAATTGCTTTAGTAATTGCTTATTTCGTGGTTCAGTTTTAGTTAAGCCTTTTTTTAAACATTTTGGTCTTTAAATTTGGAATTTTAACAAATTTTATATATCTTTGCAACACAATTTAACAAATATGTTTAACTTTTAACAATTTTTAATTTATGGAAACTAAAGAAACTAAGGATTACAAAGAAGAGAGATTTGAATTTACAATCTATGTAAATGATAACATTATTTGTAAAAGAAATTTCAGAATTTTCAATTTCATTGAAAACAGTATGAATACATTGGAGTTCAAGGAAACTGTTGATGGTATTGTGAAGTTGATTGACGATGACTTGAAGTCTAAAAGTCGTGTTTATACATGGTGTTATTTTAATCCCAATGAAAAAGACGCATTTGAAGAATTTGCAGGGAAGCCACTTGACCCTTGGGTTTGCACATTCAAGATTGTAATATCGGATAATAAAAGGGATGTAATCACTAGGATTTGGGACGGATATGCTTATCCTAAGTTTATTCGTGATAAAGTTGACCTTAGCAATAAAAACGTCAAGGTAACTAATAAGGAAGGCCAGTCATTCTCGTATGATAAGGAGTCGTTTTTTAAGGCAAATGATGGGAGATTATCATTCGAACATGAAGTATTGAAGAAAATGATAATTGATAAGCCAGATGTATTGTTACAGATTACCAAGAAAATTTGTGAGGCTTGTTCACCATCAAGGGAAGAAATAAAAGATAAGGGATATTTTGATTGGAAGGAGAATAATAAATATCTCAGCAAGTACACTGTAATTGATGACTATGGCAAAGATGCAAATGGAAAAACAAAGAAATACGCTTATAGTCTAAATTTGGCGAACAAAAAAATTGAAAAAGATTGGGAACGCTCAGTTATGGCTAAGACCAATCGTTATTTTAAGAATTTATTCTAAGGAAAATAATTTGATTTAAAAAGAGTGGTTTTTAATGGCTCAAAATAACAAGAAAGACCTAGGATTTCTAGGAGAAAAATTTCAATATAGACTAGCTCATGAGTTTATGGAAAACCACACTTTTTTTGAGGATTTGTGCAGTATAGTAGACCAGAATATGTTTACTGACCCAAACCTCAAGACATTTGTTGGTGTTATGAAAAATTATTTCGAAAGAGAGGGTAATGTCCCTTCTTATGAAATGATGGAAATTGAATTGCGAGATATTTCACACTCTGACAAAGAGATTGAAACATATCTCGCAATTATTGAAAAGATTAAAAATACCACAAGTGAAGGTGTGGATAGAATAAGGGAGAAGGCTGAGAAGTTCTTTAGGCAACAGAATATTGTAAAGACAGCTAATGAAATATTAAGAATTGCTGGGAATGGTGATACTGATAAGTATGATGCATGTGTGGGGTTGCTAAATGATGCAATGACGCAAGGATTACATAATGATTTTGGCGAAAAACCATTTGACCATATAAACGAAACCTTATCAGATGATTATAGAATACCAATTCCAACTGGTATTGGCAAAATTGATGAAACACTTGAAGGAGGTCTTGGCAAGGGAGAGTTAGGTGTTATAATCGGTCCTTCAGGATTCGGAAAAAGTAGTATGACTACTGCAATGGCTTCCCATGCTGCATGTAATGGTTGGAAGGTATTGCAAATAGTGTTTGAGGATAGAATCAAGCAGATTCAAAGAAAGCATCTTGGACGTATTACTGGGGTTGAAGCAAAAGATTTATCAAAACCAGATAACATTGATTTGGTAAAGGCTGCTATAGAGAATTTCCCAGATAAGGATAAACTTAACGAGAATCTTAGAATTGTTAAATTTCCAAGTGGTGAAAAGACTGCAAGAGACATCAAAAGGTTCATTATCAAACTTACGAATAGTGGGTTTAAACCTGACCTTGTTATAGTGGATTACTTTGAATGTCTTGCACATGAACCAAGCCGTGATGCAAGTAATGAGTTTGAAAAAGAAGGCAAGACAATGAGAATATTCGAGGCAATGGTTGGTGAACTCAATATTGCAATGTGGATTCCATCTCAAGGTACTAAAGATTCAATCAATCTTGAACTTGTTACAATGGATAAAATTGGTGGGTCAGTTAAGAAAGCACAGATTGCCCACATTATATTGTCAATTGCAAGGACAGTGGATGATATCGCCAATAACAAAGCAACTATTGCAATATTGAAAAATCGTGCAGGAAAGTCTGGAAAAGTCTTTAACAATGTGGAATTTAACAATGGAACATGCCGTATAAGTACTGATAATGTTAATGAATTGGATAGTTTGTTCGAACTTAAACAAAAACAAGAAGAAACTAAACTAAATATTCAAAAAGAAGTTTTTTTAGCAAGTAAAAACGATAAAAAATAATTTTTTTATCTTTTTCAATCACTATAAATTGGTTATCAGAAACTTATAAAATTGATGACCAATTTTTTTTATTTTTGATTGTTTTTTATAGTTTGAAATCATATTTATTTTAACATCAGATGTAAAAATAAAATAATGGTTAACCGAATCTAAAATAATAAAATAACGGAAATAAAGTTTTGCTTTAATGGAAGTAAGAAAAAGTGATAGTACCTTTGAAGAATACAATTCTGATAAGGTGAAACATGGAATCTGTGAGGCATATACAGCAGTAAAAGAAGTATGTCCAGATGGATTAATTGAATCTCTAATAGATAATCTTTTTATTTATGACAAGATTTCTTCAAATGAAATCAGAAGACAAGTTGAAGAAGCATTGATGTCAGTAAATAAAAAAGTTGCAAGAGAATATATTAAGAAATTTGAAGAGAAACAAGACAAGGATAAAGTCCTTAAAAAGGATAGTGACTTCATAAGGGATTATATCAGTGCGTCAAATGCCTCAACTGGTTCTAAATATGATTCAAACGCCAATGTCGAGAACAAAAACGTTGTTACCTTGGGTCAAGAACTACATAAAGGGAAAAACATTCAACAAAATAGATATATAATGCACAATAAAATAAAAGCATTGTATTCTAAAAAACTTGCAGACCAATATATAAAAGACTTAGAAAGCCATGTTCTGTATAAACATGATGAAAGCGGAACTCCAGGATATCCATATTGTGTTGCAATTACGATGTATCCATTCCTAATTGATGGTTTAACAAAAATTGGAGGACAATCTAAAGCTCCAACTGATTTGAAGTCCTACTGTGGAGAGTTCATTAATCTAGTATATTCGGTTTCATCACAGTTTATGGGCGCAGTTGCTACCCCAGAGTTCCTTATGTATATGGATTATTTCATCAGAAAAGACTATGGTGATGATTATCTCGAAATACTTAATAAGGTTGTAGAGATAAACAGAAAGAGTAGAACACTTGAGCAAGTAATCGAGAATGCGTTCCAGCAAGTTGTGCATTCAATGAATATGCCAGCAGGTAATCGTGGTTATCAAACAGTTTTTTGGAATGTTGGTTATTTTGATAAAAATTATTTCGATGGTGTATTTGGAGAATTCAAGTTTCCTGATGGAACAGCGCCAAAATGGGAAACATTGTCTTGGTTGCAGAAGAAGTTTATGAAGTGGTTCAATGAAGAAAGAACCAAATATATACTTACATTCCCTGTCGAAACAATGGCAATGCTAACAGATGGACACGATATAGTAGATAAGGAATATGCTGATTTCACAGCAGAAATGTGGGCTGAGGGACATTCATTCTTCTGTTATTTGAGTGATTCACCAGATAGTCTATCAAGCTGTTGCCGACTAAGAAACTCGCTTAAAGATGGTGAAGATGAAGAACATAACCATACAACACATCAATTCTCAATGGGTACTGCGTCAGTTGCGACTGGTTCTAAATCAGTTATGACTATTAATCTCAACAGAGTAATACAGAATGCAGCAAGAGAATACTTTGAGGAATACGAAGGAATTATACTAGAGAGAGAACAGCAAATAGATATTAATAAAGTAAAGGATAAGAAATTACTTTATCAGTATATCTCAAACGGTATAACTGAAATTACTGAAAGAGTTCATAAGTATCAGAGGGCATTTAATGAGATTATAAAGGATTTCTTGAATGCAAATATGCTTGACATCTATAGAGCTGGCTTCATTAATATGAAGAAACAATATCTTACTATTGGTGTTAATGGACTAACAGATGCAGCAGAATTCCTTTCAATAGATGCAAATCTTAACGATGATTACAAGGAGTTTGTTAATCTAATTCTTGAAACTATTAATATTTCCAATAAAAAGGATAAGACAAGGGATTGCATGTACAACACAGAGTTTGTACCTGGCGAGAATCTTTCAAATAAGAATTATAATTGGGATAAAAAGGATGGATATTATGTCTCTCCAAAACATATAATGTACAGCAGCTATTTCTTCAATCCTGAGGATACTAGTCTTTCAATATTGGATAAGATGAAACTGCACGGTAATGAATATGTAAAGTATCTTGACGGAGGACAAGCAGCTCACCTTAATATAAATGAACACCTTTCATTTGAGCAATATAGACAACTACTAAGGGTTGCTTCTGAATATGGGTGTAGTTATTTCACGTTCAATTGTAAGAATTCAGTTTGCAACGATTGCGGTCATATAAGTAAAGATACTCTTGATGTTTGTCCTAAATGTGGTAGCCATAATATAGACTATTTAACTAGAATTATAGGTTATCTTAAGCGTGTTAGCTCATTTAATGAAGCAAGACAGACCGAGGAACATATGAGATATTATAATGTAGAATAAATAATTTGGGTACTCAATCAGTACCCAATTTTAATCTTAGAATGATTGATATGATACAGATACTTAGAAAAGAAGGATGGGTTCTGAACCCGAACGATAAGGTTGTGAATGCAATACTTAAAAGGTGTGAGAAAAACGAAAGACTGTGCCCTTGCGTACACAATTCTGAGGATTATGAAGGAAAGGATTTGCATTGCCCTTGTACAGATTATACTATAAAGGGTAAATGCGAATGCGGATTATATGTATTAGATGGAACAAAAATACCAAAAAGAGAAATATAAGTTTTATGGTAAAATATTATAATGCAATGGTGGTATTTGAGGAAATACCAAATGAGATAACGTTGGCGGTTAACATAACCAATTGCCCTTGCCATTGTAAAGGATGTCATTCAAAGTTCCTATGGGAAGATATAGGTACTGAGTTGACTACTGAAGAATTGGATAGGCTGATAGAGAAAAATAACGGCATTACAACTGTATGCTTTATGGGTGGAGACGCTGAGCCACAAGCAATACAAGATTTAGCAGAATATGTGCATGATAATAAACACCTAAAGGTTGGGTGGTATAGTGGAAGAGATTCGTATTATAAAAGTATCAATTTCCATTATTTCGATTACATTAAGTTAGGACATTACGATGAGGAATTGGGTGGATTGAATAAAAAAACCACAAATCAAAAACTTTATAAGCTGAAACATAAGATTTTTGAGAGTGAGGGCGTTGAACAGATTGATTTTGAGGATATAACTCATTTATTTTGGAAGAAAGGTAGCTAGAAATGGCTACCTTTTTATATTTATAGATATGAGGAATATAATATATATAATAATGTGTATTTTCTTCCTTTCTTGCAATCCGAAGGTGATTGAGAAGATAGACAAGGGAGATGTCATGGTCAATACAATGAAAGGTAAATATTCATATGTACAGTTTGATTCGATGTGTGTTGCAGATACATTACCTAAGAGTTTGACCGAATGGAAGTTCCTTGGGCTTAAGGAATATGAGTCAAGGGACAAGCATTCACTTTTCCTCTATATGAAATCAAACGGCAGATATGAGACCGTGTATAAGGTAGAGGAGTTGATGAATGACAGTGTGAAAATAACAAAGCGTATAATTAAGGATTAACTATGAATTACGGATTTGTACCTTCGAAGATGGATGGGTCTGAAACAAAGTTCAAGAAAATTAGGGACTTTGAAATACCAATTGAGTATTCATACAAGAAATACCTTCCATCAGTTATTGACCAAGGAAATAAGCCTATATGCGTTCCTTGCTCATTGTCTGCCTATATAAATTGGGTAATAAATACAGATACTGGAGAAAATAAAGTCGATAATGAAGTTGATTTACAAGAGATATTTGACAGCAGTTCTGTTAAAAGCAGTGAAGGAATGACGTTTAAGGATGGACTTAAGTTTTTAAAACATGAGGGTGTATCAACTAAGGAAGGTGTTGAGACTATAGATAGATATGCCACAATTGGTAGTATGATTTGTTTAAAACAAGCCCTTATATTAAATGGACCATGTGTAGGGGCATTACCAGTATACGATTCAAGGGTAACTGAATTTTGGGATAGTGCTTATGGAGATTATGAAGGTGGTCATGCTGTTGCCATTGTCGGATATAATGAAGATGGATTTATTATAAGGAATTCATGGGGAAGGTCTTATGGCGATAATGGTTATTCTATTATACCATACGATGATTTTAATAAATTTATGGAAATTTGGACAATATATTGAATAAAAAAAGCGTAGGATTGTTCCTACGCTTTTTTCTTAAAGCTCTTTCTTAGCCTTATTTAACATTGTATCATAGTCGCTTGTTGCGTGACATACAGCGTGTGTTGCTCCACCAAGCACCCTACCGTTAATTGTATCTGAAGTCCAGTGCCACCTTACAATAGTTCTGTTGATAGCGAACTGGTTTGCCTCCTTCATAATCTTGTCAGCCTTCTCTGGGAACAATTCAACAAGCATCATTGCAGCGCCCCACATACCACTTGAGTGACCTGAAGGATATGAGTTGGCATAAAGCGAATTCTTCTTCGTCTCGCAATACTTGTCCTCTTGTGCTTGCGTGTATACCCAAACGCCATCCTTGTTGTAGTATCCTACTGAGTTTGCAGTCTCCTTACAGCCATCATTGTCTTCAATGTCAATCTCACACAATACGTTTCTTCTGTCATCGGTTGTAGAGTTCTTTTTCGCCTCTTGTTGCCAAGAACAGCCAGGTCTTAATCTACCATATTGTTTAGGGTTAACAGTGGCACTCTGCATTATACCCCTTGATGCGCTTGCAACATAAAGCATAAGCTCAGCCAATCCCCCTACATATTTATCAGGAGATATTTCAGTGCCTATGGTCTCCTTTCCAAATACTGGATGGAACTTGTATTGACCTATTACCTTATCTTTGCCAAATACGTGATACTTACAGCATTCCTCATCAGCAATTGCTTGCACACTGCTTGCAGAATATTCTACGCTGTTCATATTGTATGTCTGCACAACCATTTCGTGTATTGCAGCATCTACTGACAAGTTCTTGTTGCTCTCCTTCTTCTCATTTGGGAATGTCTCATCAGGACGTGTTGTATATCCAGGAGCATAAGGACCAGGCGCTGTTGGAAGGAACTTCCTGAAGTCAATGAAGAAATCTCCCTTGCTCACAGCATCTCTGCTGCTTTTACTCAATACTTCAAGAGATTGGTCATATTTGCTACCACCAATTTCAGCCCTCATCGCATCAACATTAGGTTTCTTCAAAGACCTCATACTGCTGTATAGTGTGGAAGCAACCAATCTTGCCACATTAGGGTCTGCCTTGAACTTATAACCATATATGTTTGAATATCTGTCATACCCACCAAGTTCATAGCCAATCTTAAGCATATATGACCTGTATCTTGGCTTTAGTTCTGACAATTGAAGTGCAAATAACCATCCCACCATACTGATGAATCCCTTGCTTTCTGTGCCATCGTTGCCGTATATGTTATATATGTTAGGGAAATTCTCCTCTTTGTATAACTGTGGTACACCATTTGTAGAGTCAACCTCGTTGAACTGATTCTTTGCCTCATCATATAACACCTTCAGATAGTTATATGTTGCACCGCTTCTAGCAATGACAGCATATTCCTTGAACGCATCGACATATGTCTCAAATTCCTTGTCAATACCACTTTTCTGGGTTACATCGAAATAGTCATCCTTAGATACATTCTCACCTTCTAGATGTGTTATGTATCTTGTGGTTCTTTCCTCACCGTCATTAGTCTTTGACACGATGGCGAATATCTTTCCGTCTTCGAATTTGAAATCCTTAAGGAAATCCTCACCAGTCTTCACTCCTATGACAGACCACGTGCATTCACACATATTGCCATTGTCATATGTACCAACTTGTATTGGCTCAGATGTTACACCTGATGGTATAGAATCTTGAATTCTATGTGTCTCACTTTCACAAATGCAAGGAGGTTCTGGTTCTGGAGGAGTTGGTGTATCTCCAGTGTCAGGTGTGTCACCAGTGTCAGGGTCTGGCTGTGGGTCAGGGTCTGGAGTAGGTGGTGTTGGTGTGTCTCCTGTGTCAGGGGTGTCACCAGTATCAGGTACTGGTGTTGGGTCTGGTTTCTTATTATTTATAAAGAACCAAACAACACATCCTATTATAAGGATGATGAAAACAATTAAAACTATTAATCCTGTACTCATGTTTGTATATTTTTTTTAATAAATAGTAGTTTTCGTTAAAAGGTATTTACCTAAATTTTATTTATTTTAATGGTTTAAAAAATTATTTTTTATATACTTATTATAAATAATTTTTGAGATAATGGCTAAAAGACAATATTTTGGTATAAAATACCCTTTTCGTACAGATGGATTTCAGCACTTTTTCATCGACACAAACGATACTCCAAAGGAAAAGGCTAGAAGCGAGATTATGCATATCGTATTCACTCCTAAAGGGCAGAGGATTAGGCTGCCTGAGTTTGGAACAGACCTTATCAAATTCATATTTGACCCAAATGAAGGGGTGACATGGGAATCAGTTAAAAATGAAGTGAGTGAATCAGTTAGAAGGTGGTCTAACGATATAACACTTAACAATATACAAGTGGTTAAGAATGAAGAAGATGAATCAGAAATATATGTGAGACTTGATTATAGTGTTACAGAAGGGAATAAAATAACTAATGACAGCATAGTAGTACAAGTATAATGGAAAAAAAGATAAATTATTTGCAACGAGATTTTGAAGGTATAAAAGAAGAATTATTAAAATTCAGTAATCAATATTATCCAGAAATATTCAATGATTTTAATGATTCTAGCATTGGTTCATGGTTTATCGACCTTGTTTCAGCAGTTGGTGATGACTTAAGTTACCATACGGATAGAATGTACCAAGAAACTAATCTTGATAGTGCGAATCTTAGAAGCACTGTATTGAATATGGCTAGAACTAATGGATTGAAGATTCCAGGACGTAAAGCATCTACATGCGAAATAGAAATTAGTTGTGAACTGCCAGTTAATAGTACAAATATATCTGTCCCAGATTGGCAATATGCTCCAATATTACAGAAAACTAGTATCGTTTCTGCTGGGGCATATAACTTTGAACTAATGGAAAATGTGAATTTTGCTGAACAATTCAATGAGAATGGCTATTCTAATAGAAAAATAGTTGCGTCTAGAGACAATAATGGTAATATTACAGGATATACTGTTACCAAGTCTACTATTGCTGTAAATGGAAATACCAAGGTATATAAGAAAGTTATATATTCATCAGACCTTCAGCCGTTTATGGAATTTGTATTGCCAGAATCAAATGTTATGAATGTAGAATCAATAATATTTAAAGAATCTTCTGATTTTAATGAAAATCCAGAGATATATGAATATTATATTGATTCTGAAGAATTTAGGACTACAAGTGCTGCTGTAATGACATATCGTTTTTTTGAATGTGATTCATTGGCAGACCAATGGAGGTTTGGAAGCGAATTCAATAAGATTGATAATAATATAATTAAGGATATATATAATCCAGAGGTATATGATGATGATACTGAGGGTGATAGCACCACTACAAGAACAACTAGATATTATCGTGGTAAGTGGAAACCATTAACTCAGAAGTTCATCACGGAATTTACAGATAATGGCTATATGAAGGTAATATTTGGTGCTGGAAATGGATACGAGACAGTTCCTAGTAATACTACAACATATGGTCAATACATAGCCTCTAGAATTATTAATAATGATATGTTAGGGGTACTACCAAAAGAAGGATGGACTATGTTCATACTTTATCGTGTAGGTGGAGGAATATCAACTAATTTAGGACCTGGTTCAATCAACAAAATTACAGTCGCAAACATAGATTGGGGCAATGTGGAAGGTACTAACGGTACTATTAGAGGTAATGTAATTAATTCCATGAAAGTCACAAATATTTCAACAGCATTGGCTGGTAAAGACGAACCATCAACAGATGAAATAAAGGCTCTTATGAAGTACAATACATCATCACAGAACCGTGCTGTGACTGTTAAGGACTATAAGGTTAAACTTATGCAGATGCCTCCTAAATATGGTGCTCCATTCAGAAGCAGTGTTGTGGAAACTAATAACAAGATAGAGATTGATATGCTTGGACTAGATGGAGAAGGAAAATTGACATCTTATCTACCAAGTACATTGGTTGATAATATAAAGGAGTACATGACCAATTACAAGCAGATAAATGATTACATTGAAATTAGAAGCGGAAGAATCTATAATATCGGAGTTGCAGTTGATTTGTTTACTGACAAAAATTACAACACAGCCAATGTCGTTTCAAATGTCATAGAGAAGATTAAGGATTATTTCAATGTTAATAATCATGACATGGGTGAGGATATATTTGTCGGTGATTTGGAGAAAGAAATCAATACGCAAGATGGCGTAATCAGTATCATCAGCCTTAAAGTGTATACATTGCACGGCAACGGCTATAGTGAAGATATATGCCCTTTACCAACGATAGTGGAAGGTAGTAGCTGTGACACTCCTACTGAAAGCATGTTTGAGGGACAAAAACAATTGGATTTAAATGCTACTGATAAAGTTTTGTATAGTGATTACAACAGCATGTATGAGATAAAGAATCCAGATGGAGATGATATAAAAATTAGGGTTAAAACCATTTAATTGTTAACGAAAATAGTGTTATGGCATGTAATTGTAAGAAAAAGATTGAAATTGAGGACAAATATGGTGTTCCTCAAGAAGAGACCACGTTAGAAAAGGGGTTTAGATTATCATATAGAATAATGATTTTTACGTTTGCAATATTAATCACAATGGTAGTAGCTCCTACCATAATTATAATTGCATTATATAAAATGATTTTCAAAAATAGTGAACCAATTGTATTACCAGAGTTCATGTCAAAATATATGAGAAAGAAATAGGTAATTTATGGATAAATCATACAGAATACATACTAATATATCTAAGGATACAGTTCTCAATGTTAATATGAAACAAGACTTTGAGTTTCTTGAAGTGTTGTCATTGAAACTTGCCCAGAAGGATGCTTATAAGATACACTCTTCCAACTATGGCGTTATAGTTGGAAGGGTTCTTGCTAATGATGCATTTGGTATTCCTAATGCAAAGGTTTCCATATTCATCGAGAGAGATAACAGTGATACCACCGAAATTGAGAATATATATCCTTATAATGATGTCACAACAAAGGATAGGAAAAACATAAGATATAATTTGTTGCCAGATTATAGTGATGACGAATGTTATAGAATTGTTGGAACATTCCCTAATAAGAGATTATTATTGGATGATGATACATATCTTGAGGTATATGAGAAATATTGGAAATATACTACAGTTACCAACAATGCGGGTGATTACATGATATTTGGCATCCCAACGGGTTCTCAACAGATTCACACTGATATTGACCTTTCGGACATTGGTATATTATCCCAAAAACCTCGTGATTTCCTATATAAAGGATATAATATGACTGAATTCGATAATGCAAATCAATTTAAGTCTAGCACTAACCTTGATAATCTGAGGCAGATAATATCACAGAATAAGAGCGTATTTGTTTATCCATTCTGGGGTGATATTGAGAATGGTATTGCATCGATTACGAGATGCGATGTGCAAGTTGATTATAAATTTGAACCAACTTGTATATTCATGGGTGCAATCATATCTGACAATGAGGCTAATGCAATAGGGCATAAATGTGCCCCATCTGAAGAAAACGGCATGAACAATCAATTGGTTGCTGGAGAAGGCACAATTGAGATGATTCGTAAAACTGTTGATGGACTTGTTGAAGAATACCAGATTCAAGGAAATAGGCTTATTGACAGTGATGGCGTGTGGTGCTATCAGATTCCAATGAACCTAGATTATATAGGTACTGATGAATACGGTAACATAATACCAACAGATAACCCAAATAAGGGTATCCCTACAAGGACACAAGTAAGGTTTAGATTCAGTAAAACAGAAACTGGTGATGAAGGTGTATCTCGTCATACAGCAAAATACCTTGTACCAATGAATCCTCCTATAAAGGAAGATGAAATGAAGCCAAAGTCATTACTTGATGGCGCTAATTTTGAACGTTTGTATAACTTCGGTTCAAATACACCACAAAGTTGTTTCCGTGACCTTTATTGGAATAATGTATATTCTGTAAAGAACTATATACCAAAGGTACAAGTGGCACATAGACCATATTCACCTAACTATGGCTCATTGAAAGGGAGTAATATCACTGATAACCAAAATCCTATACCATTCAATAAGATGCAGATTGAAATACCATTTATGTATATGATTGTGTGCATCCTATTCACTATAGTAATGGTTATCATAGCATTTATAAATGCAACGTTGATTTGCCCATTGAATGCAATGATTCAATTGATTAACAATGTGTTTGGATTATTAAAGAAGCCTTGGCCTATTAAGTATTTGTTTAAATGGATTCCAGATATACCATATATTGCTTGTGTTCAATTGGCAGCTGGCTTAACTGAAGGCAATGTAATGTATCTTCCTGGGTGTTATTGTGGTAAGGGAAAAGATGCCGCTGATTGTGACCCAGAAGTACCAAACTGTAGGAAGAGTGAGAATATGGGCGAATTACTAGACATCATCCAAGAAAATCTAGCACTCCAATATAATGTGGTTAAATTGGATTTCCATCAAGATTGGGTGAATGGTTGCCTTTACATGCCGCTATGGTATTGGAGAAAAAGAAAAAAGAAGACATTCTTGTTTGGTTTGTTCAGCAGTAGCGCAAAGAATGAGTTTTGCGATTGTGATAGGACATACAGTAGGCTTAAGACATATTTCACTTGCGATATCCCATATGAAGATGAAAACTTGACTGTTGAATCATCTGCTAGTAGTTCTGAAGAAGATAGATGGCATAGAAGTAGGTCTGGTGGTGTCCGTTTTCCAAATGGTCTTATCAAGGGTGTTACCAATAAGGATGGCTTGACTGCATATTATTATGTTGCGATGCAGCCTACTGATGATAACTATTATGAACCAATTGAAACTCGTAAAGAAGGTTTCTTTGTGATAAGACTATATGCGACTGACATAATACTATTGGGTAACTTGAATGAGGACAATCTGTATGGTATACCTCAGTTCTTTAAAGTATTGCCATCAACAACAGCAAATATACCACCAATTGCCTCAATAGAAGAAAGTCTAGAGGATGAAGATAAGAAGGTAGAAAACAACAAATACGATTCTACACAAAGTGAAGATAGCGGTACAACCATTACTAATGGTATGGTTTGGCGTAGAGGTGGAGATGAGGCAGTACCTACTTATGGAAGTGGTCTACTCTTAGACCTTGCTTGTACATACGCAGACACAAAACTAAAGTCTTGCATTAACGTGGAGAGACTTAGTGAATTAGGTGTTAACCTTGACATGACATACAATATGTCTTATTCAAGGAATGGCAATAATATACAAAGAGGTGTAATCGAGGCTGACGGTTTTATCACCAAGTATGAACTTGATGATATGGATAATCGTGCAATGTTCGCAACGTTAAATCACATTGGTTTTGTGCCGCAAGCATATCAAGATAGTATAAGCGGATATACAACACAAGTTGAAGATGAGAATACAACATATCTTGTTCCTAAGTTCAGGTTCATTTATCCAACAGACTTTGATGGCAGAATGGATGAGATAATGAAGAGATACCAGAATGGGTTTGAACAAGCAATGTATGATGAGCAAGACCAAGCGTATCTAACATTTAGGCTTGGTGGCGATAAAGAAGGTGCTCATGGAAGATACAGGCATTTCTACTATAAAGAGGGAGATGCTTTCCACTTTCCTTTGTATAACAATTCATTCTATTTCTATTTTGGCATAAACAAAGGAAATACCGCAATTGATAAGTTCAATAACCTATACATGGCAGATTGTGTTGGCAACGAAATTGAACCATTCTCGCTTAACCTTGATACTAAGGGCAAGTCATACTGCCCTACAGCATATTCTAGCATCACAGATTCTTATGGATATATAAAGGTAGAACTTGATGATATACAAATCCCTTATTCATATACATTATATGACTCGTATGGCGAAGTTGTTATAGGTGAAACCAATATGACAGCATTAACGTTTACTATTGGTGATGTTAGTAATGATGGTGATGGTAAAGTTAAATACCAAGATGGTGTGATAGTTGAGAATGAGTACGGACTTTCTGGTCTTACCAATCAAACGTATAACTTGGTTGTAATGGATGATAACGGTAAGAAGGTTAACAGAAGAATTGAACTTAGTATGCCAACTCTTTCTTTGAATTATGCATCCTATAAACTTGGCACTAAATTTTATGATGTAGCCAATTCTCCAAAGGAATATATATGCGATGAAGATAATGAATTCTATGGAAGGATTGAAATCGATGACATTGTAATCGATGGTATGGATTGTCCAATTTCTAGTACCACTAGCTTTGAATCAGGAGAAACAAGTGATGAAGGTGAATATGTATTTGAAATCTCAGGCTTGAAATCAACCAATGGTAAGATAAGTGGTGGAACAGTTTATCTTCATTTCAGTACCATTGAGGCTGAACGCTACGATGAGATAAAGGAATGCTTATGCGGAGAACCAGATGAACCTAGAGTGAGTGTAAAAACAGAAGGAGAAGGGGAAAATCAACGTTCCTACATACAATTCAATGTATATAAGCCAAAGAGGTATATGATGGAATTAAAACAATGCTGTGCTGAAAGTGGTGAGGCAGAAACATGTACTGAACTAGAGGAGAATAAGACATCAGAAATTGTAAAAGTCCCAAATGGCGAGAATTTCAATACATTCTTAAATACAATGCCTACTAGATTCATGCTTGGCACTAATAATGATGATTCACATGCTTCTATTGCGAATGGTAATTATTTTTACAGAAGTGAACATGTTAGTAATGCAACTGATGAAGGTGTTAGAGGATGGTTTGGTGTACATCAAGAAGATACGTATAGATTTAATGATACAGTTTCAGAAAATGAGATAATATGGGAGGATTTCATTAAATTTGGTGGAAGAAGAATTACAGACCCAGTTGCGAAACTGAGCATTATTGATTATAAGTTTGATAAGATGTTTAGTTTATCAAATGCAGTATATGTATCTGGAGAGTTCAGATACACTTCTGTCGGTGGTGTACAACCTACATTGTACAGAAGTGTTACCCCTTACTATGGGAACTCTAGGACTGCTAATTCCCAATATGTCTTTGGTGACACCAATTATGTTACGGTTACTAGACAACTGCCAAATATCATTGGTAATAACTATGCTATATATGGAGATGATGAAGCACGAAGTGGCATACCAACGTTTAATGATTTTTATAATAATACAGATAAATTAGGTAACTACTTTGCAGCATTCACCAATGACGGTGGCTATATAAACAAAAAAGAAATTGACCCTAAAGAGGTGGTTATAAAGAGTCCAAGTTATGCCCTTGTTAATGTTAACGAAAATACTAAGCCAAAAGGGAAGCAAGAGAAAGGTAGTATTACTTCATTTCCATATGCATATGACAAAGACGAAGGCAAAAAATCACAGCCATATCTTAGAGCATTGACAGTTGATAGGAGGCTTGACTATGATTTGACATTCATCGGTCCAGCTGTTGGCACTAAGTTCAATCTATACGAACATAATGATGAAAGTAAAGATATGGACAAACTTTGGAAGTCTGCTCGTGTATTTGGAACATTCTACAATGGTATCGAGATGTCATATGATGAGGATTATAACATAATCAGTGCTGAAACTATCGTTGATTCCGCAACAACTGATATTATCAGTGCTTCTGCAAATACATTCTTGGAGTATAGTTATAGCATATCAAGTGGTGAAACGGATGCCATAACGATTTATAATGAGCCAACTGATGTATTTTGGGAGAGAGACCTTGCAAGTGGGTATACACCTACAGATGGAGAAACCATGAACAAGCGTTTCTATGAAGCATCGTTGCTTGGTGTTGACATTAGGGATTATTTCTGGTCAACATTCAACAAGAATAGGCTAAGTAAATATGTTGCTAGTGGACAGCCATCATATGATTCTAGCGGATATACGCCTTATGTATTTTTATACCCAAGTGGCCAAGCAAGTTATTATAATGGTGACTTTAATAGGGATGATGCAGTTATGTCCAATAAATACCCAACTAGAAGATATGTAGATATATGTAACATATTACCTATGGGTAGTTATTCGATGACAATTACCCCATGCTCATATGGCGGTGTGAGAAGCGTAATCAATGAAGACAGTACAATAACTGCTGAAGCAAAGGAAGGAGAAGGAATTGATGTTGACTTATCATTTGAGAATCCTATAAGATTTATGCAATACCCAAGTGAGAAAAATGATGTTGGCAATGTGGAATATTCTTTAGGTGAAAATGGAAGTGATTATACTAGATTTAATGCATCCGTTGCTAATCTTTATTTCACTTTAAATAAAACTATATCTGATGAGTTTGACGTATATACAGCACTTCCAAGGGTAATTAAAGTGTTGCCATACATTGATGGCGTTGATGGCATAACATACTTTAAAACAGCAACACCAACTGGAGAAATAAAGGCTAGTAAAACAGTTGATGAAGCAATTAATGATGTTACTTTATATAAATTTGATGGTGGGTTTTATTTGTATTTATTTGGCATTGATTTAAGAGATGTCATATTGCCAGATGGAATATCCATTGAAACTAATTCTTTAATAGGTGCGAATGACCAAAAGATACTTGATGATTTCTCGTCATTTTGGGAAGAAAGCAGCGAATCATTTATCACAACAGATAATGACAATTTTGATAAAATTGCATTTAGAACTAGTATTAACTTAGATGACGTAAAGGTATTCTCAATATTAGTTGATAAATATTGTGTTGATAACTCTAATAGTAGATTAACTAAAAAAGTTAGAACGATTGAAACAAGTGAACTATTCGATGCTAGGGATATATTAATGAAATTTGTTAGTGGAACAGAAAGCGCCCCATTGAGCTATGTTGAGGCAAAGGATATGAAGTTAAGCGGTGGCACTGAAGAAATTCAATACATTCAAACTACAGCATTTGAAATTAAGGTTGATGCTGCTAACGGAAATCCAACTAGTATTGCAAATCAAGCATTTGCTAGTTTTGATAGCATGTCATTCACATTGGTGTTTGATGATTACACAACTCAGTATCAAGTTGGATGCCAAGTTAGTGGTGAAAGCGAGAATGATAATTCAATGATAGTACGTATAAGCGGAAAATGGACTCCAGAAATGGGCACATTGTTAGATAGTGGAAAGCAATGGAGATGCTATTTAATGGCAAAAACAAGTTCTGGTTTCTCTTATAAAATCGGACCTTTTATGCTTAGTGGCAATAGTAAAGAATTACCCGAAAAAGACCATTTTACAATAACAGAAGCACAGATTATAATTTAATTAAATGGATACTCAAATTTTTCTTAATGAATTCGGCAGTAAGAAATCTGTCAGCAATACAAGTGGTTTAAACGTGGCTTTGGGTGGTAAAAGAAGGCTTTTACCATCCACTGACATGTCATATGTAATAAGTGCATATGACCAATATTCAAAGGAAAGAGAGGCATGTAACATAATAAGACTTACATGTCAAGTGAATCCTGTTTGTTCTAACGTGCTTTTTAACCGTGTGACTGAGATTGTAAAGGATGAGGGGAGTAGTGGGCTTACAATGCTTAATTATGGCTTTAGTAACACTGAGGCTAGCGCTTGTGGAGAAGACAATGCATCTAGTTATTGTATATTTGATAATGTGAAATACAAGCCAAAGACGATGGAATTTTGGAGTGGTAATACATCACAATATACTAGCATGATTGAATCACTATCATATGAAACCCCTTTATCAGAAGCTGTGATAACTTTAAGCGAAACTGACGGTACTACAAAGCCTTTTGGTGATTCAAGTGGCATATCTTGTGCAAATGCTATTAGGGATATGCAATTATCTAAGGATGACAGTAAAGGTAGCCATTTCGTATATCATTGTGGATTGGATATATTCAATAATCATTTAATAAGAAGTAAGACATTCAAACCAGTAAGTAAAAGAGAAAGTGATGAAGGTAGTGAAGAGTACACTGCATTCAATACAATTGCTGACGTAATGCGTGATGTTGATGGTAATAAGGTAATTGAGAAGATGTATTTCCCAGTAAGCGCTCAAGTTGATGGTAATGCTAAACTGATAATGAGGCACTTATACGAATATGATGACATATATACCTTTGACGAAGCAGTAGAAAACAAACTTATCGAGAAATATAATGGGTGGTTTGGATTTATCAATTCTTCTAAGATAAAATCGTATTTTGATTTTGATACTAATTCCTCTTTGGGTTTGGAAAGACCATTAATGTATATGAATGGTGGCGATTTCGTTGACATGTATCCAAGTCGTGATTTATATTCATTTGTACCGAAGTGGAACAATTTCAAACATAGGATAGAAAAAAACTGGAACTATTGCATAACATATCCAAGTTCATCTACTACAAATGGGTTTGATGATATCATAGAGACTAACAATGGCGTTAATTCATTGAAAGTGATGTATTTCGATGAGAATACTAGGTCTGATAATGGCACTGCGCAATTGGTTATGTACAGTATTGCGAAGCATGGTTTATCCAAAGGTGATTATGTAAATATATATAAGACATATGAAGAGAGTGGCGAGACCATTACTGAAAGGATAATTGAGAATGCAAAGGTAGATGAAATCGTAGATGATTACATTTTCACGTTATTTGGTGCTGATGTCCAGATAAGTGATACATGGGTTGAAGTGTCAAATGATGACATCATAAGTGGTATTACTATAAGTGGTGACAGTGCAAGTACACTATATGTATTGGATGATGAGACAAAGGATTTCTTCTATGAGTTCAATGACGATGATGGGGTTATAGAAAGATATTATATTGTCAATAAAAGAAGGGGGTATAATGGGTATGTCAATTTTGATAAAAATGCTCAAAACATATCATTCAAAAAGGTAGTGAATGGCATTGAATGCGAATATTATGTCAGGATTTTCTCAAGAGTCCCTAATTTCAAGTTTGCAAGTGGTGGTACTTCAGAATATGACCTATATGGTGAGGATAACGGGTTGTTGAAGGAATATCAAGACCCTAAATATGATTTTGAGAGCCATGTATCAAGACTAGCTTTTGCAAAGAACATATATTCAGATGATATAGGAGAGATTGTCTATACAGATGATATAGATATATCAAATCTTAAAGATAATCTAGGAAGACCATTATCTTCAGTATATTTGACATTGGTTAAGAACAATAAGGGGTATAAACAATGGTATGGCTTTACAAATAGTGCAGATACTTGGGATGTCAGTGAGGTTAGTGGAGATAGTATAGAGTATTCACATTGTTTTGGGAAGATTACTTGTGCATTTGATTGTTGCGAAGAATCTGCTAGAGATTACAGGATACTGAATATAAAGTCGATAAATAATAATGGTATGAATATTGGGTATGATTGTAGTTTAATCAATGGCGAAAGAGAATGGGGTTATGATGATAAAGATATATATCATATAGATGCTCAAGAAATCTGGTATGACTATGATACAAGTTATTACGGTGATTTGTCCTATTATGATGCATTCAATGCTGTTGAGAGGCATATACAACCAATGTTGCATAGATTCAACACCGCACAGAGGGAATCGAATAAATCAGAATCGACAGAATATTTTAACACATATATCTATGATGAGATTAAAAATGATGATTACGACAAAAATGATAAATATGAAATAAAAACAAATACTGAAAAAGATGTCAATAATCACAATGAGGGATATTATTATGTACCTCACTATGAGATACCAATAAAAACATTCAGTACCATCAATTCTGTAATGCCAATGTTCCTTAATATAAGGTCTTTGGTAAATACATCAAATGGAACTAGGATAACAGTATTAGAAAAACATTTCCTAGGGGTTGGTGACAAGGCGATGATATATGATACTGAGACTGATGAGCTATATTACTGTGTGACTATAAGTGGTGACAACGATAAGGTATTTGTATGTAACATCTATGATGAGGAAGGCAATAAGACAGATAGAATACCTGATTTATTCGCATCATCTGATAATCTGTTAAGGTATAGACTGTTTAAGATAGATAATCTGAACATACCTTCTTATGCCCATATTCTTAGGGATGGCACATGCAGATTCATATGGCGTGATATAATAAACAATGGTATGAATCCTTCTGATAAGACAATTGAAGAGTATCCTTTCACAAATGGGGCATTTTACATCAATAAGAGAGTCAACTTATATCTAAAGAGACAAGACCCGTATGACTTATATGGACTTTATTCCGATGATGATATTCTTGGAAGGGAAGCAAAGATTGAGAATGAGAATAATTATGTTAAAGAAAAAGATATAGTATGTTAAAATATAAAGTAAGACTTACTGAAAACGATTTCAAAGACAATAACATAATTTGGAGGGAAAAATATGTTGCACCAGATTTATCATTTATTTCTGGTGTAACAGACTCATCATATCATCTTGAAAAACATGATACAATATCTGTAATAAGCCCTTTGACTAATAACAACTCAGTACTAAGTGTCGAATGCGAGGTTGTTACAAGGCTTGGATATGTTATAGTAAGGGGTAAGAAATATCGAATTAAAACATTCAACGGTAACGATTATGTTGAACTTAATGGTAGGTTCTTCTATAAAAATAATGGTAAATTTACTATTAAGGATTGGCAGTGTGAAGTATTTGCTAGAAATGAAAATGGGAAATATGTACCAAAAATAGTTGAGAAAACTGTTGAGCCAACTATAGATGGTAATTTCATAAAACTTGATACTGTTTATTGGATTGAAGATGGATATGTAACCATTGATGGTAACAAATACATATTCGACAAAGATGAGCAACAGCCAAATGGTACTAAAGGATGCATCAAATATACTGACAAAGGAACTAATATAACAGCATTAGGAGATATAGATTGTATACCATACGATGATGTGTCATTGATACATGATGTATGCAAATTCAAGGCATATTCTATTCCATTTGTACAATATAAGCCTAAAAGCATTAAATATTGCGAGAAATTTTTCTATACAAAACATGGTGAGGACTATTGTCCAGTGATACCTAGTAGTAGTAAATATGTTTGCCAAGTCCCAAGTGAAAATGACCCTTCTGTTATAACCAATTATAACGTATCAGCATATACTGATGATGATACTAGTATTATTGAGATTACTACCAATGATGCACAAGACATAAATGATTTGGATAAGTTCAAGGCATTTATAAAGATTAATGATGATGCATATGAAATATTGGGGGACTATAGGGAAACTAGTGCTTCTAGGTTTATAATGGTTATGTTAGAAAACCAAGGGGCAACAATCAATGTAGGTGATGAAATCACATTTGTTTATACGTTAAATGGTGACGAATCATATATAGACCTTGAAGACAATGCAATCCTTTATGATGGTAACAGATATGATGCAGAGGCTAACTTGTTTGATAAAGCAGTTATTAATGGTAATGAGTATGACATTACATATGATGATTTTAATTCTAACATAGCATATGTGAATATTGAGGACGAACAAGTACCAATGAAGAAAAATGGTAATAAACTAGAAAGATATGGGCTTGTTATGGTCAGTGGGGATGTACCAACGAATGAATCATATGATATAAACTCATATTCTGGTGTTACCATCGAAGGCAATAGATATATCATCAGAGACAATGTTGCTGAATTGACCATTCCAAGGAAGATAAAGTTCGTGGTTGATGAGATTAAGGGTAACTCATTGTTTATATGTGAAGCCTCAATAAGTCCAAATGAATATTCATCTGGAACCATTCATACAATGCAGACAGAATTGGCTAGCGAAATCATAGCCAATCAAGATGGGTATTCATTACAGATAAACAATAATGTGTTTGGTTCAAAGCCGATATCAAGGCAATCAATATTTTCATCAGTTAGTGGCGCAATATCTAGTGATGACGCATATAATATATTCGATAACCTTGAGATTGAGAATAAGAATGGATATGTAAACATACCAATAAATCTAAACGTCAATGTTGCTAATAACCTATTGCAAAGTGAGATAATACAGAAAGATTTTTGCGAAAAGGAAAAAGAAAAAGCCATCAATAGGATTGTTGACTTAGAGAAAGATGTTTATACTCCAAAGATAATGCTAAATGCGAATTACAGTGGTTCTACGACTGATTTTACACCAGTACATACAATAAATGTTAACCTACATTTCAGAACTAGAAACATTGACAATTGGAAGGTGAATGAAGATTATAACGACATTTCATTAAGCGGTTTTTCAAACTGGTTTATAACTGATTTCGAGCCATATAGGTCTATGATTGCATCCGTATCTGGGATTCCAGAGACTAAAAAAGATGAGAGGAAAGACAAATATGAAAGGATGATTAGTTCCTCAGATTTGTTAGGCTTAATGTATTTTAACAACAATGATGTATTTTACCAAAAATCAAGGATTGCAAAATCTTTCTTAAGATTCTCATATTACGATTCCACTGACCCACAAACACAGTCATTGTTGGCAACTTCAACAGTGTTCATGGACGAGCATAAACTCTTCAAGAGATACATAGATAACTCAAGGAAAGGCATGAATACCTATATAAGTTTTTCAACTGATGAACTAAGTGGATGTGTGGAAACAAGTAGAATCAACGTAACTTCAGAACGTTTAAGGAATGAAAAGACTGAGAAGGGTGATGAAATTAATTTTATTAAAATAGGCGAAACTGGAAAAGAAAAATACATTTCAATTAAGGATGATGACAAAAGGATTGACTCTAGATTCGTAATTGATAATAAATATACTACGGATACTTCATCTGAAGGTTTCTACATATATATGTTTAGGGAATATGCTGAAAAACTACATCCAAAGCCTATTTATATGAAAATTGAATTTAACCATGCTGGAATTGGAAAAACAATACCATTCATAGTTCCAATGAAATGGACAAGTGGGATAACTGAAAATGATGAAAGCAATGAGATAACAGTAACTGAGAATGGCTTTGAAGTAGATGAAACGAGCAGTGCATCTAGTTCAAATACTGAATATTATGAGGTATATCCAGAAAGAATGTTGACACTATCAGCCAATACATCATCTGGCATGACAGACCTAGAAATCCTCAAGATGGGCATACCATTGTCTTGGGTATATGCACAAGCATACATACCATTATATGCTGTGTATGACTTTAAAAACAAGGAATATGGATATGTTTTTGATAATAGGTATGTGATGATTAAGGATAACGTGGTTACATTAAACCTTTTTGAAGCAAAGATAATGAATGATACTGACCCAAATAGTAATTATGGAACAGCAGTAATAAACTATAAATTCGAAGGAAATGAGGAAAATATATAAGACCATATCGTTAGAACCAATGACTAGCAGATTGCCTAGTGTTGTACCAGCATATATCCCTGGTACTAATACCCCCATTACCTTTGATGAAGAGTCATTGAGTGGTAGGGGGTATGCATATACTAGCAACTGGGGTTTGATACCTTGTAATGTGGAATTACCTAGTGGCATCTGCCATGCTAGTGGAATAACCAATGGCAATGGAGTTAGTGGTTGTACTGTCATCTCTTTTGAACGTTTAAGCAATTGGTATTACAAGTTCAAGGAATATTATAACTTATTAAATCATTATGGACATTGTAGTACTGTGTATAGTTCTGCAACACAATATTATGATAACGAGGTTAAAAGATGGCCAGAGGATTTATATTATGGCAATGTTAGGGAAACATACGAGGAACTAGATAAAGAGATAGAATGTATGGGTGGTGTTGTAACTTGTAGTACAAGAAACCAAACCTCATGTCAGACTTCTGGAATCACTGAATCCATAGACAATGGTTTTTATAAATGGATTTGTGATAATATAGTGCCAACCTATAGTATTCCTCGTGATTTGCAAGACTATTGGCAAAGAGACACACTATATTACCCAGATGTGATAAGATGGATTGGATGGTTCGAGGATAGAAATGGGTATTCTGCCTACACATCAGAGGAAAGCTGTTCAGCATCTTCAGATTGCTGTGACTGTGTTGAATATGTTAGACGTGGTGGATACAATGAATATTCAGCAATGACAACTTGGTATGATGACATACAAGATAACATTAAAGCCTTAAGCGCAAATACAAGTGATTGTTTTGTTCCTCATATTATTTCTCCAATTGAATTGCAGAATTCTATTGAAGATTTGGGAGAATTCTCTATATTTTGTGAAAGGTATGAGATTGGAACAGACTATAGAACTATTCCAACAGAAAGTGCCAAAACTGAAACCATCATACATTTTGAGAGTGGTAATACCCATAGTGGGGCTACCGTTATAAAAGATGGCAAGGTTCAGAGGCTTGCTAGTGGTAGTGGCTATGTATTCGATGAGGTGTTCATGGAAAAAATAGATGATGAAAATGGATGGATTGAAATTAATTTATCAAGTGAAACAGATGGCGTTGTAAGTGGATACACCACATCGAAATTAAATACAATACACTTGGATAACTACCTTACTGATGATATAGGGAATATGATTGAGGGCTTATATGACATAAGTGGTAAGACTAATCACCAGCCAAATGAAGGCGAAGTTCTAGAGCCGTTATATCAAGTCAGTGCAATTACCAATGTTATGAGTATAGATGGGCATGATGACATGTTCAAGGGTGATGTTATTGACACTATGGACTTCTATTATAAATTGACAGATAGTGACAGTGGCACTAGCAAACATCGAGCAAGCGCATACTCAGAAACTAGTGCTTATACTGTAGTGTCAGCAATAACTGCGGCAGAGGCTGAAAAGAACGCTGACTTAATATATGACGATGATGTATATTGTGATGTTGTATATCATGTTGGTAACATATACCAATTAAGCGGCAATACCCCAATTTTGTCTAGTGAGGGTATAGAATACAGTGAGACAGTACAATTTATAAAGACTAGGGTTGAGTATTACTTGAAACAAGTTGATAAAAATGCAGTTCCAACGGATAAGTCAACACCATCTGCACATTCTGTAAGTTACCCGATATATGTATATAGACTTAAGCAAAATGAAGAGACGATTAGGGACAATACATATGATACGCCATATACTGATAGCCTATCATACTTTGAAACCCCTATAAGCGCAATGAATAGGGTATATGATAGTGATTATGATATTTCAGGAGATACTAAAGTACCTCTAATAAGGGAGGAATATAGGCTTGGCATAGCTGCGCAAGAAAGTGTTAAGGGTGATATTTATATAGACAGAGGAATAAACTCTGCGTTTGAAAAGCATCTTAAACTTGGTGAGGTTACTAGTTTGGAGGCTTTGGAGAACTATGGAAATGGATATTTTAAAATAATGGATAAATAATAGATAAGAGAACATGGGAGCTTTAGGCGCTTACGGGACAACAATACCAATTAATATCAAGGATGGAGATATAGATAACTTAGTGGATATTTCCTTCTGTTATCATGAAACAAGGAGTTATGATTCATTGAGTGATGCAAGGTTTAAATCTTTACCATCTAGCGTTTTGACAAGAGCTAAAGGTGAAAGTAATGACAGTGTGGTTGAGGGTATGTATAACCTTCAACTTCCTCTTAGTGAGTTTAATAAGAAAGGCTTCTATACTGTATATATAAAGCCAAAAGAGACTAAGACCAAGATTATTGATGTTGGTAATTTGACAGCATTCCCAGATGTTAGAGGAATCGTTCTTGACACTGCACAGATAAACGGTAATACATTGGTTAAGGAAAAGGCATTAAAAAACAACGAACTTGTTGGATATCGTATCATATTCCTTGACAGCACTGGCGGGAGACAAGACTATTATAGGATAGTGACATCAAATAACAAGTGTGAACCAGTAGTTTCAATGCCAGCAACATCAAGCGATAAATCCTATACTTATCGCTACGAGGACAGTTCTACATTGACCTTTATAACATTATCACCTTCAGCAGCGCCAATGTTCAAGGATAATCAAAGTCCATACATAGGAAAAGTTGGGCAAGAAGTGTTGCTAACCAATACGTTATTTGAACCAATACAAATTGACATAGAGATGACAACACATGATGCTGATACAATCAGTTATATGTTGGAGAATAGTCAACTTAGAGACCTTGATAATGGTCTTGTTACAACATTCAATGAAAAGAATGAAATTTATCATCAAGCAGAGCACTTTACATTGAAAGACCAATATAGTGGTAAACCAGTGTATGAAGTTAAGGAAAATAAGAAGAATGGTATCGATTTTAGCCAAACAATAGAGGATAAATTAGGATAATTATGCCAAAATATATAAAGAGTCATAGTAATTATGTATTGAAGTCAAAGCATCAAGCACTTGGGGATGGTAGTACCATTTTTGAAAGGGATATTACAACCATTGGTGGTTTGAATCAGTTTGCTCAAGGACAGAAACCAATCTATCGTAGTAATAACTTTATTATTACGGTAAGGGATGATGGTGGTATATCCAACCAATACAACAGAAAAAAATGGACTGAGAACAAGTCTAGTGGCGATGTATGGACAGCAACAGCAGTCAGTGGGATGGTTTCTCAAGATGATACGCAGAATGATACGAAGATAGTACTTAAGCAAGATTACTATGATTTCCGTGACTTCTGCTATTATGGCTCATTGTCTGAGATGTTCCGTGCATCCATAACTGATGCCATCGCAAGATTTCCAGGGGAATTATACGGTACTGATTATGATGTATATTATACTACATATGAGACGATAGACGGAGAGCAAATAGAGACAAGAAGAAAATTGGGCAGTGAAATACCTAGTAGGGATGCTGAAGGAAGAATAACTGGTTATACAACACATGAAACAGATTTGCATCTGTTAACGAATCCGTTTGGGATAAATATGTATGCAACCAAGCTTCCTAAAGATGTAAATCCATTAAAATATTTTGCAGAAGGTGGGTACAAAAATTATGTATATGTCGATGAAAATGGAGAAGAGTATCAAATAAATGATATGAAAATCTATAATTTCTATTCAGAATATGATTCTAAAAGCAAAAAATATATACCATATTCAGCGATAACAGAAATAAATGAAAGTGAAGTTACTACTACAATCTCTAGTGGTACTCCTATAGTGACATATTATCCTTGTAAAGGTGAGCGTATTGGGGCATTAGATTTAAATCATGTTGGAACACCATCAATAAAATATGATATAGGAGTATTTCTTGGTGATGATGATATCCCTTATTATTTATATGAAAAAGAATCTGGAACTACTGGTTTGAATGAATTGCATATTCGCCCAACCAAAAAGTATCTAGATGAATTCTATAATGAATGCGATAATTTTCAAAGGTTGATTCTGAATCCAAAGTCTACCCCTAAATATAAAGCAACGTTTTCAGTTATCAAGGAGAATGAAAACGGGTATTATAGGGAATTCGAGGATTTCATATTCCCTACATCTGAAGGTGGATACAATATAGATGCAACATCTTATGGGTTTAATACATATACGACAAGACTTTCACAGATTGGAGAATTCTACGATGAGTTCTTCACTGATAACCTATATAGGTCTATGACCCATGAGGCAATCAAGAACTTCGACTGGACTTATACACGTGAGTTTGTGGAAGGTGATGAGGAAGAGTACGTTCTTGGTGGTGAAAAAGTTCAGAAAGCACTTAGAGTGTTTGCAAGGGAGTTCGATGAGATATTATCATATATTAACAACATTAAGAATCTTAATAGGGTTACATATGACGAAAGAGGAAATCTTCCAGACTATTTCTTGACTGACACTGTTGAGAATGAAGGGTGGAACGTTTCGTTGGTGACACCATTTAATTTAAGTGGGAATTCTGTATTCAATAATAGTGACTGTGAAACCATAGAGACACATTTCATTGATGCTAGTGGTGATGTAACTCCTTATACTGAAGACTTGTTAGAAGACCAGTATGGATATTTCATCAGTTGCTGTTCTAGTGGGGAAACTCCATGTGAATATAGCAATGGGCAATATAAGAAGATTTCTGCAAGTGCGAACCAATATACTATGTTTGACGAATGTGCGAAATCTCCAATTTTAAGGAATCGTATAAGGTCATATTCTGACGAAAGGGTATATTCATACCATGATGTCAATAACGAGTTTTTGAGGAGGCTTAAACTCAATTCTCGTGCCATCTGGCGTCATAAGGGCACAATCGAAGGAATTGATATGATTCTTGGAATGTTTGGACTAAGGAATGAAAAATGGGTTGATAGAAAAAAAAATGGAGATAATGCGTGCTATAATAAAGATTATGATTACAAGATAGAAGAGTTCATAGCTAAAACAAATCCAATAGACGATTGTTGGGACGCACCTCATCAGATGTACCATATAGATTGGGTTAACTCTACAAAGACAATAACCTATGATTATAGGTCAATATCCAATTACAATAGAGATGGCTCTGACATTGATTATATCCCATATCAAGGACTTCCTGTGAAATATGAGGATAAGGATGGAAAACGATACCTATATCCTAATTTCGAGAAGTACGAGAAGTATGACGGTGATTTCTATTTTCAGATGAATGGAGGATGGGAAGATAAGAAATTCAAATATGGTAGAAATTATTATGGTTTCCAATTTGATGCAGACAATAACATTATATATATTAAAAATGATGATTTATTCAAGGAAACTGTAAGGAATATAAGAAGGTTTGACACATTGCAAGATATGTTGTCAGTTCCATCATATGAGATACATGATGACCAGATTGTATATGTCACAAATATACAAGATAATATTGCAGTACTTGCTGGAAAAGTCTATAACATTAAATCTGATAGGTTTGGAAAATACATTGAGCTTATAAAAGCGAATGGCGTTGTTCAAGCTGGAGATGACTACTTCTTTGATGATGTTATTAGAGTCTATGATAGATATGGAACAGTTAAAAGCATCAATATAAGAGAAATACCAAATGGACAGCCTATAAACTGCTATATAGTGAATGGCAGAATACAATGCTATGACGATACTAAAAACTGTAGTGACCAGTTTGTTGTCATTGACCCAAATGCAGAGAACTATACGAACTATTTCAAGATAAATGATTTCTCTTATTCAAACAGATTAGGAGGAAATGGTTGGAAACGCTTATCGTTGGGCGATAGGGAGTACAAGATGATTAACACTATCATCAACGGCAATAAGGGCAACAACCCTCATAATGGCATGATGAGGTATGACAATGGTGAGGAATATTTTGAATATTACAAGCATTTGTTCAAATACGCATTGGAAAACGATTTGTTCGATGAGAGATGTTATAATGACTTTGATGCATATCGTGACACCATCAATGGATATGGGTTCAGTTCAATAACAACTGATATAGGTGATTCTAAAATACACGCCTTTGTTAACGAACATAAGGATGAGATAACGAACTGTAGTTTCAATACTAAGGTAATTAGAATTACATTCAGATTACATGAAGTTTTGATTAAAAATGGTAAATTAACTGATATTGGTGCAAGTGAGATGAAATACATTGACGATATTGTTATGAACTATCTCACACAGATGATACCTTCAACAGCAATATTACAAATAAGATACGAGAAACGATAATAACCAATGGACATTAAGACAGAATTACCAATTAAAGTGACAGTTGAGGCAGACAGTGCATATGCTAACATTTGCTGGATTGCTGTAAATGGTGATGACAGTGGGTGTTTTGGTGATGTTGAGGAAACGTTTTGTGAGTCTATTTATATAGGCGTTGGTGATTGTAGTAAACACTCGTATAGTGGACAATTTGATTGGTCTGGAAAAACAATTTCATATGTCATCACCCAATTACCTAGGACAGATTGTGACCCATGTCCAACTAGTAATTGGTGTGAACTCATAGACATGTATGTGTCACCATATTATATCCCATATAGCGCAGACAGTACTAGTAACGTATATTACACCTATTGGCAGTATAATGAAGCAGATTGTGAAATAACTAGACATAAGGTTAGTGGGTCTGCCATATGTACCTTCACTGCAAGCGAAACAAACAAGCCTTGTAGTGCTGATAGCAGAGTGATAACTAGTGCTATAACAATTGGATGTGGTAGCGAAACAAAAGATATAGATTTTTATGTCAAGATGCCAGACACATGTTGTGATAAACCTAGTGGTATATGCTATGAGATAGGTGATGTCATATATGTTGATTCAAGTGGTTCTAGTGGAACACAGATAACTGAGGTTGAACATAGTGGTGGAACAATATATTTCTATTTCGATTATAAGATGATTGATACTGATGACAAATGTAACTCCAAGATTACATATGGCAGAAGTAAAAGGATACCTTGGACTATACCAAATTGTGAAGAAACTAGTGCATGTTGTATAACGTCTGACATTGTTTCATCCTATACATGGAATGACCACGCATCATGTATTAATGGAAGTAGTGCAACAACTATTCCACTTAGTATAACACGTAATAGGGACTATACTAGAGATGATTGCAGACAAGTATGCACGGCTGGGACTAGTTATTGCATCGTTAAGGACAGTTTTTCAGCATATACGATGGATGGCAAAGAATTACCTGCTAATTACATATTCCCATCTTATGGCGATAATGTGAGACTACGTTGGAGATATGATACATATGTATGCTATGATGATTGTACGTCTGCTGTCACAAGTGGAAACACTTGGGAAGATATCATCACAATACCACCATATAGCGGCGAATGTGTTAGCGGTTCTGAATCCACAATTGTTGTTAAATATGATGACATACCATCAAGTGGTATTACAATAAAGCAAGCTGAAGACTGCGTTTGGAGTGGTGGCAATATAAGTTATACTTTCAAGGAGAGTGGTGGATGTGCTAGCAGTGGATGCTCTAATATAGTCGAATTTACTTATAACCAATATAAGACAATATGTAAAGAAACATGTACCAATTGTTTCAGTGCTGATGTAATAACATTTGATGCAAGCGGTGGCACTTATCAATTATCAGCCAATACGGAATGTAAAGGTAAAGAAGTATTTTTTGAATTACCTTGGTGGGTAAAGTTGGTTGATGACGATTTGCTAGATGATGGCATTATAGGCTTATCTGTTGAAAAAACAGATTATACTCGTGAAGATGTCATCACAATATATATTGGAAACTGTACTGATGACATTATAGTCCGTCAAGATGGAAAACATAATTGTAATATAATAACGCCTCCTAATATCACAATAGGAAATGAAATTCAATTTAGAATACAATAAATCTATTTTAAAGGCTGATTAGAAATTAATCAGCCTTTCTTTATCTTCATCAATATCCGAAATATCGTTTATTTCAATATCATATAAGCCATAATTACTATCAATATCAACAAATTCATAGGACATATCTTCTATATTCCATACTGCAAAACCATGTTGAGATATTGTTTCTCCATATGTTTGTTGTATCAATGAACCTGGATAAACTATTACGCAGTCACCTCTTTTTATAACTTGGCGTTTATGAAGATGTCCAGCCATTACACAATCACAACCTTCAAATTCAGCACCATCAAGACCACTGTCTGATACATATCCGTTATTAAGCGTTGAACCTATGATTTGTCCATGAAATAGTCCAATGAATTTATAGTTTGGATTATTTTTCTTTATTTCATCAATATTTGTTGGTCTATTGAAATCTTCATAAATTGAATATAAACACCATACAACATTTTCATCTATTGCACATCCGCTTTTATATCCGAATTCGGCATCAAGGAATGTGCAATTCTCAAATTCAGCAGTGTCGAATATCGCAGTTATAGCATCAGTTCTGCTTTTGTTTTCTACTATAAGGTCATGATTTCCAGCAATGACGTATACCTTTGCAATTTCTTCTAATTGTCTTAGGAAGAAACTTGAAAACACAATTAACTCTGGGCTTATGTTGTTTTTGCTATGTAATAAATCTCCAGAAATTACAATACGAATTTCATCTTTATTATAGTTTGATGCAATTTCTTTACATTTATCAACCACTTTCGTTAATTGTTCTGAATATTCTTCCAAGCGTTGAAAGTTCTTCATATGTACGTCTGCAATGTGTATTATACGTTTAATGTCACTCATTTTTTAACTACTTTTTGCAAAGATATATAAATTATATTAAAAAAACAAATATTTATACTTAAAATTATTAAAATATATGAATATATTTAAGAATATTTATAATATTATATATAATATATTATTTAAAATATTTAATATATTATTAAAAAATAATAAAAAGAGTTGTGGTAAGATAGTTGAGGTTAACAGAATCAATAAACCTGACAATACAACAATTATTTATTTAAAATACGAGGAGAATAATTAATGGGAAATTGGTCAATTAGTCCAACAGATTTTGTAAAATTTGATTCAAATACTGGTAAAGCAACTTTCCTTGATGGGTCAGATGGAAATACATACATAGTGAAATATACTAGTGAAAGTTGTTCAGCAAGTGCAATGTTTACAGTTGGAAGTGAACCAACTCCACCTACTCCACCAGGTCCAACACCACCAACTCCAACTGATTGTGATGACTATATAAAAGCATTTGAAACGGCTGTTGGACACACATTTAACCCAAATGAAAACACATATAATTACTTGTGTAAATTATATGCCGAAGCAAAGGAACAATTTGATGGTGGCACTGAAGAGGATTTGCCTAAATTATATAAAGAAGAAAACTTTCCAAATGTATATAATTATTATGGCGAAGATGGCACAGAGAAAAAGGCGTTTGACACACTTATTGGATGGTTATTCGCACTGCAACTTGCAGAATTGAAACCTAGTAACAGGGTTGCCATATTTAAGACTGGATATGAACTTGGAGGGTATACTAACAAAAGCAATGTATTTGGGTATAAGTTCAAAACAGACCCAAACGTTGCTAGGCTTGTAGCATCTGGAATATATGCAGCAATGAGAGGCAAAATGAGTCCTAACATTTCTACAATGAGAACTGAAGTAGGTGGAAGCAAGTATAGTGAAACCCTTGATTATTATAGGCAATTATCTTTAGAGAGTGAAAGCGCAATACAGAATTACGTGATAAATAAAAATGGGTTCTATACTGATTTAAGGGAATTTATGCCGACTGCCCCAGGACCTTACGCACCAGGATATAAATCTAGACCTTCAAATATTATTCCAGACGAAAAAGAAGAATACAGTAACACAAAGGTAGATAGAACTATTCACGAACATATAGTCGAAACATATAACCTTAATTCTAGCGACTCTAATATAAAACAAATGACAGTTCAAGCAATTGCTGATAAAGAGGCTTGCAATGAACATTTATTTGGTGACAATAGGACTGTTGGTACATACACTTTTCACCCAGTATTCGGTACTGACACAATAGGCGTTAGGTTAAACGACACTGGTAATTTACCAAATTTGATAAATGCAATGGTGGATGTTGGAAGTGATTACCGTAAGATATTACTTTCTCCATATGTGAACCCAAAACAATATGGAAGATTAAGACCTGGTTGTTCTTGGGAGCAAGAAGCAAAAAAGAATTCAGAAATAGATGATAGGAGGAATGAACTATGTGATAAAGGTATAGAAGATGGTGATGGATGTGTTTCATCAAATCAATATAAGACATATAATACCAATGGTGACTTTGTTGGTTACACATATATCCAAGGAAATACCAAGTCGGATTATTGTGAAGCGCAAAAGAACTCTTTACCAGCGAACTCGTATCCATCTGGACACTCAAGCGGAATATGGAGTGGAGCATTGACTTTGATTGAGTTGATGCCAAATAAAGCTGACAAGATAATGAAAGCAGCCAACCAATTTGCAATAAATAGAACTATTGCAAGATGGCATTGGACTTCTGATACTATTATGGGTAGAGTGCTTGGTTCGGCTGGAAATGCAATAGCGCACTCCGTTAAAGATTATGATAATAGGTTAAACCAAGCAAAAGGTGACGTACCTACTAATTAAAAAAAAATAATTTATAATGGGAGATTGGAAAATTATACCAGATGATGATTGTGTAGACATTAATGACAATGGAATCGTCACATTTAATAAAGAATGTATTAATTTAAAAGACAAATATACTGTAATATACAATAATGGTATGTGCGAATCAAAAACAACCATTATTGTTAAAAAAGAAGATGTTTGCAATAAATTCATTGTTGATGGAGGTGAATGGGATAATGTTCCATCAACTGGAGCTGCAACTTGTGACAGTGCATTTTTGTGGGTAGATGGCACACCTCAGTTCACACCAGAAAGTGCTTCGACTTGGATTACAATAAATAAGTACTATTGGGATACGGATGACCCATCAATGATGTGTACAAACTATGGCTCTTATCCTTGTGTGGCAAATAACCTTATGTATCAAGCTGGATTGGTAACTACACAAGTTGACCCTTGTAATGCAGAGCATAACCCACCATTGACATCATTGCCGAAGGTTGTACAAGATGCTGTCAATAAAATTGGTGAGTATAAACATGCTCTTGGTACAATTAGATATACTGTTGCGCCAAATCCAACTAACAAACCTAGGTCTTGCACTATACGATGGATTGTTAATAGCCAAGAATGCCCATCAAGAGATTTCACAATAACTCAATTGGGCGCTCTAGTTTGTAAGTGTAATGACTTAAAGGTAAGTGGAGACAAGACAATAGACTCATCTGCAAGAAACAATTTTGAAATTGGAACTTATACTGCTGGATGCGTTACAAACATTGCAGCATCAGAACCAGCAGATTGGATAACTAGCATATCAGCAAGCAATGGCTCTATTAAAGCATCTATAAATGAGAATACTAGCACAACTAATACTAGAGCAACAGAAATAACTGTGACGGGTAAAGCTGGGTCTGAGATTTGTACTAAGTCATTTACATTAACTCAAAATCCAAAAACAGAAACTTGTACTTGTAATGCAACTGGTCATAAGAATCCGATATCAAGTGCTGTGACAACATCAAGGGTTGACCTTGGTACATACTCATCAACTTGTAGTGGAACTTGGTCAGCAACAATTAAGAGTGGTACTGATTTCCTAACTGATTTCAGTTTCTCAAATGGTACAATTTCAGCAAAAGTATCAGTACCTAACACTAGTGCAACGAGAACGTCAGTATATACTGCAACTATTGGTAATTGCTCTGATGATTTCACTGTTGTGCAAGCTGGGGCTGAACCTTGTACTACTTGTGAAGATGCAAATATACAAGGGTTAAGTGGAGGAGCTACAGCAGAAGGTGGAACTAATATCCTAATAGGAAGTTTTGCATATGATTGTGACCCTGGACTTACTGCTAAGAGAGTTAGCGGTGGAGACTTTATTACTAATATGACAGTAAGCAATGGAAATGTATATGGTACTGTTGCTGCAAATACAGAAACTACTGCTAGAACAGAAGATATAGGAATATATGTAGGCACAACTAAGTGTGCGCAGTATACGTTTACTCAACAAGGGGCAACACCATCAACTTGTACTTGTCAAGAGGCAAATGTACAAGTAGGTACTACAGCCATAACACTTGGCAATGCGGCTTATTCTAGTGCAAATACAACATATAGCCACGATTGTACAGTATACATTAATAACAACGAGGCAGAAGGTTGGCTTGATGTCAATTCTACGAATGGTAAACTTGAATTCAATTCAATTAGTCAAGCAACTTCTGAAAGGAGCGCTAATGTATATATTGATGATATAGATGGCAGACATTGTGAGACAATCAAGGTAACACAAGAAGGACCTGTGCATACTTATAGTTTCAAGTTTAAATACTATGATTATGAAGAAGGTCCAATGGTAACTGGGGACTATAATAGATACACTGGTTATGATGTGACTGATTTTGAGGTGGATGGCCAACCAACCACAATGCAAGTTGAAGTATATTATAGGCGTTCTTTCTTTAGTAGTGATAATGAAGATTGTATACCAACATCTTTCCAGAATTATACTGGAGGAACATCAGCTAACTCAGTACAAAGTTACCTTGAAGGTACGAAATGGTGTGGAGGTTCATTGATACACGTCAATGGGTTTATGGTAAAATATAACGGCATTATATTAAAGCAGATGCAAGGTCACGATAGTGAATTAGATGGTACATATGAAGGAGAATTCTCCTAACAAATGGCAATAAGAAGTATTATCTATAGCATAATTTATGATTAAAAAAAGGAGAAACCTACTTGGCTTCTCCTTTTATTTTTTAAAAAATGGATTATCCTTCAACGAATCAATAATCCTTATCTTTTCCTCACAGATGCCCTTAAAAGCCTCTATGTCGGCTTCCGATAACTCAAACCATTCACCATTAAGGTTCTTATATTTGAAGTGATTGTGGAGCATTTTTTCAAGTTTGAAAGGCTGTTCAGTCTCAAATGCTTCCTTTATATACAGTTCAGAGGAATTACCCGTTTGAAGTTGTTTCAGTCTGTGATTTACATCTTTTGCCCTAGTAGAACCTATCTTATATCTTCCATTATTATCTATTTCCCCTATTAAATAAACAAATCCCATATTTTAAATTATATATACCTTACAAAATATAAGGTATTTTTCCAATAACTAAATATTTATATTAAAATGTTAATAATTTAAGCAAGTCTTTACTTGCTTTTCTTTAATAAACTATTTAGTTAAAATATGGCAACAAAAGACAGAAAAAAGCTGCAACATATCCATAGCAGTATTGCGGATAAGCAGCCAACCCCACAATCACTTGAGGTGGGTGAAATTGCGGTGAACAATTCCGCAAAAAAAGAATTCCTTTCAATTAAGAACTCAGATGACAAAGTTGTAAGATTCTCTTCAGACTCAACCATCATTGACTGGATTGAGAAGAAAGAGGTTATGCCTTACAGTGGAGTCGTTGACAATGTGCATCTTGACACCAACCGTTCAAACATTGAAATCAAGATTAACCAGGTGGCAGCAAAGAACACACCTAAGTATGACAAGATTAACGGAGCTGTTGATATAGATGGTCAGCCAGTTAATCCTTCAACTGATGGTGGTAAGACTGATGGTGCTGGTATAGCAATTGATATGTCACGTTATGCGATGATTGGTGCAAACCCATCGTTCAGTTCAATTACCGTAACTGACAAGAGTGACCTTAGTGGTAACACAACAATCGCAAATGGCGATGGTACTGGCACACGTATTGGTCATACCCTTGCAATCAAGACAACTGACGTTACAGCAAATGACACCAATTGGACTGAGACAATCACCAATAGAACATCAACGATAACGAACGAGACAAATAAGATAACAACTCTTAATGAAAGTGCTACCACAAGAACTACTATTGTAGGAACTGAAAACTTGACAGTTAGTGGAGCAACGACTGAGAATAAGACTGGCAATGTTATAGAGAATAACTTTTCTGATAAGACTGAGAGCACGGCTGGAGCAACCAATATTACAAGAACTGGTGTTGTAACCGAGGACAATAAGAACAATGTAACGAGGGCAACAAGCGGTAGCACAACAGAGACATTCAAGGGTCAAGTTACTGAGAACAATCAGAGTGGTTATACAGTTAATACAACAGGCAATGTTATTGTCAATACGACTGGTACTACAACTGAAACTAAAGCAAGTAATGTAACTGAAAAAAACCTAGCTGACAAGGCTGAAAATACAACTGGCGCACACAGCATATATTCAACAGGCAATACTTGTATAAATTCCCAAGCAAATGCTAATTTCTATGGTAAGGTAAACACTAACATAGGTATCGCTTGTGATGGAACTACAAAGGGTAGTGCAACTACTGTTGTTGGTACTACTACACTTAATATGAGCGGCGCTACAACTACAATCAGTGGTAATACTACAAATGTTACTGGCGCAACAACTCTTAATCTTAGCGGTAATACAACCAATAAGAGAGCATTAACTGCTAATACCACATCAACAAGTGCATATACAAGCGCAACAACTGCAACTACCATTATCGGTACAGCAAATACATCTGCAACCACAGCAACGTTGAGTGGTAATACACTTGACATCACTGAGGCTACAAGACTCTCTGCTAAGACCCCAAGCACATATGTGAGTGGTACTAGCCTTAGCGTTGTAGAAACTAACACAGATATTGAATCTTGTGGAAGAATAAGTGGTAAGACAAATGCATTCACTATTCAAGAATGCGCTGCTGGTAATGGTAAGACTGTTATCAACCAAACTGATATAAAGGCAAGTGGTAAAACATTATCATTTGATGAAACTACAAGCATTTCAGCTAAGACACCTTCTACTACGTTGAGCGGCACTAGTTTGGATGTAACAGAAGCAACTAGCACAATTAATAGCACTGATACAAATCTTAATGGTACAAATCTTTCAATAAGTGAAACCAATACAACAATTAACTCTTGCGGAAAGATTGAAGTAACAACTGATAAGTATACACTTAAGCAGTGTAGCAATACTGGTGGTACTGCTGAATTCGAGTTCTGTAATGAATATATTGTGAAGAGCAATGCTATCAATCTACAGCAATGTGGTACTGCTGGTACAATCAGTATAACAGCACAAACTCAGAACATCAATGGTGGAAACCTTACTGTAAATGAGAGTGGTAACACTGCAATCAACACAAATGGTACTACGAATATTAAGTCTACTGGTAATACGAATGTAGAGACCAATGGTGCTAACAACAAGGTTACAATCCAAGCTAGCGGAACTGGTGGCGATGTTGAGGTGTTTGCTAAGGACACACTTAATGAGACTGGTGGAACAGTTAATATCACATCGACCAATAACACTAATATAAGTGCAAAGGATTTCTGTGTTAAGGGTTCTACAAGTGCTAGTATTGGTGCTCCTACTACAAATATCGGTAAGGCTTGTGATAATTCTACAGCAACTACTATTAATATTAGCGGTACTACTATTAATGAAGGTGGAACAACCAATAACAATAATTTCACCACTATTAACAATACTGCTACAACCATTAATAATAAGGCTAACTTCAATATTACTGGTACAACTTATATTAGTGGTAATACAACAATCAGTGGTGACACAACAATAGGAGGCAAATTATACCTTAAGCCAGATTGTACTGGCATAACTTCTACTACTGTTAACGCAAGCCTTTGTGAAGTATTAAACAGAAGTGCTATTACTATTGAGAAAAATACTAACCCTTCTGATACACGCCTTGCAACGGTTTATACTATAAAACAAAATGGCGTTGATATTAATACTATTGAGGTGGCAAAAGATAAGGCTCTTAAGAGTGCGTCGGTTGTTCAAGACACAAGCGGAGAATGGGTTATAAGGTTGGTATGGTACACATTTGACCCAGATTCTAGAACCGAATCAGAAACAACAACAGATATTCCAGCAAAAGAACTTGTTAAGGATTTGGAAGCAGTAAATCCAAGCGATAATGGTACAGCAGCAAACCATAATGTGAAACTTAGCGTTTGGTATGATGCAACAAGTGGAGATAATAAAATTTCTGCCGAAACAACTCCAAACATGCATGTTACTAATATGTACGCTAGTAACACTGTTAGCGGTGCTACTGTAAGTGGTACAACTGTGAAAGGCGCAACCGTAAGTGCTGGAACTCTTACCGCTACTGGTAATACAACGCTTGCAGCTACATCTGCTTCTTCAATAAGCGCAACAAGCGTTACTTCGCCTACTATAAGTGGCACTAACATTACAGCTTCTGCTGCAATTAGGGCTAATAATGTAAGTGCGAATACGATTAGTGCAAATACTAGGATTAATACTGCTAATTTATATGCTACTGATACTGTAAGTGGAACAAATGTTAGCGCACAAACAATTAATGCTACCTCTACTATAAAGAGTCCAGTTATAAGTGGAACTAATATTAATGGTGTTAGCATTAATGGCACAAATATAAGTGGCACAACTGTAAAAGGCGATACGATAAGCGGCACTAACATTACAGCTAGTAATAAAGTAACAACAAATGCACTAGATACTAATGGTAATGTTAATTTAAGTAATATTGTTACAATTGACACAGCAGCTGGACAATGCGTTACAGTTAATAGAAATCTTTGCGTTAATGGTGTTGTGACAGCACAACAGCAGATTTATTCATCAGATAGAAATCTTAAGGAAAATATTAGTCTTGTCACAGATGATGAAATGGATAGAGTGGCTAATATAAACTATAAGAGTTATAATTTCAAGAATGATGAAAATAAGAGCAAAATCTATGGTGTTATAGCACAAGATGTACAAGATGCTGGTCTTAACGAACTTGTATATACCAACGAAGATGGAAATCTTGCAGTAGACTATACATCACTTATGATACTTAAATTAGCCCATTTGAGAAAAGTTAATGATAATTTAGTTGCTTATATGTCTAATGTTGACTATAGAATAGCCCAACTTGAAAAAAGAATTAAGGAGCTAGAAGAAAAAAATAAATAATAATGATGGTGGGTAGTACTCCTACCCACCATTAAATAATTTAATAAAAAAAATATTATTATGGCATGTTGTCAAGAAAAACAAACTGAATGCTTGAAAGTTATCACAATTGGATATTTGAAATCTTTTATAGGCAACTATTTGCATAGTAGTGTTGATAATAGTATACTTACTGTTGACGATTCAAAAGGCGATAGCTATTGCCCAACATATGGAGAATTGTCTAGTGGGGCTATTATACAACTTGCTTATATTCATCCAACTGATGCTAGATATGATAACGACGGCATTGTTGTTAACTCAACATATACAGGGGGTTCGACTGAAACTCCTTATGCTCCTAATCAAGAAGTAAATCAGAAGGACTTATCAATAAGATATACAACATTAAATAACATATCTATTTCATTAAGCAAAACATCAAGTCTTGATGCTTGCGGAGATAGTGCAAATGTTACTACCACGTACAATTATACAAGATATTCTAAGTCAATGAACAGTTCATGTTCAATTGTTGGACCAACAGTCGTTGAAACTATTAATGGAAATTGTGAAGATTTATCTTGGACGTTAACACATGGTGGAATTAGTAATTGTTCATCATATTCTATAGATAAAAACTCATCTTCTTCGCAAAGGAGCGATTCCATTTATGCATCAACAATTTGGAGAGGAAACACAGTTAAAAGTAATACAGTAAATGTAACACAAAACGGGAATGGTAGCGGACAATGGATTGAAACATCATCATCTGCATCTAGTTATAGCTTAACTAATTGCCAATCATCGCCTTCTAATCTATTGATTGAAAGTGTCCATGAAGCTGGGTCTAAAATTTGCTATATACCATCGCAAACTTTAACAGTACAAGCGATTAGTTCTGTAACTATAACTACCAATTATGTGTGGAAAGATGGCTGCGGTGATATTGATTATGATAGAATGTCAGCTACTACCTCTCATGAATCGGGTAATATATCAAATTCATATTCACTTGATAGAATTGAGATGGATTGCTGTGAAATACCCACAAATGGGATAACGGTTGAAATACCAGTTACGGTATCATTTGGAACTGAGTCATGTACGAAGGTGTTTTCAGCAAGGTGTAATTCTTGTTCAAGTGACTCAGCTTGCCAAGCGCCTCCTACACCAGAGGAATGTAACACAATATATGGCTTTAGTACAATATATTGTGAAGGCGAAGCACAATATAGGACAGGCGAGTGCGGTGGTGAAGACCCTATAATTGGGTATAGGACAATGGATAACATGGGTAGAGTTACAAACTTGTCAAAACAAGTTTGCGAACCTTGGAAATCTTATGCCCCACCAAGAGGTGGATGGTGGTCTGGACCTCATGATGGAGACTATTATGGATGTAATGCTGGGGCATGTAAAGACTGTGGTATCGCAGCGTGCGGAGAAGCAATTGGTGATGGAATATACTTTGGATATGGCAAAAATGTTGGCACTGGTAGCACAGTAGCTAGCAGAGAGTATCATTCTCCAGATTTCAATATTGTATCTAATGATGACTGGATTACATTTACAGTGGAAATATATACAGGGACATTAAGCACCTCTGGAGAGTGTAGTCATGGAATGGTCCATTATAAAGTAGCCGAAAACACAACTGGTGAAAAAAGGATAGGAACAGTAACAGTAACGACTACTGGTGGAGAATGCGATTGCAGCTTCAAGACAAGCAATGATTGGATGACAGAAGGTAAGGTTTATTTCTATCAGAGAGATAATGATAATTATGACTCACAAAACCCTTGTCCGAAGTCAGATAATCCTTAAAATAATAACTTAAATAATATAATAATATATGGGAACTTGGTCAATTAGTCCAGACACTGGTTTAGCAAGTATAGATGGGAACGGATTAGCCACTTTTGAAATGCATAGCGAAGATACGGTGTATACAATTTCTTATTTGGAGACACCAACTTCTTCTGTAATAACAAAAAATGTTACTGTGAAGGCATGCCCGCCAGTTAAGTGCGGATTTTCTAGTAATGGCTTAATACCAGCCGAAGGGGGAAATAGCATCGTTATTGGTAGCTACTATAATAATTGTGGTAGCGGACAAGAAGAAATAACCCCTATGAAAGATTATGGTGACGATTTCTTAAGTAACTTCAAATTTGAAAACGGTTTAATAAAGGCTGATGTGGCAAGAAACAGTACCACTAGTCAAAAGAGTGTTTATTTTAAATTTGCTTCTTGGGGAGGCTGTTGCAGCCAAACCATTCAATTCGTTCAAGCATCGGGTACTCCAGTGACAAATTATACCTTTACTGTTTATTCGAACGTTGAAGGCGCTTCAGTTAACATAGGAGGCTCTTCATATACTATATCTGGAGGAAAGGCTGTTCTTACATCAACAGACCCAACCTCAAAGAATGTCAGTATATCAAAAGCTGGATATACATTTAGCCCTTCCACTGGTGTAGTTAAAGCCAATAATTCAATAACGCTTAATGGCTATGTTACACCTCCTCCTGCAACTTGTGATACTTGCGCTAAAATAGGAGTATCGCAACAACAACTTACAACAACAGTACCTAATACTGGGGGTACTGCTACATTAGGGAGGTACACAACAAATTGTGAAAATAGTACTCTTATCGTCAAAAGGGTTAGTGGTTCTAATTTTATAAGTAATATTGGCATAGTTAGGAATTCTTCAACTAGTTACACAATAACAGGAGATTGTTCATCAAATCTTGACTCATATGGCCAAAGAAGTGAGAATATCGCCGTATTCTTAGGCAGTAGCCAATGTGGGGCGTTAGTAACAATAAATCAAAACGGAAAAGATTCTTGTACGTGCTCAGTTACTGGTAAAACTAATGTAGCCAATGCTAGCGCAACTTCTGTGCTGATTGCTACATATACTAGTTCTTGTTCATCTAACGCAAGTGTTGCATACGTCGATGGTGCTCAGATTATACAAACTCCTACTTGTTCAATAAGCAATGGTAATATAAAAGCCACTGTAAATGAAAATACTTCAACATCTTCTAGAACTGGATATTATTCATTGTATTTTGATAATATAAAATGTGCTGATTTCACAGTAACACAAAATGGTGCAACCCCTCAAGCTTGTACATGCTCGTCTGCTAATTTCAGTGTGACTGGAGCTACAGTTGACCCAGGAGTTAATGTAATAGCAGCGACGTATACAGCTAATTGCATAGATGGAGCTAGTGTTGTTAGAGTAGAAGGAGACAACATTTTAGAAGGCACTATTTCTATTAGGAACGGCATGATTACTGCAAGCAAGGTAAACACTTCTACTGTAGATAGAACAGGAAGCTATGCAATAGAAATTGATGGTTCAAGATGCGCATACTTTACTGTTAATAGCAAAGGGTTCTGTAGTTGTGAAGACGCAAACGTAAAAGTTGGAACTACATCCATAACACTTGGATATGCAGCTGGTTCTACAGCAGAAACAACTTATAGTCATAATTGCACTGTTTATATTAATAACAATGAAGCAGATGGTTGGCTTGATGTGAATGCAACTAATGGTAAACTTGAATTCAATTCAACAAGCCGAGCAACTTCGACTAGAAGTGCAAATGTATATATTGATGACGCAAATGGCAATCATTGCAAGACAATAAATGTAACACAAGAGCCTGCGCCAGTGGTGCATACTTATAGTTTCAAGTTTAAATACTATGATTATGAAGAAGGTCCAATGGTAACTGGGGATTATAACAGATACACTGGCTATGATGTGACTGATTTCAAAATAGATGGGCAATCAGCCACAATGCAAGTGGAAGTGTATTATAGACGTTCTTTCTATGACAAGTCTGTCCAAAATTGTACACCAACATCTGCCCAAAACTATACTGGCGGAACATCAGCTAACTCAGTACAAAGTTATGATGAAGGTACGGAATGGTGCGGAGGAGCAGTGATACACGTCAATGGGTTTAAGGTTTATTATAACGGTGCTTTAATAAAGCAGATGCAAGGTCAAGATAGTGAACTAGATGGCACATATGAAGGAGAGTTACCTTAATAATATGTTTAACCTTGGATAAAAAGAGAGGCAATCAGAGATGGTTGCTTCTTTTTTTTTTTTAAGAAAAATTTGTTTTTTTAATATTTTTTATATATCTTTGCAAAAAATTAATTAGATGAAAAAGATATTTCCATTTTATAAAGGTAAAAATATAGCAAACAATCCACTTGGATATACTACGGTAGCAAATGCTCGAAAACGTATGAACAGTGAAGAAGTCACTAAAGATTTCATAGAATCACTTCCAAAAGACTATTGGCTTGACTACTACGAAGTGTATGAACTAGAGAATCCTTGGGACGAATCTATCAATCCAAAACAGTATAGAACACATACAAGCGGACATTGGTACGGTATCAAAACATATACCAATGGAGATACAAAAATGGATTCTAAAAAATACATAAAGGAGTTGCCAGAGGATGTTTATGGCCTTTTTCTGAAATTGTACAATTTGGAGAAACTTGTCATAGAAGATTACTATTCTGATAAAGATACACACAAAGAAGAATATAAGAATCTTCTATATGATATTTTGAGAAAGGGGTATTATCCAACTCTTTTCAAGGATGAAAAGGATTATAAGAAAAGATGGACAAGATTCGTTACAGATAATGTGGAATTCAAGGAAATGGATGTAGATATTACCATAAAATAGAAAAGAGATAGTAATAAAATGAAAAAAATAATTGTAGAAGGAGAACCTAAAGAAGTAACAGACATAAGGAATAAGATATTAAAGGAATTCAAAGACCTTCAGTTTATAGAAGATGGCCATAAGTATTATCTTAATGGTCAACAGTTGCCATCGGTATCAGAAGTAACTCATAAGTTTTGTCAATATCCTTTTGATTCTGAAGAACGAGCAGCAGCATATGCTGAGAAACATGGTGAGACAGCACAGTATTGGTTAGACCAATGGAAGTTCAAGAATTTAAAGGCAACTACAACTGGAACATTGGTACATGCATATGGTGAGTCATTAGGGTGGTTAAGAGCGAGACATCCAGAATTTATAACCGAGGAAAACAAATGCAAGTATATCAAGGAAAAGAATTGGCTTATACCTACTAGACCAAAAGAAGAAGCTGTATTAAAGTTTTGGGATGAAACATTCAGCAATGAAAATACATACTTTGTATTGGCTGAAACAAAGGTGTATACAGGAAAGAATAAGAAACTTACCAATTTGAAACAAGATTATGCTGGGACATTTGACCTTCTTTGGTATTATAAGCATCCCACTGATGATAGTAAAAGTGGTCTAATTATACTAGATTATAAAACTAATGGGTCATTAACAAATGATTTCAATAGAGGCGTTAATAGATATTTTGCAGAACCATTTGGAGATTTATATGATGAGGCATTATCAAGTTATAAATTACAGCTTTCAGCATACCAACTACCATTGGAGGATATTGGTTTAAAGGTTATTGGCAGAAGAATTATATGGCTTAAAGATGATGGCAATTACGAATTAATACCAATTGATGATTATACGGAAAGATTAAGGAAAACATTATGAGAAATAAAAACAATTTTATACTTGGTGCAATTATAGGTTTGTTAATGTCAAGTTTAGTAACATCAGGGTATTTCTATACTTTTTATAGAAGAATGATGAGGAAATTGAGAGAAGGTTTAAAGAAATTTGATGATTTAAAATAAAAAAATATGTTTCGAAAAATCTTAGATATTTTGGTTAGTCTTACTCATGTTAAGATGACTACCAAGGAAGTAAAAAGAACAGAAGGAGAAATGGTGTTTGAGATATATATTACAAATTATAACAGATATCATAATGGTTCTTTTGGCTTTTGGGAATATGGTTGCACATATGAAGAAGCCGCAAAAAAGGCTGTTAAACATCTTTTAACAAGCCTTAAGTGGTCGTATAAAACTAGGATTAAAAAATGGCTAAGATTAAATTAATAGTATTATCTCATTATCTTTTTGATGAAGATATGAGAAAAATGGGTCTAAACGATACAAATGTAGAGGACTCTAACAAAGCATTTATATCAATTATAGGAACACCAGAGTGCCTTAAGTATTACCTTGATGAAGGTGATACCAAGCACTACTTTGCCAATCACCCTAATGTACTGAATCTTGATTTTGATGACATAGATTCAGACGTGATGTTTAATGGACATTTGTTTAAGACAATGACAATGGAACAAGCTGAGGAATCAGTTGACTTCATTGAGGAAATGGTTGATAATGGGGTTAATGAAATAAAAATTCATTGTAGAGCTGGTTATTCTAGGTCAAGAGCATTTGGAGAATTTATATATAGGTATTGTCAAGAGCATGACATAGACGTTGAGTATGAAGATAGGAATGACTATACTACGGTGCTCAATCAAGGTGTATTAAGAAGGCTCAATCATGCGTATTGGAAAAAGCATAATATGAATGAATATAAAGACGGTAATGCTGAATATCCGAATGATTTGGCAGAGCCGAAAATAAGGATAGTAAATACAGATTAAGTGGAAAAAAGTTGTTTAAATTGCACTAGCTTTGCTGAATGTCCGATACTTGATATTTTTAAAGATGATGACGGTAAAATACCAATTCAAATATTGTATGTAATAGCAAGCGACTGCACAAAATATTTTGATTATGGATAAGTATAATGGGATTGTAGATGAAATTCTATATTATAGTGAGAGGAGTGAAGATGGTAGGTGGATAATCCCAATTGAAGTGGATTGGGATTATACATTAACCAAATGTTCATGTTGGGAAGATGGAACAATGGAGTTAAATTATGAGGCTTTTGACGTTATGAAGCGTTGGACTAAGGATTATAACGTTGGTTGGATTCTAAATTCAATGAGACATGATGAAATTTTAAAAGAACCTTTAATAACTCTTGAAAAAGAAGGTGTAAAACTTTATAATTTAAGAAAACACCCAAGGCAAAAGGATGATGAGGTAAGTAAGACATTTGCCGTATTCACAATTGATGACCGTTGTGTAGGTATACCACATAAATGGTTTGATGGCTGTAATCGTCCATATGTTGATTGGGAGGCTGTTGATAAAATAATGACACCTATATTGGAGTATATAAGTGCCACCTTAAAAAAAGTGAGATTATGAATGAAAAGTATGTATTGATTAAGCCTTATCAAGCTGGAGAAGGCACACTTCCAGAGGGAAGCGAAATAATCTATTTTAGAGGACAATTTTGGGTTAATGGAGGTCCAGTTCCACCATCATATAATGGTATGCTTGGAAAAGTGATTAAGAACCCAGAATATGTAAGGAAAGTAAAGATTTCGAAAAATCAATTTTAATGGACACGAATAGATTTTTGAAAGACAGCGATAACACTGGAAGATTCATAGTGAAATCAAAGGTAACAGGAAAGAAATACTTTGTAGAGGTTATTGGGAGCGCCCACTCTGCTGATTGGGGAGACCTAGACCCTGCAACAAAGAAAATGACTGGTAGTTATGGCGATAGATATGAAGGGTGTGCTTCAGAGAAGGAATCTCTTATTACAGAGGAAAATGGGTTTGAGAAGATTACCACACTACCTCCAGGAGTCTCCCCATTCGACGAGATAGAGAAGAGGGACAAGGCTTATGAGAGAAGGATGAAAGAGCTTGCTTCTCTTGAAGACGAGTTCAGCGAAAAATAAGTAATTAAAAAAACTATATAGTTATGAATACTAAATTTTATCATGTTTATGGAAAAGTAAAGACAGATGACGGAGAAGAGCATGTTGTGACAGTTGTCGGAAAACTAGAGCAGAGTAGGAAGCCTACTGAAATCACTGAAGAGATGGACGTTGATACTCCAAATGGGGGTACTGTTAAGGGCGAACTTAAGTATAAGGTTAAGAAACTTCATAGAAAACTGACACTTAGTATGTCAATTTGTCACCCTCTTGACACATTCGATGAGGAAGTTGGCGTAGAAATTGCCAAATCTAGAATTAAGAATGGACTAGTATTGGGTTCTGTTGAGACAAACGATGTTACAATGCTTACAGAAGATGCGATATTCGCTGAATTGATGACAAAGTTGAATTGGATAATGGCTAATATAGAGGATTATCTGCCATAAAAATACAATTTTATCTTAAAAAAAATTAAAAATTGGGATAGTTATTTGGCTATCTCAATTTTTTTTTGTATCTTTGCACAAGATTAAAAATATATTGCGAAATATGGCACAGAATTTGCAAGGTGATGTAAGGGAAATATATGTTAGTGATAGTAGCATCAAAGGTTCTAAAAACGTATTAATCATATATGATAAAGGCGATTTGGAACTTAAATGGTGTTGCGAGAATGTTGTAGAAAAACAGATATGTCCTCAATTTGTTAAAGTTGGTAGGGCTATGAAACTTGAGTATGGAGAACCTAACCTTTTCCAAATAAGGCAAACATTACCATTCCAAAATGAACAAGGACAACTTGAACCTTGTTGGGAGAAGATAATGTAGTATGGATGCAAAGGAGATATATTCTTGCGATGGTATAACCAAAGGTTCGAAATATCTTCTGTATATAATGGAAGATGGAACTTTAGAATTAAAATGGTGCTATGAAAACCATACTATTGATGAACTAAATCCACAAATTGAAGATTGTGGGTATGGTACTAGACTTTATTACGGAAAAGCTAATAATTCAGGACCACGCTCTTCAATACCATTTAGGGATTCAAAAGGAATACTATTTAAAGATTGGGAAAAAATAATGTAAATTAAAAAAATATTAAAAGACAATGAGTAAAATTATTGGAATTGACCTTGGTACGTCAACATCTTGCGTATCAGTTTTTGAAGGAGGTCAGCCTACTGTTATTGTGAATAGTGAAGGTAATCGTACAACTCCATCAGTTGTAGGAATTAAGGATGGTGAACGTAAGGTTGGTGACGCTGCTCGTAGACAAGCTATTACAAACCCTAAGAATACTGTATATGCCATTAAGCGTTTCATGGGTATGCCATATGCTAACGTTGCAGATGAAGTAAAACGTGTTACTTATGATGTGATTAATGAGGGTGGTTTCCCACGTGTGAATATTGACAACAAGAAATACACTCCACAAGAGATTTCGGCTACAATTCTTCAGAAGATGAAGAAAACTGCCGAAGATTATCTAGGAACTGAGGTTAAGGAGGCTGTAATTACAGTCCCTGCATATTTTAATGATGACCAACGTAAAGCTACTATGGAGGCTGGTACGATTGCTGGACTTGATGTGAAACGTATTATTAATGAGCCTACAGCAGCAGCATTAGCTTATGGTATCGACAAGTCAGACAAGGATATGAATATTGTTGTGTACGACATCGGTGGTGGCACATCGGACGTTTCTATTCTTAATTTCGGTGGTGGCGTATTCGAGGTCATTTCTACCAATGGCGATTCACACCTTGGTGGTGAGGACTTTGACCAAGCAATCGTTGGTTGGGTTGTTGATGAGTTCAAAAAACAAGAGGGTGCTGATGTAAGTACTGATTCTATGGCAATGCAGCGTATTAAGGAAGCTGCTGAGAAGGCAAAAATTGAACTTTCTACAACAATGTCAACTGAGATTAACTTGCCTTATTTGGCTCCAGTGAATGGTACTCCAAAACATTTTGTTGCCACATTGACACGTGCTAAATTTGAGCAACTAATTGAGCCTTTATACAAGAAACTAGTTGACCTTTGTAATGAAGCATTAAAACTTTCTAAACTTGAGGTTAAAGATATTGACGAGGTTATACTTGTTGGTGGTTCTACACGTATACCAAAGGTCGTTGAGGCTGCAAAAAGCGTGTTCCAGAAAGACCCATCAAAGGCCGTTAATCCAGATGAAGCAGTATCACTTGGTGCATGTATTCAAGGTGCAGTACTTGGAGGCGAGAAAGGTGTAGGAGACATTGTGCTTCTTGATGTAACTCCACTTAACCTAGGTATTGAAACACTTGGTGGAGTTATGACAACACTTATTGACGCAAATACAACAATTCCTTGCGATAAGGAACAAGTTTTCTCAACCGCAGCAGATAACCAAACTGAGGTGACAATTAACCTATTGCAAGGTAATCGTCCAATGGCAGCGCAGAATAGGTCACTTGGTCGTTTCAATCTAACGGGAATACTCCCAGCTAAGCGTGGAATTCCACAAATCAGTGTGAAGATATCAATTAATGCCAATGGTGTTGTTGAGGTTAGCGCAACTGATAAGGGTACTGGTAAGGCTCAATCTATCCGTGTTGAGGGTTCTAGCAGTCTTTCAAAAGAAGAGATTGAGCGCATGAAAGCAGAGGCAGAGGCTAATGCTGAATCTGATAAGAAGGAACGTGAGACTGCCGAGGCTGTTAATAAGGGTGATACCATTGTATTTACCCAAGAGAAGATGCTTGAGGAGCAGAAGAACAACATCACTGAAGACGAGAAGGGTAAGATTGAGAACCTTATCGCTCAGATGAAGTCTGCTGTTAGTGCAAAAGACGTAGATAAGATTAATGAGACAGAAACAGCCATCAATGAGGTATGGCAAGCTGTTTCGCAGCGTGTTTACAGTCAGAATCAGCAGCAGAATGGCACTGCACAGCAGCCAAATGATTTTGACTCTGCTACAGCTTCTACAGAGGATGTACAAGACGCAGACTTTGAGGAAGTGAAGTAAGTGACTTGGCAAGGTTGTTAAATATTTTTTAAATCTGAGGGGCTTTCCCAATAAGTTCCTCAGATTTTTAGTATTTTATTTGGAATTTAAAAATAAAAAATATATCTTTGCAAAAAGGTTTATAACTTAATATAAGAATAATGGCTGAGAGAAAGGACTATTATAAGATTCTTGGTGTTGATAAAAGTGCTTCTCAAGACGATATTAAGAAAGCTTTCCGTAAGCTTAGTGTGAAGTGGCATCCAGACCGTAATAACGGTTCTAAGGAGGCTGAAGCTAAGTTTAAGGAGATTGCTGAAGCTTATGAGGTTTTGGGGGATGAAACCAAACGAAAGGAGTATGATAACCCAAAAACAAGGTTTGAATTTCATTCTAGTGGTGGTCCAGATTTTGGAAATATGAATATGGAAGAGATATTCAGACATTTCAGGAGTCGTGGAAATCCATTTGCAAACCCATTTAGTGATTTTGGTTTTGATAAACAGCAAGAAAAATCAATAAATGGTAGTAATATTAGGATTACCATTAAAATGAAACTTGAAGATGTTATGACTGGATGCACCAAGAAAATTAGGATTAAGAGATTTGAGCCTTGTCCTCATTGTAATGGCACAGGAATGACTGCCGAGTCTCGTAGGAGGACTTGTAAAACTTGTGGTGGCACTGGAACTGCTTTCGACCCTAATGGATTCATGATGCATCAAAAATGTCCTACTTGTGGTGGTAGTGGATATATAATCGAAAATCCATGTAGTCATTGTAATGGACATGGTGTTGTTCAGAATTCTAGTTCTGAAATCTCATTTGCTATACCAAGGGGAGTTGAAGATGGTATGCAGATTGAGTATGCTGGACTTGGTAATGCAGCACCTCATGGAAAAGGCACTAATGGAAGTTTGGTAGTAACAATTGAGATTGAAGAGCATGATACATTTGAAAAACAAGGAAGAGACCTTGTATTTGATTTAAATATTAATGTTATAGAAGCTATTCTTGGATGCACAAAAGAGATAAAGACCTTGGATGGTAAAACAATTAAGGTCAAGATACCGCAAGGTACTAGTAGTGGGCATACATTAAGGTTTAAAGGATATGGTTTGCCTAGATATGGTAATACAATTGGCTCACCTGGAAATATGATTGGCATTGTAAGTATAACAGTGCCGCAGTCAATTAACGCAAATGAGAGAAAAATTATAGACGAGTTAAAAAAACAAGAACATTTTACTTAATAAAATAAGTTATGGCGAAAGAAGCAAAAGAAAGAAACTTCACACGTTACGAAAAGAATGGTAACATATATGAGCCAATAGGTGTAACAAAGGAAGTATTGCCTAGTGGCTTTTATAAACCAGTATGGGATAGATATAATGGTAGATTTTTCTTTACTAGTAAGGAAGTAGTAATGCCTAAGTTATATGTGTTGCCAAATGATACACAGATAAGTATTCTTGATGACATCAAGAGATTTTGGAAATCAGAAGAGCGTTATAGACAATTTGGGCAAGTATATAAAAGGAATATATTGTTATATTCTCTACCAGGTAATGGAAAGACTTCTCTAATCAATATTATTTGTAAAACACTTATTGATGATTATGATGGTGTTGTTATTTGTATTGATAATACAGATGAGTTAACTAGTTATGGTCCTTGTATGGATAGACTTAGGAGTATAGAGCCTAACCGTAGAGTGATTACACTTATTGAGGACTTTGAGCGTTTGGCAAAAGACGATTATTATTCAGCCATGCTATTGCAGTTATTGGATGGAAATAGTCAGTTTGATAATGTGGTTACAATTGCAACTACTAATTATCCAGAAATACTTGAAAAAAGATTTACATGTAGACCAAGCAGATTCAATCTCGTAATTGAATATAAGAAACCTAGCGCAGAAGTTAGAAAAACTTATATTGAAAATAAACTTTCTGATAGTGGAATTGATATAAATGATGCTAATGTCAAGAAGGATATTGAGAGATATGTCAAAAAAACAGAAGGATATACTTTTGATTTCTTGAAAGAAGTGATACAAGGAATTTATGTAGATGGGTTTACTGAAGTAGAATTGTTTGAAAGACTCGAAGAATTAATTAAAAAAGACGGTAAAGTAAAGATTACAGAGGATGCTACTAAGAAAATTGGTTTTAATTCTGGAGTTACTGAATCAAATGACTGCAAAGAATCAGCAGCTCGTGTGGTGGAACAAACTCCCGCTAGAAATAAAATAAAGGTTAGTGGATTTGGAGGATGATAAAGATAATTAAAGATGTTGATTTATTTGAACATTTTTCAGAATACGAAGCTGTATTAATTGGGACAGGAACTTACTGTACAATGTCCCAAGGAATACAGCTTAAAGTCATGTTAAATTATCCATATGTTTTTAATAAAAACTTGGAAACAAAATATGGCGATAAGGAAAAATTAGGCACAATACTTGAATGCAAAAAGGATAATGAGCCTACATTTTGTTTATGTTTTATATATGAGGGTAATTTTAGACCTGACATAATAAAAGATTATTTATCTTATGAAAGTCTTGAAAAATGCCTTAAATTAGTTAATATTTTATATAAGGGTAAGAAAATAGCAACTACATTGTTAGGGTCTAGCAGATTTGATGGGAATGGCGATAGGGATAAGATAATGGAGATGTTCAATAATATATTAACAGATGTAGATATTACAGTGTATGACTATTTCCAGAAGTCTAGAGCCGAAGAAATGAAGGAAGTAAGAGATAATGAGCTAGCAGTGAAAAAAGTTGATAGAAAGGCTTATTACGAAATGGTATCTGAACGTAAAAGAAAAGCAGATGAAAGATTTAACAAAAACGGGCATAGAAGATATTGAGAGACATTGGCACAATTATAGGCTGTTCGTATGGTTTATTAAACTTGAAAAAAAATATGTTTTTTTCAAGAAACTAATGTTTCTCGATAAAGGTATTAACCCATTTTATTTGTTTGCTTTGATTAATAAAGTAAACTATAGTAGTGTATTAGTCAATAACGATTTGCCAAATAAAATTGACCGATTGTGGGGCAGTGTATTCACATATATACCATTTTCTTTTTCATGGAGTGAAAAAGACGTTGACTGTCAGTACATGAATAATTTAAGTCGAAAATGGAATAATTTTTTAGTAGAACATAATTATGATGTATTCAAATTTTAATTAAATATGATATTACATTTAAACCTAACAGAAGACCATTTGAAATTGGTCAGATTTTTAAACATCGAAGACAACGATGACGATGTGCTTACAATTAATAAAAAGGTGATGCTTACAATGCAAACTCATATCTTGGATGATGTTGCGATGATTCTAGGATTGAGGGATAAGGCAATTAAGAATACCACTGAAGATGCAGATGGAAGTGCATATCCAGATGATGTGGAGAAATATATGCTTGATACATACCATTATGTGTCTGATAATCTCTATCTCATTGAGTCATTATTGCATCAAAAAGTGTTTGAAGGTATAAAGCCAAACACTGAATATATATGTAAGGATAATGAAATGATATGGAAAGAAAAAGATGAATAAAGCAAAAAAAGAATCTTTAAGGAAATTTAACAAAAAAAATTTTGCTAAAACAGAAAATTTTCGTAACTTTGCATCAGATTGTGAGCCTACTGCACTTGCAACTGATGTTGGGAAACCAATAATATTAAGTGGTGAATCAGCTTGTCGATTTTTACAAAGGATGAAAGAAGCTGATGAAGCAGCAGAACGCAGAAGAAATACCCCTCCAACTATTGAAGAACTTGAAAAACAATTAATGTATGAGGAGTTTTTCTTGGAAGATGACCTTAGAGCCATTGAGGTGAGAAAGGAAAGAATAAACAAGTTAAAAGATAAAATCAAAATTTTAAAGGAAAAGAATGGTAAAGCAGAAGAAGAATGATTTTTCTTCAAAGTTCCGTGTGAACGATGAAATCAGATTCAATGGGAATGTTAGAATCGTTGGAAATGACATCGAAAGTAAAGTTGTAACTATGTCAGAAGCAAGGAGTATTGCAAATGGCATGAATTTAGACTTAGTTGAAATTCAAGGAAATGGTGTTATGCCCATCATACGAATCTGTAACTATGAGAAGATGATGTATGAACTTAAAAAGGCTTCAAAGAAGAGCAAACAATCAGTTAAACCTCTGAAGGAGATTCAATTAAGTGTGAACATTGCAAAACATGACCTTGAAACTAAAGCTAATAATGCTCGTAAGTTTCTTGAAGACGGAAGCCGTGTTAGAGTTACACTTTCCATGAAAGGACGTGAATTATCTAGAAGAGAAGAAAACAAGAAATCCATTCTTGAGTTCATTGTCTTGTTGGAAGATATTGCAGTTCCAGAGGCAGCTCTACGTGATGAAGGGAATAAGACAGTTGTAACATTAAAAAAGAAAAACAATAATAAATAAAAATAATTTAATGAGTTTAGTAATTAATCTTAAAGCAGACACTGGTCTTGTAGACCGTTCAGAAAACACCACTAGATTTCTTAAAGATGTTAAGGATTTTCCAACACTCACTAGAGAAGAGGAAATAGAGTGGTTTACAAAGTATAAGCATGGCACTAAGGAAGAGAAGGAAATTGCAAGAGACTACATTATGCTATGCAACCAAAGGATGATTATAGCAGCAGCAAAGAAATGGGCTAAGACTGATACTTTAATGGATTATGTCAATGAGGCCAATTTTGGTTTGCTCGAAGCAATGGATAGGTTCGATACAACTCACAACGTCAAGTTTGCAAGTTATGCAATGTGGTTCATCAAACGTGCAATTAACAAGTATATCTGTGGTGATTTGCAAGTGGTTAAGAGGCCAAATTATTCAAAGACATTTCATGTTTTGTCAAAGGCAACAAATGATTTCTTGCAGAAAAACGAAAGAACTCCAAGTCCAGATGAATTATTTGATATTGTTACCGTGAAGTATGGTAAGGATATTAAAGATAAGAATGATATATTAGATTTAAAGGTTAGTTATGTCGATGAATCAGCCAATGATGAAGATGAATCTCCTAATTATGGCGATGTAGCAGCCTATAATAGAGCAAGCGCTTCATACAATGAATATGAGGAAAAGGAAGAGGAAGAGTTCAACAAGAAAGTAGTCTCATCATTACTTAGCAAACTCTCTCCACGTAAACAGCAAATCATTAAGATGCGCTTTGGAATGTATGAGGGTGATAATGGTCTTAGAAGAGAATATGAACGTGAGGAAATAGGACAAATCATTGGATTAACTTCTGAGCGAGTAAGACAACTTGAACTTGAAGCAATGGATGAAATGAAAGCAGAATATCTGAGGAAGATTAAAAAACTTGATTGAATAAAGAATGGGTAGTACAACTAGTACTACCCATTTTAAATTTTATTTAACAGCAATTTGCCCACTTGATATCATTTTCTCAACTTTAGATGCGATATTTTTTGTCATAGGTCTCTCACCATTAATTATTTTTCTAAACTGAGACTGAGCGCCTTCATCTGTATGGTCTGGAAACAGTTCCCTTGCAACAGCAGCAATGTTGGTTTTCTCAGTGTCAATGGTTCTACGTATTGAGTCCGCATCACCATTGGAAATCTTTCTGTTTTTCCTTTCGTACTCGTCATAATCATACATTTTTTCGCCACCTCCAACCATTTTACGCATTTTCATCTTTTTCTTTGGTTTATCATTCTTTTTCTTTTTATGACCAAAGTATTTCTGAACAAGGTCTTGTATATGGTTACTTTTTTCGCCCATGAAGTCTTCGTTAATAACTTTGTTAATTTCTTCAGTTATAATTGCATTTACTCTCTTACCGTCCATAATTTTCTTTAATTATATACTATAAATATCTTTTTATTGTAAAAAAGTATTAAAATATTTGGTTATCTCATTTTTTTTTCATATCTTTGCACAAGAAATAAAAATAGGAGAAAAATATGAATACAAAGACAGCGACAAAGACAAACGCATTCCTTAATGCAGTAGGTTTCGAGAGTTCAACATTGACAGAGAATGGAGCAAAAACACTTGTTTCGACTGGAAGTGCAATTGTTGACCAATTTGGTAAGGCTGGTAACTTCAGAGGGCGTACACTTGCGGAAGTATTTGCTGACCAAGCAACCATTTGGGGTGAGAATGCTGAAGCAGCACTTCGTTTCCCATTCTATTTGCGTATGGTAACTCGCAAGGTTAAGGTGAACACGGATAATGAGACTGATAAGGTTCAGAATGGACAAGGTGCTCGTGATGAGTCATTCAAGCGTTTGCTTTGGATTGCTCAAGAACAACCAGATGCATTCTACAAGAACATTTGGGCATTGCCACTTGTTGGCTCTTGGAAGGACTTGTGGACTTTGATGTTCTATGACATTAAGGAGAATGTTAAGTGCTTAAACCAAAAAGCTATGTTTGAGGTGATTGCACAAGGTTTGCTTTGTGACACTCATGTTGATTTGATTAAGAAGTATATGCCTCGTATCAAGTCTCAGAGTAAGTGTAAGACAGAGTGGACTACTATCACAAATGACTTGGCAAAGGCATTTGCAAATCAAATGGGTATTTCTTATAAGGAATACAATAAGATGAAAGTGAGTGGTAAGGCGCATGATTTCCAAAAATTGATTTGCTCTCGTAATTATAAGGAACTGAATTGGAATCACATTCCAGGACGTGCATTGAACTTACTTGTCACTAGTAAGTTCCTTTCAAATCATGGTTTGAAAGATAATTACACACAATGGATAATGCAGCAGCCAGTGGCTAAGTTTACTGGTTATGTATTTGAGCTTTCAAAGAAACTTCGTGAATACGGTATTGGTTCAAGAAGATATTATACTACTTCAAATAAGAAACTACCTATTGAGGTTAAGCATACCATTGATGCGCAGTTTAATGGACTTGTAGATAAGGCTCGTGATGGCGGCAAGATTACAGAGAATGTATGGTGTTGCCTTGACACTAGTGGTTCAATGAATCAGCCAGTTACTGGATTGAAGGACGTATACTGTTCAGATATTGCAACATCTTTGGCAATATTCTTTTCTAGCCTTAACACTGGAGCTTTCCACAATAAGCTCATTATGTTCGACAACACCTCTTATCCATACGACATGAAGGGTGAGTCGTTCTGTGAAAGGGTAATGAACCTTCCAAGTGTTGGATGTGGTGGTACAAATTTCCAATCTGCCGTTGACGAAATCATTAAGATTAGGCGACAGCATCCAGAGATTCCATTGGAGCAGTATCCTACTACTATATTGGTGGTAAGTGATATGGAGTTTAATCCAACTAATCGTTGGTATGACTCTCCACGTAACCAAGAAACCAATTATGAGTACTCCAAGAAGTCGTTGAAGACAGTTTTCCCAGAGGAATTTGTGGATAACATGAAATTCATTTGGTGGGATTGTGTTTCAAGACATGGAATTACTCATTTTGAGGGTAAGAGCATTGAACCAGGATGTACTTTCCTTAGTGGATTTGATGGAAGTATTATCACTACATTGCTTGGAGAGGATAAGGTGATTGATGAGAAGACTGGAAAGGCAAGGAATCTTACCGCAGAGGAACTTGTTGAAAAGGCTCTTACGCAAGAGATTCTTAACTACATTCAGTTGTAGAAATTAGATAGATGGTCATTAACGAGAGTTGATGGCCATTTTTCTTAAATTAAGTTAAACAATTTTGTATTTACAGAAAAAAATTATATCTTTGCAAAAGTAAGAATATAATATTAGGAATAAATATGTTTTTCTATAAGAAAAGGAAGAAGAAAAATAAAGGGGGTAAATCAAAGTTTACAGCTAACTCTTATAAAAAGAATTCTATCAGTCAGATTCAAATGGTAGGAATAACTAATGCTGTGCTTAGTAAAAAAAGACTATTAGTTTTTTCAGAAAGTATTTAAAAATATAATTAAAATGAATCCATTAATTAAAGAACTTAAAGAAAGGGGACTATGGTCTCAGACATTTGGTAATCTAGAAGAGTGTTTTAGTAAACCAACAACCTTTTATCTAGGTCTTGACCCAACATCTGATTCTCTTGGCATCCACCATATGGTCGGACTTATGGTATCGAGACTTATGCAGCAATATGGTCATAAACCCATCATATTGGTTGGAGGTGCTACTTGCGCTATTGGAGACCCAAGCGGAAAGAGTGAGGAGCGTAAAGCCATTTCAATGGAAACTGTATTCCATAATGTAGAATGCGTTAAGAAACAAATTTCAAAGATTATTGATTTCGATTCAGATGCACCAAATGCAGCCATTATGGTTAACAATTGGGATTGGTATAAGGATTACAAGTTCCTTGATTTCATACGTGATGTCGGTAAGAAGATTACTGTTAACTATCTCATGGCAAAGGAAAATGTAAGAAAACGCCTTGAGAGAGAAGGGAATGGTATTAGCTTCCAAGAGTTCAGCTATGGTTTACTTCAAGGTTACGATTTCGTTCATTTGTATCAGAATTATGGTTGTACTCTTCAAATTGCTGGAACTGATAACCTAGGGAATATGGTAACTGGTCAAGACCTCGTTCATAAGATGCTTGGTAAAGATGATGTGTGTGGTTTGACTTGGGACTTGATTACTTGTGCAGATGGTCGTAAGTTTGGCAAAACTGAAGGAAACTCAGTATGGCTTGACCCAAAAAAGACTTCCCCTTATCAGTTCATGCAGTATTGGCTTAATGTTTCTGATGTAGATGCAGAAGTGTTTATCAAGAAATTTACTCTTATTCCTCTTGATGAAATTAATGCCATGATTGAAAAACATCGTGAGAATCCTAGTTCTCGTTATTTGCAGAAAGAATTGGCTAAGTATATGACATGTCTTGTGCATTCTGAGGAGGAATACAATAAGGCTATGGAAGCCACAAATATCCTTTTCGGTAAGGGAACTATGGCTGATATGGAAAAACTCGATGAGAATACGTTTCTTGCTGCGATGAACGGTGTTCCTACTGTGGAGATTAGTAAAGATACGTTTGACAGTGGTATTACAGCAATTGACCTTGCAGCAATGCACGACAAAGTACCTTCAAAGTCTGAAGCAAGAAAACTCATAAAGAGTAATGGTTTCTCAATCAACAAGATTAAAACCACTGTTGAAAAAGAAATAATTTCTGATAAATATCTCATCAATGGTAAGTATCTACTTCTAACTAAAGGAAAGAAAGACTATACGATGATTTGTGTTAAATAGTATTAAAATTGGGATAGTTATTTGGCTATCTCAATTTTTTTTCGTATCTTTGCAAAAAAAAAAAATTATATGATATTTTTTATTCTTATATTTACGATGTTAGGTCTTTTCTTTTCAGCATTGATATTTTCTGACCGTATGGATAAAAAAGATGTTAAAAGAAGGCGTATTAATGGGATACAAAATGATGTTAAAAAAGACCTAGAGGAAATTACTGAATATGCCAACAGATTTGGCGATGATTACAACAAGTCATTGATGGACTTTGCCAATAAAATGGAAAATCTCACCAAAGACGATATTAAACGTGATTTAAAGCCTTATGACATTTACAACACTCAACGACTTCATAATCAGCTTAGTAGCTTAGGAACAATGTTAGGCAGAATTGTTATCAATAAGAATCTTGAACCAAGGTTTATGGTTTCATCACCATCTACAATACCATCTAGAGCCGATATACAATTGGAGGTTGCATTGACTATTGAAGAAGTTAAAGAACTTGCTAATAAATGTTTAAGGATAAAGATGGATGCTGATATTGAAAAATTCAGGAAAGATAAAGTAAGTAATGCAATTAATAACAAATAAACTATGGTAGAAACTTATCGTTCAACTCCATTAGACATGGAGAAAGTATTTAAGAATCTCACAGAGGGAATTAAGAGTTATGCAACTGAGAATCACATTGGAGTATTGGTTCTTGGTCTAAGTGGAGGCATTGATTCAACTGTTGTTGCCGCACTTTGTAAGGCTAGTGGCATTCCTCTTATTGGTATTTCTCTTCCATGCTCAACCAATATGGATGATGAAAACAATGCTGCTAAGGAAGCTGGTATGGAGTTTTGCGACACCTTTAAGGTTGTCAATCTGCAAGAGCCTTACGAGGTGATGGAGAAGTTCTGTGCTGAAGCTAGTGGGAAAGAGAAAACTCCAATCTCACAAGGTAATATCAAGGCACGTCTACGTATGATTACATTGTATGATATCGCTTCAAAAGTTGGTGGTATTGTACTTGACACCGATAACTTAACAGAACATTTTTTAGGGTTCTGGACCCTTCATGGTGATGAGTCTGATTTCAATCCAATTGGGGGATTATGGAAACATGAGGTATATGCCCTTGCAAAGTGGATGAAGGAGAATGTGTATAAGAATTCTAAAGCTCTTGAGGCTTCTATTGCACTTATGCCAACCGATGGCAACGGTGTCAAAGAGGGTGGAGACCTTGCACAGATTGCCCCTGGTAAAACCTATGACGATGTTGACGAAATTCTGCATGCATGGGTTGGTCTTGATTCGAGAATCAAGGAAACTGTAATCAAGAGTCACTTTGATTATAGCATCTTCAAGAATCTTTGTGAAAAGCATGGGTATGACACAGTAGAGGCTGTTATCATGCGTTCTGTACGTTCTGAATTTAAGCGTAAGCAGCGTCCTTTCATTATTGATGTATATCGTGGTTTGATTTGTGAGAAAAACGGTAATATTTTTGGTTGAATATGATAGATAAGAAAAACGTTGAAGGATGCATTGATAATTTCAATATGCACCTCAATATAGTAAATAATGAGATTGGTAAGGATAATGGGGACTTTGATTTCTCCATTATCCATCTTAAGCAGTCTAGGGAATCCATTGAGGAATTGCAGAATGTTGTGAATCAAATGAGACAAGAGGAACATGACCTTACTCAAGATGTCTATAACAGATTTAAGGATAAAGGATTTGTGAAAACCATTAAGCTCTAAAATATGGCAACAAAAAAATTTGATAGTATAAAAGGAGTTGTTTTATCTGATAATGAGGGTAATAAATGTTGCAAATATTATAATCATCCAGAAGAATATTCCATAGTTAGTTTTGGCGATATTCTTTTCGAGATAGACCCAATAGAGAAGAAAATTAATAGTTGTAATGCAAAATATGTTGTTAGAAGTAGCAATGGTATGGTTGAGATACGCTATTGTGATGCTAAGAAAAATCATGATTTTAAACCATGTACCAATACATTCTATGGAAGAGGTTTGCCAAATGGCATGAAATTATCCAAAGCATTGTATAATAAATCTGTATATGGTCTCATTGCTACAAATATGAATGATGCTATTGAGAGATTGGGGAAAATCAATGAAGGACATTATTTAGGGGCGCTCAAAAATGGCGATAAACTTTATGTTGTAGATAAAATAAATAAGATTGTCATCGAAGAAACTGTAGAAAATGTTTCAAATAATGCAAAAGAAGGACATCCTCATAAAATCACAATAAATACTACCAATTTCGAATTCACTTGTTACAATTCGAAATATGAGGAGAATGCTTCTAAATTCAGTGACCCATATTTCTATGTGAAGCGTGGGACTAAGTGGTTTGATAACACAAAGATATCTATTCACTTGGATAGAGCTGTTGCAGATAAAGCATTAAGAGAATACATTAATAGTAGAAAAACAGCCGAAAAGAAAAAAGAAAAAGAAGAAACGCAAAAAATACCAAAAGGTACACCAATTCGTCATTGTGATAATAAAAACAATAAACTTCACTATGGAGATAGAGTGGCTTATGTAAGAAAAAATTGCTATGGTCCTACTGACATATCTTATGGAGTTATTGTCGGTGACACTGAAAAGAAAATCAAAGTGTTTGACCAAGTAGAATATCAAACTATTAAAAACTATAACACGGAAAAAGGTAGAGAAACCCAGCCCAATGAAGGGCTACATCTTTTGGAACGTGTGAATGTTCTTTTAATGGAGTTGGCAAAATAATTAAAGAAAAATAATATGGATAAAAAGTTTAAATTGGAAAGCGGTATTCTCGGCATTATAATGTCCAATGGAATAGACAGTACAAAGGCTGATATCTTAGGCGAAAATCCAATGGAGGATAAGGTATATACTAAGAGAATTAATATTGGCAAAGACTTTGGTAGTGCTACTAATTCGATTGAGATTGTCTCGGTGTGCATCACTAGTGATGAACCAATCTCTATGGAAGGTGTACCTTCTTTGGATGACGTTAGAATCAATACCAAAAATCATAGAGGACAATGGTGCAACATCTTTATAAAAGAGGCACCTGAGAAAATGCTAGAATTTATTTGGGACGAAATCGCTTAATTGGCAACATCTCGAACATGTCCTTTATTCCTAACTGTTAAATAATATTAAATCTGAGGCTGAAATTTGGTAGCCTCAGATTTTTTTCGTAACTTTGCAGCAGAAATAAAAATTATGAGCATGATAACGTATTTACTTTTATTCGGATTGGGGGCTTTTGTAGCGTGTTGTTTGGTGCTTGCTGTTATGTGTATTGTACACTTTACAACAAACCCATACTCAATGAATTATGCAATGCAAGAGCTGAAAGAACGTTGCGAGACAAAGGATGGCACGATTAAGAAGCTTAATGAGCTTATGCTTAAAATGCTCGATTGTCCTCCAATTGATAAGAAGATGTCAGTTATTGAGGTTGCTGATTTTGGTTACTTGAAGGTTCTTATTGGTGGTGGTGAAAATGGCGAACCACGTCTATTTGCTTTCAATACCAAATACTATTCTAGGTCTGATTATTATCAGTTGAGGAATACGGATAGATTTAAAAAGTTCGGTATCAAATACTCAATTAGTGCAAGTGAGTTGAGCGAGTTTCTTACTGAGGCTTCCAAGGCTGCTTTCAAGAAGAAGATAGAGGAACAGTCACGTAAGAATCTTATTGACCATTTTAATGTTTAAAATATGGCAAAATCTAAATATTTTATTGAGTTAGTAGATGGAGAAGGTAAAATTCTCTACTATAAAAGAGGTCTTGATAAGCAAGAAATGATTAATGGTACTCTAATGACATATACTGAATATGAACTTACTGAGAACATCAAGGAGGCTCGTGAATTCCATGATGAATATGATGCCAAGTCTTGTCTTACCTTGATGAAGACGAATCGTCCAATATGGATGCATCAGTTCAATTATAGGGTGTACCGCATGATGGGCAATAAGGAGTTTATTACTGTCAACACAAGACCATTTGCCAATATTCTGAGACTTTTGAAGGGTTATAGATTAACCAATGAAGAAGGTAGAAAGCGTATTGAAGAAAAACTCTTTAATAACGATAAGTTATATAATGCTTGTGAATTTGCTTTGAACGAACTAAATAAATTGAAATAATGAATATACAATCACTATCAATTGTTGTACCAACACATGGCTGCATGAATCAGTGCAAGTTCTGTGTAAGCCGTATGCATAAGGAGGAATATGAAGACCTCGTTTCTACTGATAATTTTTTCCATAGGGAGAATTATAAGAAACGAATGGCTTTTGCTAGAGATAATGGTTGTAATACTGTTATGCTCACTGGACAAGGCGAACCACAGCAAAATCTTGAGTTTATCACCAACTTCTCCAAGATGAATTCCGAATTGGTTATGCCTTTTAGAAATATTGAGATTCAAACAACTGGAGCCAAAATTGATGAATATACACTAAATTGTTTTCGCAATAATGGTATTACAACAATTAGCCTTTCAGTGTCTTGTTTGAATGATGATGGGGTTAATTCTGATATTATCAATAGTAGCCACACACCGATTAATTTGAAATGGCTTTGCGATAAAATTAAAGAATTTGGATTTAATCTTCGTTTATCTCTCAATATAACAACGTGTATTTTTCTTTATGATGAACCAAAGAGTAGTTACGAAGCAATTTTTGAATATTGTAGCAAGGTATTAGGTGCTGACCAAGTTACATTTCGCAAAATGTATACCGATGGTAACGATTCGCCTCAGTCAAAGTGGATTGAGAAATATGGTGTAAAAACAGAACCATATTTTAAAGGCTTACATGATTACATCATGAAAAATGGTCGTTATCTTGATACTCTAGAGTATGGCAGTAGACGTTATTCAGTAATGGGTATGCCTACAGTTGTTGATGAGGATTGTATGGCTAAGAGTGAGGAAAAGAAAACATTGAAGTATCTTATTCTGCGTCCAAACTGCAAGTTGTATACACAGTGGGATGATAAGGGTAGTTTATTATTTTAAAAATTATGTTAGAAATTAAAGGACAGTATTGTAAGGATGTGAAGGTCTTTACTGATAACGTGGAGGAGACCGCAATATCAACCATATACGGTATAGCAGATTGTAGGGCATTCAAGGATAAGAAGATTAGAATTATGCCTGACTGCCACGATGGTAAGGGTATTGTGATTGGATTCTCATGTCCTGTCAATATTGAGACAGACCACGTTAATCCACAGCACGTAGGTTGCGATATCGGTTGTACCATATCAGCTACTTTCTTCGATAAACCAATTGTCGAGGAGAAGATGAAGGAGTTTGAGCACAAAATTCGTAAAGAGATTCCATTTGGTTTCTCTATCAACGATAAGTCCAAGATTGAGTGGAAGCGTATCACCAAGGCTGTTAATTCGGCTATGGACAGATTGTGTTCTCTTTATCCAAAGTTTGCTGATTATGCAATCTACTTCAACAACGAAATGGATTTGGAGAAGTGGTGTAAGCGTGTACGTATAGGTTATGGTGATTTTATCAAGGCTATAGGCTCAGTTGGTGGAGGTAATCACTTCGTAGAGTACGATGCCAACGATGAGTTGGGTAAGTACTGCATGTGCGTACACTGTGGCTCACGTAAGCTAGGTTTGGCAGTATTCAACTATTGGGACAAGATAGCAAGAAGCATGGTAGTTTCAAGAGAGGAAATGAAGATGCTTGAGGATAAGGTCAAGGAGAAGAATACTGACAAGCAGAAGATTAAGGCTGAGATTGATGCAGCAAGAGAGGAGTACTTATCACGTAAGATTCCAGGATACTTGAACGGTGACCAGCTTATGGGCTATCTTGTAGATGTGTTAATTGCTCAGACTTATGCTAAACTTAATCATGAGGTGATTCATGAACAGTTGATTGAGATTTATCGAAAGATGTCAGATGGTGGTAAGCCAATCGATTTTATTGCTACTACTCACAATTATATTGATTATGATTTCAAGGCATTGATGGGTACACCAAATATGATGATTCGTAAGGGTGCTATTCGTGCTTATGAGGGAGAGAAAGTAATCATACCATTTAATATGAGGGATGGAATTTCAATATGTGAAGGCAAATCAAATGAAGATTGGAACTGTACAGCTCCGCATGGCTGTGGTAGGGCGCTCTCAAGGATGAAAGCCCATCAGCAGCTTAACGTAGAGGACTTTCAGAAGCAGATGGCAGATGCAGGTATCTATACCACCACTGCTGACGAGAAAACACTAGACGAAGCACCAGATGCCTACAAACCAATGGATGAGATTGTTAAGCTCATTGAGCCAACAGTTGATATCAAGTTCTTCATGAAGCCAAAGATGAACATCAAGGCAGCAGAGGATAAGAAAAAGTTCTTCTAAATAAAGAATGAGGGCTAGATTGTCTAGTCCTCATTTATCATTGGGTATATTACCTTTCTTACATACCATTTAAAACCATTTCTTTTAAAATTTTTATTATAGTCTTTAGCTAAACTAAGTTTATCCTTTAGTGTTAATTTTTTAAATTTATTCCATTCAAACACAGCACCATTGGTTGGATATTTCCAATCTGTTTCATGTGCCATTGCTTCAAGTTCAAATGGAATAAAATAATATGGCATAAACTTTCCACGTATAAATAATGGGAAATTGAGAATCCAATACCATATATATAAGGTATAAAAACAGAACCATGAGTCGTGTGTGCTTTCAGCTTGTTTTACATGAGTCATTTCATGAGATTCGAAGTTACTGTTTATAGTATCTTGAGCGCTAATTAATTGGATATCAGACTTTTCTTTGCAATAAGCAATTCCTTTCCAAGTTAATGCTCTAAATCCTGAGAATAAAAATAGTGCTTTCTTAGCTTTTAATACATTAATCTTACTTGGTTTCATATTTTTTTTAATAAATATTTGGAATTTACGAAAATTAACTATATCTTTGCATCGTTAAACTTAATTAACATGACAAAGAGTGAATTAATAGAACTTCTGAAAGATAATAGTTCAGAAATTAAAAACCACATTTCAGCAGCAGCTTTGGCGAATATAACAAAATTTGCCAATGTTTCATTACAGATGGATGGTGATACATTGGATTACTATTATGAGGTGGATATTGACGAATTAATAGAATCTGAAATGCCACAAGATGAATTTGAAGTAATGAAAAATCAAGGTTGGAGTGTTAAAGGAGAAAAAATTATAATCTTTATATAAACAACTAAAAACTTAGATAACAATGATAAACGTCAATTTCATGGGAAGACTTGGGGCTGATGCAGAACTCAAGACTTCCAAAGGTGGGAAACAGTTTGTTTCCATGAGAATAGCAACTGATGAGTTCAAGAACGGTGAAAGAGGGACAGCATGGATTAATGTCTCGTATTACGCTGAGAAAGGCACTAAGATGCTAGAATTCTTGAAGAAAGGAAGCGCAGTTAGTGTTCTTGGTGTAGAAACTGTTGGAACTTATCAGAGTAAGAATGGCGAAACTATGGTTTCTAGGGATGTGATAGCAGACAGAGTGGATTTTGTTAATCTAGGTAAGTCTGGAGACACACAATCAAGTGAAACTGTAGCAGATACTGGAACATTTAAGAAAAAGGCTAATGAGGCAGAAACCGTTGCTGCAACAGCCGCATCAAGTTCTGAGGATGATTTACCATTCTAAAGAAAATGATTCCACCTAAGAATAAATAACTTGGGTGGAATTTTTTATTTTTATTAACAATATAAATTTTGAAATTACAAAAAAAAACTATATATTTGCACAAAATCAAAATATTAATAACTTAAAATAGAATAATAATGGCAAAAAAGACAAGAACTGTGGTTGATGCTGAGGTGACAGAAGTAAAGAAGTCAACAGCTAAAAAAGGTACTCGTAAGTCTCCAGTTCGTACAAGACGTACAATTGATGAAGTCTCTGAAGAGGCTGAAGCAGAACTCACAAATGGTAGCACTGCCTTAAAACGTGTTGATGATAGGGGTGAAATTAACACATCTAATCTATCACCAAGTCGTAAGGCTTATTACAAAGAAATAGCATCAGTCCTCAATGAAAAGGAGATGTCCACCATAACTAGTTATGGTTCTGACCTTCAGAGGGCTATGAGTTCTTACTCAAGTGATTTCCTTAAGCAGTCATTTGATTCTAAAGCTGGTATTGAGTCAGCTCAATTGATTTCAAATCTTTTGGGAGAGTTGCATGAGGTTGACGTTAGCGACCTTGAAGCCCCAAGTGCGGTCAAGAGATTCTTGCGTAGAATTCCTGGGTTGAGAAAACTCATCGTATCTGTAGAACAGATTAAGGCAAAGTATGATACCATTGAAAAGAATATTGATGGTATTGTTAAGAAACTAGAGGCTACACGTCAGATTGCCATTAGGGATAATAATCTCTTACAGAAGCAGTTTGAGAATAACTGTGATTATGTAGACCAATTGGAAGACCTTATTGTAGCAGGCAAGATGAAGTCAGAGGAGCTTGGAGCACTTATCGATGATATGAAGTCACGCTCAGAAGAATATGAAGAGTATCAGATTAGTGACATCGATGAGTATAAGAATGCTCTTGATAAGCGACTCACTGACCTTATCGCTCTTCGTTATGCGTTCAAGCAGTCATTGACTCAGATTCGTATTATTCAACGTACAAACATCATGCATGCTAATAACACTGAGTCTCAGATTGCTATGACAATTCCTCTTTGGAAGAATCAGTTGTCATTAGCTGTTGCATTGTATGACCAGAAACAAGCTATTGAGATTGGTACAAAGGTTACTGATACCACTAATGAGTTGTTCCGTAAGAATGCTGAAATGATGAAGGTACAAGCTATCGAGGTTGCAAAGCAGAGTCAGCGTATGGTTCTTGATGTGGAAACTCTTCGTAAAACAACACAAGAGCTTGTAGCAACTGTGGAGGGTGTACAGAAGGCTCAGAAGGAAGGCGCTGAGAAACGTGCTGCTGCTGAGGCTGAAATCGCAAAACTAGATAAAGAAATGCATATGAAATCTATTGGCATTGCAGAATCTACACAGAAAGTTATTTCAAGCGAACTTCGTGGTAAGAGAGACCAAAAGTTAATTGAATAATAATGGGTAAGCCAACACCACCAAAAGTACGTAGACCATTTGCAAATGTACCAAAAGGATATAAAATGCATATGGTTAAAGTATATAATGTTAACAATATAGAACAAGTTCCAATCGTCCTAAGTGACGATTGGATTGTTTCTGATGCATATGTCACAAGTGATTCTATACATTTGAAAAATGCATTAGATAATAGAGAGATAACTGTTAAATTATCCGAATTAATTCATGACCCTATGTGGAATACAAAAACGAACTCTATGAAATTATCTGACAGCCTAATAAAAGGTATTTCTGAAATGGTAGATGCTGATTTTTCGCAAACCAAAAAGAAAATGAACATGCCATCAAATAATGAACATATCGAAAATCTATTCATTCAGCCAAAAGAATTATTTGAAGCAGTGGATTTTACTGATATGGGTGTCGTTAATGAGGATGCAAACTATGTGCCTAAATTTATAAAAGGCGAAAAATATGCGTTGAGTGGCGTTTCTTGTGAAGGGTTTGAAATGCCTGAAAAGATATACGAACTCGTTGGCATACATGATGAATATGATGGCATTAACATAAATTCTGTAATTGTTAAACAAGTAGGAGGATACCAAGATAAAATATTTACTTTGTCAAAACATGATTGCGAATGTATGGGTATCGAATATGAGAATGGCTTGCAGTTATTCCCAAAACATCTTAATTGGAAACGAGTTAAGGATGATATACCCTTTGATAAAACTAATTTAGGTACAACTCCAACTAGTGATATTGACAATACTATCAGATATGTATTACTGAAATTAAGTGGGTTTAAGGATTATACTGATGGTTATGTTGTAACACCTAGTGGAAAACTTATCAAAGAGGAAAAATTTGTAAAAACACTCAGAATTGTAAGTGATGAACCAATAGTATATGAAAAGCCTAGTGGAGAGAAGAAAAATGGACTTATGATTCCAGCAAATACAAGACTAGATGTTCAAATAGCATATCCTAGCATTTTGAATTATAATCACGGTAATTTTATTTCAGAAGATGATACAGTATATTTGCTCATAAAGTTTGCCAAAAACATAAACGACCCACTTTCCATAGATGGTAAAAATGGTGTGGAAAGACATTTCCTTGAAGGATTTAACCCAAATGACCATTTCAAGATTGCTTGGGATGAATTGGGGGCATATACCATTGAGGAATATGAGGCTGAAAAGGCTAGAAAAGAAAAAGCTAGGCAAGAGAGGATTGAAAGAGAAGAAAAAGAGAGGCAAAAAAGAATAGCAGAAGAGGAAAAAAGGCTTAGGGAAAAAAGGGCTTTGGTGGAAGAAACAATAAACAAAATGAAGGAATATAACATTAAAACCCCATCACTGCCTAAAATGCCAGACATTAAAATAGAGAACGGAATAAGTTCACTTAACTTATATATGGATGGGCTTGATGCTTATTTCGATGCTCTTGACACTTCAATTAAAGGGCTTAACTATGACTTAAACAAAATGTTCAAGTTAATGGGCAATGGCTTTACTGTAACAGATAAAAATAATAATAGTATTTTTGATATTCTAAAACTTTAGTAAATATGAAAATTGTAAATGAACCAAAAACTATAGAGGGACTTAGAGTAATACAAGACCCCTATGAAATGGAACAAGCATTGAAAAATGGAGAATCATTCTATCATTGGGAAATGGGTAAAAGTCTAACCCCTTTAATCAACGATATGGAGTATTGTAAGGTGATGCCTTGTGTCCCACGTGATGTTAAAAGAGGCGATTGCGTGTTCTGCATACTCAAAGGGGAAGATGGTGTTGCATGGCCTATGGTACATCAAGTATGGGAAATTTCAGATGCTAGTCATACAAATGAACTTTGGTTTAAGATTGGCAGTACTGGAACCTCTGTCTTTGGTTGGACAAAAGAAGTCTATGGTATTGCAAAGGGAACTGATATCTATCAAGAACTAACAGAGGAAATGATTGAAGCAATGATGGCAAAACATAATGCGGAATAACATTTTTCCTCTAAAAAATTTGGAAATTAAAAATATTTTTTATATCTTTGCACTATAAAACTTGATATTTTTTGAAAATAACATATATTTATAATAAACAGTTTAATATTTTAATAATATGATTACATTTAGTCTACATATAGAAGAGCAGCCTAGAGAACTTGGATATGGTTATCCAAGACGTGGAGGCATGTACCTATTCTAATGTAGATTTGTATCATTCTGTTATTATAATTGAGCTTTTTTATTAAACAAAGTATAATAATGAAATTGGGTGGACAATCTACGGAATGTTCACCCTTAAATTGTTTAAATACGTTAAAAGCTTGATAAAAATTTGGTTATCTCAATTTTTTTTCATATCTTTGCATCGAAATTAAAAAATGATATTATGGAAGGGATTTCAAAAAGAAAAGAATTGCAAAATAAAGAGAAAGAACGTCACCAAAAGTATCTCAAACTGCTGAGTTCCTATTCCGACGAAGAACTAGACAATATGACATATATTGATTTGGTTGAGAACGGACTAGCAGAAGATTGTGATATGGGGGCATAAACATAATTGGAGGGATAACACACTGATGGTTCAATGCCAATGCGAACAGTGCTTGAAATAGTAGCATTATAAATTCAAGTGTGTTGTAGGTCATCTAAATGTTAGGACACTTGTAGATTATACTACTCATAGAATGCAGGTACAAACTGCCCACCCTCCACTTTTAAAACACTACATATGTTGGGTTGGCCAAATTGGTAAGGCATCACACTCTCACTGTGAAGACTACGAGTTCGAGCCTCGTACCCAATACAAAAGGTTAATCATTCGATGATGATAGCTAGGCATGAGAGATGTGTGTGTACAGCACATTTACTTGGAAGAAATAGTACCTCTTATGAGGGTAAGTAAGTCCGAATTGTGAAAACGAAGTTATCTATGGTGCTCTGACCTTTTACTATATGGCGCATTCGTCTATCGGTAGGACACCACACTTTCGATGTGAGAAGAGGGGTTCGACTCCCCTATGCGCTACCAAAGCAAGAAGTGCTAGGACAGTCTCAAGAAACGGACAGAATTAAATCAGTGTGAGCCTATTAGGTTTCTTTAAGTCCATGTGTATGGTTACCATGTGTACGGTGCATGCAGATACGTTTAATGTGTAAAGTCATTTGAGTGAAATCTAGTAACCTTGCTACGCTTATAGTGGGAACATACAGCAAGTAATTATTGATAAAATTAGTTACTAGATTTGGGTTTTAGATAAACGAATTTTTATTGTTCCCTTACAACATAGCTGAAACTACGTTGATTGGCTAAATTGCCCCACGTCACTGCGAGGTGGAGAGAATAGGTAAGGATGCTGCCATGATACGTTACTAGCTAGAGTTTCAGCTTACTTTGGGGTTTAGTATAAAGGTAGTACGCAAGATTCTGGCTCTTGGCTTGTGGGGGTTCGATTCCCTCAATCCCAACGAATACGGTTCGACTCCGTTCGCTGACCGAGATTGTGGTAAATTCAACAAAGCAGTGTTCGATTCTTGCTTATTTTCACATTATGAGTTTCCAATGTTAACTCGTGGAGATTATGGTTAAGTTGAGGTCAATTCACCTATGGTGTAACGGTAGCACGCAGAACGGCGTTCTGAAGTAGGTGGTTCGAGTCCATTTTAGTGTGGCAAATAATATAATGTTATGAGTATAGAGAAAAGTTTCGACAACGCTTTCAAGCGTATGAAAGACCGTAATTGGGAGCATATATATGTGCTTGTGGACATCCACGATACGATATTTGAAGCTTGCTACCACGAGAAGGAAAACCATAAGTGGTATCCATTCTCAAAGGAGGCACTTCAGATAATGAGTTATGCTAGGAACATCAGTCTCATACTCTGGACATCTAGTCATAAGGAATCGATAAATGAATATCTGGAATATTTTAAAGCTAATGGCATTAGCTTCGATATGGTTAACAGCAATAGCGAGACAAAGAATAACGAATTGTCTTGCTTTGATGAAAAGACGTATTTTAATGTAGGAATAGACGATAAGTTCGGATTCGATGCCGAGACAGATTGGGAAACGGTATATAACTATCTTGTTGAGGCTATAAGGCTAGGAAAATTTAAATAGAATGAATAATAGTGACTTAAAAATATTAAACGACAGAAAAAATACTATAGTAAACAAGATTAATTGGCATAAAGAAAAGCTTGCTAAACTTGAAGGTGAATTAGAAGATATTAATAGTTACATTAGTAGTTCTAAATAAAGAAGCAAATGAGAGAAGCAATTACAAAAGAGTATTTAAATGAAAAAGATGTATTTGGACAAAATTTATTTTTAAAAGTTGATATTCCCATTTGGGAAGAGTTTACGATTGGCCTTATTGAACAAGGTGGTTGGGCAACCAATAACAAGTTCAGAGGGGTTAGAAGTATGACATGTAGAGTTCCAGAAACAAATATATTTAAGGACATATACATCGTAACAGACAACGAAAAAGAGAAAAAATTTTTTGAGTTCATCAGAAGCGGTTTTACTGAAAGACATAAAGAAATGTATAATGATGTAAAGATTGAACAATACCGCAGAGGTAATAAAAATGTCTATGTTATAGAATATAAATTTAAGTAACAAGGAAAGGATTGTGGTTGAGAAACCTATGCTTAATCGGAGGGCAGCTAGGATGGTGGACTAGCACTGGTCTGTAAAACCAGCACATCAGAAACACTGGGGGTTCGAGTCCCTCTCCTCCGACAAATGTTAACACAAGTCTTTAGGCAACCTCTAATTATTGAATCGTATCCATAAATGGAATTACAATAAGAGCAGCATAAGACTATAGAGGATATAATGCAAGAATTCTAGAGTGTTGGCATTTTAACTCAGGGTGTACGTCAATAGGTAGACGACTGGCTTTGGAGACCAGCTGTTCTTGGTTCGAGTCCAAGTTCCCTGACAAAAATCATTCGAGGTTCTAAAAGGCATAGGACAGATGACCTGCTTTATAATCCTATGAGACGTTAGAGACGGAATCGTGTAATCTATGGGTCATAATGGAGAGAGACGTAGATGTAGGAACCAACTGGAAGTGTTGGGTGTAGAATGGTTTTTACAAATCTGGAGGAATCGGCAGCATAGTTCTGCAAACTAGCCGTGATGAGATAGCAGAGTTCGTTGGTTTGAATCCAACCCTCCAGACAAAGGAATCTTACAGCAATAGGTAATAACGCACGACAGTTAGCTCAGTTGGTTAGAGCCTTGGATTTTACCAAGAGGTCGTTGGTTCAAGCCCAACACTACCGAAAGTTAAAAAAGATTCCTGTTTATGGGCTGTTGATGCAACCAGGTGAGCAAATGCGGTATAAGGCGTAGCAAACTGCGAAACATCGGTTCGAGTCCGATACAGTCCACACCCTTTTTTAGATGGTGGCACGGTTTTTCCCCAAGTAGGGAATAAAATTCAATCCACTCAGAAGAACAGACAAGTAAAGGAAGAAGTTGACTACATAATAAGTGCGCATAAAAGTAGATGGGTTTCAACTTGAAAGTAACTGTAAATGGTATCTGCTCGTAATGGTATATACTACTGTTCAAATATGGGACAGTTGGCCGAGAGACTTAGGCGCAAGTTTGTGGCACTTGTTTACGTGGGTTTGAATCCCTCACTGCCCCCAAAATACAAAATATATAGTGTTATGGTAAGGAAGATTAAAGGAAATGTAGTTAAGTGTTATCGCTGTGGCTCAATGCTGAAGTATGATGATACTGACATTGAGGAGAAGGAATGCTCATACGGTGTACAGTCATACGCTGGTGAAACGTATATGGGAAAGTTTATCACATGTCCGCAATGTGGAGATAGAATAGAGGTTAGATAAATGGAAAGTGAGAAATTAGAAAAAATAAAACAAAAACTTCGTGAAAGAAAAGCAAAAGAAGACATCGAAAGAATAGAGAGGTTCAAAAACCTAAAACCATTCAAAACAATTGATGACATACCAAGTATACCAAAGGTTGATGACCCTCATATATATGAAGAGGTTATTGTGAAAAACCTCATACGTTGTGGAGCAATACCAAAGGACAAACTTGAAATTGGTACAACTTATGAAGGTGATTGCAGAAATGCGGATAAAGCAACTTGGAATGGCAAGTGCTTTGAATATAAAAGATATAAATTCGGTGAATGGCAAGATGCCAAAATAAATCATTTTCAAGATGATAATGGGTATGATTTGTTCGTTCCATTGAAAAAAATTGATTAAAAATTTGGAATTCACAAAAAAAATATATATCTTTGCAAAGATAAAATAAATGTAGCTAAAACATAAAAGGAAACATACAGCAAGTTTATAATGGGTATAGCATTAAATTCATAATTTAAGGGTCGTTGGTTCAAGTCCAACTCACGCCATTAGGTGTGATAGCTAAGTAAGAAAAAATGTTTCCGACTTTTTTAAAAATTAATGAATTATGGCTTGTGCAGATGGTTATTATGATAGATATGGGGAATGGGATTACATCAAAGATAATGAAGACCCTTATATCTATGCTGGAGAAGAAGAAGGAGTACCTTATGATTAAAGGTAACTAATCGAGGCGTAGCTCAGTAGGTAGAGCACGTGGTTTGGGACCATGAGGTCGCAGGTTCGAGCCCTGTCACCTCGACATAAACATCAAATAATCGTTACCATGTCAGTCCAATAAACGGTGGGGTCGTGAAAATCGAAAGAATGTACCAGGTTATCTTCCTGGAGAGGTAGTGGTGGAGGTGAGGTCTCTAGTAGCAACCCAGACGTGATAGTTGATGTTTTTAATTTGATAATGTTATGAGCGAATATAAGAAAATAACAAAGGATGATATTAATTTTCCTAAGTATTGTCTTTATTTTATAAGGAAGATACAAGAGGCGATTGATAAGTCAAAGAATGACTTAAGTTATGTTCAGTTTCTAAAGGTTGAAATTGAGACAACATATCCATATTGTTCTGAGGCTTTTGAATTAATAGAAAAGACCTTTACTAGAAAAGGACTTGAAATGCAAACACCTACTTTTAGGAAGGATTTGGTTGATGGTATACCACATTACTTATATAAGTGGGGTGTTAGAAAGGAGGTAGATTATGATGACCTCCCTTTTGAAGATTGGTAAAAAATATGTGGGAACTTACAGCAAGTATTCATCGTGAAGGAATGGTTGACTTGAGAGACTTGAAATCTTTTGTGCTTAATGCACTTGTGGGTTCGAATCCCACCGAAAATAAAGTTCCCTTTTTCTAGTGATAATAATTTAAACAAAAATCAAAAAAAAAAGAAAAGTTATGAAGAAATTTGTTTTGATGTTTGCACTCATGGTAAGTGCATTTACGAGTGCAAACGCACAGATTGCGACTGAGAACAGTCGTGTTTTCGACAACATTAGTTTTGGAGTGACCGCTGGTGTTTCTACACCTCTTGACTTCAATTCAATGTTCCCACTCAACACTAATGTAGGACTGAAAGTACAGAAGGATTTTTCTCCTGTGTTTGGTATTCAAGCAGAGGGTTTGGCAGTACTGAATGACAACCATTTCAGTGACATTAAAACTGCTATCAAGGCTACAAATGTTGGCGCAAATGCGGTATTTAACTTGTCCAATATCTTTGGGGGGTATAATGGTACGCCACGTGTTTTTGAGGTTAGTACCGTAACTGGTATTGGTTGGCTTCACACATGGAACACATCAGCGAACTACATGACAGCAAAGACTGGTCTTGACCTTGCTTTTAACCTTGGCAAGAATAAGGCAACTTCAATTGTTGTAACTCCAGCAGTTTATTGGAATCTTAACAAGCCTGGTCATATCCATTTCGACAAGCACAACGCACAGTTGGCAGTTAATGTGTCATTTATTTATCACTTCAAGAACGGTAATGGTACACACCACTTCAAGACTTATGACGTAGGTGCTATGCTTAATGAGATTTCATACCTCAACGGTAGGATTGCGGAGTGCGAGAGTCGTGAGCCTCAGATTAAGGAGGTAGAGAAGGTAGTAGAGAAAACTGTTACTGTAAATGAGGGAACTGCAAAGTGGATTGTTCCATTTGAATTCGGTAAGTCAACATTGACACCTGCCGCTGTATTTATCCTTAATCAGATTGGCGAGAATTCAATTGTAGATGTTACTGCTACTGCATCACCAGAAGGTAATAAGGAGTTCAATCAGAAGCTTTCTGAAATGAGAGCTGCAAAGGTTGCTGACTTTCTGACCAAGAGGGGTATTAAGGTTGCTAGTGCAGAAGGTAAGGGTGTTGACTCTGAGAAGGGTAGAACAGCCATTGTAATTACTGTTCAGTAACTCGAAATTAGGAGAAATATAGGCTTGTGGGTAGATGCTAAAACCCAAAGTTTATCAGCCATTTATTTTGTCTACATTCTCCTTTCATCTTCATCAATGGTTAGATAAACGGTTGCTGCAATAATGGTAAACAGCTCATGGACTAATACCAAACCAGACATTGGTTTTGCAATGTCACAAAGTTAGTTCACTTATGTGGGATTAGTGTAGTTGGAGGCGCACGACACCCTTCCAAGGTGTAGGCAAGCGACGGTTCGATTCCGTTATCCCACTCAAAATTAAAAAAAATCTCAAAAGAGATTTGAGGCTCAACGTAACGTGGATAGTCCCTGAGAAGTGTATATGGAATACCCAGTTGTATCCATCTGCAAACTTTTCAAACTATTTCCCAATCGTAGGTGTGGGAATTTTGGTTTCGTTATACGGTTATAAAAAACGAACTTATTTTGACGGTGTAGCACAGTGGCTAGTGTATTTGCTTCCCAAGCAAAGGATGACGGTTCGATTCCGTTCATCGTCTCAGTGGAAACGTGCAGCAAGGTTATTCGTTTACAAAGCATTCCAAGCTACGGGTCGTGGGTTCGAATCCCACCCGCCACTCTATAATACAACAACTAATATGTGGCGGTAGCTCAGTTGGCTAGAGCAGTATCAATAAACAAAAAAACGTTTCCTTATTTGCGTGTGTATATCAATTGGTTAGATAGTTGCCTTGCCAAGGCAAAGGCTGGGAGTTCGAGCCTCCTCACACGCTCTAAAAATTGCCGTGTTAGTGTAAGACGGTCAGCACAGCGCAAACGAGGCGACCCCAATAGGTACCAGCATATGCACAAGGGGTGTTTAAGTACAAACGTTGGTTCGAATCCAGCACACGGCTCTATCAAACTAAAAACTAACAATATGGAAAAATGTATGCGTTGTGGGCATGACCTCATTATTGGAGGTAATTTTATGCTCAGTGAAATTAATGGAGAAGAATTGTCAGAAGAAGACGATGCAATGGTGACAAATGCAAGTTGCCCTTATTGTGGTGCAAGTTATGAATTGTATGATACACCATTATCTGAAAGAAAAAATTATCCATATTGGAATAATATGATTTAAAATTATAAAGGGGCCTTTAGCTCAGTTGGTCAGAGCAGCAGACGTTAAAGCGCCTAAATTTATAAAATGATTAGAACATATTACTAATTAATTATGTATATCATAATAACTTTTGAGGTTTAAGTACTATTTATATATAAAAAGAATAGTATTATGAATCCAAATGATTATTTGAAACAAAAAGAAAGAGCATTAAGTAGGAAATTAGAAATTATCAGATTAAAAGGGGGGAAATGTGAAAGGTGTGGATATGATAAAAATATTGCAGCATTAGAATTTCACCATTTAGACCCTAGCATTAAGAGTTTTCAGTTAGACTCAAGGCACTTATCGAATACAACCAAAGGAAAAATTCTTGAGGAACTTGATAAATGTATTATTGTATGTTCAAATTGTCATAGAGAGTTACACAACCCTCAGTTTGATAAAGATAACATAGATAATTTAATTGAAGAAATGCAGTCAAAGCATTCCTCAGTATTTTCTAGCATAAAAAGAAAAGCGATATGTAAGCACTGTGGAAAGGAATTTGATTATGTAGCTGGTAAACTTTATTGTTCTAAAGAGTGCAGAGAAGCTGAAATAAATGAAAAATATCCATCATACAATGAATTAGTAGAAAAATATAATGAGTTGAAATCTTGGGAAAAAGTTGCCAAACATTTTGGTATAACTAGAAAAATCATTCAACGTCTAAGAAAATTAAATGAATAAGGGCCTGTAGTTCAATAGGTTAAAACGCACGACTCATAATCCTGTATCCCCAGTTCGAATCTGGGTGGGCCCACCTTTAAGGAAACATACAGCAATATTATTTCTTTTATGAGGGAACTGCTACCGAAAGGTTCGTAGGTTCGAATCCTACCCACTTGACACTATTAGTATTAGATATCAAGTGGTGGTGGAGTGGTAGACACGGCAGTTAAAAACGAAAGTTGTTTCCGTATTTGCCCCTATGGTGGAATTGATAGACACCCTAGAATTAGAATCTAGTGTGAAGTAATAGTAGCGTGTAGGTTTGAGTCCTACTAGGGGCACAAAAAAAGTTCTAATAAAATTTGGTTATTCCAATTTTTTTTAGTATCTTTGCATTGTGAAAATATTATAGTATATGGGAAGGATATTATTTATATTGTTTGTTGCCTTTATTATGGTACTTGTACTTGTGGTGATAAGCAATTATCTTAATAAGAAAGATAGTAAGCCAATGTCAGAAGAAGAGAGAAGAAAATCTTTCGATAATGATATTGAGGCTGTGGCTAAAAAAATTAAGATGAGAAAAGGGATATGATTTGGACAATTTTACTTGGCACTATTATATCATTATTTGTTGTGTCGATTCTTATAATTGTATATGAAATTAAAAAAGCGCCATTAGTTGATGATTCTTATTCATTTATTGATGAGGATTATGTAAAGAGTTATGAAAATAGTTTTTGCTCAAATTGCAAATACTTTGATAATTATGATATGTGTCTGCTAAGTAAGAACTTTGGGGCAATTACATATGAAAGCATTGGCAAATGCAAAAAAGAAAGTTATTTTGAACCGAAATAAAAAAAATGGTGGGGTAGCTCAGTTGGACAGAGCAGGAGCCTTCTATAAATAAATTGGATGCTATGGCGAGAAATCCCATAGTAGAAACTCCCTAAAACGGTGGAAATCCTTGTACGAGATAATTTTGGTGTAATAGGAAACACGTCACTTATAGTGAAGACCAAGGTTCGAGTCTGCGACTTTATCTCGGCACTAACCAATAATGTGTGAGGATAATACCGTGCTAAATTGAGTAAGATGAAATACTGTGAATACCTCGTGTAATATTCAGGTTGGAATGTCACAGGCTCATAAACGTGTAGAGAGTATATAGGAGTTATGAGGGAAATATATTGAATACCCTCACATTCTATTCAGATGCATCTGATAAGAATGCCTAAGTTGAAATTTATCAATGCCGTGTACTTAGTAGAAAACACATCTTGGAATAGGAATCTGATTGGTATCTTGCAAGAATTTCAATGTGGTAAAAATGTATTCCAGACTACAACAACAAACGTCTCAGTAAGCGGAGGCTGTGTAATAAGCTGTTTAAAAACATCGTTTGTTGGCTATGGTAACATAGAGTGGTATGAAGCTTCAGGTCGTGGGTTCGAATCCCACCCCCATCACAAATCTCCACATCGGAATCGATATATGGAACAGAAGAGCACACATCAAAGTTCACTGTCGCAAGGTTAGACTCCGAGCACGATGTGGAGAAATATCATTCCATTCAAGTTAAGAAAATCCACATATGGTGGAACTTCGTATGGAATTTTTTTTAGGAACGTACAGCAGTCTTATTAATTTAAATTAAAGCTTTTTGTTAATTAGATTTGTATGAGGGTAAGCGAAGCACTAAATCATAATTGCGAGGCACTTATCCATTCGCTCGAAAGAGCAAATGTCTAGTCACGACAGTAAATTGACCGTTCCTTTTTTATTTTGGATTTAAAACATAAGCAACATATGTATTATTATTTTGATGGAGCAGAAAAAATGTTTGGAAGTGGTGTAAAAAAGAAAAGAAAACAAGCACCCACAAAAACTAAAATAGAAAAAATCATTGATATGGCAAGAACTCTACATGTATCGCCAAATATTGCTAGCAATATTTATAATAAGTGTGAATATTACGGCAATAATGGTATAGAAGTTAACCCTAGGGAGGAAGCTGACGCAGAGATAGAGTTTGCTAGACATTATGGTTGACGCAATTGACACAAAAATACTTTTGGAAGCGTACAGCAGTTGAATAATAATTAACGTTACTTCTTGAAATTAGGCAAAGGGCTGAAGTACCACACTGTAATTGTGAAGTATAGTAGCAGTGAAAGTGATTAAAGGGAAACAATAGTCATAATAAACCTACGCTTCCTTGATTTGCTCCCATAGTTCAACAGATAGAATGCGACACTACGGATGTCATGATGAGGGTGCAATTCCTTCTGGGAGTACTGTTTTTATTTTTAGAAAAATGTTATGATAATAGAGATAAACAATTGTCTTGTTCTTAATGTGTTTGAAAAGTGTCTTATTATTAAAAATGGAAGACTGTTCAACACTAACACGAATGAATATGAAGCAATTGAGGGCGATAAAATTACATTTTGTGCATCCACAACTTCAAATTCAGATTGTTGGGTAAGTGGTACTGTAGATGGATATACTTGTAACCGAAGAATTAGACTGAAAGGTGTGCGTGAGTTATATGCATCTAAAATTGGCACAAAAAAGATTATTGAGCATTTATCTAAAATAACAGATAGTGATTGTGAAGATGATGAAAATGAGTATGTAAACCAAATGGAAAGTGAATGGGAAGCAGTTTTAAGTGAATAAATGAAAAAAAGTTCCCAAAAAATTTGGAATTTACAAAAAAAAGATATATCTTTGCATTGTAAATGAAAAAAAATTGATAAAAAACAATATTTTTTAAATCTTGTATATAATTATAGAAAAAATTAATAAATTAAAAACATTAAAATTATGAATACAACAGTTATTACTAATATCGCTAAATTTAATGCTACATTTGCTACATCAAGTAAATGGAGTGATTCTGTTGCGTGTAATTTTGATGCAGGAGGAGGACAGCTTAGAGGAGATACTGAGATATGATATATCTATATAAGAAGAAGGCACTTACTTCACTATATATTTTCCCAAGCTGTTGAAGAACTCCAAAAAGTCTTTAGCAGCTTTTTTTATGTGCTTAACTTTTATTAGGAGAAATAATTTGGCTAATAAGAAAATTTTTAGTATCTTTGCAAAAAAAAAAGCATTCAATATGAAGATAGTAATGTGCATAGAAAAATTTGAACAGCATGGATTTACTTTCAAAGTAGGGGAAAAATATATTGGTAATGCGGTGAATGAAAATTATTGGGTTATTGAATCAATTGGAGTTAATATGGAAGATTTCATACTCCATTTCGAAGTAATAGATGAATTAGCCGAAGATAATAGCAATAGCGGAAATACAATTACTAATCCAAAGTTTGCTGAAGAAGAAAAAGAATTTAAACAATTCCTCAAGGAATTTGGATTTATAGATAATGAAGATAAAGATGAAAAAGAAACTTGGTGGGACAAGTTCATAAATTATGTGTTTGTATAATGGGGAGGTAGCTCAGTTGGTAGAGCGCTGGACTGAAAATCCAGGTCGTTAGCGGCAGTTCGATTCTGCCCCGCCCCACAACAAAATGACGAGGTGGCGGAGTGGTCAATCGCCTAGGTCTGCAAAACCTTTGGCCGCAAGGCACGTGGGTTCAAATCCCACCCTCGTCTCAAGACATATATTATGGTCTATTGGTCCAACGGCTACGATACCTGACTGTCTATCAGGGGATGGGGGTTCGATTCCCCCATAGACCGCAAATGTGGGAGTAGCTGAGAGGTTTAGCGGTGGGTTGAAGCCCCACGACAACGGTGGTTCGATTCCATCTTCTCACACAAATGGATGCGTGTAAGGACTCCTTTGGGGAGTGACCGTGTGATTGGTAACAAACATAGGTTCGAATCCTATTGCATCCACAAGTTTGTCTAGCTAGATTTGACGTCGGTTGAAACTAGATGCCACACTTAAAGGTTTCTGTATAGTCCAAGGTACAGAGTGAAAATAAATTGCTTGGGCGCATATGCCTCGTTAGCTCAATTGGCAGAGCAGCACTTTAGTAAAGTGCAGGTTGTTGGTTCGATTCCGACACAAGGCTCATAGTAGAAAAAATAAAAAAGATGCTTGTTAATTCGTAAAAAGCTGCTACGGTTGTTTTGAGACGATTAGTAGATAACGGCATAGGTGATTTTGGACTCACGCAAGCATCTTATAAGTTAGGAAGACCGTCTATCGGCTATGGACCTCTGCCTTACAAGCAGATGATGGTGAGTTCGACTCTCACTCTTCCTACAAAAAAAATTGGAACGTAGCTCAGAGGCAGAGCGCTTGCCTGTTAAGCAAGGGGTCGAGATATCGTAATTCTCCGTTCCAGCAAAAAAATTGGCCTATAGTGATAGTGGTCAGCACGGAAGACTGTTAATCTTCGAGCCTCAGTTCGAATCTGAGTGGGCCAGCAATCCTAGACGTGGGTCTCAAACAACACTCAAAGATGTACATATGAGTGACTAGAGTTGTTAGACTGTGAAGTGGGACGAAGTAACCCACAACGTTAGCCATACGTCCGTTCAAGGTAGCAGTCATTTTATCTAGCCGTAAGGAAGCACTAAGCCAACGATACTGCTGCTGTGCATTGTTTGGGCTGTATAGTGTAATTGGCTAACACGCTAGCTTTGCAAGCTGGAATTGGGGTTCGAGTCCCATATGGTCCACAAACACCAGCTTACAAGGGGTGTGACGGAAGCACGTGGTCGTGAAGACTGAGGAACTGTTCGATTCAGCTTGTATGTGTACACAGTTGGTGTCTTTTTGGAGGTATGTGATAATTGGTAGTCGGGCTGTCTTGAAAACAGCTGGTCGCTAATAACGGCTTGGGGGTTCGAGTCCCTCTGCCTCCGCTTAGTATTAACTCATAAATTGAGAATAGATGGAATTTAGAATCACATGTTGGGGACATAAAAACCATCGTTTTGTTCATGCTTTTGACAAAGATGACAAATGGTTAAGTACAGTGTCAATCGAACTTGATTGTGGCGAATATCCTAGGTATAAAAATTTATGTAATGGCGAGAAAATCGCAAAAATTATTAGGGTAGAAACAAGCCCACACTATGTTGGGAATGGCATAGCATCTGAGTTACTTCGTTATACTATTAGAATATTTAAGGAATACAATATTGTGCTACTGTGTGAACCTCAGCATCGTTGGGAGGACACTGATACACTTAAAACCGTTAGTGATTTAAAAAATTTCTATAGCAAATTTGGATTTCGCAAGACTGGAGAACTTCTTCCAACAATGATTAGAAAAGCATCCCTTCCAACATCAAGGGAATAATAAATATGGTTGGTGGCGGTTATTATGAAATGACTAAAAAACAATTTGAATGGTTAAGAGAAAATCAACCAATTGAGGTTAGGTACGTTATGCCTTATAATGGAAAAGAGCCAAAAGATTACCATTGGATGCATCCAAATGAAATGGAAATTAGAGGTGAGTATTTCATCTTTAGTGGGGTGTATAATACATGTAATGGTAAGAATTTTGTCCAGCATCATGTTAGGTACAAAATACATTATAAGAACATAAGAGAACTAAGATACAGAAGGAAAATAAATGAAGGAGATAGTTAGGGCTGATAAATTCTACAATCGTATAGAAGTTGCGAGTGATGCCACTAGTATGTATATATTCACGGACAACACTGACAGGGATAGTGGTAAAAGTGATATATCAGATGAATCTTGGTATTCTCTAAAGTATGGTAAAGGAAAACATTATCCTAGTGTAACGTCTGCATTAATAAGAGGACTAGATAACGCCTACCCTATTACAACACAACGTTGGTATAATAAGGAGCATAAAGGTTTGACTGGTAGGTGGAATGATGAGGATATTGATGAGTTTAAGAAGGTAATTGATGATGATTTTGAATGGATAAAAAATAATATCCATAAATATGAGAGGATAGTATTTCCGTTTGACGGAATTTTCAATTCTAAGATTGCTAATGTATCAGGTAACAGAACGCCAAAACTCTACAGTTACCTTATGAATAAATGCTTGGAGTTGAAAAAGCAATCTGAAAAGGAATAAGATACTGAAGGACACACTAGGAACAGCAACCTAGAGAAGTTACCGTAGGCAACGAATGCTGAGTATCATTCATCAAGGCTAGGTGTTACAGTTGTACGGGATAGTGGAATGTAAAGTATCGACAATGGAGGGTTACCCAAGTTGGTGAAGGGGGCACACTGCTAACGTGCTAGTTCGGCGATGAGTCGGAGCGGGGGTTCAAGTCCCTCACCCTCCGCAAGTTAAAAAAAAAATGTTATGGTTAGTTCCACGTTGAACATGGTCTCTTTGGGATTCATAATCATAGGAATGCCCATGTCCATGATAATAATGGAGAATAGAAGGGGACGATACATTGGATGGCTATTACTTGCAATAGGTATGTTTATCAATGCGTATGCACTGATATTTCTTGAGGGAAGATGGATATTATCTTTGTTTAATATAGGTGCAGGTATACTTGATTTATATCTTTTCTTCTTTTGGAAGAGGAAATACAAAGAAAGTAAGTTATCCAATAGGGAAAGATTCTTAAGGGAAATAATGACGTTAAAAAAAATAGAATAATGGTTGTACAAGATATAAAGTCAATCGTGAAGGGTATTGCACAGCTTCAGTACATCATGTCTGGAGGAATTGCAGTTTATCATATCACATCAACTGATGACAAGAAATATCAGCTTGAGATTGACCTTAGTGACAAGAAAGATGTTGGTGAAACAGCAGCCTTTAAGCCAATAGAAAAAGCAATCCTTCTTATGAGGTGGATTAGAAAGGCAAACGAGAATGATACATTAATTGAAATTAAATGACGGATAGTAATAAGGTTTTGAATTATATCTTAAAAAGGTATAACATAAACAAAAAAAAGTTGTCAAGTTCCAAATCAACTATTTCGGAAACAGAATATAGTGGAACTGTTATAATAGAATTAGAAAAAATATTAAAACATTTTGGGTTTAACATATGAAAACTGTGATGGTAATAAAACGTAAGAAACAGATGTAACGCTCTGTTAGGTGTCAACTCCGTTGAACTACGAGCGTTATTAAAGGATACAACAAATGCGCTTGTAGCTTAGTGGTAGAGCACGTGTCTATGTAAGCGCATAAATATATAAACAATTGCGCTCATAGCTCAGAAGTAGAGCACTAGTCTTTTAAACTAGGAGTCGAGGTGGCAGAATCCTCTGGGCGCACAATTTACAAATGCGCTTGTGGCAGAGAGGCTTTATGCACCAGACTTTTAATCTGTGACTACGTGGGTTCGAATCCCACCAGGCGTACAGTTCATATGCATCGTTGGCAGAGAGGCTATGCAACAGACTCTTAATCTGTACTGGAAACGGTAACGTGGGTTCGAGTCCTACACGATGCACAAATTTTTAAATAATGTTACGAAATGGGAAATTGTAAGTTAGAAAAAAACTCTGAGTCAAGGTGGTCAAAAGAAGAGATAGAGGAAACTTTGAAAGAGTATTGGTCACGTGTTGATTATAAGGTCGGTGATTGGGTAGAGACTTGTAACTTCCTTCCAGGAATTGTACAGAAGATAAACATTCGTTTCAACGATGACCCAAAGTACAATTGTTTTGAAGATGATGTGTTGATATTCTATCCACATTATGCTTTCAGCACAAAAGATAATGGTAAGGGTGAGTATTGTGGTGGTAGCTGTTGTTCAGCAAAACACTGTGGAGTTCATAAGATAACTCCAGAATATGCTTGCAAGCTTATGTCACTTGGTCATGACCGTCTTGAGAAGCTTTGGAATAAAGTCATCAAGGAAAAAGAAAAAGACATTAACGCTGATAAAAAGTGGTCTGAATACGTAGAAGAATTATATGCGAAAGAGTTCCCAAAGGGATTTGAGTAGCATACTCATACATCGTTAGCTCAGAATATTATTAATCGCTAGAGTGGCTGAAAGCACCTTTTAATGGCTCGATAGTTTAATGGTAAAATATCTGCTTTGTAACCAGAAGTTCTCAGTTCGATTCTGAGTCGAGCCTCATAGCAGAAAAAAAAAAAATAAAAAATATATAGTTCGACTTGATTTTTTGGCTTTTTATGTTATATTTATAATAAAAGGATATAACATATGAAAGACTTAAAATATTGTAAAACACTGAATGATATTGCTAGGCAAGAATTCGGTAAAGCGAATTACACAAATAGAGAGAAATGTAAGAAATTACTTGAAGAAGATGGTATTGATTGGAAAGAGTGGTTAGAGAGTAAAAAAGTAAAAGAGAAGAAATATTGTTTACAATGTGGTAAGGAGTTAGATACGAAACATCAAACTAAATTCTGTAGTAGCTCTTGTGCTGCTAAATACAATAACTCTAGGAGGGAATTATCTGAAGAAATAAGAATTAAAATATCACATTCACTCCAGAAAAAAAATCCAGATTTTAATGGTGAATTTAAACCACTTACACCTCGTTCAAAAATTTCACTAAACAATAAATTTGGTGGTGGAAAAAGATATTGTAAAAATTGTGGAAAAGAGTTAAATGGTAATAAAATAGAATTTTGTGATACTCATTGTCAGAATGAATACAGATACAAACAATATATTGAACGTTGGAAAAATGGTGAAGAAAATGGTATGTCTGGTGAATATGGACTATCCAAGTATATCAGACGTTATCTCCTAGAGAAGCATAATTACAAATGTGAGAAATGCGGATGGGGAGAGAAAAACGAATTTACAGGAACGATACCTCTTGAAATACATCACATAGATGGTGATTATACAAATAACAAAGAAGAGAATCTTCAAGTATTGTGTCCAAATTGTCATTCGTTGACAGAAACGCACAAGTCGCATAATAAAAATGGAAGAACTGGTAGAAAGAAATACTACCAACAATGATACTACTAGGCGAAGTCATATGGTAGATGTGCAGACATAGTGCTATATGGTGAAGGGCTTAGAACAGAACGCATCAGTCTGTAATGGTGTGCCAAAGGTTCGATATCAGGGAAGGTTACTTTGGGTTTTAATTAGTGGGAACACACAGCAAGTTTCGAAAATAAAGCAAACTGTCAATTTGTATAACGTAGGTTCGATTCCTACCCCACCCGCAAATATAGATAATTAATTGGGTGGGTCTAAATGTTGGTTCAATTGTTCCCTTAAATACCACTATAGCTCAGAGGCAGAGCATGTGGCTCATATCCACAAGGTCGATGTTTCGAAATCATCTAGTGGTACTATTTTTCAAAAGGAGAATGATATTATGGATTTTTGGACATTTTATGCATTAGGTTGTTTGGTCGCATTTATGTGTGGAACAAATGACTATTACGAATTCAAGATTAAGAATAAAGTATATGGCCAAGTATTTGAAGATTGGGAAGATATATTTTATATGATTATTTTCTCGTTGGGGTCTTGGCTAGCCGTTATTATGATAATGTTTAGTGATGATAAAGAGTGAAAAATTCTTAAAAATTTTGGTTATTTCATTTTTTTTTAGTATATTTGCATTATGAATAATTAAAACTGAAATAAATATGAAAGTAAAATGTCCAAAGTGCAATTGCGATACAGAAATTGATATTGCAAAGGCGATTGATGAGAATGGTGAAGTATTTAAGTGTGAACATTGTGGCTATCCATTTAGATATGCAGATAGATAAATTTACAAAGGATATTGCTTTAACTTATAGCAAATCTGTAGAAGAGAAATACAAGGAGAATGTTAACAATATTGCATCAAACATTATTGAATACATTTCTTCTAGATATGAAACTAAGATAAAATCCGCAATTGATAAGAATTATAATTGCAAAGCGATTGAGATATCGTTACCAAGGCTATATCATCCTAAAAAAATTGGAGATGATGCTTTTCGAGAAGTTCATACTATAGTCAGTAAATATTTCTCTCCGCTTGGTTTTTACGTTAGACTTAATGAGGGGAGTTATTGCAATTGTATTCTTGATAGAGTTTGTAATAGGGGTAATTTTTATGCTATAGTAGATTGGAGTTAACATGATAGTTGCGTTTGATACATATTATTATAATGGTTATTCCTATACTGTGGCTGGAGTGTTTAAATCATGGAATGACAAAGAAACTTCTTATTTTGCCACTAGTAGAAGGACATGTATAGATGCCGAGTATAAATCAGGGGAATTATATAAACGTGAGTTGCCTTGTATAATGCAATGTTTGGAATTATTGCCTATTAAAGACATCACATTAATAATAGTTGATGGATTTGTATGGCTCTCTGAGGATGGCAAAACTTTAACTAAGGGACTAGGCGCTCATCTTCAAGAAGCAATACTTGAGAAATATGGTGAGAAAATAACCATTGTCGGTATTGCTAAGAATAGGTATCATGTGAAGATTCCAGATTGTTATGATATTGAGCGTGGTTTGGAGTCAACAAAACCATTGTTTGTAACGTGCAGTGAGCCTTGCCTTGCAGAACATTATTCAAATATGATTAAGATTATGTATGGCGATTATAGAATACCAAATATTATTAAGGCTGTAGATACAAAAACAAGGGAGTTTGGACAAGAGGACGCTAATGAAATAGATAAGGAACTTGAGAAAGAGTACAATTCAAAGCCAATAGACATATCAATGGGCAATGTTGATGAATTTATGGCAAGTTGTGAGAAAAATGGCTTTAAATATAGATAAAGATAAATTCGCAGGTGGGGGAGTGGTTTAACCCAGCAGTCTCCAAAACTGCCGTAGCTTTGCGCTACCGTGTGTTCGAATCGCACCCTGCGAGCAATAATCCTTTTCGGAGTTTATGGTGAAACTGTGCTCTGCGCTTGGTCTACTAGTACCTTGAACTAGCAAAAACCATTAACAGTCATGGTAGGTAAAGGAAGCCTACCTTTATAAAAAAAAGATATGGATATTGGAATAATTTGTGGAATCATATATGTCACAATAGGAGTAATATTGGCTCTCTATTGGTTTCATAAAAAATACAAGGAAGACTATAATATTGTTGGTAATGATGCGATTTCTAGTATTGCATGCTTGTACATGCTAATAATGTGCGCATTTTGGCCGATAGTTTTTGTTATGGAATTCATTAGAAAAAATTAAATATGGAAACAACAATATTTGACAAAAACCATATTAAGATAACATACGGTGGCGTTAGTGGAGCTGATGGCAAGTTCAGAGTTGCTTGGTCTACATTTTGCGATAGAGTATATCCAAAAGGAATGTCTATTACCGAAATAAAGGAGAAAACTGAAGATGTGGTTAAAGAATCACCATTAGGATTCTATTATGAGTCAATACAAAAGGTAAAGTATGAGGAGGAAACTCCGCTTAGTGTCTCAATACAATTTCATCAGATATGCGTATATCTAAATACCAAGTATTATAAAATTAGTTATCCTATATCTTGTAATGATGTTAAGATTGGCTTCGATGCAAGACCTTGGGATATATGTATTGGTGACATGTCAATGAAAGAGAATTTTATAAAGGCACTTAATAAAATTCTTGATGCATTATTCATGTCTGCTACTCCAATCAAAGGCATTGCTAGAACTAAGGAGAAGGTATACACTGAAGTATTCGGTAACACTAAAGGTTATAGTACTGTTGATAATGAGATAAAAATCATATCTCATGGATTTGACCCAAAGGAATCTTTTAGAAAGGTTAAAAAGAAGAAGAAGAAATGAAGCATACAAAAAGATATATGGTGATATTCGAGAAATGGGGCAAAAGAGAATTTCACGAAGATAAGACTGAGTACGATACGCTTGCTGAAGCGATGGAAGAGGCTCAGCTTCTAGAGGAATTCTATGCTGATACACCAAGTCCGAAGAAACTATCTAGATACGATTGGCGTACTGGAAGAAGCACTTATTATCATGAGTGGGGTGAGTCATATTTGGATGAAGCTCTTTGGGGTTATGTCATTCTAGACTTTGATGAAGAGAGAGTTGTAAAGTGGGGACATGACCAACTTAAGTATGTTAGCAAGAATGAAGATATAAGAAAGGTCAAAGACAGATTCTTCAGAAAAGAGGGGGAAGTACCAGAAGGTTACAAATGGGACGTTGGCGAATATGATGGTTGGCTTCAGTTCCGTTGGGGCAATGGTAGAAACTCAGTTGAATTCGGAGAGGATGCAGTCATAGACAGTAAAAATAACACCAAGAAATGTGTGAGACGTTGCAGCATCAAGAAGAAAAAATATCGTAATTTTACATATGACGAGAGTGAAGAGGCAGAACTTGACAAATTGAACGAAGAACTTTTGGCAGAATCTAAGATTAGCATAGATGGATAATATGAAAAAAATCTCTTCCCTTCAAAAAAAGAGGGGAAATTTGTTAAACGAGATACGGACATTGAATGAATGGTTAAATGCTAGGAAGTTAGAACTTTCACATGTAACTCAAGAATTGGTCATGTTGGAGTCTGAAACAAATCCGTATGATGATTAGCAAAAAATTATTAAAAAATTTGGTTATCTCAATTTTTTTATATATCTTTGCATTGTTAAACTTTTAAACTATAATAATTATGATTGAATTGATTGTTGGTCTCGTTGGTGGTTGGTTTGCTTGCAAATATTTTAACCGATAGGGACAAAAATAGTGGGACAAGAGAACCGTAATAGTAGGAATCATTGATATTAACGAACGTCGTGTCATAAGAAACCTTCGGGTCTTGTTGAGAGGTAGAATAACACTTAAAACAAACTATCTTAGTTCTCTAAATGGAAGTAGAGGAAAATGTGTTTTTCATAGTAAAATAGCTTCATAGTATTAATTAAGGTGTGCTTCCATCCGTAACCATACTTTAGGTAAAGAATGGCGTATATTGGTCTTAACAACGATAATGCAAGACAAGTGCTCGATGGCTTGTAAGTGATTATGGGTACAGAGTGCGAATATGCTTGAGAAGTTTAATGGGTACAAACGCAGATAGAGGCTGACAACAGCCGAACTGAAACAGAAGGTTCAAATCCTCTCCACAAGCACCAAGGAAACAGACAGCAACAGCTATTTTCTGATAAGCTTTGTAAGCAGTGGGTCATGGGTTCGAATCCCATCGAGGGGTGTAAACTTCTTGTAGCTCAGTCTGGTTTAGAGCAACTTAAAATATTAAAAACGTTTCCGATTTTTTTAACTTTTAGAAAAGAATTATAATGGCAGTAGGTGTAATTATAGCAAGGCTTCAGCCAATACACAAGGGTCATCTTGAGTTGGTTAGACAAGCAGTTAATGAAAACGATGAGGTTCTTATACTTGTTGGTTCAGCAGATAAATTGAACAAACGTAATCCAATTCCTATCGCAATGCGTTTGGATTTGGCGAAGAAAGCAATATCTGAAGAGTTTGGTGATGATGCTAATAAAATTAAAATAATGCCACTTAATGACCTTACAGATGAATCAGATAATTCTCATGATTGGGGATTTTATCTTTATAGTCATATTGTAGGAATAACAAAATCACCTGAATTTACCATTTATTATTCAGATGGCTTTGAGATAATTATGCAGTGGTTTCCTCCATTCATTACAAGGGACTTTGTTTCTTTTAAGTTAAATGCTAGAGGGGCAATCCATAATAATTTGTCAGCTACAAAGGTAAGACAAATGATTCTTAAAGGCGATGAAGAGGCTTTAGCAGCCTCAGTACCAACATGTGTTGCCGAGAATGCAGTTATTTTGAAACATTTTATTGAAGCATTTCAAGACGTATGAATTACGATTATTCTGAACCATTTTTGGAAATTAGATTTAAAGATGGTAATATAACACGAATTAAACGAAATTTAATAACTGATATTTATTCCTATAAAGAAAACGGAATAAGTGCAGTAAAAGTGTATTTTACTAGAGGCGATAGTTCATCACATTGGTATAGATTCGATGGAACAATGGAAGAATTTGAAGAAAATTCTAAAATTGTATATTTATAATAAGCTAGTTCCGTAGTACGATATATAAATTGGCAAGCGTATACAGTAGCGTTGTTCCTATAACGAACACATAGAATATTAGGAGGTTCAGAGAAACTTGTGTGGTGAAGAATCGGAAATCCACAAACTAGCTTTTTTAATGTTGATGTAGCTCAGTAGGCTTAGAGCACTACGCTGATACCGTAGGGGTCAGGGGTTCAAGTCCCTTCATCAACACAAAACATAATGGGCTTGAAATGGAATAGACAGCTATGCATTTGGTAAGAGACAAGCAGTGGGCATACACTAGAAATAGCGAAAAAATATAAACGGCGAGAACATCGATTCTCCTGCTTATGCAATGGCTATCGCAGCCTAAGCGTGAGCCGAGAGACTAGGCTCTTAGGAACAGAACATCCTAGTAACTTTGTTTTCCTCGTTTTCTCAAAATGAGGTGGTGGAGAGGGTTGATTCAGTCATCCCCCAATTTTTAAGCTTGTATAATCTCTTATGGGATGGTAGTTTGGACGTGGGTTCGAATCCCACCAGGTCCACGTAAATATTTGAAAATTAAATAGTTATGTATGGAAAAATACTTAGAGAATGGTTTTTATTCTTAAAGAAAAGAAAATTATTTTCTAAATTCATTATTCATCATAGGGCTGCAAATATAAGTCGTGAAACTTGGGTTCGAGAAAAAATAAGTATAAAATTATCCAATGGAGTTGACTATATATTTCCAGTTAAAGATGATACTCTTAATTTTGAATATTTTCTGTCAAGTATTCGTACAATGGATTGGTTTTTGCCATACAACGGTACGGAAAATTGGTATAATCTAGCAGTAACGTTTGGAGAACTTAAAGGCTACATTGAAAAGAAAGAAAGTAGTAGTAGCACATGGACTTTATACCATGATGATGAAAACCCATTTGCATATAGCGTAAAAAACCAATTGAAATCTGATAAAAAACAGAAGAAAGAGGCTTACGGTAAATGGTATGACAGATTTAACGGTGTCAATATAAGAAATCGTTATAGAAGATAAAAAAATTCCTAAAAAATTTGGAAATTAAAAAATTTTTCTATATCTTTGCACTGTTAAAAAAAAAAAACAGATAGAGATTATGAGTAAGATTTTAGATTCAGAATTTAGAAAGAACTTATATACTAGCCTTGTTGAGGCTGGATACGAGAAAAAGGAAGCGCAGAAGATTGTTGGCGTTAAGTATTCTGTGGCACTTAAAGCTTTTTTAGTTGAGAAGCTAAGGGCAAAAGCCGATAACGTTGAAAACGATAAGGATGAACTTATATTAAGTGTTCAAGAGTATAATGATATACTTTCAGAACTTGCAAAGATGAATGAATTTCTTAACAAAGAAAAAAATTCTGAAAAAACTTCTTAAAAAATTTGGAAATTAGAAATTTTTTCTATATCTTTGCACTGTCAAAAAGAAAAAGTGATTTATCTTTTTTCATAGGCGTTAAGGAAACTTACAGCAAATGTAATTTTATAGGACTTGACTTTTAATCAATAATTCTAGAAAAGAGTTTCCGATTTTTAAAACATAGCGGAATGGAAGAGTAGTCAAATTCACTGGTCTCATAAGCCAGTCCGTAAGGTGCGTAGGTGCAAATCCTGCTTCCGCAACATAATTAATTGTTTGTGGTGGACAAACAGAAAAACCACCTTTTGGTGAATACCAGAGGAGAAACTATCAGAGTCGGTTGTGGCTTATGAAATGATAGGTGTAGACAAATGGGCATTACTTTCGTGAGTAATGTGGCTCTTCGGAGTCTTCGGTGATGCAAATTCACCTTCACCAACGAGTATCAGTTAAGCGTTAATGTAGTATAAATGCTCAGGTGCAATCGGCAGTAAAGGTTGGCGAGGAAAGTGAGGTTGCGACAAACATACAACTGTATGAAATATAGCAGATGTCCTTTACCATTAAATTGGCTCTGAAAAATGAATCAGCCTTTACAATACTACACAATACACCTTGTGGTGGACAAGTATAAAAACCACCTTTTGGTAAGTACCAGAGGAGAACAGTCGAGAGACTGATGTAGACAAATGGGCATCAAGTTCGTGCTTGATGTGACTCTTCGGAGTCTTCAAGAGTGCAAATCTCTTCTTACCAACAATTCCAACATTGTAGGCTTCGGCTGAAAATGAGGGGTTTGGCTAGCTTTCGTAGCCATAAGGATAAACCAGTGATGGGATTAAATGTGACGCATATTAGCTGTTAAGCGTTGCAGATATTTGGGGGAAACTTCAAGTATTTCACTGAAAAGCATATGGTACGGTTTACATTGTGGGTAATACCATAGGTGTAAGCTCTCAAGGGTGAGGAATCTTTGGGTGAATAGTGATATAACAGATTACCATATGGAGCATGATGCAATAGTCACCAGTTGGCGTGTTGTGCTCAGTATAGTATCTTGCTCAGACAGAAATGTTTGAGAACTGCAAGGATGATACTATATAATGATTGACTTGTGGTGAGTCAGCATAGGAAGGTGATTTAGTGGGTCGTACTCAAAAGGTACGAAGCTATTAGTCGCACCTCATCTTCCATAACAGTGCAGAATTTTGATATAGGAATCAAAAATGAATGATAGCAAAAGTGTGCGACACTTGGCAGCTAAAATGCACTTATCCTTCTGCAATATGAAGGGGTTGGGGACTCGCAAGGAATCCAACAAGAAAATAAAAGTACTCGTCTGAGTTAACAGGAGGCATCCTGCGAAGCCGCAAGCGCTTGGCGAAGAACTGAAATCTATGATGCTGTACCGAAAGGTTTAAACAAGTAAGAGTTTGGTAGTTTTCACAAAACTGTCCGTGCATGGTGTCTACGGCTATTGTAAGGTAGCGTGTGAACAACAGTCTCCAAGGGCTGCGAAATGGCATCAACAATAAGACAATGTTCTCAGTCTTTTTGTGTTTAAATAGGGATATAGCTCAGTGGTAGAGTAATTTCGTTGCGATTTAAGCTATATACAATCTCGACTTCGGAACAGATTGATGCTTTACTGTTAATGAAAAGGTCGTTGGTTCGAATCCTTCTATCCCTGCGTACCGTTTGGAGCGCTTTTTCCAAGTTAATAAAGCGTTAAACTTTAACGATAGATAGCTACTATTTGTTATGGATTGGGAAGTTTGAACTCATGTGGTTCGTAAAATGTGATGTTTTTAACCAATTATTTTTGATGTGGCTTTAATATTTAATAATATATGAGACCATATGATTTTAAAGGAAAAGAAAACCATGAAAGCGCTGAAAAACTCAAAGCTGGATTGGTTGGGAGACTTCAAGGATTTGGACAGTCGATGACTCCAATTCTTAAAAGTGGACAAGAGGTTATTTGTGAACCAGTTAAAGATGACACCAAACTTAATAAAAAGGATATTGTACTTTGCAAGGTTAAGGGTCATTACTATTTGCATTTAATACACGCAATTAAAAATGATAAAGAGTATTTAATTGGAAATAATCATGGTCACATGAATGGTTGGATATCAAAAAACCAAATCTATGGAAAAGTAGTTGAGAAACTATAGGGTCTCCAAAGGTCACAAAAGGCAAATTAGGGTTCGATTCCCTAGTGACTGACAATATGTTTATGGGCTTGTAGCTCAGTTTGGCTAGAGCATCTGATTTGCATTCAGAGGGTCGTGGGTTCGAGTCCCATCTTGTCCACATAAACTTACGATAGAGGCGTAGATATACTAGCGTGGGTACATTTGTCGCAAGGGTACACACTAAGAAGAATGTAGATTGAGATATGTAACAATGTCTATATAGTTCCACTAGCGTATGGAATACTATCTCATTCGATGCTACCTAATGGTGTGTGAAGCACTCTGTGAAGTTCCTATGAGTGGATAGGTAAAAATAAGTCTTCGGCAGAGAAAGCCAGATTCCTGATAAAGTATATCCGTAAGTTTTTAAACATTGCGAGTTAGACTGGAGGTAGTCCCAGCACGGTCTCATAAGCCGTTCTACGTGAGTGCAACTCTCACACTCGCTACACTAGATATTAAAATTTAGGGAGTGGGAACAAGCCTATTATTTTCATTTAAGGAAGCTAACAGCAAGTATTTTTTGGAACTGCAAATTCTGAACCATGTAAAAGCTTCCGTTTTTTAATAACAATTTTAAAGTTTAATTAATTATGAAGAAAATTAGTTTTTGGTAGATTTGTGACCAATTTTGGTAGCTGAAACTGATTCGTGGTCCTGATGTATTTTTAATTTGGATGGGAAAAGTAGTGAAAAAGTTAAAATCATTAGTTAATAACAAACAAATTAAAGAATATATTAATATGGAAAAGAAAAATTTTACAGATAAGGAAACCACGAAGGAACAGTATCTTAAGTTTAAAGAATACATTAAAGCAGATTGCGACAAAGACCATTCTGACTATGTAGCTTACTACATTTTTAAGCATCGTATTGAGGGTGCAGACCGTGATGCATATCTTGAGGATGAGGTTAGAAACCGTTGTTACAAGATGTTGCACAGTGGCCGTTGGGGTGTAAGCGGTGGTGACATGACCGAGAGTTATGTTATCCCAGCATTCAAGAACGCAGTAATCAAGGTGTATAACAAGTATGCAGACCCAACAGAAGAGTAATGGAGAAGAGAAAGTTATACGTTTTGATTGACAAGTCGCTCAAACCAGTGTACGGATGCGTACAAGGTGGTCATGCAGTTGCGCAATGGATGCTAGAACATCCTTACAGTAGAGAGTGGCAAAATGATTATTTGATTTACTTAAGTGCTGATGTACCTAAGTGGAGGAGGAGGCTAGAAAGCTTGGATGTTGAGTATACAGAGTTCAAAGAACCTGACCTCAATTTCAAAGTAACAGCTCTAGCAGTTTTCGGACACGAAGAACTATTCAAAAGGTTGAAGGTTATTACCGAAGATTAAACAGCATAAAAACGTCATAGGCTTTTGCTTGTGACGTTTTTTTTATTTTTTAACGAAAAAAATTTGGTTATTTCATTTTTTTTTAGTATCTTTGCACTGTCAAATAATTAATGGTGACAGAGCAAACGAAGAATAGGCCGTTGTTTGTTTGAAGTTCGTCATCATTGAGGTTTGACCTAAGCATGTTTAGTTTTAGTTTTGCAGAGTGGAGCAGTTGGCTAGCTTGCCCTATGCATAATGGGGAGGTCATTGGTTCGAGTCCAATCTCTGCTACAATATGGGCGTATGGCTGAGTGGTTTAAGGCACTGGTCTCTAAAACCAGCGTAGACTTGAGAGAGTCTATCGTGGGTTCGAATCCCACTATGCTCACTACGGCTGGTGTACCCAAGTGAGGTACTGAAATAGGTGAGACAGCGCAAGCCACCTAAGAAATGGCAGATGAAGCAGCAATGCGGTATGAGGGTTAGTCCCTTATCCTAACTTTTGATGGTTAAAAAAGATTAAAATTGAGGAAGGTATTTGTCTTTCTCAGTTTTTTTTTATATATTTGCAAAAAATAAAATGATATAGAAATGGAAGAAAATAAAATTACTTTTGCTGATTTAATGGATGGAAACAAGCATCCATTGTATTTTGTTAACGGAAGTACATGCAAAATGTATATGGTGGAAGTTATTGATAACGTTAAGGTATCAAGTAGGTATTACACACCTCTACGAGGTAAACGTTGTATTCAGTTAAAGCTTTTTGATAAAAACGGAAAAAACAGAGTATGGGGATGGGATGAAGAAAAAAGTTATTGGTTAGAAACCCAGCACAAACATAATTCATTTTGTTTAAATATGTATGACAATAGTAGTTACAAAGCCTATGATATTTACACAACTAAGGAAGATGCATATCAACGTTGTATTTCAAAATTAATTGATAGGAAGAAAGAGATTAACAAAAAGATATTGAAAGTACAAGAGAGTTTTGGGTTGATAGAGCCAAAAAAACGTTATAACATTGAATTTAAGCGTAATGGATAATTGTATATTTTGTGACATTGACAGTAATATTGAAAAAGAAAGAATAATTTATCAAGATTCTACTTGGATTGCAATTTTGGATAAATATCCAGTTTCTGAAGGCCACACATTATTAATTCCAAAGAGGCATTGTAAAACATATTTTAATTTAAACTATTATGAGCTTGAATCTCTTGGAGTGACAATTGGTGTTGTGAAAACAATATTAGATAGCAAATACAAGCCAAATGGGTATAATATTGGAGTTAATTGTGGTGAGGCTGCTGGACAAACCGTTATGCATTGTCATATTCACATTATTCCTCGTTATGATGGAGATTGTGAAAATCCTAGAGGGGGAGTGAGAGGTGTTATACCAAGCATGCAAAATTATTAACTATGAGAATTATTATTAATCCTGAAGATGATGCGGAAATGCCGATGAAGTTAAATGTCCCTTATTCAATTGGCGATATTGTTGTGGTCACTAATTATGGGAGTAGGGCTGCTGACCAATTAGGGGTATTCAAAAGAACAGTACTTCCGTCAAAAAATGTTCCATTTTGTTGCGATAAGTATGTGATGAAAACTGATTATACGATTTGCAATACTATATTCAAAGATTTGCAATGGAAAATAATAGATATTGGGGTGTTTAAAAGAATTACTGAAGGAATTACTATTGATAGAATTTTAAAGTTTCCGTCACAGTATTTTGTCGTGAGACTTAGAAACAGAAACAAAGGAGAAATATTGGTGTGTGGATATGATGGATTAGAACTTATTAGAAAGGGTAAAAAACAGTATAATTACTATCTCATTAACATTAATTAAGCACTAAAATTTGGCTATATGATTTTTTTTTCATATCTTTGCATCGAAATTAAAACATAAATAATATGAAGCCAATCAAAACAAGAACAATTAAAGGCAAGAAAGCTGAGGAAATAAAAGAGCTTTTGTACAGCCTTGGAATGATTAGTAAGGGAGAGTCCACTGAAATTGGTGGAATGGGATTTACACGATTGCGTTAAGATTAGGCATTGATAATACAAGGATTCTAGGTTTTCCTTTTTAACACGTAGGTGGACGTGTCAAACCTAGAGAATGGTTGACTTAAACAACTGAGTGGGTTGTCGGAATTCGACTCTGTGGGGTTAATTAAACCGTCTCGTTGGCTGAGTACAGCTGTTGCCTTGAAGGGGAAGTGAGCAACGCTAGCAAAATCATTTCCCCATTTTATATCTCCTTCGTCTATCGGTTAGGACACCTAGGGCTAGTAACTCACGTGGGAAGAGAGGTTCGATTCCTCTAGGAGATTCAAATATGTGCGGTTCGTCTATCGGTTAGGACAACAATAGCGTGACGCTGGAAAGAGAGGTTCGATTCCTCTACCACACTCTAATCAATTATTAAATTATTAATGGCAGAATTAACAGACATCTTTAGCGCAATGACAGCCAATGAGACAATTGAGGCTGCAAAAGAGCAGAAGAATCCAAAAAAACTTTACAAGGAATTTTGGTTTGAGAATGAAGTGTGCTGCTTGTTTGCAGATGCCAATGTCGGTAAGAGTATTCTTGCCGTACAGATTAGTAATGCCATTGCTGAAAAACTACCAAAGGATGAATACATCTTATATTATGACTTCGAGTTGAGCAAGAAGCAGTTTGAGCTTCGTTACACCGATGAGAAGAACAAAAGCACTTTTAAGTTCAACGATAAATTCATTCGAGTGGAACTTAATGCTGATAAGGTAAAAGAGTATTGTGAGACTACAAAAGCTAGCTTTGATGACATCATCATGGACGCTATTGAAGCCAATATCAAGAAATACAATTCGAAGATTCTGATTGTTGATAACCTCAGTTGGTTGGTTAATATGAAAGATACCGCCACTACAGCTGGTAAACTCATGCAAAAACTTTGTACCATTAAAAAGAAATATGGTGCTAGTATTTTGGTTCTTTCTCATACACCAAAGAGAAATTTGGGTTCTCCGCTAACACAGAATAGTCTTAGTGGTAGTAAGAAACTAACAAACTTCTTTGATGCAATGTTCGCAGTTGGTATGAGTATCAAAGACCCTTCAGTGAGATACATCAAGCAGATTAAGGTACGTACTGGTGAGTTCAAATATGGTGCTAACCATGTTTACCTCTGCAAGATTGAGAAGAGTGGTAGTTTCTTGGGATTCACACACATTGGTTTCTCTACTGAAGATGAGCAACTAAAAAAGGTTTCTGCTTCTGAAGCAGCGAAGATTGTAAAGGCTCATAAAGCAAAAAGAGGAAGAAAATCTAGAAGAGGGTATCGAAGCGAATTGGCTTCAGCACAGATAGATTTAGTAAGTCAAATGGCAAACGATGCTTTTAACATGTTTGGAAAAAAATGAAGAAATTAACTTTATCTGGATGTCTAGTTAAACTTTTTTTAGCTGTCATCGTTATAATGGGGTTTTTATACGGTTTTTCTCGTCTATTCCCAAGGGCATATACCACATTAGAGGCAAAGGCATTGGGTATAAAAGAAGATAGTGTTACAACTGTTGTTCAGAAAAAGGACAGCATACCTAAGAAAGACAGCATTCAATGGACACAAGTAAAAAGTCCTAAAAAATACATTAAGTTAAGGCATGAAGATAATTGTTACATTGTACCATGTATCAAACTTAATGGAATACCGATGGAAATGTTACTAGACACTGGTGCTGCAAATCTTACAATATCTATAATAGAATATGAGTTCCTTAAAAAACAGCATCTATTATCAGATACGACAGTAGGAACAGTAGACGTAACAATCGCTGATGGAAATACTATCCAAGCATACACTACAAAAATCCATGAGGTAAGCATAGGTGGAGAGATAATCAATGATGTTGAATGCATAGTAATGCCTCAAACAGATGCTCCATTATTACTTGGTATGAATGTCTTACGTAAATTAGGTAATTTCCGTATTGATTACGAGCGTAATTGGTTGATTTTAAAGGAATAACAAAATTTTAACACATTATTAACATTTCAAATTTGGAAATTACAAAAAAAAGATATATCTTTGCACTGTCAATGAGACAATGAGGATAAACAAAGATAATTTCCTTAAGAGATTTTAACAAAAAAACTTCTCAAAAAATTTGGAAATCACAAAAAAAAGACATATCTTTGCACTGTCAAACAAGACAAAATAAACAAACAAATAAACATTTTTTTTATAATTCACATTATTAACTTTTAAAACTTAAACAAAATGGGAAAGTTTTTACAGATGATGAGTCAGAATGACTCTAAGGCTCTTGTAGCACGTGCTTCACAGATTAACACTCAGGCCAAGATTGCGCAGGAGACTATCGTTCAGAAGTTGAAGAATGATATCGCTGAGGTTGAGATTGAGATTCAGAACCTCACCGACTTCGCTCCAGACACCACTCAGTCACTCCGTCCTGGTGTAAAGGGTTGGAATCCAACCACATGGGCAGCTAGCCTTCAGGATGCTAAGACTCGTCTTTACGAGCTGAACATCGAGCTGAAGATTGCTGAGGCAACTCTCAAGGAGTTCTTCGGTGATGAGGGTGCTGTACTTGCACCAGCTGAGTAAGGACTAGCAATAGTTCTTGATTTGTGAAACGAGGTGGGTATTCAACCTTGAATGCCCACCTTTATTTCAAAAAAAATTAGTATTAACAAAAAGAAACACAAAAGAGACTTATGTGGAATTACAGAAAACTTAGTCGTAGAGAGAGTCCTATGGCAGAGATTCTTGCCAAGTGCTCTAGCAAAGCTAACATCAATCTAGTGATTTACCATCTCTCTGAGAATCATGTGGAGTGTGCAACTGTTCCTAATGTTGAGCAGTTCCGTTTGGGCGAGACCGCACGTGTCATTAAGGCTGATTCAAAGCACAATCATGCAATCCTTGCATTTGACCTTGGTACTAACGAGGTTTACAAGATTGAGGATGTACCTGAGTTGCCAGTGGCTTCAGCAGTATTGCTTTGCGTAGTAACAGAGCTGATGAATGGTGCAGTTATGCCTCGTGAGAACGAGTATGGCGCTCCAGTCGCTCGTAGAGTCGCAGCTCCTACAAACAACGTTGCTCGTGCAGCAAATGGTCGCTTTGTAAGGCAAGACCCACCAAGATTCGAGGAAGAGGCACCAGCTCCAAGACCTACAAGGGTTATCAACGAGGGCGCTGCTGTTATCAGTGGACACCGCTTCAGACTTGGTAGACACTAAAATCTAAACAAAAAGGTTTATCAATTTGGAGAATGGTTGATAAACCTTTTTTTCTTAGTCTCATAGTTAAACGGATATAACAAATCTCTCCTAAAGATTAGTTCCCAGTTCGATTCTGGGTGGGACTACTATTATGAAACATATTATAAGAACAATAGAAGAAAATTATCACGAATACTTATGGCATATGCGCTGTAATGGCGATGTATTTGCAGAGTATTGGAGACCATTTAATTTTGATGAGTGGGTGATGAATGGTATGCCAATTTATGACGGTGGAGTTAAATTGGATGATGGCACTGAACATAAAGTAACATTTCGTTATTGACTTATATTTATTTTTATATGAGTAGAGGTAAAGCTTATAGAAGGTGGAAAACATTCACAAAGTATGTTGCAAAACTAAAAGAACGGATGCATTGGTATGTATCTGACCCAAATGCGCCAAGAAAGTTAAGACACCCAAACAATTGGAGAGAATTGGATACTGATGACTTCCATGAGGCTAAAATGCTCAAAAAAACATCCACAAGGTGGTCTTCTAAGTGGGAAGATGCAGATGACCACATAAGAATAAAAAAGCTAAGGAAGGGCAACAAAGATGCTATTAACGAGGCTTTGGATTAATATTGGTAATGGTATGATTATATGCAATGAAACTTGTCAACTCTACAATCGATGTGATTGCAAGAATCTCCGTCAAAGATGCATCTTTGACATGGGTATACCATTGAAAGACGAAGATGATGATGAATTTCTAGATAGGACAACATATTAAAAAGGTGATAACATAGAAATTGACCCAAAATATGAGAAAGACTAAAATACATGCTATTTTGACAGAAATTAGTCAAGTGGCAAGAGAAGCAAGAAGAATATCAGATTGTACTTGTATGCTTGATTACAACGGTGTTACAAGTAAAAAGAACATTCTTAATGCAAAAGACAAAATCAACGAGTTATGTACTAAGTTAGAGAATGAAGTTTTTGATTAAATGTTTAAAGGTCAACTGTTATATTATTACCATTAAAAAAATATTTATATGCTTAAAATTATTTCAAAACTATTATTGCCAATTGCAATGATATTTGCAGCCTTATTTGGGGCTTCATGGGCAGAAGGATGCCCACAGTATTGGTATCTTGTTGGTATTGTGATTTTGTTTATAATGAGTTGTGCAATTGACTATGTTATGGATAAAATAGGCAGTATTGAGTTCTACAAAAATTGTGGTGTTTCTGCATGGAGGATGATTAAGAAATTTAAAGAGAATAACAAAATAAAAAAGTAAAGTGAAAATGAAAAAGATTATTTTAAGTTTGGTTGCGATTTTCGCATTTGCATCTTGCAGCCACGATTCTGAGGTTTACACTCTAGACCCTCAGACTAAAGCTATAAACGATTACAATGCTGCATTCGTTAAGGCTTTTGGTCCTGTTGGTTCTGACGTTGATTGGGGTTTTGGTAGCACGAAGGCAAACACACGTACTGTGATAAAGACAGATATGACGAGCTATCCTAAAACAGGAAACCCTGCTCCTATCACAGCAAAAGAGGCTGAATATGTTACAAAATGGTTCCAAGAGAATCCTGGTTTGAGTGAGGTTGGTAAAAATTGGACCAATTTCTATGTCCAGTTTGTTTCTGGCGACCAAACTAATAAAAAGGGTATATGGCACAAGTATGACCAAAACTACATGGCCAACCATCCTGGTGCAACTTCAAACTACTATGATGAAGAATTCACTGATAATGGTGGTATGGATAAATTGCATGTAGGTGCAATTCAAGACCAAAATGCTACTGACCACATTTTAGACTTTAATGCTAAAACAGGTGGACCATGGGATGTGGCATATGTTCAAAATGGTTCTGCATTACAATGGGGTTATCATTCTTCTTGGGGTGAAGACAATAAAGCACCTAATGGCGATGGCTATTATTGGTATTTCAAGATGGCAGACATCGAAGTTCCTGGAGATTGCTTCGAGGATGGCGTAGCTAGAACTGGATGTTATGTAGGTTTGTCTCTCTACGGAGCAAAATATGACAATGGAGATAAGATTCTTGGTTATCAGCGTTTACAGTATGCTGAGGACTGGATTCTCAAAGTCACTAATGATACGAAACCACTCTATCGTGTAATTGCTGAGGACTTGAATGCTTCTGAAAAGTCTGATTTCGACTTCAATGATGTTGTATTCGATGTCGTTAAGGCAGAAGGTGGCAAGACCACTCTGAAACTTATTGCTTGCGGTGGTATTTACAAGTTGACCGTAGGTGGTGTTGAGGTTCACGGTGTATTTGGTGAAGCTGCTAAAGCTGACGGTACATATCCAATGATTAATACTGGCAAAGGACCAGAGTATGAACCCAAGGAATTCCAGATTGATGGTGAATATAAGACTCCCGTTGAGATTAAAGATATCAAAATCATCGTCTACAAGCCTAGCTATGAAAATGGTATAGAGTTGACAGCTACCAAAGGTAAGCCAGCATGTAAAATTCTCGTTGATGATACATTCGGAGTAATTCCTGAGAACAAGGACATCTCAAATGAATATGGTAATTTCACAAATTACGTACAAGGTAAATTTGATGATGATTTCTGGTGGAAAAAGGATTAATTTCATTTGAATAATATAAAGTCACATTGTTCCATAATGGTTCAGTGTGGCTTTTTTCTATTTCATAGATATTTATTGGAAAGGGAAATAATAAATATTTAGTGAATTTAGATTATGATTAAAGGTTCTTTACACACAATGAATTACCTAAAACCCAAAGGATTTATTGATAAATTCAAAGCTTTTTTTAGGAAAGGTCATTTTGCTGATATAGAAGTTCAATATGATTTATATAACGTCAGAGCATTTGATTTACATGTTGCTTTTACTCATTCTGGTAAGCCATATTTTTCATATAATGGTATATCATATAAATCACCTTCAATATACAAGATATTGAATTTTTTAGATAGGAACAATGACGTATATGTTAGAATTGTGTTGGAAGGCGATGGGGTTAGAAATGAGGAACATTTCTATAATTTCTGTTCAATACTTGAACAAATATATAAAAACATGCATTTCTTTGGTGGGTATAGAGAAAAAGATGCCAAAATAATATACCTTTTTAAAGGATGTGGTTTTATACCAAAAATTAATTGGTACAAAAGATTATATTAACATGGGTTTAAGTCCCATTTACGCAACAACTAATTTTTTTTTATTATGAGAAAGATATATTTGTTTTTAATGGTAAGTGTCATTTTGACTAGTTGTTTAAAACATGAATATCCAAATCAAAATGATTATGAACAGCGTTTGATAAGGGATAACGTTGTTACTGTGTTTGGTACTGAATTTAGTGAAGACCAAGATTGGTGTACTACAGCAAATGGAGAGGTTTTAGTGAAAAACATCCCAAGTGGAACAAAAAAAGTTCAGCTTATTGCTAAAATTATGGAAGGGGATGGAGAAACCTCTATGAAGGTTCTAAATGAATATGATATTAATGGTGAAACAAATATGACCATATATTATGATGCACCTAAAGATATCATGGGGTTGTTTGTTTCGTTTATTACGTCATCTGACTTTAAGATTATGGTTGTTGAAAATGGCGTTGCTGAATATGCAAATAAAGCAATGACAAGAAGTAGTGTATCAAATTATGCATTACCAACAGAAACACCTAAAATAGCTCTTAATCCTATTGAATCATATGCAATGCAAAGGAAGTGGATTGATGAAGAATACTTATATACAATGTATGATTATAGGAAAATGGTGGCAAATAATTATTCTGATGAATATAGAGATATATTAAGAAGTGTTATTTTTTCTTATTTTAAAAATGGAAGAAGTTACAACAATTTGCCATTAGTTAAAAGGTCAGGTTTTTACAATGAAAATGCTTATCCTATAACTACTGGTGATGAACCAATTATTGTTTCTCCAATTTACAAATGTGATAAGGCTAAGCAATATGGCAATGAAGTATGGAATTCAGAACTTTATTATTACTATTTTAAAGAATCCGATTTAGAGGGTAAAGACCCAATTGATTATATCAGTCATTTACCTAAATATAGAGCAATAAAGTTTAATAAGCACTTCGGTGAAACCGAAGACGATATTATTGAAAAACGTAATGCCTATGCTCTTGTTTATTTCGGTGATGGAGCACCAGTAAGTGCTCAAGAAGGAACATTTCATTTCCCTAAAGGGTATAAGATAGGATTTATGGTTAGGGCGAATACTTCTTTTGAAGCACCTAAAAAGCAAGGAGAACTTTATGGAGACGGAAGGTTGAACAATAAAATTAATAAATGGCCTAATTTCAGTAGTTCTAAACTTGGAACTGATGGTCCTCGTGTTGCTTGGCTTACCATAAACGGTAAGACTATGATGTGTTGGGAAAGTGGTACTGATACTGATTTTAATGATATAATTCTTGAAGTAGAAGGTGGAATAGAACCTATAATAATCATTCCAGAGTTAGAAAGCAATTATTACACTTATTGTTTTGAAGATACGCAATTGGGTGATTATGATATGAATGACATAGTTATAAAAGCTAAACGAAATGGTAATAAGGTCGAATATAGCCTTGTAGCTTGTGGGGCATATGATGAACTATTCATTAAGGGTATAAACGGCAACATTATAAATGATAAGACAGAAGCTCATGCATTATTTGGCAAAGGATTAGAATATATAAATACCGTTGGTGAAAATGCAAAGCCAATATCTGAAGCTATAAGTGTTAAAAGCGATTTTAGTTTTTTGGATGAGAATACTCAACCTTATATTATAAATAAAACAAAGGGAACTGAAATCAGATTATCAAAGAAAGGTGAAGACCCACATGGAATCATGATACCATATGACTTTAAGTACCCATTAGAAAAGGTTTGTATAAAAGATGCTTATTCTCAATTCAACTCATGGGGAAAAATGAGTATTACAAGTAATGAATGGTATAAATTCCCAATAGAAAATAAGGTATATTGATTCAAATCAATGATTTGATTCATATCAAGATAACTGCCAAATAATGACGATTTATTTGGCAGTTTTTTGTTTTCTCATATTTTTTTCATATCTTTGCATCGTTAAATAAAAACAATGTGTTCGCACACAGTTTAAATTGACATATGTCAAATAGTACATAGTTTTCGATAAAAAATGCATTTTAAATGATTAACATTATGCCATTTGGTTATATATATTAAGTGAAGTGCAAGACCAAATGTATGAACAATGGCTTGGGAAAATTAATAGTCTAGGCTAATTTATAAGTAAGTGCATTGTGGTTGAATATCGGTTAAAATCGGAAGTAAGTGTACCGATTTCGGCCACATTAAAAAAAAAAAGAAGTAAGTAAATAAGTAAGTGTAAAAATTAAAGAAAGGGAAAATTATTATGAAGAAGTATTTAATTATGTTGGTGATGTTGTTCACCATGAGCGTTAGCATGTATGCAGAGAACAATAACGCAGCAGAGATTGAGAAGTATGAAGTTAAGGTAAACGCCAAGAAACTTGGAGATTGTTTGCAGTTGTCTAGTGACCAGTACGATGCTGTTGAAACAGTGGTCAACGAGCTATCAAGTGATTTAATGTTTGCTGCTGTAGAGTGCAACAGTACGAATCGTGCTATGGTAACTAAGAATGCAATTGACAAGAACATAAAGTATATGTCGTACATTCTCAACCAAGAGCAGTACCATAAGTACCTTACACTTTTAAATGCAACCATACGTAATAGGAAGATTGACATTATCGAATAAGTTATGAGGATACTTGTAAAATGCATTAAATGGTACATTAAGTCTATTGGAGAGGCTTATAAAAATGAAAGCTATAGGTACTATAGATTATATTAAAATTTCTTTTCGGTGGTTGGTGCTGTGAAGCACTAACCATTTTAAATGTTAAACTCTATTAAAATATTTGCTTATCTCATTTTTTTTCTGTATCTTTGCATAAAATATTATATGGGGCTTAAAAATAATATGTTACATGATTCTTTACTGTTTATCTTATTTGGGCATTTTAGAATAAAGGCATATAATGATGATATGACTAAAAGATTAAAACTAAAAAAACTCAGATATGATATAAGGGAAAAACAAAAAAATAAACCATATATAGATTGGCTGAAATATATTAAAAAGAGACATATATACAACAAATATGTAAATGATTTGAAGGACGTATGGGTTATAGACGCAAAATTAGGTCGGTATCAATTCTTCGACCAAGTAATATTTACACCTGTTACAGTTAATCAAACAAAAGAAGTTGCAAAATATATTGATATTCAACTCAATAAACACTATTGGGGTAATATATTCCAAGAATTTGAAATGGAAAGAGACCTTGATGTAAGGAAAAAAATATTGGCAAGGAAACTATACCATATGGATGCGCCAAAAACAACGCATCACTCATATATAGGTAGTTGTAAGCCATCATCACATTTTATAGATAAGTTAATAGACAAAATATTTTTTATTAAAAGAAAAGAAAAATAATGGATAGTAAACTAGTTAATCAACCTTGTTACGACAAAGAAGGTAATTTCATAGGGTGGTTCAGTCGTTCAATGGCATGTGCCATCTTTGTCTACTGTAAAGATAAAGAAGGCAATTGGTGCATTTTAGCTTCAGAACGTGGCGATGAAGCCGCCGATTTCAGAGGTTTTTGGAATTGTTGCTGTGGCTATTTGGATTTTAATGAAACCACTAAAGATTGTGCCATGCGAGAACTATATGAAGAAACTGGCGTTCTAATAGATGAAGATATTGTGACTCTAGTCGGTTATGAGGATAGTCCAGAGGCTAATAGGCAGAATGTCACATTCCGTTTTGCTGCCTTCATTGATAATGCCGTAACTGATGATTTCACATTCTCAAAGGCTCACAATGAAGGAAAAGAAGTGGGGGAAATCAAATGGATTAAAATATCTGAGGTGGACAATTACATGTGGGCATTTAATCACGATAAACGTATTAAGGAAATTTTTGAAAAGTGTTCATGAAAATTTTTAACGCATTAACATCAAGTGCAATAGTAGAACAAGCTATAAAAAATTCTAGATACAACACTAGAACTAGTTCATTAAATAGAAAATGGATTAAATTTTTAAAAAACAAAAAACTATTTGATGAATACATGATTTATTTAGCTGTTCATGATGCAGTTGGTATTGAGCCAAAAACATACAAACAAATATTTAATGTATGCCATAATTTGGACGGAAAGGGGATAAAGTTTAGCCGTAATAATGATTATTTTAAGGTTATAAGTATTAACTGGAAAGAAGAATTTAATTCTTTTTTCTTGGAAACCGTAAAATGGTATGATTTCAAAAACAAATTATGGTTTGCAAAAAACCACAAGTAATGGAAAGTAAGGAAATGGCAAATGAAATGGAAGAATTATTCACCCATTTCACTAAAATACATAATACTGAGGCAATAAGAAAAATTTATCCAAGCGAATATGATTTTTCTGACATCAGAGTTATTATTCATATATTTAACGAAAGAATAGCATGGGCTAAAACTAAAGAAGGGTATGTATACTATTATATCTTAAACTTAAGATGGATATTAGGTATAACTTATTTATGTATAAAACATAGTATGGTTGGTTATGGGTCTTGCATAAGCGCCCTTAATCACTATATAGGTTATAGTAACTATACTTTAACAAAAGAAGAAAGAAAAAGATACCATAAATTTAAAGGTGTTTATAAAAAAAGGATAGAAAAAATAGTAGAATTATTTGGAAATTAAAAAATTTTTCTATATCTTTGCATTCAATAAATTAATAATTATTTTAATAAAAAAAAAAAGAAAATGAAGAAATTAGTATTTGTAGCAACCTTGGTGGTTGCAATGTCATTCGCAGCTTGCGGTGGTAAGACTGCATCAAATCAGACAGCAACTGATACTGATAGTATTGCAGTTGTTGATTCTATTGACAGTGTTACTGTTGACAGTGTGGTTGTTAAGTAATTTAGATTACAAGGCAACTAAATAACGCTAGCTGATGATATTGTAAACAATGTTATCAACTAGCGTTTAATTGTTTTAGGAAATATGGCTAAAAAGAAAATAGAAAAATCTCAAAGAATCGGGGTTACGGAATCAAGTGAGGTCGCTTTTCACCTTGAAGCATTTGATGAATTATACGATGGGAATATTATAATCACTAAAAGATTGACAGATGCTTTAATCGAAAAGTTAATTGAGCACCAAAACAAGATAATTTTGCACCTTACTGTAACTGGAATGGGTCAAAGTCGTATAGAGCCATTCGTGCCAAAAACTGAAGAAACATATAAGAAACTTTTGGAATTACTTGAAAAGGGATTTCCTATTTCTCATGTTGTTCTTAGAGTTGACCCAATAGTTCCCACAGAGAAAGGAATAGAGACTGCTCTAGGTGTTATAACAGCCTTTAGTGGGCTTGGAATCAAAAGACTTAGGTTTTCTTTCTTAGACAACTATAAACACGTTAAGAAACGTTTTAAAGAGGAAGGAATCAAGGAACTATATGGTGGTGAATTTCACGCTCCACTTGAATTGAGAAAAGAATATGCTGCCAAAATTGAGGAAGTTGCTCACGATGGTGGTTTTGAAAGTATTGAGGCGTGTGGGGAACCTGGAATCGAAAGCATATCTTGTCTATCTCAGAGGGATATTGATATATTGGGACTCACAGATAAAATAATCCTTGAAGGTTCAGCAGAACAGAGGGATAGCTGTGGTTGCCCAGCCAACAAGACAGAAATATTAAAAGTTAAACCACATAGGTGTGAACACAACTGCCTATATTGTTATTGGAGGTAACTTATGAAAATTATAACACGAGGAAAAATCAAGGATTTTTATGATTATCTAATGGGTGTCTTGGGACAAGACGAATTGGTTGTATATGACCGTAGAGAGTGTTTCCCAATTGACCCAACAAAGAAATGGGATGATTGTAGTAATTGCAGACATGCGTATCCTAGCTCTTTGTCAGATTTCCACAACAGTAATATAGAAAAATGGTTCAGTAAAAACTGTATCTATGGTGATAAGAAAAGGGAATCAGTGAAAAGATGGAACTCTAGTAAAGTCCTCACCTATAAAGAACAAGATGAAGAAACTAAAGGGATGAGTTTCGAGAAGAGGTCTAAAGTGAGAAGTTCTTGGGAAGAGGTTAAAGAAGGAAGAATATTCCATTTTGTTCTTGAAATAGGGTTTCATCATTATTACTTTGAAGTTGAAAGATACCTTGACGATGATGATGAAACAAAACTGCACCTTAATTATGGGTTAATTAGGAAAAAAGATATTTCGAAAGATGAAAAAATTTCCTATGCGCCAATCTGTATAGCTCCAGTTATCCATAAGAATCACAGTTGGTTTTACGGTAACGGAAACGATGAGTTTGTAATAAATGATGATACTATGGAGCAGAAGATTGACAATCCGATTCTTTATTCTACATACATCCCGAAATTTATTGACGCATATGAAGTTTGGAATAACCTTTATGAATACATTTCATCATTGAGGGATAAAGATTTTGAAGATACAAGAACAAACGAACAACATATTGAATCACATGGATTTGACAAAAAAATCAGTTTCAGACATAGAAAGGGCAAATAAATGTGCTCGTATAGCAATGAGAGTATTGAAAGAATGCAATCTTGTTAAGGAGTTCATTGAATATACAAACACAGATGCCTACGATTTTTTTGCCACTCATTATGCCAATAAAAACAACACAACTACATATTGGTGTGATAGAAAAAAATGTGTTGACGTTTTTGGATGTTGTAACTTTGAATCGTTTTTAAGCAAGAAATGGTTCAAGCCAGTATCTGTATATGAGTTGACTTTCTTTTATCTAGCATTATTTGATGAAAAAGAATATATGGATGTTTTGGCATCCAATAAAAATATATATCATTATGTAGTTAAACTTGTTTCTGATAGCATTGAAATTCAAAAATATAGTGGTGCGAATCTTGCTAATGAAAAAATAGTGAACCATTGGTTTGAACTTAAAAAAAGCGGAATATGGAAATAAAAATTGAACTCGATGAAAATTACATAACATTATTGTTTGAAATGTTTGGTTATACTTCCGAAAAAGTATTGGTATGGTATAACAAACTTGATGTTGAGTGGCGTGTTGAGGATTTAGGTTCTTATGAAAAAGTGGTTGCTTATCCGAAGGGCAAAAGGCCAAAATTCCTTGATAATGAGAAGATTATGTTCGATGACGTTAAGGAAATGGGTATCAATGAGGTGGCGAATCGTCTTTTCAATGAACTGCTCATGAATAGATTATTTAAGTATAAGTTTTAACATAAATTAACTCGTAGGATTTGTTTTTCTACGAGTTTTTTTATATCTTTGCAAAAACATTTAATTAAAAATATTTTATGGCCAAATTTAAGATTATTGCTTGCATTAACCAAAAAAGGGTTTTAGGTAATGAGGGTAAACTTTTATACCACATTGGGAACGATATGGCAAATTTTAAACGCCAGACGTTAAACAGTGTCGTAATTATGGGTAGAAAGACATTTGAATCGCTTCCTAATAATGAGCCTTTGAAGGACAGAGTAAACATCATAATCACCAATAATGAGGAATATGGTGTTAATGCGGAATTTAAAAATGTATATATTGTACATTCAGTGAAAGATGTTGTTGAATTATGCGATGCTTTCTTTGGAGATAAGGAAGTATTTGTTATTGGAGGTGAAAGCATTTATCGTCAGTTCATGGAAGAGAATCTTGTTGATGAAATGAGGTTAACCATTGTAAATGATGATGCTGATGGAGATGCTGTATTTCCTGAGTATAACGAAGATGAGTGGTATGTTTATTACAAATCTATGGCTCAGGTAAGTTCTTGGGAAGGCGTGGACAAATCATTTTATTTTGAAGTTTTATTGAAGAAAAAAGATAATGAATGAAAACAATGTAATCACAGATACTTTATTGTCACGTGAGGTCATTGTAAATAGAGCAAGGGAAAAATGGGATTCAAAATCTAGTGCTGAAAAAATTCGTTCAAGCCATAAATATAAACACATTTTTAATAAACTTGGTTTGCCGTTGGCTAATTGGGATGATGAATTTTCTAATCTCTCTAAAAATCAAACTAATATTCTTGTAAAAGGTGAATTGATTCGTACATATGATTCGATGACGAATAAGGAAAAGACAAAATTAAAAAATAAATTTGGTCTTTCATCTTTTTCAAGCAAATGGTTCAGACTATCCCCTAGTGACAAAAAGATTTTGCTTAATTCAATTATAAAATGAGCAAAAAAGATAAGTTTCAAAGAGACTATAGAGATATATGTTACTTCATTGACCATGTTCGTGATATAGATTTCAGAATTAGTCTAATTAAAAGTTTAGGATATAAAATAGGCGTTAATATTGTAAAAGAAGGGAGCAATAAAGAAAAATCCATTACGATAGGTAAGAGGAAAGAATACAGAATACAAATTGCGCCCGTATTACCACGTTCACCATTAGTACAATGTGCAATAGTGGAATAATTGATTTATATGCTTAATTAATGTTAAACTTTACGCAATATTTTGGTTTAATTAAAAAAATACTATATCTTTGCAAAAAAAATAATCAAACGTATTTTAGAAATGAATGACTCTAAAGATTTAAACGAGAAAAAAGAGGGTGTTGTTAATGCCACTCCAAAAGAAGGTGAACTGAAAGAGACCAAGACAGTTACACCAAATGAAGAGAATAGCATCATAAGCGGTGTGATTGTTTCATTAATCCTTGACAAAGAGGTCACTGTCAAATTTGACAATGATGACAAGAATAGAGGAACTTTACCTTATGATAAGTTTAAGGAGAAACCAATGGTTGGTGATACCGTAAAGGTTCGTCTTGAGAAGAAAAATGGCGATATGGTAATTACTGAAATAGTATCACATGAAAAAGCACAGAAAGAGTCAGAAGCCTCTTCTAGTGAAGAAGACAATGTGGTAGTAGCTGAAGAGAAACATAACCCAATCGATGATGACATGGATTTGGCATATATCAATAAGGATTTTATTTTGGAAACCATGTCCATTCCTACTGATAGTAGAAACGAATTTCGCTTGGTAGTTTATATTATCCAGTTTGCAAGACGTAACGGCATTAAATATGATTTTGACGATTACGGAAATGTATATCTTACAAAGGGTGAACTTGCTGAGGGCGAATATTATCCTTGCGTTACTTCTCACCTTGACACAGTTCAGCATAGGCAAGAACCTTATATCCGTGCTGGTGTAAATCTTGACTTCAAATGTGAATTAACTAAGGATAACGAGCATAAAGTATATGTTGATGATAAGGGGCAAGATAAAATTGGTATTGGCGCTGATGATAAGGGTGGCGTTGCCATTTGCCTCTCAATGTTTGAGCATCTTGAAAAACTTAAGGCTTGTTTCTTCCTTTGCGAAGAAATTGGATGCCTTGGTTCTAAAGAGTTGGATAAGGATTGGTTCAATGATGTAGGTTATTGCATTGGTTATGACTCTCCAGAGCTTATTAGAGCAGCATGGTCATGTAATGGTGTTAAACTCTTCTCTTATGAGTTCTATGAGAAGTGGATGAAGCCAGTATGCGATGAATGGGGTCTTAAGGATTGTTTCTATTCAGAACCAATCACCGATGTCATGGAGATTCGCAAGCAGACTGGGGTTATGTGCATGAACTTTGGTAATGGTGGTTATCTTGCCCATTCAGAAAGTGAATACATTATCATGGAGCATATGGACCATGCTTGCGGAATGGGTCTTGCATTGATTGACCATATTGGTTGCACACGTCACTATTTGAAGCATAGCTCTACCACTTGGAGCGCATCTAAAGGCACTTACAAGAGGGAAAACGGTTATTTGGTTCGTGTTGATGTTGATGACACCAAAATGCTAGAAAGCCTTGGTGACTCTAAGCGTAGAGGCGGTTATTACAATACTGGCAGTAGCTACAATACTAACAAGACAACCGCTACTAAAGATGAGCAACTTACTTTTGATATGGTTAAGTATATAGTCAATCGTTATGATGGACATATCTTAGCAATTAAGGATGAGGTTCTTGAGGCTATCAAGAGCATTTGTGAGAAGTCTAATGTTGATTTCTCGTTATTCGAGACAGAAGTGAGTGAGAAATTCAGTAATGATATTAAATTCTAACACAACAGAGAATTATGATAGGTACAAGTATTAGAAGTATCAGACACTTATACAGGGTGTCTGATACCTCTTTGAAAACAATTTTAGTTAAGTTTAAGGAAAACACATGGGACATTTGTAAAGTAGTCAAATTTCCAGAAAATAGTTCGTTCGGCGAAACTTTATTCATCTTTAATAACTATCTTCGTCAAGGCAATTGGAGCTTTGACACAGTAATCATGTCTAATGATTTCAAAAAGCATTTTAAAACAACTGATGTTAGTTCTTGTACTTGTCGTGTCATGTCAATGAGAAAAGAGGAACTTCCAGCGTGGGGTGGATATTTCCAAGAGATTACTTTATTACCGAATTCTTTTGAGCATGATTATGAAAAGTTCTTGAATGAAAATAATAAAGTAGTTTCAACCTTGAGGGATAAATTCGGAATTTCAACCAATGACATTAGGGTTAAAATGCTATACATGTATTCCGAAGGTTCTAAAAATTTCTTTCAGTGGGCTGTTACATCTTATTACCACAATGGCATATCAATGTCTCTGTTGAGAAATATACTTATTTGGAATGATTCGTACAAGCAACTTTCAAAGAATTTATCAAAAGGTACGATTACTGCATATACAAGTAGGGATTCTATTTTCAAACTAGTAGGTGAATTAGGAGAATTAAGAAAAGAGAAACGAATAAATGACTCCATAAATTCATTTAACACAGCCCAGAAAAAACTATTCAAGAATAACAAACTTACAGATACAGATAAACAAGCATTGTGGAGGTTTTCACGACTTTCTGAGACCAAAAGGATTAACTTCATTAAAAAGGTTTCATCAATTACAGACTATTGTGAGTTGACCAAACAACTCCGCTTTGTAACTAGTGTTCATTTTTCATGGAGTAAAGAATCATTTATGGATTTCTTAACTAATGTGGAAGGAATCAAGTACGAAAAAATATTCGAGAATGATAAGGTCGTTTTAGTTAAAGTGCTTGATTACGAAACAATCAAACAACTTGGAAAAACTACCAATTGGTGTATATCAAAAAACAAAACTTATTGGAATAACTACATCGAAGGGTATCATGGTATGACCACTCAATATATGGTGTTTGATTTTTCCAAGTTAGAAGACGATAAGTTATCAATTATTGGTTTTACCACTACACACAACAAAGGTATTACTTCTGCTCATAATTTTGTAAACGAAAACCTAATGGGTGATGAGGAAGCTGAACAAGTTCTTCTAAATTCATTTATTTCTAGGTTCACCAACAACAAGAACATTTATTCTTTGTTGGCAGAAGATGGTATTGATATTACTCTTGTTGTACAATATGACATGCCTCCATACAAATGGGATGAGAAGAGTCTAATGACCTATCTGTATGAATGTGTGAATCCAGAAAACGTTGACATTATTAAAAAAGGAGACAACAAGATAGTTCTCTCAGTTATGGATGAGAATATTCGTTACTTCTTTGGTGATACTTACCATGATAATATATCTCCTGATTATTGGAACTATCAACACATTATTTTTATTGACTTCAGCAAAAATGTATATGACATTAATAAACTTCAATTTGCAATCATAGAAGAAAGTAGCGGTGATGAAGATTATTGCGTTGGCTTGTATAATGAAAGAGCACTTAATTCTAGGCAGAACTTCGATTCTAAACTAATTGAATTTGGTTTACCCTATAATACAATAAGGAGAACTAATAACCCTTATGTAAGATTAAGAAATGGTCTATTCTCTTATAATACGCCAATGATTAAGGATAGCATCAAAGAGTGCAGTAAAGATGACATCAAGAGAATAATAACAAGAGATATTGGTGCTGAGTCGTTTTATGACATACTTATGACAACAATAAGGCAATATGTATCTTTCGACTATCTTAATCTTATTTATGATAATGGTTTCAATCTGACTTCTATTTTATCGATAAAATACACAAGCGATATTTTAAAACAATTGGCTTATGACATGAGAAACCTTGGTAGGTACACAACTATGTTTGGCAAACTTGAATGCGTCACTGAAGAACATATTAAAGGTTTCTATGAAAACAGTTATGGGAGAGATGATACCAAATTTATTGGCTTATTTATTGCGATTAAAACTATAATTGATAATGAAACAAATCTATCAAAGGCTGATTACAATTTAATGTTTAAAAGAATAATAACCTATATTGCAAATGATGGGAAGGAAGCTCAATTATATAATCAATTGTTAACCATTATGATGGATAAATTAGATTATGCGTTATTTGATGATGGTATCTATTCTCTTATCAAATATGTAGTGTACTTTGGTAGTGATGATATGCGGAATTTCATCAAACTAAAAGCCAATGAATATCACAAAGTCAAAGAAGCTTATGACGATAACTGCAAAAATTATGAAAAATATTTGGCTTTAACTGGTAAGAAAAAACCAACAAGAGCCTCCCTTGCTTCGGACTTTGAATATGTTATAGCTGACTCACTGTTTTAAATGTTTTATGCAATGATAAAAGCAGTTTTACTTTTTTTAGCAATAGGCTTTACTGTTTTTTCAGTTAATTATAAATTTAGTAAAGCGGTAAGGTTTATTGCTTATCATGAAGAAGAAACACAAGCTGGTGCATATGCTGACATTTTTTTGATGATATGTATCACAGTTTTATGGACATTATATTTTTCATTATTTTAAGACTAATTAACATTAAAAATTTGGTTTTCAAAGAAAATAAATATAACTTTGCATCGATAAACATATTTTGAAACAAACATATTATTAATAGAAATAAAACATGACTTACAACAAGAAACAAATGCAGCCTTTGATTGATAAGTATGCTATCAATCCTGAGACTAACAAACTGTTCGCTAGAGTAATTGAAATGTTTGACGGACAGCCAAACTATCAGATTTGGGCAGTCAAAATGATTTTTTCAAAATCAATTAAGATTGAACAGTTAGAAAGAATTCATGAATGGGCTACCAACAACCAAACATTGGTGAAATCACTTGAGAAACAGAACATTGTATCTTATTCCTCACAATCAGCAATTACTCAGTTATTCAAAGAAATGGAAGGTCTTGATAATCTCGCAATTATCAAAAACACTATTAACCATTTTAACACTGACCAGCGAAAACTGCTTACTAGTAGCATTCTCACTAAAGAGTTTACTGCCATCGAAGGCTATAGTAATGCGACAGTTAAGAAATGGGCTGACATTTTCAAAAAGTTCAATCGTCTTCCATTTGACCGTAAGAATAAGTTCTATAGCAACTGTTCTCGTTTAAAGAACATTGCTGATTTGCAAAACGCAATTATCACTTGTCTTGAAACCACATATGATTGGAATAAAGAAGACCTATTGGCTTATGTAGCTAACGTGACTACTGACTGTGAGGTGGTACTTAATAATGGTAACTTTGTGATTGTTCACGTTCCTTCATTTAAATCAAGTAAACTTCTGTGTGGTAATGGAAGAACTAAGTGGTGTATCACACGTGAAGAAAGTTATTTCCGTCAGTATGTGACTGATTATCCAAATCGTGACCAATATTTCTTGTTTGATTTCAATCGTAAAGAAAGTGATGCATTTGCACATATTGGTTTCACTATGGAGAATGGTAGGGGGTTCTATTGCGCCCAGACTTGTAATAACTGTGGAATGGTTGGCAGTTATACCCAAGGAAACGAGACCATGAATATTAACCAAGCGCTTCAAAAAGCAGGGTGCAGCATGTCTCTGTTTTTACGTTTAGGTGTTTTGAAGAATTATAAGTGGGAAATGGAATCTATTTTGGATTTCATTAAGAAAAGAACAAGCGATTTTGCTATTGCGTATGAAAAGGATGGGCGCTTAATTGTCAACATCCTTAACAACCAAGCAATAAAATCTCTTATTGGTCACACCCTTATTAATTTGGGTAACTTCATTGCTGACTCTAATAACAAAGTTTATGTTCTTATTGATACCAATTTGAAATATAACGATGACAGAGCACTTATTGCAATGCATTACCAAAAAGATACATATGGAAGTCTGTCATTAAAGAAGATGTACGACCCATTTAACACTGACGTAACTAGTGTTGGCTATTTGTCGAAAATAGGTATTACTAGGGATGACTACATGAACCGTGAAGCAATTGACCCACAAATATTACTTCACAAATACATCGATGAAAACGATGAAATTGGTGCAATCAAACTGATTGAAAAAGAGGGCAAAGACTTTAATGTCAACTATGAGTTTAACAATAGAGTGCCTATCATTTCTGCTGTAAATCAGAAGATGTATACTTTGTTCGAGAAAATCGTTGGACATCCCAAATTTGATTCATCTATAGAAGATGGCTTTGGTGAGACACTTCTTGAGTCACTTATCTACTTGTATAGCTCTGATGAAATTTCAGCTTCTAAGGAAGAGGAAAACTCATTAAAAAAGATGATTAATGCCATCTTGAAGTCTGATACATATGATTTCAATGTAAAAGACCTTAATTCCGACACAGCAATCAACATTGCTTGCGAATTCCCAAAAATGCTTTGGGTTGTTGAGGCTCTTGCATCAAAAAAGAACGTTGACATCAACGTTGTAAACGATTTTGAATGCGCTGCACTTGGTGATTGTATTCGTAGCAAGAACCTTGAAGCATTGAAGATTATTGGTAAGAGACCAGACGTAAAGGTAAGGGAGGAAGATAAAAAACTCGCTAAATCTTGTGGAATCAATCTCAGTGATTATATTAAACCTGATGAAAGCATATTCGGTAGTTACAAGTTTGAAGAAACTGATGACAAAAATGTAACTGCTAACAGTAAGTCAGAACTTGAGTATGCTATGGCTGAATAATTACCCTCTCTAAAGGAAAAAAGTGATATGTATTTGTTTGCATATCACTTTTTTTTAACTAAAAAATTTGGAAATTAACAAAAATATACATATCTTTGCTTATGTAAACCATATGTTGAATTTTTAAAACCTAACAAAATCATGAATGTTTATAATTTTAAAAAAATCGAAAAATGTTATGTGTTTGGTAACATAGATAGAAATATGGATAGATTCATTAATAGCATAACATCTAACATTTCTAAATTCACAAAAGAAGAGCACCCAAAAGAGATAGAAAGACAAGAAAGATTGAAAAAACGTAGCGAAAAACCTATTGAAGGTGGTTTGGGTGGATTTGGTATGCCACATCCTATTCACGGTCCACGTCAAGCAAGGAGAAGAAACCCTAATGATGAAATATTTGAAACGTTTTTCTCTAAATCTTCTCCGCACGGTAAATCTAAAAAATTAGATTCAAGTTTTGATAACAGTGTGGTAATAGTTAGTGGTAATTGTGGTATTGGTACTAAAAGTAAAAAATACTACGAAGAAACATTCACCAAGTTAGAAAAAAGTCTTTCGGACAATAATTGTTTCATACTCTTTTTAAGAGGCAATAATGATAATCCTTCAATATTCAATGACAAGAAAATTGACTATGAACACATCAAAACTATACCAGATTATTCAGTAGTTTCTCTTAAAACATTTAATTGTCTATGTATTGGTGGAAGTGTATCAATGGATAAAGAGTGGAAACTTGCTCAAGAAGAGTTATATGGCAAAAAGTTGTATTGGGAGAATGAAGCACCACAATATAAAGAAGATGAACTGAATGATATACTCAGTAAATATAAAATTAATTGCGTAATAACTAGCACATGTCCAAGTTTTGCATATCCTGGAACAAATGCTTTTAAAAAAAGTAAATGGTTTTCCAACAATGAAAAAACTGCATCCAACTTTTCAAATGAGAGAAAAGTAATGGATAAGATATATGAAAGACTAATAGATGAGGAATCAAAACCTTACATTTGGTTTTATGGAAGGTTTAAAATGTCGCACACTGATAAAATAAATGACATGGTATTCTCCTCATTACAATCTTATGGAATGATGCAAGTAAACTCTCAATTGGAGGCATTCTTTGGAATTGATACCTCCAAGACATTGGAAAATAACGGTCACACATTTGACAATATAATATGCGAAGAAACTGCACCAAGGAAACAACGTGACTACATTGATATGGATAGACCAATGGCAGATGATGGAGGAATTGCAGATGAGCCGCATATTGGAATTGCAGAAGTTCCTAATCATGGATATTTTCAATTAAACGAAGCGCAAATGGAACAAATACGGCAAGGCTTTAATGCTAACATCGAAGACCTAACTTATACAATTAACGTTACAAATAATGGCTAATACTGCGAGTAAGTTTTTCTCCGTCATGGTAATTGGAGAAAACCATAAAGAAATAATGGCAAAGTATTCAATGGATTTAGAAATTGAACCTTATGTCAAATATGAATACCTTAAAGCTGATAAATACTTGGATAATGCAATAAAGGCATTGAATAACATACTATCTAATGCCGATACTATCGGTATAGATGGCTCTATTAAGAATAGTTTATCAGAGAGGATAAATATTCTTAAGAAGTTAACACCTTTTGACTACTATAGAGAATTAACAGATGGCATGTATTATGATGAGAATGGTAATGCATTATCAACTGAAAACACTGAAGGTCATTGGAAAACTGCTAGGGTGGGAAGAAATTTTTCTTTACCATTAAAGTTAAAAGATGGTAGTGAGTCATATTCAGCAAAGGCAAGTGACATTGATTGGGATTCCATGAATGAGCCACCGAGACTATACGAGGCTGCTTGGGAAATGGTAATGGATGGCAGAGAACCAACCAATGATGAAGAAGAGAAAATATACGAATCAATGAAAGATAAAACAGTATATTTCTCTAAATTCAAGAATAAAAAGAATTATGTTGCATATAGTACATCTTATTGGAACTATGCCTTTGTTGATGAGAACGGTTGGACAGATATAGATAGTGATAAGGAAGGGGAACAACATTGGATTGCAACGTTTTATGACAGATTCATAAAAAACTTAGACCCTAATCAATTGGTCACAATCTATGAGTGTAGCGTTAATACATGAATGTAGCGTTAATAATGGTATTGTACTAATATTAGTTTATATACTATACCTTAAATCTAATGTTAATTGCACTATATTAATCTTTTTTAGCATGAAATATTTGTTTATCTCATGTTTTTTTGGTATCTTTGCACTAGACTAATTTAGTACGATTAGCTTAAGTCCTTCGAGGACTACGTTGAGGGAGAATATATAGGCACTTTGGAGTTGTTACCCAAGCTCCAAACCCTGCGGCTAGCGAGAATGTCTTTCTAGTAAAAACCTCCAACCAACATTAGCGATGGGTACACAACACCATTAAGTTGGTGGCTTACAGCATTTTTAATAAGATAAAAAGATGGTTTATGTGTTAAACAAAGATGGCAAACCTATAATGCCAACAACTCGTCATGGAAAAGTTAGGAGGCTTTTAAAGGAAGGTAAAGCACATGTTGTTTCTACCATCCCTTTCACAATCCAGCTCGATTACACTTCTGAGGAAAATCTACAAGAAATAAAACTTGGGGTTGATACTGGTTCTAAATATATAGGTTTATCTGCTTCGACATCTTCTAAGGAGCTTTATGCCGCACAAGTAGAACTTCGTAGCAAAGAGATTCCAGAACTTATGCTTTCTAGACTCGAATCTAGAAGAACTAGACGTAGCAGAAAGACTAGATATAGAAAGCCACGTTTCGATAACAGAAAAAGACAAGATGGGTGGTTGACACCAACCTCAAGAAATAGGTTAAATGAACACGAGAAAGCAATCCAACGTGTTTATAACATTCTTCCTATTTCTAGTATTATTCTTGAGGTTGCACCATTTGACACTCAAAAAATAAAGAATCCAGAAATTCAAGGTGAGGAATATCAACAAGGAGAATTATTTGGTTTTGAGAATGCTAGAGAATATGTTCTGACTAGGGACAGACATGAGTGCCAGCATTGTCATGGTAAAAGTGGATGTGAAACGTTAAATGTACATCATATCAAATATCGTTCACAAGGGGGTACTGATACTGTAGAAAATCTTATCACATTGTGTGAAGAATGTCACAAAAGGCTGCACAAAGGGGAATTTGAACTTAATGCTAAAAAACTCCCTAGTCTCAAAAACCAGACTTCAGTATCAATAATTGGTAATATACTTTTCAAAAAAACAAAAGAAACATATGGCGATGTCAAAACCACATACGGCTATATGACTAAGGCTAATCGTTTAAGAAATGGAATTGAGAAGTCACATACTAGTGATGCATTCGTTATAGCTGATAACACATCTGCCGAGAGACTTGGTGGATATTATCAATACAAACTTAACAGAAGACACACTAGGTCTCTACATAAACAAGTTCCAAAAAAAGGAGGTATGCGTCAGGCCATGACTACTAGTCATATGATAGGTAAAAGTAGGTTACAGAAAGGTGATTTGGTTTTGTGGAATGGAATAGAGTGTTTTGTTGGTGGAAGTTCAAATGGTAGGTTGTATCTGAAGGATATTAATGGTAATTTTGTTACGAGAAAACCAAACGGTAAAGGTAAGATGACACCTTTTACTGTAAGAAGTGCTGATGTTAAATTCTTAAGAAGAATGCACGGAAGTCATTTACTCCAGTTCACTTACGAATAAAAATGTCATACAACTGCAATTGTTGTGTGGCATGCGCATCTAACACGAATTGTACTGAATTAGTTTGTTAATAATAATAATTGCTTTGAAGATAATCAAATTGTACTAGATTAGTTTATTAATAGTAATAATTATAACAATATATTTTATACATCGTGGAAAAAAGTGCATTGTACTAGATTAGTTAAATAAAATTAAATATGGGATTACTTTTTTGGTAGTCTCATTTTTTTTTCATATATTTGCATAGAAAAATACTGTAATGAAATGGATAGTTTGTCAGAATATGGAGAAAAATATAGGAGAATCCTAACATATTTCCTTAAAAGAAGGGGAATATACGAGGATTTCGTTGCCAACACTAAACACTTTAACACTAAGGTGGTTAGCAAGAGCAATCATAATCGTGGAAGACAATACTATAATGACATATTCAATCAATTTGCTTGGAATAATGAGGGGCTTGTTGGACTTTTCGGGGGGTTTTTCTCTTTTGCGAAAACTAAATATCCAAAAACCATTAAAGGACATGATGGTACATGTAAAGAATCAAGTATATACGATAGATATGACTATTGGATTAGTATGTTGGGGGAATGGCAAAACTTCATATATAAAAGAGAATACGAAGAAATAACAACATTAATATAAAAAAAACAACAAAATGGAATTAATAGTTAAGCAATTTAGAGGTAGATTTATAGACGATAACCAACTGCCAATTACGGTAGTTGAAGACCCATACTTTGATGAAAGAATTAAGATGCTTGAGGGGGAATCCCATGTACAGCTCAAATATCTCTCACTCATGGAGACAATCAGAGATAAGTTTGATGGTAATATGCAGAAATTCCTTGAGCATAGACATAGCGTTAAAGACCAAATTTTGAGTCATATACTCAATTCTGATGGCTATAAGACAATGTTAGTTGACAAGTCCCCATTAGAGGACTTTAAGCCTATTGTAGGCTCAAATGAGTTATACACAGAACAGCAAGACGGTGGCTTATTCATATCTTATGATATGATTAAGGCAAACTTCCAAGCGCTTCGCTATGTTGACCCAAGCATTGTGCGTGATTGTGATACTTGGGAAGAGTTCGTAGCTTGCTTCACCGATGTGAAATACCTTGCTTCCGCAAAACAAATAAGACAAGAGGTATTGGGTAAACTTAATGGTAAGAGATTGGCTGCTATTGAGAAATTTATCTCAAACAAGTTCGGTAAGATAATGGATGACCATCTTTTCCTTGAACCATTCTCAATTAAGACTGATGAGGTTATCTTCAAGTTCAACGGATGGCCTAAAAAATACGATGGACAAGACATTGTAAAGGAATTTGAAAAGTTTCCAGTTAGAGACGAGGAATTTGAAGGATTCAAGTTCCGTGTTAGCAAATTCAAACTCAACATGAGGACATTCAAAAGACCTTTCTCTGATAAATGCTTAAATGTGTTTGAGAAAGAAGACTTTTTAAATGACCATAGACGCACTTTAAAGTGCGTTCCTGCCACTTATTACCCACAAGTGTATAAACTACTCAATGGGATAGAAATAAGCGATTCTGACCTAGTTTTTTCTAGTGACCATGAATTGTGTAAATATATGAAACCATTAGAGCTAGTGAAATAATGATTAAACCGTGTATAAGTAGGGAATTTGCTTATTTCTTGAAACAAGAGCGTCTATATTCAAGGTATATAATAATGAGGCGCAATAAAAAAATACTAAGTGGTAGAGAATATGCGTTTTGGAATGCAGTTTATACTAAATTCTATGTATTTTTAATCAAGAAATACAAATGTGAAAAAGACATTATATTAAAATTGAATTAAAAATGGAATTATTTAAAGAAGAAAAATATATAAAATTAATCGATAGATTGCAAGAATACATCAAAGGCACAGCATTTGAAAATCATGTATTTCTTGTTGGTGGCTGCGTTAGGGATGCAATCTTAGATGAGCCAATCAAGGACATCGACATTGTTGTAGAACGTGAAGGTGGCGGAATTGGTCTTGCGGCATTCTTAGCCATAAAAGATGGTAGCCACAAAATAGACACTAATCCAGTGATATATCCGAAATATGGAACTGCTAAGGTCACTTTGCGTAATGATAAAGAATTATCGGATATTGACCTTGAACTTGTACAGACTCGCAAGGAACAATACCATGTGGAAAGCAGAAATCCAGAACAAGTATTCGGTAGTATTGAAGAGGATGCTAAGCGTAGAGACCTAACCATTAATTCCTTGTATTATAATGTCAGTAACAAAAAATTATACGACTTCAACCAAGGTATTGATGATTTAGTCAAACAAGTGATTAAGACACCAACTGACCCAGATATAACGTTCTGCGATGACCCATTGAGGATACTTCGTGTAATACGTTTCAGTTGCCGTTATGGTTGGGGTATTGAGAAAAATACATGGCTTGGTATGATTAAAAATGCTAGCCGCATTAAGATTATTTCTCAAGAAAGAATAACAGATGAGGTTTCAAAAATCATTACTGGACCTAATGCTTCAGTTGGTATCCGTAAATTGTTATATTGCGGAATATTGAGCAAAATAATGCCAGATATCTATGATTTAACTAATGCTTATGAATCAAGAAATCCAGCAGTAACATCATTTGACCATACAATGCTAGTTCTTGATAAGGTACAACCTAATATTGAGAATAGGCTAGCTGCGTTATTCCATGATGTCGGTAGGGTTGCTACTGAAATAAACAGAGGCATATCGCAAGATTCTTTTAGTGCTGATATAGCAGCAAGTGACCTAAAAGCTATGAAATACCCAAATTCAGTAATCAACGCTGTGGAAAATGCAATTAAATATCATAGATTTTTCAAAAACTATGCTGATGGTATTGTTCCACCTGATAAAAAAATTAGGAAATTCATAAATGCTTGTGGCGATGATATTGGTACTGTAATTGATTTGATGCATTACAATAACCAATTTCAAACATACGACAAAAAGAAAAGGCAAGCATTAGATGTTCTGAATAGGATTGAAGAGTTGGGTGAACTCGAAGAATCCAAGAATGTTAAATTACCAATTGATGGCACTGATGTAATGAAGCATCTTGGCTTGAAGAGGGGAACTCCAACAGTAGGTAAAGTAATGGAACATTTGAAAGAAGCATACTTCGAGAATCCAAAGATTACAAAGGAGGAATGTCTTAAATTGGTTGATGAATATATCAAAGTCTTGGCGGTCTAACACTGCCAAGCCTTTTTATATTTTAAAATAATATAATAATATATTAAAATAATATAAAATATAATAATATATATTAATTTATTTTTTATTATAAAATATTTTTAGTATCTTTGCAAAAAGTATTAAATATGGGAACATTATGTAAGAATTGTCCTGTTAAGGATTCATATAAGGAAAGTGGACAGCCTTGTACCATTGCTTTTGCAACCAAGTACGGAAACAGTTGTGTCAATCTTGACATAACAGAGTTGCTTTTTAATAAAGAATTGGAAGATTTCTCCAAAGAAAAAGCGAATGAGGTGAAAGTTCCAAAGAAAAAAAGCAATACTAAATCTCAAAAAAAGAAAAATGGATAAAGATAGAATTGATAAGAAAACTTTATATGAGTTCAAAAAATTTGCAAGAAGTAAAGGTTTTTGGGAAGAATATAAACAGTTGTCTCTCCCATTCAAGTATTCTCACACAAAATTCATTGATGTAATCAACAGATATGAACCTGTTGAATTAATTCAAAGTTCAAGTGCATTTTGCCATTGGCCTTCTAATTGGCAAAAATGGCATGATAGGAGTGTAGAATGGGCAAATATATGTATTGCAAAAGGACTATATTTCAATTTAAATAAAGCTTTAGATTATAAAAAATATAACATTGACTAAAAAAAATAATATGGGGAATTTAATGTATATATCGATTGATACCCAGAATGGGTTTGTGGAAGGAGGAAACCTCGCAGTAGATGGTGGCACTAAATCTGGGGATTTACAAGCCAAATACTTGAATGAGAAAAAGAATATTTATGCTGTTGTTGGAGCAACTGTTGATTGGCATCCATTAACTCATTGTTCTTTCAAAGAAAATGGAGGGAAATGGCCAAATCACTGTGAACAATTTACACATGATGCTGCAATTTATCAACCATTGTATAACGTTCTCAAAACTTGTCCCAACTTTATGGTATTTACAAAAGGCTGTGATGAAGACCATGAGGAGTATTCAGTATTCAAAAATGAAGATTCTCGCAAAAAAATACTTGCATTGGTGAATACATATAACATTGATGAAATACACATAGGAGGTATTGCATTTGATTATTGTGTCGCAGATACAGTTAAAGATGGTTTGCGTTATCTACCAAATGTGAAATTCAAAGTATTTAAAGAATTTTGTCCTGCTATTGCTGAAGATACCGCAAAGAACTTTATTGATTTTATTAACAGTTCAGAAAGAGTAGAGTTGGTATGAGTAGGATTGACCTTGACATGAAAGAATATCAAGGCATGAGGGACAAGATTAAAAACTTGGAATCTGCCTTGAATTCTGTCTCAACAGAGGCTGCTATCAATAAAGAACTTCTTGAAAAGGCAAGGGCTTTGATAGTAGACCTCGATAGAGAAGGATTTTTAAATAGATTGTTCAATTGGAGTAGTGTAACTAAACCGCTGAAAGATTTATTTGGAGTTAAAAACAGTTAATTTTTTGGTTATCTCACGATTTTTTCGTATCTTTGCATGGAAGAAATAACAATAAACGTGTTTAGGCATTTTAGGTTTTTTCTGAAAAAGAATGGTGAATATGAGAATTTCATGCGATGTTTTAGAAAACAAGCGAATACTCCATATCATGTGATTAACTCACGTATTCCCAACTATATTCAAATAATGATGGAAGATACCAAAAATGGTACTGGTAAAAACTATTATGATGAATTTGGAGCAATGCATCTAATCTTTAGGTCATTTCAATGGGCTTATGGCGGCGTTCAAACCTCGTTTACGAAGCATTGGTGTACGCTTGGTCTTAAATGGGCATTATATTGTGTAAGGAACAACATATCTATTTGCTCAGATAATAGGCTTAGAGAACTCATTATTTATTGGGATAATAATGGGTGGATTGATATAGCAAAACTATCCTTTGAAGACAAAATAGTAGTTAAACAATTAAAACAAAACATATATGGGGTTACAGACATATCAAAAAATTAATACAATGTACAAAAGGTACGTTTTCGATGCTAAAGATTGTCCAAACAAAGAATGGCTGAAATTTAGGAATAAGATTATTCTTGGCGAATTTTCAAACAAGGAGGCAGAGTACCTTTTCAATTGTCCTTGGGAAGCATACAGCAAAATTGACGGTACTAACTCCAAGATTGCTTTCTTCCCATCTACTAGAGAGATTAAAGTTGGCAGTAAGTCAGATAAGTCTTGCTCTCAGCATGGTCAGTTTGAAATGCTTCAAGAGATTGGTGAGCGTATCAAACCACAGCTTTGCGCTATGTTCCCCAAAGAGAGTGCAAGATTTGCCCCTGTGAAGGAAGATAACAAAGTTGTATACTACTATCCAGAGGTTATGAATATACCAGAGGGTAGTCTCCCTTGTCGTGGTAATAAGGTTGAGACTATGGAAGTTGGTGGAGACTATATCTCAGAACTTGAGGAAGTTCCAATCTATATCTACGGTGAGTATTTCGGCACTGGTATTCAGAAATGTGGTTCTCGCTATATTCAAAATGGTAATGATTTCCGTGTGTTTGATATACGTCAGCAAGGTTGGTGGTTGCCAAAAGAGAATCGTGATGCAATGTGTAAAACTCTTGGTCTTGAGCAAGTGCCTTTCTTGGGTGTTATGACATTACGTGACATTGAGAATATGGTTCGTGCTGGTTTCACCACCAAGTTCGAAAATGCTGCTGACCCAACAATGATTGAGGAAGGTATTGTTGCACGTCCTACTATTCCTCTTTGTGATAGCGGTGGAAATCGTATCATCGTTAAGGTTAAATATTGTGATTACATAAAATACGATGCTGTACGTAAACAGTTCTCTGATGATGAATTTAATGAGTTCGACAAATGGTATCATGAGAATATCGAAACGCTAAATAAGTGGGAATGACTCATGTTTTAATTACTAGTGGCTTGGGAACGGGGGTATCCTCATTCAATATTCCATTTTCACGTGGAGACATTGTTAAGGTCAAAAATTGTAGAGCATGTCTTGCATATAGACATATTAAATCATTATTTGATGTAAATGACCCAAATGTGATAGACCCAAATGACTATCCAACCTCAGAATTAAAAAACGGAATTAACCAATGGAAAATAGTTGATTTTGGGGCTAATTTTTATTGGGAATTATGTGTTCTAATAAAGAATAGGGTTGGGAAATATGCTGTTATGTCATGGACAGAAAAAAATCAGTCAATAGAATTGCTAAGAAAAATTAATAAGGAAGAAGATGATATTTTACTATCTTCAAAATATTGATGAAAAGAAATGAGAGAATTTACAAGAATCATTTTAAGAATGTTTATGTGCTTATTCCTAGCAGCAGGATGTGTAAACAATATCTATTATTTTGCGCAAATATCAAAAAATAACGACTATGCAACATATAATAGGCGCAAAACTAATTATTATGGCACATATGATACAAATGGATATAATGAGTATCAACAAACAGAAGAAGTATGCAATGATACAATTACTGTAGATTTAACTGAAAATAGAAACGATTATTATCCATGAGTTACATAGTATATAGAGGCGGTTGTGGTTATTTACAGCCAATAAGGTCAAAGTTCGAAATTGGGGATTATGTAAAAGTTGTGGACTCAGGACACCAGTATTCTACATACACAGATGCATTTAAATATTTTTGGGGTGATAGCAATAACTATTACATACCTTCTAGTGAAAGTAAGTTCATTTGGAAGATAATAAATATGGCAGTACACCCTAGTGATGGAAACATACTATATCATATTAGAACATGTGATGGTAAAAACGCAGTAGTTAATGAGCAAGCAATCACACTTTCAAATTTCCATAAAAGGAATAGATGCCATTTGCACACCATAGTATTGCATCAACTTCGGACGCTCGGTGATTCGAAATCGCATAAATGGACAGAAAAATTGTATAAAATTTTAAAATAATAAAAAAAATGGGAAAAGTTAAACAAATTGTTACGCATTTAGTATTAACAATTGTAATGTGTTTAATACCTTCAATAGCATTAGCCCAAAACACATCAGAACACTTTAAATTCATGGGTATTCCTATTAATGGAACTTACGAGAATTTTGTTCAAAAATTAAAATTAAAAGGTTTCAAGAAATTCAGAAACACGGAAATGTATAAAGGCTTATACGACAATGATACTGCATTAGTAATGCCTATAATTGATGAAGATTTAAACATAGTCTACTGTGTAGACGTGTTCAAAATGAAAGATGTTACAAATATAGATGAAGAAAATATATTATATCCAAAGTTTGAAACTTTAGTTATTAGATTAGAAAATAAATATAATAAAGAAGCAGAAAAACTTGATGGAAAATACGAAAAATTTATTCCAGTGTTCAAAAATAACAAAAACATAGGACACGTTACAATCCAAATAAAAAAAGTAAATGACCTATCACTGCTTTCAATTACTTACTACGATGTTGCAAATTTAATTAGACACCAGTCTCAAAGAGATAAAGATTTGTAATTTAGCGTTAAATACATCAATTTATTTTTATAAAGATTTAGATTTTTATATATTTATCTAATATTTATATATAAATCATAATCAATATGAAAATAGACAGAAAAGAAAGATTCATAACAAAGGCAAAAGAAAGACATGGTGAAAAGTATGATTACTCTAAAGTCGAGTATGTCAATGCACATACTAAAGTTTGCATTATTTGTCCTAAACATGGAGAATTCTGGCAAATACCAAACAGTCATTTGAATGGTTGCGGGTGTCCAGAATGCGGTAGAAATAAAAAAATAACCGCAGAAGCCTTTATCGAAAAAGCTAAACAAATTCATGGTGACAAATATGATTATTCTAAGGTTGAGTATGTTAACGCCAATACCAAGGTATGCATCATATGCCCAATTCATGGAGAATTTTGGATAACTCCTAGTAATCACATTAGGGAGAGAGGTTGTCCTAAATGCAGAACTAGGAAAGAATTAGCTAGTAATTATACAGTAGAAAACAAAAAGTTAGTGAAAAAACACACCTTAGAAAGTTTTATCGAAAAAGCTAAACAAATTCATGGTGACAAATATGATTATTCTAAGGTTGAGTATGTTAACAATAAAACAAAAATTTGTATAGTATGTCCTAAACATGGTGAGTTTTGGATTAGGCCAGATAATTTCTTAAATGGTCAAGGTTGTAAAAAATGCGGAGATTTAATAAGGTTTGAGCACAAAAAAACTTATCAAGATGATTGGATAAAAACAGCGGATGAGTTACACAATCATAAGTATGATTACTCTAAAGTCGAGTATGTCAATGCACATACTAAAGTTTGTATAATCTGTCCAGAACATGGAGAATTCTGGCAAAAGCCTTCTGCCCATTTACAAGGTCAAGGATGCCCTATTTGTAACGAGAGTACACTGGAAAGAGAAATTATAACATTTTTAAATAACGAAAAAATAAAATATGAATATAGATATCATGCTGAGTGGTTAGGAAATTTAGAATTGGATTTCTATCTTCCTAAATTTAATGTGGCAATAGAATGCCAAGGTTTACAACATTTTGAGCCAATAAAGCATTTTGGTGGCATTGATAGGTTTGTTAGACAAGTTGAGAATGATAGAATTAAATTGGAAAAATGTAAAGAGAAAAAAATACATTTACTATATTATTCCAATTTTAAAAGAGAAAATATGATTACAAATTTGAACATTTTAAAAGAAAAAATCTATAAAAAAATATGATATATAGTATACTCGATTCAGACCTCTATAAATTTACGATGTCTAATGCATATTATCAGCTTTATCCAGATGCTGAAGGTACATTTACATTTAATGACCGCAACAATGAGGTCTATGACAAGAAGTTCTTGGAAGAGTTGCAGCTTGCGTTTGCAAGGCTATGTCAGCTCAAGATGACATTGGAAGAGTACATGTACGTGTCTCAGATTCGTTTCTTGGCTACCAATTATACTGAGTGGCTTAAAAACTTCCAGTTTGAGTTGGACAAAATCAAGTTTTGGCTTGATGACAATGGACATCTTCATATTGAGGTAACTGACAAGATGTATAAAGTAACCTTATACGAAGTACCTATCCTAGCAACAGTTGCTGAAATTCGCAACAAGTGGCTTGGCATTACTATTGACGCTAATAAGGTAATTGATATCCTAGATAAGAAAATTGACTTTGCGAATGAGCATCAGTTATATTTTTCTGAATTCGGCACGAGACGTAGAGCCTCTGCAATGTCTCATGAAGCTATCGTGAAACGTTTGAAAGAACGTTGCCCTATCTACTGTGTTGGTACATCTAATGTATATTTTGCAATGAAATATAACATGATGCCTAGCGGTACTTGTGCTCACGAGTGGATTATGTTCCATGCTGGTATTGGTGGTTTCAAGACTGCTAATCTTACAGCCCTTAATGACTGGATTAAGGTGTACAGTGGTGACCTTGGCATCAGTCTTATCGATACATACACAACTGCTTCTTATCTTCACACCCTCACGCTTCAGCAAGCTAAGTTGCTTGATGGATTCCGTCAAGATAGTGGCGATGAATTTAAGATTGGTAATATGATTATTGATAAGTTACGTGAAATGCGTATTGACCCAACTAGTAAGACAATTGTATTCAGTAATGCTCTCAATTTTGAAAAGTATGCTGAAATTGCACGTTACTTTAAAGGACGAATTAAAGTTGCAGCTGGAATCGGAACTAATCTTACATGCGATTTAGGTATTGAAGGTTATAAAGCGGCAAATATTGTAATGAAGTTGTCCAAATGTCGTTATAGCCCTCGTGACTTCTGGGAGTATGTCATTAAGATTTCTGATGACCTTGGGAAACACATGGGTAATAAAGAGTTATTTGGTATCGCAGCCAAAGAACTACATTTTGAGGAACTTGGTGTGAAAATCAATTAAATAAAATTAACGTGAGATATTTGTTTATCTCACGTTTTTTTTTTTCTGGCGACTTTTTGAACTTCCATGATATTTATTAATAAAACAATATTATGGAAATAAGAAGAGATAACATTTACATTTATTTATGGGAAGAATTAAATACAGTTTATGTTGGTAGAACCATAAATCCAAAAAGCAGACATTATACGCATAAACATAGAGAAAGTGAAAAAACATACAAGTTCAGTAGTGAACATGGTGTTGAACACCCTAAGATGATAATAATTGAAAATGATTTAACCATTGAAGAAGGTGTTGAACGTGAAAAATATTGGATTGACTATTATAAAACCAATAGTGCTTATAATGTATTAAATATTACATGTGGAGGACAAAAGGGTAGGCAAAAAAATATATTAACTGAAGAAGAAAAATTAAAGCAAAGAAAAGAATATTATCAAAAAAACAAAGAAAAAATATTAGCCTATAGTAAATTATATAGAAAAAATAATGCTGAAAAAATAAAAGAAAAACAACATTCTTATTACAAGTTGCACAAAAAACCTCATATCGTTAAAACAAAAGAAGAAATAAAATTACAACAAAAAAAATATCGTGAAAGTCATAAAGAAGAAATAAATTTAAAAAAGAAAGCCTATCGTGAAACTCACAGAGAAGAAATAAAATTACAACAAAAAAAATATCGTGAAAGTCATAAAGAAAAAATAAAACAATACGAAATTTCTAGAAAAGAAAAATTAAAAAAATATTATCAAGACAATAAAAAACATATTAAAGAATCTCAAAAAAAATATCGTGAAAAAATAAAGGGAACGATATACTTGTTGACACAAGCAGTTCCTTTTGAATAAATATACATTAATCTGCAAGACATTCAGAAATCTTGCAGATTTTTTTGTATTAGTTTTTGGTGTATTAACTAAAACACTCATTTTACAAAGTAAAATGAAATACTAAATTTTGTCCATTTATATGTATGAGAAGACTGTTCCGATAGTTGAAAAATCCTATATTTGTATTAGATTTTAAGCAAAAAAGGACATATGGAACAGACACTTCACATCAATTTCGCACAGTTCAACTCACTCATTGCTCTCGTTGACTACTTTGACTCTGAGGCAAAGTGCAAGGCTGCTATCGCCCAACAGCGTTGGGGTGATGGCGAGGCTGTATGCCCTTACTGTGGTTGCACCCACACCTACTCTTGCACTGATGGTCGCTACTCTTGTCCTAACTGCAAGAGAAAGTTCAACGTCACCGTTGGCACTATCTTTGAGAACACCAAGTTGTCTCTTCGCAAGTGGTTTATGGCAATGTACCTTGTTTCTTCTACGAAGAAGGGTGTGTCTTCACACCAACTTGCAAGAGACCTTGCAGTTACTCAGAAGACCGCCTGGTTCATTCTCCATAAGGTTCGTGGACTCTATGGCATCACTGACGAGATTGAACTTGATGGTGAGGTCGAAATGGATGAAATGTACCTCGGTGGTCGTGAGACCAACAAGCACAACGACAAGCGTACTGAGGGTACACAAGGTCGTAGTACCAAGACGAAGACTCCTATCTTCGGTATGTTGCAGCGTGATGGCAAGGTTATTGCAATGAAGGTGGAAGATACCAAGGGTGCAACCCTTATGCCCATCGTGGAGCAGTTTGTGAAGGAAGGTACTGTTACCTACACCGACGAGGCATCAATCTACAATAACCTTTCGAAGAAGGGTTATGACCACTTATTCGTTAATCACGGCAAGCGTGAGTTTGTAAGGAGCAGTGACATTCACACCAATGGTATTGAGGGCTTTTGGGCACACTTCAAGCGTGTTGTGTTTTCTACCTACCATATGGTAAGCAAGGATTACTTGTCTCGTTATATTGACGAGCAGATGTATCGTTGGAACACAAGGGAAGAGAAGAGTTCCTATCGTTTCCACGATATGTTTAAGAAGGCTGTAAAGCACTTTGACTATAACGATGTACTCAGTCTATCTACAGTTGTAGATATTGAGTATAGGAAGTTCCATAGCAAGGTGTACTATGAGTGGTACACACGTAATAACGTGGCATAAGAAAAGGATAGTCCTTATTTGAACTATCCCTTTGTTATCTACTATTATTACTGTTCCACCTTTGTCCATCCATACAATCCTAAGTAGTAGTTAGCATTCTGCATCCAAGTGTCATAGCCACTACTACCACTTGGCACTGTTAACGTACCACCTGTCTTAACGCCTCTGAACGTAGTACTTTGTATTGTAGGGGCTGTTACTACATTAGATGTTATACTTGTAAGTCCACTACAGCCATCGAAAGCACTCCAACCTATACTTGTAACACTATCTGGTATAACTATACTTGTAAGACCATAACAATTAGCGAAAGCAGTATTACCAATACTTGTAACACTATTAGGTATAGTTATGCTTGTAAGGCCTCTACAATAACTGAAAGCCAACCCGCCAATACTTGTAACACTATTAGGTATAGTTATGCTTGTAAGGCTTCTACAATATCCGAAAGTACTTTCATTTATACTTGTAACACCACTACCTATAGTACAAGATGTCATACCGCTACAATCTTGGAAAGCATAACTACCAATAGTTGTAACATTATCTGGTATAACTATACTTGTAAGACCATAACAATTTTCAAAAGTATGACCACCAATGCTTGTAACACCACTACCTATAGTACAAGATGTCATACCACTACATTTATTAAAAACATTCTGGCCAATGCTTGTAACACTATTAGGTATCGTACAAGTTGTCATATCACCACAATCTTGGAAAGCACCATTACCAATACTTGTTGGGTCTGTTAATGTATATTTAACAGTATGCTCTCCTGTTGTAGAAAAGATATAACCAGTAGTTACGCTTGGCTGCTCAACACCGTCAATCTCAATGGCGCTGAAAACATTTTTCATATATGCAATTGAGATTATTTTACTTGTGTCGGTTACATTGAATTTTGCTACCACTCTTGTTTCAGGTGCAACCCAAGGATTATAATGTACATCACCTTCAGTTGTGCAGATTGATACATTAGGCAGAATTGCACCACTACCGTTGATGTACTGTTCGTACTCAGAGTGAGTACTGAATTGTTTTAAATATACGCTCATAATTTTGATATTTATTTTGTATTATTATTCTTATAGTAATAAATATCTGATGTGAAATAAAAATGAGGAACTGTATTGAAACAATTCCTCATCTTTTGTATATTTATGTAAGAACGTTATTTTGTGTCAACAAGTATATCGTTCCCAAAATAAAAAGTATTAACATTATTTAAAAAATAATATTTGTTTATCTCACGCTTTTTTTATATCTTTGCACTATGAAGTATATGAGATTAGAAAAAGATAAGATATATAAGTTAGTATCTTCACATCCATCAGTAGTTGGACGCTATCCTAGGAATTACCTTATTGTATGTCCAATGGAGGAACGTAGTGGCGAAACTTTCAATTTCCAAACACATTTTACAGTTTGCTTTGATGGAGCGATAGAATTAGGTGTTATTGCTGGGCTACAAACAGACTTTGATAAATTCGGAGAACTAACGCAAAATGATTTAAAAGAGGTGAAAAAGGCTATTGAAATGCTTGGTGGGAGTTATTATTATAATAGAAAACTAAATAGATTGATTAAAAAATGAGAATAACAGATAAATATATTTTCTTTTGGGGTGATTGGCCCTCAAATTGGTATCCTTGCCACTTTGTTGTCAAAGAAAACGGTGAAGAACTTGGTTTCTCTAGTTCAGAACAATATTTTATGTGGAAAAAAGCTAAAACATTTGGCGATGAAGAAACTGCGAAAAAAATACTCAAGAGAGGTCACAATCCAAGGACAGCAAAGGCTCTTGGCAGAGAAGTTAGAAACTACGACAATGAGATTTGGGATGATTTACGCTATGACGTGATGGTTGATGCCAATTATTATAAATATTCTCAAAATAAGGACTTAAAGGAAATGCTTTTAAACCCAGAATTAGAGGGGAAACACTTTTGCGAAGCAAGTCCCAAGGACCTTATATGGGGTGTCGGATTAAGTGAAAATGACCCATTGATTGACAATGAAAAGAATTGGCTTGGAGACAACCTACTAGGCAAAGTTCTTGATGAGGTTAGAATTGATTTATTAGAGGAAAAGCATGAAGAAAATTAATATCGATAAACATACAAAAGGTATAATCGTTTATGCAAAAAGCAATAGCATAGACTACAACGATTGGCTTGTATTGGTAAGTGATGTTACAGATTCAAAGTATACCCCCGATGAATTGAGATTATATGGGTATGTTTTCTATCAGTATACTGGAAGTAATAAATGGTACTTCTACGAGAATGAACCTGAGCCGTGGGGAGACACTGGACATTGGGAATTTTACGAGGCAACAAATGAGCAGAAACAAATTATCATTAATGAACTAAAGCATAGAGGATACAAATACGTTCCAATACTTGATAAATTAATTAAAAAGAAATAAACCATGATAAAGGGGATTTTTAGCAGAATTAAATCATGTCGTAACAATCTAGTTATCTGTACCAAAACAGATGGTTATTATGCTGCAATGAAATATTATATCGCAATTTACATCTGTGATGTTCCCAATAGTTTTCTAACTGAAGACGATGTGCGCAGCCTAGGTTTTGGCTATTTTGTGCGTGGCGAGAATGATATATATGATTTTTTCAGAATAGAAGAATTTAATAAGATATTTTCCATTGTTGATGACTGTCAAAAAGGAAAAAGAATAGATATGCTGATACAATCCCTCAAAATAAAACTAAGCATCGATGTTACAATAATGCCACATATAAAAGAGGATGGATATTGGTTTGATTATTCATTCTACATAAATTACCCCTTTAACGTTAAAAACGATGAAGGAAGAGGAATAGAAAATTTTGAAATGGCAGCAAAGAAAGCAATCGAATTTGCTAAAAAAGCTTATTTGAAAGCGCATGGCAAAGATGGAATAACCAAATTACTTACAAATACACTGTTACATGGAAGAAGTTAATGTTCATGAGGGTTTGAAAGGTGTTATATTATACGCAAAACCTGAATATGAGGTTGAAGTAAGACAAGAATGGTTAATTCTTGTTGAAAGTATTAAGCGTGAAAGGTATTACTTAAATAATAGGTCTAGTGACTTACATATTTATCGATACGCTTCTTATGGATTGAAGAACGGTGTTTTTTATTGCGGCGAGATACCTGGAAATTGGGGATTTGCAAATGGTTTCAAATTTTATTTGCCAACAGAAAAACAAAAAATTGAATTTATTAAAAAAATAGCAAAAGAGGGGTATAAATACATATCAGTACTCAACAAATTAGTTAAGAAAACTTAATTTATTTGGTTACTACAATATTTTTTCGTATCTTTGCAACGAATTAAAAAAAAGTCATATGGACAACGTAATTGAAATATTTGGTAGAAAATTGACAATTGTGGAGGATAATACAAACACATGTAAAAAGTGCGCATTGGCTGATATTTGCCCTATGGGTCTTATGCCATGCAAGGATGCAAATGGCAATGTTAATAGACGTTTTGAATTCGTGAGATAATGAGAAGATATATAGTTTTATTAATTATCTTAATTATTAGTTTTGCATCATGTGAGTGTCCGTATGCAGAATGGGATGATTATGGATATAGGGAGTATCGAGGCACTACAGCAAAAATTACTTACAACCAAGATTATTTTTGTGCTGAGAAACTATTAGGGACTTGGCAAATGGACTACGGTTGTATTGTTGGCAATGTGGAACTGAAAGAAATCAAGTTTTTAGATGGGAAACGTTGTGACATTGTAATGGCTATTGTTAGGAATCCAGATTGGTTTACTGAGACATGGACATATACATATTATGGAAACACCATAAAATTTGCAAGGAATGATGGTTGGTCAAAAATCACGTTTTTCATAAACGGGTATGTATTTCCAGAATTATATCTGCAAGATTCATTTGGTAGATATACTTGGAGAAAGGTAAGGGCTTATGGGTGCTGAAAATATATGTGATGAGTATAAAATAATTGTTCGTTTTTTTAAAGAGATTGGACTTTATAAAGAATTTAAAGAGTATTGCCATTGGTGCGACAAGTGCTATGTGGGTGGTACATATAGTTTTAAAACTTGGGAAATGAGTCCACTTAGGAATTTTGGGGGTACTCAAATAACATTTTGGCTTGAGGGTCACAAAGACATCAAACTAAAAAATAATAGGTTCAATCTTTTCGACTATTTTAAAGCTTGGCTATTTGTATTTTATCCAAATTATTATGATATTGGTGTTCAACCGCATAAAGATGCACTACGAACGATAGACAAAGAAAAAAGAACAATAAAAATAGAATTTATAAAAAAAAGATGAAGATTGAACAAGTATACTATGTCATTGAGAAAGATGGGAAATTCTTCGGTACAGAATACCAAGATGGACATTGTACGATTGAAGGTTACATTGAACCATTCAATGAATCAAAGTGGTCGGTTAATGTTCCAATGTCAAATGTGAGAAGAGTCAATGAAACATCGAAAAAATATGTTGATGAACATGGCATTGAGTCTCTTACATATGAGGCTAATAAAAAACGTTTTCTTGAACAAGTCGGAAACGGTAAGCTTAAGAAAGTTCGTGTGACTACAACAATAGAATTTATAGATTAAATAAAATAAAAAAAAATGAATAGTGGAGTAAAAACAATTGCAGTTATTGCGGTGATTATCATCGTAGCTTTGGGTGTAATCACAACAGTGGGTAGTTATTTCAACTACAACAATCAAGAGGTTGCTCTTCGTGAGCAAGCTGAAGCACAGCGTGGTAAGGTAGAGGGTGTTCACGATGCAATGTGGAAAATTATCTCTCAAAAGGCGCAAGTGTCTCAAGAGTATCGTACTGGGTTTGACTCAATTTATACTCATATTATCGCTGGCCGTTACTCTCAAGGTGATGGTACTTTGATGAAGTGGATTAAGGAAGCCAATCCTAACTTTGATACAAGTCTATATAAGGATGTGATGGATGCTATCGAGGTGCAGCGCACTCTATTCAAGAAAGAGCAAGAGCGGATGCTTGACATCAAGAGACAGCATAGCACATTGTGTAAGACATATCCTGGACGTTGGTTCATAACCAACCAGACTGAGATTGAATATACTGTAATATCATCAAGTCAGAGTAAACAAGTAATGGAAACTGGAGTAGATGATAATGTCAAACTTTTCTAAAAATAAAAAAGAAGCACTTCGTATAGCCTCACGTTTCCTAAAGGAAGTGGGGCTATATGATTTATGGATTAGATATTTATATAACCCTGACACTGCTAAGAATTGGATTGATAAATCAGATTACATCTTTGAATATTCAGACATATTGGGGGGTACTAATTTTACTGATTTTGTTCACAAACACAAACGAGATTCAAAAATTGGCTTATTTTTAATGTACGAATTATTGGAATATTATCTTGCAGCATTGAAAAAACCATCAGGAGTATGCGGTCCAGTAACTATTGATAAAGAAAAGAAAAAGGTCAAAATAGATGAAAAAATTTCCTATGCACCAACATGAACAATAACATTATTCACAACAAAAGAATAGTTTTAAGGTTTCTAAAAGAGACCAATCTATTACCATATTGGAAGGAATATTTGGATAGCTCTATGCACAAAAATCGTGACAAATACGATAGTAAAATCCATTGGGCTGACAAGAAACATATTGTAGATGTATTTGGACAGACTAAGTTCACTGATTTTTTAAAGCAAAAAGGAATTAGATTCAAACCTCATGTATGCTCTTACCAAATATTTGCCAATTTTTTAAGAGTATTTTATCCAAACGAGTACGTTGATAGTGATGATTTTTGTGATGATACAGATGCAATAATTTTAGACAAGGAAAAAAAGACAGTTAAATTGGTTTTAGAAAATCGATAAACATGGAAATAATTATTTATTCATTACCTTTTATCATATCAATATTCCTTCTGATTTTCTTTAAGAAGTATATTGTATGGTGGGAATATATTTGTTTGGTAGCGACCTCCATTTTGTTTACGTTGTTGCTTAAGTCAGTGTTTATTGCTTCACTTGAATATGATACTGAATATCTTGGTGGCTACATTACCAAAATTACCCATTATGACGAATGGGACGAATGGATACATAAGACTTGTACTAGACAAGTCCCTTGTGGAAGGGATAGCAAAGGGCACACTATATATCGCACAGAAACATATGATTGCTCATATAGGGATTATCATCCTGAGTGTTGGACATACACTGACAATTACAATAGAGAAGAGTATTTTTATAATAAGTCGTATTTCGATGCCGCAATGAAAGAATTAGGATACCCTAAGATGGTATTCAGAGACATGCATCGAAACTACTATAGGATTGATGGTGATGCTCAAGATTATTTCTATGATGGGACTGTACAACATATAAGACCTTTGGTATGGTCAGAAACATATAGAAACAAGATTCTTGCGTCTCATTCTATCTTCAAGTTTGAGGAGATAGACGATGATGATGCAGATTCATTGGGGTTGTTTAGATACCCTGACGTTAAAGATAATGACCAAGCAGTTATACTTGGTTTCAAGGCTGGAAAAGAGGTACATAAACAATACAAATACATAAACTCTGTCTATGGCCCTAAAAAGCAGTTTAGAATATATGTGCTTGTGTTTAGAGATAAACCATTGGAAATATCTGAGAAACAGAAGTCCTATTGGCAAGGTGGAAACAAAAATGAATTTGTTCTTTGTCTTGGTTACAACACCAAGAAGGGCACTATAGATTGGTGTAATCCATTCTCATGGTGTGATAAGCCTGAGTTAGAGGTTGCTACAAAGAGATACTTCAGAGAGCACCCAAGGATGGATTTAAGTAAATATCCACAATGGCTAGAAAATCATTTACATTTGTGGAAAAGAAAGGAATTTAAGGATTTCGATTATATTGAGAATGAACTCACAAAGGGACAGAGCATTGCACTTTTGATTATAATACTTTTCTTTGATATACTTGTATCAATATTGCTTATTGGCAACGATATAAGCAATGAAGACATGTATGACGATTCGTTTATATATGATTTCAAACATTATCAATTTAAGGTCGTAAAAAATACCACTTCACTATTTGGGATAATGTGTGCTGCCATCTTTGCTTGGTGGAAATACAGATTAATACCGAATTTGACTAAAGTTGAAAAACATTACAAAAACATTTACACATGGAAGTAAGATATTATGCTTGCATTAAAAAATGGGAAAAATTAGTAGATAATAACAATAATGAGAATGCGTTTTTAACATATGCATTTGGTAATGGTAAAAGCTATGGTAGTAGGTATAGTTATAATATCGATTCCTATTATAATTATGATTGTCTAACACGAAATGAAGGCTATTTTCATGTTAATTGGATATATCAGTCAATTGATAATGGGAAGACAATTACAGATGGCAACGGCTCAATTTGGGATTTAGAACCATTAAGGGACTATTTTAAAGAGATTGAGGTGGAATTTGATGATTGTGTTAAAACACTAATACAACTTAAGAGAAAAAAAGGAAACCGTGTTGATATTAAACCTCTTATGCTTGTTGGAGATAAAATATTTTATCATGTTGAGTGTGCTGTTACGACTAGAAACAGCCTTTCAAGTACTTGGTGTGAAGGAACTGATGTTTATGAAACAATAATCGAATGTTTCAAGAAATTAAGAACTGGTACACTGAGCAGCTATTATAACAGAATAAAAGATGTCTTAGAAAAACAGAAGAGTTAAAATTTGTTAAAAATTTGTTTTTCTCGTTTTTTATCTATATCTTTGCATTGTTAAAAAATTTATTTAAACATTATTAAAACATGGCAAATTTAAAAGAAAAATTGTTAGGACTCATTGATAACGGCACATCTGCTGCATTGAGCCTTGTTGACAGAATGAATGAGACAATTAACTCCATTGATTGGGATGAGCAGTTTGATTCCCTTAATGAAATGAAGGATTCTCTCATTGAGAAGGGCAACTCTCTTCTTGGGGATTTTAATGAGTTGATGAAACAAGTCAAGAACACTATCTCTGATTTTGAGGTATCAGTTCCCTTTGACGAAAGCATCGGCGAGAAGTTCGAATCAAGAATTGAGGATGACAAGTTAATCGTTGAGGTCACTTTTAAGGATGAGAACACTGAGCGTTCCAATAAAACAACAGTTTTGATTCCTAAGAATTGTGATGTTGAGAAGAAAACTGAAAAGTATAATTCGATTACAAAGACGATGACTGTGGTTATCCCAAAGGCAATCTCAGAGCCAACTGAAGAGGAAAAGCCAAAGGGGTATAAGATTAATCGTACCGCAACCCCTAAGAAGGAAGTTAAGGCTGAGGATTCGCATGCACATGAAGCTGCTAGTAAGTTGCTACGTAAGTTTCATGAGAACGCATCTAAGACGGTAAATCGTGCGCCTAATGGACGTTTCGTCAAGAAAACTCCAGCCAACTAAACATTGTTAATTTTTTGTTCATATTGATTGTTAAACATTGCCTAGTACCGTTTGTGAAAATAGTGCTAGGTTTTTTCTGATTTAAAACAAAAGTTATGGATGCACCAAAATCTGTCAACAGAAAACAATTTATTTTCCTACTAATCCAATTCATGATGGAAAATAGAATTCAAAAAGAATGGTTTGAAAAATCAAAAGCATCAAAGTTTTCAAGCAAAAGAAGCTACTACCAACCATATTATGATAAAATCTCATTGAGCAAATACGATGATTTCAAAACCCATTTATCAAAATGTGTAGACATCTATATCAACAACACATGCAGCAATAATTCTTACTGTTACTATGATGGAACTATAAGAGGTTTTTTTAGATTTATTCCATCTTCATTCATGTATCAGTGGAAAGGTTTTTGGCATGGGATTTCTGAAAAGTGGGAAGCCAAATATTATGACACAAAATATATTGAACATTAATTATGGTGAATGATTTTTTGTGCGATAAGCATCAATTGTCTAGAAAACAAGCTAAATTTATTCTTGCTAGATTTTTGATGGAGAATAATGTTTTTGGGGAATTCGTAAAATGCTATAAATATCAGCATCCATCTGCTAAAGAATATACTAGTAACGAGGTTCTAATAAGCTGCATAAAATCTAGCAGAGATTGTTTTTTTGATTTATTTAATTATCGAGATGTAAGTTTTGCATGGTATAGAGTAGCAAGTATATCTTGTGTAAAGTGGGATAAAATACATCATAAATGGCAATCATTAATTAGCAAAGAAATTGAGATTATATTATGAGAATATGTGGAATTTCAGATATGCACGGAAACTATGATTTTAAGATAGAGACGTGCGATATTGTGTTGATATGTGGGGACATTGTTCCATTGGACATACAGCGTAATGACACTATGAGTGAAATGTGGTTTAAGACATTTTTCATACCTTGGTGTACCAACTTACCTTGTGAAAAGGTGATATTCATTGGCGGTAATCACGACTTTATCTTGATGAAGCATCCTGAAATAATAAGGGATATGCTGAAAGACCAAGATAAAATTATCTACCTAGATTGTGAGTCATACGAATATAAAGGGAAAGTCATATATGGCACGCCTTTGTGCAAGAAGTTCTATAACTGGGCATTTATGTCACTTACTCTAGATGAGCAAAGGGAAATGTATGAACGTCATTTAAAAGCCATTGGGAAGATTAATATAATAATGTCTCACGATTGTCCGTATGGAATTAACGACATAATCTTGCAAAAAGATTGTTGGTGGGCTGACGGAAACCATATAGGTAACACTGCACTTAGGTGGTTTATTGATGAGGCGAAGCCAACTTTATGGTTAGAAGGTCATCTGCATACTTGTGAACATGGTAAGGTAATGCATGAAGGTACTGCATTGTACAATGTATCGTTACTTAACGAAGATTATAAAATGACATATGAACCAACTTATATCGAAATATGACAAAATTTGACGAAAGATTTTTATTAAGATGCAAGGATTGTGGATGTGAATTTTATCCTTGGAAGACACTAATGGTGACATCCGAAAAAACTAACTGGAAAGAATTCTTATACTGCCCAAATTGCAGTAAATTTGATGATAAAACTAGTTTTAAGATAAATTAACCATATAAATTTGGTTTTCAACTAAAAATTTAATATATTTGCAAAGATGAGAAAAAACTCAAAAAATTATGATGTCGAATTACTAATATTCAGAGTATTTCTGAAACACATCAAATTACATCATCTATATCATAAATTCAGATGCAGTGTGAACATTCCAAATAGGCATAAGGATTTGTTTCACCTTATTGCATCAAGAGTTTTAATGAATTATGGGAATTCAATTGGTAAACTTGGTATGATGAATCCATACTACATGCAAGCTAAGTCATTAGAAGAGATTCTAAGTACCATGCAGCAAGCAAATGGTGGTAAATTACAAATTGTAAATAATAGTAAATGCCAGATGGAACTAATGAATACTGTAAATGGATTGATACACTCATGCATAGAACCATTTATAGTTGATGAATTCGGTGTTTTAGAACAAATAGGTGAAGGGGTTTTCACTGAAGTATGCAAAAATCTATTTGGTGATGACTTTGTTGATAAAACTTCGGAGGCATTAGACCCAAAACAACGTGAAATGATGGAGAAATTTGGGAGAATGATGCCACCTCCACAAATGAATAGGAGAAGACATAACCAAAGAGGTGGATTTGGAGAAGCAACTGAGAGAGCATTTCAAGAATGGATTGATAATTACTTGAGAGAACGGCAAAACAACGAACAAAATTTAACTCCTCCAATATTCAAACAAGATGATTACGATTGGGAAGATGTCGATGACTTACCTTGGTGAGAAAACTACTTGGAAAAATAATAGATATGAGAACTACATTGACTAAGTTTGAGAATGCAGTCCTAGAGGTGTTGAATAAATGGGACTATGATGATGATGGTGGATATTTTTCAGATGATACCATCAAAAAAGAAGCCAAAAAACTATTAGAAGTGGCTGGGGAAGAGTTGGGATTATGGGTGGAACGGATATTATGACTGAACTTCAAACAGGACATCCTTGCATTGGAAAGGATTGTAAAGATTGTGAAACATGCATCTTTGATGAAGATTTATTTGCTGATAGGGTGCAACCAAATAAAAAAATTAAGGCAATGAGTACAAAATTATGTAATTTGTGCATAAATCTAGAGAAATCGTTTGAACTTCGTACAGAAGGAAGATTTGATGCGGCTTGTAAAGCGATGACATATAATGCTTTTGGAGTTTCTAGAGCTAGAAGGATTGATTATAATCTATCTCCAAAACAAGACATTGTATGTCCTAGTTGGTGTCCCTTGAATCCAAATAATAAACACATGGAATTACCAAGTCCTAGTCAAAGTATCACTTCTATCCCAAGTGCAAATATAGAAGAGTTGAAAAAGAAACCAGCAAATATGCTTACTTATAGTGAAAAAAGGGAACTTCTTAAAGAACTCCCCAAACATATCGAATGGGATGAAATAGAGGAGAAAAAATTATATGTAGTCCCAAGAATAATGAATCAACCTAGGAAGATTGTAAAAGTAACTAGTAAAACAAGTTCCGTATGTGTTTGTCACGAGATTAATGAAAATACTGGTAATGAATATTCATATACTTGTAACATATACCCATCAGACCTTGACGCAGTGTTTATAACAGAATATCATAAATTTTAAAATCGTAATAATATGGCAAAAGAACGTACAATTCAAGACAATAAGGATGAGCTTAAGAAAATAAAGGCTCATATTCATCCAAGTAATCTTAAAGTTAACGGTATATATCATGTCCCACCAATCATTTCATTGGAAAGGATGGATATTATGATTCTAGGGCTTGAAGGTGATTACATCCGTTTTAAGAGGACTGATAGTACAACTGACAATGCGGAGAAGAAAATGCATAAAACTAGTATTCTATCAAGGTTTATTGTTAATAAAAGAAAATATTAACAATTTTTAAAGTGTAAAATTTAGTTTTTAGAGAAAAAATTAATATCTTTGCACTAAAAAAAGAAAATATGCTATATAATAACTTTATTGTTTGTATTATGACTGTTGCTTTCTTCGCCATGATTGATATGGTGGTGAATGAGCAGTGGGGATACATTATTTTACCAATTGGAATTTTAATTTGGGGCATATTCAAATTCTTTGATGAGAATGACAGAAAGTATTTAGAGGGGATGGGCATTGACCCAGATGAATTTAATGCTTTCTTCCCAGATTATTACGACAATTCAACCTATAGAAATAGAAGGCATCGCAATACTAAGACATACCCAACAACCAACAAAAATGTTATAACTTGGGATAGTCCAAGCGATGCTAGAAGAGGTAGCAATGATACAAGCACCTATGATTATTTTGGCAGAGATAGTTTCACTCCACGCAAGAAATGGGAAAATCCTGCTTATAAAGCCATAGTTAAAAAATGTAAAAGAAATTTTAAAATATCTATAGAAAAAGATGGAACAGAAAAAGAACGAATTCATCACAGCATCTACAATTTTTCTAAGTAATGCTGTAACAAATGAACAACATGTAATAGAGAATAAGAAGACCACCGTGTCTTCGCATCCAGAAATTTATTACTAATGGCAAACTATACACTAACTGAAAAAGAAAAAAAGGATGCAGATGCCTTCATTAAAAAACATAAGAAATGCAATCCGAAGCATTATATACCTTTTAAATACATCTTCACTCCAACTGGGATTGGTGACGCTGTGACTATTAAATGCCCATGCTGCGGTGAGGAGAAAGATATAACTGATGTGAGTTGTTGGTGAAAATTAATTAATTACATAAAAAATGAATAATAGCGAAACAAAAGTAGGAACTTCTACAGAGAAGTGGGAAGGGAATGTAAAAGACCTTGAAAAGTTTTCTGATAATGTGGAGCATGTAGTTGCGACTATTCAAGCCCCTTTGTTTATAATCTTTGCTGAGTATTTAGGATATGTCAGCCAATTTCAAAAGAAAGCAGAAGATTGGTGTGATGGAAAAGTTCCAGAGGTGCATGTGCAAAAGGTAATGAATGTCGAAGCCAAATGTATCTACCGCCAAATGCTTAAGGACTACGATTTGGATGATATTCAGTATTACTATGATGCATATTATCCTCTTATTCTAAAAGAATATGATGATAAACTTGCCGAAATTTGCAAGGATTAATTGTTATGTTGGGCTAGTATGCGTACTAGCCCAAAATTATTACAAGAGGTTTAAACAATGGTTTTATGGCTTTACTAACCGACAGAGAGATTAATCTATATCATGGCAGATTATTATATAAATTTTTAAAACAAAAACGCTGCTTAAAACAATTTGTCGAAAATAGGGTGAGACGAAGAGGAGACAATTGTCCGAATGGAGGAGAAGAATTATTAGAATTTTTGTCAAAAACAACAATTGGTAGTGGTTTTTGTTGGGCAGAAACCACAGAAGGCCATGATTTTTGGAGCAAGCTAAATAATGAATATTATAAATTCATTGTAAAAAATCAAAAAATTATTTAAATTATTTGGCTATTCCAATTTTTTTTCATATATTTGCATAAAAAAGAAAAACATGAAGATAGGATTACTACTAGGTTCTTTTAACCCAATCACAATCGCCCATGTTGCAATGGCATCAAGTGTTGTATCAAGCGGACTTTGTGACAAGGTTCTATTCGTTGTCGCAAAACATAACCCTTGGAAGAAAGAAGAACCAGCGCCATTTGATTTAAGATGCCAAATGATTGAGGAAGCCATTAAGCCATTGGGTAATGCTTTTGAGGTATGTAGGTTTGAAGAGAAATATGAGCCTCCAGTTTATTCATATATCCCTATCACTAAGGCAATTAAAGAATATCCAAATGATGAAATCATCTTAATTGCTGGAACAGATACCATTAAACGTATTCCCAAGTGGAAAAACTTTGAAACCCATATCAAGGATAAAATTGGGTTTATTGAGGTTACAAGATGGGATGAGGGAAACCAACATAGTAACTTAGTTGGAATACCGATTCCGTTTAGGGTAGGTTATGAAGGAATTAGCACACATATGAAAGTGAGGCTACTTGAGATACAAAGACTAGACGTTTCTTCAACTATGGTTAGGTATATGGTATCAAAAGGTATGAATCCTTATCCATATGTTACAGAAGGAGTTTACAAAATAATAACAGATAATCAACTGTATAAATGATAAAATGGAAGAAAAGAAGATTTTTAAACAAGGTGATTTTATTAAAAGGAACAATAAAAAAGGAAGTTTCATGATATATGAGGGGATTAATATATCTGATAGTACTCTCAAAAAAATGTCATTGATTGCTTCGTATGACCCAGAGAAGTTTATGCAAACACCAATGGGCTATGACCATGTTCCACATCTAGATGTATCAGACAGCAAAAGACGTTGCGAAGACACCATTGACACTGAAAAAGAGGACTTTTGGATTTCATTATGTTCAGATATTGAAAAAGCCGAAGCCAAGAAAGTGTTAGCTGAATACGGCTATTTATGGGATGAAGAAAATCTTTCAATGATTGACACTAGTACTGGAGAAATCATAAAAAAGATAATAGTTCCTGATAACTCATATCATGGTCAAATTATCAAACCAATAACTCAAGACTTCAAAGACATTTTGAAAAAATTCTGTATCGAGAAGAATAAAAAGGAAACTTATACTTCAAATTATCAAAGATATTGGGATGAATATGGAGATTAATACGTATGGAAAAGTATCTTATTTGGCGGTTTATGAGTGACCCATATGTTAGAAATAAATATGGCGAATATTGTACAGAATGGATTAAAGGAGTCACTGATGAACAAATAGCCTATTTCGAAAAAGAAAAAGAACGTTTAACCCTAATGGGAATATATAGAAATGATTAGTGCTAAGGATTTAAGAAGATGCATTGATATTTTGGCAGAACTCAATGTTCGTGCTAGCTCTGAAGAAAAAAGACTTATTCTTGAGGTTGGATATATCCTCAAGCAAGAACTTAACGCTGTTGAGGCTTGGGATTCACAGATTAAAAGCAATAAGGAACGAGGGTACGACAATATAGATGTGAAAAAACTATTGGAAGATAATACCCAATTGTTTAATGAAAATGCCAAACTTCAAGAATTGAATGTTAGACTCAAACAAGCAATTGATGAAAGAATACCATTGATTGAAAGAAATATTGCTAGTGTCAATGATAGGGTGAGGACAATGAATGAAAATTTAAAAAATATGTAGCATGGCAAAAGAAAGTGTATTGAGAGAAGCTATCGCTAAACTGAAATACAATAGCGGCATTCTCAAGGAGAAAAGAACAAAATGCTCAACTACCAAAGAAGTGGCTGAGATAGATAGGCAACTTGCCCAGAATGATAGCATGATACTAGATTACGAATATAGGATTGAAAACAATTTAGGATAGATATTATGAATACAAACATTATGAACAATTCTGAAGAATCTTTTTTCAAGAAAGTTAACAAGTGGGTGGGCAATATCACTTCCACTACTGGCTTTCAAATTTTATCAATCATTGGATTTTCTTGCTTAGTGATATTTGGTGTTATTAAAATGCTTGAATATCAAGATGAAAAGAATTATCCTCATGGAAATTATGAATTGACATATCGTGTATACTACACGCCAAGCACATTTGTAGATTATACCGTTACGCATAATAGACCAATAGTAATTGGCTCTCACAAAGGTACTAACTACGTCAAAAAACATTTTGGAGAATACGTGATACAAACAAATGCTCCAATTCAAAAAATTAAATATGTCAACTATCAGAAATAAACTATAAATCATGAATAAAGAAGAGAGAATTGCAGTATATGCCAATACTATGGCTATAGTCAACAAAGGCAGATATATGTCCCCAAAGGGAAAGGAAGTGATTCTTCCAAGCGCAAAAGCAATGATTGATGGCACTAAGTTCTATGGCAAAAAAGCTATCGTGGATTATGATACAATCCCAAGGTATGAGACAGAAGTCAAGGTTATCGACAGCGATACGATTTACGCAGCCAAAGATTTGATTGATAAAGGCCTGAATCCTTGCGTTTTGAATATGGCATCATTCCATAAACCTGGTGGCGGAGTTGTAGAAGGCTCATCTGCACAAGAGGAAAACATTTTCAGACGTACAAATATATTCAAATCACTCTATCAATTTCACTCAATTGGTGAAAATTATGGCATAGGGCAGAAAGATGAACGTTATCCACTTGACTATAATTTCGGTGGTATCTATACTCCTCATGTAGTGGTATTCAAAGGAAGTGATGACACTAATTATACGCCTCTAGAAGAGCCTTTTGAGATTGGTGTGGTATCTGTATCAGCAGTGAAGAAACCAACGCTTCAGAATGGAAAATTACAGCCTTGGGTAATAGATACAACAAAGTGCAAGATAAGACAAATCCTAGATATTGCCCTTGAGAACGGTCATGATTCGCTTATTCTAAGCGCATTTGGTTGTGGAGCATATAAGACACCTCCAACTGAAATGGCTAAACTATTCAAAGAGGTAATCGAAAGTAAGAACTATAAAGGTGCATTCAAAGTAATACATTTTGCAATAATAAACCTTGCATCAACAAATGGTAGTCATAACCCACAAGGAAATTTCCAACCATTTAAAGATGTTTTAGGTTAAAAACAAAAACAACTAAAAAAATGAAACTAACAGAAATTGAAAGTAAATTAAAAGAGACGATGAAGGCAAAAGCCACTGCTGTTGCTAACAAACAAATGCAAAGCACTATAGATGGGCTAACTGCTAGATTGAATAGTCTTAAACTCATCAAGTCGGAACTCATAAAGGAAAACCAAAAAGTTTATGAGCGTTCTGAATATCAAATGAAAGAGGAGGAAGAAATATTGTTCTTGAACGGTATGGCAGAAAAACGTAAGAAAAACATCAAGGACTATGGAGATAATGGAAGACCTGAATTGGCTGAGGCTGAACAACAAGAGCTTTTTATCTTGCAAGAGTTTCTTCCAAGTGTACCTAGTGGCGAAGAATTAAAGGAGTTCATTGTTAACAAGATTGATGAATATCTTTCTGAACAAAAAGAAGATTATGTTCTCTCAATGAAGGATATGGGAAAAATAAAACCTATGATTAATTCAGTATATCCAACTGTAAACGGTGAAATAATTAAGGAAGTACTAATTGGTAAAATCAATGGCAGAAAATAACAACAAGGAAATGAGTTCTTCTAGCGTGGATAAAACCAAGTTAGAAGAACTTGCTCATAATGTCCTCACAAACATGTCAAAGAAGGAACTTGAAGATACTGAAGGGGATGTATTATGCAAAATGGTAATTAAAGGGAAGGCTAGCAGTCTCACATCTATTCTAAGTCAAATAATGTCAGCTTATTATAGAAGCAGTGGCAATTATACCAAAGGTTTTGACACAAATCTTAAATTGACTTTAATGATACAGAAGGGAGAAACTGAAACTGAAACAAAATAGTTGATTTTATTTGGCTATCTCAATTTTTTTTCGTATATTTGCATTATGAATTACGATAAAATTAGAAATATACTAGAGAAAAATAAGTTCTTTGCACATACAGTTAAACGTAATGGCAGTAGATTAACTTATTCATACCTTAGCGTACCATATTACGCTGTTAAGATTGATGTTGAGGTGATTAAGGTTAACCCTGAAACATTTGGTATGACGAAAATGGTATCAGAGATAGTTGTTAATGAAAAAAAGATTGAGGACTTCAAGGAATTAATGGCAATTTTAGGAAACCTACATAAAATACATAACAAGGAAAGAATTAAACTATTCAAATGAGTTTCAAAATCAGAACAATACATGACACTGTACAAGAAGCGCATACACAATTTATTGGAATAGATGATTTTGATAATATCAGTTTCGACGCAACCAAATTGCATCATTATTATTGTGTAGCAACGGTGAAAAATAGTAAAGGGCAATATATTGGCAGACCTACCTTGTCGTTTAATAAAACTAGTGCGTTTAATAATGGAATGGCAAACACCTTTGGTGTCCATAAAGACGATGTATTTGAATTGCCATCAGTTAGCATGTATCTAGCGCTTGGAAAATCTTTGAGAGATAATTGCCTTATATATAACAAAAAGAAATGCAGATTCCAGAGGAAGACTATAAAATAAGAATGGTTATAACCCCAAGTTGTGAAGGGGAAAGTCGTTACATTGTAATGGATAAATTGAAGCCATTTGATGAACACACCACATGTTATGACCTTGGATGCTGCCTTTATCATGGAAAGTCAAACGATGATGGAAAAATCATAAGGGATAGTGAAATACCATTTAGTCAACTTTATATAAGGTATCGACAAAAGAGCACCATTAGCCTTGATGGTCCAATTCGTAGGACAAGAGAGGACACATTTGAAATCCCAACATTGGAAGAATATAACAAGTTCATGACTTTGCTTAGGATGAATGGTTTCTCATACAATAGGAAGAAAGGGGAATTAAAAAAAGATGGAATAGCATTTTAGCTTTCCATCTTTATCATTTTGTTTATAACCTCTTTTATAATATTTCCTATTTTTTTCTCAGATTCGCCATATGGATAACGCATTGCATGATATGCTGCAAGGTTTCCAGCTGCCTTTTCTCTAGGCGTATAGACAGCCCTATCTCTAGTGTTTCTAAAATCCTTGAAATACTCTCTCTTTTGGTCTTGGTTTGCCAAATGAGGCACGAACACGGTCTTTTGTCCATTATTATATTGTATTGGCTCATCAGATTCTTCATCCTCATATGATTCTGGACCGTAGTTTCCATCGATGTAGTCTTGTATTGTACATGCGGTAATAGTGCCATCATTTCTCCAATCTTCAAAGACCATGTGATATTGGAGCATGTCACTGACTTTTGCAATTCCATTATCTTGCAATGCATAAAGAATATCGTGCAATGTCTCTGGGTCTGGCTGCTCTGATTCATAGAAACCAATCATTTCCCTTTCAGGCCAAATCCTACCTTCATTTCTTCCCATTTCAAAGTATTGGTAGAAATCCATGCCCAATTGTTCCATTGCATAATTAATATCATCCTTATCCGTGAAATCATATGTATCTGAAATATCGTCATTCATATACTCATATATCTCACTACTACTTGGGATATTCGTGTCACCTTGAGTATAGTTATCTACAAATTCACTGATATAATCACGCATATTAATTGGGGTAGAAACTTGGTCTTCTATCTCATTTATGAAATCATCCAAATCCCTTTCATCGCTGCCATCTGCTGATACCCATAAACCGCTTTCCTCATTATATTGATACCCATACTCTTGAAAGTCAGAAGCAAATGATTCCATTGCATCTGAAAGTTGACATGCTGCATCATCTATTTGTTCATACATGGAGTCATTGAAATACTCTTTAGCACACTTGCCGCAAGCATTTGCATGGGTTGTATAAGCATCACCAACAGCGAATTTCATGCTACCGTTATAATCGATTGGCCAATAGCCAAATGGAAATCCATAATCTCCATTCCAAGTCGCTTCATAGACTTCTCCAGTCTCCTCGTTCTCATAATATGGTTGGTCAGTTCCAGCACAAAATCCGTCACCAAATTGAATTTCGTTCAATTGGGTCTCATTTATATGTATTCTTTTCATTTTTTTTATTAACGTTAATTAACTATAAATATTTTGTTATCTCAATTATTTTTCATATCTTTGCATTGAATTTATTGAAAGCCAACATACCTATATATAATATATAAAGGTCACTGTAACAGTAAGGCATACTCTTCACATGAAAATGTGAGGGGTGTGCCTATTTTTTTTTATTGTTTAATTTTTAACTATTATGGCAGACGAAGAAATTAAAAGACATGAAAGGTGGTATTGTCATTATTTTGGTTATCCACATTTAACACCTGAAAGAAGATGTAAACGTGGAGCATTGACAGAAGAATCAAAATATTGATGAAAATGACCTTGGATGAAGCAATAGCTCACTGCAAAGAAAAAGCTATTACTTGTTCAGTTAAAGGATGCGCTGAAGACCATCTTCAATTGGCTAGATGGCTTGAAGAACTTAAATCGTTAAGATTAAACTCTGTTAAAAAGTTGGGTTGACATTTGGTCAACTCAATTTTTTTTCGTATCTTTGCAAAAAAAAAAAGATAATATGAATACAAAGAAAGTAACATTTAATGATTTAAAGGTAGGCGATTCACTATATTATTATGATAGCAAAACACATGATTTTGATATATTTAGTGTATCAAAAACCGAGTTTGATAAATACGGAGTAACAATATTTTTCTTTAAAAATAAATATGAGGAATGGTTCTGTACATCTGACTTGGCCAAAACAAAAGCTAAATATAATGACTATGTAACAATATATTTTAATAAAGAAGACTTGAAGAAAGTAGTAAAAGACCACATCAAAGATTTGGAAGAAAAATTAAATAAACTATGTGTTGGATAGGTAAAGTAGATGATAAGAGAATTGCCAAACAAAATATTATCGTGTATAAGGTCTTGGAACGGTGGGGAATAAAGAATAAGGAATACCGTTCTCCATTCCAAGGCAAAAATTATGAAATGGGTCATCGATATACCCTTATTAAGCCACTTGAGGTTAGAACTTTGGGACTAGATGCTAGTATCAATCAAGGATTTCATTGCTATTCCCAGAATGCGCATATAACTCTTGGCTATCAAAAAAACCCATATAGCAAAGAGAAACCAACTAAAATACTATGTGTTGGAAGTAGTCGTAGATTTGGAAACATAATGCAAACATATGACTTATATGTGAGTGTATGGAAATCCGTTGTGGTAGAGTGTGTAATCCCAAAGGGAACAGAATATTACATTAATAAGTATGGCGAAATTGTGACACCGTGTTTATACTTTCGTTGGGAATTGGGTGCTCCAAAGAATGAGCAACCAATGAGATTCAGAGAGGTTAAGAAAAATTGGTTATTTGATTAAGAAACTATGTGTTGGGTAGGTAAAGTAAATGATGAGAAGATAGCAGCTGAGGACATTAAGACAAGAAAGATTGTCGATAAGTTCAAGGGAAGTTATTATGGATATTACCAAGAATGGTTCGAATATGAACTAGGTAAGGAATACAGCACCAAAGTAACCCCAATATACGGAAGAAATTTTGGGGTTGCTATTGAGGCTGGTTTCCATTCCTATGCTTGGGACATTGAAATGAAACAGCTATGCGGTGGAGATATAAAGGTTAAAAGCCTTAGACATCTAGGCGGTCAAAAAATATATCAAAATAATGGCAAGTATGGCGGAGACCATAAGACAGTAGTAATAGAATGCACAATACCCAAGGGCACTGCTTATTGGGAAAACCAAGTTGGTGAGATTGTGAGTGAGAAACTGATTTTTGAAGAAGAAACATACGTAGAAGATGACTGTAATTTTTGCTAATAATAACGACATTGATTGTATGACCCTACCGAAGATATGGGAAGGTCAGCTAAATGTCAATCTTATTGAGATTACCAAGGACTCAATTAATTGGGAGGATAAGGTTGATGAAGCCATTGCAAAGGAAGAAGATACACTTATCTTTGCTGGTCATGGCACAGAGAATGGATTGTTGTTTCCAGACTTCGATAAGGGAATGTATATTCTCCATGAGAACAATGTACATCTTATCAGAGCAAAGAACGTAATCTGTGTGTGGTGCTATGCTGCAAACTTCTGTGAAGACCATCACCTAAAGGCATTTGCAACATCAATGTTTATCTCGAATGTAGCAGAGGCTTGGGATAACTGTATCTATGACTATAGTGATGAAGACATTGCTATGAATAGCAGAAGATTTGATTGTGAGCTTGGAAGACTATTGGAAGAGAAAGTTCCACTCAGAGGATGGCCTGGAAAGCTTATCAAACACATGGATGCTAATAATGTAATCGATATGTTCAACAGACAAGGTGTAATGTATATTGAAGGTTAGAATGAAGAATAAAGACGTAAAAATGATAGATAGAATCATTAGCGTATTGGACGTTACCAAATGCCTTGGACAGTCTGAGTATGATAAACTCGTGGATTGGCTTATTGGCCTTAAGACAAAATGCATTAATGAGTGGCATAAACAGTCTGAGAAAGACTTGTTCGATGAATATGTTGACTGGTCTTCAACCTATTATGTTGTCATTATGAAGGATTTGTCAGAAAGGGTTGTGGTATCATATGCTGATGAAAGTTCTGATGGTAGTTGTAACAGATATTTTGATTTCGTAGGCTCTGATGATGTTGTGGAATTCGATGATATTCTGTTTTGGAAGGAAATTGAAAAACCAAATACAAAATAAGCGCATTCAAGAGCAAATGTAAATCTCTCATAATTAATGTTAAAACTTGAGGTAATATTTGGTTATCTCATTTAATTTCGATATCTTTGCATTAAAAAAAGTAAACATGGAAAGGCGAATTGATTTTTTTCGTGCATGGAAAGTTGTTAGATGTAAGAAGAAAGACGGAAGAGAATTTTTAGCACTTCATCAAAGTGATATAGGGAATAGTCATATCGTTTGGGATGGCGAACAACAATATCTAATAAAAGAAGAAAGAGGTGATTCAATGGTTGATGCCACTGAGCAAGAAACAATTGAAATATACGACAAGTTAGATAAACGATTTAACTCAATGTTTGAAAAAACAGAAAGCCAACCCCACAAAAAAGAAGAGCCAAAACTGATTCCAAAATTAAAAGTAGAATATGAAGAAGCTGTAGAGGTTAAAGAAATGACTGATTTTGAATTGGTTGTTGCTGATATTGGAACAATTTAAAGGAAAAAAAACAATGGGAAAAATAGTTTTTAATAGCGGAGATTGTGTTAGTTGCAAAAAATGGAGTGGCGAACAATTTCTAGGAATATTTGAATGCACATATCAATTAGATTCTTCACATTGTGTTATTGATGTTAATACTGGAAAACGATATAACGTTTACCCAAAAGACATTAAAATGGCAACAGAAGATGAAGCTAAACAAATTAAAAAAATCTCGAAAGAAAAAAATATTGTCCCTAGAAAAAATGTTTCTAGCACTATAGCAAAAACAAAATGTAATTATGAAAAAGAACTAGAAGTAGCGTTAGAGGCTGCTGACTAAAGGATGGATTTTTAATCCGTCCTTTTAGTTTTTTTTAACAGTTAATTTTTGTGAAATTGATTTTTTTTCCATATCTTTGCTACAAATTAAATTAGGCATGACTAGATTGGAAAAAATTGTTGGAAAAAATGATTTTGAATATATTTTTGCAATATATAAAGATGCTAAGCAAAAGCATGATTTATATAAACTACTAAGTGTTAAATCGTTTGTTACCAAAATGATAGAAGCACAAAGTGAGACTACCATATTCGATGGCAAATGCCACAAATGTTATGTTAGCGTCAGCAAATATTTGGAAATCATACAAAACGGTGTGAGAGCGGGAAAAAGTAAAACACCTTTAGGATACATAATGTTTCTTTGTGAGGCAGTACATCCATTCGGTTACAAAAAAGAAAAAGATTTCGGAAAATTGCTATGAAACGAAAAAATATATTTGGGCTTGCGAGTGAGAGTACAGATAAAATTCTACAATTATACAGAGAATTGAGAAATAAAAGACCAATTGATGAGTTGCTTTTCTTCAAAACAATTGTATGGGCTTGCTTGGAAAAGCAGAAAGGAGAAGATGCATGCTGTTGGAGAACACCTTATGCTATGTTCACTGAACCTAAAGCATGCATGGGAACTATTTCCTTGATTGATAATGCATATAGAACATATCGGAATGGTGGGGGACGCTTTTGCTATTTTAATTACAATATAAAAGATAATTTCGGAAAATTATTATGATTAATAGAAATACATTAGAGGAAGTTGATGAAATATTCTTAAACTGTATCGATTCAATCAACGAATTAACAAAAGACACATTTAAGGAACGTGTTGATTTCATGAAAAGAGCATTTGACCATTTGGATGGAAATGTGATTAAAGACGATATGTTTGGCGAAAACCTTTCTTCGTCAGAAAGTTTAATGAAAAAAGTTAAACGAAACGCAAATGCTTTCAGAAAGGCTGCGTTAGACAATCTTAATGAAGATAATTTCCAAAGCAAAAAACCAATGTTAATCAATTGGCTCTCATACTACGAGAGGCAAATTAAAAACTCTTTGACCAATGGGAGATAGATTCGAGTTATTTGCCTTTGCATCGAATCACGATGGAAGTAAGATTTTCTGTAGGCTAGCTTGTAATAAAAAAACAATGGCAAAGGGATATTATGATTTCGATAAGGAAAAATTTTTTGTTACAAACTATGTCAAAAAAAATTTTAAAAGAGGAATTGGAAAAAATACCATTAATAAAAATCTAAAGGAAATACTAAATATTGACTATGATTGGGAAATGTGACTTTATCTTGGTTAGCGATAAAAACAACCCAAAGAATAAATGGGTTACTTTAAAATCCAACTATATTGAAAGTAGACGTATATATCGTTCTTTGGTTTCTTTTGTGGAAATACAAACGAAATTTAAGCAATACAAAAAAGAAGCCTTGATTAACATGGTAGAAAAACTATTTGACACATGTCCTCCTCCAAATAATATATGCAGTCGTTTATCTACAGATGTCATAACCAAATTAGACATTTGCACATATAAAGAGATTTCTTATCTATTACAGATAACAGGATATAAATATAATAAAGCAAAAAAAGAACTCATAAAAATCAAAGAAGCATGACTACAATTAATTCATATTTGGCTCAGCAAATGATAATGACATTCTTCAACAATACTACAGATTTAACTTCTGATTATGTTGACAGAATCGAGCTAGAACCAATAAAATTAAATGGGAATATATATCTTACTGGTTTTAAACGCAATTTTTCTAACACCCCTTCGCTAGAGGCGCACATAAAAATTATAAGGAAAATACAAGTCAGTACCGATTCAAACCCAAATGGTGATGAATATTATTTCATGGAACCTGATAATGATTTTTGGTTTCCTTGCTCCATGCTGTCTGAAGATACCTTAATGGATGCAATTACTGATTTCGAGGATAAATTCGATGAGGTGAAGGAATTCCATGTATTGGATGTTTCTTACAAAGAGAAGGGAAAAGATATACACCATTCTGAAACGATACTCTATCAAAATAAAAAAACTGGATATAAAGATGCAATTAAGTTCAGAAAAGAATATGAACAATGCTCAATTAAATTTCATGTATTCCAAAGAGACCATAAACAAACAGATTTCGAAATAGTAACAGCAGCAGAAAGCGATGTTTAACTTAACAAAAGGACAATTAAAGGTATCAGCAAAGTTGCTCCATCAAACAAGTATTGAAGAAGGAGGAAGCGCATGGCTAATCCTAAAGAAAATACTAACAGCAGTCGCATTGGCTGAAATAACACAAAATGAATTATGTTACCATTCATGGATTTCATACGATGATGTCATTGAAAGAATAGTCACATTACATAGAAAAACAGTGGACAATTTGTTATCCATAAATCACGTGAGGGATGGTACATCATTCTTTGGTGTGGATGGGAGAATAATTAGAGAAGGGACATTACAAAATGTAATCGTTGAATCACAGAGATATTGGGATTCATATCGTTCTCGGTATTAAGATATTTTAACGTGAGATATTTGGTTATCTCACGATTTTTTCGTATCTTTGCATCAAACGAAAAAATAATTTTCATATGAACTACGATTACAATCAAATGAACGAAGAAAAAAGTAAATTATTTGCATGCGGTATCGACAATATCACAAAAATCAAAGCAAAGGATATTGCATACTATGATATTAGACGTTCAGAAACATCAAGACTACGTATAAGAATAGTTCTTAATAGTGGTAATAAACCAGATTACTACGTTTATTTTGACAACGTAAAACAATTAAAAGAGGCTATAGAAATATTGGATAATCCATTTACGGATAAAATTGCTCTTATTACTTTAAAAGGCGTTGACTCTAGAGATTATATCACAAAGGTTGGCTCAAATATATACGATAAAGCAATCGAATCTTTATGAGAAATAAAAATAAATTAAAAATAAAAGGTAGATATTTGTATTTCTGTGAATATAATCCGTTTATTGCTGAAAGGTTCAGATTAAGAAAGGTTCGCATTCGAATGGCTACATTCACAAGTAATGATACCTTGTTAATAGTTGGAGACGATTTTAGGGAAGAAATACCAGCCCAAAATGCAAATGATGACGAATTTTCAATCCATGTATTAATGGCTTATGAAAAAGAGAAAATAATCGCTACAAGCAAACAAGATATAGCAAGGTTCATAAGAAAAATACATATCTTTTTACAAACGCATGGTTTCATCTTACACCATAAAATCGATGCATATTCTTCAGGTGCTGTCTATAGAAAATATCTAAATAAACTTAAAAATTTATGAGAAAAATCATTATATTGTCATTGTTAGTACTATTGACAATTGGATGTTCATCAATAGGACAAGTCGAAGGAATGACAAACGAGGCATATATTGAACGGATAATAATGCCAACAGATTCATCAAACGTGTACCTCATACAGTGGAAAGGACATCTTTTTTTATATGATAGAAACCAAATACCAAATGTGATTGAAATCGAATACATTAAATAACATAAAAATAATAATTATGATGACAATTATGATAGCTTGTACTGCAATATTACTGATTCTACTAACTATATCACCAATCCTATGCTGGATATACGACATAATTAAATATGAACATAAGAAGAAGTTCCAATTTTTAATGTTTAATCAGCTTGAAAAAGGTGATTATATATGGAAATTAGTAGGGACAGAAATAACACCTATCAAGGTGAAATCTGTATCATACCGTTTCGATGAAAACAACAACATGACAAAAATACGTTTAGATTTTGACTCAGGGTGGGAACTTATGACCATTTCACCAGATTTGGCAAGAACATTCAAAATTGAAATAGGAGATGGAGAATATTATACCATTTTTGAACATGCTGAAGCAAAAAGACTCTTCACTGAAATAAAAAGAATGAAATCAAAAAATGATTCATTGGCAAATACTGACGAAGACATCAAAATCGCCATTGGGAAAGAACTGAAAAATATAGAAGAACTGAAAAACGAAGTAAAAGAGTTTAAGGAAAAATGCCATGAGCAAAGCAGAAGATGAAGCGTTAAAGGCATATCCACAAAGAATAGAAGGTGATAGTCGTGGCTCTTATGATTTGAATTTAAATAAAAGGATTATATATCAGCAAGGCTATCAACGAGCAGAAACCGACTTATTGTGGAAACTATGTGAAGTGAGAATACTGAGATTAAAATACCGCCACAATGAAGAGGCTCTTAAAGCCATCGAAGATGTCTTGGAAATATTTAAAGATACCTTGGAAATATTGGACAAAAAGTAAAATAACACAATAGTATGCATTCAGCATATTGTCTCGATTGTAAAATTACAAAATACGTTAAATAATATTAAATATGAGATAATCTTTTGGTTATCCCATATTTTTTTCGTATATTTGCACTATAACATTAAAGATATTAATAACTATGGCAACAAAAATTGGAGAATGGGTTGTAACAACAAAAAAGCATAGTTGTTTGGCTCGTACATTTGCAAAAGGTACTCGTGTTAAGGTTGTAAATTCTGATGATATGCGTGGATATACCATCGAAGACGAAAGTGGAAATAGAATGTATGAAATCGGCTGGATAATTTAATTTGAATAACTATGGCAACAATTAAGAAAGAAGAATATCAAATAAATGGAAATTGCTTTGAATATGATGGGAAAACGTATGATTGTAGTTATGCAATTAAGCGTGACACCAAACTAATTATTCAAGAGGCAGAAACATCACATAAAGATTCATTCGACAAACTTTATGATAGAGAAACGCTAAAGCCAAAGGAGATTAAATTGTTTACAGATGAAGAAGGGAAACCTATCTATGGCATGGTTTTATATACCATATATAACAAAGTGGCTAATTATGAAAGATTTGCTTGCGGAGGCTACTATCCATTTTGGGATGATAAACTCTTTCCACACCCATATCAAGAAAGTATCTGTTGGTAATAAAAGGATTGTCTTGAAAATTTGGTTTGAAACGTAAAAGTTATTATAGATTATGGTATTTATCAATCCTTGGGCATCTTATCATCCAGATGATATTCCAGATTTAACTCCGCATACTGATGAAGAAATGGCGGGATGCTTAGCTGGTGCTTGTGGTTTTATTATAGCATCCATTATATTTGCATTGGTAGCATATTTGTTATTTTCTATAACAGAAAGTGGATATATTAATATACATTGGCTTCCATTGCTAATGTTTGTTAATTGCATAGTAATCTATCCAATTTTAACAATATCGTTGATGAAACTATCATTTAAGATTGCAGACAAATGCACAAAAAGAAATGGACATTATGATGAATTATGTAAACAGCTATGACCACAATTAAATCATATTATTGTAAGAGATATAATAGAAAAGTTAAAGTATATAACAATCATTATTGTCTTGGATGTTTTCTTTACCCTCTTAATATTGGCGAATGCCCAGATAGAATAAACTTAGATAATAGATAACTTATGACAACAATTAAATATTGGCTTAAAATTGTTTTTTTAGCGTTAGCTGACATAAGTATGTGCGAGTGCTATAATAATAGAAGTGATAAATTAGAAAATTATTTGTAATTAACATGAATTTTTTAATATATATTTGTGCAATAGTAGGGGTTATAGTTATTTCCCTTTTGTTGTGGATACTCCTAATAAACCCCTTTATAAAATATTTGAAACGACTGTATATTTTCTATGTATTAAAGAAAATACGTATTGCATATTATTCTGATTATGGTTCACTATTTGGAATCCCTTGTAGGGTGGAGATAATAACACATAATCAGTTTAAAGAAAAATACGGTAGAAATGCAAAATTTAAAGATTGCTTTTAAATAAATCTGAATAACTATGGCAACAATTGAAGAAAATTATGTTTCTTTTGAGACAGCAGAACTCTTAAAAGAGAAGGGATTTAATGAAGAAACCGAATACGTCTTCTCAAATAATGGGGAATTGCTAAGACTTAGCCAGTTTGGGATAAAGGATTTAACAAACGCCGACTGCAATGACTATCATACTTGGAAGCTCTCGATTGAAGGTGTTGCTTCTATCATATCTGCGCCAACTCTTCAAATGGCAATGAAGTGGTTGGTACGAAAGCATAGGCTTTACGTGAATGTAGCGCCAAGTGTAGAAGACTGCCACTGGACTGAAAGGTGGCACTCTTATGTCGAGGAATTGAACAAAAGGTATCCGTTTGGAAGGTTTATAGGTACTTTTAATTCCCATGAACAAGCTTGTGAAGAAGCAATAAAGTATTGCTTAAAACATTTAATTAAATAGTTATGGCAAAATGGTGTTTACGATTAGATAGGCCATTAGATGATGATGAAAGATGGAACTCTGGGTGTACTGATGAATGGGGTACACATCATTCGTGTGAAGGATGCCCACATAACAAATATATGGGAGACGGAAAGGCGATATCAATTTAATTTAATAACTATGGCAACAATTACAGAAGACTATGTTTCATTTGAGATAGCAAAACTCTTGAAAGAAAAAGGATTTGAAGGCTTTACGTTGTTTTCCTATTCTAATAGAGGGTCTACTATGTGTGGTCATTGGGAAAATGAAATTGATTGGCTACCTAAATGTACTCTCCAAATGGCAATGAAGTGGCTGAGAGAAAAGCATAATCTCGTTGTTAACCCAGTAACAACAAGTGTTGGAGTAAGAGATTATGGAGAATGGGAAGCCGATATATACTATCGTGATTCTGGCATAGATGCAACTGTAAATGCTTGTGGACATATATATGGGAAAACCTATGAGGAAGCTTGTGATGCTGGTATTAGATATTGTCTTGAACATATAATTTGAATAACTATGGCAACAGAAACATTGGGCGCACATTTAAGGAATTTATTAACGCCTTACAAAACATTGCTCGACCTAGTTAAAGAGGTTAACAATGGTACAATGGATGCAAGTGTTTTGAAGAAATATGAATGCAATAATATTGATGAAATCATAGAGTTTTCCCATTCTGATAAAATGGAAAATACTTTGTGGAGAAATGAAAATGAATAAAGACTATGACAACGGTTAAAGATAATGAAGAAATAATTCAGTTATTAGATACTGCAAAATATCTTCTTAGAGGACATAAGCAGAATTTGAACGTTCAATGGTCTATTGATAAAATTAACCAAGCAATTAAAGCCCTTAAGTAACTATGGCAACAACTACAAAAGATAATGAGGTAATGCAAGAAATGAAACAAAATCTTGCACAAAAAATACACGATGATGTTCTTGCTCTTTTGGAAAAATACAAAGAACCTTGCTTGGCTCTTAAAATGAGTATTGACATTGACGCAAGTGTTAATATTGTACATTATAGCGGAAATGGCAGAAGAAGTAAGCCTCCTATGACTATCGCAGAAACTAAAGCAAATTATAGTACACATGGTATAATAAATTGGAACGATTAACTATGGCAACAATCAATTTAACAAAAGAAGAAAAAATAAAGTTGTTTAAATTACAATGTAGACGATTAGAATATATGGCAGAAATGTTAGTAAGTGACAATTATGATGTTGAACCAGTAATTAAAATTAGTAACTATGATAGTTTATAATGTTTCAAAAAGCCGTTTAAAAAATTTTGAAAAAGTATGCGACTTTGCAGAGGCATATATTAATGAACACCCAGAAACAGAACATAAGAAAGCCATTATGAATGCAATTCTAGACATAAGATACGCAGTGAAAATCCAAAGAATGGCATACAACACATTCAAAAAATAAACAAGCTATGGCAATAAATAAAATAAAAGACATTTTTGATAAAAATGGGAACTTTATAAATCCAATAGACCCATATAGATGCGATAGAGATAATGAAATATATCAGTATCTTTTCGATGAAAATGGATATACTTTACGTAACGAAGAAGCAAGAATGTTTATATTGAAACATAATTGCAGCCCATTCTCTGATATCGTTAAATATTATTATTCTCGTGATATTGATTGTGGGTGTAAGGGTAATTATACAGCAGTATATGCTTGGAGATAATTTGATTCGAATATTATGGGAGAATTTAAACCATTAATAGTAGCAATTATAATATTGGTTATAGTTTTAATGATTTTATTATTGAAATAACTTATGGCAACAGTTAATACTATAATTTGGATATTAATTATCTTACTTGTGTTATTTGGGATAGATTGCTTTATTCGACCTCCTAAATACTATGGCATATCTGTGGCTGCTTTTGGAGTTGCTGTTGAGTTATTTATCATATACCTTGTACTAAATGATATGTTATGAAAAGTTATACTGATTTAGAACAGTCCAAGAAGTTGGCAGAGATACTGCCAATTGAAAGTGCGGATTATCATTATATTGCACAAGGAGAAAAATCATATTTCTATTCATATTCTCTATCAAGTGATGCTGTAAAGGATTATGATGAAGAGATTAAATATATTCCTTGTTGGAGCTTGCCAGCATTACTTAAAGTTATGCCTTTTTGGTATGATATTCATCCTGTAAAAAATGGTGTATCTATAAAATGTGATTATGGAAAAGAAGAAATTGTTATTTCTGACAACCATATTAATGCTTGTGTTGAAATGATTATTAAGTTGAATAAATTAAACTTGATTTGATTATGGAAATAGAAGTATCAGATACAAAAGTAGTAATTACAATGTGGGGTAAAACTCACGAAAGTGACTTTGAGCCGTTGGTAAAAATGTTTAAACGTGCTGATGAAAGGAAAAGAAAAAAATTAGCGATAACACATTTCTACGGAAGTTACTTTAAAGATATTACCCCAAAGAAAAAAGAAAAACCATATATCCCATCCACCAAAGAGCCAATCGAATGGGATGATGAAGCGCAAGAACAACTTGATGATATACTTGGTGCTGACCCATATACAATGTTTTATTGAAATTATATAAGCATAAAATAATGCGATTATGAAGAAAAATAAATATCCATTACCAACAAGAACTGTGTTGTGTGGTCATAAAAAGCACATGAAACCGATTCCAGAAGTAGGCAAAAAGTATCATTGCTTTGACGATGGAAAAATAACATTTTCACGTCATTTTGTTATTCAAGTGGATGAAGTTCTTGGCCATCAACAGTTTAGGAAAAAATATCCTAAACAGTTTGAACTATATCGTGAAGCCGTAAAAGGTCATTTTTGGCTATATTCTACGCACAGTGATAAATTTATCGTTACCTCTAAAGGAGAAAACGATGAACTTGGTGTCTATGTTAGAACAAAACAAGGTGGATGGTTCGGAATAGGAGAGTATTGGAATAGTGCAGCATTAGATTCTACAGGAGAATTGTGGGATAATCTTATAAAAGATATAGATTCTTACGATTATACTGAAAAAGAAAAAGAACAACTAATTAAAGAAGGAACAATATGAAATATAGAATTGTAGGTAAATATAAAAATAACAAACTTATTTATAAAGTTCAAGAAAACCCTTTATTTGGGCTTCCTTTATTTTGGACAACTGTTACTTATTGGGGACCTGAGGCACCTCATCCCGATTTATCTGTACCTGGAAATTGTACTGTTAATTGTGTTTTTAGTAATAGTGAAGATGCAGAAAAATGTCTTAATGGACTAATGAATAAATTATGAAAGAACTATCAATAGAAAAAATATGAAAATTTATCTTGACGTACATAAAGAAAAAGGTATCAAATACATTGAAGATGAATATTCATCTGCGGATATTATTGAGACATCTAAAGATGAGTTTGTTTCAATGATTAAATCCTTTGGCAATAATATACATTCTTGCTACTCACCATTTATTAACCATGTAGGCCGTTTTCATAGAGAATATGGCAAGGATTGGTTTGGCGAGAATGTTGAGGTGTATGCAAATGAAAATGCATATGGAACTGGAGAAACAATACAATATCATTTTAACGACAATGGTCAGCTTGAAGATTTTCCTTACGGATATTTTGATTAATGAAATTAGGCAATAACATAGAACTTAAAAATACATAGCTATGAAGATATTAGAAAGAGGGAAATTATCAGTTGTTGGCAATTGTCCACATTGCGGTAGTAAGTTAGAACTTGAAAAAGGGGATATATGGTGGCATAAAGATATAGATGGTGGTAGTTCACCTTGTGTTACTTGTGCTGTTTGTGGTAAGGGGTTTGATGTGGAAGGATGGAAAAATATCTATAAACTTTATTAAATTTGTTGTAATTATGAATAAAATTATAAAGTGGTGGAAACGTAAAAAATTTGATTTACGACAAGCATGCATAGACAAATACTCTAAAGAGTTTGGTGAAGAAGCAGGAGAAGAATTTGGGAGAATGTATGATTCTTTAAATCGTGGCATTCCAATAGGCGGTTTTTTAGAAACTGCTACAATCCTAAATATGATTGAGGAAGTTAAAAAAGAAAGTGGATTATATTAATTATGGAAGAATCTTGGATATGTGTTGATGGTCATGGAGACGAAAGAATATTTCCATGTGAGCCATATAGAAATTTCCCAAATATGGACTTAAAAGTCATGTGGGGGCAACGTTGGACTACTGGCTCCATTGATACAGAATTTAAGAAAGGAGTCTTGTTACCAAAAGGAACTATTAAACATCTTATTGGCAAAGAAATGACATATAGTGATGAACCTATTAAACTGAAGTCAACTATTTAATTGACTCAAGCACCTCAAAGAAAGAGTGAGGTGAAGAAGAGACAATAATGCAGTCAAAAAGTTAAATAATATTAAATATGAGATGAATTTTTTGTTTATCTCATATTTTTTTCGTATATTTGCATTATAGTATAAAAATATAAGTTATGACAGTAAAAGAAAAGGCAGAACGTTATGACAAGGCTCTAGAAATTGCTCGTCAGTATTGGAATGACAGAGCAATGCCAATTGGCACAAACTTCCAACTAGCAAGAATGTTCCCAGAACTCAAAAAGAGCGAGGAGGATGAGAGGATAAGGAACTTCATAAGTAATGAACTTGCTTGTCTTAGAGCAACCGATGAAAAAGGTTCTGATAGATATGAAGAACTTACGAAGGCTATAGATTGGCTTGAAAATCAAGGTCAGCAGAAGCCTGTTGTAATCATTCCAAAGTTTAGAGTTGGTGACGAAATAAAGACTTCCAATGAAGAATCTCTGACTATCACTAAGATTGACGAAAATGGGTATTGGTCAGAAGATTTGTTTATCTGTGGCTTTGATGAAGAATGTATATGGGATTTGGTAGGGCAGAAACATGCTGACAAGATTGAGCCAAAGTTTAAAGTTGGTGATTGGATAACAGATAATAATAGTACTTTTCAAATAGTGAAAGTCGAAAATGAGTGGTATTATGCAGATGATGGTGATAAGATTTGTTTTGATGTAGTCCATCAATATTATCATCTTTGGACCATCCAAGATGCAAAGGATGGCGATGTGCTTTGCACTTATGAATGTGGGACACCAAAGATTGTATTCGTTCTTAAAGGAACACCAAAGAAACATTATGCTTTAAGTTACTATTGTTATTACAATATTATGTATCCTCATTTTAATTCTGATTCTGAAAAAGGTTGTCTTGCTCCTAATGATGAAGATGTAAAACCAGCCACCAAAGAGCAGAGTGATGCTCTAATGAAAGCAATGGCTGATGCAAGATATACCTTTGATTTTGAAAAGAAGGAATTGAAGATGATTGAGCAGAATAATGCTAAGTGGAGTAAAGAGGATGAAGGGTATTTTAAAAGTATTGCTCATGCTCTTAGTGTACTCTTGGTTGACCCATATTTTGATGAAATCAAATTAGAACATTTTGGATGGTTTCAGTCACTTAAAGATAGATACGCTTGGAAGCCGAGCGAAGAGCAGATAGAAACACTCAAGTGTGCTTGTGGAGGAAATTACGTGAACTTAGGAATCCTTGAATCGCTCTATAAAGATTTAAAGAAACTAAGGGAGGAATAGTTATGACAGATGGACAAGAATGGACTGTTGCATGGCTTGCGGCAGGTGGAATATTTCTTATAATCAAACAAATAATAGAGTGGTTATATTATATACTAAAGAAATAAAGTTATGAAAGCATTGTTAGTTTTTTATATTATAGTATGGATTTATGCTGTCTATTATGGTTGCTATATGTTATATAATCTGCTTGGTGATGATGCAATACCTTTGTATGTGTCATTTGGATTACTGTTTTTGATAAAGTGGATTGTGGGTCACAAAGCAATGAAGTTATGAAAGCAAACGAATCGATGGTTGGTGACAATGTAGAACTTACTCCAGAGATATTGGAGAAGAATGGCTTTAAAAGAGACCTCATTTGGCATCATTATGATAAAGATTTAGATAACTACTCTATATCAGTACAATTAGGCTATGCAAACAGAATAGAGTACATCAAAATTGTCGAAAAAGGAAAAGACAATGTTATACCAAGTGAGAGAACGAAATTATATCTTACACATATTAAATATGTCCATCAACTCCACTACGCATTAAGACTTTGTGGAATTGAAAAAGAAATAATGTTATGAAGAATCTACCAGAAAAAATTTATGCCACACCTAATTTTGATAGGAGATGGCAAACAAAGGCTATTGACGATGAAAGTAAGGAATACGTCCGCAAGGATGTCTTTATCGAGAAGGCATTGAAATTCTTAGATGAATACTTCTTTTTCAATAATAGACGTTATAGCATTGAAAGTGAAGTATTTGATAGCAAGAAAGAAATGATTGAAAATTTCAAAAACTATATAGAAGGAGAGTAAGGTATGGAAATGACAATTATATACATAGTTTTAATCATCATATTGCTTGGAATCTTGTGGCATATATTCAGTCACTTGATGGTAGTATTACACCAAGGTACAACCGACTTGTATGTTAAAAAGGTTCTAGAAGACCCTTATAAGTACGTCAGAACTGAAGAAATGTGCTACTTTATCAGGAATATGGCCTACTTGTTCATCGTTGGACAACTATTGTTCGCAGCTTGTAACGGTAATATGAAGTTTGAAAAAACAAATAACTCAGTGGAAATTAGTAGCATTAAAAGATAAATCAATGGAGTGTAAAAGATTTATACTAAATATTACGATACTTGACTATGTTTGGAAACCATTCTTTAAGGTTATGAAATATAATAAGCCAATTGGAAAAATTTATAATATATTCATTGGTAAGATTTTTATTAATTTTATTATATTAAAAAATAAGTAGATTATGGAACAGTACATACCAAAATCTGCTGTAGTAGCGGAGATAGTGAGAAGAAGAAAAGAAATACCAAAGAATGAAACCGATAAAGCATTAAGAGCAGTTTATGGAAACGAAGCTTTTGTTCTTACGGAGTTGCTTTCTTTCCTCGATACCCTTGAGGTAAAAGAGGTGGATTTGCAGAAAGAGGTAGAAAGATTTGTTCAAACAAAAGAATTTTATGAATGTACAGAAAGCCCTGTAATAGTAATTGCCAAGCATTTCTTTGAACTTGGGATGGCAGTTAATAATAAAGCACAGAAAGGAGAATTGTAATATGGATTCGAATATAGATTTTAAACCGTTTGTAACCGTTGGAAAGTGGTTGCTGTTTCTTTTTCTGATTACCACAATAGGTGTTCAGGATTATCAGATAAGAAACTATAAGCAGAGTGAAAAAGAATGGATTGAACTTTCAAAACTATGGCGAGAGAAACTTGATACTTGCATGAATCGCAATGAACGAATCTATGAACAGTTGTATCAATTCCAAGACATTAGAATTAAACAATTGAAAACGCAAAAAGGAGAATAATATGAATCATATAACAGCAGAAGAAGCAAGAGAAATGGCGTTCAATAAAATCGAAACAACCTATGATGATTGCTTAAATCGTTTTATGGACGCAGTGTTTGAAAACATTGAGAAATCTGCCAAAAAAGGGAAGCTTGATATATATATGTCACTAGATGAATTAGTTGATACTTATTTTGGAGGAATTAAGTCAGATGGATTACTCACTACATTGAAAGATGTCATAAATGAACGTTTATCTAGTTACGGCTTTAAAGTAGAATATGTGAGGTATAATTGCTCACCAGGGACAATGCTAATAATCAATTGGTAACGATATGAAAAAAATTATATTATTAATGCTCGCATCCCTCATAATGATTGGATGCAATATGGCAATGGACGAACTAAATGTGGGCAACGGTACAAAATACATCGTCACATCAAAGGCAAAAAAAGCAGGAGAACCATGCTATAGGTATAGACTTATTAAACTAGGAGACCACATATGGTATGACTATAACTATAAAGATACCACCAACTTCGAAATCGGAGATACATTGATACTAACCATAGAGAAAAATAAACCATGACACAAGAAAATAAAGAACTGTCACAAGAAGATAAAGAACTATTGTTGAAAGACCTATCTGCAAGGTTGACGTATGGAGTAATATGCCAAGTAGATGATGGAGCAGCAGGTTTGAACGATGGAAAGCCAGTAGAAATTAGTATCCCAAAAGAACTTGTGGTATTTGATACTGCTGCTGATTCTTATTGGGATGCACATACAGACGAGGTTAAACCATATCTTCGCTCAATGTCTTCAATGACCAAGGAAGAAGAAAAAGAATACAACTCTTTCATTGTAGGTCAACAACCTTTTGACTCTGATTTTTCTGCATACCCCACAGAACATAAATTATTATATGAATTTGACATAAGTAGTTATATAGACTGGCTCAATGCTCATCATTTTGACTATCGTGGACTAATACCAATGGGTCTTGCATTAGAAGCACCTATAGGAATGTACAAACAATAAATAATAAAATTATGGAGATTACAATAAATAATTTGAATCGAGCTATTGCAGCTTTACGACAATGTGCAAAAGAAAATAAAGACCGAGCCACTGATACTAGTAATATTCGTGTGTCTGACCTATGTAATGACGTTGCAACATATCTTGAGAAAGAATGGAAAAGCATAAAACAAGCGTCAGAAGAGCTAGAAAAATATGGCAAAAAATATAAAACAGAATAAAGTATGACACAAGAAGATAAAGATTTATTGCTTACAGACCTTTCTTCAAGGTTGCTGTGTGGAGTGAAAGTATATAATACGACATTTAAAGAACCAACAATACAGACACTATATGGGAAAATATCTAGTGATGTGTTTTTGATGGAAGAAACCTATACTAGTGTTGGTGTTGATGGCGATGACTTCGGTTCTTTTAACAAAAAACATTACACTGGGTGTGTTGATTTTATTAAACCCTATCTGCGCTCACTGTCAAGCATGACAGAGGAAGAGAAAATAGAATTGAGTTGTCTGTTTGGAGGTATACCAGATGAAAATTATATTTATAAACCTTATACAGATATTTCATACTCTACGTTCGGCGAAGTGGTTGATTGGCTTAATAAACATCATTTTGATTATCGTGGATTAATTGAAAAGGAGCTTGCACTTAAAGCACCAGAAGGGATGTATAATATAAAAAAGAAATAACTATGTGGATATTATTTACAATTGGATTAATTATATTGCTAGTCGGATTGTTTCTCCTATGTACAGAATGTAAAGACGCTGCATTCATATTTGGAGTAATTGGGGCATATATAATATCAGGTGCTGTATTTGCGCTTTCAAGTGATTCAAAACCAACTGCGATGGATGTCTATCAAGGAAAAACAACCCTTGAAATCACCTATAAGGATGGTGTACCCACAGATAGCGTAGTAGTATTTAAAGGCAAGGAGAAATAACCATGACACAAGAAGATAAAAAACTCCTTTTGGTAGACCTTTGTTCAAGGTTGCCTTATGGAGTTAAGTGTATCAATATTCGCTGGCCACGTGACGGTCATGTGGAAATAAGCAATATAAATACAAATAGTCAAAAAGTTCAGATATTCGAAGACTGGTGTGACATTAACGACTGCAAACCATATCTTCGTTCTCTTTCAAGTATGACTAATGAAGAAAAAAATGAATTATGGGAGTTATTGAAAAAACTAGGCATGACTGCTGATGCCAAAAGATTAGATTGGCTTAACAAAAAGATGTTTGATTATCGAGGCTTAATACCTAAAGGTCTTGCATTAGAAGCACCTGAAGGTATGTATAATATAAATAAGGAGAAATAACTATGGTACAAGAAGATAAAAAACTATTAAAAGACCTTACAGCAAGGTTGTCTTATGGGGTTAAAGGTATAATAACATATGATAAAAGTAATACAACATTTACTGTAAAAGGAATTGATAATAATGTATTGCATTTATCTGATGCAGAAGACTGTTACGTTGAAGATTTTAAACCTTATCTCCGACCACTGTCAAGTATGACTGAGGAAGAGAGAAAAGAGTTAGAAAAAACAACCTATTATACATTTGAATACAAAAAAGGTGAAAGGCATATAGGGTCAAAAAGTTATCATAAATACTATCTTTTCGGCGGTGACGGTAAATTATACGGTGCAGACCCAATAAATATGCTCTGTTCTAGCGAAATTTGTACTAAATTGATTGATTGGCTGAATATGCGCCATTTTGATTACAGATATTTAATTGAAAGAGGTTTGGCGTTAGAAGCGCCTGAAGGTATGTATATAAATAAAGAGAAATAACTATGACGCAAGAAGATAGAAATAATATAATAAGCGTACTCAAAAACTATGATAATATGGCAACACTCATGGGAGACCTCTTCATGCCAATCAAAGACATAATGCAAAAATATGACTGCATAAACGAAGAAGAAGCTGTCAATATCAAACTTAAGGCAGAAGAATACCTATCAAAATACGGAGTGCTCACACTAACAGCTACAACTAAGGCAGTTAGAAATATTATAAATAAAACTGTAACTATAGAACAAGAAAAAGAAACACTAGTAACAACTGATGCAAGATGATAACATATAACTCATTAACAAACCATAACAAAACATACTATGCAGTGTATATCCCACCACATGATGATGTGCCACACTTCCTAGTACCACTAGAAATTAATTTTCTTGGTTTCTATACAAAATCCAACCAAAAGAAATTTCTACGTGTTATGTCTCATACACGCTCAACAGAATATACATGCCTACTAGAAGATAATGCCTTTGTGAGAGCAAACATGAAACCAAGAAATATGCTACAACTCACAGCATATCAATCCTCTTGGCTTCCAAAAGGCACTCTATATGTCACAGAAGATAAACAACTCTTGGCAAAACATATCAGAGACTTCTATAGAATAGAATGCCATCGTGGAAGAATAACAGCTAGAGGAACATACCAAAAAGTAATGAATACACTTAAACAATTATAAAATAACCATGTATTATTACCAATCTACAGTTGAAGGTAAACAAACTTACCAACAACAGCCAAAGGAATCACTTGAGGAAAGAACTAGAAAACTCTATAAACTCCTTAAACAACATAACCTCTTCGGAATATATATGACAACCATTGCTGTAAGACCCCATAGAATATATGACATACTCGAAGAATGGCTGTGGGTATACAGTACACCAATGGGAGAATTGATGTCTGAATGTGAACAAGAATTCATACAAAATGGAACTTTTGACATAAGCAGAAAAAGACTATTGGATAAGTTTAATGATACACTCTCAAGACTAGATGAAGAGTATCTCGTAAACCTCATAGAATATATGAGAAGATACTTTGACTCAGAAAAAGGAAAGAATATAAGATTGATATGATTATTAACGACAAATCAAAAAGAATTGTAAAACTTACAAAAGAAAATAAACTATATACACAGTTTAGAATCTTACTACAATGGCTCTACTCAGATATTGATAAAACCGAAGCACATAATAGAAAATATATGCTTCCAGAAACACATGTGCTCTATAAATTCCTTAAAGCCATACAAACAGAAAATATAATCGAACTATTCAAAATCTTGGAACGATTTAAAAAAGTGCAACCAAAAAATGAAAAACAAGTAAACAACTTTAAAAAATTCTTCCTATATAAACCAAGAAGAAAACGATAACACATGGGAACGTATAGTAATCATGAATAATTACCGAAAATAGACCTATAAAACACTATAAGTACTTGAAAATTAATAAGTTAAAATAAATGATAAATAATTTACATTTCTAAGGCTTATCGTTTATCAATAAATCCTTGCTTGATTTTCGATAAATGTTTATTGTTTTTCGATGATTGTTTATCGATATTCGATAAATTATATGAAGATGTTTAGCGATAACATATGTATAACAAAGTAGTAGATATAGTAATTGTAATGCTTTTTATCGCAAATTTTGCGATAGGAATATGGTATTATTATGACCCATCTTTTTTCGAAAAACTTGATGACGATACAATAATGACTATTGCATTATCTATGGTTGGTAGTTGGGCTATAATTGGAGGTATTGCGTTCTCAGCAGAAATGTCAAAATGAAATGAAAAAATATATGGAAAAATATGATAAAAAACAACATAAAAAACTGTTGTTTCTTTATTCCAGAAAATATTTCCAAAAAATATCAATGTTAATGTTATATAAATATTTCCATAATATTTGGTAATTAAATATTTTTTAGATATATTTGCATTGATATATTAAAATATAATTAATAGATGTCGAAGAAAATAACTATACCTTTAAATAATATAAGGTGGAAATTGCATGATTTATTTCATGAATATCTTGAGGATTGTCATGAAGTTAGTAAATCCAATCATTACAGCAGAAGATACGGTAGTGGTTATGATTGGGCTGAAGATGATGAGGTAATGTGGCTAATGCAGCAAGGCATTATATTTCCTGGTATGGAAATGGATGATGCTGATACGATATGGCCACCAACATCCGCTTCTCATGAGCGCAATAAGAGAAAAGGCAAGCGTAAGTCTCTTGACCCATATGGTCAATATTGGGAGACGTTGGAGAAGATGGAGAAGAGGCATAACAAGCGCAAACATAGGAAAGGTAAGGCTACAAAGGTTATTAATATAAATGTTCCTTACAGTGGTGATGAGGATAATCCAGATGAGGTTGGTGATTACGCTGGGTATTATGACCTTGATTCTAGTGGTATTGAGGATGGCAAGATGATATATTATTATCCAGACTATTTGAATAAGAGTGACAGATTGGAATTTGAGACCTTAAGTGGTTTCAGTGATTTTTGTGCTGACCAAGGTTATACTGTCCCTAGGGAGGTTGGAATGGACATTGCATATCGTAGGATTAGTCACACATGTTTAGACCCCAAGTTAAGGGAGGATGGAATCATGGAGATTGTTGCCAAGGAATCATTTAGTGATATGGTATATGAAGTATGTCCAATTAGCGAATTAAGTCAATAATATTTTTTTGGAAATAATATATAAATTTATGGCTAATTTAAGTAAGGAATTAAAGAAGTTATTTTTTGCACATTTAACGAACAAAAATAAACCAAGGGAATACGGCAGTGTAGTAACACATAGACCAAATCCTACTACATATCAGCCCTCTTTATTTAACAGCGGTGTTATTGGCTGTATATATTTCTACGAATGGTCTGATACCAATAGGACTCCCAAGACATATTATACTTTGGAAGCGTTTGAGAAATTCTTGAATGACTGTCACATTTATCTATTAGCTTGGCAACGTGAGGTTATTTCTCATATGAAACATCCCTATATTGCTTGCAAAAAGGGTAAGAAGGAAATTATAATCAAGAATAGTTTCAGTGAATTATCCAAAGCTATAGAGGAGGGTAGCAGTATTGAGAATACATTTAAGAATAACCCTTTTACCGATACATGTGTCCATCATGGTAATGTGGCAATCAATAGACCACCTAGTATGAGACATATGGAGCCAGTATACGAACCAGATGGAAGATGGAGTGAGGAGGGACACTACTTTGGATAAATGTACTTAAAAAAGTACAACACCAACAGTGTTGTTGCTATTGAACGCTAGCTTGTGGACTTGTCCACAATCGAGCCATAGGCGAAGTGAGATAGCGTACAATGGGCTATAATTAAGCTATATGTGATATTTATTTTCTTAAGGGATAAAAATAAAAAAGATGGCATATTACCAATATATGTCATCTTTTTAATGTATTTTATGAGTATGTATTAGTACTTAAAAAAGTACATAATTATGTTGTAACTACGGTATACTTCATGGTTTCAAGTTCTTTATGTATATTTCCCATATGGTGTCTTAGGAAATCCAAGTCATTATTTGTTTCTTGTTCTCCCATATATCCATAGTTATATGCCTCATTGATATCAGTTGTCAATTCAAGTGTTTCTGTTGATAGGTCATATGATTTAATCATGAGACCATCTTTATTTTTTGCTACTCCTTTTGCCATAGTTTTAAACGATTTAAAAATTATAAATAGACTTAAAAAAGTACAACAGCACTGTTGTTGCTATTGAACGCTAGTGAGATAGCGTACAACGTCAACGTTGTTACCATTGAGCATCAGCGAAATGATGCACATGTTAATCATTCCAAGCTAAATCGTCTAGGATAGGTGCTTGTGGTCTTGCTTCTGCTGCTGGTGCGCCTACCAAATCCATAGGCATAGGTTCATCTGCTGCATCTACATCTTCCTCACAGTCACCCCATTCACTATCGATTGTCATATATTCTAGTTCTGGGTAGTCTTTCATGAAGTGATGTTTAATATAATCTAGTTCTGAGTCAGCGAAGAATCCTTCATCTTGGTAATATGCATTTTCTTTAGTGTTTTGGAATGTAATTGTACCGTTTGCTCCATCAACCTCTTTAATCCATTTTGTAGGTTGATTTGGTTCTGAAATTTTAAAATATGCCATAATTGTTTAGTTATTAAGTTGTTTATTTTTTCTATAAAATATAATATGCTAATGCAAAGATATAGAAAAAATCTTAAATAACCAAATAAATTAAGCATTATTTAGATATATTATGTACTTGAAAAAGTACAAAATGTAAGTATAAGCATATTTTTCAGTAACACTTTGAAAATTTTCCGTATGTACGTCTGTGACACTTTGATAAGTAAATGGCGTATTTACCTACCAAAATGCCATACATAAGACTTAAATAAGTACAACAACAACGTTACACCCTCTTACTGAGGGTGCTCGTTATGTTTCATTGAAAATAATTGCACTTTCTTGAGATACCGCCATATATCCTTTATCTCCTCTTCCGTGAGCATATATATGGAACAATATGGGTCTGATTTTGTGGATACCTTATAATCAGGATACCAATGAATCAATATACTTCCCAATGTTTGAGGGTCTATCTCAATCATCTGCACATATAGGTCATTTATCTTCAGTTGATTGGAATCAATACGAATACCACTCACTTCGACTTTAGGAAATAAATGAATGAGCGTTTCCCTTACTTTGTTCACAAGTAAAAGGGTATCATCAGATACCCTATATAACTTCTTTCTTGCTTCGTTTAATTCGGTTGTTGATGTCATAAAATCAATCGTTTAAGAAATAAATCCAATTAAGGTCAATAATATTACGTCCAGCGCCATTAAGATGTAGGTCATCTTGAAACTCAGTAAGACTACCCCAAATTTGGGTATCGCCATCAGCACACGCTGCCTCACTACGCTCTCTATCGTTAATCGAATCGAGCCATTCTTTGTCGTAGGAGTTCTTTGGGAATCCTACTACTCTTACGTTACTATTTTTATCCATATCTCTAAATTTTTTGCAAAGATACGAAAAAAAATTGGAATAGCCAAATAAAAATAGATTTATTTTAAATTTAATTTTTCCCTATATAATATATTATAATAAGGTATATAGGGATTTGTAAAGAAAGTGGAAATATTTTCAATTGAACGTAATTTTTTTATAGATTTATTTGGTAGTTTCGCCAGAATTTCGTATCTTTGCACCATAATTCAAAAATATAGGAGATTTAGGCTATGAAGTTTACAATTGACGGACGTGAGTATGAGGACTATCAGTTGAGCAATGAGCAGATTGTTAGACTGATTGAGGGCAAGTATTTGGAAATGGACGATACCCATGTCAGTTCTGACGAAAAAGAACTCCTTATGAAAAAGGTATATGAGCGTTTCAAGAATGAGTGTTGCGCTCGTAAGGGAGAGAGCCGTGATGAGTTGTTTGCACGTAATTTCAGCGATTATGTGAATAGATGCCCAAATGATTTCAAAAAGGCTGCAAACGCAATGGGAAAAGACCATAGATATTTGCAGAGTGAAATGTTCAAGATGTGTATTGAGTATATCAAGGTATTGGCAGAGCACTATAATAACGGCTGTTATGACCCTCGCAATGAATGGGCTTGTAGTACCGCCTATTCCATCATAGACGAGTTCAATACCCTCTAAGCGCTAAAAAGTGTAAAGATACGAAAGTTTTCTTTGAATTTTTTGGTCAGTTCAAAAAAATATCGTATATTTGCATCACGAAATAAAAAGATTAAAAATATTGGGGTAATCTAAGTGATTATCCCTTTTTTTGTAAATAAAGTGGAAAAATTTTATTATAGATTGAAAATAATTTGTTTTTTTCTTTGTAGATTGAAAATAATTTCGTATCTTTGCAGCGTAATTCAAGAAACATTAGTTATTAACAATTAAATTTATAGGAGATTTAGATTATGAGTCACATGATTGAGATGAAGAATGGTGTTGCAAGTTTCGCTGAGAATGGTCGCAGAGAGCGTGCATGGCATGGACTTGGACAAGTGGTAGATGAGCCAATGTTCGTGAAAGATGCGCTGAAACTTTGTCACGCTGATTATAACGTTGGATTGCAGCCAGTTATCGCTCTGAGTGAGCAGTTGCGTAGCGCAATGGAAAATGGCGAGTTTATCAATGCTGCAATGCTGAAAGACCTCCTTGTGGACAACACAATGGCTACAATGCGCCTTGATAGCAATAAGAGCCTTGGTATTGTATCTGACAAGTATGGTATCGTACAGAACGAAGATGCCTTCAAGTTTGTGGATATGTTTTGTAGTGGCAAATTTGCCGATAGAGACAATACCCCAGTGATTGAAACTTGTGGTGTGCTTGGAAATGGTGAGCGTGTATTTGTTACCGCAAAGTTCCCACAGAGCATTGTAATGGATGCAAAGCGTGATGACCTCGTGGATATGTACGTAGTGTTTACCACCTCACATGATGGCACAGGTTCTGTTCGCTGCATGGTTACGCCTATTCGTGTGGTATGTAACAATACTCTTAATTGGGCGATGGAGAATAACATTGGGCGCATTGCTTTCCGTCACTCTTCAAAGGTTATGTCACGTCTTGACCTTTTGAATAAGGAAAACGCTGAATTTGCTTATAAGGCTCTGAATGTGGCAAAGGTGTACTCTGAATCACTCGCACAGAGTTTTGAGCACTTACGCAACATCAAGTTGGCTGAGAGAGACCTTGATAACATCATTGCACAAGTGGTATTGGCTCCAGATGCAGCAAAGGATTTCTTGCAGAACCATAACATCAATAGTGATGCAATCAAGACACGTGGACGCAATATCTTCTTGGGAGTTAAGGAATGCTTGGAAAATGGCATTGGTCAAGAGGGTCAAGAGCGAGGTACTGCAATGTGGCTTATGAATGGAATGACCTCTTACTTTCAGAATGAAGCCACAGAGCGCAGCGAGGAAATCAAGTTTGATAGCATTATGGATGGCAACATCTATAAAAAGGTACAAAAGACATTTGACCTTTGTCTCGAAGCAGCCTAAAGAAAATTAATCCCCACCTTAAAAAAGTGGGGATTTTTCTTGGTTATTTCAAAAAAAATTCGTATCTTTGCATTGTTAAAGATTTAGATTATGGCTAAGCAATATCATATAAGGGTATATATTCCAACAGAGGAAATTGGGTTAATCATGAATGATGCGGTTAATACCAATGCTTTCAAACTGAATAATAGTTTTGATGGCATGAATGGTATGATTGCAATCTATGATGGCTATTGCAATGGCAAGGTATTGAAGTTCCTTATTTCCCTTGGGATTACATATTTCCCATTGGATAACTATGAGGATTTCATTATTACTTGCCCAAATTGTGGTGAGAGGATTAATGATGATATGATATTAACCATATATGATGAAAATCTATTGAGTGGCTATAATATACTATGTTATAGGAATGATTGTGGCACACAAATGGCTGATGTCGAATTTATATTGGATTGAAATGCTGTATGTATCTATATAAATAGATTAATGTGGGGATTTATCTGTAATGGTAAATCCCCATTTTTGTAAACAATTCAGAAAAATATTATTATAAATTGAAAATAATTTGGATTTTTCTTTGTCAATTGAAAATAATTTCGTATCTTTGCATCGTTAAACAATTAAAAGGAGATTCAGATTATGGGAAATTTAAAAGATTTGGTTGCTTACAGAGGATTTCAGTTTGAAATGAACAGATTGAGCAAAATCACTTATAAGGGGTTTGAAAAGACCTTGAAAGAGATTGGAGTGTCCTATATTGGCGATTGCAATCATTCCACAAAGTTGATGCACAATGAGCGTTTGAATATGCTCACTTATGGTTTGTATCTTGCTTCTGCTGATGCTTCAAACATCAATGTATGCCCAAAGAGTTCAATGTGCCGTGAGAGTTGTCTTGTTGGTAGTGGCTATGCAAAGATAGATGCACTTAGTGGCAATACAAGGGTTATTGATTCGAGAATTACCAAAACTCGTCTTTTCTTTGCCAATAAGCCTTTGTTTATGAAGTTGATGATGATTGAGATAAATCGTGCAATAAATAAGGCTAAGAGGGAAAACATGGAGTTTTCTATTCGCCTTAATTGCACAAGTGATATTTCTCCATTGGCTTTCAATATTAATGGTAAGAATATATTAGAGTTATATCCCAATGTATCTTTCTATGACTATACAAAGGTAAAGAACTATTGGAAGATTGCAGAGAAATATAGTAACTACTATCTTACGTTCAGTCGGGATGGTTCAGAGGAAAACGAGAAAGAATGCCTTGAATGGCTTTCAAAGGGCAATAATGTTGCAGTTGTGTTTGGTGTGACAAAGACAAGTGAATTACCTAAGAAATGGAAGGGTTATGAGGTTCTTGTTGGTGACGATTACGATTATAGGGTATGGGATAAGTTGCAAAAAGGAAAACAGATTGTAGGACTTATATATAAGGTTGGCATAAATGATTTTGAGGAAATCAATGGCAAACATCATTTCAAGGGAATACCAAAAAGTCCATTTATAATAAGTGTCGATGATAAGGATTGTGAGTGGTAAAAAACTCACAATCCATTTAAAATAAATTGAAAATAATTTGGTCAGTTCAAAATAATTTCGTATCTTTGCATTACAAAACAAAAATAGATATGAGTATTACAGACATTACATGGGAAACTGATGGGTTGGATGCCGAAGAACTTGGCTTGCCCACAGAAATAGAATTGCCAGATAACATTGATTGCGATGATGATGATGCAATTAACAATTATCTCTCAGATACCTATGGTTGGTTGACTATTGATTGGCTTAAAAGACCGAAATCATTTAAATATGAACGACAATAGACCTTGGAAAGTGATGGTAGATGGGTATTGCTATCACAGATATAAGAGAAAGAGCGTAGCCATTAAGAGGGCAAACGTTCTCAAAGGTGCAACACCATCAGATTGTAAGATTTGTGTTTCAAGTGGATTTGAAGTAATTGAGATATGAGTGATAAGGTTGTTGAAAGCATATATTATGTATTGCTGATATTGTGCATAGTATCAATGTGGTGGGCATTTATTTGGAAGCCTTAACATAATTTAACGTGTAGTTCTTTGGAATTACACGTTTTTTCCATATCTTTGCCAAAGTAATTATAACTTATAAATTAATAATGAAATGGTAGAAAACGAAAGTAAAATTTGGGAAAAGTTATGTGGCAAAAAGATTGGTACTGAAAAACTCTCCATTGAGGGTTTTAAGAATAAGATACCATTTGAGATTTACGATGGCTATGCCTATTGTGAGGATTATAGGGGTCACAGATATGATATGTCATATCCACAATTGAAATCTGTTAGGGATAGTGAGGAAATGGCAAATGCGGTAATGGAATATATCAATAAAATCAGTGATAAGAAACTTGAAAGCGTTGATGAAATTGGTGTTATCCATTGTCTGATTGCGTTCAATACGCTTTATCGTGATGGGGTTGAAATCGTGCCAAAAGTTAAGGAGGCTGCATAATGGGTAGGTTTAAGATACAACTTAATTATAATGCCACTTTCACAACTGAGGTTGATGCAAAGGACGAGGGCGAAGCCTATGATAAGGCACGAAATCAAGCAGAAGAAGCAGACATTAAGGAATTTGTAATCTGTGGTGAGAGAGAATCACAGATACTTGGTAGGGATTAAACTCTTTCTATATTGTCATACTTTTCATTTTTACCTATTATTTGGGGTTGGGAAGCAATTCTCAACCCCTTTTTTGTTAATAAGTGTTAAAAGACCAGATTTTTACCTCAAAATGTTTTGTAGATTGAAAATAATTTCGTAACTTTGCACCAACAAAATAAAGGAGATATGGAAAGAGACAAAAAAGTATTCCTACTCGATAAGCAACATTATCGCAAGGAGCAAGTAGAAAACCTCACCGAAAAGGATTTAGAGGAATGGGTAGCCGAAGAGGACTACGATGATAACTACACAATCGTTAAGATTGATGCAAACTCTTATGCAAGTGCAGAGGAAGCTATTGAAGCCGAAATGCCTTTTGTAGATTTAGATGACTATTATGTATTCTCATTTGGTTTTTAAACTATGATTGAATCAAAGTTAAGAGTTGAAATAACTCGTTTCGATAATGCAAATACCCATTATTATGGGAATGTAGTCACAAAGAAAGTGGTTGAAGATACCCGTTTATGCGAGTTTGACAAACGTGATGAAAATTGCATTGCTCCATTTGGAATAGTGACAACTATCGCAATAGATAAATCTTACAAGGATTTGAATGGCAACAAGATAAACGCAAAGGAAGTCTTTGAAATAAAGGTTAATCGTTACTATTTTGACCATGAGGATGATGGCGGTTTCCTCGCTTTCTTCAGTGTGGAAGAAAAGGTTTACAAATTGTGGGTAAAATTCAATGAGAACAATGAAGTCGAGAACCTTTGGCTATCTGAATGGCTTGAAAATGGCTATTTCCAAGATGGTGACGATGCAGATATCATCTATAAGATGAATGACTTTACAAGTTATTACACAATTAAACAATAAGATTATGGAAAAGATTTTTAATGTAATTCAGACAAGTAATTGTGATGGAGAAATCCTTGTGAATGTTACACCTTGTGCTGATTTTGAGACTGCAAAAAAGGTTATGGACGATGAAGTTCACACCTTGCTTTCAGATGGTAAGTATGAGGGTCTTGACCTTGACGAGATAGAGAAAGACCAAAACGATGATGATGCAGATTGTGACTACACATTGGAACGCAGCGACACATCATTTTATATTGATTGTCTTTATGACGATTATTCCGAAAGAATTGAGATTGAAGAAAAGGAAATTGTTAAAATGGGTTAAAATACCAGATAAAATTTGGTAGATTCAAAATAATTTCGTATCTTTGCATCACGAAACAAGAAATAAATAACATTATTAATTAAAAGAATAGGAGATTAAAACTATGGCAAAAGAGACAAAGACAAAGAAAGTGACAATCGACTCACGTGTACGTGCAATCGCAGAGAGTGGTAGCGGTAAGGGTGTAGGTATGCCAAATTGGTTTACACTGCCGCAGAATAAGGAGAAACGTGCGCTGCACATCGACATCTGCAAGAAACTCACAGAGTTGTCAAACGCACATGACAAGTACCCTATCACATACCTTGTGTATTTCGCAGTAGGTAAGAACGCACATCGTCTATGCACGTTCCTTGGCGGCTACGATAAGATTGACGAGAAAAAGGCCGAGACCATTTTCAAGTGGCTTGAAATGTTCGCAAAGCACCACAAGAACGAGAAGTTGTTCAAGAACCCCAACGTGGCTCATGCTCTGTGTCGTTTCTATGACAAGTATTCCACAAAGACAAAGGATTTCAAGGAAGCACTTGCAAAGAGTGAACCCAATCCAAAGATTAACGTGAAGAACGCTAAGATGTCAGTTGAGACACTTGGCATTGCGAAAAAGGTGGAAGAGACTGCAAAGACAGAGGAAATGGCTATGGCTATGGCTGCTGCCGAGTAAGACAAAGGTTAGGTGGGGTGAAATAATCCCCACCAACTTTTCTAAAAAAAATGGGATTTTTCTTGGTCAATTCAAAATAATTTCGTATCTTTGCATTAACAAATAAATAAGAGTTATGGATATTTCAGTATTACAGATTGTTTCCCTTGTGGTTGTGATTGGTGTCTTGGTTGCAATTCCGCACATCGTCACTCACTTTGGGCAGAAGAAAGAAGAGGTGAAGTAGTTATGGGCGTATACGAAACAGAGTTAGGCTACATTGTAAGAGAAACCCTTACTGGCCTTGATGTGACAGAAGATGGCGAGTTTGTTTGCGAATTATATGGTAAGACCCTTGATAACTATCGCTATGATGGTGACATTGACGATGATAAATTGGAATCTGACATCAAGGAAACCGTTGAAGTGGCTGACTTTCTTGCTAACGAATGTTAATGATTGAAAATTTCTCAAAATAAATTTGGTTATTCCAAAAAGATTTCGTATCTTTGCATCGTGAAACAATAACAAAGTAATTAATTAAAAAAAGGTAAAACAAAAATGAGTGGACAGAAGAAACTCAATCGAGTTACAAAGAACATCAGAGTGGTGGCAATGCCATCAAAGGTACGCAAAGATTATGCGCTTGACGAGAATGGGCAGATTATGAAAGACCCAAAGACAAATGAGCCTATCATGAAAGAGACCCAACTCTATCGAGTTAAGCAACTGAAATAACGGCTTAAGATTGGGGGTAGTGCATATATACAGCGCAAATCGCTTACCACCTTGCCCTCGATGCCGTTTCTTAGGTAGGGATAAAACAAGCCAACAAATGGTCAGCAACTCGTGATAGTGGCGGTGTCAGTACCAAGATTGGGGAAACCCTACCTAATTTTCTCAAAGGTTAAACGAAGTTAAAACACCGAAAAAGTTTGGTCAGTTCAAAAAAATTTCGTACCTTTGCATTACAAAACGCTTAGTTGGGGTAAGCACCCAAGTTTACTAAAGAGGAAAGATAATGGAAAGACCTCCGCCCTCATAAGGGTATTAAGTTTAGGAAAATAATTTTTTTAGATTACTGCGCCGATTATAAATTTTAAGGGGAGAACATATAAAGCGAGATTGCCCCTATGCTCGCACACATAGAGTATGATTAGAGACCGACCCAACTAAGGAATGATATATATATATAACACTGATAAAAAGTAAATTTAACCATAATTACAAAACCCCAATTAGGCGGAGATAGGGTAAAGTTCGTGTAACGTTACAATGCCGTCGTATGAATGAACTTAAGCCGTGGAGTTAAGTGAATTTGGAACATAAATAGTTCCGTCCGAGCCAATTAAGTGTCAATGAGCGACCAATATCCAAAGAGCCGCCATTTCCGAGACACATTACGCTTAGCCACCTCTACGGAGGTCAGCAAGAGCGATGCCGAATGGCCCATTAAACCACTTACCAAGGGCGATTAGGACATACCGAAGTTGAAACAATGTCTGCGTAGGAGTAATGTGCGCACAATTCTACTACCAAGTATGCGGAGTGTTAGTTATAGGGTGTCCATTTTTAATAGAGAGGGGCGATGTTAGGCGAGCGAACCCAATTTAGCCGAGTATATGCGCTTGCCATGCCCTAAATTACTGCAAATTAAGTTGTGAAATCAACCCTACTCACAGCGACTATGACGTTAATCGTTTGCGGTGTTGTCATAGTATGCTACTAAAGGTGTGAGAAACAAGTGAGGTGGATTCGATGCGCCCCAAATGGGAGATGCCGAACTGCGATGCAATAAGTTGCACTTGCCTTTGCCATCATGTAATTTCGGACGTGTTCCACCTCACATTTTTAAATGCCCTATGATGGAATTGGAAAGTGGATGATTACGTATATTCTGCTTTTTGGTTGCCATACGCTACTTAACCATCGGTCGTGTCGTTTTGTAGTTGAGAGTTTCATCACTTTATAGGGTACAAAAATTCTCGATTTGCGTTGTTTAGACGCTCTTTGTTTTCCATAATTTAAGATTGTTAGGTTTTTAGTTGTTTGGATGGGGACTTGTCGTGAGATAAGTTCCCATTTGCGTTTTTTAACACTTTTAATTTGGTCAATTGGGATAAATTTCGTATCTTTGCATTGTCAAAACAAATAAAACATTAAAGATTATGAGTACAATTTTAGGAGTTCAGAGAACAAAGTTAGACAACTGCGAGGTAGTATCTTGTGGTTTGACAAAAGAGCAGCATGACATTGCAGTAGAAATGGTTGAGTATGACCCATTTTGGCTTATGCAGTACGACTTTGAAGAGGTTGATACTGAAATGGCAAATGTATGGATTGCTGACGCATTTAGTGAGGGCAATGAGGAATATGCTCATTTCTTGCAGAAAGCCATTGCTGATGGTGCAGACCTTTACACCATGACTGATGGCTTTGGAGATTTAAAACAACAACTTGGTGAAGTAGCAATTTATAGAGATTAAACCTATGACACAGAGAAAGTTTTATAAAGCAGTAGTAGGCTATGGTGAACTTGAGCACAATGAGTTAATGGCTTTGACTGATGGCAAGCCTATTATCATTGATGATAAAGAAGTTGATACCATTCTTGATGATTGTGGTTTGAAGTTCTCATACAAGAATAATGGCATATCGTATGTCGCTGACTTGGATATAGACGATTTAGACGAAGAAATTTGTGACAAAATTTATGAGTTTCTTTGTAACAACTGAAATGAGTTAGGCTAAAAAAAGTTAAAAAGTTTGGTGATGTGAAAATAATTTCGTATCTTTGCATCATCAAACAATTTAAAAGTAATAGGAGATTAAAAGTTATGGCAGAATTAAACTTAGTTGAGAAAGCGAATAAGGTAATCAGTTTCCGCAAGGTAATTCGTGATATTTGCCGCAAAAAGGGTTTGGAATATCCCTCTGACGATAAGATTTCTGAATACATCAATCAGAAGTATGGCATGAACGTTGATGATTTCATGAAAGACTATACAGAGAAAGAGGGTATCTTCCGTGACCCAACCACAGAGTTCTACAATGACCTCATGAAGATTAATTGGGGAGAGGGAACACCAACCATTGAGAATGTTAGGGAGTTTGTGGCAAAGAATGGCTATGACAAACAGAAGTTTATCAATGAGTGGGTTGTCAATACCTATAAGGGAGTTGAGAAAAATACCCTCATTGCTACCATTAAACTCACTGATGAAGTGCTTGTCCAGTTGTGGAACGCATTTATTGAGGAAAGTTCCTTATATGGTGATGATTCATACATCTATGACCTCACCAATGATGATGATGTGAGAGTGTTGAGAGGTAGCATGAAACCAAGCGATTGGGCAAAGGTTAAGGCTTTGGGTTCTCGCTTTATCCAATGGTATAACCTTAATGATGGTGACATTGTTGCCAAAAAGGACATCAAGGGTATCATTATCGCCTATTGGGGTGAGATTTTCAATCGTGTAATGCTCTATCCGTTAGCATATCAATTTGATGTAAATCTCTATGCAGAGGGTGACGGAAGCACATACTTTGATGATGTGTTCTTCCCAACAATCGCAAAGGAAATTGGATATATTATCAATGGTGACAAGGGAACAATCGAAAAAATCGAAAAATAATCTCTAAAAAGTTTGGTGGTGTGAAAATAATTTCGTATCTTTGCACCATCAAACAATTTAAATAATAGGATTATGAGAGAATATCAAGAAAGAATCTGTGATGCGGTTACTCGCAAGACCAATTGGAGTGGCAGCAACGTTGTTGTTAAAACTGAAAACAACATTACAAAGGTTTGGTATCACGGCAATCAGATTGCAAGGGTTGACCATTCCAATAAGAGCGCAACCTTTGATAATTGTGGTTACACAAACGCTTCAACAACTGCACGTATCAATGCGGTAAAAGAGGCTTGCAATTCACTTGTTTATAATTATTAAAGATTGAATTATGTTTGGACTATTTCTGTTATTCTGCATAGGTGTTATGGCATGGGATATTATAAGTGACCCAACTTACACAAAATGGAAGAAAGAGTTGGAAGAAGATTAAAAAAACTCTTAAAAATTTGGAATTGTCAATATTTATTTATATCTTTGCAATATGAGTACACTAAGTAATAACATAAAGGACGCAATCAATAGAAACTTTGAGTTTAACGTTATTGAACGTAATGCTGAAAGTGTTTTCAATATGCTTAACACTTGTGTTAAGGGTAGTGATGATATGATTGTGTTACCTCATGTTGATAAGGTCGAATTAACCGAAATTGATGCCTTACACGATAAGGTTTCACTTTTATGGGACGATTATAAGGTTGAGGGAACAATAACTTGGGCATTATCAAAGAACCCCATTACAAAAGGTTCTGTGGTGTTTGTCAAGGTTGAATAAAAGTGTTTTTCATGGCATTTAGATTACGTTTATGTTCCTTCTCAGTCTGTGATAGATAGAGAAGGAATTTTTTTTTATATGGGGTTGTGGTGCAGCTGGTAGACACGTGGCTCTTAAAAAGCCATGCCCATCTGGGCTCGTTGGGTTCGAATCCCACCTTCCCTACACACTTTAATCTCCTTTTTCAAGTTGGAAACGTTAAAGATTGTTTCAATCTTGACATTTTCCACTATTTTTTTTGGTAAATTGAAAATAATTTCGTATCTTTGCACTACAACTAAAATATAGGAGATTAGATTATGGTACTTGAAGAAAACGTTGAATTAAAGGAAAAGCAGCAGAAGTTACTTGCTGAACTCCGTAAGATTGTAGGCAGAGGTTTTGAGTGTTCCGAAGCATATCTAAAGCAATGCAAGTATGAAGCCAATCGTATTGGTGAACAAGAAGTCCGCTATGGTAAGATTACTAAGCAGTACGTTTATATCGGTTGCAGAGCGATTTATACAACCAATGACGAGGGTACAGAGTATGGCGCAAGGATTCGTAAATATCCCATTTGTAAAGTTCCATCTTTCCAAATCGTTAATAAGATTGCCTTGGAAGATTTGTTTGTTAATGACTTGGAAAAGATTGTCAATGACATCAAGTTTGCTCTTTGGTGGGAGAAAGATGTGCGGCTTAAGAAACTTGAAGCGGAAATGGCCGAGTGTCAGAAGTATGTGTCTTTATTCGACAAGTTCTTGAAGAAACAATAGATTCATAATATTTATAATATAATTCAAGGGAAAAATTGAGGAAGTTTCCCTTGAATTTTTTCAAGGAATAAAACCTTTTTAAATTGAAGGGTTTGGTTGTTGGGGAGCAATCAAACCCTTATTTCTTTTCTGGAATATATTATTATATAATAATATATTCTCTTTTCTTATATAATATATTATTATAAATTTATTTAATATTATATTTTAATTTAAATATATTATGCGCACACGTGCGCACGTGAGAGAACTTTAAATACCAATAGTGTTTTATTTTGTTTCTGAGACGTTAAAACGTATTGTTCCTATAACTTATTCACTTGGACAGAGAAAGTGGCTCAGAGGGCTTTAAAATGTGTTTAACGTTTATTAACGGATTAAGTTTGGTTATTCCAACTTTATTTCGTATCTTTGCATCGTTAAACAAATAAACATTAAAGGTTATGAGCAATTCAAAAGTAAGAAAGCAGTTGGAAGCACAAGCAAAGAATGAGAAGTTGGTTGAGGCTTATAAGAAGAAGTCCAATTTTATTCTCGATAGTGCAATGTGCAAAGCATATTTCAAGGATAGTGGAATGTCTGTTAATGGCATTGTTGAGAAGATTCTAAAGTCAAAGTATAATCTCCCTTGGCAAGAAAAGATTATCCGCAAGGTTCTCGTTGAGATTAGAGGTAAGCACAATCCAATGGTGGCAATTCCCCAATTCAAGTATGAGAAAAGCACTCATGACATCATCAAGGAGTTTGTTGAGCGCAACCTCATGAAGATGTGTGCTGATTGTGGTAGGAACAGAGAGTTATATCCATTGACTTTCAAGGATATGTTGGAAGAGTTCACATAAATCATAATCTTTTTTAATTTGTTTTGACGTTGGTGGTGACTAGGTAAGTGAATCAAAGCCTAGCCACCATTTCTCTTTTGTTAAAAACGTTAAAAGGTTTGGTCAATTGAAAATAATTTCGTATCTTTGCATTGTTAAACAATTAAAGATTAGAGAGTTATGAAGAGAATTAAGGTTAAGATTACCGATAAGAACAAGTTCTTCAAGGAGTTTGGAGACGGAAGTTGCATTGGTGGAAGTTATGGCGAGCCTAATGTTGCTACCCTTAGTCTTAATGAGAATGAGTTCAAGACGCTTTCATTATTTATGGGTGAGGTCAGTGACTTACGGCATGATGTAGCACTATTTAAGTTTAGTCAGTGTTGTGTGCTGACAGATTGGCATAAGAGAATTATCTGTAAGACGTTCCCACAGATAACAGAAAATGTAACAATAGAATTTCTTTAAAAAAAGTTCCAAAAAAGTTTGGTTATTACAAAATAATTTCGTATCTTTGCATCGTTAAACAATTAAAGATTTAGATTATGGCAGACGTTAAGGCATTTATCAAAAAGTGGAATGGTCGTACATTAGAGGACGATGGTTTTCGTGTATCAAAGGAATTTCATTCATTTCAAGTGGCTTTCTTCAATGCAATGAGGAAGATTGCGAAATCACTTGATGGAGAGGTTGTTAATCCCTCGTATGGACACTATGACATGAGTGGGTTTATCAAGTGTGGTGACAAGTATGTATATTTCAGTTATGACAATGGTTGTGGACGTGGTGGAAGAACTCACGTTGCCCTAAAAAATGATGGAAATTGGTTGCAGCCAATGTATTGCAGAACTGCAAAGGATGAAAGAGACTATCGTGGAGGTTACAATAATAATTGCTACTTTGAGGACTGCGAAAAAGTAATCGAAAGATTGTTGAAGTAAGAGAATAATAAACGTGGGTCAAAAAGTCACTGATATTACTGCGCAGGTCAGTGATGGTACATGGCGGTGATGCGGTAAACTTAGTGTACATTTCCCACATTTTTAAAGATATAAGGGGAAGAACACTCAGAGGACTTAGGAAATCTGAGTGCCCCAAAGGAGAAATAACCTCGTCTAAGGGTAAGAGTAGGTCGTTTGACATTCCAATGCGCATTTGGAAGAAGAGGCTGGCTGTGTAGTCAAGTAAGGAAAGTGCAACTCCGCCACTAATTAGTTTCTCCTTTTAAGATATAAGACAAGATTGAGTTGAAAGATGGGGATAGGCATCCATCGCAAAGAGGGAATAAGGTTCGCCTACGCAAGAAAACAAACCTCCTATAATCTTGTTCTTGTGAAACAATAATTCAAATCTCCTTTTCGACCCGCAAGTGTTAAAAATGGCACTTGTGGGTTATTTTTTTATCTTTTTTCTTGGTCAATTCAAAATAATTTCGTATCTTTGCATCAAGTTAAACAAATAAAGAATAGGAGATTAGATTATGGGAGTAAGAAGTGGTCATAAGACAAGCAGAACACCTTTAGAGGTTTATAATGGTTATCGTATCATTAGGGTAACTGAGATTGAGTATGAGCGTAGCATATTTGATTCATCACGTTATTCTGATTATCCAAAGAAGAAAGAGATTCATTATGATTTCTGTAAAGAGGGCAATGAGAAAAAGCCATCGCAGCATTATGGTTCTTGGGCGAGCAACATCAAAGAGTGCAAGGAATGTATTGATAATTTCATCAAAGATGATTCAATCTATTTCACCGAAGAAGAACGTGAAAAGTATGTGCATCGCCCAAACAGAAAGTGTGATTATGGGTATGGATATGATTCTCTTATGAAGTTGATGCGTGAGCACCAAAAGGCTGATAAGCGCATTAAGATTCTGTTGGAAGATAGATTGGTTGATGCGAATTTCCATTCGTTTGCAGGATTGCTTTCAGAGTGTGATTATAAGGGATATGAGGAACTTGCTGCAAATAGATGCAAATTTAATGAGAAGTTTGAGGTATATACCCATACAATGCGCAAAGCCATTAAAGACCCTAAGAGTTTGGAAGATGGTTTGAATAAGGCGATTAGTGATTACCTTGCAAGCCAAGGAATAAAAGATACATCTGTCGAAGTGAAATTCTGTGAAGAATGGTAACTTAGAGAAGTTAATAAGTTGTGAATGTTTGTTTGAATGGGGAGAGATTTTTTAAATTTTCTTCCCATTTTTTTTGGTAGATTCAAAATAATTTCGTATCTTTGCATTACAATTAAAAAGATAAGTAATATGGATATTAAAGAAGTAAGAAACAATCTCATTAAGGATTTGGAAAATGAATACACTCCAACTGAAATTGAGTTGATTGATATTCGTTTGGACGAAATCGCTGAAATGGAGCACATGAGCCTTGAAGACTTGGACTACTATTGTACGGCTAATTCAAGTGAAATGTTCGCTTGTATCTTTGACTATAAGGAGTTTGATAAGAAGAATTTTGAGGTAGATTGAGTTATGACATACTCATTGATTATAGAGCATAAAAATAGTGACCCAAAGCATATCAAGGATATTGCGACTTGGGATGAAGTGTTGGACACTCTTAGGCATAAGTTAGACCAATGGACAATCAAAGTTCGTATCTATAAATGGTCAAAGAATGATAGATGCCTTGGTTCAAAGTGTGTCACAATGGGCAATCTTTGGAACATTTGTTGGGATGGAACTGATAAAGTATTATTATAAATTAAAAAAGAAAAGAAAATGAAAGAAAAAGCAAGTTGTTTTGGTGTTGGGTGTTCATTTCTCATTCCCATCGTTGGTGTTGTGTGTTACTTTGTACAAAAGGACAAGGTTGAGAATCCCAATAGTTATTTGATAGCTGCTCTCTGTGGTTTCATCGTGAATTGTATTCTGATGGCATAATTAAATAAATGTTAAAAAAATCTGGATTGTTTGGTCAATTCAGATTTTTTTCGTATCTTTGCATTGTTAAACAATTAAAGATTAGAATTATGGCAAGGAAATATTCTTTTTATCAATTGGCTAAAGAGCACGGAGTAAATAACTATGAGGTCTATCGTGATGCGTTTTCTGCGTATCAGCGCACAAATGGTTCTGCTACCTTATACGGAGTAGATGAATATGATAGTTTTACTTGTATTATGTCAAAATAACAATTTAAAAGAATAGGAGATTAGGGATTATGATGTTCAACAACAAATTCAACAAGGACAACACCATTCACTTTGATGTGGAAGAGTGGGTTTGCACAGACCCAGACGAATGTCAGTTCTGTCGCAAGGTGAGTGATACTATATTTGAGTATATTCAGTTAAAGACTGATGATTTAAAGAAATTCATTGAGACATTCCACTTGGGCAACAAGCATTTGCTTTCGACTTTGAATGACCGCACCACCATTGCTGATTGGTATCAGAGTGAGACAGATGTGAATGATTACGATGCAGATGCAATCGGTGAGTATCTTTCCCCTTATGGTGGCATTCTTGATGGTGTGACTGACGAAGCCGAGCGCAATCAGTTAATTGCAGAGTGTATTTTTGAAACTGATGATGTAGCAAATGATTGGTATGAGTAAGAATGTGAATATTGTCTATTATGTGGACACCAACGATAATACAAAGGGGTCTATCTGCGCTATTCCGTCTGACAAGGATATGCGTGATAAGGATATAATCTCAAAGATTTCCAATGAGATTGAGGAAAGTGGAATCCTAAACGATAGAATGAAAAGGGTTAATATACGTTCAATTGCATTTGCAATAGCACACGGATATGGTTGTGAAGCATTTGAATATGAGTTTGGTGTCGAGGAAGTTCCACTTATAGAGTGTTAAAAATGTTAATTCCCTTGGCTAATTCAAGGGAATTTCGTATCTTTGCATCAACAAAATAACAATTAAAAGGAGATTAGAATATGGCAAAGAAGATTTTTACAAGCAAGATGATTCCCGAACTTGTCTATGAGGTAGTAGGTGAGGATTGGCTTGATGGCAAGACCTATGTGGTTTGTTTCAAAGAAATGGAAGATGGCAATGGTGATATTTATCATCTTGAAGTTGAATACCATAAGGATGAAAATAAATTCACTTACACAAGGGTATATGCCTATGAGAATATCAATGATGCGCCCGTAAGTGTGGTATTTAAGAATCAGTTTGAGGAATACATCATGCAGCAAGTAGGCGAATTGCATGAGGGTAGTTTCATCAATGTTCAGAGTGTTCCACTTGAATTGAAGTTGGAGATACCACAAGAAACAAGCGTTGGTGAGTTGCATGAGTTCCTAAAAAGCCTTAAGTTTGAGGTGGTTCATACAATGACACCGAAAGACGAGAAAATGATAAGGATATTGGAGATAAAGAATAAAAAATTATAACAATAAGAGTATGTGGTGTGCGAGTACAATACATCATTACGATTGAGTACCGCACCCCCATAATGGGAAAATAATATAAATTTAAAATAAAATAAGAACTATGGCAAAAGAGTTGGCAAAGATGCGTGTTATTCGCACAAAGCAAGTTGAGGTACGCACCTCGTTAAAGAATCGTGAGGAAGCAAACAAGTCCATCAGAGTTGAGATTACACCCATTTGGACTGCTGAAAAGGAGAAGCGTTCAGATAGGCTTAAAGAGCTTACCAAAGCGCTTGTTGAGGGTCGTGCAAAGGTACGTGAGTATCAGAAGCAGTTGTGCGAGTTCAAACATGACTTGAAGGCAACAAATCGTGCTTATGACCTTAGCATTAAGGAGTAAATGTTAAACATTGTAAATAACTGGAAGAAATTGGGTTAATCGTTTGGTTAATCCAATTTTTTTTCGTATCTTTGCATCAACAAAATAATAACAATTAAAAAGAAATAAAGATTATGGGATGGGTTAAAGAACAAACAAACAAGACAAGTAAGTTATTTGCTGAAATTACCAAAACATTTGGTGAGAAGTGGAATGGCCGTATTGGTAGTAGTAGTTCACCTTATGAGTATTTCTCTGACTACATTCGTGACCATTACGATGTAACTCTTGGGCAGTGTGATTTGCTATGTGAAATGATTAAGCAGCATTATAGGATTGAGAAGTTTTATTATAACGAAATAAAAAGAAAATAAAGATATGGTAAAGATTTCAATGTTCAAAAAAGATAATGGGGCATTGCTCGTCATTTGGAAAACTCCAAAGGAAAACCTTATTGGTGAGGTATTTAACAATGGAGTTGAGAAACGTGGAAAGTGGGATATGAGAGCCACATTCAATGTTGCTGATGGTGACGCAACACAACATCGTGTTCGTGAATATTTTGGATTTCTTGGAGCAGAAGCATACTGGAGACGTTGGGCATAATAACAATCAAAAAAGATTAGAGATATGGCAAAGTTATTAGAATTATATGTTGGTGACGATTGCATAAGTAAGCATCGTAAGTTTGACTGCGCAAAGAAAGCCTTTGATAAAGAGGTTAAGAAAATGCGCAAAAATCCAATTGATGAACGTTCAGACATTGACATCATGTTTGAAGATGATTCTATTTATGCCTATGATGGTAATGACAATGAGGTTTACGATTATACTTATAGATTGAAATAATATGGAAGAGTGGAAAGAGATTATATTTGCGAAAAAGTATGAGGTTTCAAATTATGGTAGGATTCGCAATAAGAAAACCAAAAAGATTTTGAAGCCGAGAGCACCAAGACCAACGCATAAACAACTTACGATATTTCTATGTTGTGGTATATGGGGCAAAGAGCAACATACCATTTCACAGATTGTATTTAACCATTGGTGCATCAAAGATGGCGAGAATTGGACATATTATGGCATGAATGGCTATAAGGTCAAGAACAATCGCATTGGTCATTACGATGGTGATGTTTACAACAACAGAGCAGACAATCTGTATCGTTATTAAGGATTTTGGGAAGAAATACAAAAATTCTTCCCATTTTTCTTGGCTAATTCAAAAATATTTCGTATCTTTGCATCGTTAAACAATTAAATATTATAGATTATGAGCATTATTTTAGAGAAATTGGTTAAGAAAGTCAAAGCCATTGACAAGAAGCACGACAAGTATAAGTTGCTGATGAAATATGATGGTGAGACAATCGCTGAGTATGACATGACAGATGGGGAGAGGACGATTGATATGAAAACCCCAGAGGAATGGATAAGGGGCAATATGGTTTTCTTGATAACCCTCAAAGGGAAAGATGAATCAAAAGTGTCAATCGAAGCAATTTATTAGAATATGAATAAGAATATTACAATAGGAGTAGAGCCGTTAATTGCGATGTTCATCATTGCAAAGGGCGAGTTTAATGGCGAGGAATTTGAATATTTCCCAAATCTGCCAAAGCCATTCAGTGAGAACTTAACAATCAAGTTTCCAAAGTGTGTGCTCAAGGGTGATTTGTTATCAATCCGTGTTAACGACCAATTTGGTGTTGAACTTTGGTTTATTGATGACAATGAGGAACAATACTATTTTGATTGGGAAACAATAAAAACGTATGCTCCAACACTTGCAGCAATCGTATTCACACACATATTTGATATGATTGAAAACACCGAAGATGATTAATTGTTAAGAACTGTTAAAAGGTATGCGAAAATTTGGGATTTAAGAAAAATAGATATATCTTTGCATCGTCAATGAAACGATAGACATTAAGTAAGGTCAAATGGAGAACAAATCCCTCTGAATAGTTCAAGATGTGAGGGCATTACGAAGAAGACGAGAACACCATTAAGATTTTCAGCGGAAAGCACCTTACTTACGAGATATAGGGTTGCGGTGGACAACTTATTAAAAACCACCTTTTGGTAGATACCAGAGGAGAACTATCCGCAAGGGTAGATGTGGACAAATGGGCATCAAGTTCGTGCTTGATGTGTCACTTCGGTGACTTCGGCGATTCAAATTCGCCTCTACCAACAAGTTTAGTAAGTAATAGTAGTAATGGCTTGTACTGCGCTCTGTTCTATAGAGCAAACTTGAGTGGTTCGATTCCATGCTTACCAACAAATCTAATCTAATCTTTTTAATTGTTACATTTGAGAACGATGAAGGGGTGAAGGCAATTCGGCTTTCACCCCAATGTTATTTTTGTTAAATGTGTTAATTTGTTTTGTCAATTCAAAATATTTTCGTATCTTTGCACCATAGAAATAACAATTAAAAGGAGATAAAGAATATGGAAAAGACGATTGAAGTATTAGTGAAGAACGATTCACCAAGTTATTCATCAGAATCATTGGTTGTTGTGGGTGGCGGCAAATATAAGATTGTTGCAGAGAACGGCAATTGCTATTCGCACCTCAAAGTATATAAATATACACATAATGGCATTGACCAAATTGCGTGTGAGTATGACATTCCAGATTATAATCGTGTGGATTATATTTGGGGTGATGGTAATAGAACGAAGGGCAATATGTATAATATCAAAGCAGCAGAAAAATATATTTTGAAAATAGATTGATTTGTTAGATGAAAAAGAGAATAGTCAAAAAGACTAAGATATATTCAGTTGATTGGATTCGCAATGGTTTCTGCTATCGTACCACAATGGGATGCACGTGGGAAGATGTCAAGAATTGCAAGCGAACTGCAAAACTCTTGGGTGAAACCATTGAATATGAGCACTACGATACAAGGGAAGATGTATATGTATTATAAATTAAAAAGATTATGGAGAATAAAACATTTCATCAAGCAAACATTGAAGCATTGAAGAAGATTGGTATTACCAACATCTACAATGTATTCTTTAAGGGTGTTGTTAAGGATATTGTTGAAAGACATTTCAAGAACTGCACAAACGTTTCATTTACAAATTGTGATGATATTCATTCAATATTGCACTTGGAATTTGGTGATGTCGTGGATAACTTTACAATCACTTGGGAAAAGACAGAGAGAGGAACTTATGACACGATTTCAATAGAATAAGAATATTATACGAAATAAATAAAAATTAACGTGAAATCTTTGGTAGATTTATTTTTTTTTCGTATATTTACACCACAGAAAACAATTAAAAGGAGATTAATATGAAACGTTTTGAGGTTTATGACATCAACGATGAAGTTATTGATGAATACGATGATTTAGTGGATGCACAAATATCTGCTGAACATGATGGTGCTAAGTTCATTCTCGATACTGAGACCAATGAGATTGTATATGGTTCTGATAATTAAATAGATTAATAAGAATATGGCAAGAAGAAATATTGAGCATTTGTCTCGCATTGTGAGTAGTATAGAGGGCAATGAGGGAAGAAAAGTATTTCAATTGATTAGTTTTCCAGACGAAAAGGGTGACTACACTTCAAATGTTGTACGTTGTGTTCCTAAGTCAACTGCAAAGGCTATGCGACATTATGGTACATTCACAGATGATGAAATAAGGGTTATCAATGCGCTTTCTGTCGGTGCTTATAAGAATTGGGGTGCTGAAAAGTGTATGGTGGTTAGAATAGCATAGTTATGAACGCATTAGAAAGCATGATTGCCATTCTCACCACTCCAGTTGCTCGTAGGCAAGGTGTAACTATATCGGCAGAAGATTGTAAGGTATGGGTAGAAGAACTCCGTAAATACGAGGAATACGTAACAAAGGAGTTGAAAAAGTATTATGAATTGAAAACAGAACGTGCAAAAAAGATGGGATAGTATTTGGCTATCTCACTTTTTTTTCGTATCTTTGCAAATGTTATGTTAAAGAGATTAGAGTATTCAGATTATCAGTTGGACATTTTCGATGCAGTCGAGAATGGTAGCGAGAACATTGCCATCAATGCAGTTGCGGGTAGTGGAAAGACCACAACCATTGTTTCTGCTTGTAAGCGATTGGGAGAGAAAGAACGTAATGTTTTATTTCTTGCGTTTAATAAACTTATTGTAGAGGAATTAAAGACGAAATTAAAAGGTTATGCAGAGGTATCGACATTGCACGCATTTGGTTTTCATGTATTAAAGAAGTATTATAATTGTCCTCAATACAAGATGTTTGTCAAGGTGGATGATTGGAAGTATCAGAAGTATGTGAAACAGAATGTATATTCATTGTCAAGGATTATAACCCCAGATACGGATGCTGCAAAGGTATTTGGTTTCTGCTGCAATGTGGCTAAGTTATATGCGCTTGCAAGGGTCAATCTCATTAAGCATAGTGAGAATGATTTATCCAAGTTGAGAGAACTATGTGATGAACACAATCTCATTACATTATATGACGAAATTGAGGTATGCAATATATTGCTTGCTGATGCTTATAAGATGCCAAAGGATTTAACCATTGACTATACAGACATGGTTGTATTGCCATTGTTTCATAAAGAAGCAATTCCATCATATAAGTATGTGTTTATTGACGAGTGCCAAGACCTTAACAGAGCACAAAGAGAGTTGATGCTATGCGCTGCAAAGAATGGTAGATTTATCGCAGTTGGTGACAGAAACCAAGCCATCAATGGGTTTGCAGGTGCTGATTGTAACTCATTTGATAAGATTGCCAACCAAGACAATACCATTGAATTGCCATTGTCTGTGAACTATCGTTGTGGCACAAACATGATTGCGCTTGCACAAGAAATCGTACCTCAAATTAAGGCGCATGATGGGGCGATTGATGGGAAGATATATCATACCAAGGAACTTAATAAATCTCTGTTCAGAGAGGACGATATGGTATTATGTAGGACATCTGCACCCCTTGTAGGTCTCTGTATGAAAATGATTGAGAGTGGCATTACCGCAGTTGTCAAGGGCAAGGACATTGCACAAGACCTTAAAAACCTCATTGAAAATGCGAATACAACAAATATCAAAGAAGTGTTGGCATATTTGGAAGATGAAAAGAAAAAGATGATTAATATCATCAAAGAGGAAAGAAAATGTGACGAGACTGCTGCAAAGAACGCAATGAAGTATCTCAACTTAGAAGATAGGTGCAAGTGCATTGAGAACATTTGTATGTATTCCATCAAAGATACCATGCAGTTGAAGTCTTATATCAATAAGATGTTTACTGATGATAAGATTGAGCACGCTGTGACCTTATCAACTGCACATAAGAGCAAGGGATTGGAAGCAAATAGAGTATTTATTTTATTGCCAAACAAGCTGCCATTGAAATATCCACAACAAAAGAAATGGCAAGAACAACAAGAAATGAACCTGAAGTATGTAGCCATTACAAGGGCAAGAAAAGAGTTGATTTTCGTGGATTTGACAGAACAAGAACTGACAAAGAAGAAAATTTCTATAGATTAATAAAAAAAGTTGGGATAATCTTTGGTTATCTCAATTTTTTTTCGTATCTTTGCACCATAATAAAAAGGAGAAACAGAATTATGATTACAAGAAGTAAGACATTAAAGTTAATCAAGGAGAAGGTTGATTCCAAGACCTCTGGCAAGATTAAACTCCGCAAGCCATTCTATGTGGTTTTCAAGGAGGGTGTGATTAAGCATACAACAAGAAAGCGCATCGTGTCATTGCAGAAGCAAGGCAATTCAACCATGTGGCTTGATGATGGCTATGGAATGAGAAATATATCAGTGCTCGAAACACAAGACCTACACAAGATTATGTGGGGATTAATCTCTGACAAGGAGAAGCGTGAGATTGCATTGGAACATCTTATATCAACAAAGAGTTATCTTGAAGATTAAACCTAAAAACAAAATATTATTATGGAAGAGAGTACAATCATAGTTGATGGTGTTAAAATGACCATGACAGAGTTTAATGCCACCTATCGCAAGGAGAAGAAAGCCAAGAAGAAGAAAAAGGCTACCAAGGTAAGTGATACTAACACCAAGGAAATTAGTGCGGTGGCAGAGCAGATTGAAAAGTTGCTGAAACCAATGACAACACTTAAATCAATCCAAGTGTATAAGAGCCATGCGTATCGCTCTTGGGGAAAGATAGCCAATGAGATTCTTGCCCATAAGGGAATAAGCAAGCCAATGGCAACATATTCTGTGAAATATGGTGAACTTAATGCTTTGCTTGCTGAGATTCAGAAGATGGCAAAGAGAAACGAGAGAGCAGCCTATCAGTATGTTGAGAAGATGGCTTGGAAACTCGATGATATGAAGGAGGATATTAAATCCCTCATGAAAGGTGTTGAAGAAAGTGGTGTGTGTGAGCGTTTCAAAGACCATGAAGCCATTTATGGTGCTGGACGTCAACTTGGACTTGCCACAGTGGTTATAAAGTGCCTTAAAACCATTGGGGAAATGGAAGATGTAATCGGAACATTACAGAAGATTGCTGACGAGGGCGTTGATGTCATGAATGAGGGTGCGCATATGTCACCAAGGGCAAGGGCAAGATGTTGGGCATAATCTGATTCTCTTTAAATAATTGTTAAAACTGGGGTAATCTTTTGGTTATCTCAGTTTTTTTTCGTATCTTTGCATCAACAAATAATAATTAAAATATGAAAAGGTTAAGAAGAGAAATAAAAGGATTTTCATTGCAAGATACGTTGACATTGGATAGGTTCGACATTGTTGAGTATTATCCATATACATCAGTCGTATATCTCCGCATTGTTGAATCAGACAGAGATGGTCATTCCCCATTTGACGAGTGGCTTAACTCTCTGTGGGATGAAATATTAAAATGGCTTAAGGTAGAAAAAAATATATGGCCAGATAATAAAGTGGCAGTTAAATTAGTACCAAAAGACCCCAAACTTGATGCCAATGCTTTTCTTAATTCTGCATTGTATGTAGGATATAAAGATAATGTAGTCTCAATAGGTATGGGAGTGTGGCAACCAGAGGAATATACGAAGAAATATAACAGAACATTCTAATTATGGCAAAGACAACTACAAAGGGTTTATATCAAGAACTCATTAAGCAGACACTCATTGATAATGGTGTGAGAACAATGTCATTCAAGGGCGATGATAACTTTGCAAAGAAATATAGCCATGTGTATATTACCAAAGGTGCGCATGACTATTCGATGCTTGTATTCCTCAATGACCTTGAAGCACCATTGGAAAACTTCCATTTCGATTTCACGTTGGACTATGCAAGGCTGATGGATATGATTGAAACTGACTTATTCAATCTCTCTCATGGGGTGGAAACACAATACTTTGCCTTTAGAATGTATTATTAATGGACTTAAATAAGTACAACGGCAACGTTGTTGCCATTGAAGCCCATCTTCAATGGTCTACAAAAAGGGGATAGGTTATTAGCCTATCCCATTGTTATTTTAAATTAAAAATAAAAGGTAGAATTAATCTACCCTTTTAAACATTTCATTGAAATATTTACTTTCAAGACCTCTTTTACAAGCTTGAACCCAACCATTGCAATCCTCAAAGTCTTTTCTATTTGGTGATGCAAACACATCAAGCCAATAGGTTCCAGCGGTCTCTGAGAATGCATAAGTGTGACCAAGTTTAACTTTTGAAAACTTGTGCTGTTTTCCATCACCTTCCCATGTGTATGTTTCTTTAATACACTTTGCTAATATTAACATATTATAAGACTTAAAAAAGTACAAACTATTATTGATTTAAATGCGTATTATATACCCACATACCATCTACCTTGGTGTAACGTTTGTCACGCTTCTTAATCCAATTGTATGCTGAACGCAGACATACATCAAACGGCAAGGTTTTACTATCCCAATACCCATCAAAGCCAACCATATATGATTTTCTTACAGATTTATCATAGATAAATATGCAGAAATCACCCATATTTGTTTTATGGTCACGAAACCTCACTTCCAAACCATTCTCCTTGGCAACTGCTTTTAACTTGTTAATCTCTGTTGTAATATCCATAATCTTATTTCAATTTAAATAAAACTCCATCTAACTTGCTTGTTTGGATTAGCGCCCAAGTCACAAGCCTTCGAGAAAGCATCATCAAGATTCTCTCTGTCGCTCTTATTGGGGTCGCAAACGTGAATAAGTTCTTTCACCTCGTAACGCTCAATGGTGCTCACGGAGAACATTCCCTTGACTTGCTTCACTTGATATTGAAACTTGATTCTCTTTTCCATATACACTATATCTTATTAATGTAATGCAAAGATACGAAATTCCAGTGAGATAACCAAACCTATTAATACTTTTTAAGAAAATGATATAACTATGTTAATTAAATGTTAAAAAACTGGTTTCTCTTTGCCAATTCAATTTTTTTTCGTATCTTTGCACCATCAAACAACAATTAATAACAGATTTAGATTATGGCAAAGACAACTACAACAAACGTAAGACCTCTCTATGAGATTGCACGTGACATCAAGAACGATTGGAAGAACGTATATTTCGGTGCAAAGCCATACCTCGATGCAATGGCTACGCTCGATTCTATCAACGACAACTATATGTTTGATTCAGCAAAGACCATCGTGCTCTATTTCCTTGGAAACGCATCAACTTGGAGAGGTGAGACTGCAAAGCGCATCAAGGCTGAACTCAAAGCCATGACAAAGTAAAGAAGATTTGACCATAAGCAATATAGGTGCTGATTATCCGTGAGGATAGTCAGCACATTTTTTATTATAAATCTAAAAAAAAATCTGTTTTCGTTTGGCTATTCCAATTTTTTTTCGTATCTTTGCACCAGCAAAACAATAACAATTAAAGATTATGGAAAGAGAAATTATCATCAAGTTAGCAACAGAACTCGCTAAGAGAGACAGAGAGGATTTGTGCCGTTTGGTTAGCACCATGAAATTTGAGGACGCTTTTAAGAAACTGAATGGCTACAACCTAAACATCGACCCATGTTTCTGCGGCAGCAAGTTCATTGGAAACAACACATTTTTTGATGTGAACTATAAGAGCATCACCACAACCATTTTTATGACATCACACGGTGGCTGCGAGGTGTACGATGCAGTTGATGTATGGATAGATGATATTCCATCCCCAATACTACAAGGGGTGCAACTATAAGCACCATTGGACTTAATTAAGTACATCTATGCTCCTATCTGAATAAGGTAGGGGCATTTATATTTTAATCTATAATAATACAAAAAATGGGTCATGTCTCACGACACAACCCATCCATATTCACCTAAAAACACGATATATGACTTCAGAACAGAAATTCTCAATCAAAATGGTAGGTTTCCCCAATCTTGGTATTCCAACGTGAGAGTGGCTCTCTGGCTGCAACGCTCCTACACTTCCCTCACCTTACCATTCGCTATGGTTTGTTTTATCCTACCTAAAGGTGTTTTGGGACTTACCACCGACACTACGCTAAAACGCTACGTTAAATGTGCCCTTACACCTCTTATTTCTTTTACACTGCAAAGATACGAAATTTATCTGAATTGACCAAATAAATTCGCAACTTTTTTCTGTAAATCTTTTTTACTACGACTTAATTAAGTACAACACAAAAAATGGTGAGGATTGCTCCCCACCATTTAAAGTTCTTGTTAATAAGCCATTGCCATTTCCTCAACTTTGTGCATGAGCGCATAAGGCTCGACAACTCTTTCACCTTGGCGAATCTCAACGATTGTGTCAAGTTGTGGAAGAATAAACGTCTGCTCATGTTCCTTGTCGATACCCATTTCAATCTGTGTGCTGCTCTGGGTATGGCTCTTCTTTTTCAGCCAATTCTCGATGTCTGCAACTTCTTCGTCTGTTGCCTTGTGGCCATCAAGATAGTAAGTGGTAGTGGTCTTGCAACCAACTTGCTTGGCATTGCGCTGCAACTTCAAGTAAATCTTGCTCTCTGTTGCTCTGTCAGTGCTGAACCATTCACCAAAAACCTTGCAAGGCTTGTGCCATGTCTGTTTCAGATTGACCTCCGCATCACCATTGCCCATTCTATCAGCAGTATTTTCAAGGCTATTGGAGTAATCTGTGCCCATGACGTAGCCACAATATTCCTTGGCGATAATCACCCTACCTAAATAGGGATTTCGATTTTCACCTTTGCCCTTATTCATTGCTGAATCGGCTAATTTATTAACTACTACGGTGCTTGCAGCACCCTTAACGAACTCGTTGGCAATAATTGCCATAATCTCCATTTTCTCCATATTCGTTGTGGATTTAAAAGATTAAGTTAATAACTGAAAATTGTCTCAATAAGTAAAAAATCACTTTGTCTGTATCATTTCTGATTGACGATGCAAAGGTACGACTTTTTTTTCATTCCACCAAACATTTTACTAACTTTTTTTCATTTTACCCTAAATTTTTCCACTTTCTTTACAAAAATTGCACATTAATACCATTTTTGTGCAATAAAATCAATATTAATTGTATTTAATACACTTATTATTATCCATTATATCATATATAGGTAATCACGCACATACATACGCACGCATATAGCCATAAAAATACGAATAATCCATTTTAAAGCCATTTTTAAGCCTTCTGACAGCCTTTTATATATCTCTCTGATAACTTTTACATTTCATTACCTTAAAACGCCTTAGAAAGCCTTAAAATAAGCCGTTTAACATTTATAAAGATTTGAGTATCAAAAACTTACTAAATTGTTAATGGATATTAAATTCATGTTAAAAAATGTATTTCCTTCTTTTTTCTCAAAAAATTGTTGTACCTTTGCACTCGCAAACAAGAAACAATAGTTATTCACTTATAAAAATTAAAAAGTTATGGCACAGACAAAGAATTTCAAAGGTAACAATCACGTCGTAAGAAACGAGGTTATTGATGCAATGCTCTCACAGATTAATCGCTGCAAGCCATTATCTGATAGCGAGGTGCGTGAACTTATCACAATGGCTCACAATGGCTCTGAGGTGGCTCGTAATAAGGTTATTAACGCTAACTTGCGTATTGTGTGGTCAATCGCTGCAAGTTATGGCACAATCATGCCATTTGAGGATATGTTCCAAAATGGCTCAATAGGTCTCTGCAAGGCGGTGGACACATTTGATGTTTCACGTGGAACAATGTTCAGCACTTGGGCATTAGAGCAAGTGAGAAAGTATATTAATATCGGTATCGACAACGATAGCAGGGTAGTGCGTATGGGTGTGCATGAAATTCGTGCGAAAAAGTCTTACAATGCTGCAAGCATGGATGCACCTCTCGCAAGTGACGAGGACGGCGAAAAAACTTTACTCGACACTTTCGCATCTGATATGAAGTGTGACACATTCAGCGAGAAAGAGGATATGCGTGTCAAGATTAATTACTTGCTTAGTGGCTTGAAAGATGTCGAGAAAGCCATTGTTTGTGGGTTGTTTGGGCTGACTGATAGCATCGAGACAGAGTACACATTGTCAAAAAAATTCAACCTCACAGAAGAGAGAGTAAGACAAATTAAGTGGGAGGCCCTTGCGAAAATGAAAGAAATCGCATAGAAAAATCTTTACAAAGAAGTGGGGATTAATTCTCCACTTTTTTTACATTTTATATGGTAAAAAATATTTACACACGTTTCACGTGAAACATTATGGGGATATGGGTGGCAGGTAGGTGGGTGGGTTATGTCCCCTCCATCCCCTTGGGGGATTTTAACACCTTTTAACACACGAACAGTTTGCTAAATAAAATTCTGGAAAAATTTTCAATAAATTTCAGAAGGGGGTGGCCCCCAATTTTTCTCATTGATGTATTTGAAAAAAAATTCTGGAAAAAAAATTTCTTGAATTTTTCAATATCGACCTAGTATTATAATTTTTCTCCACAACATCATATATTTTTTCATTTCTTCTTTTGTTGGCGTTCTGATTATACATTGTGCGTTTGTATGATAGAGTTCATATACACTTTCACCTAGGTGTATTCCGCTATATGGTTTTAGATTAGGGTATATTTCTGCTGAGAACAAGCTATAGCATGGTAGGTGATAGATTTCTGTTTCTCCTAGTGGTATATAATCTACTTTTTTTCCCACTCGTTGTAGTTTTTGAATCCATTGATAGTGATAAAATCCTTTTGATTCAAAGACCAAGAATTCTCCGATATGTTTTTTGAGTTCTTCAATTGTTGTAATATTCATAATTTATTTTTTTTTAGAATGGGAGTTTACTATTTTTTATTCTGATTTCTTCTGCTAGTTCTGGCATCCATCTTCTCATTCTAGTTTTATCTTTATATAGGTTAAACTCTTCTTTTGTGAGAGTTCTTATATAGTCTTGTGCGTTGGAGTGTGATGTTTTGAATATATCGTTATGTTTGAATTCTATATTGATTTGTCCATTTCGTATATATTGCATTGAGTTGTGTCCTTGTGTTGATATTTTTTTTATTCCCATATCATTATCATAATTATAATATGGTATTTCAGTAAGTTGTTTAATCCATGCGTATTGTGGTTTATTTTTACCATTGTTATAATAGAACAGCAATGGTTTTCCTATATATTTTTTAAGTTCTCCCACTGTGTTTATTGGTTTATCGAATTCATAGTCAATCATAATTTACTTTTTATTAAAAAATTTTTAAATTTGATTTCTCTTAATTTTTTTCTAATTAGTTTAATTTCTTTTTCTGTAGGGTCTCTAGCATATTGGTATATTCCGTATGTTTCTTGGTTTTGTGAGAAATTATAAACGGATACTTTACCACTAGAAGAAATACCGACAAGGAATTTTCCCCAGATTTTATGTCCTTCTATTTTTGAATTGTTTTTGGTTATTTCTATTTTTGTGAGCAGTTTAGCATAGAGACCGCCATCATCACACCCTAATATTACGAATTTTCCTATTCTTTTATTTAGTTCTTCAATTGAGTCAAAGCAGTTATTTTGTTCCATAATTTATTTTTTGATATAGATATATTTAGGGTATCTGCCTAGGACGAACAGTGTAACTGGGCAAATCCACATCTGGGTATTGCCTTTTTGATATGTTCTTCCGCATAGGAATTTATCTAGTTGTGAATCAATGAATTTTCCTTGGTGTGTCATTCCGTCTATGATGATGTCTTGAGCTACGAATTCATCATAGAGTTGTGGATTAAGGTTTAGTTTTTTCTTTGAAGCGATTATTTCCACAGTCACCTCATCCTTCCCTTTTGCATACATTTCACACAGTTTATCAGCTCCTGATATCATCAAGAGATTATGCTTATCAAATCCCCAGTGTTTAAAATCATAATACCAGAGTTTGATAGGTGGGTCATTTTCGGCTACGAAGTGTAGTTTATAGTGTTTACGTCTTACTATGAGGTTAAAGAGTAGTACTAATATTGTATAAATTTTTTTAATCATATCCTAATATTCTTCTTTTTCTAGTTAGTTTAATGTATATGTTAAGTTCTTCTTTTGTTGGCGGTCTCATGAACTCTTGTGCTGAAGACACCATTGGTATCGTCATGTCAAACAATCTTCCACTTGTGTACATTAGGAATGGTGGTTTGTTTGACATGCTATAGCGTGTATTATTTGTTAGGCATATATGGTTTAGTCCCATCATAATTATGTGTCTGATTGGCAAATCATCTTGTAGTTGGCTTTTTATTTTCACAAGTTTGTACATCCACATAAAACTTATTTCACCATCTATATCGCAGTAATATGATACTACCACTTTGCCGAGGTATTTTTTAAGTTCTCCTATTGTTTTTATTTGATTACTGTGTTCATTATTTTCCATCTTGTATCATGTTTGTGTTTTTTCATTATTTTTTCCTTATGTTCTTTTATGATGTCTGTTGGAATCACATAGAAAATACCTATGCAAATAACTATTGTATTTAGCAAAGGTGTGAACACAAAAGTCACTGAGCCTTCTTCATCCCAATTTTTTTCAATTGTGACAATTATTGACATTATAAGTGTTGTAGTGAAATATATTATGCCGATGATATACAGTAAAGTCATGATTTTTATTTTTTATTAATTTTTAGTGCAAATATATAGTAAAAAAGTGGAAAATACAAGGTTTTTAAGTATAATTAACTATTTATAGGAGGTATTTATTAGAATAAGAAAAAGATGTAATGGATATAAAAGTATATATAACGCCTAAACAATATGGGTTGTTGAAGGAATCTGAATGGAACTTTCATTTTGGGAATAACCACAACGGAGAGCCTTACTTAAGTGATAATAAGCGTCAAATGGGTGGTCGTGAGACTGGTCATTTTGGTTCTGGGACTTATTTTTCCACTTATCGAGACATAAAGGACATTGACGAATATGGTGTTTTGAGCAGAAATCAGAACCCAAATTTCATTGAGATTCATGACCATGTATACCGTGTTGATTTCGATTTATACAAGAACTTATATAGGGTTAGGAGCAAGAAGCAAGGTGACATATTATATACAATGATGAGGAATCTTAACAATATGTACAATAAGATTGCTTATCAAGGATATTATAACCCAAAGAGTGCCAACTATAATAATGCTGAGAATTATCAGATTATAAAGAGGAATGCTGAAGCTTTAGGTTTAAAATGTCCTTCTTATTTTGATTTGACTAGGATGGCTCAGAGGCATGAAGGTATGCAGAGTTTCTCCACTGTATTCATGGAATGGAACGGTTATAATGGTGTTAATGTGAGTGGTGTTGATTATTATGACAACACGAAACATGGGTCTGTGATATATGATTTATCCAAGACTGACACTGAAATGGAGGAAGTTCAGCCAAACAGTCTCTTTACTGGTTACAAGGACACTCCTTATGATGATACTGTTGCCATGAATGGTTATGGTGACGAGGTTGTAGATTCTTTAAGGGGTGAATATATTGGTTGGTATAACAAGTTGAATGAAATGCCTTTGGTTAAGGCCATGAGGGTTTTAAAGAATTACACTGATGGTGGCAAGGTATTGGATTTTTATGTGGTGAAGAATTTGAATCCAGAGTTAATTAAGAGATATTTGAGGTTAATATTCGTGAAGAATCCTAATGGATATTGGGATGACCCAGTGTTGGATAAATTTGTTAGGGGTGATGAATCTAAGCATTTTGCAAAATTAATTGATGAATATGGCGCATATTATTGGGTTAACTATGTTCCTAGGGCTAAGACATATGGTAGTGTTTTGACCAATTTGTTAAGTAATTTTACATGGAATATTCCTTGGAATATTAATGCTGACGAGGAAAGAAGAATGAAAGAAGAATATTATAATAAGTTAATGTCTTATATGCAAAGGGACTTGACTGATTATGAGAAACAATATATAAGAGAAGATTATTTTGAAGAGAATGATGAACAAGGATAGAATTAGAGAGATTATTAGGGAAGAGGTTGATGCATTGGAGTTTTTCAATGGCATTAATCAGAGTAACGGTGGGTTGACACCTTGGGATGCGGAGACCAAGATGGATAGGATGCATCCAGGCAACGCTTCACGTGCGAATTATATGCCACCAAGGAGTGATTTCAAGTTGCATACATATGCTGATTGGGTTAAGAATTACAAGCCTAAAGGTATTTCATACCAACAATATAGAAATATGGAATTATAAGGTAATTTTACCATTTTAGAAACTATTTATATCATATATGGGAGTAATAAAAAACATAAAAGCATCAATTGACGATAAATCGTCCATGAGTGTCAATAGCATAACGTTGTTGGCATCTGCTCTTATGGGTGTTATCATAGGTTTTGTAATATGTTTTGTATTGATATATGATGTTACATATGATGGCAAGGTTGACACCAATCTTACTGACCTTGGTATTTTTCTTTTATGCGGAGGCGGGTATATTTTATCATCTGGCGTTCCAAAGGCATTCGTCGATGGAAAACTTAAGACTCGTTCTTGGGTTGAGGGTGAGAAAATGCAAGCTGAGGCTGAGGAAGATATTGAGGACATGAGAGCTGAAAGGAGAAGGAAGAGGAGAATTAGCGGCAAGAAAGAAACAGATGAAGGTGTTTCAATTGATGAATATGATGATTATGCACCAGATAAATAAAGGAATAAATAAAGGGAAATATGAACAAAAAAGTTCTAGATTTTGTAAATAAGCTTGAGGGTTATAAAACTGCAATTAAGCAATTGCATTGGGATGCTAAGAATATGTCCCAACATGAGTTATGTGATGACATTGCAGATAGCATTGCTGAGTTTCAAGATACTGTATCTGAGGTTGAGCAGTCTATAACTGGCAACTTAAAGGTTAACTCTCTTAAGCCTACTGAATATAAGATTAAGGATTTGAAATCATTTGTCCAAGATGTATTGGATGAGACCAATACTTTTTACAAAGAGGTGAAAGATATGGGTGACACTTACGTTGGCATGGCAAGTGATTGTGAGAGTTTCTTATCTGACATGCAGAGGAAGTTATATTTGGTTAACTTTACGCTTAAGGAAGAACTTAAGGAGAGGCTTAAGGCAAAGATTAATGAATCAATGCCAAAGAATCTAGCGAATCATGATGAGGTTGACAAGTTCATGGGAAGGAAACCCAAGTCAATTAAGGCTAGAATTAACCAGATATATAGGATTGTAAAGAAATATGGTATTGATTCCAAGATATATCATGATGAGAATTGGCAAGCGATAAGCGATTATTATAGAGCAATATCGTCATTGGGGTGTGAGGTTGAGATGAAGCCTTGTGCTAGTTTAAGCAACGCTGACAGTATGGAGTCTGACGGTGGATATACTGATTATGACCCATATGATAACATGCCACGTTCAAAGCAATATGCCATTAAGATAATGTTTGAGGACGGTATGAATATTGATGGCTACATTAAGTGTATGGCAGCTGGAACCGTTAGTGACCCATTTAGTCGTTATGATACTTGCATTGTATTATGGCCTAAGAATAATCGTGTATTAGAAAATAGAGAAATGAGAAACGAATCAATTAATGAATATGGTGACACACCAGAGGTTAGAAATAAAATGGGTCGTGCTGCATTGCGTGGTATATTAAGAGGTGATGTTAAACCTTATCAAAATGCTATGAACAGTTTGAATAAGAGGAGGAGTCAGAAGGAAGATTATAAAGATTTTCAGAATGGGTTTGAAAATGAAAGTAGGCATATAAAGTTATCTGAAGCAGAGCTTAAACAAGTTGTTAAAGAAGCTGCAATTAGGATATTATCTGAAACCCCATTAAACTATGATGTTGACAACTTCAGTGGAAGATGGAATAAGAGTGAACCAAGTGATGAGGAATTGGCATTGGCTGATTCTGCTGCAAATGGTGATTATTTGGACAATCCATTTAATCCCCCTAACTCTTGGGATGATGATGAGTGGGTAGATGGCGATAAAGATATGGAGAATGATTATTCATGGGGTTTATACCATAGAATGAATAATGTTGGCAAATCTCCGATTGACAGACAGCATGACATAATGGATGCTGCCCAAGATAGAAGAGACCATGCAGCTTATTGGACTGATAGAGATAATGAACGTGGTAAGAACTTAATGAACAAATGGATTAATGGCAAAAGAGATACAGATGAATTGGGCGATGTAGATTTTTCTTATGACCCATATAAGTACAATGAATCAAAAAGACCAGTGAAAGTTACTGAGGCTGAATTGAAGACAATTGTAAAGGAGGCTGCAATAAGAGCCATAAAGGAAATGAGAGAATCAAGTAACATTGAGATAAAGCCATCAAAAAAAGGCACGTTTACTGCTGCCGCAACAAAGCATGGCAAATCTGTTCAAGGTTTTGCAAATCAAGTGTTAAAGAACAAGGACAATTATTCTCCAGCAATGGTTAAAAAAGCGAATTTTGCCAAGAATTTTGGCGGTAAGAAATAAAAATTAAAAAAAGAGGTAAGATTGGTTTCTTACCTCTTTTTTTTAATCTTAGAAGTCTGCAAGTGCATCGACAGTTTCAGCGTAGTTATACTGTATATCTTCAAAAACAAATCCACCAGTTGAAGGTGTACGATTTGGTATCTTCTTGAAATACAGCCTCATATCTGCTGAGTTAAGTGTTACCAATGTCTCAAGTACTTGTGGCAGCTTACCTTCCTCTTCGAATTCCTCAACTTCATCATTGGTGATTTCCTCAAGAGCATCGAGATACTTCTGGTTTTCCTCTTGGAACAGAGCATTATTCTCTTCTTCCTTTTCTTTCTTGTACTTCTCAACTAGGGCATCCCAATCGATTCCACATTCCTTAACGAATGGTGGAACTTCGTTAATCTTGAGCCAATATTCGATTTCTTTCTTCTCTGGGGTCATCAGTGCCTCATACGTATCTTGGTCTCCTTCCTTATTTGGATATCCGCTTACAAGTTTAGATTCTTCTTCTGTGAAGAATTTCTTTTCTTTTGGATTGGTTACAAGTATCTTGTTCCTTATATCTGGATGGAAGCACACTAATAACGGGGTTATTCTTTTATTAAACTGTTCAATATATTTCTCAACGTTATATTCAAGTCCTTCATAATCACTGCAAAGAACATCTTCCTCCATATCAAGTATTTTTGAAGGAACTAGTTTACAGTTAAGGATAACTTCATCCTCATCGAACACCTTTGCCCCATATTTTTCTCTAGCAAACTCAAGTCTATTTTTCTTATCTTTAGTACCCTTTGGTAGTTCCTTTGTGTATAGTTTATATTCCTTTTCAAGTTCCTTCGTTATTTCAATTTTTTCTCCGTCAACGTAATTATAATAATGTGTAACACGTTTAACGTCTGTATGTCCTTTCTTCGTTCCTGTGTTAATATAATATACTGTATCTCCTACATTTGGTGTGAGTCCTTCTTTAAGTGCAAGTTCATACCAAGCTTGACGTGATTTCTTTGAACCAGCCTTTGTAAGTGTCTTACAATCAGCTTCATACTCAGCAAGTGTTTTCTTGATGTTACCTTTTGATGCTATGTCTCTGATTGGAATTTGGTAGTTGTATATTTTCTCAACATAGTCATAATAATTGGATAGGAACTTGTAGCCATTATTTCTAAGTAAGAGGTCAACTCCTTCATCGATGAATTTCTCAAGGTATCCACTCATTTTTCTAGATTTGATGGTATTACCCACTTTCTTGGTTTTACCATCTGGCATCAAGTCGGCGTAGTTCTTTCTTGCGAACTGGATACAAGCATCGCAATATTCGTCAATACCAAGACCCATCTTATTAATGCCGCCATTATACGCTTGTGATAGGTAGATGTCCTCGAATTCTGCTACGTCAGCATCGACACGTGTATATTCCTTACCTTTAATTGAGTTACGACCAGCTCCATTTGAAATATATGGATGTTCCTTTGTATATCTGAAGTCCTCTTCTCTTGGCATTTGAAAGTTGAAACCATCCGTGTCACCAACAATTGGCTCGTAACCAATTGATTTAAAGTGAGATATCATAAGTCTCAACGCCATTCTGCTAATACAAGTTGTTTTCTCTGCTGCAAGAATATCTCCGAATGGGAATACGTTTGGTGAACCATAGCCACCGAAGAATGAGTTTGCAAGAATCTTAAGAGGCAACTGTTTCTTATCGTTACCACTCTTCTCAGCCTTCCAGAATGTGATTTGTTCCTCGATTTCAGCCTTTTCATCACCTTCGGCAGTCTTAAGTTTGTCCTTAAGTGAATCGACTTTATCTCCTGCATCTGCTTTAAGTCCCTTATATTTCTCACGTTGTGTCAAGATATATTCAAGGAATGAAAGCATGACATTCATTACATCAATAGGAGTTGATATGTGCCATGTAAGGATTACAGATGGGTAAAGTGAGTTGTAGTCAAGCTTCACGATACGGTCAACATAGCCTGTTTTAAGAAGTCGTGAAAGACCTCCTGTGAATCGTTTATTTGGTGCAGCCGCTGGAATAGCTAGGTCATTTTCATAACACCATGCAAGCATGATAAGTTTCCAAATACCAGCTGTACCCATTGTACATGTTCTTGAGAAGTTTGTTGGTAGCATTTTACCGACAAGGAAGTTAGACTCATTAAGTTTATCTTCCACCTTATCAGTTTCCCAAATATCATCGAGAAGGTATCTTTCGACTATATATCTACCACTTACTAGGTTATATCCTTTTAGTAAAGGTTTTTTATCAGTTACTTTATACCAATCGCCATCCTCTTCACAGAGTCCATATGTTTTTTCTTTAACATTCCATGTGTCGCTAATCTTATCACCTGGAACATATACTCTGTTTGGTTTTTTAAGATTAAGATATTTTGTTACATATTTCAAGTTTGATTTCTTCATGTTTGAATCTATTGCTTGCGCTCTACGTGCTGCATGAAGTGAATCAAGAACGTTATGTCCCCACATAATTGTTGGATAGTAGTACTCTACTTCTCCACCAAGTTTAAGTACTGCTTCTTTTTTCTTTTTATATATTGCGTGTTTGAAATATTCGAGTGATAACTGTGAGAAGTCTATACCATAATGTTCACAACGGACAATGAAAAAATTCCAGTCGAAGTTTTCAGAGTTATGCCCTACCACTGTATCTGGTTTCAATTCGGCTAATATTTGTAGGAATTCTCTTATTGCAGAAATCTCGCTTGCTTCTAGTTCTTCCTTTGTGTTTCCTTCGACTTCGATTATCTTTTCATACCCTTTATTGGTGCGTATACCAATCTGTTCGATTCTGTGTCTTTTGGGGTCTAGACCTTGTGTTTCCAAGTCGAATATAAAGCGATTGAGTTCATTGTATGTATCATAACCCTTAAAGAGCCTACGTCCAGTAGCAATCATGTATTGCTCTATTGGTGTGACTCCCATGAACTCTCTATTTGAGATTGGTGGTTCACCTTTTTTCTGTCTTGGGTGAATAGGGACTCCAGCTTTTGAGAAGAATGATTGGAATACTTGGTTTGACATTTTCCTAGTGGCATAGAATAGGTATTTATAGCCACTTTCTAGTCTTTCGTGTTCAGTTCCGTCATTATTCTCTGTGATTAGTTTCTTGATTGAGATTCCGTAGATTCTCAATTGTTTCCTCAGTTCAGCCCTATTACCGTTAAACAGTCTTATAGCTGCACTGTGTTTTACCCAAATGAATGGTTTGAAATCATCTTTTTTGATTCTCTTAACACCTTTGTCATCGACATATATTATGCTGACTTGATTTTCATCCCATGCACATTCAATAGATATGATTCGTTCCATTGGGTCATGGCCAGTTAAGAAGGTGTTAACAACATCTGTTGTAATCTCTTTCATTTTCCATTTAAATTGTTTGCTTTAGTTATTTTCTTTAAACTTAGAGACATATTTGAATGTCATCAGTTTATAATTTTTGCAAAGATATATTAAAAAAAATTAAAAAACAAATAAATTGTTAAAAAATGTTTTTAAAAATAATATGATATTTATCAGTAATAAATAGTTTTAGTAGGTATGATTTTAACTATAAATCAAATAATAAAAAGATTCAGAACTGAGGGACAATGTTATAAGTTCAAGCCACAAACCATTATGTATATGGCTAATAAACTTGGATATACGAAGAAGCAGTTTGGTGGTAAGATAGGTTATGACCAAAGTCTAATTACAGCCATTACAAGGCATTTTAACGAAGCTGTGGAGTACGATAAAGGTTTGGGTATGAAAGTGTCTCAGAAGCCTAGAAAACATCCAATTATGGGTGATTACTATACATATAATGGTGAGAGAGACAATGTAGATTATGATTGGGAGAAAAATGAGTCATTTATCATAAGGAAGGCTATCATTGAATCGATAAATAAGGTGTTAGGAGAGGGAGTTTTATGATATTATATACGATTGAGAATAGCGGTAAGAAGGTTTATATAAGCGAGAACAAGGTTTGTTTGTTGGGTGAAGATGTTTATGCTAGTGGAAGAAAGGGGAAAAACAAGATACAATTATCTTACAAAAAAAGAGCATCTTCTGCGCCAACTAAAAACTTTGGCACATTGAATCCATTAGAGCTTTTAAACACAGGAAAGATGGACCAGAACAATTCAGATACTTATGAAGTTCCTTTAAAGGGTGGTATTATGTCTTATAACATTACATCTATTAGAGGTACTGAGATAATGCACTATTTCAAGAATAAGTTTGCAAAGATGGATATAGACCTTGATGGCGATGGACAAAAGGAATCATATGAATTATGGATGGATGACCCAGAGTATAATGCATTTTTTAGTCAGTTTTATACAAAAGTGAACAATGTTATTTCACACGTTACAAACAAATTGTATCAAGAATCTAAAGGAAAAATCAAATTTAGTGGCGTATCTATATATCCAGTGTATAGTAGTAGTAATTTTAATGATATGGTTGCCACACAGTTGCAAAATAGGGTTAAACTGAATGGTCTTCCAGTAATTAAAATTAATATGAATTTATTTCAAAAAAACTTATCCAATTTACAAAAAGATACTGATTTTATAAATAAGAATAAGAACTATTATAACAGTAGAATGTTCAAAAATGGCGAGAATAATATTACACATAATGATTATATAGATAAAGAATTGGAGAGATTTACTAAAATTGAAACCACTAAGCCATTGATTGACGCTTATAATAATGCATATGCAAAATTGGATAGATGCATAATGAACAGAAAGGCATATGGAGATAACTTTGGTAAGGCTTTGGCTAGGTTTTATATAGAGCTATATGAAAGATTTAAAGAGATAGAAAATTCTATTGGTGGCATACATAGAGATGCTGTGTATTCTCCTTTAAAGGGTACTAAGTCTCAAGTAGAAAAAAGAAAAACAGAATTTGTTTGGAAGACTGTTAAACCTTATCTAAGGGGCACTAAAGCTAAATCAATTCCAATGCATAAATTACAGCCTCAAGATTTCCAGATTAAAAAACTTAGTAACGATGCTAGAATGGGTATGAAAAATTATTTTGCAATAAATGCCGAGATAGCAAAACAAGAAATGGAAAAAATAAAAGGTACTGTGTTTGTTATTTTTGATGATAATATTAGTGGCGGCGCAACTCTTTCTGATATTTGCATGCAAGCTAAACAATTGGGTATAGAGTACATTATTCCAATTACATTTGGCGAAATGCAAATAAAATATAATTTAGGAGTTGGAAATCAAATTAATAAACCAACAAAAAGTGGACGTTTTGAGAATTATTAAAAAAAAAATAAAGGAGTAGCGACATGCTATTCCTTTTTTCTTGGATGATACCAAAATAAGTGATTGTTTGATTTATCTCTTTGCCAATCTTCTTCAGTGTATTTGTCTTTGTAAGCCAATACAACCTTCTCGCATTCTATCCTATACTTTGACTCTGTAAAGAATTTGTCTTTTTGGTCATCGTAAACAATTGATTCATTAATTTCGTCAGAAACAGCTTGGGCATCTTGCCAACAACGTTCTTGTAATTTTTTATTTGATAATCTCATAACATTTATGATTTCTAATGCAAATATACGAAAAATATTTGGAACATCCAAATTTATTAAGGTAATAAATACCCTTTTAATATTTTTTAACTATTTATAGTAAATTACGTAATTAAAATATTTAAAGAATTATGGCTAAAAAGCAATTTATAAGACATTTGGAGTTCTATGGCTTCCCAGACCAGAACAAATATGCTGGTTTCGAAGATATCGACTTGTCAGATATCCGTGAGAAGAACAAGGAACAAGATGAAGAAATCCAAGACCTTGAAGGCGAGAAGGCAGATAAGAAAGACTTGCTCGAACTTTCTGGAACCGTGGAGAACTTAATTGCTGCACAAAGTGAAGTCAATGAAGCGTTTGCTGAAGCTATAAGTGGTATGTCTGGGGACATAGAAGAACTTAAAGCAGTTGACGATGAATTTGCTGAGCAATTAAGCGCAATAACAGATGCTGTTGATGACACCATCAACGACCTTGAAGAGTTATCTGGATATACCGCATTCAACCTCGCAGAATTAAGACAAGGATTCAACGCTTATACAAGGTATGCGGATGCAGAATTCGCACACCGTAATGATGTGTACACGAAGGCTGAAATTGATGAAAGAATTCCTAGCGGCGAGACGTTCGCAACACAAGAATGGGTAAAGGAACAAGGCTATCTCACAGCAGAAAGCGGTGATTCAATGTACGCTAAGATAGAAGACATTGAAGACGTTACTGACATCATTGAAAGTGGGTTCACGCAAATCGAAGATGAACTGAATGATATCGATGAAAAAATTGATGCTGTATCAGCAGAAACCACTAGTAAAATCAATGAAGTGGATGAAAAGGTTGATGCATTCAGTGGGGAAGTTACAAGTGCTTTGTCTGAAATTAACGATGCAATCGATGATGCAAATGAAAAAATCGATGACATCACAAATGATATGGCAGACATTGCTGAGGCTGTTAGCGCAAATAGCGAAGCAATAGATGCACTTGAAGAAGATGTGCAGAAAAACACAGATGATATTTCCGAACTTGAAGAAAAAGTCAGCGCAAATACAGCAGATATAGCAAACATATATGATGTATTAGATACAAAGGCCAATGTTTCAGACCTCCAAGAACTTCATACTGAAATGGAGTGCAAGTTCAATGAACTTGACGAGAAAAAGGCTGATAAGACTGACCTTGAGACAGTTAGCGGCAAGGTTGACTCCATCGAAGATAGACTTAATCGGGAAATTGAAAGGTCAACGACTGTTGACAATTTAATGCAAACAAAGATTGATTCACTTGAAGAAGATGTTCAAGAGGCTGTTGAGAAGGTAGATGCATTCGATGGCAGAATCAATGCCGTTGAAACAGGTCTTACAAAAGAGATTGCTGACAGAATACAAGGAGACCTTGACCTTATAGGCGATGAAAGCGATAGCAGAGATGCTGATACCATATGGGGCGCAAAGAACTTTGCAAAGGAAATGAGACGCCAAGCAATCAGTAGCGCAGAAACATATACCGATGATGCCGTTGCTGGTTTCAGTACCGAACTTTCAGAACTTGAAGACGAAATCAATCAGAAACTAACGAAATATGCAACAACTGGATATGTTGAAGATAGGATTTCTGAAGAAAAGGGCATCATAACAAGCGATTACAATTCGAAGATTAACGCTGAAACTGAAAGAGCCACTAGACAGGAAAACCTTATCTCTGATGATGTTGCTGAGGTTCGCAATGATTTAATAATTGCCAAGGAATCCATTGCGCATAACGCTACCATAATACACGCAATCACTGAGTGGGAGGGAAGCAACCCCGATGATTATGATGATAGTGGAAATGGCATACTTGATGTTCTTCATAGGGAATTTCATGAATTTGAACAGACACATGGAACAATCAAGTCTATAGAAATTAAGGATGGCAATCTTATCATCACATATATGACCGTTGATGGTGAGAAACAGACGATTGTGCCAATAAGTGAAATATTAATCCTTGATGACTATTATAAGAAAGAAGAGACTGATGCACTTCTTGATGAAAAACTTGACGTGTCAGCATATACCGACATTAGTGACAGAGTAAGCGCTAATACTGAGAATATTGAGGCAATTAGCGGTGATGTTTTTAACCTTGATACAGCACTTGCAGTACTAATTGGGAAACTTGGTTATAAGAATAATGAAACTCTTGTTACCAATGGTGAGCATGAGGTTGCATTCGGTGAATATAATATAAGCCATGAAAGTGAAGACCCTTCAGGACAAACAGTATTCAGCGTAGGTATAGGTACTGATGATGCCAACAGAAACAATGCCGTTGAGATAATGAAGAATGGTGACTTGTATCTTTGGGTTGAGGGTGAGTTCATGAACGTGAACAAACTACTTGGACAGATTGCCCATGAGATATATGACAATGATTCAGCACATAACAGTCATTTCTTTGACGGAGATTAATTCAGATAATAATTTTTATAAAATATCATATCACAATGAAAAGAAGAACTAGAATGTATGAGCCTTGGGGTTACAGGGACGAAAACGATTACATTAGTAAGAAAACAATAGTTGACAATGAGTTAGCTGAAAGTAAAAAGAATGATGAAAAGGAATTTAAAGACATTGATGAACTCAAAAATGCAAAATTTGATGAGGCTAAATATGACAGCGATTCCAAAAAAATTGTTTTTACAGCAAACGGAAATAAAGTTGCAGAAATTGACGCAATAGATTTCGTCAAAGATGGAATGATTGAATCTGTTGAGCTTGATGGCACTACCCTAAGAATAATTTTCAATACTGAAAGTGGAAAAGAAGAAATTGACATTGACCTAAAAGAATTGTTTAATAAAGATTTGTATTATACAAAAGATGAGGTTGATGGCTTTTTAAACGAAAAAGCAAACGTTAGTGATTTGGATGACTATGCAAAGATTGCTGATGTTGATGCCAAATTAGAAACTAAAGCGGATAAGGCAGACATTCCTTCATTGGATGGATATGCGACAGAAGCATGGGTTGAGAGTAAGAATTATTTAACAGAGCATCAAGATGTTTCTTATCTTGCAACTAAAGCAGAAGTTGATGCTTCTGTAAGCGCTTTAAAGGCTTTTGACGAGGCTATTTCAGGCGCTGTGGACAATGTATCTGCTGAGGTTGAGAACGAGGCTCAGAGGGCACTTTCTGCTGAGACTGGTTTGCAGGATGCAATCAATTTGAAAGCTAATTCGGCAGATGTTGATGCAGCACTTGCACTTAAGGCTGATAAATCTGAGATTCCAACTGATTTCTATACAAAGGGTGAGGTTGACGGAAAGGATGATGCTTTGCAAGCTGGCATTGATGCAAATGTGACTGCAATCGCAACAGAAGAAACTGCAAGAATCGCAGCAGATGAAGCACAAGATGCAATAATTGCAACAAAGGCAGATGCTAGCGCAGTTACCGAAAGCATTGAAGCAGAGAAAGAAAGGGCAATATCTGCTGAAACAGATTTGCAGGCAGCAATTGACTTGAAGGCTGACAAGGAAACAACCTATACAAAGGAAGATGTTGATGAATTGCTTGCAACAAAGGATGCAGAAATAGATGAAATCCAGGCAGCATATGACAGATTGAATGATATGGTACTTGACCTTTACTATGCAACTACTTATTCTATCCCAGCAGACAGTACATTGGATACTATGTTGAAGAGTAAGAGTGGTGAGGCTAAGTTGACTGAGGATATTACTACTGGTACTATTACAGCAGGTATAACAGCAAAGAACATTGTTAAGTTGAATCTTGGCGGTAAGACTGTAACATTCACTGGCTCTTCAACAAGCAGCCCAGCTATGATGTTCAGAAATAAGCAGCAGGTTAACATTGGCGGTAGCGGTACAATAGATGCTGGTGGACGTGTTGCGGTTGAGACTGATGGCGCTGACTGTGTTGTTACACTTAGCGGAACAATGTTTGGAAGACCAACATATACTACTGATAGAAGTGGTGGCGAGTTGATTTACTGTTACCTTGGAACTATCAATATCACAGATGGTATATTCAAGAACAACGGTGAGGATAAGAAATTCTTATTGAACTGTTATGATGCAAACTATAAAGCAGGTACTGCAAAGATTGTTGTAACTGGTGGTAAGTTCTATGACTTCAACCCTGCTGATAATAGTGCTGAAGGTGAGCATACGAACTTTGTTGCTGAAGGTTATCACGTTGAGATATCACAAGATGGCGATAGTACTGTATATACAGTTAAGAAGGATGCTTAATGAATGCATAATCTATAATAAATGGGATAATCTTGATTGGTTATCCCATTTTTGTTTATGCGTGAAATATTTATCTATAATGAAAATAATTTATTAAAAATATCAAATAAAGAATTATGGCAATTTATTTAAAACAATTTGAAACACAAGCCGCTTATGAAGCAGCGGAAAGTGGGTTGATTCTACCTAATGTATCATTGACCTTGGATAATAATGCTGTACATTATAAACCTTGGGTTGACCCTTGCATAAGTGAGAAGGTCGAAACCACTTATGAATGGGTTAAGATTGGTGGTGTTAAGTGGGCAACAAAGAACGTTGGTGCAAAGACAATAACTGACTATGGTCAGTATTTTTCTTGGGGTGGCGTTAATGGTTTCACTGCTGACCAAGTGACTGGTGGTTGCAGGGTATTCAGTTGGGCTGATTATGAACTTGCAAACGGTTCTGAAAGTGATATAACCAAGTATAACTCAAGTGATGGCAAGACAGTGCTTGAATCTGTTGATGATGCTGTAATAGCCAATTTGGGTGGCAGTTGGAGAATGCCAACAAAAGATGAGTTTCAATCATTGATTGATGCGACAACTAATGCTTGGACTTCAATCACTATTGATAATGTAACAGTTAGTGGTATAATGTTTACAGATAAAACTGACTCTTCCAAGACATTGTTCTTCCCTGCTGCTGGCAGGTGTAATGATGGTAGTGTTAAGTTTGTAGGTAGTATCGGCAACTATCGGTCAAGTTCACTTTACAGCAATAATGTTAAGAACGCTTACACCTTGAACTTCAACAACAGTGGCTACGTGACTTGTAATGTCTACAGCAGCCGCTATATCGCCTACCCCGTTCGTGGTGTTATTGGTGAATAATATATCAAGAGCAATCAACTTAATGATTGCTCTTTTTTATATTCCTTATGATATTTATAGAGAAAGAAAAAAGTTAAAGTATGAAATATCTAAGATTGTTTAATAATCACGAGGAATATTTGGAATATATTGCTTCAGAAGAGTTCGTTGTTCCAAGCGTGCAAGTATTTCCACTTTGATATGAGGACATTATAAAATGAAATAATAATAACAGATTAAATATTTAAGAAAATTATGGCAGTTTATTTAAGAGAATTTGCGACACAGGCTGCTTATGAGGCAGCACAGAGTAGCTTAATGTTACCAAATGTGTCATTGATTGATGAGACAAATGGAGTGGAATATAACCCATCAAGTCCAGAACCACCTTCTGACCCAAAGTTGATTGCGGTGTATAATGTGACTGATACAAGCAATCCAACAGCATTAAGAACAAACTTTGAGCAGAATATATTTAAGTCAATGGAGATTGATGGTGTTATGTTAGATGAGCTTGTGACTGAGTATACATTTGACACAACAGGTGTTCATACAGTTAAGTATGAATTATATGATAAAACCAAATTAGGTAATCAAACGCCTGTGTTTAGTAATGGTAATTTGATAGAAGTTATTATACCAAATGGTGTTATAAATATTAGTAAAGCTGTTTTCATTAGTTGTAGTGGTTTAATAAGTATAGATATACCTGATAGTGTTACAAATATTGGTGAGGCTGCTTTCAGTGGCTGTTATAATTTAACAAGTATAACTATACCTGATAGCGTTACAAGCATTGGCTCTAGCGCTTTCGATAGTAACGGTAGCCTTACAAATATAGTGTCTAATGCTATGACTGCTCCTACAATACAAAGTAATACATTCCTAAATGTTAAGACAGGTGGTACATTAACAGTACCAAGTGGTAGCAGTGGTTATGATACATGGATGAGTACAGATGATTATTACTTAGGCAAGTACAATTGGACTAAGGTAGAACAATAATAAATGTTATACTTTTGTATAGCAATGAAATATTTATTATTAACATAAAATTAGAATAAATTAATAAACATTTAAAAAATTATGGCTATAATTAAAAACAATGTAGAGAACGTTAAGTTCTTAAGAAACCAAAATCCTTTTGAGTCACGTGAAGCCGCACGTACCGCTTTGGAGAACAATAAGGGTATAGCAGAAGACGGTACTTCATTGCTTGCTCGTTACACCGTAAGTGGTGAGGTTAAGACAATCGTTGGATATGTCGCAGTGGTAGGTGAAACACACCACTTGACAATCATTGACGTTGAAGGTGGAAGCGAGGACGTTGAGGCATTAAGAAAAGAGATTAATGCAAAACTTGGTAACGGCATTGGCTCTGGTGCTTCAGAGACAGTTACAGCACAACTTACTGCTTTAAGTGGTAATGGCAGTTCAACAAGTGCTGAGACATCTGTTGAAGGTGCTAAGAGATACGCTGATGAATTAAAGAGTCAGATGGATTACACTGGTGTTACAACTGGTACAGGTGTTTATGTAACAAACGTAACACAGTCTGATGGTATTGTATCTGCAACAACAGCAACCCTTCCAACTGTAACTGGCGAGGTTGAGTCTAAGAAGGTTGTAATGAGTGTATCTGAGGACAAGGGTGAAATTGCTGTCACTAAGGGTACTATCGAATCTTCTGATAAGACTGTTGTAATCAGTGATTTGGTAGAAGGTAATGGTGTTGACTTCAAGGTTAATATCGATGGCGAAACTCTTGTTGCCGATACTGATACTGGTGTGATTAGTGTTGCTTCTGCTGCACTTACGCAGTATGTTGGCGATGAGGACACAATTCACATTTCTGCTGCTGATGCACAGAACAATAAAACGGTTAGTTCACTATTGACAATTCAGAAGGTAACTACTGGTCTTTCTGAAATAGTTAAGGAAGAATATCGTCTTATTGGTGCTAGCGGCAATACAATTGGTGCTCCAGTTCAGATTTACAAGGACAGCCACATTGTAAGCATTACTTATATTACAGAAGGTGAACACGCTCAGAATCTTGAGTATGTATACATTGATGCAAGCGGTAACACTCAGACCACATATGTTGATATGTCAGAACTTGTTCTTGAAACTGAGTTCGCAAGTGGTGTAACTGTAACAGATGGTATTGCTCACGGTGTTGTTGACCAAACTTCTGAGTCATTCTTGACTGTTGGTGCTGATGGCTTCAAACTTGCTGGTGTACAAGACGCAATTAATACTGCTGTTAGTGGCCTTGATGCAGATGTAAGTGGTACTACAGAGCATATTAAAGTTAACGTAGTTGAGGCAGATGGTGTTATCACAACTGTAAATGTTGAGGAAGATAACATCGCAAACGCTGATGACCTTGCAGCACTTAGTGCAAAGACAATTACAGATGTTAAATCAGCCAATGGCAGTGTAACGGTAACTCCAGGAAATGTTGCTGATGGTACAAAGGAAATTGACCTTGCAACTGATGCTGACAAGATTCAGATGAGTGGATTCTCTGCTGATTCTGCTAGTGCATTGAGTGGTATTGCTACATCTGATTCAATTGCAACTGCATTTGAGAAGACAAATGCCGTTATCACTGAGAACGAGAGAGTTACCGCTGAGGCATTGAATGACCTTGATACAAGACTTGATAAGGTTGAAGATGAATATATAAGTGGTATTACAGTTAATGGAAGTGGCGTCACAGTAACTGATAATGTTGCTGCATTAACATTATCTAGCGCTCCTTCTACTGGCGCAGCAGAAACCCCAATTATAGTTGAAACAAGCAATAATGGTGGCATTACGCTTAAATTCGACGGATTAGATTGTGGCTACTATGCATAATCTAAGTTTCTTTAAATAACTCTTTATATTAAAATGGATAATCTGTATGGGTTATCCATTTTTTTATTCTTGGGAAAATATTTATAGAGAAATGAATTTTATATATGAAATATTTTAGGATATTTAATTACACAAATGATTACATTGAATATATGGCACAAGAAGGTGCTGTAGTTCCAAATATATCATATTGTTCTGGAGATAGTAAGACGTATATAACAGCTGGTAAACCATCTCCAACATGCACTTTGGTTATAGAAGGAGCGTCAGAAATAATTGCTGAAACCTGTAAATATAACGCAATGTGCGGTGGTAATGATGTCACATCATCTGCCGTATGGAGCATTATAAGTGGTTCTGATTATGCAACGATAGATGCAACAAACGGTAAGATTACAATTTCATCTACAGCAAGTGAATCTCCTGTTACAATACAAGCGGCATATAATGGTCAAACTGCAACGAAGGAAATAACATTGACATATCAAAGTGGTTCTTCTGCTGAAACAACAACTGAGGTTGTAACTGATGAAAGCGGAAACACCACAACAGTTGTCACAACAGTGACAGAGAATGAAGACGGTTCTTCAACTGAGGTTGTAGAGTCAGTTGTGACAGACAGTGAAGGAAATGTCATTGGTAGCACAGAGAAAAGCAAGGAAACAAATTCAGATGGCTCATATACAAGTAATGAGACAAACTATGATGCCAATGGTAATGCAACTGATGGTACTAACATGACTGGAGATACTGATGGCAACGTAAGCACACAAGATGTCAAGTATGATGAAAGCGGCAATACAATTGTCACTGGATATGATATTGATACAAGCGGAAATCCAGATGGAGTGAAGGAGTTTAGGTCAGATGGTGTTAATACTGAATACTATGCTCTTGATGTTACACAAGGCTTTGTGATGGATATTCACTTTACAATAGATTTTACAAATCAGCCGCCAAATCAAAGTGATAATCATCATAACATAATCAATTCAAAGAGGGCAGCACCAGAGCCTTGGTATGGCTTCCAAGTAAGACAATCTCAAGCAAACAAGTATATACAACTTGGTACACAGTTCTCAACTGGCAGTAATGCGAACACAACAATTACAACAACAAATGCAAACAAATATAATGGTTCATCAAATATATATGAATATAATTTGCACATAGTGTATGACCCAACTGCTAGTACCAATAAGTTTACTTGTGATGAACTAATCGGTAATGCGTTCAATTATATATCAAACAATACATTCCCAGACATTGAGGATTTGAAATATATTAAGACAACAGTTGGCTGTGCGTTGGATGCAAACGGAGACCCATTCAGATTCTCAAATATTGATGTATTCAGTTTCTCAATTAAGAAGCTTACCAACGTTAATGAGCCAACAATAGATTGTAACGGTCAGTATGTTACAATAACTTGTGAAACTGTAGGTGCTGACATTTATTATAGGCTTAATGAGGTTGGCGTATATGCTAAGTATACAGAGCCAATAGCGATTACTGCTGACACACTTGTTCAAACATATGCTGAAGTTGATGGTGACAAAAGTAATACTGTAAGTAAGAACTGCTTATATGATAATGGTATCGCAACACCAGTTATCACTTGTGATGGAGAATATGTGTCAATTGCTTGTGCAACAACAGATGCTGAACTTTATTATAGAATGAACGAAACTGGAACATATAGTGCATATACAGATTCGTTTGAGATAACAGCAACAACAGTTGTTGAGGCATATGCCCAAGTTGGAACTGAGGTTGGACATACTGCAAAGGAAACGTGTACTTATAGCCCTGTTGTATTGGTAGCCCCAACTGTTATCTTCAATGGAGAGGAAATATCTTTGGCTTGTGCAACAGCAAGTGCAACCATAAATTATAGATTAAACCAAGAAGGAACTTATCAAGTTTATACTACTCCAATAGTAATTACTGCTGATACTCTTGTTGAAACATATTCATCATATAGAGGACGTGTAAGTTCTGTTGTAACGCAAAACTGTGAATATAGTCCAGTACACCATTATGAAAATGACTATTTGACATTTAGAATAACAAGTGCAGGAACAATTTGTTGGAAATCTGTTGGAAGCGGATATGCGAAAACAATTGAGTATAGCCTTAACGGTGGAGAATGGACTTCTATAACAGCAGCATCGTCTCCTACTGCAATAAATGTTGTAGCTGATGATGTTATAAGATTTAAGGGTACTAATACTACATATGCTGGAAGTAAATCAAATTATGCTTCATTCGGAAAAGATACTAGTGGGTCTACAGACATAGGCTCAACGGCTCATTTTGTCGCTGAAGGTAATGTAATGTCACTCATTTATGGCGATAATTTCATTGGAAATACAGCAATGACAAGAACATACAATTTCTGTTCATTATTTAAGCGTACAAATATAGAATCTGCTGAGAACCTTGTGCTACCAGCATTAACATTAACTGAATATTGCTATCGTGCTTTATTTAGTTGGTGTACATATTTGACAAAAGCACCACAATTACCAGCGACAACATTGGCAAAGGGTGTTTATTGGTATATGTTTGAAAATTGTGCAATAGTTGAAGCACCAGAATTACTTGCAGAACATTTGGTTGCTGAATGTTATGGTAATATGTTTACTGGCTGTACAAGCCTTAATTATATTAAATGTATGGCAATTGATGGATTTAACACAACCAACTGTAAGCAGAATTGGACTAGTGGCGTTGCATCAAGTGGTACATTCGTAAAGGATAGCGGAGTTTCTGTAGATACTTGGACTAGGGGAGCAAACGGTATTCCAAAAAATTGGTTAGTGTATGATGACGTTCCAGTAGTTCCACCTACAATCACATATGATGGATTCAGTGAGATAACATTAACTTGTGAAACTCAAGGTGCTGACATATATTATAGATTAAACAATACTGGAGAATATAGTGCGTATACAACTGCTATAACAATAACAGCAGACACTATTATACAAACATATTCTGAATTGAATGGTCAAGAAAGTCGTACAGTGTCTCAAACTTGTCAATATGTAAGTGATGTACCTATTGAATATTCAAATAGAGACTTAAAGAAGTGGAACTATGGTGGTAACGAAATTACCACTCCATATTCAGTCAATGCAATTGACGGTCATTCATCAAATTATGCAAAGGGAACATTTAACTTTGAGACAAGTTTTGCATTGAGTGGAGCGCAACCAACGTATTTGTGGTTCCAGCATGCTGACCATTCAGCATCAATATATGTTGATGATACACTTGTGGAAAAGCACTGGGGAGGTTATGCAGCGTTTACCACTGACATATCAAATTATGTACATAGTGGCTCAAATACTGTAAAGGTTGTAATCAAGAACAATGAAGGAAACTATGTTGCGCCAGCAGCTGGCGACTTCAACTTCAATGCGACTCTTGGTAATGTAAGGTTGCTTACAAGCCCATATGTTCCAGCAATGAAATATGGCTATGATGGCTTCCATATTACGTCAACGGTGTCTGATGCAGAGGCAACTGTCAATATAATGACAAGTGTTCCAACTGGTGCTACGTTGGTTTGTAAGATTGATGATGGTAATACCAATATTTATTCTGCAACAAGTGCAAGTACTGGTGAGGAAATGACATTTACAAAGGTTATTGCAAACCCTCATCTATGGAATGGTAAACCAGACCCATATCTATACACAGTAACACTTGAGATATATGGTGGAAACGATTTGTATCATAGGTTTGTAAGACCTTATGGATTGAGATACTATGAGTATGTAATCAATGATACTGAAAAGGTTGGCACTGATGAAAATCCGTATACTGGATTCTTGCTCAATGGTTCTCCATATCTTCTTAGAGGATGCTGTATGCATGATGATATAGAAGGAAGGGCAAATGCATTGACTGAAACCGATTATAACAATACATTTGCAACAATTCAAGAACTTGGACTTAACTTCTTACGTTTAGCTCATTATCCTCATCCGAAGGAGGTATATGACAGATGTGATGCATTGGGTATAGTTGTGCAGACTGAAGGTCCTTGTGTTAACAAGTTACAGTCAACAATGCCAGAAGACTATTATACACACTTAACTGGTCAGTATACAGATATGGTCAATCAGCACTATAACCACCCTTGTATATTCTTCTGGGGTCTTAGCAATGAGACAACGACTGATGACAAGGCATTTGGTAAGCAGAAGGTAGAGGAATACACAGCATTAATCAAGAGACTTGATTCTGAGAGAATGGTAGGATATGTGCTTGCACAAAGTCCTGGCACAAGTCCAAGTGCATACTATAATGACCCATCTAATGTTGACTGGTTCGGATGTAATATATATGTGGGATGGTATGACAGTCCAAACTCAAATACTCCTGTGTCACAGATTAACACACGTCTTAACAACACCATTAACAGGGTTGGAAAACCAATGGCATACTCTGAGTATGGATGTGGTGGTACACAACGTTGTCACTCAGATGACTTTATGAATACAACCACAAGGGGCAATCACGAAAGACACGATATTGAATATATGATGTGGCTACATGAAGGACATATTGCGACAATCAAGCAATATCCGCAGTTGATGTTCACATCTCAATGGCAGTTGTTCGACATTGCTGTGGCAAACAGAAATGAGGGATATACAGTATGTCTTGATGGTGAGAACACATCTATTGACGATGAATTGAGAAGGTTGAATAATAAGGGTCTTGTTGAGAGAGACCACGTTACCAAGAAGGATACGTTCTATCTGTACAAGGCTTGGTGGAATCAGACAGACAAGTTCGTGCATATATGTCAGAAGAACTATACAAAGATGACTGATAGGGTTATCAAGTGTTACACAAACCAAACAACTGATTTTGCATTAAAGGTAAACGGAACAACTGTTGAAACAAAGGCAGCAACTGATAATATTCTTACGTTTACAGGGCATACATTCAGTAGTGGTGATGTAGTAACCGTTGAGAGTGGCAATATTAGTGATACGTTTACATTTGAATAATATTAATGAGGAATTGTTTCAATACAGTTCCTCATTTTTCTTTCCCATAAGATATTTATATAGAAAACAATAATTATGGCAATATATTTAAAGAAATTCAAGAATCATACACAGTATGAGAATTACATTAATGATAGTGGTGCAATACTACCAAATGTATCAATCTGTAAAACTGAAGATGATGTACATTATAGTCCTTGGGTTGACCCATATAGAGGACATGATTATGTTGAAATTGCTGGCCTTAAGTGGGCAACGATGAACGTTGGGGCAAACTCAATTACTGATACAGGTCTTTATTTCCAATGGGGTGATATAAGTGGCTATACAGGTACTGGACAGAAGGGGTTTGGTTGGTCAGACTATAAGTATAATAGTGGGGGTACATCACCATCTGCTGATGATATGACCAAGTATAATGAAACTGATGGTAAGACAGTATTGGATGCATCTGATGATGCCGTGATAGCCAATTGGGGTGGTAAATGGAGAATGCCAACAAACGATGAATATGCTGCATTGGGATGGGCTGTGAATACGGCTTGGACTGCTGATTATCAAGGCACTGGCGTTTCGGGTATGGTATGTACTGATAAGGAAGACAGTTCCAAGGTATTATTCTTCCCTGCTGGTGGCTACTGTAGCAATAATAAAATGTGGAATGTAGGTAGAAACGGCGAGTATTGGTCGAGTTCACATTTTATAGACATCACTCAAAGCAGTTGGTTTATGAACGCTTGCCACTTGGGTTTCGGAACTGAACACGTGAGTTGGGAGAGCAGCACTGGGCGCAAGGACGGCCATCTTGTGCGTGGGGTTGCTGATTAATAATATATCAAGGGCAATCATTAAGTTGGTTGCTCTTTTTTTATATTCCTTATGATATTTATATAGAAAGATATATTTTAATAGATTTTTAAACAAGCTGGTATTCTTACCAATTTTTGAAATCTATATTTCTAATAATAAAAGCTATTAAAAAAAAAGAATTAAATTTATGGGCAAAAACGCTTATTTTGTCTCTCATAAGAAGAGCAAATTAAAGGAGAACGGTGGGCCAAAACTACCGTTGGCTGATGACCTTGTTGAAGGTGAGATAGCCATCAACTTCGGTAAGGATGTTGAAACATTGTCAATCAAGAATGAGAGCGGGGATGTCGTTACATTCTCATCTGACAACTATTACACTGAGAAAAAACTTGGAAGTGGATTCACTGGTGAGAACAGTGCAAATACGGTTACAAGTGTCATTGAATCAAACGAAAAGGTCACAGCACTTGCATTGGCTGACCTTGATGAAAGGAAACTTAATAAAAGCGCATATAAACCGACATACACAAAGGCAGAGATAGACGCTAGGGATTTGTGGGTAAGCGGAAGTGGTATGAATTCTGCTGTATTGAAAGGTGGATACAATGAAGCTAGCGGAACGTCTTCTGTTGCTGAAGGACGTTATACAATAGCAAGTGGTTATTATTCTCACGCTGAAGGATATAATACAACTGCAAGTGGATATGCTTCTCACACTGAAGGATATTATACTAAAGCAAATGGTAGTTATTCTCACGCTGAAGGATATTATGCAACTGCAAGTGGTAATTATAGCCACGCTGAAGGGCAATCTACAATAGCGAATAACACATCAGAGCACGCAAGTGGCCAATATAATGTAAGCAGCAGTGCTTCAACTTATTTTGGCGATAGTGGCAACACATTATTCAGTGTTGGTAATGGTAATTACTATGCACGTCATAATGCATTTGAGGTTAGACAGAACGGTGACATTTACATAACAAGTGGCGGTACAACAACAAGTCCAGCGTTTAAGCTGCAAGACTATATTGGTAGCGGATTTTCACCTTCATCCATTACTGACGTAATCATTGAGAATGAAGAAATCGTATCATCAGCACTTGTTGACCTTGATGAAAGAAAACTCGATGCAAGCGCATACACACCAAGCGTAGAACTTTGGGTTAGCGGAAGTGGTGTGAATTCTGTCGTATTGAAAGGAGGAAACAACACAGCAAGAGGAACATCTTCTGTTGCTGAAGGTTCTTGGTCTAAATCAATAGGTTACTATTCGCACGCTGAAGGATATAGTACAACTGCAAGTGGCCAGTCTTCTCACGCTGAAGGATATAGTACAACTGCAAGTGGGTATTATTCTCACACTGAAGGATATTATACTAAAGCAAATGGTAGTTCTTCTCACGCTGAAGGTAATTATACAACTGCAAATGGTTCACGTTCTCACGCTGAAGGTTATAGTACAATAGCAAGCGGTGAGTCATCTCACGCTGAAGGTGGTTATACAACAGCAAATACTCAATATTCTCACGCTGAAGGTAGCTATACAATGGCAAGTGGGAGTGATTCTCACGCTGAAGGCAGTAATACAACGGCAAGCGGTAGTTATTCTCACGCTGAAGGATATCATACAACAGCAAGTGGTGAGTCATCTCACGCTGAAGGTACAGGAACACAAGCAAACGGTAGTAATTCGCACGCTGAAGGTATAGGAACACAAGCAAATGGAAATTATTCTCACACTGAAGGCGCAGGAACACAAGCAAATAATATGTATGAACACGCAAGTGGACAGTTAAATGTAAGTAGCAGTGCTACTACTACATTTGGTGATAGTGGTAATACGCTATTCAGTGTTGGTAACGGTACTGCTGATAATGCAAGGCACAACGCATTTGAGATTAGGCAGAATGGTGACATTTATATTGTAAGTGGCGGCACTGATATATTGCTTCAAGATAATCTTGGCGGGAATATAGAAATTGACCAAGATTTCAGTAATACAGCTAGTACAAATCCTATATCTACAAAGGCTGTGTACAGTGCAGTAACTGAAAATGAACTTGTATGGGCTAATGCATTTGTTGCATTGAGTGGTACTGTAAGTGCGCATACTGCAAATACGGAGATACACGTAACTGCTGCTGATAAGGCATCTTGGGCCAATAAGATTGGCTATGCTGCATATGATTCAAACGACAAGAAGATTAATTTCTATAAGAACGATACAGATACTGCAACATCTATTTGTCATATTGATGCGACTGATTTCATCAAGGATGGAATGGTGTCAAATGTTGAAATCAAGGATGTAACAAGCGGTGGAAGCCAAGTTACTTGTCTTGTTATATCATTCAACACCGATGCTGGAAAGCAGGATATCAATATTCCATTGACTGATATATTTGATGCTTCAAACTATTATAATAAGGCAGCAATTGATAGCCTTGTTGGAAGCGGATTTACATCATCTTCAATCACTGAGGTAATCATTGAGAATGAGAGGATTATATCTGCTGCATTGAACAACCTTGACGAAAAGAAACTTGATGCATCAGCATATACGCCATCAGTTGAACTTTGGGAAAGTGGAACAGGATTGAACTCTGTTATATTAAAGGGTTCAAGTGGCACAGCAAGTGGTGACTATTCTGTGACAGAAGGACTAAGTACTAGTGCAACATCATTTGTTTCTCACGCTGAAGGAAATAGTACAGTAGCAAGTGGCTATTTTTCTCACGCAGAAGGAAATAGTACAGTAGCAAGTGGTTTTGCTTCTCACACTGAAGGATTGAGTACAAAGGCAAATGGTCAATTTTCTCACGCTGAAGGAAATAATACGCAAGCAAATGGAATGACTTCACACGCTGAAGGAGATAGCACAACTGCAAGTGGTAACTATTCTCACGCTGAGGGCAGTAGTACAATTGCAAGTGGTAATAAATCTCACGCTGAAGGTAATTATACAACTGCAAGTGACGATTATTCTCACGCTGAAGGAAATAGTACAGTAGCAAGTGGTGAGTCATCTCACGCAGAAGGCTATAATACAAAAGCAAATGGCGATTATTCTCACGCTGAAGGAAATAGTACAGTAGCAAGTGGACTACGTTCACACGCTGAAGGAAATAGTACAACGGCGAGTGGTGAGTCATCTCATGCTGAAGGTTATGAGACAACAGCAAGTGGCCGCTCTTCTCACGCTGAAGGATGCGGTACAAAGGCAAATGGTGAGTATTCACACGCAGAAGGATGGAGTACAACAGCAAGTGGTCACTCTTCTCATGCTGAAGGAAAGTATGCATTAGCAAGTGGTTATTATTCTCACGCTGAAGGACAGAGTACTACTGCAAGCAGTAATAGTAGTCACGCTGAAGGATGGAATGCAAAGGCAAATGGTAATTATTCTCATGCTGAAGGACAAGGTACAGTAGCAAGTGGTCAGTCTTCTCACGCTGAAGGAGCGTATACAATAGCAAATGGTGATTATTCTCACACAGAAGGCCAAAATACGTTAACAACCAATTCCTATGAACACGCAAGTGGACAGTATAACGCAAGCAATAGAGCTTCAACTACATTTGGTGATAGTGGTAATACATTATTTAGTGTTGGTAATGGCGAATATAATGCAAGGCACAATGCCTTTGAGATTAGGCAGAATGGTGACATCTACATAACCAGTGGTGGTACTGACATCAAGTTGCAAGATAACATCGGAAAGGTTGAGACGGTAACTGCAATCACTCCTTCAAATAGTGGTTCAACAGACCCAATTGCAACGAAGGTTGTAGCTGAGAATGAATTGACTGTATCAAATGCATTGAATGATTTGAACACAAATAAGGCTGATAAGTCAGACCTTGATGGACTTAAGCTCAAGAAGATTACACAAGCCGCATATGATGCTTTGACAACAAAAGACCCTAATACATTATACGTAATTGTTAATTAATATGGCAGACGGAATTAGAATAGGAAATCTAGATATTAGCGCATTCAAGGTAGGCTCTAGCGATTGCAAGGTCTACCTTGGAGACGTTAAGTTGTACCCACAAACCCCATCGCACGAATATGTTGAGATAGGCGGTGTTAAATGGGCAACAATGAACGTCGGCGCAACAGGTATTACTGACACGGGACTTTATTTCCAATGGGGTGACACCCAAGGCTATACTGCTTCACAAGTAGGTAGTGGTAGTGGACAGAAGTACTTTGGTTGGGCAGACTATAAGTACGGTAATGGTACAAGTTCACCTGGTAATACAGGAATGACCAAGTATAACTCAACTGATGGTAAGACTGTATTGGATGCAGAAGATGATGCTGTGACTGCTGATTGGGGTGGTAGTTGGAGAATGCCAACAACTGAAGAGTATGTTGCATTGGGCAATGCTGTGAATACAGCGTGGACTACTGATTATCAAGGAAGTGGCGTTGCGGGTCTTGTATGTACTGATAAGACTGACAGTTCAAAGGTACTGTTCTTTCCTGCTTGTGGCTACTGCTACAATGGTAGGGTTCTCAGTGTAGGCAGTTGGGACTTATATTTGTCGAGTTCGCTTTTCAACTATTATGTTCAGTGGGCCTACTACTTTGAATTCAGAGATGGAAGTGTGAAATGGCAGGAAAACACCTATCGCTCCAACGGCTTCTCTGTGCGTGGTGTTCTTAGTGAATAAATTAATCTTAATAAAATCAAACAAGATTAAATTGCAAAAAAAGTTTGCCTTGGGCTTGTGCCTGGGGCAAATTTTTATGCTATATAAAATATTTATATATTAGATAATAAGACAAATTAAATATATAAAAATATGGCAGTAAAAAATCTTTATTCATTGGGACTCTTACGTAATGGTAAGGTCTATCCAGACAAGCAAACCGCAGCTCAAGGTTTGACACAATCAGCAACAAATGACGGTGTTGCAAAATTGGCACGTTATTTGGTTCCTGTTGTGGGTGGAGAGCCAATCATCCGCACATTGGTTGGTTTCTATGCAAACGCAAATGAGATGGAAGACAATGGTGGTGGTCAGTCATACTACACCATCCTTGACGTTGAAGGAAGTGCAGCAGATATTGATGCATTGAAAGAAGCCGTTTCAGCAATCAATCAGACAATTGGTAGCGGTTTTTCTGATAAGACATTAACCGAAGCAATAGAAGAGGTTAATGCAAAACTTGGCGAAGGTTTTTCAGCAGAACACACGGTAGCTGATGCATTGAACGAACTTGAATCAGCCCTTGAGAACAAACTTAAGATTTCATTGGAAGTTGCTCAAACCCCTACATCTGGTTATCTCAAGACCTACATTCTTTCACAAGGCTTGGGAGATGACAAGGAAGAGATAGGTAAGATTGACATTCCAAAGGATATGGTTGTAAGTGGTGGCTCACTTGTTCACGGTACTTGGGATGGTGACGTGTTCACTGAAGACCCAGAAGGGCCTGATACTGCCATCAAGATTGAATTCGCAAATGCTGATACAATCTATATCAATACAAAAGACCTTGTAGACTTCTATACTGGTGGTAATGGTATTGATGTTGATAACACTCACAATACTATTTCAATCAAATATAATACCCACAGTGAGAGATTCCTTGTTGTAGACGAGGATGGTATCAGAGTTGAGGGTATACAGGCAGCAATCGACAAGAAGGCTGACGAAGAAAGACTTGAGGCAAGTGATGGTATTTCAATCGCTTCAAACAAGGTTAAGGCTGTTGCAGCAGGATATTCAGCTCCAGCAATCAAGAACCCAATAACAGTTGATAAGGATGGCATCAAGTTCGCAAATGTATTGGATTGCGGATTCTTCGATGACGAGACAGAGGTTGCAAATACAGCAGAGGAAATAAATGCAATCACAGACCCACAGAATACTGACGTGTTCATCGGTGGAGAAGAGGCATTGAATGCACTTGCAGCAAAGAAGACATTCAAAAACCTTGAAATTGCAAACGTTGAGGCAGCACAGCAAGTTAACATTGCAGCAGTTGAGTCAATAGCACTTGATGGTGTTGAGGTAACTGGTGACAAGGGTTCTTCAAACGGATATTTCTTGGTAGATGCTCCAAAGGTTGATGTTTCAAACATCACTATTGCAGATGGTGCAAAACCATATAACGTATTTGAGGAAGTTGGCACTGGTACCGATTCATTTAACGCTTCAAACGTGAAGGTTAATGACGTTGCACTAGCACACAATGTATTTAACATCTACAGACCAAATGACGATGCTGTAATCAACATTTCAGACGTTAACCTTAACTTGAATGTTAACAACTCAAACGCATTGAGGCTTGCAAACTACAAGAACGCTACTGGTGTTACAGTTAACTTCGAGAACGTTTCTTGGACATATGAGAACACGCCAAATAAGGATGCAGCAGATTGGGGATGGGCAGGATTGGTTATCTATCAGCCAGCCACTACTGACGTTGCACTTGGCGGTGACTTGTCAAAGATTCAGACTTGGAAATTCAACTTCAAGAACTGTAAGTACAATGGCGTTAAGGTAACTGCAAATAACTTCGGTGAGAAGAACCAGGTATTCTACCTTTACAACATTAACAAGACAGGTGGAATCACAGACCCAGTTGCAAATGGCTTGACATTGAATTTTGCATAAGCGAAATTAAAATCATAATTTATAAAATGCAGTCAGCGATGGCTGCATTTTTCATATCAGTTAAGATATTTATATAGAAAAGATATACATTATGAAATATTTAAAAGAATTTGAAACAACTGCTGATTATACAGCATACAGTGCGGATACTGAGAACTTCATCTTGCCAAACATAAGTGTTTGTAATGATGATGTATATAAGGTCTATTATAGTACGTTTGAAAAACCCGCTATTATTGTTAAATATAATGTTGAAGATGATTCTGAACCAACACAATTATACTTTTATTCCGATGGAAGTGGTAGTTATCCAATAGAAAACTATGGTGCTGACATTTTTACCAAGGCTATTATTGATGGAACTAAAGTATCCATTGAAAGCATTGATGCAGCACAAGGTAAGTATCAATTATCAAGTGGGGAACATACTGTTGAATTTCCATTAAACGACCAAACAAATATTAGCGACTATACTTTCCAATATTGTAGTGGTCTTACAAACATAGTTATCCCTGATAGTGTTACAAGTATCGGCGATGCTGCTTTCCAAAGTTGTAGAGGTCTTACAAGTATAACTATACCTGATGGCGTTACAAGCATTGGTAATGGTGTTTTCGCAAATTGTAGTAGTCTTGCAAGTATAGACATTCCAAGTGGTGTTACAAGTATTGGCATTAGTGCTTTCTATAATTGTAGTGGTCTTACAAGCATAGATATACCGAGTGGCGTTACAAGTATTAGTAATTATGCTTTCCAAAATTGTACTAGCCTTACAAGTATAGACATACCTAACAGTGTTACAAGCATTGGAGATTATGCTTTCAGTACTTGTACTGGCCTTACAAGTATAGTTATACCTGATAGTGTTACAAGTGTTGGTAATTATGCTTTCCAAAATTGTAGTAGTCTTACAAGTGTAGATATACCTGATAGTGTTACAAGTGTTGGTAATAGTGCTTTCAATAGTTGTAGTAGTCTTACAAGTTGTACAATAGGTAGTGGTGTTACAAGTATTAGTAATAGTACTTTCAGTAGTTGTAGTAGTCTTACAAGCTGTACAATAGGTGGTGGTGTTACAAGTATTGGTAGTTATGCTTTCTATTATTGTAGTAGTCTTACAAGTATAGTTATACCAAGTGGTGTTACAAGTATTGGAAGTTGGGCTTTCTATTATTGTAGTAGTCTTACAAGTTGTACAATAGGTAGTGGTGTTACAAGTATTGGCGGTAGTGCTTTCGTAGGTACTAACGCATTAAAGGTTCTAAATTACAATGCAAAATGTGAGTTAAGTACTTCTTTTAAAGGCACAGGTAGAGGTGTTTGGTCTAATCTTGAAACAGTAATTATTGGTGATTCTACTCCATCTATTGGTAATAATGCTTTCCAATCTTGTAGTGGTCTTACAAGTTGTACGATAGGTAGTGGCGTTACAAGAATTGGTAATTATGCTTTCAATGGTTGTAATGGTCTTACAAGTATAGTTATACCAAATAGTGTTACAAGTATTGGTGAAGGAGTTTTCCAATCTTGTAGTGGTTTTACAAGCATAACCATTGGTAGTGGTCTTACAAGTATTGGCGGTTGGGCTTTCGGATATTGTTATAATCTTACAAGCATAACGGTTGATAGCAATAATACAGTATATGATTCACGTAACAACTGCAATGCAATAATTAATACGGAAACGAATACATTAGTTCAGGGTTGCAAAACGACAATTATGTTAGATAGTATTACAAGCATTGGCGATTATGCTTTCGATGGTTGTACTGGCCTTACAAGTATAGATATACCTGATAGTGTTACAAGCATTGGTGAGTCTGCTTTAGGCGGTTGTACTAATCTCACAAGTATAGATATCCCTGATAGTGTTACAACAATCGGTAATGGCGCTTTCGATAATTGTACTAGTCTTACAAATGTTACAATAGGTAATAGTGTTACAAGTATTGGCCGTGGTGCTTTCCAAAGTTGTAGAGGCCTTACAAGTATAATATCCAACGCTGCAACAGCGCCTACAATAGAAAATTTCACATTCAATAATGTTAAGACAGGTGGTACATTAACAGTGCCAAGTGGCAGTAGTGGTTATGGTGTATGGATGAGCACAAGTAGTTACTACTTAGGCTACTATAATTGGAGAAAGGTAGAACAATAATAACATTAGATAAATAAAGAAGGATAGCCCAAGCATTATGGGTTATCCTTTTTGCTTTGTTTATATTTATCTTCCGTAACAATTACGGGATATGTCTTTATTTTCTTGAATTTATGCATCATAAACAGATTTGTTAATCTCTCTGCAATATAACCGCCTATTCTATATTGATATTCGACGGTGTTATTTGGATAGAATCTTTTGATATACTTTTCATAATTGTCATATATTCTCTTATTAATATCCGTTCCAACTATTTTAAGGTATTCGTCAAGGATTGAGAATATGAAATCGATATATTCCTTGAAATCTTCCCTTTTCATAATGAACATATTATATGGAATCAATATGTTGCCGTTTATGAAATTCTTCCACATATTTGCTTGTTCTGGATATTTCTCAGCGATGATTCCACCGATGATGTACAGGTCCTCAATATTATGGCAAGATAAATATTGTGACTTTATACTATTATTGAATACTTTAGGCTTTGAGCATATTGCATCATAATTAGAAAATATTTCATCCATATTTGGTACATCGTCAAGGAAAGAGAAATATCTTCTGTAATGGCAGAATCCAATATATTTAGGCAATTCCAAATTATCAGCAACGTATTTGAATTGGTACAGTTCTGAATAGAAAGCATCCTTCAATGGTAGTTTCAGCTCTATTTGCCTTGCGTTAATTATTTTATATATTTCGTTATGCACAACTGGTTCAAATTCTTTGTGGGTGCAAATGAATATATTTATATTGCAATTGTAATTTTCTGCCCATAGATTTTTATTAGTTTCTAGCCATTTTTCAAAGTTAAGATTTTTTCTTTTCCAACTACCTTGTGCAAAGTGTTTAATATAGCCAAATATATTAATTTCTTTATGTTTATATTTTTCGCTGTCAACATAAAATGAGCAACCAGTATCATACTTCTCGCCATTAGCAGTAAGACCGACTATTCTATTTTCATCGAAGTATTTTATGCCATATTTTTTACACATCTTTACATTTATAAAACATATAAACGGCATTAACCTCTTGTCGTGCCATATATTATGCTCATACCCACCAACATATATGCATTCTTCATCCCATAGCTCGCTTATATCTTTCTTAACAAGTACATCAGAATCCATTAATATGATATTATCATCTATTATATCAATGGCTTTTTGTATTGACACACAATGTTTTGATGATGCATAGTTATTACCACTGCCTATTGGAGATTTCTCGTGCTCTGGAAAATTTTTAAGCCATTCATTAAAGTTGATAATTTGTCCATCGGTATTATCAATCACAGTCACGTTTGTAAAATTGTTTATAAATTTTCCATTATCGCTATTGTCAAATACATATATATTAACATTTGGTGTATGCTTGTTTATACTTTTTATGCAGGCTTCGGTTAGTTTCTGCGTATTGTAATTTACAATTAATACATTAATAGTTTTATCAGCCATATTTAATTTAATATTTACTTTCTCCTTGATAATACTTCCATTATCATATCTTTTATTTTAGATGTCATCTTTTCAGCAGAGTAATTCGACAATATATCATATTGTACCTTTAATACTTCTTCTTTTTCATCTTCAGTAAGGTTAAGCGTTTTTTCCATTACATCAACTATGTTAGACTCATCTTCCTTCAAATCAAAAAAAGTACCCTTCCCAAATGTGATTTCCTTAAAACATTCATTATTGTTCAGAAGGGCAATACAGCCCATCTTGTACGCTTCAAGCACAGGATAACCAAAGCCCTCACATTCTGATGGGAATACGAAAAACAATGCATCCTTATAAAGCGTTGCAAGTTCAATATCATTGACCTTCATTGCAATCGCTCTGTCAGCCATATCATATTCATTCAACAATTGTTTTTCCCCATTATTGAAATCATACCCAGTACACACTAACTTGATATCAGGATGATTCTTGAAAAATGGCGCTGAATGTTTGATGAACCAGTCGAACCTTTTATATCCTTGCCTTTTGCCAACAAACAAGACGTATTTGCCTTCAACAACGCTTTCGCTTAATACATCATTACCAAAATTCTCATTAAGCCCTCTTCCAACAACGTATATCTTGGATGGGTCAACATCAAGAAATCTAATCAAGTCTTTTTTAACCACCTCAGTCGGCACTTCTATAGCAGACGCATACTTTACCAACTCACGCTTTCCCTTAATCTGCGGGTCGTGCTTGCTAGGGAAATATATCTCAGTCAGCATATCGTGTACTGACATTACAAACGGCTTTCCATTGAGAAACTTAAGGAAATATGGCGAGAATAAAGTTGGATAAAACACATCATAATCTCCTTTCATTAGCATATCTACAGACAATACCCAATTGTCACATTCCCCGTATTCATATGGTTCAATGCGGCTCAAGTATAAGTTCTTTGTCTTTGATACAGAGAATCTAGATTCTATGTCATCGCTTTTATTGAACTCATTGTTTATATCAACAAACATTCTTGATATTCCACCGAATTCTTGACCATCATATATTTGTGAGTCAAATAAAACCTTAATCTTCGGTGTTGACGTAATATTTAAATCCATAATCTTTAATATATTTATATACAAATAATAAGATTTAATATGGATAATTCAACAGTTAATTGGGAAGAAGTGAGGATAAATGCATCCATCAATATTATGAATGCAATACTAAGTAGTAGCATAATGGTGTTTATATTTCAGTTCATATTTAAAAGACAAGTGGCAGACATCGCTGTTGAATATGCTAATAAACTGATAGAGGAATTAAAGAAAAAAGGAGAATGATATCAATCACTCTCCTTAAATTATCAAGGTCTATTTTTTGATTTCTCTTTTCTTAATTCATTAATAGGTTTCAACATATCTTGGAATCCATCTATCTTATCACCGATAAATTCCTTGCAATAACTAACTCTTTGCAATCTGTTGCGGTATCTGTGATTGTCATGCTCAATTGCCTTTTTATCTCTGCCTTTACCATCAAACATTGTGGCTCTTACGTTCGGATTTCTACCCAAGGCCTCACCGAATTTCCTATGCGCTGTCTTAATGTATAATCTATAGTCATGTTCATCATCTGACAATGATTTAACGATGCCTCCACAGAAATTGAATATCTGTGTACTAAGTCCTATCCCTTGAAAATCTGGCAGTATCACTATTCTAGATATTGAGCATCCATATGGTATTCCCTTTCTTGGCGTATTGAGGATTCCGACAAATGCAACTGGAACACCATTCCATTCAAATAATAAACATTTGCAAGATTTATTAATATCAGCCCTCAAATAATGCTCTTTGGCAAAGCCTCCACTCCAAAATACAGTAGGTTCTACTCTCCTAACTGTTAACTTAATTTCTGGTCTTTGACCTTTCTTGTGATTAACCTTTATAATCTTCACTTTCCATAATTTTTTCCTTATTATTTAATACGCCGATGTTGCTGCTGTTGTAAAGTAATTTGCTACTGGTTGAGAGACAACATAATACGAACCAGGTATACTAGCATGAGTGTATATGGTTTCATTGATACTATTGATATATTCAAGCATCTCGTCGATTCTTGTTTGATATAGAACATTGTCTGAATATGTTGCATAATCCCCAAATGACGCATCATAATCAAACAAAAGATTTTCAACTCTAGTAACTGTACAGTAATCTTTAAAACTCTTGTATTTTTTTGGTATCTCTAATCTCATGATTGCGGTATTTCTATTGCTTCAGTTAGTATATCTATTTCTCTTGGTGACTGATATACATTGTAATTAGTATCATCATTGTATATCATTTTTTCCATTTCAACTTCTCCATTCTCATCTCTATGCTCCAAATTGAATACATAATCTGGTTGCAGCCATTCTATAATATCAAAGTGGCAAGAGGCTATTATTATTTTAAGACCTTTCTGCCTTGCGTATCTCTGTAATGCGAAACTCATACTCTTTGCTGCACTACGGTTTACAACTGACGTATATTCATCTAGGACTACAATGCCTCCATTTGCGTCATATATTGCCTTTGCAATGTCCAACCTTGCTCTTTCACCATTGGAGAGTTCTTGGGGCTTTCTGAGCCATGTGGGAACAGATGCAAGACCCATACTTGATAACAAGTCGCATGCTTCCTCTTCAGATAGCCTTGGGAATTGGCTTATAACACATTTATCATGGTCATATTCAATTGGTTTTACATCACCATATATTTCTCTCAATATGGTAGATTTTCCGCTACCACTCTTTCCGCAGATTAAAAGGATATTCCAATTATCCTTATTCATTTCTTCCATATCTTCCTTTGAAGGGATTGGTACTTCTGTCACAGTTTTTTCTTTGTCTTGGATATCATACGATTCATACAAGAAATTCGTATAGTTGTCGTTGACAATTTTGCTTTCTAGTGTAATTTTACTCATTTGTTATTATATCTGTTAAGTCTAAAGTTATTTCTTGCAATGTATCAACAACTAGGTAGGTGATTATTAATTGATTGCCATCAACTCTTGTATTTGTAACAAGGCAGTTTTGAAAAAAAGGTGGTAGTGTGATACTTGTTATATTAACTCTTTTTGGTATTTGCAATCTCATATTTTAATTTTTTGCAAAGATATGTAAAAAAAGTTAAAATTCCAAATTTTTGGGTATAAAAAAAGGTTTAAGAAATTAATCTTAAACCTCTTCTAAGTTTCCTTCATCATTTAGTATGAATGCACGTCTGCAATCAATGCAAGCCCATTTATCTGTTATTATTGGATTTTCCGTCAATTGCGTATGTCCGAATATTTGATAGTCGAATTCGTCAACGTAAGAATCCTCATTTTCAACAACGTGGTCAATTTCAGATTTATTATCATCAATTTTTTCTCTTACATCTGACCATAATGGACTTCCACTTTTTTCCCCAAGCCAAAAACGGTATTTTGACACTTCAGCCAATGCCGCAACACCTCTTTTAAACCCTTGCAGTTTATTTAAATTATCAGCATTAAGTTTTCCTATTATTTCCTTATTCCTCTCATACCAAGATTTCATAACTCCAGCATGTGTGAAAAGGTATTTTTTGTCATTTATCATTTCCTCATGCGCAATTTTGAAAAATGATTCATGGGATAAGAACATTTCCTTGTAACTGTATGCATTACTAGATGAAAATCTTGTTGACCTTGTGAAATCTCTATGGATATAATGATAACAGTGATTCCCTAGAAGAAGTATCACCTTATCTTTATTATTTTCCTTTAACTTTAATATCTCTGCAAAGTTATTTTTTTCTTGTTTTCTTGTTATCTCTTCATCTGGATATGCATCCAAATAATCTCCAAGAAATATCACCTTGTTGCATTCATCAAAGTGTTTTTCAATGGCATCCTTCCAAAACTTGCGGCCATGAACGTCTGGTATTAGTAGTAGTTTAGTCATTTTTTAATCAACTATTATACAATTATCAATATGCTTATCCTTGAAGTAAGAGAATAGAAGGGCTGTCAAGTTATATCCCTCATTTATATTCATTGCCAACGGATATCTGATAAAGTAATCCCTAACAACCCATTCAAGAAGTTTGGTGTTTCTGTTATGATTCCTTAGTTCAGTTTCAAAATAGCTAATCATACATTGTTTGTGACAAAGTACCTTTGCTTCACAATACTTTCCCTTTACATACACATGTAGCCTTTCATCTTTTGCAACCGTATACATGTGGGCAACTAGTTTATTGTAGTAACCCATAATCTTCATAAATTTGATGTACTCTAGTACAATTTCCCTCCTAGTTTTTTTCCTAGGTTTATCAATCCATCTCATGTTTTCATATCTGGGGGGTTTTAAATCTATTAATGTATTAATTTTATGTATCTTAAGTATCCCTTATCTTTCAAATGAGACAAAAATAAGTCAGCAAGTATATCAGAGTTTTCAAACGGTTTTAAATAATAACCTTCAAATAAATATACTCTCTTGATAAAGCCATCATTCAATGTATAAAAGTACATTCCATTATCTCTTGCGTATTCGTAGAAAGAACCATTCGTGAAATAATACGAAATATTATTTGTTGCATCTTTATCTTGTTCTAGGAAGTAGTAGTGAGCACTAGTCCCTCTGACCACATTAAAGAACAATTTGCAAATATTTGGGAATATTCCCATTGTTTTCGCAAATTTAATGAATTCACGTGTGACAGTATCAATATAGATTACTTTAGCCCTCTTTGACATTATATTTGCTTTTTAATAATTGCGTTTGTATTTTTTCATTAAATTCAGCCCATGATATCGGTTCATAATCATTATTATCCACACCAACATCATATTGGGTTGGGAAACAGTTGACCAATCTAGGTATGTCTTGTCCTTGTTTATTTGGTCCAGAATGGCAATGACCGTATGCTTGAAATGATAGTTTATTTGGCTCACGATAAACTCCAGCATAACAAAGGAAAGGATAATGGTTAAGCCATACTTTCCTACCTTCTATCTCTATCAACATCTGCCATGACACATACTTGAATAATTCTTCTTCGGCTTTTGTAGACATATTACGTTGGTCATGATTCCCTTTAATAAGTATGATGTCACCGTTAAGTTGTTCTCTTATTTTTTTCCAGAACTCATATCCTCCCCATGCAAAGTCCCCAAGGTGGAAAACTAATCCATCTTGAGGCACTTTTTTGTTCCAATTCTCGATGAGTTTCTGATTCATTTCCTCAACATCCTTGAATGGACGGTCACAGAACTTAAGAATGTTTGAATGCCCGTAATGCGTATCACTCACAAAGAATATTTTATCTCCTTTTTCATATTTAAAATCTACTTTTACTGACATAATTTATCATATTTTGGCAAATATATAGATAATTTTTTAATATTCCAAATATTTGATGTTAAAAAAATGTTAGCACAATATTTTTAGGTCTTCTATCTGAAGTGCGTTATCTATAACTTCCATCGAACCATCTTTATATGTTATGAACACTGTCTTATCTTCATTCAGTACAATCTTGCTAACTTTATCTTTATCAATATCTTTGTGGGAATATGTAAAGAAGTCTTTTGATAAAAGCATCATATCATATATGGATAATGGTGTTATTTCATTCTCAGAACCATCTTCCAATATTCTTTCAAACTCTTTATCCCTAATGGCGCAAGACTGTATGTAATTATCCATGAAAGTTTCCCACTTAAACTGTAGAATAGGTAACGTAGAGTCATTTATTATAATTTTATTCCAACAATCATTCCATGTTATAGATGTTTCGGATTCGTGATTTGATATATTGTCCAATGTGGTACGTGTAATGAACCAACAATCGCCACCAAGTTCCTCGATGAGTGCTTTCTCATTTGGGAATCTTACATCATCAATAACATAATTCATATCCTTATTAATCATTTGACGTATTCTGTTCACATGCCAATCCATATTATACTTCCTTATTAAGTCAGTACCAATAAATTGCAGCATTTCCCTAACTGTATGCATTGTTTTACCATAGCAAATCTTCTCTACTTCTTCCAATGGTATTTCTGTCTCTTCTGATAAAATAGTACATATGTCATCGCCTAATTGTAATGAAATTTCAACATTATCATTTTTCAAACGATTAAGTTCTTCAACAGAAACATCTATTAAACTTGCACATAATTGCTTTAATGGTAATGCAAAATATAGTTTTTGATAACCATACCTCTCGCATATTTTGGCTAACTCAGTTTTTCCTGAACGCATCCTACCGCAGAATCCAATAATCATATTTACCTATCTTCTAATGCTTTATTTATGATTTCAATGAAATCTTTTAACGAGACATTCCCCATAAGTTTATAAATTACATCATTGTTTTCGTCTAATAATACAATTGTAGGGACTGACCTAATCTGGTATTTTTCAACCATTAGTTCTCCATCTTCATCATTTTCAATGTCTATGCTTTTAAATTCAATACCTTTATACTCATCCATTTCGGATACTCTCTTGAATGTGCTAGCGAAGGCACGGCAAGGCCCACACCAACTAGCACTGAAGTCAATAATTTTTACTACTTTATTGTTATTCATTTTCTCTTATTTTTTAATATACTTGAGAAAGAATTAATCCTTCTCTTATTATTTTTCTTTGTGTTAAAGTCAATTGTTGAACTTGTAAATATTGTTTTATCTATATCTTTTGCGTTAGCTACTATTGCCTTTGCAGTTTCTTCATTGATTATAACTTTTGTTGTTTTACCAAGTACCTTATTTACTTGATATTCAATCCTTCTTAACGTAGCAATGCTATTCACATTTGACGTATCAAATTTTTCAAAATCTTTTTCATCAATGAAACCTAATGTATTCTTTGCCCTTGTATAAGCCACATACATAAGATTGTATTCTTGACGTATTTCCCAGTCTTTTTTGGCAGACTTGCTTGGCATTAATGATTCACAAGCAATATATACGTTATTTGCTTCCAAGCCTTTTGCCTTATGTATGGTTGATAGAGAGATTCCGTCTTTTTTATCCCTCTTTGGAAAAATTTCATCAATCTTATCAATAATCTCCTCAGAGGTATTGATTCCTTCTGCAAGTATTTCGAGGGCATTAATCATATCAATCTTATTCTGCAATTGGGGTGAGTTCATGGCAGTTTCAGCATCTATTCCAAATTTTTCCATTAACTTATTCCTAGAAACAAATAAATCATCATACAGCCTCACAAATACTCCATCTTCTCTACAATCTACATTGAGTTTATCTTGTTTCGTACTTTTGACAATCGCCTTTAAGTTATTACCAATATCTTTTCCTCTTATAAATGCTTTCTTACCCAACTTTAGGAATTCATTGTAAATTTGTACCAATGGAGCATTATTTCTACATAGAATCATGTCACCATCTTTAACAGCATCCAACGGCACATTTCTTATAATTTGTCCATCTACTGCATTGTCGGCAGACTCAATTGTAGGTACTATTTTTTTGGCAAAATCTACGATATTTTTACCGCATCTATATGATATGCTCAATGGGAGGCACTTCGTATTTGGTATGGATTTAAGAGCGTTGAATGATTCTGGGTCACCCCCACTAAATGCATATAGCATTTGACTCCTGTCTCCAGTTGATACCATCCTAGTACCCATTTTAAAACATTTAAGTACTAACTCCCTTTCTGCTTTGTTCATATCTTGGCACTCATCAATAAATATGAAGTCATATAACAGTCCTAGAGGCTTTAAAAACAGCACATTGGGCAACCATACCATATCAGTATAATCAATCGTTTCTAGGGTATTTTTGCCCCATTCCATAACCTTTAGCGCAACTTCCTTCTCATCTGCAATTGTCTCGATTGCATATCTGTTCTCAATAAATTCCAAATCCTTAACTGTTTGACAGAGATAAAATCTGCCAAAATCAACATATTTCTTAATATTCTCAATGTATCTGAAATATTCTCTTCCCTTTAAAGTATATGTATTTATTGATGTTAATTCTTTAATATTATTTTTGATATATGAATCATATTTAAATGGTTCTGGAATCGCACTAACTTGTGGTATGTTTCTTTTTATGAAAAGAAGCCCAAGCCCATGAAGGGTTCTTACTTCGACATTATCTTTATCCTTTGTTCTTTTTTTAAGTTCAGTCACAATGTCAGTATTGAAAGCGCTCATTAATACTTTACATTTATCACTAATAAAGTCCAAGCATTTTACAAGAGTGGTTGTTTTTCCACTTCCAGCTACGGCTTCCACTACAAGATGCCCTTGGTCATGTTCAATCCATGAAAAGATATCTTCTTGAAATTTACTCCATTTGTATTCTATTTTTTCAGTTTCTTTCTTTTTTCTTGACATTTTTATTTCTTTTTGCAAAGATATATAAAAAATGTTAAAATTCCAAATTATAGCGCAAAAAAAATGGAGTAGAAATCGTTTCTACTCCATCTTATTTTCTTATTATTCTTCAGCAAGTTTGCCCAAGAAACTATTGACATAAGAACGGAACTGAGGGTTGTTCTTATAAGTACCCTTCATCTTGTTAATGAAATCCATTACCTTTGGGTCATTCTCAAGTTCTTCAATTCTTTTCTCGTCACTTCTCTCGACACGTGGCGAGTTTGCCTCACGTTTAATGGCTTGCATTCTCTTATCCTTTTCTTCGAGGAAACGTACAAGCGCAGTCTTTGGCGCATTCTCGATGTCAATCTCACTATCCCACAAGTGCTTAGTGATGATTTTAGTCAATTCATCACGTCCCATCACTGCAAACGGAGAAGAAGGTCTCTCCTCTTGTCTTGGCATTGGACGTTCAGAATGCATTGGACGCTGAGGACGTGCATGAGGCTCTTCATGATTAATGCCCAACTCACGCTCAATCTTCTCACGAATATGAGGTGGAATATTTTGTGGGTCAAAGCCATGAGGAGGCATTGGCATACCGCAATGCTCATGTCTTCCGCAACAGCCCATTGGCTTAGTGAATGGACTTGGCTGAGGCTCACGCAACACATGAGGGTTCACATTATCGTATGCCTCAAGTGGTGTGTCTTCAATTGGCTTAATCTCAATTGCAAAACCCAATACCATGAAGATTTTAATTAATGTATAAACACTAATATCTTCAGCATTACCGTCAAGAATGTCGTAGATTTCCTCAACATCGACATTAATCTCTTCAGCAAGCTCTTCTGGCGTTGCATCGTTCTCGTTTAAAAGGTTCTCTACCTTACTGTTAATGTCAGCACTATATTGGTTAATCCAATTCTTGGCTGCAAATTCAAATTCTTTATCCATTATTTATCTGTTTAAAATTATATTTCAATGCAAAGATATGAAAAAAAATTGGAATAACCAAATTTTTTAGCATTTTTTTTCACTATTATTCATCATATTTGTGTGCTTGCTTCTTTAATGTGTCAAGAATCTCCTCAAAGATTGGGATAAGCATATCATATGCAACTGACTGATGGTGATAAGGAGACAAATTAAATGTGGTACACGTACTTTTAAATGCACTTAGGAAATACACGTAGTTGCAAGCGAGTTCTTTCATAGGCTCTATATTAGCACCTATACCATTATATAAACAATGGTCAAAGTCATCTACATATACTGTGTCATATAAGATACAATGGTTACCAAATATCAAGTACATATTCTTCCTAGCATTCTCTCCGTTATCAGGAAGGTCAACCTTATGTAAAGCCCCAACACCAAACTGTAACGGATTCACATCAGCAAGTTCTTCATTATTTCCTTTTATGAAGTTCACAGTGAAATCGAATGCTTCCTCTGGCTTAACTGGTCTATACCAAACCCAATCCTCTGAATATGTTTTTTTGCCTACCTCTACCATTTTATCATATATGGATTTGTGCTCCATAATGCAAACAAGTGATGCGTTGTTGAATTTATACAAATCATCTTGATACATTCTCTCCAAAAACACTTGAACTTCATTATTGTTCTCACTGTTGTGCATTGTCATTTTCTTTGGCTCAAATCCAAAAACCGTTTTCAGCATATTGATTCCTTTCTCATAATCTTCTACGGTTTCGTGGTGATACTTGTTTTCGTCATCATCACCATATGAGATTTGAAAAATGGCTTTTGTCATAGATTCAATCGAAAGCCCACTCTGGTCTGCCATAATATCACAGAACTCATCAATTCCCATACCGACTTTCTCTCTAAAATACTGATGGTTGGCATCATCAACAACGTTTTCAATACCGCCATAGTCGTTATATTTTCCAAAGAATGGCATAGCAACTGGTACTAGACCACTAGATGTTATACCGATTGGTGTATCATCCTTTCTATATTTACCAGTATATGTGTCAGCGCACACAAACAATACAATCTCATCACCACAAGTGATTGGAAGGTGGCTGAAAAACCCCGTTTTATTAAAACAACCCATATGCTTTTTTCCTAATATCGATTAATAAATCATTCACGAAATTAACATCAATCTTTTCCTTGATTGTTGACTCAGCAATAGCCTTATCAAGCTTTTCTTTATCAGCATCAACCATTTTAATTAGTTCATCATATTCAAAACTATGATTTCTAATTTTCATTAGCAAGTCTTTGTCACCAGCAATATTTCTGTCAAGAATAATACCTTGCCCATTAGCAATCTCATAACCCATGTGTATGAGTCTCATAGTGTGGCACATGTTCTTGCTATCATAATTCTTGTTGAGATTTGATTCATATCGTTTTGGATTACGATTTTTCTCCCAATCCTTATACTCTTTATATTTTTTACAATGGTCTTTAAATCCGCTTTCATTATATACCATGTGGCATAACGGCTTTTCGCCTTTTGAAACTGATGAACCACGCATATCAGTAGAATTCTCAAGGCACATTCCACGATAATGTATAACTTCATTATGCTTTTCGTACCATTGTCTTAGTTCTTGTTTATTCTTAATGCCATAAAACTCTTTAATGAAAGATGCACAGTTTCGTTCCATTTCAGTAGTTCTTCCATAACCGAACCATCCAAAAAGGATTAAACCAAATGGATTAGCGCCAAATGTAGCAAGTTCAAGTTTATCATACCCAATTCCATAATGTTGAAAGTGTGCTCCCCAATCATAATATACTCCATATGTATCATGCATATTTGGGATATGTACTAACCCACAGAAATCCTTATCAAGACCACGATTATTTAGCCAATTAGCAATCTTAGTGCTACCTTGTTTATAGAATGTATAAGCAAAGTCAAATGGTGTGAGTCTTTCTGTGACTGGATTAACAATCTTCTTATTCAACCCTCTTGCTTTATGAATTTGTTCGATTGCATATGACACAAAAGGTTTGAAGCATTCCTTTGTTATGAATTGGTCTCTATTCTCAATCAAAGGCATAATAATGTCTGAAGGGGGCGTAACGATTTTATCCTCTGGAACAAACAAAGCCTCTAATACTGTTGGGTTTGATTTTAACAGCATATTGCAGAATTTGCCAATCTCATACCAAGTGTTATCATTTTTTTCATCTGATACTTGGTCTGAGTAATCCAATCCAAGACCCATAATTGTTTCTTTTGGTGCAATAAATACTGCACTAGTATCAACATCTGAAGACCCATCTTCCATTTGTAAATTGTACAGATGGCTACCCCTGATGTACTCATAAAGCAATCTTTTTTCTTTTATGATTTTATCAAATGTTTCCATTTAAATATTTCTTGTATTCCGCTAATAATTTATTTTTCTTTAACCACCAATAACATCCTCTAGTAAATTTGTCATTAGATTTTTTTAGTTCTTCCATTATTCTATGTTTAGAAACCTCTTTTTTTACAATATCTTCATTGTATATTTTTCTTTTTTCTACCAAAGAAATCATATGAGAAGAAACTTCATCTAGCCACCCATTTTTAAGACAAACTTGATAGCATCCATTTGAACTATTTATAAAATCTGTTTTGGTATTATACTTTAATGCTTCTCTAAACGCCTCTTCTTTTGTCCAAATCTGTCTAGATTTATAGTTCATATGTTTTGTTACTTCATCTAACCACCCATTTTTATGGGCTATGCTATATGCTGTTGGGGAGTTATTGATAAAGTCAATCCTAAAATCATATTTTAATGCTTCTTCTTTACATTTATCTAATGTCCAATAGCCATTGATACGTTTTTTCCTTATTTTTTCTTTTCTTTCAAATGAAGAACCAAGTCCTCCAGTATCTCTTCTATTTAGACTTTTCCACCCATTATTAATGTATTCATTTAATATTTCTCCCTCTTTTTTAGATGCTTCCAAATAATCAATATAATCGGTTAGCTGTTTTGGATTTGGGTGTTCATTTGTTTCTTTTATATGTTGGTATACTGCGCTATCTGTTTTTGTTTTATGCTGTACATTTCTTTTTTTTAAATTACACGTTAAGCCAACATATACACATTTGTCTGAGAATTCATATGCATATATACATCTTTTATATCTATTTCCAATTGGTGTGAGATGTTTTGTTATTTCATCAAACCATCCACATAATTTGGATTCTTTATATGCACCTGGATATTTTTTATTAAATTCAGATTTACTTTTGCATGTCTTTGCTACTTCTTCACAATTTTTTCTATTCCATTTAATAGGTTTTCTTTTTACCATAATATACTATTTTAATATAAATATAACTATATTAGTAAAAATATAACCATATATTTATTTACCTCTATTCTTGTCATCTGTAATTGTTTGAAATGTATCTTTCACTTTAAATCGTATTTTTTAATCAACTGTTCTGCAAACGAATTTCCTTCAAATGCGGTATCTTTTACAAATGATATCAATTCCTCAACGAAATTCTTTGGAATTTTAACATATTCGGTGGTATCATATGCTTGCGGACATATTTCTTTCCATACGCAAGTTACAAATTCTTCCACTTGTTCTGGATACCCCTTTTCATCATCAAACTCATATCCCTCATCCCTTGCAAACCAATCAGCTATTTCATGATATGTTGAATCAGTTAAATGTTCCTTCCAATTTGGGTTATCTTCCTCAAACCCTTTGAAATAATCCTTAACTGATGTTAATTGTGCAAGTGATAATGTACCGCCACAATGTGGGCAATACCCCCAATATTCATTTGCTTCTTTATATTTTCCCTTAAATCTATCTTTTCCTTTCAGAGGCTTTGCTTCTTTTTCGTTGAAAAAATGGCCACATTTGGGACATTCAACCATTAATGAATTGTCAATTTTTTCCATCATATTTCATCAAATTCTTTTTGTGCAGCCCTTATCTTTTTATCAAAAAGACCATTTAAAAGGTCATATACCTCTTTTATTTCTTCATTACTAAGTCTAAATGTGACAACACGATAACTTTCATTTCGTCTAAATGAAATTGAAATACCGTTATCACAATCATTCTTAACATATGTACAATAGTTATTTAACAAATCTTCTTTACTTTCTTTTAATTCTTTAATTTGTCTAAGAATTTTGTTACCTCTGTCTAATTGTTCAATATTCATAATAAAATGTTATTAAATTATGATGCAAATATATGAAAAAAAATTGGATTAGCCAAAAACTAACCCAATTTTTAACATTATTTAAGGAATACGATGCCAATACCTATATTCCTCTTCAGCTATTTCAGCTTTTTCCTCACATTTTTCCATGAATGGACAATATGAATGCGTCCATGTGCATTCGCAGAATGACAGCATGTCTCCAAAGCAACTAGGTTTACTGACCAACTTCATTTTCATTGTGGTATTTTTTGAATAGTATCGTTAGTTAAAGGTATCTTGCAGTCAAGATACCCTTTCATTCTATTGTACAAGCGTATACATAGTTGCCCATCTTTAACTGACACATTCTTTTCAGTCCAATGATAATCAACCTCATATCTTGCAAGTACTGTATCACCGTCCATTACATGCACAACCCCATTTATTTCCTTATACTTCATTCTTTGTCATCAAAAATAATTCTAGATTCAACGTATGTACGCCCTTCTCCAGTTAGTATTGGCATTTCCTCATCAATAGTCCATTTACCATTTTCATCTTTAACAACCGCAGTTCCACGTTTTTCAACTGTTGTTAGATTATTCCAATTAATGCCATATTTTTCAAATAGCATATCTTGAACTTGTCTTGTATTCTTATTTTGAAGTTCTTTATGGGAAAACATTGATTGGCCTAAACCGTTTATGCTATTTCTTTCAGCATCTTTTTCACGCCAAAGGATACAATTGCAAACTTCTGAAATTGGAATATTGAAGCATCTTGAATCGAATAATGCACCTTGTTCAATAGCCCTATTATATGATTTTAATAATTTGTCCACAGAATTCACTAATTCTTCACCATATGTTTTTACATCAGTTAATACACCATAATGCTTATTGGTGAATTCATGAATTTTTCTACGAAATATTTTGTTAAAATATAATGTAGCCATTGCAGCAGATACTGAGCACATTTTTTCAACTTGATAATCGTACCAAGCATTTGTGATAATCGTGTTATAATCAACTAGCACAAGTGTTATTTCATCAGATTGTGTATACCCAAAAACACAACCTTGGATACTTTCACATAATGCAAGTGTTGTTTCTTGCATTGTTTCTAATAGTCGTTTGTCAAATGGTTTCACAAAACCTCTTGTGAATGTATGAAAATGACATCCATCTAATCTGATAATAACTGGCATCCTTCTTACGAGATAAGTCTTAGCCCTATTCTCGTAATACTCTTTCATTCTATCTCCTAAACTATCTTTCTTAGCCATAACATTATAACTCTTTTATCTTGTAAGAAATAACTGAATAATCTTGAAGTGCTCTATCATACTCATATTTCCTCACTTGGTACTTCTTTGTCTTATCAATGGTATTCCACCAATATTCATTTCCATTTTCATCTGAGATATATCCATGAGATTTTAGTATTTCTTTAACTAAAGATTCTCCATCTAATATTTTGTCAAATATTAATTCTTCCATAGCATTATTTTTTTGCAAATATATAGAAAAATTTTGTAAAAACCAAAAAAAATGTTATTAAATATTAATATTCTTCTCAACAATGTATTATTTACATCTACTGACAGTGTGATACAAAAAATAAGAGATACACGCTAATGTATCTCTTATTTTTTTTTTGTTTAGAAGTCCCAATCGTCTTCGTTCCACCAGTCCGTTTCTCCAATTAGTTCTCCTCCTGGAATCTCGTCTCTCATTGGGGGTGCTTCATTCAGCTTCTTACGGATAGCATTGCATCTGTGAGCTGTTACACCTTCTGGTCTCGCAAGACCACGTTCAACACAATCCTCGCCAGCACTAACGAACTCGTCATACAACTGATGGTCATACTCAAAATCTTCACGATTGTCATAATCTGACCTTCTTGGCTCATCGATGGCAAATTCTGCACCAAATCTTAGGTTCTCATCTGCTGGTTTTCCTCCAATTCCCCATTGTGGAATAGGTGCTGGTGGCATAAACGAATGATTTCTGAATCTTGGAGGTGTCAAATCCTCTGGTACATCATCTTCCTCATCGTCGTAATCGCAACATTTTGCCTTTGGCTTTTCGAATACATCCTCAATAGCATCTTTAATCTTGTTCACAACATCTTCCATGCTTGGGAATGCGACTACAAAAACATTAATTTTCTTTTCCATAATCTTAATTAAAATTACTTTATATTATATCACATGTGTCAACTAAGTGTTTGACATTGCAAAGATATAGACAATTTTTGAGAATTCCAAATTTTTAGAGATTTTTTTTAAAAATTAACGTATACCGCCTAATCTTGGTTTGCTATGACTGCTAACTCTAGGACTTATGTTAGCATGTCCGTGTGGTCTTCTTACGTGCGTACCTATATTATTATGCCTTGGCACATACTTGTGATAGTATCCGTGTCCTGGACGATGGTATTTTAGTCTTTGTGTTGGTATTGGTCTGTACCAATCATAGAACACACCACTTGGTAGAGGTCTCCTATATCTATGGAAGTAATAAGAATTATCAGTCCAACGTGGATAATAATACCATCCTCTATAGAAATAGTATTCAATCATGTTATTTACTACATACGGCTTGCCATATGACATGACTATTGTTGCATCAACTTCGCCATCAAAGTATGCATCGTCTTGTGTATGTACTGTTGTTACACAAGAAGATAATGTAACACACATTATCAATGTTGTTAAAAATACGATAATCTTTTTCATAATTAATTTTTTTTTTTAATAACTATTGCAAAGATATATATAAATTTTTGGAATTGCAACTATATGGAGCAGATTTAGGGATTTCCCAAAGAGAAATAGGAATTATCCTTTTTTCGATATGAGTTTCCCTAATTTCTTGTTAAAAACATATTTTCCATGTTTTTTAATAGTGTTGGTCAAGGCAAAATAATCTGAAACAGATATTTTTTCACCTTTTTCATCGCAACTTAATGGAGTTGTTTGGGTTGAATTTTCATCACATATATCTCCACTCCTCATTTGAACTACCAATTTATAATGAGTCTCCCTACCACGACCAAATTTATTGATGTTATCCACGATAATCCACTCGTCGTTCACTTTTCTAAAATAAGTCTTTTGTTGCTCAAAATCACTTTCAGTGAATAATTCCAATTGTTTTGTTTCCATGAAGCAAAGATATGTAACATATTTTTATTTTCAAAATATTTTAAGTTAAAAAAAAACAAAAAAATGGAGGCTCAACTACCCCCATTATAATATTTCATAACTTTACGATAATAATCTTCCGTTTTAGCCTTACTATACCCACATCCACCATTCCAAAGTCTTATTGCTTTTTCAATGTTGTTTGTTGGGTTATAACGTTTTTGATATAGTATAAACATTTCCTTTGATTTGTTTGGATTAAGTCTATCCTTTAAAGTATAACGTTTATTACCTTTCTTCAATTTAAGATATTCATTACAATCATTTACTAACACTGGTCTGATTTGTAATAAACCAACACAATCCTTACTTTTTGCACTAGCATTTCCCTTACTTTCCACCATAGCGATTGCATTAATTACTTTATTCCAATCGTATGATTCACTTTTCTTTTGCGCATTAACTGCTAATGATGCCATCAGCATAGCGCACACTAAAATGGTTTGTTTAATTATTCTCATCACTTAAAATTTATTGTGAGGCTCGAACATAGTATGCTATATTCGATTTGGTGACGATATGTGAGAGCGAGTTACGTCACACTTTTTCCTCTTAGTTAAAATTGTACTTTGACAGACTTCCATATTTACTAATTCCACCATTATACCAATCGTCTAGCAATTGGCTTATGAAGCCTTTTCTTTCGGTATCGTTTGTTATTCTATTATAAAATTCTTTATCTAATGCATCTAGTACATCTTGTTTCCAACATGTCATCTTTGTAGGCTGTCCATTATCCAATTTCATAAACACACCAACAATCTTCCCCTTGCCATCATCATAAGGAATTGCCTTATAATTTGCGGTAAGGAATTTAGAACCATGACTTACATGTTCCTCATAACATGCTTCCCTTATTAAGTTCTGTTTTAACCTCTCTAAGCCATTTTCAGATAATATGAATCTTTTCATAATAAAAAAATATTTTTTCTATTATAATAAATATTCTTTAATCATCTTTTCGCTCAATGGGATAAGGCAAAAAGTTGCTTCTGGTATTTCAAATACATCCACAAACCCTAGTCTATGCCAATATGGTAAAGTTCTAAGACTTTTTTCAACTCCCATCCAAATAAAGTCAAAATTATCTCTAAGAAATTCAATATTGTAGAATAACATTTTTTTGTCAAGATTAGTTCCACGAAGTCTCTCATCAATAACAAACGAATGTCCATTGACTTGAGTATATTTATCGAGATACTCTGACAATTCCTTTTCTAAAAAACAAATTGGAGAACCTATTTTTATGGGGTATTCACAGAACATTAATAGTCCATATATTTCACCGCTTTCTTTATCTATTAGTTTTACTGACTCATCTATTAATACTTTTGAATTACATAATTGGTAATATGCTTCAGCATTACTCGGCAAATTAAATGCTTTAGCCAATATTTTACATATTTCTACCAAATCTTCAATTGAGGTCTTTTTTATTTCGACCCTTTCCAACAACTCATTTCTTGTCAAATCATTGTCTATGAGTTTGTTGCATAAATCTATCGCCATAACGATTTTTGATTTACGAATGCAAAGATACTAAAAAAAATTGAGATAACCAAATTTTTTAGTGATTTTTTGCTTATTTTACAAAAAAGGGGAATTTAAATCTCGTTTGAATCCCCCTTCATTAATTAACTACAAAAATATTTAAAAAATTATGACAGAACTATCATTTTATAACTATCTTATCATTTTCGCAAGAGGCACTGAACGTATAATTAGGTTGATAATCATTTTCAAGCATTAAGTCAGTTATCTTGTCCTCAATGTTATCTTGGATTAGTCTTATTATTGGTCTTGCTCCAAATTCCTTTTTCTTTACAGCCTCTACATGTATATAGTCTACTACGTCATCGCTATATACTATATTATAATTAATATTATTTAATCTATTATTAAATTTATTTATTTCTAATTTAACTATATTTTTTAAATTATCATTAGATAAATTATTAAAATATATTATTTGGTCCAATCTATTAAGAAATTCTGGAGTAAACTTCTTTTTAAGTTCTTTGTCTATAATTGACTTTTTATTAGAATCCTCATTGTTGACAAATCCTACTCCATTTCCTAGTTCTGCTGCCTTTCTAGCACCGATATTTGATGTCATAAGAACAATTACGTTTTTAAAATTAACAATTTGTCCTGAACTATCTGTAAGTCTTCCTTCGTCAAATAATTGTAGAAATATATTATATACTTCTTGGTCAGCCTTTTCAATTTCATCAAGCAATAATACGCAATGCTGTTTATGCTTAATGGCTTCGGTAAGTTGCCCACCATTCTCGTATCCAATATATCCTGGTGCAGCACCAGTTAATTTTGCAACTGAGTTCTTTTCTGAATATTCAGACATGTCTATTCTGATTAAAGCATTTTCATCACCAAAGATTTCTTCTGCTAATTTCTTTGCTATTAGAGTTTTTCCAGAACCAGTAGGACCTACGAATAATAGGTTAGCCATAGTTTTTGCTTTATCTCCAAGTCCTACTTTATTTCTTTTAATAACCCTACATACAGCATCGACTGCTTCATCTTGCCCAATCACACTCTTCTTCAGTACTTCATCAATATGCGCAATTTTGCTCTTTTCATTGGTGTTTAGTTTACTTACAGGTATTTTTGTAACCTCAGATACAACATCTGCAATATCGCTTTCTGTGATATTAATTTTTGCTAACTTAAGATTATTGATATCTCTCTTATAATCTGCAAGGTCTGATGCAAGAACATTTTCTTCAATGGTCAATGAATCTATTTTTTCAAAGTCTCCATTATTAAGAGCTTCATTCTTATCTTCTTCGATTTGTCTCATTCTTTTCTTTGTATTTTGTATCTCAATTGGCTCTCTGTCAATAAGTGTTGTCTTTGCTCCTGCAAGGTCAATGAGGTCAAATGCTGAATCTGGCAAACTTCTATCTGTAATATATCTATCTGCTAGTTTAACTGCTTTTTCAATTGCTTCATCACTGTAAGACACATTATGGTAGTCTTCATAATATCGCTTGTTTTGTTTCAAGATATTAATGGATTCCTCAATTGTTGCAGATTCTATTACAATTTTTTGGAATTTTCTAGAAATCTGTGTGTTTGATTCGATTGCATTTCTGTATTCTTTGAATGTAGTAGTTGCAATTACTTTTACAGTTCCCTCCGAAAGTAAATCTCCAATCATACCACTTATATCGCCATCCTTTTCCTTGCTACCACTCTTTAAAACAGTATGGATATCATCAATGAATAAAATATATCTATTTGAAGACTGAAGTGCATCAATTAGGTTTTTCATCCTCTCTTCAAACATTCCCCTGAAATGTGTGCCACTTACAAGTGCCATTGGGTTAAGCATTACAATCTCTTTATCTTCAAGTACATTTGGAACTTTGTTCTCCTCAATCATCTTGGCAATACCGTAGACAATTTGGGTTTTTCCTACACCCCCTTTACCGACTAATATTGCATTATTCTTCTTTCGCCTTGATAGAACTTGTATGATTTCTTCTATTTCATCTCTTCTTCCAATTATATCATCAATCTGTCCGTTATTCGCCATTTTGTTCAAACTAGTGGTAAACTGTTCAATTACTGAATTGGAAGATAAGTCTGTTGTAATTGTTTTTGTATTAACTTGACTCTTCAATGGTATATCGTTTTTTGGTTTTGTCTTGGTTATTTTCTTTGGCTTCAATTTATTAGTTTTAGTTTCTTTTTCTTGATTTGCAGTATTTACATCACATTTATTAAATATGAATTCATATTGTAACATGAATTTACTAAATACATTTTCTTCCTTAAAATTGTTTTCTTTGTTTAATATTGCAAGCAAAACATGCTCGCTCCCAACTTGTGAATTATTAAGTTTCTCAGATTCTATCCTCGCACAATCCAATATTCGTATCAATTCATCGTTAAATCTAACGTTTCCATCCTTTAACTGTGGGTTTATATGCGAGTTTATCACTTCAACATATACTTTCCTTAACTCATCAATGTTATTAGACATCAAACAATTGTCCAAAATAAGATTCGCATGAGAATCCCTTGTATCTAGGATAGCAAGTATCAAATACTCTGGGGTTAATACATCTGTTGGAAATTCATTTAACAACACTGTTGACATATAGTCTAATACCCCATTTAGTTCGATTGTGTAGTTAATTTCGTTCTTCTTACTCATAATTTGAAAAATATTTTTATACTTAAAAAATAATATCTTTCCTTAAAAAAATCAATAGGTAATTGAAGAAAATTATCTGGGATTATTTGGAATTTTAACTTTTTTTACATATCTTTGCAAAAAATAGTTAAAGATATGAGTAAAATTTTTAGTTTGTACACGAAAAGCAAAAACGGTAATGATGTAGACCGTGTTTGGTATCAGTCATCTAATATCAAGTACTCTGAATGCGATGATAAAGATAATAGTTTAAAAACACTAAGGATTGTTTTTAATAATGGTACTCAGTATGAGTATAAGGATGTTAACGTGAATCAATATTTGTTGTTTCGTGATGCACCATCTCAAGGTAAAGCTTTGAATGAATATATCAAGTCTAAGGGATATGAGTATGAAAAACTTGAGAACGCTGACCTTGCAACACTTGATGGTGAATTGACGTTCAGGATGGAAGATGGAATCTTTGTATTCTACGAAGATGGAAAACTTACGATTAAGGATAACAAGGATAAAGTCATATGTGAAAGGGAAGTAAAACTTACATCCGATGCATTTGATGCTGTTTGCGCAGCACTTGAGGCAGTTGGTAAACAACTTTATACTGAAGGAAAGGATTTTGAAAATAATTTCTAAAAAAAATAATATATGGAGAAACAAAACAGAATTGATTTGTACAAGGAAGCTCTTGAGAAGTGGGGCGAGGAAGCACAGGTGAATATGCTCAATGAGGAGCTTGGTGAACTAATTACGGCAGTAGCCCAGTTCAAAAGGGGTAGGACTAGTCACCACGATGTTATGACAGAGCTTGCTGACGTATTCATCATGGTTGAACAGATTGCCACTATGATGAACTACGATGATTTCGAGAAGGAACTTGAAAGAAAACTAATTAGATTAAGAGACGATAAATTGAGAAATGATAACGATTAGTATAATAGGCTTAATGCTAGTATTAGTTGGATTGATACTTACAATACCAACTATAGGCACTAGGATGGCTTTAGGAAGAACAATAGGATGGGCTTTAGCATCTGTAGGTATGTTTCTTTTGTTTTTATATCATATAATAAGTGGAAACATAGTTTTTGGAATAATAACTTTAATATTTGCAATTGGTAACATTTTCTTTTGCATAGAATGTTTTAAGGAATATAATAAATGAAATGGGAATAATAATTAGTAGTTTTATTGGTTGTGGTAGAGAATATTTTAAGAATATTTATGGCAAGAAGGCAAAGATATTCGATGCAGTAGAAAAAATACCATTAACTGATGTTGATGGCACAATCAATCAAGATTTATTGGAAGAATGTTATAATAAGGTAATGTCTGTTGTTGATAATTACGATATTGTATTCATTCCTTCATCTAGTGATATGAGAGGTATTTTCAATGAGCATAATACTGATTATGATATTTTCTACCCATCGTCTGAAAGGAGAGGCGAATTCATAGAAAATCAAGTAATTAAAAGAACAAATCCAAAAGTTATTAGAGAACTTGATAAGAATTTTGAAGAATGGGTTGATGACATTGATAATGATGAATCCCAAAATTGTTACAAGCATAAGTTAAGCAATAAAGGGGAGTTTATAGGCAATTCGCCAATAATAATGCAATATATTAATAGTTTAGAACATGACAAGAACGGATAAAACATATTTGGACTTATTAAACGATATACTTGAGCATGGTGTTGAAAAGACTACAAGGGCTGGTGATGTCTATTCAGTATTCGGTAGACAAATGAGATTTGACCTAAAGGAAGGTTTTCCAATACTAACAACGAAAAAGGTATTCACAAAAGGTGCAATCCATGAGTTGTTATGGTTTTTGCAGAGACCGTATAATTCACACGGAAGTATGAATATCGAGTACCTTGTAAGGAATGGTGTACATATCTGGGATGATGATGCATATCGTTGGTTCAAGAATAAGATAGCAAAGGAAATAAAACCAACAAAATATCTAGTTTGCTTGGACGATAATGACGATGAGTTCACACATAATATAGTAAAGAGAAAAACCAATTTTGAATATTGGATTGAGAACGAGGCAAGGCTGAAAGATGAAACTTGGTTTCAAAACATTACCAAGGAAGAGTTCTTAGACCTTACATTACAAAGGGTTGAAATATGTGGCTCATATATGTCACGATATAGATTTGGCGATTTAGGCCCAGTTTATGGGGCACAATGGAGACATTTTGGTGATACTTCATTAGACCAGATACATGAAATCATCAATACCCTTAAAACAAATCCAAATGATAGGAGGATGTTGTGTGTGGCATTTAACCCAGACCAATTGGATGATATGGCGTTGCCGCCTTGTCACGTAATGTTCCAATTTTATACAAGGGAACTAACAAATGCTGAGAGAATGAAAATCTTTAACGAAAGATACATGAAGGGCGAAATACCACAGAAATACCATGATTGGTTCGAGGAATATTCAATGGAATATATTAATAATGATGCTGATGTATTAATGCCTAATGATGGGAGTGATTATGATATTGCTGATATACCTAAATACGGGTTGAGCTGTATGTGGGTACAGAGAAGTTGTGATATACCATTGGGAATACCTATAAATATATTTTCATATAGCCTTCTAACTCATATGATTGCAAAGTTAGTTAACATGGTTCCAGATGAAGTAATAGGTTCTTTTGGAGATTGTCATATCTATAAAAATCAAATGAATGGTGTAATGGAGCAACTATCAAGAAATGGCTCTGATATAGTTCCAAAGTTGGTTATTCACGGAAATCAAAAAACAATCGAAGATTTCAAGTTTGAAGATTTTGAAATAGTTGACTATCACCCAGACCCAATAATAAAATTTCCTTTAAGTGTTGGATAAATGGAAAATAATAGGGAAAAAGATATGAATGTTGAACGTGAAATTGCAGCATTCATTGACAAGAATCTATATTCCAATAAGGAACTATTCTCTGAGTTTGCAAGAACAGATGGGATAGATGAACAAATAAGTGGTTCAGACCTTATTTTAAGTACTTCTGACAAGAAGTTATATAGAGTCGTGGTAGATGAGAAGGTCGCTGCAAGATACGCCAATACAAGCCTTGATACATTTTCTCTTGAATTGTCGTTTATTGGAAAAGGTGGAAAGAAACGTTGTGGCTGGTTCCTTGATTATTCAAAGACAACACAATATTACCTTCTTGGTTGGATTATAAAGGCTGATATTGAATATGATGAGGAAAATAAACGATATGATACAGATACCATTACAAGGGACAACATAAGAGAACTTGAATGGTGTCTTGTATCAAGGCAAAAGATTGCAAAGTTCCTTGAAAAGAAAGGGTGGACACTTGATAAGTTGGCAAAACAAGATGATAACATAAGACAGAGAGGATATGTCAAGACGAAGGATTTCGTGGATGACTTATCATTTAGATATAGTGATAGATACGTTGAGAAACCAATTAATATATTGTTGAGAAAACAAACATATATGGATATATCTGATTATCACGGAAAAATAATTGTTCAGAAACAAATTATGGATGGTAACAAGGAAATTAAACAAGACTGTACGTGATTTCTATTATCGTGGGCTTATCGATGAGGAATTGGTAACTGAGGCAGTTGAGAAAACACTTGGAGGAACTTGTGAGAAGGCTTCAAAACAGGAGGATAAATATGACCATATTGACTTCTGGTGGAACAGTCCAAAGAAAGGAAGAATTGGGGTGGATGTGAAGGGACTAAATAAAGCTAATAGAAATGATAAGAAATATGATGATACAATACATTGGTTAGAAGTACAAGGTATTACTGGGTATCCTGGATGGTTGTACGGCAAGGCTGAGTACATTGCATTTAGAACGTTAAGCAAGATAATTTTTGTAAATCGTAAAAAATTACTTTCTTTTGCCTTAGAATCCATTAAAGACAAGGATGTGGTATATGATACGCCAAAGGAGTGCTACGTGCCTTACAAACGAAAGAAATGGGGTAGGGATGATTTGTCGTTAAAGGTTTTTAACAGTGATTTGGAGAAACTTGCAGATTTCTGCATAGAGTATGATTAAAGGTACTGATTCAGTCAGTACCTTTATTTGTTGGAACTCTATTTAATTTTGATAGTGAATTTTCAATCCAAGAAAGGGCAATAAAAATGTCATCGCCCATAAAGCTGTTGTTTGAATCCGCAATCTCATCACAGTTCTTCTTCAAATAATCCATTACTGTATTATAATTTAGTTTTTTTGTAAACTTGTTCTTACTATATAACCAAGACAACATATCAGACGTGTCATTCAGTCTCCCTACAGACCATAGGGCAACATCTTTCAACGAACCATTAAGGTATTGGTCAAAGAAGCCATCTTTCAAAAGTTTTAAAACTGCATTTTTTGAATTCATATCACTTTCATAAAAACCCTTTTCACTGTCAATAATCATTTGGTCATATAATTCTTCTAAACTATAATTACCGTATTTTTTTTGTATTTTCTTCTCAACCCACTCAACTTGGTCTCTCGAAAATGGTATGTTTTTTATTGAGTGATATATCTTAGCTCCACCTGAATACGGTATTTTCTTGCCATTATCAAGCATACGCATAGTTGTATAGAATGCTATGTGGTGCATGATTTCTGACTTGTCCTCATTATATCTGTCTCTATAGAATGGATACCAAACGTCACGGCTTTTATTCATCCTTTCGTTTGAAATTGTGAAGTCAGGATATTCTTTGTCTTGATAGAAGTTATCACCTACTGATGGTTTCCCACCAAACAATGAAACAAATTGTGCCTCGTTTATATTGATTTTTGTCATTTGATTTTTCTTTTCTATTTTTATTTTCAATAAATATTTATTGCTAAAGTTTTTAGAATAAGAATGAATAGGGAAGAAATTGAAAATTTTTATACAAATAGATAAAAGGTATCAAATGTTTGATACCTTTTTTTTTTATGGCTAATATTTATAGAGAAAAAGAAATATTTCGATATGAAGAAGATTATAAGATTAACTGAATCAGATTTGCATAATATTGTAAAGGAATCTGTTAATAGAGCATTAAATGAGATGGATTGGAAGACATATATGAATGCTTCTAGAAAGAGAAAACTGCAAGGTGACGAACTTAGGGCTAAATATCACAAAACTATATTGGGTGGTAGGAATGGTTATGATGATAAAGCTGATGAATTAGAAAAACATGCCCAAACCATGTTTAACAAAAAACATGGCAAGGATGGTTATCCATATCAATGGGAAGGTTCTCCAGATTATAAAGGTAGATATACAAGAGGGAACACCTATAGTGATGATGATTTTGAAACTAAAGCACCAACCAAGCAAGGATGGTGGGAAGGAGAAAAGGCTGACGGTATAAGGCATTATAGACGTGGCGAAGGTTTTCCTTTAAGAAATAGCGGAAGAATTCATGATGACCAATATGATTATGCATATGGCAATGAAAATGATGCTTGGAGTGGCGATTTTAACGGGCATCGTACAGATATAATTGATGGTAATGGCGTTAAATTTAGTCCAGAATTATCTTCAAATGCTGATTATATGGCTGACTATCGAGATAAAGACTATATGAAATCTTTGGATGGTATGAGTAAAGATATGGAAGATTACTATAAAGGTAAATCCAAATATACCAAAGGAAAGGGATGGGATAAATAATTTCAATTACAAAATATTTTAAAAAATTATGAATAGTAATATTTTAGATTACATGTATGAAGGATATGGCTATGACATGGATAACCAACTTCTATACACAGACGTAGAGAACTATAATGAGGCTCTTAGTGAAAAAGGAAAAATGAGTACTAATGGTATGGAAACTCTTGCCTATAATGATGGCCCTATCGGCCATGATAATGCAATTCCTACAGAGAAAGACAATGAGTACAAGGAGATTGCCTCATTTATTTCAGAGAGTGGCGCTAAGTATACAGACCTTAGACAAGGTATCTGTGATTGTAAAAGCTAATTAAAAGAAAAAATTGTTCCGAATGGGAAAATCTATCACACTTAGAGAGGATAGTTTAATGACAATCAAGAATAGTATGGTTGGCACTAATAGTGTCAGCCATAACTCTATTTGTGTCAATGAGGCAAGACCAGAGGCTGATAAATATGAGTTAGGTCAAGAAAGCGACAATCCGCCAGTAGGAGGCAACTATTGTCATGTAGCAGATGAAGGCAGTATAAATGAGTCTAAAATACCTCAAGAATTTATAGATAGGGCAAAAGAGCTTAGGCCAGATAAATTTAGTAATTGGGTTGTTATTAACCTTATTGATATCAACCAAATGCCACATTATTTCCAAAAGAAAAGTAATGCATATGAATTCTATAAATGGATGAAAATGGAACGTGAGAATAAGCCAGTTATAGTTAATTTGGATGAGTCAATAAATTCCAATAAAAATGGTTTATCAATAAACGAAAATAAGTATGATGATTTGTTTAATAAAACAATAACCGACCTTGAAAATTTTAGAAAACAAGGTGCAGAAAAATACGGAGAACAGAATTGGTACGCCTTCTCATGGATGAAGAAAATGCATCCAGAGGTAGAAATAGACCCAAATGATGTAAAAATATATAATGCTTTATTGAAGAAATATGAAGATGCCTCCAAACTTTGGAATGCCGAAGATGAGTCAGAAACACTTAGTCAACAAGCAGAAGAAACGAGTTATGATGTAATATCACTTGCAATTGAGCAATATGGTACTACTAGCAACTTAGGTCAAGCTGGATACATACTTCCAGATGGTAGGCTGCTTAATTTTGGTAATAATGGGTATAGAGAAGAAGACCATAGAGGAATCGAAGGCATATATAAAAAGAACAACATACCAATATGGAGTGATGAGTATCGCTATAACTATGTCGTTGACTTTATGAATCATGGCGCAATTAGATGTTGTGTAAATGGCGGTATTTTGGATATGACCAAAGAGCCAACAAAGGAACAATATTTCACAATTAGAGCATTTGTTAGAAAGGCTGTTGATGTTGACATAGATTTTACTGATAATAAGGGTAATACATTACATTCAGTGTCATATTCTGACGCAAAGCCTCAGCAAGTTATTGCGGATATAATGAGGTATTATGAAGAAGGCATTAAGCCTCAAGGAAATGTACAATATGAATCAAAGAAAAATAACAAAAGTGTAATTGTCAATGAAAGCCAAATCAAAAACATAATTGAAAATATTGATTTTGAGGTAGATTCTTCTGATATTGACCTTTCTTCATTTAAGAAGAGAAGTGAATTAGCCCCTATATGGATAGATAGTAATACCTTGGATTCTAGAGTTAGGCTGAGATTATTGGATATTGCAGATGATTTTTGGGAATTTGTAAATCTTACTTGGGTTAAACCAAGTGGGATAATACTTACTGGTTCAATTTGTAATTTCAATTGGTCTAAATTTTCTGACATAGATTTGCACCTTATTGTTGATTTTGATGAAATTGATGATAAAACTGAATTTGTTAGGGATTATCTTGATGCAAAGAAAAACGAATGGAATAGTGAGCATAGTGACTTGACAATATTAGGCTTTCCAGTTGAACTATATGTTCAAAACTTAGGTGAGATGCCTCAAAGTGGAGGAATATATGACCTTGAAGAAAACGAATGGGTTAAGAAACCAAGTATGAATGATATTAAGCCAATTGGTCTTGACAAGTTTTCAATCAAGAAGAAAGCAGCAGATATAATGACTATTATTGATGATATGTATAATGTCTTAAATTCTACTGTTGATTCCCATGAAATTGAAGAAATTGGAGAGGACGCAAACTATCTTTGGAAAAAGATAAAGGGGATGCGTAAAACAAGTCTTGAAAAGAATGGCGAAAGCGGCGCTGGAAACGTTGTCTATAAGATACTTCGTAGAACAGAATATCTTGACAAACTTTGGAAACTTAGAACCATTATATATGATAGAAGCAATTCAATTAATGAATCTACAAATGAGATGCAAGCTTGGCATGGGACAGATGCCGTGTTTGATAAGTTTGATTTGGAATTTTTAGGAAAGGGAGAAGGCTCTCAAGAGTATGGAAAAGGAATATATGTTACATCCAAAAAGTCAACTGGTGAACATTATATTGAAATAATCCGTTCTGCTAGAATGAATGCCAAAGGGAAAGAATATATGCAGAAAAAATGGGATTCTTCTGACGATGAAAAAGAAAACGCTGCACAAGATTACAAAGATTTTTTAGATAATTATGATAGCATATACGATAGTTTACCAGGACAGTTGTATAAAGTAGAAATACCAGATGATGATGGAAATACATATTTTGATTATGTAGCACCAATGACACCAGATGATGCTAGAAATATTTTCATTAATTATTGCAAACAAGGCTTAATCAGAAATAGGAAATATTCTGATGAAAGGTTCAATAGATTGGTAGAAAGAGTAAATTCTGATACAAAGTGGGATAATGTAAAAAGTGGTAGGGATTTCCACATAGCCCTCTATGATGAGATGATAGACTTGTCTAAGGTTGTTGCATCAATGGGATATATAGGAACTAAAGTACCAATTGGCTATCTTCACGGAATGAAATATGGTAGGGGTAAAAATAATATGAATTATGTAATATTCGACCCAGCAAATGTTAAAATTGTATCTAGAAAAGATATGTTAACAAAGAAAACCACAAGGTTTAATGAATCAATTCAAAAATACATTACCTTACTAAAGGAGAACATGATTAATGAAGAATGGGTTGGTGATGGAAACAGTGAACATAATCCTTATAAGAAACGTTGGGATGCAGAAAGAAAGGCATTAAAGGACTTTGTTTCTAATTACGGAAAACTGATGCAATCTAAGGAGAATGGTAAACTTTATAAGTGCTATTATGATAAGGTATTATCCCAATTAATTGGATATAATTATTGTATATGCATACAATGGGACAATATAGAGATGAAACCTAAAAGTGTACTATACATAAGAGCATTGGATAAGTTTACGCCTAACATAAGACAAGTAAACTTCGACTATAGAGGAAGAGATAATCAAGTAGGTACAATGGATGATTTTGGTAGTACAATATCACAGCAAAATCAATATCAGTACTAATTATTGATATTTTTTGAATATATGAAATATTTATTATTAAAAATAAGTTTGAAAAAAATTAATATATTAATATGAATAACAAACAGAACACAAACGAGACCTTAAGCCGTATGAAGGAACTTATGGGTTATGGTCTTCAAACTGAGAGTAAGAAAACTCCATATAGTTCAGTAGAAAATCAGAAACTTGGTGCTGATGGTAATGTATATGGTATTGTTAGAGAAGGGACACATTATTATATTAAAGTGGCTTCAAATAAAGCAAACCTTGTAAAAGAAGACTTCAATTATATTGGTGGTTTCCGTAATCGTAAGGACTATCAATATGATTCCTTCGCAAATGCACAGAAACAATTCGACCTCAAAATGATGTCTCTTAAAGAGGCTGCAAATAACAAGGATTATAACATTAGTTCTTGGGATTTGGACAAGAAAGAGAATGTTGTAATCGAGGCTACAGACAAAATGAAGAACGAACTTTCACGTTCACGCCAGATTATGGAGAATGCAATGAGGATTGCAGAGGGTAAGAAAGAATGTCCAAACGGTATTTGTGATGCAGACATCAAGAAATCACAGAAAGACAACATCTCTAGCAGTGTAGAGGAATGCGGTGATGCAGCAAGTGCAAATGCTGGTTATACTAACGCTGAGATTCCTGCTAATATGACTGAAGGTGAGACTTGCCCTAAATGTGGTAAAAACCCATGTCAGTGCGAGACTGTAAATGAGGAAGAGGTTCTTGGATGGAATCGTGGAAACGATGACTACATGGACAAGTCTCATGGCACTGAAATTGGCGATAGTGCTCCTTTTGATGATGCTGAAGCTAGAAATATCGATGATGGTGACAAGAAAGTTTCACAAACTGGTGAAATGAAGAATGGAACTGTTGAGGAAGGTGCTTCAATGCATGATTCGGATAACCAGAATACGCCAACACCAGGTACTGGAGAAATCGGTGATGACCAACCTTTTGATGGTGAGAAGGGAAGACAGATTGATGAGGCATTAGATGATTTCGGTGGTGAAGATGTTGATGGCGCTCCTGCTCCAGAGGAAGGAGAAGGTGACCCAATCGGTGATGACCTTGGCGCTGAAGGCGAAGGAGATGCATTAGGCGATGACCTTGGTGCTGAAGATGGTGAAGAGTTTGGCGGTGAGGAAGACCTTGCAAACGATGGTGGCGAAGAGGATGTCTATGAGGACGATGTTGAGTCTCGTCTAGACGCAATGGAAGAGATTCTTTCACAGATTGCTGACAAACTTGGCATTGGTGCTCCAAGTGTTGATGCTGAAGCTTATGGCGATGACGATATCTTTGGCGATGAAGATGGCGATGAGTTTGGCGATGAGGAAGAGCCAATCGATGACGATATGCCAATGGAGAATAGGCGCAGAGGTGGCGTTCAAATCTATGAGACAAAATCTTTCAGAAATGCAATGCGTAGACAAAGAATGAATGAGGATGGTATGAAGCCTTTCAAGGACGCTGGACGTGTACCAAGTGGAAATATGAATAAATTGGATGACTTCGGAAAGCACCCAGCATATCAGAAAAAGGTTATGGAACTACCTCCAAAGGATATGAAGGAATTCCCAGGCTACTATGACATGAATGATGATTCTGTAAGAAATGATACTCCTTACGGTGAAAAGATTGGAGATGGTGCTCCATTTGACATCGACCCACAAGCAATCGACAACGCAATTGCAGAGTCTTTCAATCGTTTAATGAGAAACAAAAAAAAAATCTAACTGAATCTTTCTTCGAAGAAAGACCAACTAAGTTAGAGATACCAAACAGTAACCTAGGTGGCGGTATGGATGGCATGGGTGATTTAGATAATGCTCCAATGCCACCAACGGGTACTGATGATATGGGGATGAATGACCCAATGGGCGGTGGCGAACCTCCTATGGATGACCCAAATGCAATGAGTGACCAAAACCCTATGGGTGGTGGAGACCCAAATGCAATGGGTGCTGAAAATCCAGAAGATGATGAATTGAATAACATTGTTGATGGAATGTCGGCAGAGGATAAGGCAGCAGTTGTTAAATATGCAAAAAGCATTGCAGATGATTCGAATGCAGCCCCTCAAGATGGTGGAATGCCAATGGAATCAACATTCAATTATAAGGGTGTAATCGATGAGGTTATAAACGATGTTTTGAATGATTATGAAGGCACGAAGAGACCAGAGAAAGTAATGCCAAAGGAATATAGGAATCAACCTTTGACACCATTCCAATCTCCATATTTTAAATAAGATAAAAAGGGATACTTTTTAGTGTCCCTTTTTTGTTTTATATAGATATTTATATTAAAAAAAAAATTATGAAAATATTCGTTAAGAAAGGTAATAGTTTGAAAAATCTTGGAGAGGGAAGGATATATTCAAAGGGCGAATTAAGGCTTAATGAAGCATTTACCAATGGAAAAGTTTCATTAACATTAAATCCAAATGGACAAGATGTTCAAGCAAGTAGTGTACAAACATCAGCGCAAAACATGCTCAATCAAGTTCCACAAGCTACAGCAGTTACAGTACAATCAGATGATATTGATGGTGTGTCTGTACCAACATTCTCCAATAATGACCCAAGAAATGACACAGTGCAGAATATTGCAGCAAAAAATGCAACAAGCGCAACAATACAGAACGCAGCAAAGAATGGAGGCACAATCCAGATTACAAAGGATGAACAAGGACAGAATGGCTTGGGGGAATCTAAAATAGTTGAGATGAGGAAAAACTCAATTCCTTTCACTAAAAGAGAATTAAGTAGTTTTCTAAGTACTTTATAATGAGAAAGATATATCTAAAAGAAGATACAATTGCTAACGTATTTAATAAGAGACTTTTACCTCAGTTTTTATTCAAGAGTGTGAAAGCGCATGAGACATCATTGGGGGATAGTAGTATGTTCCCTAGTGGTGGTGACTATCCTTTTGACTATACTATACTTAAAGAGAGATTTAATGAAGTATGTGATGCAATAATGGAATTGGGTTTGGAAAGCCTTGACGAAGACTACCTTATGTCTGAACTGAGCAGTACACTTAAGATATGCAAAGAGATGGAAACCCCAATAAGGGACACACTTGAAAAGATTTGTGAAAATGCTATAAATCGATTGTTTGCAATTCCAGAGGAAATGCTTAATCTTAAATGTATATTGGTAGATAAGGTAAAATTTAAGAATGCAATAAGGTTGAAACCAGAATCAGATGATAAAATAACATATACATTCGATGATGTATCTGATATTGAGTTGTTTGACAAGGCTGTTGAAAAGAGACGTTTCATTAATTCATTGATACAAGGTGCTGCATATACATATTCAAAAATATTAGGATTATATGTAGAGGATATTGATAGAATCAACAGAGACCTTATACCATTGTATATGAAAATAGTTACTATCAATGATTATCTTTTATTCACTAAAAAAGAAGAAATGAGTGATATAAATCCAATGCAAGGCTCATATGTTGAAGTGCATCTTGGGGGTGTTGGTGAGAAAACTACAATTAATTCACAAGGAATAGTTTTCCCATTATTACTTCAAGAAACAATTAAAGGATTGTTTGAATTGTTTTCAGCACATGGATTACCAGAGGATAAGGAAAAAGCTGTATTTGTTGTCAAAAAGGCTGATTTTGTGCTTGCAGAGCCTTGGGATATGCGTTTTGGTGTCACATTATGGAATAAAATATTTGGGCGTGTAGAGGACACTAATATGATACCATACATGTTTATAAATCTCATTAGGCAATCAAATGAAGAGTTTAGTATAACTATAAAGGAAATCCTTTCAAATACTAATAGAGGAAATGAGTTACTTGACAAATTGATGAAGGATGCAGAGTATGACAACGGATATCAGCAATTCACCAACAGAATAAATGCCAAGAATATTGACAAATCTTTAATTAAAGATTCTTATTTCAGTGGGGCTGAGACGAATGGATATGAAATTGATTCAGATAGCTCTGAAGGTGACGTGATTGAAGAAAGCAATGATACTGATACAATGGGGCAATATGAGGCAGAACCTCAGAAACCAATAGAATATTACCAGCAATTGGTACAGTCTGCAACGGTAGAAAACATTGATTTCCTTGAGGGCAATGTTAATGGTGTCACTGAGGACTTGATTGTAACTATCAATGGCGAGATAATGCCAAGACAGATGATTCTACTTATGGCACAGAGCGTTAAGATTAGAATCAGTCCAGAGGAAAGAGTGCCAATGCTTCAAATACATATCATTTTGAATGATGGGATACAACATATGGGTTTAGCACCAAAGATATATACAAAACTTATTTATGAGTTCGGTGCAATATACAGTGGCGAAGGTAGAAGGATAAATAAAGAACATATAGCAAAGGTGTATGAAAAATTGGCGCAAAACCCAAATATTTATGTATATCATGATGATATGTGCTATATGGCAATGCTAAGACAAAATAATTGAATATCTTGACGATATTTATTATTAAAATAACGAATTAATACGTATTATAATATGAATAAGAAACTTATAAGATTAACAGAACAAGACCTTCATAGAATCGTGAAAGAATCAGTGAATAAAATAGTGAAAGAAGGATTTGATGAAGGTATGGGAGTTGCTTCTATGCTAGCAGATAAGATTGAAGACGTTTTAACTCAAAGTGGGTTAGACTATGATAGAAACCAAAACGGTTTTAACGTATATCCTAGTAATGATACTATCGTTACAGTGAAAATCTATAAAGAAGGGAACATTCCATATCCTCGAAGATGATGTAATGTATAAGAGCAATCACACTGTTGGTTGCTCTTTTTTTGTTTGTAAATATTTATAAATGAATAACTTTTCGAAATATTGTAATATTTATTTAAATTTACCTGATTTTTGTTTGGAATTATAATATTTTTTAAATATATTTGTAAATAATGAGAAAATAAAATAAAAGAACATGATTTTTGATTATAAAGAAGCCCAGAGGGATTATGCTTTATGCTATGCTGATAAATCTAGAATTACATTCATAGAAAAATATTTCTCTACCTTTAATGCTATGAAAGGTAAGAAAACACAATTCCATTGTTTTCCAAGGCAGAGGGCATTCCTTAAAGCACTTGCTGAACATAATAATGTGATTGCAATTAAGCCAAGACAATGTGGTATAACAACATTGTCAAGTGCATGGGCTGCTGCACAATGTGCATTTGCATCGAAGGAATCTCCAGAGATTATACTTTGTATTGCAAACAAACTAGACCAAGCTAATGAAATTATCATTAAGGTTAGAGATTTCCTTGAACAAGTTCCACGATGGATGTGGGGACCAGAATATTTTTCAACTGATTCGAATTCAGAAAAAAACCTCAAATCTATTTTCGTTAAAGATGCAAAAAGTGAATTGAAATTATTTAATGGATGTAGAGTTATTGCTCGTGCTAGTGGACCAAATGCTGCTCGTGGTATATCAGCAGTAGGTACTCTAATTCTTGATGAGGCGGCATTCATCGAGGATGGTATCTCAGTTTATACAACTGCTGCTGCGACAATGGCATCAAATCCAAATTCAAAGACTGTAATTGTAAGTACGCCTAATGGTATGGATGCATTGTATTATAACATTTACCGTCAAGCATTGGCTCATGAGAACAATTTTACAGCAGTACAATTTCGTTGGTATCAAGACCCTCGTTTCAATAAACATCTTGTATGGAAGAGGAAAAATGAGGAAACCAATGAATGGGAATATGATGCTGATTTAATAATTGACAACGAAGGAGGGGTAAAATATGACGAAGAACGTTGGGCAAAGTTAGAGCATGATGGATGGAAACCAACTTCTGATTGGTATGAGGATATGTGCCATTCATTTAACAATGACGAAATGAAGATTGCCCAAGAACTTGATGTGTCATTCATGGGTTCAAACGATAATGTGGTTGCAGCAAGATATATTGAGATGCAAGAAAGGTTTAACGTAAGAGAGCCACTTGATGATTTTATCGACCCATTGTGTGAGGAAACTTGGTTCTGGAAAAAACCAATCGATGGTCACAGATATATCTGCTCAATTGACCCTAGCAGAGGAACTGCTGCTGACCGTACAGCAATTGAGATAATAGACATGGATGGACGTGATGAAAACGGGATGCCAATCATTGAACAAGTTGCTGAGTATGTTGGCAAGAAGCTTGGGGATGATATTGGTGCTATTGCTTATCAATATGCAACCATGTATAATGATGCATTTGTTGTTGTTGATGCTACTGGCGGACAAGGAGATGCGGCCATTATAACAATGCTAAATATGGGATACAAGAACATGTATTATGAAGATATGAATCAGAAAACCTACATGGTTCAAAGGTCAACAAAGAATTACGATGGATATACTGATAAACTTCCAGGATTTCATTTTCAAGGAAATAGATATCCAGTTTTATCTAATTTTGCAGGAATGGTTCGTAACAATGAGTTTAAAATTCGTTCAGTAAGAGTGATTAATGAATTGAATACTTGGATTTTTAAGGGTGAAACTGCTCGTATTGACCATATGGAGGGTGCTCATGATGATACTTTATGTTCTCTTGCAATGGGACTATTTGTTATGCAATATACTGTTAATAGAATACAGAATACCCAGAAAAAAGATAAAGCAATATTAAATGCTTATATGATGGGTGGGTCTATGAATACCCATAGGTCTAAATTGAGGGATGGCTATACAATTACCCCAAAGAGTGGCTTACCGTTTTATACACAGAAAAGTTTTCCTAAAACCAATGTAATTAATGGAACTCATATGTGGGTGTTTGGCGGCTTGAAATAATTAAGCGAGTGAAAAACACTCGCTTTTGTTTTATCTTGATATTTATAGGATAATCATTATTTTTTAAAGAAAATATAATATGGCAAAGAAGAGTACTGTATTTCAAGCTCTAGATAAAGCTATAACTGGTAATTGGTCATCGCCTACTTCTGCCATTGAGCCTCATATAAACTCATATGATATGTCTCAAGGCAATGATAATGATGTACTATATAGAACCACTGATAGAGAAGATTATATACAAAAGAAATTAGAGCTACGACAAAATAAATATTTAAAAGATAGGTGGGTTAAAGCAAATGTTAACCTATCTGTTACTGCATATGCTGGACTTAATAACATTAAACTTATGTATCGTGATGCAGATTTAATGGATGCATTCCCAGAAATTGGTGCTGCACTTGACACATATGCGGAGGAAGCATGTATTGCTGGAGACAAAGGTAATATAGTCAATGTATATTCCAAATCTGACAGAATAAAGAGTATCCTTGAAGATTTATTTGTTAATAGATTGAATATACAATTGACTGCCCCTATGATTATCCGTGCAATGTGTAAATACGGAAATCAGTTTATGCTATTAGATGTTGACCATAAGAATGGCGTTAAGGGGTGGAAGCAACTTCCAGTGTTTAATATGGAGAGAATTGAGAATGGTATACAGAATCCATATGGTGCTGGAGCTTCAATTGCTGTAAACGGGATTACAAAGGATGATGCTGACCTTTCTACTCAGTTTATATGGTTGGATGATAATAATTCGCAAGTTCCATTTAGAGATTGGCAGATTGCACATTTTAGACTATTGACTAACTCATTATATCTCCCGTATGGCGTATCAGCATTAAATGCTGCTAGAAGACATTGGAGGATGCTGAGCTTAATGGAAGATATGATGCTTATATATCGTCTTGAACGTTCCATTGAACGTAGGGTGTATAAGATATTTGTTGGCGCAATTGATGATGCTGATGTGCAAGCATATGTTGAACAAATTGCAAATCAATTTAAGAGAACTCCAATTATTGACCCAATGACTGGTCAAATTGACTTAAGAAAGAATTTGCTTGCATTTGACCAAGATGTATTCTTACCAGTACGTGATGAAAATGCCCCAAACCCTATTGATACTCTTTCAGCAGGACAAAACCTTACGGCAATGGATGATATCAAGTTCGTACAGAATAAAGTACTGACTGCGTTAAGAATACCTAAGTCATTTCTTAACTTTGAAGAAGCTGCTGGGGATGGCAAGAACCTTGCACTTATGGATATTCGTTTTACTAGATTAGTTAACAGAATACAGCAAGCATTCTTAATGGAACTTACAAAAGTTGCATCAATTCATTTGTTTTTGTTAGGGTTTAATGATGAATTAACAAATTTCTCATTGACAATGAATAATCCATCAACACAAGCTGAACAGCTTGAGATTGAGAATATGCAGAAGAAGATTGATGCTGTAAGGGATGCTGTTAGCGACCCAGGAAATGGTCTTCCAGTTATGTCCCAGACACGTGCATTGAAACAGATTATGAAGTGGTCTGAGAAGGAAATTAAGGAAAATCTCGAAGAGATACGTCTTGAAAAGGGTATTGCGGCTGAACTTGAGAAGACAACTCAGATTATCAAGAAGACAGGTATATTTGATACTGTCGATAGAATCTATGGCGAACCTGGAGCTGAGTATATGGATGATATGCAAGGTGGACAAGGCGGCATGGATGGTAGTGGAGGTCCTGGAGGCGGAATGGGAGCACCACCACCTCCTATGGGAGATGCCCCTAATATGGATGGAAGTGATATTGGCGGTCCTGGAGATGATACCATAATGATGGGTGGCAATGAAGGCTCAATGCCAACTGCTGATATGGGAAATGACCCAAATGCACCAATGGAATCTATTCATTCTAACAAACCTATCATAAATGAGCAGAATGATAAACTTGATATTCTTTTCAATGAGTATCTATCAAGAGTGAACGAGAGAAAGGGTAAACACATGGAAACAGAGTATAAACGTGCTGACATATACGACAGTGATGCCTTAATGGTTAATGAGGACTTTGACAAGATGATTGATGAACTTGGGAAATTCGTTGATAAGAATTAAAGAATAGAAGCGTGACAACTGATGTCACGCTTTTTTCTATTAAACATGATATTTATTGGAAATAATGGTTAGATGAAAAATAAAAGAATATTAGAATATTTCGAAGGTACACCAGATAATGTATATGATACCGTTACAAAGACAGATTGGGGGTGGCATAGCAAAATAGCCACATCTTTTGGTTATTTCCCAATATCGTTAGATAATGAGTATCTGTTCATGACTGGTTCAACAACCCATCTTATGATTGCAGCACAAGCGGCAAAGAAGTTAATGGGCAAAGCAATCAGTCATATAAAGGATACATATATTAATTGGATTGAAAGGCAATGCTATGAGAAGTCATATTGTCGTGGAAGAATATGGAATACCCATACTGATAAATATCCTAGTTTTATGGCATTTTGGTATTTGCCAAGTTCTAGAATGCTTAGAAAAATTGTTAATGAACTTGGAATTGACCCTATGAAATATCTTTTAGTTGTAGAAGATTCACAAAGTGCCTTCGAAAAAAACCCAACAGTTGCTGAATATATTAATTCCAATATGGATGGTGATGATGGGTATGATGAAATGAATGAAGAATTTAAAATAGACCCCAAAGTAGCTGATATAATAAAAAGATATAATGAAGCAGAAAAATCTTGGCAAGTACAAAAAGAAAAGGAAGGATGGAAAACGCTTGCCCAGAGAAATGCAACATTATATCAAGAAGGAAAAGAACATAAGAAAGAAAACAATATTATAATTATGAAAAATAGAAATCATCAAGAAGAATTTTCAAATTATATTAACATAATGTCTGAGGCGCTTAAGAAAGGTGATTATAAGGCATATGAATATGTTAATGACATGCTTAATGAAGCAATAGAGGAAAGCAAACATGAAGATGAATTAATGGAGGAAATGAACACAACTAATTTTGGTGTTCTAAACCATATATTTGAAAGTGAGCTTCCAACTCTTATCAAATCAAACAAAAAGGCTGTAAGGAATGTCATAAAGACCATTAAGGAGGACAAGAATCTTAGAAGCCAATTTAATTTCTACAACGTAATTAAGGAACAGTATAATGAGAATCATGCAAAAATAATTGGTTCAAAGACTGTTCTTGCAGACCTTGCAAAAATTGTTTGCGAGGACATTGATGTCAAGACTGTAAAGGCTTCAAACAAGAAACTTAGAAACGTTATGATTGAGAGTGGCATTAAACCAAGTGAGTTCGTTGATGAGGAATCGATGAAACTATACGAGAATGGTGATGTCATATTGACAACAAAGAGGACAACAAACAATATGATTCCTCTTGCTGAGAGTTACGATGCTGTTTGCAAATGGATGGATGCACATAAATCAGATAAAATAAATGAAGGAAAAACTCCAGATGAATTAATTGAAGAGTTTGAGGAAAAACTCAAGAATAACCTTAATGAATCTGAGCTATCATTTGTTCAGCAAATAACTGATTTCAGAACACCAATAGCTGAACAAAGAAAAGAGAAATTGTTTAACAAGTTCAAGAATGAATGCATAGATAAGATTAACGACATGCTAAAAGAAGATTCAGAAAATGTTGAACTCAAGGGCTTGAGTAACCAGATTAATGAAATGACTTTTAATAAAGAAACAATTGTTAAGGATATCGCAAAATTACTTGAGATAAGGGATATCTTAATGGATGATTAAAGCAAAATCTATCTGATATTTATTATTAAAATAACGAACTAAATACGTATTATAATATGAATAAAAAACTTATAAGATTAACGGAGAGTGACCTTCACAATATTGTGAAAGAGTCTGTGAATAGGGTACTCACAGAACTTGATTGGAAAACATATGCGAATGCTGCAAAGAAACGAGCAGAGCAAGGGGAAGATGATAAAGCTGAAGACTTAGCTCAATTTGCAACAGATAGGTTTAATGACAAATTTGGACATGACGAACTTGATGGTACATATGATGAAAATGGTTTACCTTATCACCAAGACGTAAAAGGTACAGTTACTCAATTTGGAAATGCTTATGGAGGAATGGGACGTTGGACTCCAATGCATGCACAAATGCATGCTGGATATTACCCAAGACAAGATAAAGATGGTTCTCATGCATTTAATCCTCGTTCCAAAATGAAACCAACAAAAAACACTATTGACAAATATCAAAAAGCAACTGACGAAATTGGAAAATTCGATAGGGGTGACTCAAAATACGTAAAAGGTAAGGGTTGGCAATAAAAGTTCAAGAGCAATCATAACAATGGTTGCTCTTTTCTTATACACTCTTCCTAATTTTTTACTTGTGGGACTTGATTTTTTCATTGAAAAACATTATTTTTTAAATAAAATATGAAAAGATTAAACAAAGAGTATAAATTGGATGTGTGCAACCATATATCGTTAAAATATGGTACTGTTAATAGGAACAATCCGCAAGTCATTTATATAAGTGGAAAATGTTGGGTTTCACCGCAAAGGGAAATGGATTACGATAATGTTATAGATGGCATAGAGGAACGTATGAAGAAAAACATAAAATCATTTTTAATAGATGGTATAAATTTTGATAATCGTCTCATATTAGATTTTGACATAAGCACTGAAGGGTTATCACCTAATGACAAAAAATTCTTATCATTTGACTTCTATTTGCGTCAGAATGAAAAGAATAAGAAGCATCTCAAAGACCTTAATGATTTGTTGGAAAGAAAAATAAGCACAATAGCAAATAATTTGGTGTATTCCTTCAAAGAAAATGGTTTTACAATAAACAAAACAAAAAGATAAGAATATTTATTGTAAAAATAAATTGAAAAATATGAAGAAAATTATAAGACTTACGGAATCAGAATTAAAAGGTATTATAGAGAATTCCGTTAAAAGAATAATAAGGGAAGACGTATTGGGAAATGATTGGCGTGAGAATGACAACGTATTGAATAACTACCAACCATTTGAGAAAGAAGAGGAAGTCACACCATTTAACGGTATGACAAATGACCACGATTTTGGAATAACTGGAGAGCCTCTTGACCGAACTCACAATGATAATTATCAAGATGATATTGTAAATGGTGATGATATGGAAGATTGGGCGCAAGATAGAATTGACCTTGAAGCCAATTACGATGACTTCCCACCAATGGGATAAAAAATAAGCGAGGCTAAATCTAGTCTCGCTTATTTATTTTTTAGATGTTCTTAATTCTTACTGTAAAACTTTTAATGTATGTATTCCTTACGCATACGAATTCTATGTTATCTTTCACTGGAGCATAAGCTTTGATTCTTTCCATAAAGGTTTGTCTATCCTTTGATGTGTACTCACTAATAGGATAACATTTATACTCTGTATAACGCCCCATATCCTTTGAATTCATATGTCTCCATCCGCATTCTCTCTCAGCCCTCAGTAAAGCCTCGATTGCTCTACCATTTGCAGATGAACGGTATTCGTCAACTTGGTCTTGGTCGAAGAATAAATCAGTTTGTCCATCTGGATAAACACCAATCTCATTTATTATTCTAGTGACCGATTCATTTATCAGACCATGCAAATCGCTTTCGGTTAATCTAATAACTTTTTTCATAATATTATGACTTTAGGATATTTTTAATCTTATTAATCTTTTCATTAATTGAATTCTTGTCACTATTACTAGTATTACTTTCAATATATTGTTGCAATTCCTCTGGTTTTCCTACATAGGCTCCTGGCGTAGATGGACTTGATACTACATCCCAACATATAAGTTCGAAGTCATCCCCTACGATATATTGTCCAAGTTTTTGTTCAACAGAACCAACACCTCTTGATGATACACCGATTTTATATCCATTTATAATAAGATTAGCCATATCGTCACCACGAGTACTTACAATACCATACTTTCTAAATCCTTCAGTCGTGTTGATTTCAAGCTTTCCTACTAGAGTAGCTCCCTCCCAATGAAGTTCAACAATATTGATTGCTATTCTACCCAAGTCGATTGTTGACTCTGCTGGATGGTTTAGTTCTCCCAACGCCATCCTTTCTGCAATCATATTCTGGTATTTTTCAACTTCTCTTTTTAGAATTGACTCTGGGTAAATTCTACCGTTTGCATTTTTAATTCCAAATTTCTGAAATACAGCATCCACAACAAATGGGTAAGGCACAAACCATCCTTTTTCACTAATATCCTCTTTCAACTGATGGTTATTCTTACCAAAATCCAATGATATGAAACCATCATTTTCAATTAGTATGCCATGTCCTGTTTTTCCTTCCTTTATTATTTCTAAATTATCCTGTTTCATCATATTTGCAAATATATAGTTTTTATTTTTAAATTTACTATAAATATTCATTCTCATCCAAATATTTATTAATTAGATATCAAATATAAGTCATAAATTGCTCATAAATGTATTATTTTAGGCATTTTATGAATTTTTTTGGTATTTAATCTATATTTATATTAAAAAATAATGTATTAAATCTATTTTCTAAATGAGCAAAAATATTAGAAGCAAAGTAGTTAGAGAATCTTTATTGGATTACAACACACTCGCAAATTCTTTGAAGGAAAATACTGAGAGCGCAGTCAAGGCTCTTTTGGGTGAGGCTGTGCGTGATACATATGCCAAGTTATTGTCTGAGGACGATGACAAGGACTACGAAGAGGGTGAAGTGGAAGATACTAGTTCTGATATTACAAACGATGCAGAATCTAGCGATGCTATTGACGATGGTCAAGCATCCGCAGACACTGGGATGGAGTCTTCAGAAGGCGATGTAGAAGGTGGAGAAAACGAAGGTGGCGAGTCAGATACTGATGGTGCTGCTGAAGGAGAATCTATCGATGACGGAGCAGTTGAAGGCGAAGGTGGCGATGACTGGGCAGAGTTTGATAAATATAAGGTATCAGACGATGAGTATGACTTTACAAATGCGGAAGACGAGGAAATCGTAAAGGTTTACAAATTAATGAAGAATGATGACCAAATCCTTGTACATAAAGATGACAGCGGAAATGTGAACATTCAAGACAATGAAACTGGAGCTGAGTACCTAATCAAGCTTGACGATGAGGGTGAAGCAACTGGTGTTGCAGCATCTGAACCAAGTGATGACACAGTTCTCACTGATGACAAAGGTGCTGATGATTTCGGTGCAGAAGATGATTTTAATAATGACATGGATGATATGAATGAATCAACAGAAAGGATGTTTGAACTCGTACTAGAGTATGATTCAAACGTTGGCTACACTGACAATTATCAGAAAAAGGATGTGATGACAAATCCAGGTATGTCAGAGCCAGGTAAAAATGTAAACGATTGGGATGCAGGTGTACCAAAAGGCTCAGAGAAGCCTTGGTCTGGATACCCAGGTAAGAAAAATAAAGCAGATAAACCATTCAATGCTGAAAAAGGTAAACAACTTGAAGAGGAAGAGAATCTTGAAGAGTCAGCAGCAGAATGCGGAGGTAGAATGGGTGCTCATGGAAGAATGATGGGAACAAAATCTCATAACCCTATTAAGGCAAAGAAGAATTCCCCAATGAACCAGCATCATGTTTCAACCGCAGGAGAGTATGAAGGCAATCCGACAAACGAGAGCTTCATGAAGAGAGCGAATGCAGTTCTTGAGGAAAACAAGGAACTTAAATCTACATTGACAGACCTTATGGAGCAGTTGAAGAAGGTATCTGTAACTAATCATAATCTTGCACAGATTATCAAGTTGGTTTCTGAGAATACAACTTCTCAAGACGAGAAGAAAGAAATTATCAACAGATTTAAGAACGAAGGAAAGACTATTGATGCATCAAAGGCACTCTATGAGTCAATCAGTCGTGAACTCAAGAAAACCAACAAAATGAACATCACTGAGGACAAGAGTCTTACAGTTGAGGGTTCAAAGAAAATCAATGAGACACCTATCTATAAGTCACCAGATGTTATGGAATCTCTTGATTTAATGCACAGAATGATGAAATAATTTAACTTTTCAAAATTTGTGTATATTTATAATTAAAAATAACTAAGTAAAATAAAACTTCATTTATCTATATGAAAGAATTTTTATCAAGTGGTGTAGTTGGCAATATTGAGTACAACGCACAAAAACAGATACGTGAGAGCATTCAGAACCGTTGGGATAACCTCGGCTTTACAGAGGGTCTTCCAGAGGGTATCAAGGAGAATGTTGCTACATTGTATGAGAATGAAGCAAAGCACTTGATTTATGAGGCTACTGCTTCTGATAACAGTGGTTCATTTGAGACCGTTGTTTTCCCTATCATTAGACGTGTGTTCAGCAAACTTCTTGCTAACGACATCGTTTCAGTACAAGCAATGAACCTTCCTGTTGGTAAGTTGTTCTTCATCCTCCCTGTTACTTCAGAGAGAGAGTGGGAACTCCCAGCAGATTACACTGGTGGCACAGAGCCAGGTGATATCATTGATGGTACTACTGGTCGTCATAAGGGTCTTATGGGATATGACAGAGTTAACCGTAACAAGGAAGGACGTGTTGAGCCAAGATACTATCTCCCAGATGAGACAATCAATGACCTCGACAAGAACTCATGGTACGTTCCACAGTTGAACGAGACCATCGAAGATGCAACTAGCTTCGATGAGGCTAAGGCACGTGCAGAGGCTGAGGGTCTTCATGTAACAGCTCTTCGTCAAGCAGGTCCTGAGGTAACTCAGTACTTCCAGAAGTCACTTTACGACTTGTTCTACAACGACTTCTTGTATGACAACTCAAAGGGTAAGGTAACTATCAAGGTTGGTAGCGCAATTCCAGTGTTCTTGACTCCTGGTGGTGTTCGCCCATTCGGTGCTGATAACCTTAACAAGTACTTCAAGAGTGGATTCGATGGTACTGTACGTAACGTCATCCTTGAGATTGATGGTTTCTCTTCATTCAACGCTGCTAAGTTGACTGGTCCTGACGGAAACGAAATGGACACTGAAGGATTCCTCGCTTCATTGAAGGTTATTACTCAGAAGGAACTCCCAGCAGCTAATGTTCCTGGTTCAGAGACAGTTAAGACTGCTGCTTTCCGTAAGTTTGAGTCAGTTCCTTTCAGAGTTGTTACTCAGAAATATGGTAAGGGTATCGTAGAGTACGGTGCTGCTTGCGATGCTGAGGGTAAGATGTACATCGAGCTTGACCTCGCTAAACCAGTTGTTCAGCAAGCAGGTACAATTGACGGTTATGTAGGTGTTGATGCTGCTGCTCTTGACGCTGCTATTTCTAGCGGTTCAACTGAGGAGACTAAGGCTAATCTTGCACAGCTCTTCAAGATTGCTTGGGCACAGTACGATTCACTTGAGCTTGAGACCGAAATCGGTGAGGTTAGCTTCAAGCTTGATTCAGTAACTGTATCAGTTGAGGAAAGAAAACTTCGTGCAACATGGTCACCAGAGTTGGCACAAGACGTTTCTGCATTCCACAACATTGACGCAGAGGCTGAGTTGACAGCTATCCTTTCAGAGCAGATTGCTGCTGAGATTGACCGTGAAATTCTCCGTGACCTTCGTAAGGGCGCACCTTGGCAGGCACGTTGGGATGTTAATGGTTGGAGACGTATGGCTGCTTTCTCTACTAACTACACTCAGAAGGACTGGAACCAAGAGCTTATGACTAAGATTAACCAGATTTCTGCACAGATTCACAAGTCTACACTTCGTGGTGGTGCTAACTTCATTGTAGTATCTTCAGAGATTTCAGCATTGCTTGATAACCTTGAGTACTTCCATGTATCAGATGCATCAGCAGAAAGCGACCAGTACAACATGGGTATTGAGAAGATTGGTGCTCTCGGTGGACGTTACACTGTATATCGTGACCCATATAGCCCACACTGGTCAATGATTATTGGTCATAAGGGTAAGTCACTTCTTGACACAGGTTACATCTATGCACCATATGTGCCAATGCAGTTGACCCCAACTATGTATAATCCATTCAACTTTGCACCTGTAAAGGGTATTATGACACGTTATGCGAAGAAGATGGTGAACAACCGTTACTTTGGACATGTTCGTGTTGATGGTCTTGTACATTGGAGCATTAACGAGTTCAGATAAACAACTGAAAATCAATAACTTATATAAAAACTTGGGTAGCAGAAGCTACTCAAGTTTTTTTTTATTTTTATGATAGATAGAGGAACAGTGATGTTTCTCTTTTTTTATTTTCCTAAATATCCAATGGATGAAATTTTTATGAGATAAAATGAATTAATGGAATATATGAGATATTTATATAAAAATATATTATTATGAAAAATCTATCTAATGTCCTAAAAGATAAATATTATTATTTGAAAAATGGCGTAGTATACGACATTTTATCAACTAAAAACGATGATTGCGGTAGATTAGGAGTCTCTGGTGATTCTATAACTTCCGATGAAGTTAAGATACCTTATATTACAGTAAAAAAAGATGGTGAAGAAGACGAATATTACCTATTCTTAGACACTTACATCGAGATAGGTGACACCTATGGCACTGAGTTTAAAAAGACTAGTTGTGGGGAAACTGATAAGTCTTTATCTGCATATTACTATGATGAGTGTGTAAAGGAAATTAAAAGACAAATCAGAATAAACCCAACTGCTGAATTTAAGCTATTCAATGATGTAAAGACCTTATTGGGCATTCCTCCATTTATGATAAAAGATAATGGTTACACCATAACTGGAGCAACACAAATTGATTTTACTGAGGATAATTTCAATGCATATAAGAAGGCTGTTGTTGAAGAAGAGGCTTTAACTGCTGCTAATAATAAGGCTAATGAGTATAATTACAATGCTACTGATGTTACAGTAGTTAAAAAATAGTAATTTGATGAATTAATCAAAGACACTAAATATTTATATATAGGAAAAATAACTAATAAAATTAAAATATTTCAAGAATTATGGCAGATAATGCAAGAGGAATACATGTTTCACCAGGTATTTATACTCGTGAGATAGACATCAACTACGCTGTTCGTAGCCTTGGAATCACTACACTTGGTGTTGTTGGTGAGACCTTGAAAGGTCCAGCTTTTCAGCCAATGGACATTGCTAACTGGCGTGAGTTCCAAGATGTGTTTGGTGGAACAAGTACAGAAAAGTTCAAAGGAAGTCAATATCCTAAATACGAGTTGCCTTATATCGCTAAGTCTTATTTGAGTGAGTCAGAGCAGCTTAAGGTTGTTCGTGTCCTTGGTCTTAGTGGCTATAACGCAGGTCCTGCTTGGCTTGTTACAGCTTCATTAAACGGTGAAAACCCAGTTGCTGTTGCTGTAATCCGTTCAAGAGGTACTTATAACCCATATGCAACAGGTAATACTACCGACTGCATCTGTGAGGAATCAAAGTATGATGTTCTTAAGTATTATGTTGGTGAGAAACCAAATAGTGGTGAAGCTGAAAACATTTGCGATAAGAATGGTTATAACATGAATGCCCTTCAGATTAAGGCTTATGTCCCAATGGACAGCAACGGAAATGAATGTAGTGGCTATGGAATGAGTGGTGGCACTACCGATTGGTACATCTCTCAGAACAATCACGGTAGATTCAAACTTGTTGGTGTAAAAGGCGTATACAACGAGAGCGAAGTTAATAACATCATTGCTAGTGGAACAAGTGAAAACATTGACCAGAGGCAAGAGGCTATTAAGATGGGTTACTTTGAGTACCCAGTAACTCTTAACCCATACGATAAGGAGTACATTCTTAATGTTCTTGGCTCAAAGCCTTATGATGGCGATGCTCCAATATTCGTTGAGTCTCTTTATGATGTTGCTCTCGACCAAGCAATCGTTGAGGATAGGGTTAACAAGATTGATGATAGCTTAAAGCAGTTTAATGTGTATTACACTGCCGATTATTGCCATCATGAGCCAGTTGGTGGACTTTTGACAATGGCTGAGACAACACTTAGAAGAAAGCATGTTGGTTTGAGGTTCTTGGCTGATGCTAATTCAGTTGAGCTTGGTATTAAGGCAGTTCCTTATGACTACAAGAAGAATAAACCAGTTGATACAACTGACAAAGACCTTGGTGCAGTTGCAGTTATTCCTGGTCAGATTTACACCGTAAGACAATATACAAAGGCTGATGGTAAGAGAGATTATCACTACGGATATTATACTCAAGGATTTGAGGATGTAATTGCTAGTGGTGTCGAAATGACCAATATTTATGGAAACCTTCAAGATGGCGGCACAAAGAAAAACAATGGTAAGGAATCTAAATTGGTTCTTAATACATATGATGGTCTTTACTACAGAATGAACGAAAATAAGGATGATGTAGCATTCGTTGAACTTGATATGAACGATTATAAATCAGCATACAGATATGCTTCAACTCCTTGGATTGTATCTAACTTGAAGGGTGACTTCAACCATGTTGAGGTTAACAAGTTGTTCAGATTCCATACAATTACAGATGGTAACAATGCTAACTACGAGGTTAAGGTATCAATTGAAAATATAAGACCAGATGAAGGTGTGTTCGATGTTGTTGTTCGTAGAATTGATGATGCAGATGAACAGATTATGCCACTTGAGAGATTTGGAAGATGCTCTATGATTCCTGGTGATAGCAACTACATTGCTTATAAGATTGGTTCATTCGATGGTATATATGAATCTAAGTCTAAGTACATTACTGTTGAGGTAAATGAGTCTACAGCAGCAAAAATGTCAGTTCCAGCAGGTTTCTTGGGTTATCCAATACCTCAGTATAGTGGTCTTACAATTGACGGTAGCAGAAATAGTGTTGAATTCCCAACATTGAAGTATAACAGATTCTTCGACCCAGACATCAAGAATAGAAAGCAGTACTTCGGTCTTTCTTCTTGGATTGGTGTTGATATTGATAACTTCACGTTCAAGGGTAATAAGGCATACATCGACAATCCTAAGTTTATGACAAGAGGATTCCACTTGGATTCAAGACTTGATAAAGAAAATGGAGGTATTTCAGCTTATACAGTTGATGGTGAAAGCGGATATGAGTTTGACTGTGTATCTACTAACTCTAGAACAGCTACATTGACTGAACCACCAATCATTGGCACTGAAGATGATATGTATGGCTCAATATATGAATATGTAAATCTTCGTAAGTTCACTGTATACTTCTACGGTGGTTTTGATGGATGGGATGATTACAGAGACCAGAGAACCAATACAGATGGATATAAGATGTCTCAGTACAGAGGTTTCATTAACCAAGGCAGTGGTGAGGGTTATTCATTCAATAGAATTAAAGACCCAAGTTTGTTGCAATTGAACCAGAATGGTATCACCTCTGACTGGTATGCTTATCTCAGTGGTATCAGACAATTTGCAAATCCAGAAGCAACAGATATTAACGTATTCGCTACTCCTGGTATTGACTATGTAAACAATAAACTTCTTGTTGAAGAAGCTATTGAGATGGTTGAGGAAGAGAGAGCAGACTCAATATACGTGGTTACAACTCCTGACAAGCCAAGTGGCGCTGGTGATTATGTTGATGAGATGTATACTCCAGATGAAGCTGTAGGTAATCTTGAGGATTCTGAGATTGATTCTAACTATACTTGCACATATTATCCTTGGGTTAAGTATCTTGACCAAGATAATAATCAGTACATCTATCTTCCAGCAACAAAGGATGTAGTTAGAAACTTTGCACAGACTGATAATACAGCATATCCTTGGTTCGCACCTGCAGGTATTTCAAGAGGTAACGTTGATTGTGTAAGGGCACACTTCATTACAAAACTTGCTGACGAGGATGTTCTTTATGATGGAAGAATCAACCCAATTAAGACATTTGCTCAAGATGGTCCAAAAATCTGGGGTCAGAAGAACTTACAGATTAATGAGTCTCAACTCAACAGAATTGCAGTTCGTAGGTTGTTACTTAGAATGAGAAAGTTGATTGCAATCTCTTGTATTGGACTTATTTTCGAGCCAAATGATGCAACTGTCAAGCAGTCATTCTTATCAACTGTAACTCCAATTATGGACAGCATAAGAAGCAACAGGGGTATCTCTGACTATAGAATCGAGATTAATGATACTATTGAGACTAGGGAGAGAAGAGAACTTCCAGTGAAGATATACTTCAAACCTTACAATGCATTAGAGTACATTACAATTGATTTCATACTCACACCAGAAGGTGTTTCATTTGATGATATTTAATTGGAATACACTAAATAAAAAAGAGGAAGATTGCTAGTCTTCCTCTTTTTTTATATACTTAACATCAACGTAATCAGTTAACCACACACCGTTGTTGGACAAGTAGAACTTAATACCATCCTTATGCATTTGTTCAGAGTCAATCTTGAGTACATATGGTGTACCGTGTCTAGAACCCACTTTTAAGGCTGTCTCTTCGTCTTTTGACAAGTGGACGTAAAGTCTCTCACCTTTGAGGATTCCTTGCTTGTAAATCGATTCTAATGCCTTTGTTGACGTTCCGTGATACAGAACCTTTGGTGGCTCTGCCTCTGTAAGTTCCACATCAACGTTTATGGAGTGTCCTTGCCTTGCACGTATCTTGGTATGGTTTTCATTGAATTCATACCGTTTTTTGTTATTTGTAGCAACAATCTCTTCAATTAGGTCAACGGAATAGCCCTTATCATTGACCAATTCAGATACATTTCTCCAGCCATTCTAGTCGATGAGACCATTGCCAAATGCCTCCTTGTCGTGTCTTAGAAGGAAAGCAAGTTCTTTACCTTTTGATATCAGTTCTTTCTCATTCATAATATTTTTTTAAAAAACATATCCAAGTACAAACCACGTAACAAATATTTGTAAAAAATGTATCATTTGGTCTGTATCAAGGCTGATTTTATGCTTATTACATTTCAAGTCATCAACATAGTAGTGGATAACTGTGTTGATAATTATGAATAAACTAACCCATGCAAAATTCACTTGAATCCACCAAAACGGTAGAGATATAATTATAGCCCAAGACAGTGAGTGTATAAACAATGCTGTCTTGTAATCGTCTTTATACAAGTCATTATATCCTTCTTGTTTCCTCCACCATTCCTTCTGCTTCATATTCGCCAATATGCCTTGAAGGTGAAAATCGTCAATGACATGAAGCAGAATCATCAATAGGAAAATCTTTGTTGCCATTTATCATTAGTTTTGAGCAAAGATATATATTTTTTTTCTAAAAAACAAATATTTCATTATAAAAATTATAAAATAGTATATTTATATTAAAAATAAAAGAAGATAAAATAATCTAGATTAAAAAAATATTAAGAAAATGAGTGATTTACTTTTGAAAATGCCATTAAACTATGAGCCACTAAGAAAAAATAGATGGTTGTTAAGATTCCCAGCTGACTTGGGTATTCAAGAATGGTGGTGCAAGAGTGCTTCAAGACCACATATCCAGCAAGAAGGAAAGGCAATTGAGTTCTTGAACACTGAAACATATGTTGTTGGAAGATACAAGTGGGCTACAATCCAAGTAACATTGAGAGACCCAATCGGTCCTTCTGCTTCACAAGCTGTTATGGAGTGGGTTCGTCTTCATTCTGAATCAGTTACTGGTCGTCAAGGATATGCGGCTGGTTATAAGCGTGATGTTGAGCTTGAAATGCTTGACCCAACTGGTGTTGTTGTTTCTAAATGGATTCTTAAGAATGTAATGGTTACTGACGCAGATTTCGGAAATCTTGACTATTCTTCAGATGACCTTGCGGAGATTACAATGACATTACAGATGGATTATGCTATATTGGCATATTAATCTGTTTATCAAGCAGTTATTGGAATTTAAAATAAAATGAGCAACCGTGATTGGCTGCTCATTTTTGTATATCTACACACTATTGTTTTAACTTTTATTATGTTTTATATTTATTTTAGACGTTTATTTTTTATTTTTTAAAAAAAGTGTATGAAATTATGGAAAGACTAAAGAGTGAATTAAAAACAAAAATGTGTGAGTATTCAATGCTGAATAAGTCATTGATTGAAGCGTTAGAAAAGAATAGTAATGCAAATACTATAGATGCAATTAAAACAATGATAGGCGATACAGAAAATAGAATCAATGCTTTGAAAAGTGAAATTGAAATTGGTTCAAAGAAAAAGGACAAAGAATCTACTGTATATTCTTTTTATGATAAAGTAAAGAAACCAGTTAAAAAGATTGATTCTTTATCAGATTATGCATCTTATGACACGCCATATAATCATCTTAATTATAAAAATTTATATGAGATAAAAAGTATTGTTAGCAATAAGTTTAAGGTAAATTTTGATGGTGGTGTTCATATTCCATCATCTGTAGTTAAGAGTGTTGATTATGCATCAGTATCTGGAAACCAGATTATAATTAAGATTGATGATTATGTTTATATGAAAGATGGTAAGCCTAGACCAATTATTGCTGATGTTTCGAAGATGAAATATGATGATAGATTTCCAATATCTATTGAGCATTTTGATACAAAAGGAAATTTATTGTACGCTGAACGTTTTCATGGTTGTTTGATAACTGATGTTAAAAGAACTTCATTGGATAACGAATCAGATGGCACATCGTATATCCTTTTGACAATAAATTATACTGAAACAAGCTATGAAACAGCCCACTAAGAAAGAAAAAACTTCCATAGTCAAAAATAAAACAAAGAAACGTACAGCCTCAAAGGTAAAAAAAACTAGAGGGGTTGTACGTCCACATCACCAGAAATATGGGACATCAAAACTTGAAGAGGATTTTGCTAGGGATTTCTTAGATAAGTTAGGCATAAAATACATCTATCAGTTTGAGGCAAAGGATATTGGTAGGTTTTACGATTTTGCCATTATTCTTAATGATGAAATGACAACGGGAAATATGATTCTAATTGAGATTGATGGTGGATATTACCATAGTGACCCAAGAGTTGTTGAAGAAGGAAAACTTAATCCCATGCAGAAGCATAATAAAAGAGTTGATGAATACAAGGACAAATGGGCGTTATTGCATGGAATACCACTCATTAGGATTTGGGAGAAAGATATTCGTGAAAATCCAGAGATGGTAATGGACGAACTAAAGAAAAGACTATATATTCAAGATAAAAAGATTACCATTAAGGAAAAGAAGAATAAGAGGCATATTAATAAGATAAAATGAAAAATCGAGTTTATGAAAGTTACGCTATTTTTACCTTACTATGATTATAATGATGGAAACTTTGATGTAAGTAACGATTACTATAGTGAAGACGAGTATTCGAATGCCATGTCAAAGAATTTCAATGAAAGTAAGGATATTGTATATAATTCTGTCTTGGCTGCTAAAAACGGCACAGGAAGCCTCGTTCAAGGTTCTGATGGCCACACATACAAGTTTGGACAGAAAACGTCTCAGAGCGAAGATAAAGTGGCTTTTTCGAAGTGTGAAGGTATATTGTCAGATATCAGTGGTGAAGAGGATACTGTTGATAGCATTATATCAAAGTTTGCATCTCAAAAACAATTTCTAGAAATCATTGATTTCGACTTGGACACATCTGAGGAAGAATTTGAAACTGAGTTATCCTTATGGACTAGAGAACATAATAGTATTAATAAATATAAGGACCAGTTGGGTGAGGATTGGGTATTGGCGAAAGAACCTAAGAGAAACTTGAAAATACATTTCAAAAATAAGGCAAATCAAGACACATATGCGATTTTTGAAGATTGCAGAATTATGGATATAATGGACAAGACATCATTTGTGTTGTTTGTAGAAAAAATAAGTTTAGTAGATAATTAATGGAAACAATATGGCTAAAAAGAAGTTAACAGAGGAACAAGAAAACCAGATTAAAATGTTGCTTGCCAACAATGAGATGTTAAAGAAAACCAAGGAGGAGGCTAAGGAAAAGGGGAGTAAAACCGCTGTGGAACAGATTGAGAGAGCAAGACAAGAGGTTATCGACCACATAAAGATGATTGACCCTAGTGCAGTTCCTGAAGATTCTAAGAAGAAAACATCATTGTCATCCAAGAAAAAAGAAGTCAAACAAGATGATTTGTTTGGTGATACCGACATGTCAATATTCGATATCTTGAATGAGAATGAGAAGAATAAACAAGAAACAATACCGATGGAGACTGAAGAAGAGATTCCTTGGAGTGAGGATAATCTAGTGCCTAGTGAAACCACAATAGCTACGGAAACAACATTTAATGATACAGACCCATCAGTGCAGTATGATGTGATTCAGTTGCCTAGCAATGGTCAATGCTATAGGAATAAGATGGATAGATTGCCAGTTGCTTATTTAACAGCATATGATGAAAATATAATCATGTCACCAAACTTGTATAAGGATGGACTTGTTATTGATTTCTTACTTAAAAATAAGATTATGAATAAGGAAATTAATGTTGATGACCTTGTTAGTGGTGACATCGATGCAATTGTATTGTTCTTGAGAGCAACTAGTTACGGTCCTGATTTCCCAATTGTGGTGTCAGACCCAGAGACTGGAGAACAGATTGAATCAGTTGTTGACCTTACAACACTTAAGCCAAAGGAATTTACTCTTGTTGGTGATGAGAATGGATGGTTTGAATATATAACTCCAATCAAGAAGGATGTGATTAAGTTCCGTTATCTTACTAGAAAACAAGAGAAACAACTTAAGAAAGTAACTGAACTTGAAAGTCTTGGCACAAAAGCATTCATGCTTAATGAGGAAAAAGAGACTCTTCTTGCTGCATTGGTTGGTGACGAATATATCGCTGAAAACGATAAGAAGGTGATTAAGGCTGCTGCATCAGTAATCGAAAAATGGTCAGAGAAATTAAAAAAGGCAAATGAATCCAAATTCACTAGAATCATGACAAACGCAATGCAATTACAAATTGTAGCAGTCAATGGAAATACTGATAGAGAATATATTAGGAAATATATCAATTCAATGCCAGCAAGGGATTCATTGATGCTAAGAAAGTATATAAATGATAACAGACCTGGAATTGACTTTAACATTGAGGTTGAGAGACCTGAGAGTCTTGGAGGTGGCTCATTTAAGACCTTTCTTAACTGGGACGATTCTGTTTTCCTCAATATCTCCGATGGCGGAGAGAAATCTTAAGGATGAACTATTCGCTTGCCATATGTATGTGAAGATTCCATATGAGGCACTGATGAAAATGCCAGTGATGGATAGGAAATACTACATGCATAAATATAATGAGTATATGGAGGCAAGAAATGATGCAATGAGTGGAAATGAAGGAGGCTCTTCAACACATGACATTTCTAAGTTCACAAGCATGAGTCAAGGACTTGATGGGAATGATATTGCAGAAGAAATGGGATTATAAACAAAAACGCTCAAGGGTTCGTACCTTGGGCGTTTTGCTGTATTGCCATGTATTCTCTTTTCACTTGGTTTATACTTTGTAAAGCATCAATTATGATATTGCTATGACTAGAAAGCTCATTTGGATATTTACTTGCTAGCCCTTGGAATCTAAGTGATATCTGCGCATAGCTGTTGTTCACTAATTCTGATAATTTAACACTTGGTATGTTGTTTGGATTGCTGTTGTCTTGGTTTGTATTTGTATTTCCGTTTGCATTAGCACCATCCCCATTTGCATTAGCACCATTGCCGTTATTGCCAATGTATCCTCTTTTATATAGTTGTCCTCTAGCCCAATTTGCACCTTTATAGAGACCATTTTCGAAGTCATTCCATAGATTACTACCTAATTCACTTGGGTATTGTACGCCATAATCACTCAGTCTGAAATCCTCATTCAAACTATTTGCTTTAACACATCTGTCTATAGCAAATATAACTTGGAATATATATGTGCATAAATCATTAAGGAATGCATCTATTTCCTTGTTTTTGGTAAAACCCAAATTTTTTATATCTTCAGCATATTTCTTCAATGGCTGCATATATTTAGCCAATGGAGAAGCATCAATTGCTTCAGATAATATCAGTCTGTTTATTTCTTCCCTTATAATTCTTTTGTAATTAATATTCATAATAAAAACACTATTCCAATATAAATATCAGAATAGTGTTGAAAGTGTAAACATTAATTTTGATTTTCCCTTTTTAATATTATATGGCGTGAGGTCAATTGTTGGCGTTATGTTCATGCCATACATTTTATTGAATTTTTCAGCCATTTCAATGAATTCCTTGCCGTGATGACATTGTGGGTCAATTCCTTCATATGCAAGGTAGTAGTGAATCATTTCGTGTACAATGATGTCCCTCAACTGAGATTCTGTATAATCGTAGTTATCACTGACCTCAATCGTTTGGTTGAACATGCGCCCATCCTCATCATACTCGCAAGAAAAATAGCCCAAAGTCTTGAAAGAATGTCTAACTTTGAAATTGGGCGCTGGCAAGTAGTTACCAAAATAATCAAAGTTATAAAGATGGAAGGAGAAATAAATTGTATTACTAGTAACCTCCATAATCAACCACAGTATTTACCAATTAGATATAATCCTCCAATTACAATTGCAAGCCCAATGATAGTACCAAGGACTCTTCCAATTAATGCTTGAATGTACTCCCAAAAAGAGTTATATTCCCAAATAAATCCTCCCCATTCTTCGTAAAATCTCATAACATTTATTTTTTAATTCTAATGCAAAGATACGAAATAATTTAGGATTGACAAAGAATTAATTGTTAAAAAATGATAAATATCATATTTATGTATAAATTAAATAGGTATATTATAATACATGAATACGTTATTAGCGAATACTTTAATAGCCACAGCTGGTATCATACGTGGCACTCTTGCAAGTGCCTTCAACTACCTTAATACCCTCATAAAGAGTGGTACTCAAGGTGCTATGCAGTTCCATCAAGAAGGTATTGCATTTGCTCGTGAGATGGGTATGAACGCCAAGGAAGCGCAAGCCTATACTGAGGTATTAACTGACCGTACTGAGAAGCTTGCGATGAAATATGGCGTTGCTGCTGAACAAGTAAGGGAATTACAGAGGAATATATCTGTTGCCACTAGCAGACAATTAATGCTCAATGAATCACAAGCTGAAGGTTTCTTACAATTAAACAAACTTGTTGGTTCTAGCACAGTCACCAAGTTCACTGAGGAAATGATGAATGGTATGGGAGGACAACTCAATACTGTTCAAGGTGCTGTGTCCAAGGCTTATGCAAGTGCTGCGAAGAGTGGACTTAATGCTCAGAAAGTTAGTGAGAAGATTGCCAATAATTTGAGCATGGCAAATAAGCTTTCATTCCGTACTGGTATTGATGGCTTAACTCGTATGGCAATGCAAGCTGAAAAGGTTGGGATGAGTTTGAATTCAGTTGAGCAAGCAGCTAACGCATTTATGGAAATTGACTCGGCAATAGAGGCTTCAGCAAGACTGAATATGCTTGGTGGACAGTTTGCAATGTTTGGAGGAAACCTACTTGACATGGCATATGAAGCGAATGCAGACCCAGAGGCATTGATGAACAGATTGGTCAAAATGGCTCAAGGCAGTGCAAAGTTCGATGCACAGAAGGGAATTGCAACGGTTGACCCAGTGATGATGGATATGCTTAGGAATGCTGCAAAGGCAATGGGAATGAGTCCAGATGAATTGGTTGGTAGTGCAAAGAAGCAAGCATCAAATGCATATAAGGAGAGTCATATAAGTTCTAGTGTGATGGCTGGACTTACCCAAGAACAGAAAGACTTCTTAATTAACAAGTCAGATGTTGCGAATGGGAAAGTTATGTTTACAACAACTGGAGGTAAGAAAGTTGACTTAAGTAGTGGTGGAACTATTGATAAATCTGTCATTGAGGAAATGATGAAATACCAAGGTATGTCTGACCGTGATATTATGGAAGAGAATGCTAGAAGTCTTTCATCAATTAATGAGATATTGACTGGAATTAAAGAGTCTATTAAGGCAATGTTCGCTAAATTTGTTGAAGGACTTTTCCCTAAAATGCAAGGGGACTTAAAACAATTTGGGGCTTGGGCTAAAAACAAGTTAGAGCCTTTGGCAAAGAATGTTGGTGAATCTGTTCGTGGCGCTTATGATTGGCTTAAGGAACACAAAGAACCAATTAAATCGTTTATAAGTCATGTAATAGGTTTTCTTAAATTTGCAACAGAACATTGGAAAATACTACTTGGTGTTTTAGCTGCAAAGAAACTATTCGGGATGGCTAATAGCCTCGGAATGAGTAAGGGACTTGGAGGAAAGGCTGCTAGAGGTGCTGCAAACGCAATAGGACGTGGTGGTAAGTGGCTAGGAAGAAGCATATGGGACGCTTCGAAAGGAATGTTTCTTAACAATAGAGCTGCTTATAGTATGAATAGGGGTAGTAGTGGAAGAGTAATGTCTGCTATTAAAGCTCCATTCCAATCATTTGGCGCATTAAGCAGAGGGGCTAAAGCCCTAACTCTTGGAGGAGCTGGACTTGGTGTTGGTATTGGTACATATAATGCTATTACAGCAGACAATAACGCAGATAGAGGGGCTGGAATAGGAACAGCTGTTGGAACTGCTCTTGGGGCAGTTGTTGGAGGACCTATTGGTGCTGCAATTGGAGGTTTCCTTGGTGATTTTGCTGGAAGATTTGTTGGTGAACATTGGGGTGAAATTACAGATACAATATCAAAAGGTTGGGATGTTGTTGTTGATGGGGCAACCTCTGCTTGGAAATGGCTTAGTGATGGTGCAAAATCTGTGTGGGAAATAGGTAAATCGGCATTCGGAACAATATTTAAATTTGGTAAATGGCTATTTGACAACAACCCAATTGCTTGGGTTGCTGAAGGGATTGGTAAACTATTTGGCAAAGATTGGTCTCCAACAAAAATTATAGGAGATTTCTTTGGGGGTAGTGAAAAGCATGCTAAAGGTGGCGTTATTGGAGGAAACTCATACAGTGGAGATAAAGTACCAATATTGGCAAACAGTGGAGAAGCTGTAATCACTCCACAACAATTCAATGCAGTATTTGGTGATACCGTTGTCAAACCAAAGCCACTTGGAGAAAATCCAGAGTATATCTATAAGCCAAATAGGAGTGAGACTTCAAATGTAAATGGCAATACAATTACAGTTAAAGATTTCAACATTAATATAAGTGGAACATTGAGGCTAGATGCTGGAAATTATTCCAAGTCTATCGATGGTCGTGAATTACTTAATGACTATGCATTCATGACACAGATTAAGAATATGATTAAGGAATCCATCAATAGGGATATTAATGGTGGTAAGTACTTGAGTGATTTGGCTACAATGGCTAACTTCCCAGCACAAACTGGTGTATACGGTAAAGGTTAAATTTAGTATTTAAATAAGATAGAATATAAATTATTTTTTAAAATATTATGAATGTCAAGGACGCTAGCTTGAAGAATATAGGCAATGCTATAAAGAATGCTGCTTCGGACTTATTGACGAACAGTGATTTCATATCTAGGACAATAGGTATGAACAGTTCATATGATGATATCATGTTCATTGTGCAAATGCTTGGACGTGAGCCTATCAGTTTGTTGGGAAAGGACTACCCATTCATGTTTGACCATGTTAGGAGGAATTTCCAACAAGGGGTTAGTGTTCCTAGTATGATGTATGGTGGCGGCATATATGGATGCCCTAAATTCACATTCTATAAGGAAGTACCAACCGTAAGGTTTGCAGACCCATATCAAGACCCTCTTGGATTGTTGGATAGATGGATGCCAAACATGAGGTTTGAGAGTACGTCAGTATATAGTGACGGTGGTGGTACGTCAATACACTATTCTGAGTCAAATGATGGTGTAACAAATAATAAACGAATAGGCTATAAGGGTGATTTGGACAGTGGTAATCCTGGAACTTATACCAATTCTATATTCAGTTACGGCCTAGAATTATCTACTTGTGATTTGATTAAAAAAACCAATGATAATTTCAATCATGGGAAGTATAATACACTAATAGCACGTTTCCATACGAATTCAGATGATTCCAAGAGTGGTGGGAATAACACCCAGACAGCGAAATCAAATACATATGGAATGTCTCATGGTAGGAACTTGCTGAAGATTACTCCAACTACTGAGAATGGATATGATAACCCATATTGTAGAGTATGGACTTACCATCATCAGTATAATCAAATCAGTAGAATGATAAGGCCATTCGGTGACATATCATCTGCTGAGCAATTGGAGAAGAACGAGACTAGCATGGGTTCACCATCAGTTGGGTTCAGAACTGTTGGAAGCGCTGACTTTGACGGTGGCAGCACTAGGTTAGACAAATATGGTGTATTAAATTATAGAAACGGCTTTGTTAATATTGCGCCAACTGCAAAGATTAAGGACTACTTCGATGGTAAAGAGGACGATGAAAATGCTGTATCCATAAAAAAGTGTATGTTCTCAATTGAGAATCTTGCATGGAGGGATAGCAAGATGAAAATGGGTACTTATGACCAGCAAGGGTTATCTGCTGAGCAGAAAGGCCCACTTGGTGGACGTATAATGTGGTTTCCTCCATATGATTTGCAGTTTAATGAAGATGTCTCTGTTGAATGGAATGGCAATAAGTTCATAGGAAGAGGTGAGCAGATTTACACCCACACCAATACTGAAAGAAGGGGTAATCTGTCATTTACGTTACTTATAGACCATCCATCTATCCTTGACTATTGGACTGGACATAAGCGTAATGGAATGAAGAACAATGGAAGGCAACTTTCTGAAGGAAATGGAGGTGGTGTTGACAATGTGTATAATCAAGAGAACACGCTTCTTCGTTTCTTCGCTGGATGTGATGTATTAACAGCAAAGCCTCAAGATTACTATCTTAGAAAAGAAGAACCAAAAGAAGAGGAAAAGAAAGACCCAACGCCAGAGCCAGAAGTCCCTGGAGTAGAGGAAACTCCTACAAAGACGAAGAAACAAATACAAGTGCTGTTATTCTATCCAAATAACTATAGTGGCGTGGATGATAATGGAGGAACTGTGAATCCCATATACTATCTGATGAATGGTATTGGAACTCAGAGAAGATATGATGAAGTACTTAAGACATATACTGATGTCGCTGCTGATGTAACACATAAAGCATATTATAAAGGTAATGTGGTTGGTGGGTATGAAACACAAGCCAATGTTGGAGTATCATTAGTTACTAGTGGTGATGTTTTATCCCCAAATTATTCAGTAATCAGTGGCACATATGGTTCTGAAACTGCACAATACTTAACTGATAAGGATGGTAACAAAGTTGATGCCTCATATGAGGATGGAGAACCTACTTTTGGCAAACCTTATTTATGTAAAATAATAGGTAGTAAAGCATTAGGACTTAGTAAGGCAAAAGGGAATGAACCAGGTGGTGTTTCAAAAAATGTTACTGGGCCAAAGCATCTTTGGTATCGTAGGAGATATTATTACAGAGTAGATAAAGATTATGAAAATCAAGAATTTTCAAGACCTGAAAGTTATATTGATGGTAAATCATATGGTTTAAATCGTAGTGGTTTTGCTAATGTTAGAAAACACAGTAATGTTATAGATAAATTCGGGATAAAGGACGATAGTGATACTTCTAGATTAATAAGTTTTACTGATTTATTTTTAGGATTAGAAGGCTTAAAAGATGACCAAAATATAACTGGAGGTTCTAAAGGCTATAATGCAATTGATTGTGTATCTGAACCTGATATGAACCTCGTTAAAGAAGTATTTACCAACAAAGAGAAATATTCTGATATAGAAATAGACTTTACAGGTCATGCATCTTATCAAGGAAGTGGGACTACAAACAATACTTTAGCGAGGAATAGAGCTGAAACGTTTAAGTATTGGATTAATAATTTAAAACTAGATAACATTAAATTTGGAACTACAAATATTATTAATCAGCCTAAAAAAACTGAAATAAATGTAGGAGGGCAAGATGATGAAATGCCAAAAATTTGGCGTAGTGCATCTGTAACTATCAAATATAATGAGTTGTCAGTATCAAATGCTGTTGAAACCAAATCCGTTGTTCAGACTGATAAGGATGGAAATCCGATGGTTGACAAGGATAATAATAATATGGTTCTTAATAAGGTTGACAAAAAGGAAATTCCAAATGGTCAAACATCAAATATGTGGAATAATTTATTCTTATCAAAAGGAAATAATGGCAAAACCATATTGCAGAATACTATTGATGCATATAATAATGTTGTTGGAAACAATATTGATGAGAAGAAAAAAGATGACACATCAAATGAAATCACTGTAACTGGTGGTGTTGGTAGATATGACAATGAGGGAGAATTTTTTGAGTTATTGGATAAGGAAGCACCATTCTTGCACCATTTAATAAGTGAGAAGATTAGGTATTTTGACCCAGCATTTCATTCAATATCTCCAGAGGGTTTCAATGCTAGACTTACATTCTTGCATCAATGCACAAGACAAGGACCTACAATTGAACATGGCAACCCTAATCAAGTTACAGCATATAACTTGGCATTTGGTAGACCTCCAGTATGTGTATTAAGGCTTGGTGATTTCTTCAATACGAAGATTATCATCAATAGTTTGAATATACAATATGAGACACCTCAATGGGATTTAAATCCAGAAGGAATTGGTGTAATGCCAATGTTTGCTAAGGTTTCATTGCAGTTCACATTCCTTGGTGGCAGTGACCTTTCAGGACCTATTGCACGTCTTCAAAACGCTGTTTCATTCAATTATTATGCTAATGCTAGCGTTTATGATAATCGTGCTGAAATGGTTGAATATGCACCAGATGGAAGCGGAAGACCTACCAAGTTCAAGGGTTACGTATATCCTAATCTACAACATAGAAAAGCAGAAGTTGGTGAGAGCAGTCTTGAAAAATTGAATGAAATTTTAGATAAGTACAATAAGAAGTGAAGTTAAAATATGAATTATAGTAGATATAAATCATTTATTTCTAATGGCAGTTATAAGAGAGTACCTTTTATTGAAATTCCAGTAAGAGGTACTGACTGTTATGCATTTTATGAAATCGGTAAGACAAGGTTGGATTTGTTGTCTTATCAATATTATAACGACCCCAATTACGGTTGGCTGATTCTTCAAGCAAATCCATCATTGGGTTCTTTGGAGTATAGAATAGAGAATAATAGCAAGATACGTATCCCATATCCATTGGATATTGCGATACAAGGTTACGAAGATGGTATAAAAAAATACGATAAATTATATGGTTTGAATTAAGAAATAAGATATGCCAACACCACATTCAAGTGTACAATATGTAGAGCCTAACAGCGATTTGGAAAACATCAGTAATTACAGTGAGTACATAACAACTGATGGCAGAATATATGATAAGATAATAAATCCAGAGGATTATTGTATAGGCTTATCAATTACGGCTGAACTCTGTAATAGAGGTCAGTCCTTAGCTTCTGGTTCCCAAGCCTTAATACTTTCTTGGGAAAATCTAGGTGAGGATTCAAAGGTTAATTTCATGAGTGGTACACTAGTACCATCAGTTAAGAATGACAGTATACAAAATAATCTGAATATACCATATTTGACTACTAATTATGCTGACATGTATGTTACTGATATAGTAGATTATGGCACTACTGAAATGATTGGTATCAAATCAGTTAATATAGATTTTGAAAATGCAGTACTGCCTGTTATTACTGTTAAATTTACTGATGTGAGAGGTATGTCGTTGTTCACACCAAGGGAATTTAGTGATTTGAAGGATTTACATTCAAGTGGAAAAATAAGCAAGGAAAACGCAGCGCAAGCATTTTTCCAATGTTTCTTTAAATTTCCTTATCCAAAGTTCAGTATAACTGTAAAAGGGTTCTATGGAAGACCAGTATCATATGAAGTGACTTGCGATAAATTCGATACTGATTTCAATTCAGAAACTGGAGATTTTGATGTTACTGTTAGGTTTATAGGCTATAAATATTCATTCTTAAGCGATATAACCACTGAACTTCTTTTAACAGCACCATATACAGATTATTTAGGACAAAAATACTGGGAACAAAAGACATCTAGTCTAGAATTCTCAGTAACCGATAGTTTTGGCCAAAAAGTCCCAATGCCTACATTGGTTGATATTAGAAACAGAATTAAAAACATCCTAACAAACTCAGAAGTCAACTCTGACGAGACAACTCTTACTCGTGAGGATGATACCCATGACGAGGAAAGAAGACAGCTAGAAACCATTAAAAACACGTATACTGCATGGTATACGCAACTTGAGAAGGAAGTGTATAGCAAGTATGGCAAGGAAAACTGTTTCATTAATAAATTGAACAGTGGGGAATATGAGAGAATTATTGTTCTGATAGGAAAGGATAACAAAGCTAAGAACTTGTCAGAAGATGCAAGCCAGTTTTCAAATGAAATGAAGAAGGTCAACAATGACCTATATGCGCTCATAGATGAGTATAATGAAAAGTTCCCTAATATTGAACCTTTGGAGAAATTATCAAAAGATTATTCAGCATATTTGAATGTACCTTTATTTAACCTTGTTACAAAAAACGATAGGGGTAGTTTCACATTCAATGGGTATGCTGATGGTACTCCAATTCCAAAATCTATAGCGGATGTGGCTATAATGAATCGTATTGGAACTGATGACGAACAGAACATTGGAGCTGTTGCAATACACCAGAAAACGCTTAAGACTGTATATAATGATGGAAGCAACCAGAAAACTAATTGCTTCAATATCAACGTGGACTATACTGCAATACAGAAAAGAATAGACAAACTTACAGCAGATGCTAATAAGTCTTATAATGAGAAGAAGAAACAGAAGGATATACATAACAAAAATATAAAGCTGATAAAGGAATTGGGATTTAATCCGACAATATCCAATTTCACTAAGATTGTGATGGCACACCTTGAGACTCTTATGTATATGATACATACTGTTTCGGATGAGATAAAGAATGATTCTACAAGAACCCCTAGCAGTATTGCAATGTCGGTTGGTATCAATGGTAATTTATCAGACATCAAGGAAGGATATGAAAATGTTCCAATACCTCCATTCCCAAGGGTCACTGAGACTGTTACTGAAGAGGATGGTACACAGAAGCAACAAGATGTATGGATTGGTAAGTTCGATAAAGACCAGTTAAAAGAAGTTGACCTTGTTGAAACATTCTTTAATGGAACTGAATTGATAAGGCAGTTGATTAACACAACTGACGAAATGATTGAGACCACTAAGAATGATAGGACTGCTAAGGAACAAGGAGCTGAAAGGAGTAGTGTAAGATACCCGTTGACTTCCTATGATTTCTTCTTAGATTCAAACGTATATGGTAGTGATGTTATTGAATCCACTGAAAAATTAGCTGGAGCCGTATCAATTCGTATGTTTGATATACTGTCTCTAAATTTCTTTGCAAACGAATTCAATAAAAAGGAATGGCATGGAAATGCTGATAAATTAGGAAGGTGTGAGGCTCATAACTTCTATAAAAGCGTTGATACAACAGCCAACAATAACCTAAGAGATTGGATTAGATTGGATACTGGAATATTTAATTCTGATTATATCATTAAAATGGTAACATCAACAGATAGGAATAATAGGTATCCTTGGTCATTTGACACTGTTGATGATATATCAAGAACAACTCCAAAGGCATTGTTGACCAATGATTGGCTGTTTAGATACAAGTATCTAGATAATAGGTATGGATATGATGGAAATGCATTCATGTACCCAGTTCAGAACATATCATTCGAAACAATTGATAATGACTATAAATTATTTGGAAACAGTGGGGATAATGTATCAAACCATAATGTTATATTATCACAAGTTCCAACAGATATGGATGCGTTCACCTTTGAATCGTATATTGATGAGTATAATGGGCATTATAACCTAATAATATGTGATGATTTCATAAAGGTTGAAAACATGATGAATACAGCAATGGCTGAGTCATTCGATTCATACGGTGATATATCCAATAAGATTGTCCAGTCTTGTTCATTAGACAATGCAATGGATGTGTACTATAAAGGCATATTCAAAGAGGATGGGATATCATCGTTCTGTAAGAGGAATGATAAGTATACAAGTGCCAATACATTGGTTCTTAGGGCTTCTGTTAGTGATGCTTTCCCTCTTTATGGAAGAGATGGCAAAGTCATGAAGGATGGCGATGGCAATTTCGAAAGGTTCGCTAGTTCAAAGGAAAATTTAAGCGCATACTTTGATTCTGAGATAAAAGGCAAATATATAAACAGTTGTTTCTTGGGAGAGGTTTTCGGGTATAATAAAGAAAATAAACTTGACAACAACTCAACAATACTGTTAAATGGTAGTTTGACCCCAGAAGAATTTATAATGGGCATTGATTGTTTGAATTACGATACTTTAGAAAATGTCTTATGTATGAAAAATAGTGGTGCTAGGACATTTGTGTATCTTCCTAGGTTCTTGGTTTTACAGCTAGGTTCGATACTTATGCAAACAATAGTAAATGAAAATAGTATCAATTCTAAGATAACAATTGGCGATAATATAAAAATACACCATAATTTGAAACCTATTGCAGAGAAATATCTTAATGCAATAAGCATCTATTCTAGGATGGTACTAATGAAGTACTACAAAGATTGGACTAAGAATGAATTCAATAATATCAAGGCCAACTTAAATGGTAAGAATCGTGGAAGAAACGTTGCGTTTATAATTGATGGTGGAAGGGCATTGTTGAATCAAGACTCTACCTTTGTTAAGGATTTGACAAATAAGATGATGCTTCCTGTTTTAATGATAAATGGAAATGTCAATCATTTTGTCAATAGTGAAAGAAAGCCATTGTCATATAGTGATTATAAGGTTGAAAACAATGGTATTTTCAAAAACTATTTGGAAGGGTTTATTGATGAATTGAATATGCTATTAGGTGTTGACTACAAGGCTGATGAGAATGGAAATATGGTGAGAAGGTCTGCTGAGGCAACAAACACATCAGACGAGATGAGAATGGAACTTTATCGCTATTTGAAACAGATATATGACAAATGGATTCCAACATCTAATTTTGATGACTGGAAATATGAGAAGTTCTTTGATGGAAATGGAGACTATCGTTTCTATTTTATCGACTCATACTATAACAAGATTGGTGACAAGTTATTGCTGAATCCAAAGAAGATATATGAGAGAATCGAGACAATATTGAGTTATAGTGACATATCATCTAATATGCTATCACTACTGAGTTACGTATACACTGACAACAGATGTATGTTCAAATGTATACAGAATTTCATAGACTTATCAAAAAGAGACGCAATGGAAGACATGTTTAAGCCATTGCCATATTCAATGGCATTTGGGAACAACAAGAAGGCTTCAGACTTTGTGATAGTATACACCTACGAGCCATCAAAGGCATTAGATGTAAGTAGTAACGAATATGCTGATGATAGTTTCATGCTCAATGATGAATTCAATTCTCCGACATCGATAAGGACTAGGGGTGCTAGTGGTAATTTCTATAGCATTCCAGCATTTGGTGTGACTTATGGAAAACAGTACCAGAGTTTCTTCAAGAAGGTATCTGTAAACACCAAGAACAGTATACAAACTGAGCAGAGTATAAAGGCAAAGCACGCCATACTAAGAGGGCTTACGAACAAAAATAAGAATGGTGCTCAAGGACAAGACATGTTCGACCTATATACATCCCAATCATATACTTGTACAGTAGAGATGATGGGATGCGCATGGGTACAGCCAATGATGTACTTTGTACTATTGAACGTACCGATGTTTAGAGGCTCTTATATGATTATGAAGGTTAATCATACCATAACACCTGGAAACATGACAACAACCTTTACTGGATGCCGTATGTCAAAAGTTGGTAATAGATTCGTTGAGGATGTCTTTATTAATTCTGATGGTGATGACACACAATATATTGGAAATGACAGCGTTACATTTAATAATGCAATGGCGAATACTGACAATGACTGCCCATATGCTGTGTTCCCTATATTCAGTGGAGATGGTACTCTCAGTGGAGATGAGAAACAAAAGGCTAAGGAATTGATGGATAAAATTGCTAAGTTTATTTATAATATCGATAACTTAGCTACAGCAGACGATAAATATAAGAAGGCTGCTGCTGGTATAGTTGGAAATATGAGGACTGAAACTAGTACATTTGACTATACTGCTGTCAATGGTAATGATAAGGGCAATATATCTGGTGGTCTATGCCAATGGCGTGATGGGTATGGTGAATTGACTTGTTTGCTAGAAAATACTCCAAGTGATTATGGCCAGAAAAAAAGACAAATTGCAGCATCATTGGGGGTTGCCGTAGTTAAAAAACGTTTACAAGAAAAAGGTGTTGATTACCAAATACAATTCCTTAGAGATACACTTAATAAAGTAGTGAACAAAGATAAAAAGAAGAATTATTCTACATATGAAGGAACAAATTATTCGAAAGATGCACTTCTAATGTGTTCAACTCCAGAAAATGCAGCATTAAGTTTTGAGTTATCATACGAAAAGAGCGATAAATCTCATAATAATGATAGACAGAAATATGCAAGGCAATTCTATGATGCTTACGACAATACCGTGACTGATAATAATGAAATTAGTAAGATGAATGAGGATATTTATGAACCGTTCTTCAGTGCCATAAACCAGACAGCACAGAATACGGAATCAATGAAGTTTGAATTAAAACATGAATATTTTCCAAATAAGGAGAGTAAGAATAAACTCATGATGATTAGTGCTGCAAGTACTGATAACAATCCAAAACTTTCAAAGGTATTCGATTGTATATTGAATACACCAGAATATTTTAGATACGTTAAGGCATTATATTGGGTTTATGACAATGCTGTTAATACTATTGTTCGTGTCGATGTTAGATTGGATAAAAAGGATGTTCCTACAAATCAGCAGAGGGTTTGGCTATATAACAAGGGTACTAGAGCATCCAACCCTAACAAAGATGTAACGTATAACAAGATTAAGGTTGAAGATTTAAGTGATGATGCAAAGAAGTCATTCAGCAAACGTTATAAAGCAGATGGCGAGAATAACTTTAAACTGTTGGTACAAGGAATATCTGACCCTGAAAAGTTTGGAGAGATTGCAATAAGTGATTGCGCAAGTGTTTGGACTAACAGTAATACTGTTTCAAATAATGGTCCTTTTAATACAAAATCATGGGAACTTAATACGTTTGTGAATAATCTCCATTATTGGCAAAGAAATATATGCGAAGAGCAAGGAAAGAAACGTCAATCTTACGGAGGTTGTGGAACTTGTACTGGAGTTATAAATCGTGCTTTAAGAGATACCCTTGGTGGAAGTAGGAAATATTGGGGTAACTATCCTTGGGATGTTTGCAGAAATTTAAAAGTAAATGACTCTGAATTTAAAGAAGCAGTATCAGGAGTAACAACCAATAAACAAGAGTTCAATTTCGGGAGCATTAAGCCATCGAGGGGTGACATTTGTACAATGTGGTCATTACCGCAGAGTAGTAAGAAAGGTTCACATTTCCATACTTGTGCATTTGATGGCACACATTGGGTTTCTGATTTTGTCCAAGACACTTGTAATGTTTACCGTTCAAAAAGTACATGCCAAATGGAATTCCACTTATTTAAGCATAAATAATTTTTGGAATTTTAACATTTTTTATATATCTTTGCAAAAATTGATAAAAAGTGTTATGATTTTGGGTTATATTGTTACTGATAGGAAACTTGCAAATATTGATGGCTTTGTGGAACAAGTTAATGATATTTCATTGGCAGACCCCACAAAGCCTATACTTATCGTAGGTTGGAAGAAAGCGAAGAATGATTCAAGGTATACGACTATTTTGGATAAGCAACTTGATGATAATGTATTCTGGACTTTCAGCAAATCTGAAAGCCGTTCAGACTTTGAAGAAGATTTAAAATTATTTTATAATATTATATATAATAATATATTAAATAATATAAATTATTATTATATTAATATATTTAAACTAAAATATAATAATATAAAGAAATTTTATAATATTATATTAAATAATAAAGAATTAAAAAATATTTATTTAAATAAGAATATATTATATATTCCGCATGAGGGGAACGTTTTAGGGTTGTCTTTGGACATGTTGGAATATTGTGGTATACCAATGAGTAAGGTTCTAAACAAGATTAAATCAAAAGGAATCAATATCATTGAGGATAATAATAAATTTATCTTCAAGTTATCGAAACAACTTGGAAATAAGAAGTATGCACTTCCATACTTTATCTCTAGTTAATTGAAAGAAAAATAATGGCAGAACGTGGAATAATAATAGGAACATTTGTAAAGAAAAACAAAATATTATCATTCATTGAAACTTTAAGGAATGATTTTGGTATTAGGCTTGAAAAATTATTTATATATTCAATAGATACCAATAAAAGAGAATATCTAATTACATTCAAGACTTTTGACAAAGATAGATTTATCAAAAATCTTCATGGCGCAACTGTATTGCATGTTAAGAATGGTTCGTTATTTTCCATAAATGCTCTCAATAAATTGATTGAAAAAGAAAACAAAGGTTCTGACTTACCGAATAATGAATTTGTTGTTGATTGGAATGAATATAAGGATAAACTGATTATCATCACAAATGGCGAACTTTCAATATCAAATCTCACCAAAATAGAGGACAAATCGTCATTTTTCAACTAATGAGATATTTATAGTAAATAAATTGTAAAGTATGGGAAGATTTATTATAAAGCACATAAATAATATGAAACCTCAGAAGAAGGTTGAAAATAATATTCAAGAAAATAAGCAAGTTATGACTACAAGCGAAAAGATAGCAATGGCTCAGAGTGTACTTAGTGGCACAGAAGTAGCAGCTCCAGTAAAGAGAGTTAAAAAGGACAAGGGTCTTATAGAGAGAACTGAAAGTTCAAAGACCATTTTAACTGAGGACAATAAAGAACTTTTGAACGATTAATATAACAATGGCAAAGACTAACGTTAAGTATCTTAAGGAAAATAATCTGTATGAGGCACATAAACATTTTATGCGTCTCAGTGAGGCGTATATACCAACTTCATTTCCAGAGGAAGAAATAGAGGAGGCTGGTGAAGACCAACAAGACCCAAATGCTATGGGTGGTGGAATGCCTCAAGACCCAAATGCAATGGGAGGACAAGACCCTATGGGTGGAGGAGACCCAAATGCAATGGGTGGTGGAATGCCTCAAGACCCAAATGCAATGGGTGCTGACCCAATGGGAGGTGACCCTAATGCAAATCCTATGGGTGGAGGAGACCCAAACGCTATGGGTGCTGACCCAATGGCTGACCCAATGGGAGGCGATATGGGCGGCGAAGACCCGCTAGCTGATGCAGATGGTGACATGAGTGAGGATGATGGTGAAACTATTGATATAGATGGATTAACCAAAGCTGAGGATAAACTTAATGTTAAGCAGAATCGTATCGGTAGGGACTTGTCAAAGGTTGATAATAGGATTACATCGTTGATTGATACCATCAATAACCTTTTGTCTAAGGTTGATAGCAACAACAGTGAGATAGAAGCGTTGAAGGCTGAGTTTGAGAAAAGAAATCCAACCCAGACTGAAAAACTTAATTTGCGCTCTCTTGATTCATATCCTTTCAATGTGAAACCAAATGAGTATTGGGCTGAAAAAGCAAAGGAAGGCGGTTATGAAGCTTATTCTGACAATGCAGAGCCTACAACACAAGAATACGTAATTACCAACGATGACGTGGACAATCCATCTGATGACATTGCTAAGACATTCTTCAAAATTGATGATGATGATGTCCAGACACTTGATAAATTGTTCAATTTTTAATACATGAAAACAGTTAAATTAAATGAAGAGGCATACAACAAGCTTCTCAATGAGATAGGATATGGCAATGATGATTTGGACAATTTGAAATATGAATTGAAGATAAGTTTGTCTGATGCATTACAAGTAATCAGAGACCATATGACAATGTGTTCTAGATTAGGACAAGAGCCTAATCCACATGTTACCAAAATAGGGCAATATCTTAATGCTGCCAATGATGAATTGGAAACTATTGATGGTGGCTTAACAGAAATTTAGGTAATAAATTCCTAGTTAAATACAGGAAAATAACTAGGAATTTATTTGGATTTTACATTTTTTTTCTATATCTTTGCAATATAAATTTTTAAGCACATATTCAGGTGTGCATCAATAATATTTTTAAAACAATTTAAATTATGAGTAACAAGAATTTTAGCGTTAACATTGATGATGACGCAGTAAGAAATCAGTATGAACAAGAACAGAAACAACCTGTTAAGAAGACTCAGTTTGACACAAAAAATTATTTACAAGCTAGACTTACGTCAAACGAAGATTCAAAAACACTTACAATTAGACTGTTGCCATTCTCCCCAGAAGGTGGTAGTCCTTTCAAGAAAGTTTTCATGCATACCGTAAAGGTTAATAAAGAGGTTTCACCTAGTGGGTGGAAGACTTTTGTGTGCCCTACGCACAACAAGAAAGATGGCTCTGTAATGGGTGATAAGTGTCCATTTTGCGAGACATCTGCAAAGGCACGTGAACTTAAGTCAAAGTCACTTGATGAACCCACAAAGAAGAAGTATGGAGATGTGGAGTTCCTTAATCGTGTTAAGGAGATGTGGATTGTTCGCTGCATCGAGCGTGACCATGAAGAAGATGGTGTTAAATTTTGGCTTTTCAATTCTTCCAAGAAGAAGGATGGCGTATATGACAAGATTATGAATTTGGCAAAGATTCGTTCAGAAGCGGCAGCAAAGAAGGGAAATACCTATAGTATCTTCGACCTTAATAATGGCTTGGATTTGATTGTAACTCTTTCAAGAACCTCAGATAATAAAACCGCAATTCAGATTATTGATGCTGGTGTTCCATCAGCGCTTTCAGATGATTTTGAACTTGGTGAAAAATGGATTCATGATAGCAAGCAATGGGATGAGGTATATACGGTTAAATCATATGAGTATATGAGCATCATTGCTATGGGTGGAGTTCCAGTATTTAGCAAGGAAGAAAACAGGTATATTGATAAGGAAGAACTTGTCAAGGTGAAGGAAGAGGCTGAGAAACAAAGGATTGAAGAATCCCTTACAGAGCCAACAAAAGATTTCTCTGACATAGCAGAATCTAGTGGTGTAAATATAATTGATGGTAATGATGTCAAAGATGATGACGATGAGGATGACTTACCGTTCTAATAGGCAATGTTTATAAATCAATATGGCAAAGCATTTAAAATTTTATTACGGGTCAATGGCCTCAGCAAAGACACTGAGGCTATTGAGTACAGCTTACAATTTTGAGGAGAAAGGCGTACAAATAATGGTACTTAAGCCATCGTTGGATACTAGGGATGGAGAAGGAATTATTCATTCACGTGCTGGACTTGAACGTAAATGTATTATGATTGATAAAGAAATTAATCTATATAAAGCTATAAAGGCATACAAGAATGTCTTAGACGCACAGTTAGAAACTCTTAAGTGGGTTATAATAGATGAATGTCAATTCCTTACGGAAGAACAAGTAGACCAATTATCTGATGTTGTTGACTTTCTAGATATTAATGTGATGTGCTTTGGTTTGAGAACAGATTTTAAATCTAAATTATTTCCAGGGTCTAAACGTCTTTTTGAACTTGCAGATGATATAGAAGAGATTAAGTCAACTTGTGAGTGCGGAGACAGAAAAACATCAATCAATGCTAGATTCGATGAAAATGGTGAAATTGTCACTGAGGGTGACCAAGTAATGATTGGTGGTAATGATAAGTACAGAGCTATTTGCAGAAAATGTTGGAAAGACAAAGTTAGAGACAAACTTTTAAAGGAAAAATAAAATGAGACTAACACGCTGTTATAGAAAAGGAGAAAGAGTTAAATTCAAATGGTATGATAACTGGAGGGATGAATTTTTCAAACCAAATAATTTCAGAATCATAAATGGAATAGTCGTTGATGATAACGATATGGATAACATCTTTAGTTCAATAATTATCAATAACCATGATGAAGGAAAACTTTATGCAGTTCCGAGAAATAATATTTTATAAGATAGATTAAGTTATGAAGCAACCAATTAAGAAAAAAGAGTTTAAAAAGCCTAGTATAGCTAGTTTTAAGGAAAAATATGGATTAACAATGAAATCAAATAAGGATTTGGTAAAGTCTGTTGCAGATAAACCAACAGACTTTATTCCACTTCCAGAGGCATTTGCAGATGCAATTAAACTTCCAGGTATTCCAAAGGGTTATCTTACAATCGTAACTGGATGGTCAAACACTGGTAAATCAACCATTAAGAATTGTCTTATTGCGTCATGTATCAATAATGGAATACTTCCAGTTATATATGAGACTGAAAATAACTTCGATTTCCAATATGCAATTGATTGTGGAATGAAAGCGACCCCTATTTACGATGACGTAGAGGTTGAGGATGTTGATGAGGAAACTGGAGAGATTACAACTCATACTGAGAAAAGAATTATCAACTATGACGGTGAGTTCTTATATTTTGATAATAAGATTCTTGCTGAAATGTACGGTAATCGTGACTACTCAACTGGTAAGGAGTCAAAGACTAAGCGTAAGGAAGCAGTTCTTGAGGATATTGCATATTCAATTAATGACTTGCTAGATGCTCAAGACAGAGGCGAAATTCAACAACCAATGTGCTTTATTTGGGACTCAATCGGTTCTATTCAGTCATTTAAGTCACTTGAGAGCAAGAGTGGTAATAACATGTTTGATGCAGGTGCTATTTCTCAGTCATTCAGTAATATTATCAATAATAGAATTCCATCTTCAAAGAAGGTTAGTGAGGAATATACTAATACATTTTTCTGTGTTAATAAGATTTGGAATGACTCAATGAATTCAATGGGTGGTGTTCCTTCAATTGAGCTTAAGGGAGGTAAGACGTTCTTCTATGGCGCAAGATTGATTATTCATCTTGGAGGTATCGGTAAGGCTGCTACAAAAAAGCTAGATGCAACTGCAAAAGGTAGCAAATATCAGTATGGCATCACAACTAAGATTAGGACAACAAAGAATCAATTGCCAACACCTTGGAACGTAACATACGAAGGTGAAATGTCTTGTGTGCATAATGGTCTATTGAATCCAAAGGCACTAGAGGAATACAAGAAAACCTACATGAAGGATATTCTTGCAAAGATTGAAGAGACAAGTGGTAAGAAACTTGACATTACAGAAAATGATGTACAATTCACTGAAGAAGATTCTGAAGAATAATGGCATTAATAGATTTAATTGGGTATGAAGATTGTACACATAAAGAAAGAAGTCTGGGAACCTCTTAGACGTGACCCAATGGTTTTCAACTTTGAACCACCGCAAGATGTTATAAATTGGTGGGAAGATAAAGAAAAGGAAGAACATAAGGCGTTTATTGAAATTGTTGAATACATATAAAAAGAATGGGAGGACAAAAAAAGTCTTCCCATTTTTTTGGAATTTTAACAAATTTTGTATATCTTTGCAATAGAACTTAACAAATTTTAAAATTATGACAGAGGAAATAAAGAAAAAAAACTTAAATTTATTTTTTAAGAAACTTGAGGAATTAGGTATAGATACCTCATATTTGAAAGAGAAATATGGAATGAATTTATTTAATGGTAGTTTCACCAATTCAAATGAATTCGGAAATGCTTATGATGGCTCGTTGATTGAGATTGTTTTAAAGGTATTAACTCCATATGCTGTTAGAATTAATGAATTACTTCCAGAGGAGAAAAGAGCTGATAAGGGTACTTTAGTTAAATTATGTTTGTTGCATCAGATTGCAAAGGCAGTTAGATTGATTCCAAATGATAATCAATGGGAAGTTGAGAAAAGAGGGTTGGTTTATAAATATAACAGTGATTTACCTTCAATTCGTACTGGTCTTCATTCTGTTTCGATATGTTTTGAGTGTGGCATTCCGTTAAATACTGAAGAGATTGAGGCAATGACTATCAATGATAGGGATTTATCAGATGACCAAGCAAGGTGGCATGCTAGCATAATGGCAAGTATTATAAGACAAGCAAATGAATTAACTTATCTAACGATTAATAATAAGAAATGACAGACGTACAAGTTTTTAAATGGTTTTGTAAGGAACAAGGAATAATGGCCAACATAAGAGGAATGTATTATACATGTTCCCCAACGAGGTATTTGGTTAGTGGCAATAAGTCAGAGAAAATAAGTTTTGAAAAGTGGATACATGATATTGTATATAGAAATGGATTTTTAGGACTGATGGATAGGATTCTTAGTTCATACAGTATGAATATACAGTATGCAAGTTATGATTATTCTATTCCATTAATCACTGGAATGGCTACAGACAAGTTTATTAATGCTATAAAGCGTTGGCACTACTTTGTGGTGCATAACATAATAATAGATGAAAATATATTGAAGGTTGGGGATATAGTAACATATAAAAGACCTTGGACTGATGAACGAGATATAGTGGTTGTTGACACACTTAACATTAAGGAAGGTTACATGCATGGTCATATATATGGTACTGAAGGGAAAGACTTTAAAGATGTAAGAGAATATATGTGTCTTGATTGCATCATGAAAATAAATGAGACAGAACCAATTGAATTAGATTATTCAATAAAGCGAAAAGGGAGGATTTATAATGGGGCTAATAGATGAGAGAATACATTACACATATGAAGACTTGACGATTAAGCCATGTGTTGTTAGTAATATAAACCATCGCATAGAATGCATTCCTTTTGATAAGGATGATATGTTGCCATTGTTTACAGCACCGATGGACACTGTTGTGAATGAGACAAACTTTGCATTGTTTGAAACAAACAAGATACATGCAATATTGCCTAGAGTTGAGCAATACCCACTTGAAACTAGGGTAACATATGCAACTGGAGGAAAATGGGCAGCTTTTTCACTTGACGAGTTTATTCATTATTTCTGTACACCAGTGATTCCAATGTTCAAGGGATTCCCAATGAGAGCATTGATTGATGTTGCCAACGGACACATGCAGAGACTATTCGATGCAGCCAAGAAAGCAAAGTCAATATGGGGTAGAAACCTAATCCTTATGGGTGGTAACATTGCCAATGAGGAAACATATGAATTTTATGCAGATGCTGGCTTTGATTATGTTAGAGTTGGAATCGGTGGAGGTAAGGGATGTCTTAGCACTTCCAATACTGGAGTTCATAAACCTATGGCATCATTGGTGAATGATACTTATCTTATTAAGAGGAAATTGGAAGAAGAAAAAAAATACGAAAAGCTGCCATGTATTATTGCAGATGGAGGTATAAGAGGCTACCGTGATATTATAAAGGCAATTGCCCTTGGTGCTGATTATGTTATGATAGGAAGCGTTTTCGCAAAGATGGCTGAATCAGCAGCCCCGAAACAAGAAATAGATGGAGAATCATTTGCCACTTTCTATGGTATGGCTTCTAGGGAAGGACAGATTGCTATGAATGGTGAGAAAACAAAGACTAGCGAGGGCGTTAAAAAACTTCTTAAGGTTGAATATACAATGGAAGGATGGACAAGGAATTTTACCGATTATCTTCGTTCAGCAATGTCCTATCTTGGCACAAACACATTGGATGAGGTCAGAGAAAAGACAATTTTACTTGTAAATTCACAAAATGCAGTGAATGCTGTAAATAAATGATGAAAAAAAAAGTGAATAAGAGTTTGTTTCTTATTCACTTTTTTTATTTTTTAAATAAAACTATGGATAAAAGTATAGGGGTTATTGTTTGTTCAAAAAAGACAACAGAAGAGAACAAAAATTTTATTGAGCACATTAAGGAAACTTGTGGGTGTGATACACATGTATATATGATACACAATCCAGAAGGAGTATCAATTTCAAAAATATATGCAGATATGACTGTAAATAGTGAAATTGATAGTGATATATTAGTTTTTATACATGATGACATCGAGTTTTTGAAAAAAGGGTGGGGAAAGGAAGTGTTAAGACTTTTTAATGAACACGAGGATTATGGAATCATTGGTGTTGCAGGGTCTGCTCAATTTGATACCAATGCTGCTTGGTGGAATTATGAGAAGAAGTTTGGACAAGTTCTACATAGGGCAGATGGTAAGTCATGGCTTACTGCATTTTCCCCATTGCTTGATAAGGATTTGCAAGAAGTTGTTGTAATTGATGGTTTATTTATGGCTGTGCATAAGAGAAGAATAGCTGAGAATTTCAGTAGAGAACTTTCTGGGTTTGACTTTTACGATATTTATTTCTGCCTTTCTAATTGGGAAGCAAAGAAATGTAAAATAGGAGTTACTACCAATATTAGATTAGCACATAATTCAGTTGGGAAATTGAAACCAACATGGTATGAAAATAGGGAAATAATAAATAATAGGTTTGGAAAATATTATCCTATTGATATTTTAAAATAATTTGGCATAATTTTTGCAGTATGAAATTGAGTGAAATGAGTATTGAACAAGTGTTTACAGCATATAATATAGCATGTGATATTTGTAGGGAATATTCGAAGATGACTGATGGATATGTTTTAGCCACAGGAGATAATGTACTTGACCCAACGTATGATACCCCAAATGATATACGTAATATGATTAGGGAAAGACAAGAATATTTTGCAGTAAAGGATAAATTAACTAATGAATTAAAAAAAAGATTATTGACTGAAATAGATTATGAATAAAATAAAGAAAATATTTTTAAACTTATGGTATGGTCTACCTTTTGGTTTAAAGGCTGCTAACGATGAAATAATGGGTGGTGGAGAGGCAGACCAAGCAGGAACTGAGATAAACCAACAAGTAAGCGACAAGAGGGTTGCTAAGCATTTGCTAAAAGGTGAAGTGACTCAAGAGGTTGAGGAACTTAGATATAGAACATATAAGGTTGCTAACGAGTCTGAAAAGTATAAGTATTTGGGAAATGGCGTTGCCGTTAAAGAAGAAAAGAAAAAAACAAAGGATAAGACACGTTTTAAGTTTTCACAAGACAATGAAAACATCTGCGAATCTGTTTTGAGCGCAATGAATCAAGTTGGGAAATATGGTATTGAGAAATACCGTTTTGAAATAGATTATAATACCTTTGTAAGGTTCAAGGTTGATAAGTTTGCAAAAAGTGTTGATGTTGATATTGATGAAAAAATAGGTAAGGTTGAGACAACATTACATTTTAGCACAGAACCAGACCCATATGATGCGGCATCAATGCCATTCATTAATGAATTGAAAAAGTTACTAACAGCTAAAAGTGAATACGAAATTTCTAGGAATGAAATAGCGACTTCAATATATAATTTATCTTTTACGACATATAAAGCATATAATGAGGATGACCTTGTTAACTATAGTTTCATAAAGGGGGGGAAGTTCAAGGAGTTTAAACAAAAAGATTATGAATATCTATTGACATTAACTTGGGATGAATATTTGAGACTTCCAGTTGATTTGGAATCTAAATATTATTCAAAATCTATGGCTGAGAAATATGCAAAGAAGGAAAAGAAGGATGTCGCACCAGAAATGGTTAATGCTGAGAGAAAGAGATATTGTTCAGTTTGTGGGAAGGAAATGTCAGTTTATGATGCAGATATACAAGAGGCAGATGGACATAAACCAATTTGCAAAGATTGTATGAAAAAAGCATTGAAAAATGAATAAGTTATTATTATTTTTTAATAAAAGAAAAATATGTTGACAATTGGAATTGAATTGAATCATGTCGTTAGAAATATCAACAGACAGATTCTTAAGAATTATGCGAAAGAGTTCGACCCATCATTAGAATGGGAGGATTTGGATGATAAAGTAGATATTTTTAATAAATACTTGAAGTTTGAGAGCAAGCACCAGAAAAATAATTTTATTTACATAGATTACCCATTTGAGATATTTGGTGCTTGTCCAGCAATTGAAAAAAATCTACCAAGGGATATCAATAATTGGTTAGCAGAAATTGAGAATATCGAAGATGAAGAAATTAGGATTATTTTCTATAGTTTGGATGAAGTAGCATTGACAATTCAATCCACTTATTTCTTCTTGAGCAAAATTGGTTCTAGAGTAAGAAAAGTTATTTTTCCTAAAAATCTTGATGAAGTTTGGAACGAATGCGATGTCGTGATTACTGCAAGAAATGAATTTTTTGAAAAGAATAAGCCAGAGGGGAAGAAAATTGTTCTTATTAATCGAGAATTCAATAATATCCATAAGGATGAAGCAGATTTTAATTATAATAGTTTGAGCGACATCATAAAAGATAATAATTTTTTCAAAAACATTAAAGGATGACAAATACATCATATATTTTTGATTTGGATAATATTACAAGTTTTATATTTGGCAACCCAAATGATAAAACAAATGAGGTTGAGATAACTGACTCTTTTATTTATGATAGGGAAACAGAGAAAATGATACCTAATACAAGGGAAATGAAGGAGGTTAAAGTTAATGATTATACTGGACAAAATACTATTCGTTATGATATGATTAGAATGTTCATTGATATTCTTGACTCCATTGATGACCCAAAGGTCTTATCTATGGGACAAAGTATAACACTTAATACCTTGAAGGCATATGAATTAATAAAAGATGTAAACGAAGTTAGCAATGAGTGATAAAGATTTAAAAGTAATTGAAAACATCGAGAAAGAGATTTCTAAGATAGATAAGAAAGAGAACAGAATATATTTCTTCGTCATAGATAGTAAAGGTGTTCCGTCGGGTTCGCTTGAATATATTTACAATTTAGCACTTATCTTAAAGAATGAAGGATATGATGTCAGCATGCTGCATACTGAAGAGGAATTTGTTGGTGTTGGCGCATGGCTAGGTGAGGAATACACCAATTTACCACATTACAATGTCAATAAAGGCGAGGTTGGTACATCACCGAGTGATGTATTGTTCATTCCAGAGATTTTCTCACAAGTCATGAATCAGACAAGGAATCTTCCTTGTAAGAAGGTTGCAATTCTACAGAATTATGACTATGTGGTTGAGCAGATGCCTTATGCTGCGCAATGGGGTGATTTCGGTATTATGGAGGGTATTACCAATTCAGACTATCAAGCAGCAGAACTTAATGAGGCTTTTCCTTATGTAAAACTTAGGAAGGTAAGACCATTTATTTCAAAGATATTCGGTACTACGATTGAGCCAAAGAAAATGGTGATTAATGTTATTGCAAAAGACCAGAGTGATATTAAGAGGATTGTTAAACCATTCTATTGGAAATATCCGCATTTTAAGTGGGTTTCATTTAAGGAACTTAGGAACTTGTCAAAAGAAGAGTTTGCAAAGGAATTAAGAGAAGGCGCTATTACAATTGTTGTTGATGAAACTGCAAGTTTTATGTATTCAGCACTTGAGGCAATGAAGAGTGGAAGTATCACAATGGTCAAAGTACCTACAACAACTGTCGATTGGGCTAGTGGTGATGAATTACCAAATTGTTGCGTATGGTTCAATGACTATGACACCCTTCATAAACAGATTGCAAGCGTTGTTCGTTCTTGGATTACTGATAAAGTACCAGCAATACTTGCTGAAGAGACCAAGAAGATTGTCGATGAGTTTACTGAAGACGGTACAAAGGCTGACATATTGGCTTATATTAGAGATGTTCTCGATAGGAGAAAGAAGGAAATGGAAGAGTTATTAATACAAGTTAAATCTAAGAAGGAGTAGTATGAAGGAATTTTTAGAAAGTGGTTGCGTGGGGAATATACATCCAGATAAGGGAATATGCATTCATACTTACGCTCAAGCAAAGAAAAGTGGTAAACTTGATGAGAAAATAAAGCAAATTGCTGATAGATGGGCGCAATTGGGATTTACTGAAGGATTTCCAGAAGAACGTAAGGAAGAATTGGCATATGCATATGAACAACTTGCAATCTTTTTAATCTTTTGTGAGGATGACCAGACAGATAGATTATTTAAGAAAGATGGTTCTTTTGAAACTGTAGGATTTCCTTTGACAAGGAAGGTACTTAGCTGTTTAGAACCAAATGAGTTTGATTTCCAAAAATTTATAAAATATTGTAAGATTTTTAATTCTAATGATTTTATCGAGTTGGCAGACAAGTTAAATCCTCTTACGCATGATGACCCTAATTATCCTTGGCATAGGAAATATGCGAATGTTGACCTTGAAGCAGAGGCTGTATATTACGTTAGTGAAATGATTATAGAAAAGTTTAAGAATCCAGACGAGGATGATGAAGTTATCAAGAAGAAATATACAGATAAACTTTATGAAATAATTAATAAGAAAAAAGAAGAGTTAAAGAATGAAGGAACTAGTAGTGATAATACCAATGCATGAATTTGGTAAGGAAAATATAGAACTTGCTAATAAGGCAATTAAAAGTGTTCCAGAGGGAGTTACAGTTTGTCTTTCAGTACCAAATGGTACTTCAGAGGCTAAGATTAAGAACATTCCAAGCAGTGTACTACGTATTATCTCAGAGGGTGATGGTACAACGTTTGCTGACCTTGTAAATGCTGCTGTAGATGCAGTAGCAAATGATTTCAAGTGGTTCTCAATCCTTGAGTTTGATGATACGTATACACCAATTTGGTTGCCGAACGTAAAGAAGTATGTGGAATTTATGCCAGATACAAGTGTATTTATGACTCTTGAGGATATTACAGACTTTAATAATGGAAAGTATATAGGTTTCGGAAATGAGGCTGCTTGGGCTTCATCTTTTTCCAATGAGATTGGTTATATTGACCATGATTGTTTGCGAAATTATTTTGATTTCTATCTAACTGGTTCGGTATTCAACATTAAGGATTGGCAAGAAGTTGGTGGGTTAAAGCCTTCAATCAAAGTTACATTCTGGTATGAGTGGCTTCTTCGTCTAACAAATAAAGGTAAAAAAGTATTCGTCATTCCAAAGGTTGGATATAACCATACCCTTGATAGAAAGGGTTCTCTTGTAAATATCTATAAGGAAACTGTAAGTGGTGAGGAATCACAGTGGTGGTTTGATTTGGCAAAACGTGAATATTTGTTTCACCCAAGTGTTAAACGTGATAAAGATAAATTCATTTTTAAAGGCGAAAAAACAGAGTAAAATGGTGGTTTTTCTTAACTAATTTAATATTTATATATAAAAATATGTCTATGTTAAGGAAAATTACTAATAAAGAGTTTGTTGATAGAGCTAAGGAGGTTCACGGTGACAAGTATGACTACTCAAGAGTAGAATATAAAAAAATGCATGAAAAAGTATGCATAATATGCCCTAAACATGGTGAATTCTGGCAAACACCGCATAATCACCTTAAAGGGCAAGATTGTCCAAAGTGTGCCAATATAACTAGGGGTGATGTTTTTAGAGACGGAAAAGATGAATTTATAAGGAGGGCTAGGGAGGTTCACGGTGATAAGTATGATTACTCAAAAGTTGATTATATTAATAACCGAACAAAAGTGTGTATAATATGCCCAGTTCACGGTGAGTTTTGGCAAGTTCCTTATTCACACTTAAATGGCTTTGGGTGTAAAAAATGCAATGAGAAAGTATATGATACGACTACATTTGTAAATAGAGCCAAAGAAGTTCACGGAGATAAATATGACTACTCAAAAGTGGAATATATTCACAGTAAAAAAGAAGTTTGTATTATTTGTCCAGAACACGGTGAGTTTTGGCAAACTCCTACTGTTCATTTGAAAGGTGGTAATTGTCCTAACTGTATTAAAGAAAATAAAATCAATAATTTTCTTGAACAATCCAAAATCGTTCATAACAACAAATACGATTATTCTAAAGTTAAATATGTGGATTCGACAACTAAAGTGTGTATAATATGCCCAAAACACGGAGAATTCTGGCAGAGGCCATTTAGTCATATAGATGGGAATGGTTGTCCAATGTGCAAAGAAAGTTTGCTTGAAGAAGAAATAAATAGTTTTTTTGACAAAATGTCTTTTATTGTAGAAAGGCAAAAAAGATTTAACTGGCTAGGTTTACAAAGTTTAGATTTTTATTTACCAGAATATAATGTTGCTGTTGAATGTCAAGGAATACAGCATTTTGACATTGTGAAAAATTGGGGAGGTAATAAGAAATTAAAACGCCAAAAAGAATTAGATAAAAATAAAAAAGAACTTTGTAAAGAACATAACGTTAAAATATTGTATTATACTCACGAAGATTATGATTTATTTTTAGGTGAACAATTAATTAAAAACACTGATAAACTTTTAGAAGAGATAAAAAAATATGATAAAATTAAGATGCTATAATGCCCCAAATAGTTGGTGGTATATTGGGTGTGATTGGATGAAAAACCATTGGTTTTCACTTCATTTTCTCACTAAAACGTTTACATTATATTATGGGAATAATGTGGCACATATACCATAGAAATAAAACTTATGAGGAATACAAGAAAAATGCAGAAGAAAATGAATAAATATGATAGAGAGATTTTAGGTAAAAGAATATCTATATTTTCTGTGGATAAAAACACCTCAAATGAAGTTGTCTTAGAGATGATATATAAAGATTTATCAATAAAATTGGATTTTATTAAGAGTCTTTATCCGTTTTTTAAGGGTGGGTTGGTTATGTATGATATAATGTTAAAACATTATGGAATAGAAGTTAAACCCATACTAAAAAATGGTGATACTCTTGAACGTTTTAGAGATACGTTTGAGGAATGTGATAAAGCATTTGAAAATGGTATGTTTAATGTAGAAAGAAACTATTTTGGGCGTGGCGAATGGCCTATCATATTATTTGATAGGGTGTCTCAGATAGATAAAGATAAAGATTGGATAACATACACAATTGCAAGATAAAAAAACATATAATGGCATTAATTATGATGGTTAATGCCATTTTTTAACAACATCATTATGGCACACGGAGATTTCCGATTGGAAATGTGAAAGAAAGTGTGCTGTTTTTGCACAGATTTGCCTTTGATGTGATATTTAGTATTAAAATATAAACTAATTGAGGGATATCCCCCAAATATAAATATCTAATCAATGGAAGAAGTTAAGACAGAGGAAACAATTATTGTTCAAGAGCCTCAAAAGAAAAAGAGAGGTAGAAAGCCAAATCCAAACAAAAAGAATTATTATTTTTGTGCTGAACAAGAAAAGGCTGTTGCCGATTATATTTCATGTGACAATGAAAAAGAAAAGAATAAGATTTTCAATGAGGTACTTAAACCAGCCTTTACGAAAATGATAGAATCAATCATAAGAAGGTATAATCTTTATCCACCAGATGAAGAATTTGATGAGACATTTAAAGATACAATGTCGTTCCTTATGACCAAGCTATCATGTTTCGACCCTAATAGCGGCTATAAAGCTTATTCTTATTGTGGTACAATATGTAAGAATTATCTTATATATAAGATTAATCAGTTTATAAAGACTCAGAAGAGAAATTCGTCATACGATAGTCCTTCAGAAGAGACTTTGAATGTTAATGATAGTTTAAAATTTTCTTATGATGATTTAGACCCTAGAAAAACATTTCTTTCTGAACTTACTGGTAGCACTGTTAAAAATATAAAGTTGATTCTAAATGACAAGGAAAGGTTTAAGCTTACTGAAAATGAAATTAAGGTTGGGACTACTTTAATCAATCTAATGACGAATTGGGATGATATTTTTGCGGAAATGGGAAGTAATAAATTCAATAAGAGTTCCATTCTACTCTTTTTAAAAGAGTCCACATTATTGAATACAAAGGAAATAAGGGATGCTTTGAAAATATATAAGAAAAAATATTATGAAGTAAAGTGGGAACTTATTAATGAATAATTCGAGTTGTAATATTTATAGGATATGGGTAAACTTAAAATAGAAATAAATGACATCCAGAATATTAGGGATTTGCTTCAAAATGCCTATAATTTAGCGGATGAACAGATAATCCAAGCGCAAAACGAAATCAATAAGATGGCTAACGCAACTCAATTGCAAGAAGAATCAATTGATGGAAAGGCTAAATATGGTAAAATAATAAATGATTATCTAGGTGTAAAAGATAAGGCTATATCTAAAAAAATAGATATTGCAAAGATACTTACTGACATCCATAATCACAATGGTGATGTCAAAGAAGCTCTTGAAAATGGAACACAGAGTAAAGGTATGGATTTCAATTTTGATGATATCAAAAAGATGATTGATGAGTCATACGAAGATAAAGAAAAGACTAAAACAATACAGCTTAACAAGAAATAATGAGTAACATTAAGGATAAGCAACAAGAAGCAATGGCAAGTATAGATACTGCCAAAGCAATGGTTGATAAGGTTTTGGTGATAATGGGCATCATGCTTGAATCTCCTAAGTTATCTTTAACATTTGCAACAAATCCAATAGGATTCATTTTGCAGTTGTTAAAGCATTTAGGCGTTACTTATGAAGAACTTAGGGATTATCTTGCTAATTTTCTGATATATATACTTCCAGTATTAGAAATAGCAGTTAAAGCCATCTTGTTGACTAATCTTAAAAATATGGTATCTTGTTCAGTTGACCCTAGAATTCCAGAAAAGTATAGAAAAAGGCTAAAATGCGAAAGTGCTATGGTCGAAGGATATGGAATTGATATCAGTGTAGAGTCGATTGATTTCTTGGATAAACTTTCAGAAAATCCACTTAGTATCTTTGGTAAGGACATGTACTTTGGTCTTGAGGGTATTAATGACGTATACAAGTTTGCAAGAGCAGAGGACTTTGATGCCTTTATATGGTTCGTTATGCATAAAGGTAAGTTTCCTAATGCATCAGAACTTGATAATTTTGATAGTTTTTCTGATAGTATACATGGATTAGGCGAAATGACAGTTACACCTAGTGATGGTACTCTATTGGATGTGTTGACAGCAACTGTTAATACTAGTAAAACAGCGTCAAATATATTGTTGGGCAACACGTTTAAGTATAACAATCAACATTCTCCAATATCTATGTGTATCGATAGGAAATATGATAGCGGAAATACGATTGTGAGTAATACGTTGGTTCCAGTGTCTGATGACATTTGTAGTGTTAATTGGTATATTAGGCGTGCAGACCAACTAACGAAGAATCTTGGCTTTGGTAAGAAAAATTTTGAAGGTAGGGATTTTTCTAAGGAAAGAGGTATATGTAATTTACAATATATAGACACAGCCTCTAGTAACTTGTATCCTTCAAATGGGTTGGTTAATAATATCATCAAATTTACGATTTTAAGGAAACCAGTAATACATATACCAAACTTAAGCGAAGGAGAACCACCTTGGAGATTTAAAAGACTATTATTCGATAGTAAAGGTAATTATGACCCAAACGGTAAATACACAATACAAGACGTAGAAGATAGTACATTACTAGAATATTTGGACGGAAACGTTAAAATAGACCCTAAAAGTGGTAATGTGACTGTAGTTGATAAGAGTGAAGTTGTTAAGAATCTTGTTGAGTGTTATAAAGGCTTGACAGTCTATGAATTCAATTATGACTATGTGATGGGCATGAAATTGTTTGATGCAAAAGTCATGGCAACAACACTTTTAGATACTTTGGTTAATACTAGACTAGGTATTAATCTTGCGTTAGGTAAAAAACATCAAGAAGCAACAGATAGAATAAAAGAGATTGTCAAGAATATTATTAATTCTGATGATTCTTCAGTTGAAGATTGTTATTTTTCATTCGATAATTCTAAGTATGAACATTTGTTAAGACTTAGTGAAGAGAGGAGAGCAAGGCAATATAATTTTGGTAACACTACTAATAAGTCAGCATCATTTGATAATGTTAGGCAAATATTAGAAGAATATGACGATGCCGCAACTCTAGAAGAACAAGTTGATGTTATAAGTCGTGCTATAACGCAAGCATCAGTGACAATATCAGAAGGTGTTGATGAAAGCGATAAATACGGTGTAGAATTTGGTTTCGTTTTTGATTTAATTGAGAATCTTGTATTAGCCATAATGAATGCAGTACTGTCTCCAAAGGTAATGATGCTTTTAGAAGTTAACAGACAGATAATGGGTGGCAGCTGGAAAGCATTTACTGCTGAAGACTTGATGAAATCTATGCAGAGCATCATAATATCGATTGTAAAGGAAGTTCGTGACTTGGTTATACAAGAACTTTTAAAACTTGTTTTAAAGTTCCTAGAGCCTTTAAAGGAGATGATGGAATCAATACTATTAAGGGAGCAGATTGAAAACTACACAGCAGCAATTAACGATATAATTAGGAATTGTCCATCGATTTGGTTTAGTTTTGGAAATCAAGACCTTGAAACAAAGTTAGACACTGTTGACTATGCTGATATTGATGTTAGTAGTACAATAAGTGGCGATAAGCCGAATAAAAAATGTTGAATATGGGAATAGAACAAATTTGTCAAACAATTACTAATTTCTTTAATAACATGAGACCGCCATTTCCACAGATAAATAGGATATTGTTGGTATGTTCGATGATACGTAGGCCTGGTTTGTCTACCATTCAATCTGTGGCTAATATCGTTAAGGATTTAAATAGGCTTGGTATACCAACTGGACCAATGCCAGATGGTAGTGCTAATCTAACTGTTGGCGTTATGTTTGCCTCGACTAAGGAAACATATAGAGGGATTAAAAATGATATGTCAATACAAGTTGGAATAACTCCTGGAACCATGCAATCCACACCATATGGTAATGGTACTCCAGGAATGGGTTTTGGATGCGCATTTTAATTATGGGGAAAAAGAAAGTAGATTTTAGTAAATTAAGTAATGCAGAAATCAATATTAAGATTATGGGTTACGAGAATGAATACAATGTTAAAAAAGATAAGATTATCTCATTGGTTCATGAATTGCAAGAACTTGATGCCTTATATAATGAGGCTAATGATGAATTACAAAAGAGAGGTATTTTAAAGGATGAGTGAATTAGTTGTTAAGGTTGGTAAGGTGAGAGAAGTTGAGAATGTATATTCGAAAGGTGGTTCTGATGGAATGAGAGTTAGAGCCGAACTCACTGAAGATAAACCAAAGAAGCTCGAAGATATTCCTTGGGCTTTTCCACTGATGCCAAAAGTTTTTCATGTGTTACCTAAAGTTGGCGAAGCTGTGTTGATTATAACTGAGGAAACTGATAATAATCAATCTCAGAGATACTATATAGGCCCAGTTATTGCGCAACCACAGTATATGACCTATGATAAAAAAGAAGATTCTACATCTACGTTCAAGAACTTTGAGTTTAACCCTATAGAGAAGATATCCAATTTCGATATGTCTAGAGGGGCATTTCCTAACAATGAAGATATATCGGTTATTGGCAGAGGCTCAGAAGACGTGACTTTGAAGTATGATGAGGCTACCAAAAAGAGTGAGGTTGATATACGTGCTGGTATACGTACAGAACCATCCATATCAAGAGAGAGAGGTTTAATTGGGAATATAATGTTCAATGATATAGACCCAGCATATATACAGTTAAAGTATAAATCTAACCTTGCAAAGAACCAAAATCATCAAGTTTCTAGCATGATTAATATGGTTGCTGATAATATTAATCTAATAAGTAATAGAGATAATAATGTATCAGATAATATACATGATAAGGATTTCTTGGTAAGAGACGAAGATTCTGATTTAGTTATGGATAGACTTCATCAAGTTCCGATGGGAGATAAATTAGTAGAGCTTCTTAAAATTATGAAAGGCGCTATTATGCATCACGTACATCCTTGGGCTGGTATGGAGCAATGTGGTGACTGGCCAGGTTATATTAATCAACTTGAGGGTTATGACATTGATTCAATATTATCTGAATATGTAAGGATTTCTTAACATACAAAAAAGCGAGATTCCATTGAGTCTCGCTTTTTATTTTAATCCATTTCTAATGGAGATTCTAATCCTAAATTCATGTCTGGTGTTATCTCAACAGTATCATTCATATTATTTGCACCTCTGAATTCATTTTTCATAAATTCGTCAATTACTTCTTTAATTATTGATTTTGTATTCATTCTACTTTCTACCATTCTATAATTGTTTGGGTTATTTATTAGTTTCAAAATTGCATCTTCACTTGTACGTGGAAACCTTTCCTTTAATGCATTAAGTAACGCATAATATGAGCTTCCATCATATTCGAATATCCCATTACTTGTCTTAATTGAGAAGACTCTTTTAGACTGTTTTGGCTGCGGTTGAACAGTTGGCCTCTTTACTCCAAGGGTTTCTCCACTAGTTTCTGGCAGCATTTGTTTTAGTTCATCAATCCAAGGCTTACCTTCAAGACTCCAATATCTCCAAGTCCTCATATTTTTTTTGTATCCTTTTGCAAAAAGGTAATCTATAACATCTGCATTATTTGTGACTATTACCTTTTCTCCGTATCCTTCGCTTGTTGTTTTAATTAAGTTAACCAACCTTTCATTAGATGTTATTGATAGTTTAATCTTGCCTTCTGGTGTGAATACAATTACAGCTGTAACTGATGATTTTCTATTTGAAAGTCTTTTTTCACGTTTAGCCTTCATCTCATCGCTAAGTTCCATTTGAGACATTTGTTCAGCACTAGCTAATCTTTGTATGGTAAACATACCATTTGAACGTTGTGATACAATTTGTCCTATTTCTTTAAATTCTCTACCATGTCCTTGTTTTGGACAATAGCCATCCATATATGTATAATAATGACACATTTCATGCGCCAATGTTGCAAGGAAAGATTGTTCAGTACCAGTATAGTTACCATTTAGTTCAATTCTAGGTCTACAAAGACGCACAAAATTGTTTCTGTCTATGAATACTTTTGTTCCCCAACCTCCAACAAACATCCTTCTACTATATCTATCTGCTCGTACATTACTTCCAGTAATCTTGAACCACCCAAGAACACCACCTTGTGAGCCTTTACCACTTGTGAATATTGCAAAATCGCAATCTCCCAACGACCCACCGAATAATTGTTGGTTCATTTCATTATATTTCTTTGCCATCCACTCTTCATTTGGCTTAAATGTTTTGTCAATTTCCATATAAAACATATTTTTATATAAATATCAAAAGGGTAGAAAAGCTCTACCCTTTTTTAATTAAATCTAAAATCTCTTGTTTATTCGTTATTATATTATTTTCGTTTTTTCTATCACTATAATAGATTATTTTAACGCCATTTTTAAAACATCTTTCTTTTTTCAATAAATCTAATTTTTTAACATATAAAAATTGTTTAACTGCTTTTTCATACCCTTCACCACCGAAATCAACAGGCTCAAAATGTTGTTGTCCTTGACATTCTATTGCAACATTATAATCTGGAAGATAGAAATCTAATCTTTGTTTTTTTAGCCAATGTTTAGATTTATTATATTCATATTTAATATTATGCTCAGTAAGAAACATACGTATTTCCCTTTCTAATTTGCTTTCTGAACAAAATGGGCAACTGTTGCCTTGTAAATGATTATCTGGAGTTTGCCAAAACTCTCCGTGAATAGGACATATTATACACACTTTGGTTTTACAATTTTTATATTCCACTTTGGAATAATCATATTTGTCACCATGTAGTTCCCTCGACATTTTTACAAATTCCTCAATGCTTCTAGGTTTGTTAGAGGTTAAAGCGTCCATTGCGCACTTTTTACATCCATATTTTGTTAGGTGATTATTTGGCGTTTGCCAGAACTCACCATGCTTAGGGCATATTATGCAAATTTTCGTGTGGGCGTTAATGTAGTTTACTTTAGAATAATCATACTTATCACCGTGAATCTCTTTAGCTCTACAAATGAATTCTTCAGTAGTTACTCTTCCCTTTGTATCCCATCTAGAAATGTTTCCACATTCTGGACATCCCTTCCCACTTAAATGATTGGCTGGTGTTTGCCAGAACTCGCCATGTTTAGGGCATATTATGCATACTTTTTCATGCATTCCTTTGTAAACGACATTTGGATATTCATATTTGTCGTTATGAACTTTTCTTGCTCGTTCAATGAATTCTTCAATTGTAATTTTTCTACTCATATTTAAAATATAACTTTATCAATTATAAATATCAAGGATAAAGTAAAAAAAATTACCATTTTTCAAAAATTTTTGTTATAAATGTATTTCTAACAATGTCATCATTTGAGAATTCATCGATTGAAACCCCTTCAACATCAAATAATTTATTTTTTGCATGTATTAAACCACTATCATTAAAATCCCTTATTCCTTTACGGTCACATTGTTCTTTATCACCTAAAAGTGCTATTTTAGTGTTTCCATCACCCATTCTGCCAATCAGAAGAAGTGTTTCCCTTTTTGACAAGTTTTCCGCTTCATCAATTATAATGAATGAGTCATCAAATGTTTTACCTCTAGCATAACTAAGTAATTCAAATTCAATTAATCCACTATTAACTAATTGCTGTGCTATTTCTATATAGCCTATGTTCCCACTTAGTTTTAATATTTTTTCTAATGTTGATATTGTAGCCATTTGGAATGGCTTAATTTTTTCTTCTATGCTTCCAGGTAATAAACCAATTTTGGTTGCTTCTGAAGCTTCAACTGTTGGTACAATGACAAGTATTTTTGATATATCACCATTTTTTAGTAAAGATAAACCAGCAGTTAAAGCTAAAAGAGATTTTCCAACACCAGCTGGCGCATCACATATGTTTAATTTAACATTTAAATCTTGTAAGTGTTTTAAAAAAGTTTTTTGCTTTTGGTTTTTACATTTTACATTTAGTTTGTAACTTAACGTTTTTAACTTAGTGCATAAGCCTTCTGATGTAAGATAATTGAGAGCACTGTCTCCTTTCATCTTTTCTTCGATAAAATCCAACTCTAAGTCAGACAAATCTTTCAAATTTTTCTTTTTTCCCATATAAATTAGTTTAGAAAAAAGCGCATCAGTCCATAACTGAACTAATGCGCTTTCGATTATGTATTATATAATAGTTTACGTACCATAATATAAAGAAACTTTTATATAAATATTCGCAAAGTGTTAATAAACGTTATAATTCAATTTAAATTTTGGTTATTTCAAAAAGATTTCGTATCTTTGCATCGAAATTAAAAAACAAATAGCAAAAAAAAATGAAGTATTTAGTTTTTCTTGGAATTTTATTTGGAGTTGTAAGTGTTATATACTACATACTACTTACACTACAATGTTGGGGTGCGATTAAGTTTTCAAAAGAGGATGTGTCATTCCCGAAGGTATTAATACCGTTCTATTATTTCTTCGTGTGATAGTTTTTAATATTAACATATAAAAAAGTAAGTAAATGAAAGAAATTCAAAATTCTCCCATTAATGTATCTAAGAAGGTACTTATGGGTATTGTTGCGATTGTATCGCTGTTTGTGTTATCGTTTGTCATCAGTGGAGTTATGGAGGATTGTGACAAATCGAAGAACTACGTGTGTCAGTTCCCTGTAACTGGTAAGTATGAGGTATGGACTGAGGGTGGTGCTCAGTTCCAGTGGTGGGGTAATGTATACGAGTACAACAAGACCACGCAAGTTGAGTTCACTGGTGTGGAGAAGAACGAGGAAGGCTATATCGCTTCTGGCAACAATCCTGGTGCAGCCGTTACGTTCAATGACCGTGGTCGTGGATTCATCATCGGTTCACTCCGTGTTATCTTGCCTCGTGACTTTGCTCATATGGCAAAAATTCAGCAAGAATTCGGCTCTGAGGATGCTCTTATTACCACGCTTATCAAGCCTACGCTTTACAAGGTTGTGACATCGTGCGGACCGCTTATGTCATCTCTAGAGTCTGTATCTGAAACTCGTACCGACCTTATCCAGTACATTACTGACCAGCTTAACAACGGTGTGTACAAGACGAGAGTCGAGAAAATCAAGGCGGTGAATGAACTTACAGGAGATACTGAAACCATTTCCAAAGCAGAGATTCTCGTTGACCGCAACGGTAACTATATGCGACAAGAGGGTACTGGACGTATCATTAAGACGAAGGACGGTAAGGCAGAGGTTGACTTGTGTCCTTTCCAGCAATACGGTATTACGTGTAATCTCGTATCAATCACCGACATCAAGTACGATAAGGCAACTCAAGACCAAATTGACGCACAGAAGCAAGCTAACCTCGCAGTTGTGACCGCAAAGACAAAATCTCTTGAGGCTATTCAGAAAACTGTGCTGATTACAGAGCAAGGTAAGGCAGATGCTGAAAAGGCAAAGTGGGAGCAAGAGAAGATTAAGGCAGTAGAGGTTACCAAGGCACAACAAGAGTTCGAAGTGGCAAAACTTGAGGCTGCAAAGGCTGAGGAGGTTGCTCGTAAGGTTCGTGCTGAAGGTGAGGCTAAGGCTGCTGCAAACCGTGCTCTTGTATCCGCAGGCGCAACTCCAGAACAGCTCTTACAGATGAAGAAGGAGACCATGATTGGCATTGCTCATGAGCTTGCTAACTCAAATACTGAGTGGGTCCCGAAGATTATGGTCAACGGTAGCAACGGTAATGGTTCTGACCCAATGCAGACGGTTGGTTTGAATATGCTGATGCAGACCATTGAGAAGATGAACAACATCAAGTGGTAATCCACATGGAAAAGTTTGTTGAAAAACTTAAAGCAATGGTAATCGAAGCTGCCGAATTTGGCTGCATTGATGAAGATGAACGTGATGAATGGGCTGATGAGTTTGTTCATATGTATGCTGACGAACTTTTAGAGATTGCTAAAAAGGTCTAAGTATAATAAAAGTTAAAAATCGAGATTACTTTTGGTAGTCTCGATTTTTTTTCGTACATTTGCAACAGAAATTAAAAAATATAATCAATATGGCAGAATATTTTAGTGTACATCAAGACGATTTTTGGTATCTAGTGTTTGTTATTGTTTGTTTTGTCCTTTATCTCCTAGCTTCGGTTTTATATCGGTATTCAGAGACAAAGCAGATTGAAATTAGACTTAAAGATTTTATGTATTGTTTCATATTTTCTTTAATGTCTTTCATTGGATTATGTGTTTTAGTTATTGCTTGCTTAGGGGTTGGTATTATATTCTCAGTAGAAAACTGTGAAAGTAAAATAGTATTGCATAAAAAGAGATAGGAGGTAATATGTGTAATTGTAATAAAAGAAAACACAGTTGTATGGACTGTCAGCATTTTCATCATTCGGAAACTGTTAGTGATGGGTGGAATGAAGAGAGAGTTGGCAATAGTTTGTTTAGGACTCCAAAGTATAAGGAAGTACCTCAGCATTGTGACAAGGACAATGAGAAGTTCCTTAAGTGGTGGGAAGAAAATAAGAATAAGCCTAGTAAAGATGTTGAAGCTCCAGAAGAATGCTTTGAACTTGCTGATGGTTTGAAGCCTCTTGAAAAAATGATAGCGTTAGCTAACGAAATATTAGAAAAGGTATGAAACTGTATTTTAGAAAGAAAAATGTATAAATATATTTTCGCCAAGACAACACACAGAGGTGGGTTTGACACTATTAAAGTGAAAAATCATAGTGCGGATGTTGGTTTGATTTTAATTAGTAAAATAAGTAAAAAACACGAAAGGTTCGGAAAATTTATTATTGGTAGATATAATCCTCTTTACTTATGGAATTTTTATGTGAAGGAGAAATATCAGCGTCAAGGGATTGGGAGAAATATTCTTAAATTAGTAAAAGAAAAGTACAAGGGTAAAGAGTTGTTTCTTGAGTGTAGAAAAGATAACAACGCATATGACTTGTACTTGTCAGAAGGTTTCAAAACTGTGGATACATTTAACCATTGTGGAGAATGGGCTATAATGAAACTAAACAACATAAAAAAAGGTGAGGATTAATTTCCCCACCTTTATTTATGCATACTTGTTATTCAAATCATCAACAATATTAAATGACAATACATCGTGATGTATTATCGAATTCATGCCATACTTAATCCTAATGTCAACGAAATATTTCTGAGGTATCAATATGTTTGTATCAAGCATGTAGAAGTTCTCAGAAAATGCTTTATTAATGTTATCCCATTCTATTACATCTATTTCTCTAGTACCATCCTTTACATATAACCTAATATCTATGTTATCAACCAATTGTGTGGTGTTTACAGTATAGTTAGGTTTCGCTGAAATAATTAGTTTCCTAACATCGCCACGTTTAATCTCTTCACATTCTTTGATTCCAGAAATACTTGGAGTGAAAGTAACATTCGTAGTTGATAGAGAATTTCCAATGTTAAAGAAGTTAGTGGTGTCTTTAAGTGTAAAATCAAGCTCTACATCGTCCAATTTTGTTCCTTGGTAAGATATATTACCCCATGTATCATAAAGCATTGTATTAGCCTCAAAATCGCTTTTAGAGAGATTTAAATCAACATAGTATATACCCCTAAACTGTTTTTGTGATTCAAGAGTTGTGATTTCTTCTTCATCGTTATTTTTGATAGTCACCGTTGGATTGTTATCAAGGTCTTGTAATGTATCTCCAATTGTACAATAAAGGTATAGTCTATTATCTTTGTTTAGTACAAAATTAGACCTATCATCTGAAACCACGTCAGAATATCTTGTTTCAACATAAGGTTCGAAGAAGGTATTGGTTTTATTGGTAAACCAGCCAACATAATTCTCATAGTCACTATCCATGCTTTCCAATAATGGTGAGAATGCCATACCAAGTCCATAATTTTCTAATTCACCATTTAGGAACTTATTGAATACTGTGGTAATATCCAAGTCAATACTTTCATTACCAACATCAAAATGTTGCCTACCTACTACAATTGATTCTTCCCCACATGAGAACTTATCATATTCTTTTGATAAAGTTTCATTAGTATATATGCCTTCTTCTTCCCAAGGTAAGCCATTCATTCTCTGAAACCAATTGCACCCATCAGTAGAATAAAGTCTTTTTGGGTCTGTTGGTGTTGGAGAATAATATCCATAGTTCAATGCATTCATCGTATAATCAAATCCTTTTCCACTATCCCAAGGTTTTGGTATTAAAAAGAATATAATGTCGAATGATGTTGCACGAAGTCTCATATTATCGTTTATGGAACTAGTCTCACATGTATGCAATTGTGTTAGGTCAGTTGACCCAGCATTAATGATATGAAGCGTGTGTTTCATATTCTTTATGTCTATCATTGTTCCATCTTCAATTAGTTCCTTTACTTTATTATGGTCAAAGTAAAATAATGCTCTAGAAACAATATTATTTTTTCCATATACCAATTCAGATATTGGGTTAAGTCCTGTGTTTAATTTACTATTTGAAATTATAGTAGTGAATTTTGTTATATAACTTTTAAAAACCATATTTAATTTTCTGTTTCTTCCTCGTAATTAATCATAATATCTTCCTCATCACTTTGTTCGTCTAATGATGATTCAGCAATATTCTCCCTATCAATTGCAATGTTAGGGTCATATCCAATTAGAAATAATTCTGACTTTTCTTCAACATTGTCTCTACTAATCCTAACCATTATTTCATCTTCAGGATAAAACCTTACGTCACTTTCGAAATCCATAACTTCACCATTTACAAGTAGTCTAAAATCATATACATTGTTTGTCTCAACTGTCTGTAGTACCATTTCCTTATCTATTATGAATGATAATTCTGTTGTGCAACTCTCAAAGTTCATCATTATCTTCATAATTTTATTAGAATATTTGTTTGGAGTTGGGTCACAGCAAATATCATTGTTATCTGAAGGTTCGAATATTTGATTTGGCTTCTCTTTATCATCAAATGGAATAACTTCGCAATGGTCATCTTTTGATAGTGCCTCTGTTTTGATTCTTTCGTATGCTTCTGGATTTTCTTTAAAACCTTCCATAAATATAACCTTCTCATCTTCTTTTCTATTTTTTCCTCTCTTGTTAACAATTCCACTTGCATCAGAATCATGGGATGATATCACCAATCTAGAAGGTATCCTTTCAACACTATAATCTTCTTTACGAATGATGTAGCCTCTTACTTTTATCTTATAAGATTGAGAATAATATTTCCTGTCATTTATCGTATATTCAGATTCATCAGATATGTCCTCCAAGGTCATTGACATTGGATGTTCATTAGGAGATATGTAACAATCAATCGCATTAAATTCATAATGCATAAGTTCATTCATTTCGTTTATTATATTCATTTTATTTGAAATGATTGAAACAGTATACAAAAAATTAATTTGTGTTGGTTGTTTCATTGTATATTTGTCAAATGCCTCAGTTCCGTTTTCTTGTAACACTGGAACATAGAACATTGTAAAGTTTTTATGCCCTGGAATATTGAAGTAACTTCCTTGATTTTCTCCCTTTTGAGGATTAAGTTCACGTGTGATAGTTTTAAAATTTATGATTGGATTCCCAGTATCATCTTGTTTGTCCCATGACTGCAAATATTCACTTAGTCTTTGTGTGCTGTATAATTTATACGTTGGGAGTCTTTTACCGTCATACGTAATCCTAATCTTTTCATCAACCCATTTAAACATAGTTTCATCAATATCAGAATATTCGATAGGTTTAGGTATAGGTGTACCATGTTCAAGTATTAACTTGGACATATTTCTTTTGCGCTCAGTACCATATGCATGATGTCTGAGTCTTAGTTTATCCATATATGGTTTTGGTTGTATTAACATTAATTCTTTATTTTTACAATAAATATTTCTTAGAATGTAATATTTATAGAAAATTCAAAAAGTATAAAAATGGCACAATTCTATTATATTAATCAAGGGGCAGTATTACCCACTCTTAGAATGGAGTTAATCGAGGATGGTAGGCATGATTACGGTAAATTTCATGAATGCATACAAAATGCCGATATTACGTTTACAATGGTAAATGCAGATACTAATGTGACTAAGGTTGCTAAGGGTAAGGCTTATATTAAATTACGTGAGAACGATGATTGTACAGAACAATATGTCATATGCTATGATTGGAAAGCGCATGACACGAAAGAAGCTGGAACCTATATTGGCACATTTGATATTAATTTTAATGGTGCGTTGAAAAATGATAATTACACATATCCTGTTGGACTTTTGAAAATGCCAATAAGAGAACCGCTTTATATAGTGATACAGCCAATTAAAAAATAAAAAAAGGAGAGAAACTATTTCCCTCCTTTTTCTTTTAGTAAAGCATCAAACTTTTCTTTTTCCTCGTCAGTGCATAAATCATAGAACTTCTGATAGTTTATCTGTAAGTCATAATTCTTATCACTAACATCCTTAAATTCATGGAACATGCCGCCATAAAGGGCTGAAAATTGATAATATCCTTTTTTAGTAACTCCTTTTACTATGGCAATATCACTGTTTTCGAAACTATTTTTTCTATTGATTATATAATCACCCTTTGTAAATTTTGGTTCAACCATATTTAATTTACCATTAAAACATTCTTTATTGCTAATTTTCTTTCAACTTCTTCAAGTGTCTCTCCAAATTTGAAGAAAATTCTCCCGTCTTCAGGATATTCATCATAATTTGATATATCCTCCCATGCTATTGCACAAATACCGTCATAAAAATCTTGCATGCCAAAACAGCAATTGTCTTGAGCCAACTCCAATTTAATCTTAGTTTTTACGATGTGGATTTCAGTTATATATTCATCATTTACCATTAGATTGTTAATAAGGCATGCTGGTTTATATTCAAACCCTTCACCCCATACCTCATCAATGTTGTCAGTAAAGATAAATTCATAACGATAATACCCATCATTTTCTTCGCCAATTAATCTTATAAAGCAAAGATATACTTTTTCTTCATCTTCCATTCAATTCCCTCCTATTTGTGGCATCACGAAACATGCCTTTGTACATCTCGTAGTCTCTAGGTAATGATTCTATTTCCCATAAACTTAAAAGACCCTTGATTCCGTTATTATAAATGTTTTTATCTATTGCCATATTTTTCTTTTTCTGTAACTATTATTTTATCTATTACATCTTGTTTATTATTGACAATTTCAAGCATTTTGTCGAAATAAGTACCATTAAACGATTGATAATATATAGTACAAGGTTTAGTCTGGTTAAGACGATGTATTCTATCTTGGCATTGTAAGTTATCAGCTGGCACAAAACTGAAATTATTGAATACACAAACACTAGCGGCAGTTAATGTTAGTCCAACACCAGCAGATTGAATATTTCCAATAAATACCTTTATATTTTCATCATTTTGGAATTTTTCAACTGCAATATTTTTTTTCTTTTCGTTTATCTTACCATTATGATATACGCATATATCACCGAATTCTTCCTTGAATTTATTTATCTCATTATCAAAAGCACAGAATATTATAACTTTCCTACCAACTTCAATACATTTTCTTACAAGGTCTATGGTCTTTGGAATCATCTTGTCAGCAAGCCATTGTCTCATAAGTGAACTCTCGATAAGTTTCTTGTTTTTTTCAGTCTTTTCCTTGTCTTCTTGCAACTCAAGATACTTGTCCCATAATTCATCATAAGATTTACGCTCATCATCAGTCATCTCATAATGAATAACCTTTATGGTCTTTTTAACCATATCATTAAGTTCTTCCTTTATTCTCCTGAGATAATATGGCTTGATAATCTCTTGAAGTTCTTCCATATTGGTATCTTCACCAAAGATACATTGCTTCTTGCATTTCTTCTCCAATATATTATTAAGTTCGTCTTTTTCATCATTCGTCAAATCCCACCAAGTATTTTTCTTTTTCTCCTTTAGGAACAATGCTGTATAGGCGTTCCTCTCATTCTTCTTGTAAAAGAACTTAGCCCCACAATACCTTTCCATGAAATATTGCCAATCTCGTGTAATTGGCAAATCAATTAATTTAAGAAGATTATACAGATTCTTTGAGGTATTTGTAATCATGGTTCCTGTAAGCTCAAATATACCCTTTGGATTACTTCTCTTAATTAAGTCAGAGATAATTTTGAATCTGCCACTTGTGTTATTAGACAATCTATGTGCCTCATCGATGATTAGAAGGTCGTAGTGGCTCTGGAACAATTGACTCTTACTCATTGCCTCATCGATGATTTTCTTGCTTCTAGAGACGATTTTCTTGTCTTTGTATTCTCTTATAACATTACCATCATCATCTACATTCAATTCACTAGTTTTAATCACTTGTTCTGGTATCTCATAGAAGTTATCTAAAATATCAAAGTTAATGATTGTAAATTTTGCATCATCCCATTTTGAACCTTGAACAATGGTTATGTCCTTATCATCGACGAAGTGTTTTAATTCATTCTCCCACGTTTTCTTCACTGATGAGGGGGAAATTATCAATACATGCTTGTAATCACCTTCCAATGCAGCCACAATCGCTGACACAGTTTTTCCCATCCCCATATCCAATGAAACTATACCTTTTTTTCTAGACAATAGAAACTTGACTGTATCTATTTGATGTTCGAAAAGCTTGTATCCACTTTTTTCTTCATATGGTGTTGGATTAAATTCATGGCTGTGATAGTCCTCAATCAAGAAGTCAGTCAGGATTCCATTTTTGGGTGCAAATAACTCAATTGCCTTATCTTGTGACTTTCTATATATGCAATAGAAATGGTAGTGTTTGCTTGTTTCTCCCATGTACCAAGTAATCTTAAGCACCTTTGGTATGAATTCCAATTCATATTCTTCTTTTAGTTTCTCACCATACCAATCAGCAACCTTGACAATCTTATTTACTTCTTTTGGTTCTTTATCGTGATTAGACAATACGTATTCGCACTCAAAATCGTTCATTGCTCTCGTTTGATAGGCAACTACTGTGTTTTTGAGCCTTATTATGTAGGAATTATTGCCTTTATAATCCCTTAATAGTTCATTTGCTTGCTGTATCTTTGCTAATGATAATGCCATATTTGTATATATAAAATATAATAAAATGTATTGTAAAAATCAAGTGTTTAAAAATAAAAAAAGAAGAAAAGTCATGCACTTTCTTCTTTTTTCTGTATAAGGATTCTAGAATATATTTCAGTCCCTTTAATTTTAGGCACTCTTATCAAACCAATTATTTTAAATTGGTTGCTGTTATATTTGTCAATAAAGCTAATTGGAACACCAATTATTCCATTATAATCTTTAGGTATATTTGACACTTTATCGCAATTTATAATATTGTCATATCCATCAAAAAATTCATACACCATTGAATCAATTGTTTTGACTAAGTTTAGTGTGGTTTGATTAAAACCATCATATTTTAAATTAGTATACCATCTAATACTTGGCACTTTAACCAATTTATTACCACTTATTTTATCTATGGTAAAATTTTTGGTTTTTTTAGGGTCAAAAAATGTATTTGGAACTATGAATTCAGTATCTCCATATCTAATGCTTTTTCCTATAAAAATTCGATTGTTCATAATATGTGGAAACACGTCTTTGTATTTCACAGCATTTAAATTTCCTAAAACAATAAAATTTTTGTTATACTGCATCATTAATTTAATAAAATCCCTAAAAAGAGAAAATGGGGGGTTTGTTACTATGATATCAGATTCTTTGATTATAGAAATGTTTTTTTCATTTCTAAAATCACCATCGTAATCTAATTGTGTGATATGATATTGGTTGTTATAATATTCACATTTGCCGCCATTGTTTTTATCATACCAAGTACATATTATTTTTTTTAGTTTAAACCTCTCAAAATTATTAAGGAAGTACTTGAAAAAAGCACTAGTTTTATAATTATCACAATTACAATATATTGTTTTTCCATCAAAAAAAGAAGTATAGTTTTCTAACTCTTTTTCTACTGTTTGGTATTCAGTAAAAAATTCATCCATTTTGGATGTTTTTGCAACATTAAGCTTTTTGTTATATTTCATTTAATATATCTTTAAACATTATTCTTAAATTATAATATGTTATCTTTTTATATAATTTAGGTACTATTTTTTTGTTTTTATATTCAGTAAAATACACTATTTTAACACCATTTTTTTGGCACTCCTTTATTTTATCTTTATCCCTTTTTTGCTGTTCTTTAGAATTAAAAAAATTGTTGTTTTTCTGATAATGTTGTACACCTTGACATTCTATTGCAACTTTATATTGAGGCAAATAGAAATCAAGTGTTTTATGTCCAATGAAATCAAATCTTTTTTGCGCTATAAACTCTATCTTTTGTTTTTTGAGAAAAAGATATGTCATTTCTTCTAAAATACTCATTTTTTTATAAAAAATAAATTTAATATAAAATAAAATAAACAAATTTATCATTTTTTTTTATATATTCCTCCGACGGAGGAATATATAATTTTTAAAAGTTTTTAAAAAATGACATTTTTTTTCTAATAAAATTTGGTTATTCTATTTTTTTTTCATATCTTTGCAACACAATTTAAAAAAAAATGTTTAATTTAAAGTCTCTAAAAGGAGGGACGTAAAAAAAAAAATAATGGCAACAAGAAATAATGGTGCTAGAGCAAGTGAAGAATTTATCACTAGTAAGTTAGAAACTTTGAATGCGCTTCATGAAAAAATGAATGCACAAGTTACATGTGAGATTGTTGTAATAACGTCTGAAATGGCCAAAGAATGGTTAAAGAAGAATGTTATGAACAGAAAACTAGACAATGGGAGAAGGAACTCTTACATTAGGCAATTAATTGATGACGTATGGCAGTTTAATGGACAAACTATCATATTTAGTGATACGGATAAACTTTTGGATGGGCAAGGTAGATTAACTGCTGTTGCTGAAAGCGGAGTACCCATGTTAGCACTAGTTGTAAAAGGTGTACCAGAAGGTGCTTTCTCTACTATTGACATGGGTAAAACAAGAACATTCGGTGATACTTTATCTGCTTCACAGATTATGGGGGAAACTAGTCCAACACATCAATCATACACTGCTTCTATTGTTAAAAAGGTTATGGAGTGGAAAAATGGTAGAAAAGGTAGTCATGGTGGTTGTATGACAAGAACAACATCAAACAATGATGAATGCCTTGAGGATGCTAGTGAACATTTGAATTCATATACTACTGCTGCATTAAAGGCTATGAATTTGTGCAAAGGAAAAGGCAAGGAAAATTTTATGTCGAATGGTAAATTCTACGGATGTGTAATGGCTTATTTAAATATGGTTTGTGGATGGTCTTTCGAAGAGGTTTATCCTTTTTTTGAGGAATTGGTTGACGAATATGCAACTCGCACAGCAGGAAAACCAACAACCACGTTACGTTCATATTTACGTGATAGAAAGGAGGGTAAAAAGAAAATTTCTGATAAAGAAATGTACCATATGTTTGCAAGAGCATGGAATGCTTATATTAACAAAGAAGAAGTAAAGGCTTTTTCACTTAAAAAAAGTGAAGAAGAATTTATAACTAAAGAGGAATATGAATTAAAAAACGAAAAAAATAAAAAAATTGCTGTACATGATGAATTGATATATGCACTAGCATCAGCAGAATAATCGGTCTCTAAATTAATAAAAAATGGTTCATACGTATGAACCATTTTTTATTTTAAATATCCTTTTATAACTGCTTTCTGTTATCCTCACTTTCTTAGTCCCTTCATGTACATTATTCCTTTGAATAAGGATTCTAGACATAATGTTTTTTCCATTTATCCTTGGGTGATTAAGTATACCAATCAACGTGAATTGTTTTGGGTTATACTTTGTTATAAAACGAACTGGAACACCCATAATTCCGCTATAACCATTAGGTATCATATCTGTCCTACTACAATCAATGGCATCATAATTATCGTATTTTGGATATACATTTTCGTCATAATTAAAAGATGTATTTATAAATGGTTTCTCAACGTCAAAGTTAGTCCACCAACAGCTTGGAGAGTTTGATACTGAGCCATCCTCTCTGCCAAATGAGTTTATGGATGTATAACCTATACGAAGTAACCCATCATTTACATATTCGAATATTTTCTTTTTCGTAATTATATTCAGAGGTGCAACAATTAAGAATTTCTTCCCACTACCTAGCATCATATCAATAAATTCTACTGCCATGCCACTAGAATATGGTGGATTGGTAACAATGGCATCACACATATTGAGTATGTCTGTATTAACTTGAAAATCTCCAGATGAAATTGGCATTTTCTTTTCGTTTATTCCATCAAATTCAAATAATAATGGATTATTTGATTTATATGTTGCAAATAACTTTTTAATGCCAAGATTTTTAAAGTTGCTTTTGAAATACTTATAAAAATTTGACTTCATTGGGTCATCACAATTACAATATATAATCATATTAGCCCAATTGTAATTGGGTATTTCCTTAGATATATCATTTAATCTAGTATAAAATTCATCACCGTTATTGGCAAAATTAAATGTTTCTTTTATCATATAATCAACTATTTATTGTTAAAAATAAATATATAATTCATGAAATTAATTAAGATAAACGAATCACAGCATAAAAGATTATTTGAGGCATATAGGGAAGGATTTTCATTTGATGAGTTGTCAATATTGGGGAATGATGCCTTTTCTGACGAAAATACTAGCAAACGTCAATTCGAATACTGTAGAAAATGGTTGGGAGAACCAGTTGCACAAGGAACTTCTAGATGCATATTCATGTTAAGCGATAACCTTGTTTTGAAATTAGCCAATGGTAGATATGAGGCTGGAAAGGCACAGAATCGTCTTGAGTGCCAATTATATGATGAGAATCGTTCACCATTATTGGTCAAGATATTTGGCAATGATGATAATTACTCATATATAATTTGTGAGAATGTAGTTCCAGCACAGCCTATAGATTTTGAAAAAATTATTGGTTTACCATTCTATGATAAGCATTATCAACAAAGTTATTCTGATTATGTTAAATATTTTGGCAAGCTAAAAAATGTTGCAGACAAAGCAGATTTTAGTGTATATGAGATAGTATGCTATTTGGAAACAAACTATACAATTGGCGAGGGATATTATAATAGAGAAATTGAATCGTATATAATGAAGAATCCTTGGCTGAAGAATCTTAAGAAATTAATAATGGACACACAAATTGGCGATTTAACTAAACCAGAGAATTACGGAATGGTTAATAGGGACGGTAATCCAATGATTGTGGTTCTTGACGCAGGAATGAATTTGGAAAATTGGGAGACATATTATCATGGCTAATTTAAAATTTAACACAAATAATGTAAGACGTGTCCCTATCAATAGGAATAGTCTTTTCTATGATGCACAAACATTTGCAATTGAAAGAGAAATAGGTAAAAACTACATAGAACAAGATATGGGGCAAACTGTCATACTTTATCAAGTTGATGCCTCACAAACACAAACTGATGCTGTATATGGGGAAACATCAGCAGATGAAGTAGCATTTAAAACGCCAATCGAAATACCATGTGTGTATGAGATTGAGGAGCCAGAACTTAAGTCATATGATAAGTCTAAACAACTTGGGACTTATATGAAAACTGGTAAACTTACCCTTGGAGTGTATCAAGAAACACTTGATGAACTAGGTGCAGAAATAAAGAAAGGGGATTATATTGGAATATATGTGTCTCCAAGCCATTGCGAGTATTGGGTGGTCAATAATGACGGAAAAAATAATTATGATAATGCACATTCATTATGGGGGACAGTTCCGCTATACAGAACAATACAATGTTCACCAGTTGATGCTAGTGAGTTTAAAGCTTAAAAGGAGGTAGAAAAGTCTACCTCCTTTTTATGTTAATCAACTCCCACAAGTTTCTTATATAATTCAACTCTATCCTTACAAACTTTTTCAAGCGAATAATTCTCTTGTACGAACTTTGCAAGATTGTCTTGCAACTTATGTAGCATGTCTCGATTATTTGCCAATTTATTAATATACTTAGCCCATTCTTTGTGGTTCTTCCTTGAATCCACTAGTAATGCTGTCCCTTCTTCGTTAATCTTACCACCTTTCTCAATCATAGGCACAAGGTCAATGGTGTAAGCACCGAAATTCTGGCCGATGAATGCAGTGTGTGTGAATCCACACTCAGTCTCCTTCAGTTGTGACTTAACCTTGTTGAACTCGTTCTCCTTCAACGGAGCTATAAGTACATCCACATTGGCATAATGTGTGGCATACTTATTAATGTCCCTAGTCCACATTCTTCTATAAGATTCATTAGTGAATGGGTCATCAGTTCCAGCGATGTATTTCTTTAAGAAGTCAAGATGTTCTTTGGATACGTTCTTATAATTATCAGTAAATATCTTCTCATAATCACACCATACGCTCTCCTCAGGTAGGATTGGTCGTGTGGTTTTTTCACCAGTTTGTTGGTTATAGATTGTTCTTGTTCCTCTTGTATCAAATCCACATAGGACAAATTGCACCTTATCTTTATCAATTTGTTTTGCAATACCATCAATCAACTGAAGGTCTTTTAAATGCGATGAACCACAAATGATTCCAACACGCAGTCTGTCGGTTTCTGGAGTCTTAGGAATATTAAACTGTTCCTCCTTTGGGTCAATAGCATTTGGAAATACGGCAACATTCTTGTTGTATTTCTTTAGAACATTTGCGAATATTGGTGTAGTAGTTGTGACGTAATCAGCCTTTTTTAAGTGATTGATGATTGGTTCATGCCACCTTTCTTTTTTTGCAGTAATTGACATTGGGTGGTCATCACCAAGCAAGAAGTGGTCATCAATATCAATAATTACTGGAATACCCAAGAATTTAATCATATCCATAATCTTGCACTCTTTATCAAGCTGTTTGTGAATATGTATGAGGTCGTATTGCTTTAGGAATGCTTCAAGGTCTCCTTTAGGCATGCTGTACACGATATCTACGTCAAATTCATCACCATAATGTTCTTGAATGTATGTGTGAGGAGCTACTGAACGAAATTTACCTACGCCTGTCCTATCGGATGGTATTACTAACATTTTAATCTTTTTACTCATAACTAGTTATTTTTATAATAAATTATTCTTTTATAAAAAATAATTTTCCATAATTTGTTTTTCAAGAGAAAATAAAAAAAAGAGTGTTAGCCGTTAACACTCTTTCTTCTATCATTTACATTTCCCACTTTTTTCATACTGCATTCATATATTGTACCATCTGAAGCCAAGAATCTGAAATTCTTACCCAATGCGATTGTATTGATTTCGCTCCCCTTTCCTTCATTAACAATTCTCTTATTCAATGATGTTGCATATTTTCTTACAATTTCCTCAACGATTGTTCTAATCATTGGATAGTCGATTTGAGGTGCTGACTGGTATTGAGGAGTATATTGTTGCTGTTGCTGCATCCCCTCATTGACAATTTGTCTAACGTTCTGAGGCGGCGTATATGCTGGTTGTGGTGCAATGTCAAGCGCTTCTGTAAGGAATGATACATCACGACCGTCACCACCGCCAAATACTGAATACAATTCAGTCTCATCTATTGGGTTGTTCATGAATGCTTCTCTGATTGCAGCTGGTACGTTTGCAGCATTTTCGCCCATTTGCCCACCAAATGAAGGCGGTGCTTGGGTATTTCTATTTCTAGAAGTTGTCATTAAATCACTTGTTAGTGTACCGCCATTAAGCGATTCATTGATGCCATCTTTATGTCCCTTTGCGATTTTGTCGATAGTACCATTTGCTTCTAATTTCATTAGTTTTGCTGCCCTAGACATAGAATCACTTAATCTAGCCTTCTTTTGCTCTTCAGTCAAATTTGCCATTATCTTTTGTTTTTGTTTAAGTAGTCGTTTTCGTTAAAATCGACTTCATTAGTATCGTAACCATTGTTTTGAATTGGTCCTTTTTGTGGTTGTGTTAAAGTTTTTTCAGCATCGTTAAGGTCAAACAATTTCCAAAAATCATCATCCTTCTTTGGCGTGTTTTCTATGTTCTTCCTTATCATATCATATTTCTTACTGTTAGGCTGAGACGTGTATACATTATTCTTCCTTTGCTGTGTTATTCTTGGTTGTTGTACAGGACCATTTTTTGTATTATTCTGCCTACCAAGTTTAACATCATTTTTAAATTGCATTCTTTGTTTGTCCAACGGACTTATGAAGTCATCCAATTTTGCATTATCATAGAATGTACCCATTGTCTTATCTCCAGTAAGATTATACTCACCAAATTCACTTGGAGGTGCTTCAAAGAATTTCTTATTTTTCATTGGAGTCCAAGATGTAATCCTGTCAAGTCTGAAGAATTTCCATTTTGGTGTTCCTCGTCTACTACCACCACCTTCTTGGAACGCTCTTACAACTGGATATCCTTTCTTTGTTGTACCAATTGCAAAAGGCTTTATTACACGACTACCTTTTGGATTTCCAGCACTATTTCCTTGTCCGTCATCATATCTGATACGGACTTGATATTTGTTTTGAATTGCATCAAGAACAGAGTTAAAATCAATGTTCTCGTTTAAAAGGTAGTTTTTTATTATTCCCATTATTAATCTTTTTCATCGTATGGGTTAAAATCAACCCTCATATTCATTTCATTGAAACGACTTTGAGGTGTGATACTCATATTCTGTCCTTTAGCCATCTCATTAAGCTGGTTCTGATATGTATTATCGACAATTAATGACTTCAATGCCTCCAATTTTCTTTGCATCTTCCTATCAGCAAAAAATGCATTCGTTTCAGCAATTGCTTGTCTTGTTTCCTCTTCGTTTAATTCCTTCTTTACACTTGTTTTCTTGATAGAATCAACTCGTTTATCAACAAGTTCCATACCAATTAAGATGTTTTTGGCAAGTTTATGTAATCTATCACTATCATAACTTCTATTCATCATAATTTATTTTGGTTTAAATATATTAGGTAGTAGTCTTTTGTCCAATCTGCTGACCTACAAAATACTGTCCATCGTTTACATTCTGTGTTGTGTCAACTAGATTAGCGCCATAAGGAACTTCCTTATTATACATTGATATAGCCAATGCTCTCTCACGGCCACTTATTCCATTTCTGCCTTTGATATCGTAATATCCTCCACCATTTTCAGTATCGAAATTACTGTAGTTAATCTGAGTTGTTGGTTTTGTACAATCTGGTAAGAAGTGAGTATGTCCACCATGTCCAGTACCCTTACCTTGAGCATCACCATCACTTAATGCATCTGGATGAGTTGGTCCATATTGATTTTCAATATTATAATCTGAGCGAGTAATCTCTTGATGTCTCTCTTCCATGCCTCTCTTTTCGAGACAAGTTTGTCCATTTTGAACTGTGTTCGCCATATTCTTATATAAAATTTAAGTAATTTATTTTCTAATATAAATAGTTAATTATAAATATTATAGTTCTTCAATCTTAGATTTTCCCTCTAAAGTTTCTATTTTTGTATTTAATTTATCTCTTTTTTCTCTTAGTTTCTCCAATTTACTTTTATTGGCTTTCTCTTCTTTTTTCCTAGCAGTTTCCACTTGGTCTTGAACGCTTTGGTCAGTGCTTCCAACTGGGAATTCTTTTTGAATCATATATTCAGAATCAACCAATGCCTTTGTATATTGCAAATCATTTTTCCATTCGTTTCTATACAAGTGCTCTTTTCTAGCCTCAATACCAAATTTCTCAAGACAAGTTTGTTTACCTCCAATACTAGCATTTGAAGAAGGCTGTTGAGGTTTTCTACCACCCATTATATTCTCGATGGTATTCATAACCTTGTTAAGTGTATTATTTGGTGTGTTTGCCATTGTTCAGACTTATTAATTGATTTTCAGTTATATATATCTTTTTACTATTTCTTTTAATTTCCTCAGCAATTCTAGAAAGAGCCTTAGTACCTCCTTGAACGAATATTGATGCCATGTCACCTCTCTGGTGGTACACGTCTAGTGCTCTATTAACCAAAACGAGTACTTTTTCTGGAGGTAAATTTTCATCATATTCTGCGAGAATCTCTTCCAATGGTTCTATACCAAAGTCAGAAAAAGCATCACTACCATCAGGCATTTGCATCCATTCATCAGTTATTCCAATTTGATACAATAATTCAAACATGTCTATATTATAATAGAATTTATTGTTTTTATAATCAATTTCTATTGTTTCACGTATTGACTCTTCATTAAACTTGTTTATCAACGTTTCCAAGTCACCGTATATTTCTCTGAATTTTGCTGAAATTCTTTCTTGGTCTTGCCTTTCTGCCATTCTATCAGCATCATCTTGAGTCACCCAAGGTAGATATATTTGTCCGTATTTATCAACAGCCTCATATAATGCACTATTGCATTTTTCATACACTTCTTTGACGGAAAGTTCTATCCTAACATTATGGTTAAGACTAACTTCTATTTCTCTGTTATCGCCATAGTAGCTTATTAAGAAATCTTCGAAATCCTCAAATGGAAAATGACTAGAGTGTCCAGCTATTTCTGTATTTGAAATTAAAATTGCAGTATTTTTCATAATGATACCCATCCATTGATATACATATTTACTTGGAAATTTAACCAATTTTCCGTATTGTGTAAATTCCCTTAACGCTTTTGCATACATATCTGGATTTATCAGTACCCCCCAATTTTGTTTTCCTTTTGGGTTTTCAAGGAAACTATTAAACACATAAGTGGGGCTATATTCTTCTAAATAATTCCAAAATACATTAGATTCGATATCTTCTTTTATTATCCTATTCTCAGTTTTTATTTTGGATGTAGGCACACTTTGCTTGGTTATATTGACATTGCTAGGCTTAACACTTGCGGTAGGCTTCGGAGGTTCTATTGGAGACACCTCTGCTTGGCTTCTTGCCCTTTCAACAGTCTTTTTATAGAAGTTATAAGCCTTCTGCCCACCTTGCGTTATGTCATTTGGATTCATTCTCTGCATTCTCTTCTTTGCATCCTCTACACTAACATAGCTTGTATTTTGTTCTTTTCCATTTAAACTATTGTTTCCTTTCTTATTATAGTTTTTGGTAGTTGCAAGGCTTTTAAGGTTCTTTAATTTGTTTTTGGGCATGACTTTTTCTAGCGCATTGTACCATGCACTATAGTATTGTCTATCCTTCAATGGAATCGCTGCTTTTCTTCTAGTTACCTTCTGTGAATCCTCTAAAAATAATGCCATTGTTAAATTGTGTTTGATGATTTTCTGCCTCCTACAGAACCCCATTGCTGTGGTGTCTGCATATCTGCAAAATTATCACTATCTATTGGATTAGCCTTTTTTGGACTACCATTTTTATCAGTAATTGTTGGCTGCAACTCAACTTTATCTAATCCATCGTATTCTGGAATTGTGCTAGTACCAAAGTCTTGGTCTGTCACGCTTTCAAATAATCTATTGTATTGTGATTCGTTTAAATTAATTACCTTCATATAGATTGCTTTTATTTCTTAATAAATATTTATATAAGACAAATAATAATGTGTAAATGGCAAATTTAAAGGTAAATAACTATCATAATCTCAAACTAAGAATTAATAAAGATGAATATTGGGACTTCTTTGTTAATAAGGACTCATACGGCTCATTTAAATTAGATGGGTTGTATGACGATTGCCTTATATCGTACATTGACCTTTGTGATTCGGAATGTACTGATATGGCAGAATGGTTGTATAGTAAGAATTCATACTCTTGGGATAAAGCTCTTGCAAGTGCATATACACTTAACAATATAACGTATACTGGAGTTGATAACGGTTTATTTACTTTCCGTAAAGATAGAATCACCAATAAGGATTTCATAAGGATATTTCAAGAAAACAGTTATGAAATACTAGAAGATGATAAGAGGCTTAAACTTCATGCTGTAAGCGGTAGTACGCTACAATATGAATACCCTTTACATATCGAGGAATGCCAAACAAAACTTAATGGTGGATTCTTCCAAGGATTTTTTAAAACTGAATGCGACAAATATCAGATATTGCCATCAAAGTTTAATAGTGGTGATGATTTATATTTCGAGTTCACTCTCAAGAAATGTGACTTCGAACCTGAATCAACTAAGACACTTAATGATAAGTATCCAGAAAATAAGGGTTTGTTTTTCTATATAGGAACAAGGTCTGAAAATAAATGGATATATCAGTATGACAAAAACGATGTAGATGGTCTTGAGAAGTGTTTTGAATTGGGTGTTGATGACTTCGTAGAAGATGGTGAAATAGATAAGAAAGACTATATCATAGGAAACTTTTATTCACCAGACCCAGACTTTGACGGATACGACCCATTCGAACTTGGTGATTATACAGATTATAAACTATATGATGTTGACTTGTGGGAGAGGGATGAGTGCGACTGGGATGATATGTCAGACTACCTTGAGATTGAATCTGATAGAAAACCAAAGATAATACCTTGTGACAATGACTTGCCATACAAGAGGCTTACGTGGTGCTGTGGAGAGGAATCAAGTGAAGATGAATATTATTTAAAACCTTGGTTTCATGGTTGCGGATGCCCTATTACGTATAAAAAAATACCAAAGAAAAAGGAAGAATATGACCCAAATCCATTAAAAGTTGATGCTGAATTCGGTGATGATTATTTATTGGACACAGATGAGATAATGAGTCGTAATGAGGCAGTACAGTATATTGAACCCGAATTAGATATAACTGATTTTGAATATCATACTGACAACGGATTCTCATTGTTCGAGGCGAATCAGTACTATTTCTATACTGATAACAAGTTTATGATATTTGATAGGACGAAGAAAGGGCACACCATAAAGGATTGGATTGAAGGTACTCAGATGATGTACTATGGAAGAAAAAGTCAATTCACTGGAAACCTATTCATTCTTATGAACCGCACAAAGACTGGCTATACCGTAAATAATATTGATGAATTACGTGACCAATCAGCGAATAACTACAACCCATATAACGACCTTTACAACAACGCCCTTGGATTCAGAATCACAGACAAGGGCGAGATAGGATATAGGATGCTTACAATAGACTGTGAGAAGGAAGGAAGGGACAAGACTAGCATTATCGAAGGGTATTCATTCGAGAATGTCATACCAGATTGCGAATGGGTTACTGTAATGGCTAGACTTTGTTTCACATTGGATAAGATGAAGATTATGTTCTACGTTAATGGCAAGTTGGTATACATAACTAGAGAGCTTCCGTCACTTGATTTAAAGGCTCTCAACGAGCTTTATGAGAAACAGGAGGGTATTCCTTACAATATATCACTTGGAGGCGGCACACAAGGTCTTGCAGAGACGATACAGCCTAACTATATGCTGAACCCTACTAGGGTATATCCTCTTGAGAAGGCGTTTGCTGGTAGTTTTATAGGGTATATCAAGTCATTTAAGATATATAACTGTTTTATGGAACAACTGATAATTGAAAATAATTATAAGTATGAAAAGAATAATGTTAAATGAATCCCAACTGAGATTAATTATAGAGGGTGGTAGAAAAAGGTATGTTGTTAATCTAGATGTTGAACTTCCTAATGGCGGTAGAACAGCAGCAAAGATTTCACCAAAAGAATTTGAGGAAAAAATTAAAGATATTTATGAAAGAAATAAAGAAGATGATAGAAAATTTTCCTTAGATAGCTTTGTATATAGGTTTTGTAACAATTACAGAAACGATAAGCCCAAAGAATTGTCAACATTGCTAGACGATATATCTAAGATAGACTATGATTGCGAAAATCTTGGTGCAATCGGTAAAGTGGAAACACGGAAGGGTATAACATATCTGAAATGCTACGCTGGCGGTGATTGGGAGTGCCCTATATTGTTTTTCATATATTGGGATGGAAAACATTTCAGAGGGTATATACCTACATATGGAAATGCATTTAATAGGAAACTAAAGAGGGCATTTGGAAATGATGATGATGAAGACGTTGAATTCTTGAAAACGCAGAATTTGGACTGTGATGATTTATATTCAATAGTAAGATATATAGATTATGATGTGAATGCTTGTTTGAAAGATTTTTTAGCAAGGGTTAAACTTAAATAATTACAAATACGAAAATAACAAATTAAAAATAGACAACTAATATGCCAAGTAAGAGTAAAGCACAACAGAGATTCTTCGGTATGGTGGATGCATACAAGAAAGGTGAAATGAAGAATGCAAGCAGCAAGATAAAGAAAGCTGCAAAGGGTATGTCAATGGATGATGTAAAGGATTTTGCAGAAACAAAGCATAAAGGACTTCTAGAAAAAGTGGAAGAACAAACCATCATAAGATTAACAGAGAGTGACCTTCATAGGATTGTGAAGGAGTCGGTGAATAGAATATTAGATGAAGGTTGGGGTAGTTATGTTGATTATTATTATCCAGATAATGAAAAAGAACCAAAAGAAAATAACTATTTCAACCCAGAAAAAGAAGAGAGAGAACCAAGTAAATCATCAAGGGTAAGGAGAAGAGAATATATGAAGAATAAACAAAAAATGGAGCAATCATAATAGTGGTTGCTCTTTTTTATTGTACATAGTCATTCATAACGAAGAAGTCATCAATGACACCCATCTTCAATGCAGCACGATATGCCGTTTGATTTCCGTTATAAAAATCAGTCTTGGTATCGTATTTTAATGCTTCTTCTTCAATATGCTTGTAAGTCCAGTATCCCTTCTTGTGCTGTTTCTGTCTTACAAGCCAATCCATTTCGTCTATGAAGCCATATCTATGGGCAGCTAGGAATGCAGTAAGGTTTCCCTTCTGGAACTCCTCCTTTGTACTGTATTTCCTAGCTTCATTCATCATATTTTCCTTTATTTTCCAATAGCCTTTGGGGTGTTTCATAATTTATTTTCGATTTTTTGTAGGGTTTATACATAAAAAATGACCTTAAAGATAAATATATTAAGGTGGGAAAATATTTATTTTAAAGAAATTAATAATAATTAAAAAATATTTAATAAATTATGGCAGAAAGCTTGTTTTTTTATAAACTGATATCTCCTTATGTGGATGAGCAAGGTAAACCAGTTGATGTTACAAAGAACTGCAAGTTGACAATCAATGAGATTGACAGTAACTTCTTGACTCTCAAGGATTATGATATCAAGACTGCTGAGTTTGTCAGGGGTGAGAACTGTGAAACCAATTCTGGTGACACTCTTGTTATTACTAGGAACAATGGTGAGAAGATAATCGTTCCTATGAATACAGAGTTGTGTAAGAATCTTACCTATGACCTTGATGTTTCAGCAGAATGTGGTGATGAGAGTGGTACTACATTGACCATTAACTACAAGGATGACAATGGTGAACACAGTATGACCATTGAGAATATCATCACTTCAGATAATCTTCAAGATGTTATTGGTAGTGATATACTTACAAAAGTAATCAGTGACAACACACTTATTGGTCTTGGCACTATGAGGTCTCCTCTTGGTATTGCGGGCGTTGAAAAGACTGGTATGCTTGCCCCAGCAATCAAAGTAATTGATTTGCTTGATGGTAAGAAATTGCCTAAAGTTGCAAAGAAGGGTACTAGATATGTCACAAGGGAATATGTAAGTGACTATGGCTATCTTTATAACGGTGCTGGTGTTGACAAGATACAGAATATTCTTGACAACATATACAAGGACGAAGAGAAGTTCAAGGAAGTCAAGGATAGGAAATATTATTGGCGTATACCTTCAAAGGCTGACTGGGACAAGATGCTTAATTCAATCGAGCCTTGCGAATATAAGAACCACAATTCTTCACAGTGTCACGTAGAGCTTGGTAAACTTGCTGGTAAGTTCTTGAAGTCAGAGTGTGGTTGTATGGGTGGAGAATATCCACAGCCTGAATGCACTTGTATGTCAACGAAGCCTTACAGTGGCTGCACATATGAAGGAAAGAACAATCAGAACCAACCTATCAATGCTGATGACTATATATTCGACAATACTGATGATACTCCAACGCCTAAGAACATAAATCCTACTGGTGTTGACAAATACGGCATGTCAATATTGCCTGCTGGTGTGTCTGTATTTAAGAATGGTACTCCACGTCCAAGCGGATTTGGTGAGATGTCTGTATTCTGGACAACTAGTCACATCTACGATGACCCAGGTCAAGATATTTATCTGAAGGTATTTGAGTGTGACAAGAGTGGTGTCTATCAGCTTGCAGAATGCCCAGAGCCATATTATTCAGTAAGACTTGTGAAGGATTATGATGGTTCAAACTATTTCGAGACTGAATACATTGATGGTGTTCTTTATAAATGCATATTGTTCCCTGAAAGTGGTCAGATTTGGCTTGCAAGCAATTTTGCCAACGCAGACGGTCTTATTGGATATAATGAAGTAACAAGTGAATATCCTACTCCTGATTATCTTGCTCCTAATAATGGTGACGGTATCAGTGATAAGAGGATTGAGATGTTCATCAACGAGTTCAACGGACGCTATTGGGAGAAGAAGGTAATGAACGATGGTGATACAATCGTAATCGAAAATCCTTGCTTTGATGGTGATAGCGCAACAACGGTTAATGCTTGTTGGATAGACAGCGAAGATGTAGAGCATTGTGTTGAGGTTGTAATACCAAAGGTTTCGCAGCATAATGTAGAGTATAGAGTGTATATTGATGAGGATACTTGCGAGAAGTACTTGAAGAACACAGATGACCTTGTGGTTGAAAGAGTGCTAAGCATCATAGTTCCTATGCTTGAGCAAGAACGCAACGAGAGAATCGAAGCAGATGTGGTGCTTTCTGGCGCAATAGATGACCTTCGTGATGACCTCGAACAAGAAATTTCAGCAAGAACAGAGGCCGATGAGATTTTATCAGGGGCAATTGAAGACCTTCGTGATGACCTCGAACAAGAAATAGAAGAAAGGATTAGTGCGGATACAGAACTTTGGGAGGCTTTGAGTGCTGAGACTGAGGCTAGGATTAGTGCTGATACTATTCTTGAAGAAATGATTGAGGCTGAAACTGAAAGGGCTATTAGCGCAGAGACTGCCCTTGATGAGAAAATAGATGCTGAAATCGAAAGAGCAACTGAAAGGGAAGATGAAATAGAGCAAGAGTTATTTGATGAGATTGAAAGAGCTACCAAGAGGGAAGATGAGATAGACGGCCAGTTGATTGACTGGGCTGAGAATCCATTTACTATGGTGGCAGCAACATCTGATGAATATAATATGGTTCTTCCTTCAAAAGATAAGAATGACGAACATTCTATCAAAATAAAGTTCGATGGAAACTTTGGCGAGATTTAATAATATTGAAAACAATATAAATTGACAATGGAGACAATAAACAGATTACAATTCAGACATCATAATGAGATATTCGAAACAAGGGAAGATGCAATCGAATATATCTATGATAAGATAAAAGAAGAAGGTGAGGGCATTGCAAGTGGTCAGAATTCCGTCTACAGCTATTCACTTTTCGCAGAGCCAACTATCCTGAGATATAAGAATGATGAGGAAGAAACTGGTTGCGAATATAAGAAAGGGCCGCACATAATGCTTGTGATTGGTTCTGAAACGAATGATACCATCTACCACGACAGGAACAAGTTCTGTATTATCGACATCGATAAGACGGAAGAGGAAATTAAAAACCTTGAGGAGGAAATAGAGAAAATAATCAAGAGCCTTACCCTCACAGTATTTGACACTAGTACGTTAGACTTGCACGTTGAAAAGACTGATGAAGGAACTGTTTTAAGCGGTGACGTAAAGACTGCTGAAACCCATGTATTCGAAGGCGCTGTTAAGAACAATAACTTAATGGTGGTTCCAGTTGGAGACGAGGGTGGTTCTGAAGGACTTTTCATCTATGTAGACTTGACATACGATGATGCAACAGAAACGTTTACATTCGTTGCATCGCAAGCAGATGGTACGCTTAAGAAAACAGCAGTTACTCTGCCTAACAACTATCTCGTAAGCGGTGAGTATAAGAGCCAAGACGAGTCCATTCATCTCAAGATGAAGAATGGCGATGAGGTTCTTGTAAATTGCGAAGAACTTATAGCAGAGTGGAATGTTGAAGGCGATGCATCAAAGACTCCTATTGTTCTTACAAGGGAAGAAGTTGATTATGACCATACAGATGACCACCATCATGTAGAGCCTTGGCAAGACGTGCTTCGTGCTGACGTAAGACTTGCTAATGACAGACCAGCAAATATACTTAAGAAGACCACAGATGGAAGATACTTGTATGTTGATGGAGTTGCATCAAATATTCTATATTATTGGAACGGTGAAAGGTCAAATGTTGAGGAGCAGTTGAACAAGCTCAATAAGATTAGGATTTCTCCAGATAATGATAATATTATATGGAATAGAGCCGACGGATTCTTTGCATCTACAAAGCTTGATTATAACTCCAACGACAATAAACTCATATTTACAACATCAACAGTAAACGGACAGCCTTTTGTAAAGGAAATCCAGCTTAATACTGTTGAAGTAATAGAGAGTATTACCTATGACCCAACAAGAGAGGTTCTTGTGGTAAAATACAAGAATGATAAGGGCGAAACAAAGACAATATATGTTCCAGTCAGTGGACTGATTGATGAATGGGAAGTTCTCAATGACGCTCATAGTGTGAAACTTGTTAAGCAGAGAAAGGTCAGTGGCAAGGATATACTTACGGCAGATGTAAATATATCTACGGCTGATAACAACATTCTTGAGGAACGTGGAGAAGGTAACATACATGCATTGTTTGTAAGGGGTACTGCCGATAATATCAAGTACAAGGATACTACTGTTGAGGGCGCTCTTGATACTCTTGCAGCAGAAGATGAGGCAATTAATGAAAAACTTGATGAGCAGCAAGCTGAAATCGAGGCAATAAGCGCTGACAGCAAGGCTAGTCTCAAGGATATCATCAATAATGACCACTCGATAGATGTTGATAAGACAGACCCAGTTAAGCCAGTAATAAGTGTCAACCTGAGTGAGCATCAGCCATATAACACTATCAGACTTGAAGGTGATGGACTTTATAATTTCATTGACCTAAGATATGATTCTGATACAAATAAGCTTACATTCGTAAGGTCAGAAAACGGTTCAACTGAGAATGTAGAGAAGGAGATACAACTTAATAGCGCTCCGTTTGATATTAGGTACGATAAAGACCGTGAGGTTTTGATTATCACCTATCACACAAGCGAAGGTGACAAGACTGTGGAGATTGACCTTCATGACTTGATACATGATGAATGGATTGTTCAAGACACAGAAACCATCGAGCTTGACAAGAGTCTTGTAGTAAGCGGTGGACCAGACGTATTAACTGCAAAAGTTAAGATATGCCACCACGAAGACAACGCAATAGAAAAACACAATGACGGTATCTATGTTCACAGTTATAGTGGTGAAATTGCGGACCTTGGTTCTAGGATTGACGTTGTAAGCGGTGATGTGATTACAGAGAAAGCTCGTGCAGAGGAAGCTGAAAATAATTTGGCTAATACCATTGCAACTGAGAGAGACAGGGCAATTGCAGCAGAAAATGGCTTACACGACGAGATTGAAGCTGAAAGAAGACGTGCTGAAGCTGCTGATACCGAGCTATATAATGCAATTCAAGACGAGAAAAGACGTGCTGAGGCAGCAGACACTCAACTTGAGGTTGCAATTAGTGGAGAAACCACACGTGCGATGTCAGCCGAAACAGCATTGAGGAGTGACTTTGTTTCTGGCGATACCGCACTTGACCACAAAATTGACAGTCTTGAGACAACACTTAACAGCAGAATTGACGTTACTGAAAATAGGCTGCAAGCTGCAATAGACTCAGAGAAATCTAGGGCAGAAGCAGCAGATAACTTGCTTGATGGTAAGATATCAATAGAGAAAGAACGTGCAATGACAGCCGAGAGTGAACTTCACAATGCAATTGCCGCAGAAACCGCAGCAAGAGAAGCAAAGGATGATGAATTGTCAGATAAGATTGATGCAGCTACGCTTACGTTCGATGATACCAAGACTATTGACTTGAATAAATCAAGTGAAAACGTGGTGACAGCAAATGTTAAGATTGCTAATTCAGATAACAATATTATTATCCACCCAGATGATACTGCATATGATGGACTATTTGCTTCAGCAACTCTTGAATACGAGCCAACTGGAAATAAGATTCGTCTTGTCACATCAAATGGTGCTCAAGAATATATCCAGTTAGTTGGTGCTACGTTGCTTGATAGCATTGAGTATGACCCAGTTAATAAGATGCTTATTATCAAGTATACTGACGGAACTGGAAGTAAACGTGAAACAACAGTCGGTGTTACTGACTTGTGGAATGACTGGATTACACAGAACCCTTCAGAAAAGAGTGCTGTTGAACTTACTAAAGTAATTGGAGACCCAGGTAATCCAGATACACTTAGCGCACGTGTTCTTATCACTGATGACCGTGATGGTGATGGCAAACCAGACGAGGGAAGTGATAACATTATTGAAATAAGAAACAACGGTCTTTATGTTAGCGGTTCTGGAAACACAGCAGCACAGTGTGTAAGCGGTAGAACAGACGCTATCTATAAGGCATTGTA